GACCGGAATGTAGTTCGTTTTAGGCCCGTAGGCAGGATTTCCTAAAACGATGGAACGCCGTATTATCTCCTAGTAAGATAATGAAAGATTCACCTTGCTGATGGCAAGTGAAATGAAGAAGCTCTTTCCGAAAGTGAAAACTTCTGTATAGCGTGTGTTGCGTAGTAAAGCAGACGCTATATAATGTACAAATGCCGTACAAACCCGTTGTTGCAGAAATGCAGATTTTCCGAGAATTTGAAGGGTACAGGACAACCGCCACGAATATTCTCGTTTACTACCGCGACTCATGAATGTCAAAGATTAAAATCCCCCTGCTATCAAATATTTTTTTTACGTTTTGATAGCGGGGGGATAAAAACTTGATCTATGAATATAAAGATTATATTCTTATTCTTTATAGATAATTAAAATTATCAAAAAATCTAATATTCAGTATTTTAAAAAAAGGAAAACAGATAAGCGTAAGCGTTTTGTTTTCCTGAAGATAGCAATAGCAAGTAAGCGTTAGCGTTTGCTATTGACTATCAACTCCTTAAAAATCTATATAGATTTTATAAAGGATTATGCTTTATGCCTTTTATGGATATCTGTGTCTTTATGTTAGCTGGTTTATTAGAGCAAAACGAAGTGCATCACCTGATGTTGCTTTAGGAATATTAACATCAATAATGATGCAGTCTTTGCTCGAATCAGGAATTGCGTTTTCCTCATTGATAAAATTACCATTAAAATGAACGTTATCGTCTGATCCATATACACGTGAGAGCTTCTGAATTTCATCGTGTACTCCATCGTCATGGTATTTGTTCGTATATGCTTCTAGGAGAGCGTTAAATTCATCCCGATCACTTTCAGTTTTGAATTCGATTTCAGTTTTGAACATGGAATCATCCTTTTATGATAAATAATACTACATTATGAATTTCACCTCAGTTTTACTGGTTTCCTAAAATTTGTCAATAGGTATTGACAAATAAAGGTTGAATCTCGTATAAATAAGGCAATTATAAAAAAAATTAAGGATATACATATGAGTGCACATAGTTATGGCGATAGATTGAACAAAAAAGGGTTGACAGTCCCTGTTCGTCTAGCTAATAATGAAAACGAAGCGAAATCGAATTTGGAAAAAGCAATCAAAGCTTTGAAGCGTCGTGTTTCGTCAGAGGGTCTTGTCAAAGACCTTCGTCAAAATGAGTACCACGAAACGAAAGGCCAAATTCGTCGTAAGAAGCGTAATGAAGCAGTTCGTAGAAACAAGAAACTAAAGAAGGATATTTAACATGGGTTATGTAATTGCATTGGTTATTGGCGTTGCTGTTGGTTGGCTTATCCCTTCCCCACAGTGGTTTAAGGACGCAGTTTCCAAGACCAAGGACACCGTTGGTAAGTAATTTAAAGGGGCTTAGGCCCCTTTAATATTTTAGGGAATTTTAATATGTTCGAAACAGATCGTCATGGGTTTTTAACTGAAAATGGTCTAATGACTGTTATTCTAAGGGATTCGAAATTTGTAGATTTTTTGAAGGATAATACCCGTATGGATAAGGTAACATCCGAACAAAACTATGATGGTCGTTATTCATATCATGGTATTTTTGTTGATTACGATAATATCATTTCTGACTTTAGAGCATATAACGTAAATGACGTGTCTTTATATCCCATTGAGCGTCGTGGATCGATTGTTTATGTTAATGTCAAAAACGCGTCGAGAATGATTTTTATGGATGCCACGCATGAATGGAAAAAACCAACTCGTGCCGAAATTTGTACATCGATTTATATTAGTGCGTTACATGAATTGATGGTATATCACGAATACACTTCTGATAATAAGGGTCAAATGGAATTTTCTCTTGGGACTATTACTCAAGTAGCAGAGTATCAGTCCTCGATTGATTCGACGTATGCTTTTTCTGGAAAAAGGACCGCAAAAAACAATTGGATAGTTTCCGAGTTTGCGTTAATGTCAGGAACTCATTCAAACGTAAAACGAACCATAAAAAAGGCATATGAGTATGTTCGAAACAGATAAGTATGGGTTTTTAACCGAGGGCGGCCTGATAACTACCCTATTGTGTGATACCAATTACGCTGAAGAATTTGATTATATACGTGAAGATTATAAAGTTCATTTGAATTCTTTTGTTAATTTCATGTCTTTTAATGAAAGTGATCCACCTGTTCATTTTTTGGGAATATTTGTAGATGAACATAAAATACTGGACGGTTTGATTGATAACAAAAAAATTATTAGAGATACCGATTTTTATATCGTATGGAAAACATATGATTCCCTTATCAAAAATGATCATTATGAAATATCATCATTTGGGCCAAATTTCGAAAGAATTGGCGTTTTTGATGAACTTGATCATAATATTAATCAACGTGAAAACTTTTATAAAACGATTCGAATTTATAATATGATTGAAGGTATTGATTTGATTGGTGGTCTTCCGTACAAAATAGAACAAATAAACGATGATGACTATTTGTATAAAATCGACAATTTAGAAGTGCTCGTTGATAAACCAGTAATGAAATTACATTCTAAAGAATCATATGATATCAATGAGATTTTTAAAAATTTTTTGAAACAAAGACTTGAAATTGTTGGGTACTGACATTATCTAAGATTAACGGATGCTTATTAAAGGTCCGTTAATTTTAACAATCTTGCTTTTTGGAGATTAACAATGACACTTCCTACAAATTTCTACTATGATTATTCCCCTGCTCGTTTTATCGAAGAACTCTATGGAGCGGCAACCAATCAAGTCAAATATCCTCCCTATGACATTATTTCGGATGATGAAAATACATACGAAATCCATATTGCTGTTGCTGGTTTCAAACGTGATGAAATCGATGTTTCTATTGAATCAGAAAAATTGACAATCACCGGTAAAAAAACTGAGGATGAAAAGGAACCTAATTACGTTCGCAAGGGAATTGCAAAGCGTGATTTTACGGTAGACTTCAAACTCATTGAATACCTTGTAGTAGATAGCGCTGATTTGGCGGATGGTATTCTTCGTGTTAAAATGCATCGCGAATTACCAGAGGCCCTTAAGCCAAGGAAAATTGAAATCCTTTAATGGATTGAAAAGGGTTGGTTTTCCAACCCTTTTTTTATTTGAATATACAGTCTCCAATGATTTATAATTAAATTTTTATTGGAGATTTTTAGATGTACGGTAAATTAACAACAATAAGCGGCCCGATGTTTTCTTCAAAAACGTCCGAACTATTGAAAAGAATACTTTGGGCAAAAAATGGTACATTTCGTGATGTACACGTATTTCGAATAGAATTTGATGATAGATATTCTACAACGGAAATAGTAAGTCACGATGGTTTGAAAACTACTGCTACCAGTATTAGAGAACCAGTAGAGATAATTAATACCGGGAATACTATTGTATTTTTCGATGAGGTACAATTTTTCTATGGTGAAAATTTTAATGGTGATGTGATTGCGTGGATCAAATCTATGCTCGAAAAGGGAATAGAGGTGGTTGTTGCTGGATTGGACATGGATTGGCAAGGAAACCCTTTCCCTGTTGTTTCCGCGTTAAGTTCTATGGCAAATGATCATTTTAAATTAAAGGCTAATTGCACAGTATGCGGCCATCCTGCATCAAAAACTTATAAAGTGTCACAGGAAGGCGGCTCAGTTGAATTGGGAACAACAAGAGAATATGAGGCTCGTTGTGATAATCATTGGAATACCTATTGACATTGATCGTTATACTCTTTATAACATTTATGAAATTCAACAGTATGAAAGGAAACTTAATGACGGCCTATAACGATACTATGGTTCTTGAGCGTGTTGAAATCGCAGAACCGTCACTATATGACGTTCTTTTGCATGATGATCAGAAGACACCTCTCGAATTCGTAGGTGCGGTTCTGATTAATATTTTCGGCAAGACTGAAGCAGAAGCAATCGAAATTATTTCTGAAATCGAATCTGCTGGTAAGGCTGTTGCAGGTACGTATACCTCCGAAGTTGCTGATATCAAGGTAGATGACGTTCTTTCATTGGCAAAAAGTTTCGGTTTCAACGATTTTAAATGTGATAAACAAAAACATTGACTTTTACTAATTAACTATGATATAAAGGGACAGTTCAGAAATGGGCTGTCCCTTTTCTGCATAAATAGCTTTGAATGACAATGGTGTTATTCAAGCGGAAGGCAGATAAGTCCTGATAGTTTTCGGGCAGGTAAGACCTTCAAAGGATAAATCAAATGACCAAAGTAACTGCTATCTCTGGCGGAAGCACGCCTATCTCTTCAGATACCTATATTCATATCATTCTTGATGAAACCGGTTCAATGGGTTCGTCAAAAGCGGCTACAATTAGTAGCTTCAACGAATTCATTTCAACACAGAAGAAACAAGAGGGTAAATGTAATGTAAGTTTGACGACTTTTTCAGCGTCGAGCTATATTAGCCCGTCTGTAAATGCCGTTCGTGATATTTTCGTTAACAAAGATTTAAATTCAGTTAGCGACCTTACGAATGAAACTTATAAACCGGATGGTATGACTAATCTATATGACTCAATCGGTTCTACTATTGCTAAAGTTGAAAATCTTGGTGTTTTAAATCCGTTGATTGTTATCATTACTGATGGCCATGATAATATGTCAAAGGAATACAATCAGCAATCCATCAAGGACATTATATCAAAAAAGACGGCAGATGGCTGGACTTTTGTATATCTAGGCGCGAACCAAGACGCGTGGTCTGTCGGGCAATCACTCGGTCTTTCTAAAGGCCAGACTATGACGTATAGCACGTCTAATATGGATAATATGATGTCAACCCTATCAAGTGCTACTATGTCATATCGTTCTATACGTAGTGCTGGTGTTGTAGGCTCCGTCAAGTCATTCTTTGATGAAGGAGACGAAAATGGCAAGTAAGTATACGATGGAGATTATTGTAGGGAATAAAAAAATTCCCGAATATAAGCTAAATGAAGCAACCTATATCGAGGGTCGAGCAGGTTCGGAATTCTCTATCAAACTTTATAACTGGAGCAATAAACGATCTTTGTTCGTAGTTAGCGTTGATGGGTTATCCGTAACAGACGGAAAACCAGCAGGGCCAGATTCTATTGGGTTTATAGTTGAACCACATAGTTCTTATATGGTGCCGGGTTGGGTTGTTTCGAACAGTGAGTCTGCACGTTTTAAGTTCGATTCTATTGATAAATCATATGCTGGAACCGAATCTAAAAACGTAGGCGTCATCGGCGCGATGGTTTTTGAGGAATTGGTAAAAGAAGAAAAGGTAAAATATGTAGATCGCTATATCTATATCAATACCCCTCCAGTAACTGATCCGTATCCTTGGAAACGATCATATCCGAATGAGCCTTGGACAAATCCCATTTGGTATTCTACTTGTCAGAATAATATGCTGGTTGGTAATGCGTCTTCTAGTTTATCAAGCAATACTCAAGAATATGAAGCAAGTGGTAATGAACTAGGCGTTACGTGGGGGGAAAGTGTTTCTTCTGACTTTTCTACAAATACTTTTGACAAGGGCGCTAAGAAAGATACACTAGTTCTCTTTTACGATTCGCGTAAGAACCTTGAGAAGCTTGGTATTGTTTTTGATAAAAAACCAACTATTTCACGGAACCTTCCTAATCCTTTCCCGTTAACTGGTTGTACACCACCTCCGAATTGGAAAAAATAAAAAAAGAGGCCGGGCAACCGGCCTTTATCTTTTAAAGAGATAAATTAGAGTATAAGGTATTATTTTTCAAAGAGTACAAAAGATGATAATGTTGACATTGGATAACGGTACAATTACTACATATCCACGCAATTCATCGGGCGAGGATATACTTAAACATTTGAACATTTTTGACGAGAACATAATTCTCATCGAAATCAATGGCGTATTGTCTGATTTATCAACCCCCATAACATCAGATTCCCATATACGCTATATCTCAAAACATGATCCGATAGCTGCGAGAGCTTTGCGAAATTCAACATCACGAGTTATGTCTGAAGCCGTTATGCTATTGTATCCAGACCTAAAAACTGCAAATTGCTGCACTGAAAATGTTGAATTTTTCTATGACTTTGAATATGACGGCTTTATATGTATAAATGAAGTAACCTCTAAGATGTTAGAATTGGTAGAACGTAACGCTAAATTCAAACGTTTTGTTAACAATCGAGACGAATTACGTGAATATTTCACAACTGTAGATGAACCTTACAAAATTCAAATCCTCGACGGAATTCCATCTGGAAATGATGTGATAACTTATTCACAGGGTTCTTGGTGGGACTTGTGTAAAGGGCCGAATGTTAATGCTGTTGGTCAGATAGGATCTAGCTTTAAAATTTTACGAGTTGAACCTATCTCTGTAATAAATAACGATAAAATTTATAACTTACAAAGAATGTACGGGGTTGTATTCCCAACACATCAAGAGTTGGATAATTATTTGATGAAATCACTGGTTTCTTGATAATTTCAGTGTCTCTATGATGCTATTATAATTTTTGAAATTTTTGGTAATAGCATTTTCGTAAAAATCGACTTTATCATCAATGAAATACTTGATTTCGGTTGATGACATAGGCTTATAAAAGCCATCATTTATGTCTTCTAGTAACTCAGACTTTACTACGGTATCCAGATATATTTCATTGGAGAATAATTTAATGCTGACAGTTTCCTCTTGAATGCTGTGAATTTGAATAACAGCATTTCTGTGTTTATACATTTCACCTATTTTCATGATCAATCCATTTTGCAACTACGTTATTATGTGACCACCTCGATTCTAACAATACCGTTTTTCCTTTAAGATACGAATGCTTTCTCAAAAATCTCTTGAAGGCTTTGAATGATCCAATGCTTTTTGATGAAGCAGCACCTTTTTTACCAACGTCCCCAATAGTTTCTACGAATTTGTTGTGTTCATAAGACCACCACATTGAATCAACCCTTATTGAAAAATAACGATCAATAAATGTATTCGGAATTGCGTCATGTTTAAAATACCACATATGTATCTCCTTCATATGGGATATTATCTCGGTTGGTATATGGAGTCAAGAGGGGGTGTCGATACTGAATACGCGGTTGAAGCAAACCGGTTAAGCACACGAACTATCAAGCAGTCGGTTGTATTCAGTATCGATGACACCAATGTATCAGGTTGAAACAGCAACGTCAAGATTAAAATTTGACATAGCTATGCTATTTTTTGGTTATATACGAGTAGAAGGTATTCGAATTTTGCAAGCGACTAATCGTTTGTGAACTTGTGGTTGAGTTATAACCTTGAAATCTTTCATACTTGTTCATTGCCCAACTTGCTTCAGCAACTGTAGTCGCATTTTTAAAAGCATATCCAGCGCCTTTTTCAGTATTTTTCATTTCATAATCGAACCATCCAACTTGTGCTGCAACAGAATTAACGGGTAATCCATTTTGAGCAGCGTAATTTTTAAGTCCAGCAGCGCGTGAACTATTCCATTGTGCAAGACCAATGGAATCTGAACCATCACGACCGTCGCCTCTATTAAGAGCATCAAGTCTAAATCCAGATTCATTTTTCCAATGACCAAGTGCAGCCGCAATTTGTATATCGTTATAACCTTTTTTTCGCATCTCTGCTGTAATTTCGTCTACGCGTTGTTTATTAAACTTAATATTAGCCTCAGTTGTATCATTAGCTAACTTCTCATTAGAACCGCCTTCACCTGATCCATTATTTCCGCCACTTCCGTTCGATTCTGAACCACCTGAACCACCAGAGCCAGATGAGTTGCCGGATGATTTTCCAGCACCCGTCATTTTTGGATCGCAACTCATCCGAAATACCCCCCAACAACAACATCAAATTCGTTTACCGTTGGAAAATATCTTCGTTCATCCGTATAGAAAGCAGCTACCGCTGCCTCCTGTGGCTTAACAACGTGCACGCCTAATTTACCCATTTCGTACTCGAAAGACGTAATGTTAATCTTACTTGCTATAAGGTCTGATACTAATTTTTCTTTATTTGTCATGTCATAATCCTTATAATGGTATAAATCTTGCTTCAGCTTGTCCCGGTATAGTCGCGGCATTAATACCTATTAGACGACCATACTTATCAAGAACAGGACCACCTGACATACCGGGTTTCAAACCAGCTACGCCTATTGTTTTCATAACACTAAGACCTGAAACAATAAGGCCATCTGACTCCCCACCGGGGTCTGAATATTTACTTTTACGGTTATTTTCACCCGTATATACTGCTTCAATACGAGTAAACGTTTTACCAAGAGCATATCCAAAACTGTATATGGTATCATTGGCTTTCATTTCACCGCCCGTGGTAATAGGAACTAGATCGCTATATTCAACGAGTCTTAATTGCGCGATGTCTTTCTCAGCATTAATTCGAATCAAAGTAGCTCTTCGTGAAGACCTACCAATTTGAACTTCATAAGTAGTTCCAATAGTTGATTTAACACCGACTACGTGCGCATTGGTTATAAGTGTACCGGAATTATCTGTAAGTACGCAAGTACCAACCGATGTACCGTTAATTACTTTACCAACGTTCATATATGATGAGCGTTCAGCATCTTCTAACCCGGTGTCATATTGTTCATCTTCGAACTGTACTGATACTGGGTTAGCACGCATTTGATCCAATGTCTGAACCACCGTTCCAGCAGATGCCCCGACACCTTGACCTGCGTATGTACCTCTACCGTTTGATTTAGGAAGTGATGCCCATTCCTTACTCAAGTTATTCATAAACTGTGCGTCTGAAATTTTTCCATTTTGCCAGCTATTAAGACCACGGCGCTCAAGAAGTTTGTTTGCCATTGCATCTTGAACCGCAGGAGTAAACAGAGTACTATCAGAATATCCCATTTCAGACTTAAGTCCACGAAGAGTTGTTCTTACAATCTGATAGCGACCTACCGCAGACGAATTCCAGTTATTATCAGGATGATTAAGCATATTAGTTTGCAAACGGTCAATTTCTCCAAGTGTCATACCTGTTAGATTAACATCGCCACCGGTAAACTTACCATATGCAAGGGTTTCATTATATCCGTCACCTTTGTCGGTCCCCTCGGTTTTACCGATAAGGTCAAGCATAGGTTTGGTTCCCTTTTCGTTTGGAGCAGCCTGCGTTTTTCCACCACTCGCGTCTGTTTTATTTGCATTCTCTTTTTCTTGTTCAGCAATTTCTTTTTCACTTGCAGGGGTATCGCCTTGTGTTGCTCCTGCACCGGAAGGATCATCCTTGTTTACTGGTGGTTGGTCTGCATGTTGATCAAAAGGCTCGTGAGTAGGCATACGCTCGGTAATAGATTTGCGTTCATCGCCGGGATATGTTTCTTTCAACTCACGATCAGGAGTATCGGTTGGTTCTTTACCTTCCGCTGTTGCTGGTTCTTCTGGTTGATTAGCATCACCTGAATTATTTTGTGTGATAGATGGAGCTTTCAAAACAATCAACTGACCACCGCTAAAAGTAACAACTTTGTCCGAATGTATTGATTGATTACCAGTAATCTTTAAATTATCGGAACCCTCAATCTTAATGTTTCTGTTAGCTTTGATAGTGCTATGGAATGCACCACCAACGTCCTGACGCATATCTTTACCAGATAGCATGTCGACGTTGCCAACAGTAGAAACCTTAAAGTCACCTTCGGTAAAAACGTTGAAGTTACCACCAATATGAAGATTGTAATCTTTATCGGTATGGAAATTGTAACCACCTGTTGAGTGTAAGTTTACACCCTTGGTTGAGTACATATCAATCCCATCGTCAGAAATCTGTAACCACGAGTTACCTCTCTTGGAGTTCATATATATGTAACCATCGGTTTCGTGAATGAGTACCTGCACTCCAGATTTTGTTCTAAGACGAATGAACTGGTTACATTCAAGATCGTCCGCATAAATTTGAGAACCATCAGGAGTTAGGAACCCAAAAACTTTTGATGGCGATTCACGTCGAGCACCGGATGATGCTGGACCGCGCTGTGGGTCGGTATAAAGACCTTGCATTTTAAGACCGTAATGAAGAGGATCATAACGCGCACGAGTAGGGTCATCGTTATTACCGATATCAGAACGTTTATTGTATTCAACAACAGGAGGTAATTCACCACTTTCCCCGTCTTGGAATGAATTGTTACGGGGAATACCGGGAACCATATGATTCATATACTGTTTATATAAACATCCAATCCAAATACCTTTGTTTGGATCGCCATTAATAAACATAACAATAACTTCGGTATCCATGTCAGGTGGAACCATCCAGAAACCGTATGATATTTGCGTATCCTCCATAGTCTTTCCATCGCGTTTATTTCCGTCTGGATGACGACTAGGGTCTTGATTATCATATTTTGCAATAGGTGTTGCGCCAGCAAATGGTGAACAATAGTTAACTGTGTACCAAGTGTCCTCAACGTCAGAGTCGCCGCCAAGATCGGGAATCCATACTTTAAGTCGCCCCATACGAATTTCATCTTCTGATTTTCTAACGAAGCCGATATATGTTTGATCAAACAATGTTGCACGGCCATCTGGTTGCTGTGTATAACCAGATGGCGTGTCCACTGAACGATTATAACCGTCTGTTGCTCTAGCCATAATTATTCCTTGACTTTTTTGTAATATTAAATATTAACATTTTAAGCTGTTTAAATACAATTAATTAATTACTGACCACCAAGTAATTTAGTAACGGACATAACAGGTATTCTTGTACTAATAAGTGTTTGTGTAAACTTTCCGCCGCTAAATTTACTAACAACACGCATAACCGCATAAAATCCACTATACATATCTGTTAAGCGAAGAATCGGTTGTCCTTCATCATCGATACCCTGAGGTATGAAAAACTTCAGAAGGAACATATGCTCGCCATTTATAAAGTTAGGAACTATTTCAGAACTTTTAGAACTTGGGCTTTCTGTATTTGTTAGCCCAAGCCAATAAGGGTCTCCGCGAATTTCAAGTTCGATGTTTTGCAAGTTTCCGTCAAACGTCCCATAAAGCTGATTTAGAATCATCGCGTATACCGAACCACTACGTAGGTTGGTACTTTCAACGCTTGGAGCGATATTATAACGAGGGTCTTTACCATCCTGCATAAAGCTCATTGGCAATAGGGAGTTGGAAAATTCCAAATCTTCAGCGTAACCGTTGCCGGGACTAAAACCCATACCTCCAACAACTGTACCGTCATCACGAGGAATAAAGTTGGTATTCTCTGTTTGGCGTGGGAAATGAACTTCGTCGTGTTCTCTACCACCGGAAGCCATATCAGAGAAAATATGACCGTCATACATTGAAGCCGCAACGTTAAACATGAAATTAAAGTTTATGTCTAAGTTTATAACCTCTGTGTTTGTACCAGTAAACAAATAATCATACTGCTTTTTTAACAGAAGATTGGATAGCGCGTATTGTAATTTATCTGCACCACCATTAGCCGCAGCATCAGATTCAATTTTAGCGGAACCTACAGCGCGAACGTTAACTGTTCCACGGACGGTAAACGTGATAGTTCTAATGTATTCATTTGTTTTAAGGTCGAAATTGTCATTTGTAACCTCACAATCAACTCTATGGATAGCAGATTGTGGTTTCGCCGCCGCATCCATTTTTTCCGCGTCATTTGCAGGGTTGATCATTTTCGTAGCATCTTCGCTTTTTCCCATCAAATAGTCGATGATTTTAGCGATATCAGTACCACGTGAAATTTGCATTTTTTCTTGGTTACGAGATGAATCTTTGAATTTTTCATTACGAATAATTTTATGTTCGAATGGTGATGAAACTGAAGCACCAACGGATGCGTCATAAGGCTCATCTTTAATAACGATCTTATATGGTACAGTTCCACCGCCTTTTACGTTAGAACGTTTTGCAATGTTTTCATTGATCTTATCTTGCAGTTTCTTTAAGATATCACCGACTTTACCTGTTTCATTGGCAATATCAACGTTCATTGGAACGTCTACCAAACTGAACTGATCTTGGTTTCCAAGTTCATTATAACCAATTGCTTCAAATGTATGGATCGATCCGGTTTCATCAAATTTAGTAGTAAGTTTGGTAATCATGATTCTCCAAACCCACGATTTTTCAATCGGTCTAACCGGAGCGCCTGACACTGGATCATAACCTAAAAAGTCAACACTTAAATGATAAGGACATTTCATAAAGTTACGAACGCCTACAGACTTCGCAGCAAGATACATTTTATCTGGCAACGTACATCCATATGGCTCTGAAATTTTAAATGTAAATTTTTGACCACCCGCATTTCTTGATAAGAAGTTTGGACCTGTTATAGTGTCAAGTTCCATATCGAAAAGGTTAAACGTAGTTACACCTGTCTCGGTAATAATACATTGTGAAGCATTTACAGAACCAAGAATAACACTTTGAGAAACGTTACCTTCCGTACTACCACCTGAACGCGAAATATCAGGAGTTACATAAAATTTCCAATGATATGAAGGTTGTTCTATTGCAGATAGAGGATTTTCTGCCGCACCAATATCTGATGCTACTTGAGCGGCAGTTTGCCCCATCGTCACAGCACCTGCTCCGCTTAGTTCTCCAGTTGCTGACGTAGGTCGTGCGATATCCACATAATTGTTACTAAGTAAAACTTTTTGTGATGATGAAAGTCTTGCCATTAATTTCTTGCCTGTCCAGTGTTACCTAATACACGTTCCCTTGTTGGAACGTAAATTTCGATTCCAGCTTTGAAATCGTAAATTGGATCACGAATGATATCGATATTTAGCACCATAAAAACCCACCAAAAATCTCTTGTTCCGTATAAATCATATGAAAGATTATAAGGACGGTTTTCATATTTTGGATGTAATGTTATTTTTTTATCAGACGGTGCACGATCAATCTGGCGCAACACCAAATTCTCGAGATACCAACTCGTCTGCGGGGTTGCCGCATATGGCGAACCACTACGATATTTAACTTCTGTCATAGCCAACCTCCGTTAGACATTAACTCGCCTGTAGCGAAACTTTCCCAATTGAATGATCTTGCTTGTTTAGGTGTCTGCTGAACAATTACGTTAACTCTTAAATCAGCAACAGCAGGAACCCACGAAGTACCACCGTCACCCCTGACCGCGACGTAATCAACATTAGGATTAAGATCAACGCTATAATTTACAACTATAACAGATAGGGAATTGAACATATGTGTCCCGTAACCATCCAACAAAACTTGCGGTGGTGGGAGACCTTTGTTTTCGCTACTATCACCAAAATGCATTTTGGTCAAAGCACGAAGGAAATGAATAGCCGCTAGAAAATATGCTGCTTCAGTTTCATTCTGTGCGGTGAAAGTGCCATTAATATCAAGGGCAATGGATTCGGTGTTTTTATACACGTTCCAATCTTGGTTCGTGTGAACAACATCGATTTTATTATATGCGACACCCGCTTGGTAAGTAATAGTAGGAGTATAAGGAAATACCAAACCAGACGTTGTAGCCAATGGAGCCAGAACACCAGACAACATTCCACGTTGTGACGGTTTAGGAGTAAGTCTAACACGTTGGTCGGAAACGGTATTAGTCATACCTCCAGTTGCACTATCGTATACAACATTTCCAGAAACAGCGGTTCCACCTGTCGAATTACTATTAACACTACCCAAACCACCAGATAGATTTCCAAGGCCGGAAGTTACATTGCTTAGCAATCCATTAAGCGGATTTGTTAAATTTCCTAATGCATTATTTGCACCATTAAAAACATTTCCTATAGATGATGAAACGCTTGAAAACAAGCTACCAAGACCAAAGGCGGTAGGGTTAGCAACATCTATAGCGGACTGTTCTTCTTTTATAAGGGATTGGTAATATAGCTCGGCCTCAAACGCAGATTGGTCTGCGGCCTGTATTTGTTCAGGAGTAGCGTCACTTGAAGATCGTAAGTTCGCCGCCGCCTGTGACAATTCCGAGCGACGAGCATCTGCATTTGCAATAGCAATATCGATGCTTTGATTTTCGAAACTATCTTTCGCGGTTGCTTGTAAACGTGCTGTATCAAGTTGTAATTGATATTCACTTACGTATGCCTCGGCGGCAGCAATTTTTGCTATTTCCTCGTTTTTTTCTTCTTCCGTAGCTGATGGATTTTCGCTAATGAAAGTGATATAATTGTCTCGAGCTTCTTGCGCTTTTAAAATAGCTTGATCAAGATTTCTCGGAACCGCGTCAGTGTCGGTGGAATGGTAATTAATTGCTGCTTGATTGGCAGTATACAATGCGTCTTCGTATGACGCAAAACCACGCTCAAGAGGTCCACCAGTATATTGAATGCCCCACGAATCCTCGCCTACTTCAACAATGGTAAATGTTTTAAGGTCATATGACATAAGTTGTTTTTACCCCGAATAAGGTTAATAACTGACAAGTTATCTTCGAGGGTATTTATAGTAGGCATCATTTTACAAAACTGTTCAATGTCACCTTCAATTGCGAATTGACGAGCTTTGGTTGCTGAAACATCTTCATCGGTTCTTTCCAAAATCATCAATTCTATATGCATGGAATTCATTTGCTTTAAAAGACTTTTGTAACTTTTTTCACGATCTTTTCCGATAAACCATTTAGTAACATTCTTATTTTGAACGTCTAAAACATCGAATAAATCATATGCAGAATTTACAAAATCAACCCGCAAAGATGGAACCCATCTCTTAATGATTTTTTGCCTTTCAGATATTGATAATGGATTTTTACCAACATCTTGTGAACTTCCTATACCGTCAACTATAAATACTTCACCGCGCACACCGTCAGATATAGCTGTGTTTTCAATCATTTTGAACAATTTGTAATGACCATCAGTAGGAGGATTAAAACGTCCAGAACCTATAACGATATCCATATTTTGTCCTTTCAAATATTTAGTTGACAAATTAACTACTAATTTAATTGCAATTTTAGTTAAAAATGTTTATATTAAAAATGTAAACAGATTTTTAGGAACTACCAATGGCAAAAGTAAATTTTCTATCCAACCGTGAATTGCTCAAAGAGATTCATCTAAGCAAGAACACGTATTCATACTACACCGAACCGCAATATGCAAATTATGATATAATCATTGCAGACAGGTCGTTATTAACCACAGAACTCATCAATGCAACTCGCGTAACCAAGGCTATGCGTCTTGATCGTAAAATACGCGAGGAATATAAGAAAACCCACAAAGTTAAAGTCATTCCAGACTTTGAGGCAACCGATCCTAAAACGATACCGATTAATGGTATGGTCGTTCGTATTATGACATATGAACATATTCCTCGCCTCGAGGAACACGAACTTCGTGGCAATCCCAAAAAGGAAAAGGATTTCCATCATACACTAAATTTCGCTCCATACAAGCATTATGTTATCGAAACTGACATTGAAAACACCGAAGATTTTGATGCAAATGAACTGGTGCTGCGTGAGGTCGGTAGATCGCATTGGCGAAATGCATTAGAGAATGGTGAATTTTGTGTAACACACGGGCGTACAACTGATCGTTTGGGTGCGATGTATCTTAAACTTGTTGACAAGTATGGACAGAAACCAAACTGGAGAGGTTATAGCTACCTTGAAGAAATGCAAGCACAAGCTCTTATTCAACTTTCACACGCTGGTTTGAAATTCGAAGAAAGCAAAAGTCAAAACCCGTTTGCTTATTATACGTCAACGATGAAAAACTCATTTCTTCGAATTTTGCACGAGGAAAAGAAAAATCAGCTTATTCGAGACGAATTGTTGATGAGAGATGGGCATCGCCCGTCACATGCACGTGCAATGGATGATTGGCACCTATAAAAATATTGAAACCGTAAAATTCGATATGATAGCTTGAATAGAAACATAAAAAGGTATGCTATGATTAATCTATTCGAAAAGGCAGCGGTGTTTGCCGATATCCATTTTGGTAAGAAAAATAACGAACGATTGTTCAATGAAGATTGTAACAATTTTATTGATTTTTTCATTGCCGAATGCAAGAAAGAGGGAGTTGATACAATCATCTTCCTCGGTGACTGGCATGACAATCGCCAGTCACTCCACGTTTCAACTTTGAAATATTCCATTGAAAATTTAAAGAAACTAAATGACAACTTCGATAAAGTATATATGATTATGGGAAACCACGACATATATTACAAAGACCGACGCGATGTTAATAGTATCATAGTAGGCGACTCCCTTGATAACATTGTCATTATCAATGACTTTTTGGAGGTAGGAAACTGCCTATTCTGTCCTTGGTTGGTGAATGAAGATTGGACTACTATCAAAGATCGCGTTAAGGGAAAAAGTTACGTCTTTGGTCATTTTGAATTACCACATTTCCAAATGAATGCTATGGTTGAAATGCCTGATCACGGTGGATTGTCCGCAGATCACTTTGATGAGGTAGTGTATATGACGTTTACAGGTCACTTCCACAAACGCCAAGTACGTAAAAAAGTATGTTATGTTGGATCACCGTTTCCACATACATATGCGGACGCGTGGGACGACGAGCGCGGATTTATGATCCTCGAATGGGGTCAAGAACCAAGATTTGTTGATTTTGATGGTCCTCGTTACAGAACGATGTCATTAACAGAATTGTTAGATGATCCTCTTGGGAAATTGCCAGAACAAAGCTATGCTAAAATAGCAACCGACATTGATTTGAATTATGAAGAAATTCATTTCATCAAGGATACATTTATTGCGCAATTTAAAGCCCGCAAGTTTGATATAACCAGCGGTATACGCGATACTAATGATCATGATTTTTCTGATCAAAATATTGACGTTTTGTCTATTGACCAAATCGTTATTGATGGGTTAAAAAGTATTGAAAGCAAAACCATGAAAACGGACGTGTTAATCAAACTTTTTTCGGACCTATGAGCGTATTTGAAGATAATTTCGATGAAAACTATCTATTAGGAGTGTTGAGATATGCCAGCATTAAAACGTTGGAATATTTCAATCACTCCTATGAGACGTTGTGTATTGATTATGTTCGCCTAATAGATCACCACTGTATTGATATGGCTACATTATTAAATGAAATGTATTCGCCTAATGAAACATCAAAAATAATTTTTAATTCTCAAGATGTTGAGGACCGTGATACCGGCGATCATCGGTTTTTGGTACACACCGTTAACAAGCGGGTGTCCATAATTATTCGCAATTATTGTGACGAGTCTATTCCGTTACAACACCTTATCAAAGGCGAAATTGAATACGAAACTAAAAAAATCAATACATTTTTATTGAAATCGTAAATGTTAAAATGTTAGATTATACCTAATGAACTTATGGTGTAACTAATGATTAAAATCAAACAAGTAACTATGAAAAACTTTTTGTCTGTTGGTAATGTTCCACAGACTTTGCGTTTCAATAACATCGACTTGACACTAATGCTAGGTAACAACTTAGATCAAAGTGATGCTGACAGCCGTAACGGTGCAGGAAAATCTACAGGCATTCAGGCGGTATCTTTTGGTTTGTTCGGAACTCCCCTTTCACAGATTAAAAAAGACAATCTAATTAATAATATCAATCAGAAAGATATGGTTGTTATTATTGAATTTGAAAAGAATGGGGTTGAATATCGTGTCGAGCGTGGCCGCAAACCAAATTACATGAAATATACGGTTAATAATACCGAAATCAACGCACCTGATGTAGATGAATCACTCGGTGAAAGCAAATGGACACAAAACGAAATTGAAAAAGTCGTTGGAATGTCACATACTCTTTTCAAGCATATTGTTGCTCTTCATACAAGAACAACACCGTTTTTGTCATTAGGTGCAGCAGCGCAACGTGAAATCATCGAAGAATTAATTAGTATTACGCAACTTTCAAGAAAAGCGGATACCCTTCGTCAAAACATCAAAGTTGTTAAAGATGAAATCAAAGCCGAAGATGTCAGAATATCTACTATTAAGTCTAGTAATGAACGCGTTGAAAGTGCTATTAATGGTTTGAAAGCGAAAAAGAATCTATGGGATAGAGAGCATTCAAAAAGAGTTGCTACTTTAACCGAAAAGCTTCTTCAGATTTCTACATTCGATATCGAGGCAGAAATAGAAAGCCATAAAAAGCAGCAGGAATTAAATCGCCTTTCAGGTGAATATGCTTTAATTGAAAAACAACTCAAAAGCTTAATTCGTGAACAGGCGTCTTTAAAATCACAATCCGATATGCTGGTTGAAAAGATTCAAATGGCACAAGACCATAAATGCCATGCTTGCGGTCAAGATATTCACGACAACATTAATGAACAAATGCTAAACGATCTTGGTTCTAATTTGATTTCAATTACTGAACGTTCAGACGAAATCGTTGGTGAGATTGATGTATATGAAAATGCCGCAAAAATCATTGCAGATGATATTTTAAAAATTGGTGATGTTCCGGCGTGTGTTTATTCATCTATTGAGGAAGCTATCAATCAGAAAAACAAAATAGACACGATGCAAAAAGACATAACCCGTGAGGAAGAAACCGTTAACCCGTATATTGAACAAATAGAAACGTTGGCAACTAACGGTCTTCAGGAATTGTCATATGATATGATTAACAATCTTACAGAGATCAAAGAACATCAGGATTTCTTGCTAAAACTGTTAACGAGTAAAGATTCATTTATTCGTAAGAAGATTATAGATCAAAATATTGCATTTTTGAATACTCGCCTTGGTGTATATCTTGAAAAGCTTAATTTGCCCCACGAGGTTATTTTCCGTAATGACTTGAGTGTTGACATCATTAAGCACGGTAGGGAATACGATTTTGAACAGTTGTCGAACGGCGAACAAAATCGTTTGATTCTATCATTGACGTGGGCATTTAGAGATTGTTGGGAAATTATGTATGGTAAACTAAACGTTATGATCATTGATGAGTTGGTAGACTCTGGTATGGATAATGCCGGAACAGAAGCAGCACTTGACGTACTAAAGTCATTCGTTCGTGAACATAATAAAGATATTTTCTTGATTTCGCATAAAGACATTCTGACTAATAGGGTTGATAGAATAATCTATGCACAAAAAGAAAACGACTTTACGAGTTATATCGATAACGAGGATTGACAAAATTTCCAAAGATGATATATGGTTACATTCTAATTGAAAGGAGTGTAACCATATGGAAATCGTAAATCTTAATAAGCAGGATCACAATGGGTGGGATTTGGAAACCTACTATTCGGAGCATAAAGCTCGTATCATTTTCAAGATGACAAATGACGTTATCGCAAATCTTGATTTCAAGGATGAATTCGAGGAACTTCTAACCACCAAGCTAGGTCTTCATTCTGAAGATTATATGATTCCAGATTTCCCTCACGGTAAGTTTGAGGTATATCTGATCGATACAAAACCTGTATTTCAGATTCGATTGAATGAGGAATACCTTCCAATCGTGGATCGGATTACTAAAATCGAAATCCACGACGCGGATATTCCGTTCAAGGAACTTGCATAAAGAAATAAGAATTATCAAGAGTAAGGTATGTCTCTAAAAGATATACCTTATATCCTTTGTAAACATATAATGGTTTCAAAGGAACCTCTAAGTCTGTAATTACAATTTCATCAATTCCGTTGTACTTAACGATTACCAGCATTTCTTTATTAGAATTAGCGCTGTCCTGTTTGGCCTGTTCAAGCCAAGTATCCCATTGCTTTATATTCTCTTGAATAACCATTTTAAAGCTTGGCGGGGACTTGTAATGTTTGCATTCGATGCTGTATTTGAAATCAGATGGGCAAATGATATCACCGAAACACGCCGTTTCGAGATTATGTGTCGCCGTTCTGCGTTGGTTCGATCCGCCAAAAAAACTACCGGAATCTATGTTTCTACGAAACGCTTGTTCAATTCCGGTATGTTCAGAAAAACGTTCTGAAAGAAGTTTTGAAATTTTTCTTTCAAAAGTATTTCCCTTACTCTTCGAAGTCATTTTATTTTACCTTACAAAATTGGTATACCTGTTTTATTTATACTCTCGATTTTTTTGTCGATCATTTTTACTATTTTTGATCGTTCATATGGACTTAATGTCCAAGCTTCCTCACGGCCAACGCCGCCTCGCATATACCAACTTATTTCAATAACTTGATCTATGATGGCTCTTTGTTCTGTTTCCATCGTTTTCAATAGAACCGGAATTTCCTCCGGTTCTAGTACAAAGAGCCTCATGCGAAAAAATGTGCTGGATCAAAAATAAGATCAGTTTGATATTCATGGCCACAGCCTTCTGTCGGACAAGTAACATCTATCTTTTTATTAAGGCCACAATCCGCCGAAGTTTTTAATACTTCTTTAATTTTGTTAATAGTAACACGGTCTGTATTCTTAATAAATTCCTTGATATTTTCATAGTCTGTAACAACACCATTCGGCACTGAAACAGATATTACACAATCTGCCAATCGTTCAAGGTTAAGGTCAGTAATACGCTCGAGACTATTTGAAAACAATTCACCTTTCTGTTCTTCGGTAAATTCAACATCTAAAACAGAAGCAAATAATTTAGCTTCCTCAAACGCAGCCATATTTAATTTAGTAGATGACTCATAGGTATATGGACGTAAATTAATAACCATTTCATCGGAAATACGAACCTCATATGATTCTTCAAATGGCTTTACATCCGATAGCAATTCATCGATATCACAAGAAAACGCGTGTTCCTTGTTGCACTTAGGACAGCTAACCTCTAACTTTAATTCACGACCATAACTACATTTTTTGATAGCTAAGAGTAAGTAGTCGACATCTTGCGTCGGAAGTTTCTTAGGGTCTGCTACACCGGGTACGCAACTTTTAAGAATACGTTCGATTGAATGCCCGTTTAGCAACCCATCTGGATTCTTGGCGTAGGTTTCATCAGCAGCCGTCATCGGGAACACCTCAAAATCACCGTTCATACTACGCTTGAACTCCGAAGGATCATTGAAATTTCCTTTACTTGGAAGTTCAACGTGCATGCCGGGAATGCGGAAATATTGGGACAATGGGTTGTTTGGATTTGTCATAATTAAACCTATAGTTTATCGTTGTACGATTATTTATCATATCATTAACTCATACTTTTTAGATTGACTAACCCCTGACATTTTGATAATAGTTATATGGAAATATGAAAGGTGGCATACATGACAAATAAGATTATTACCGATTGGCAAAATGCATATTACAATTACATTTTGGTCTATGAACCAGAAATGACCGATGAGGAAAAAGAATCACGGTGGATTGAAAAAACTAATGGGATGATCGAACTTTATAATAGTAATCCCAATCTATGGTCTGGTAATATCGCGGTTATGTTGAAAGTTACGACCGACGAATATGAAAGGCTGACAGAAAATCTCATTTATAGAGGTTATACAGAAAATCCAGAAAAGACGAGATGGATTCCGTAAAAGGAATCGCCGCATGCCTAATATCACTTGTCTTAAAGTTGATTTTGGTTCAGATGACTGGAACTACCTGTCTAATTCCAATAACTGGATAACAAAAGATCATCAGCAACATTTTACCAAATATGGTGGAATTATATGGAGATATATGTGTGGGTATTATATAAAATTATCCACCAATCATTATGATTTTTTACCGGTCGACGTAAATGAGCCTACTCAAGATGTGTTTTACATTCACATTGATCGGGTGAAAAATATATATACCGTTGGGGGAGAATATCTTTCAACTACCGATATAGAAATGACATATACAGAAATGCTAAAGGAATTGCATAAATGATCGATGAAATCGTTAAGAAATATTCTACCGAAATCAAAAACAATAGAAACATCAAATCTATTCTTAAGCATCTAAAAGGCGAAGTTAAAGAATTGGACGTTGAGGTCGAATACGTTAATGATGAAAACGAAGACGGTATTGTTGGCGAATCTATCGATATTATTGCTTGTGCATTGGATATGATCTTTATTCATAAACCTGATATCACTATTGCTGAAATTGACGAAATTATGATTCGTAAATGTGAAAAATGGAAAAAGAATTATTCAGAAACAGTTTATAAGGATTAGATAATGTCAGTTCAAACTAATAATTATGTTGGCTTTGGTACAATGTTGGATTATCCAAGGCCATATGAAATTATGGAACATTTTGATGATTATTACGATTCGGCATATGATAACAAAATCGTAGCTATTGATGACATCTCTGTTATTGGTGACGGGATGGGTGCGGAATATGTATTTTTAGGAAAGCTATTCTACAAATCACACGTGTATCAAGACATTACCTATTTCAACAATAAAGTGTTCAACTTTAATCTGACTGAACAAGAAAAACTTGACATAATGTTGAAAGTAGATATTATGTATCCAACATCTTATGACAAAGAATTCAAATGGGTTAAATTCACCCATTACCGATGAGGAGACATAATGAAGGCGATTTCATTTCTAATGTGCTTGTTGGCCTCCACACCATCTTATGCACTATCCGTTCTACAAGAACCGGTTTCTCTTCAAGCAAATGAGGTCGTTCCAACTAAATCTACATATGGATTTGTAAGAATTGCATCTTGTGTGGTTTATTACTATGAAATGAATCGTTATTTTGTTTCGCAGGGTGACTATAAAATGTCCACTGGAACAAAAGTTTCATATGATGTCATGATTGACATCGGAAAGAGTTATATTGATCAAACCGGTCGATCAATTGAGGAATTCCAAGCGGCCATTTATGCTATAGCATATGAGATTAACAACACATCTAGACCTCTTGATAGTAGCGGTATTGCTACACTTCAAAATACCCTTAGTGAAATTTGCGAAAACATGAAAGAAACACCTGTAATCACCATCGATGCTCTCTACCAAAAGGAATACAATGGACTACTTAAATAAAAAAATTAATGAAATTGCAAACGATATTAACTCCTCGTCCGCAAATGCTTTGGCCGAATATATTCTAAAGTTGACGAGAGAAGCCGAGGACGGCTGGCGCTGGTGGTGTGGTTGTGATACGTCTAATTATCCTGCTAACGTTAGTGGAAAAACGGTGATGATTGTGCGGCGTGGAAATGATACCCCTATCATCGTAAGATCAAATGAGGTTCCTTGGGATCATTATGGTTCAGAAAATGACATTATTCGATATAAAATTATTGACAATACTACCCTTTAACGGGTAATATGTAATTTCAAAGCCGAAGTTTTTTGGTTATCTTATTGCTTATGAAACATCCAATTAACAAACCTTGCTTTGATTTTTTAGATAGCCGCTTAATGCGGCTATTTTTTGATAGGTAGCTTTAATGAATTTTTTATACAACATTGATGATTTAATCTTAAACAATATGGATATCGTAGCATATTCGTTTATGATAATTGCCGCGTGCTTGTACGTTTACGGTTTGATTAGAAATAATATGTGAGGTTGAAATGGACATTGACGGATTGATTAAATTTTCTATGATGGTTTTGATGCTCATCGGATTTTATCATATCGGTAATCTCGTTTTTGAAAAGATCGATGCGTTTTTAGACCGATTTAGAAATCTTTATTACAAACAAATCATCGTAGTTAGAAAAGATTTGAATATGAGAAAAGGCAAAATTGCTGCACAAGTTTCTCATGCAAGCCAGCTTACTTATATCAAGTATGGCGATGATTACCGTGTCAAAAGATGGCTACGTGGTCCATTTACGAAGATTTGCGTCTCTGTTGATTCTGAGGAAGAATTCTTTGAAATTGAACGAAAAGCAATTGAGGCTGGTTTGCTTGTAAGTGCCATTCAAGATGCTGGAAAAACGGAATTCAAAGGTGTTCCAACGTGGACAGCAATGGCTATTGGTCCTGATATCGATAAAAATCTAGAACCAATTACTGGCGATCTAAAACTACTTTAATAATAGTTGACATTATTTCTGATTGTGATAATCTCCTTAAATCGAAACGTTTAAGGAGATTTTTTCATGATTGATATGGCAAAACTTAAGAAAGATATGCATCTATTTCGTCAAGGATATGGTCTTCCAGACGATTACATTGAAATTCATCGCCAAGCCGCAGAACGAAATATATTTGTTCTCGAGGAACGTGGTTTCTCTGTTATTTCCAAACTTGAAATGAAACGTGATGGATGGTTTGATGGTATGAAAACCATTAATGTTGAAGCCATCAATATTGACGGTCAGGTTAAGAAATTTTATTGGTCCGATTCGAATGGCGGGTGCTGGTTTGAGAAACACGAATCCGGTGCATCTTTATTCGCACTGGTTGCAGATAACGTAGGATATTTGTGAAATAAAGTGTTGACTTTATTTTTTGATGATGTATAACTATATCATCGAAACGGTAAAGGAGATTATCATGCAAATTCAGAACGCCGAACTTGCTAAAACATTCATCCTTGGTGGTAACGCTATTTTTACCGTTAAAGGTAAGGAAACGCGTTACACCTACCGTGTTCGTAAACATAAAGAAAACGACGTTTGGTTCGTTGGCGTAATGTTCGCGGAATCGAATAGCTTTTTTGCATATATTGGCTTCATTAAAGATGGTAAGTTTACCCCATCCAATAAAAATTATCCGGTAACGGATGTTCGCACGGTTTCTTTCGGTTGGATGTTTGATCGCGTTTATGGTCAAACTCGTATTCCTGCAAACATGGAATTTTATCACGAGGGGAAGTGTGCACGATGCGCTCGCCGCCTTACGGTCCCATCCAGTATTGAATCTGGTTTTGGACCAGAATGCGCCACTAAAATTATTTGTGAATAACGGTTGACAAATCCATAACTCCTTTGTTACTAATCATACGATAACAAAGGAGTTAATAATGACGACTGCATTTACACGCGTTGGTAACGTTTTTAGACCGGTTGGTAATAGCCAATCTATTATTACAAATCTTCCACCAAAAACATTTGTGGTACAACAAGACCAACAGGGTCTGTTTCTTACCGAGACGGAGGATATGGTAGTACCATCCAAAATTTATGGTACAAATCCAATACATCGCGTAACGCGTATTATGACTACCTATAACGATAGGGGCAACAGTACTGGTATTTTGTTGACTGGAACGAAGGGTTCTGGAAAAACAATGCTCTGTAAGCTAATTTCAAGCGAATTTAGAAGGGCTGGTCTTCCTACAATCATCGTTTCAAATGGCGTTGATGTGGAAAAACTGGTTACGTTCCTTTCTGAATTGTCGGAATCTCTTTTGGTTTTTGACGAATTTGAAAAAGTGTTCCGTAACAATGATCAAGAAAAACTTCTTAATCTTTTTGACGGCCTGAATTCGATTAAGAAAATGTTCGTTTTTACTTCCAATAGCGTTGGATCGATTTCTCCATTTTTGCTAAACCGTCCCGGTAGAATTTATTATCATTATCATTATGATAATATTGACGAGGCAACTATTCGCGAGTATTGCGAAATTAACCTCATCACCAAAACTGAATACATCGAAGATATCGTTGCCCTTGGTCGTGATTATGCGACTATGAATTTCGATATCATTCAAGCGGTTGTCGAGGAGGTTAATCGTTTTGATGAAACCCCTGCACAGGTTATCAAGCATCTTAATGTTAAAAAGTTTATGAATGAACGTGCCGTTTATAAATTGGTAAGCATTTTTGATAAAACAACGAATATGCCAATTCAGTATACCAATGGTGTTGTATCTAGCGGATACCCTATCGATATAACGGATGAATATTGTTCTATTAGTATTTCGTTTAAAACGGATACTCCTATCAACTCGTCCGGTTCTAATAGTACATCTATTTCTGCCGAGGATTTTGGTATTGAAGACGATTCAACACCGAATAATAACAACTCTATTCATTTTTATCAAAACAATGTTCGTGGTGTAAATGGTAAGAATGTTGTTCTGGAAAATGATCAGTACACGGTTGAAATTCAAATTATGAAAGCTAATAAATCATTTGTTTTCTGATTTTTTGAATTGACATACCCGTTAAATCGGGTATGTTGCTCTTGTTAATAACACATAAAGGAGATTTATGAATGACGACTACTAATGCACTCATCCCAATGGTAATTGAGCAGACCTCGCGAGGCGAACGGTCTTTTGATATTTTCTCGCGTATGCTCAAGGAACGTATTGTGTTCCTTACCGATGCGGTTGAGGATAATATGGCTACTTCTATTTGCGCACAGCTTCTGTTTCTCGAGGCTGAGGACAATAAGAAGCCTATTTATATGTATATTAATTCTCCCGGTGGTGTCGTCACAGCGGGTATGAGCATTTATGATACAATGCAATTCGTTTCCTGCCCGGTTTACACCGTTGTTATGGGTCAGGCTTGTTCGATGGGTTCGTTCTTGGCAAATGCTGGCGCTCCCGGTCACCGTTATATGCTTCCTCAGGCTCGCCATATGATCCATCAGCCATCTGGTGGTGCACGTGGTCAGGCAACAGATATTCAGATTCAGGCACAGGAAATCCTGAAGATGAAGAAGAACCTTACTGAGATTTATGTAAAGCATAACAGTAAGGGTAAGACCTATGAACAGATGATTGTTGATATGGAACGCGATAATTTCATGAGCGCAGAAGAAGCACTTGAATACGGTCTTTGTGATCAGATTATTGCAAACCGCGCAGATATTAAGGCTTAATAATAAAAAAGAATAAAAAAATAAAAAGGTGGGTGTTCCCACCTTTTTTTATGACATCTTACCCCTCAATTATGGTAAATATAGTTGTATAAACATTTTTAAAGTCATGGTGACTTTGATGTTATTTTGAGGTGTAATATTATGGTAAAAGTTAAGTCCAAACAGATTCAGAAGGTACTTGCAGGTCTAGTATTCTTCGACGCGGATACTACAATTGGAGAGGATACAATTGACGTAACTGCTGCACTTACAACTGCTCTTGAAACTGCTGGTGATAATGGCACGGAAGTTCCTCTTCAGGTGTCTACCGCTAACGGTATCGGTGTTGTAACTACTGGTAACAACATTGCAAACGTTTATGATGAAAATGGTCTTAAGATCGGTGATGCAGAAGGTAACGAAGTTTACGCACGTATCACTGAAGCGGCTGGCGCATACACCGCTAACCTTTTCGTTCTTATCGCTGGTGTTGAAACCGCATATGAAGCAACCGCTGCTGAAACCCTTAAGTTTGCAGCAATCTACAAGTTCGGTTTTGATCAGCTACCTACAGACTCTATCGTTGGTATCGAAAGCCGTTATGTTGTGAATGATCCTATCATTCCAACACCAGAAATTCCAACATCACTCGTTCAGGACATTCTTGTACCAACCGGTGCAAATACCCTTCCTAATTCTACGTTCGATGTTGACACAACCCGTCCTAACCGTCTTATCGTTAACTCAATGGTTATCGCTAACGGCACAGGCGCTTACACCGTTGCAGGTAAGGTTATTACTTGGTCAGCAGCAGGTGCAGGCTTTGCTCTTGACGCAACGGACTCTGTTGTATTCGAATATTTCCCTGTAGCTTCTTAATCTTTATTAAGATATACTTGGATAAACTTTAATGGCGAGATTAATTCTCGCCATTATTATTTGACAAACCGATTTTCTTTTTGTATTGTATCGAACAATAATAACTCGGATTTCGGAATTAGTTGATGGCACTTCGTATCAAAATAAAACAGCTATTTGACTTTTTAATTACAAGTCCGTCCAATGGACAATATCTTCGATACAACTCTACAAGCCAAAAATGGCAAAACGTAACGATGCCTACGATTTGGTCCGGTCAAGCAACCGTTACTGGATCAACCGGATTATTCACTGTTAATATTCCAGCGGGAACATTTACCAATCCTCCAAAAGTATTTGTAACTGGCAGAGGTACTGATACGCAAGGAGGGGCAGTGTATGCTTCTGTAACGTCCGTTACCAATACTACTATAACTGGCCGTGCCAATACATCAACAACAACCGGTGTATTGTTGGTTTATATTCTTACCCACGCCCCTGCTGGCACGGTTATTGATGTAATGGCTATTGGAAATTAAAACGTTAACGTATAAAGAACGAAGCTAACAGCTAGGATCGTCGCAATCACGTCAACACTATAAGATAGAATTTTGGTCATTTTGATACCTCCTACTTATCAACGAAAATCAACTATAAAAAGTTGCATAAAACATATACAATTCAGAATCAATGTCAAGTATAATGAAATTATCTATAGCATCAAAATAAAGGTATACACAATGAAATACAAATTTTTTTATGGTGGTGTTTACAGTAACTGGTTCGGAATGAAATATTCTGCCCCAATCATAAAATTTAATAACGGCTTTACTGTATCTAATGATGTTTTAGAATTTGATACCAGTGAACAGTATATGATGTTTCATAAGGCATTGTTGTTTAACGATTTTGTTCAGCTTAATAACATAATGACTACCAGAGAACCATCTGAACAGAAACAGTTTGGACGTGAGGTTAAAAATTTCAATCGTGTAGAATGGGATGCAGTATCTCGTGATGTAATGTATATTGGTATCTATCATAAATTTTTACATAACGATTATATGAAGAATACAATAATGAATGAAACGGCTGATTTGTTTGTTGAGGCTTCTCCCTATGACGATATTTGGGGGATTAAACTCGGTATGAAGACTCCTAAAAATGTTCTAAATAATCCATCTAACTGGAAAGGCACTAACTGGCTTGGCGAGGTCATTACACGGGTTAGAGACGATATGGTTTCTGGTGTATATGATGTTAATAAAAAATGGTAAATATTTCCATAGGAGATATTTACCATGAGACTAATCGATCTTTTAGAACATACTTTAACAGAGATGCCGCGTCTCATTTCTGATTTTTCTACACATCTTGACAGACTGGAATCTAATAAATCTTTTACAAAATCTGTTATGAATGCCGGTTATGATGTTTTGGAAGAAACTGACAAATATCTTTTCATCCTTAATTCTAATGAAAATTATATGGTGATCGACAAGGAAACCGGCCTTACTTCCTTCTTATGTGAATTGGAATATCCTACACATTTTAAATTGTCTGGTGATTATGTTACTCAAGCAATGATATGGCGTAGCAAAGGAAATACGCCTAACAATATAGTTTTTAAGACGTTCTTTGATTATATATTACCTTCACATACCGGTGTTATTTCAGATATCGTTCAATCTGAAAAAGGTAGAACAATGTGGTATCGTCTAATGGACAAGGCTAATAGCATGGGCAAAACCATTCAATATTATGAGGGTGGTAATATTGAAACTTTTGATGGCGGAAATCTTTTCGATTGGATAGAAGAAAAGAGGGGATGGAGTCGTAATAAAGCAGATGCTGCACATACAAAGCTTTTTATAATTAAAAATTGAAAATGAAATAACGTGCGTGATATGATGGGTTAAATTAATAAGGATTAACCCAATGAACGAAGACAAAATCATTAAATATTTGCCCGCTATTGAATTAGTAGGTCGCTCAGAAAACGATAATAAAGGTACTATCATTGATACCGAAACGACCGGTATTGGTCCTGATGACGAAATCGTTGAATTTACTGCATTGCATTTTTATTTCAATGACAAATTCGAAATCACCGATATTGATTCACCTATCACTCTTTTAAACCAGCCAAGTTTTCCAATTCCAGAAGAGACAACTAAGTACAATGGAATTACAAATGAGATGGTTGAGGGCCACGCTATTCAGAAGGGTCAGCTTGATCCTATCTTGCGTGATTCAATGATTGTAATTTCACATAATGCTAAGTTTGATCGTTCTTACCTCGAAAAGGATTTCCATTTAGCTGATATGGTATGGGGATGCTCTATTACCGATATTGATTGGCAATCAAAATTCTTTACAAGCAGGTCTCTCGACTATATCGCATTCAAATATGGTTTCTGGTTCAATGCCCATCGTGCAGAAGAAGATTGCCTTGCGTTGCTTAGAATTCTTTCTCTTGATGGGAACCTCGAGGAACTTCTAACAAATACGTTTGAAGAACAATTCCGAGTTAATTTTGAGGGGACTGCTTTTTCGGAAAAAGACATTCTCAAAGTTAATGGTTGTCAATGGGATGGTGTGAACCGTGTTTGGTTCTTACCACCAAATGTCGCAACCGACGAACTCGTTACCAAAATCAAGGGTGAAATCTCAACAGGTCGTGCAGTCAAGGAAACCATCGACATGCTTGGACGTTACAAGACGATTTAAGACATCCTTGAACCTAATGAGGAAGAAACCGGCCTGCTCATTTTCATTTATATACCAAAGCAAATCTCTTGATTTTGGAGTAAATGAGATTCCGAATTCTTCCTCAACAAGATCAAAAAATTTCTCATTAATACGATTAATCAAATGGCGATATAACACGATGTCGCCATTATTCTTATGAGCATCTTTTAATTTTTCAGCCATTTCTATGTAAAGAGAAACTAAATGTATCATGTGAACCTCCTTTCGTGTATAATCATAGTCACCTATAAACCTTAATGGAAGATTAAAGATGATTGAAATTAAAGGAAATCTTTTATCGGCTAAAGAAGAATATATCGGCCACGGCGTCAACTGTAAAGGCAAAATGGGCAAAGGAATTGCAAAACTTGTTGCCTCATCACATCCTACCGTCTTCAGGGAATACGCTGAATATTGTAAAAAACAAGACATTATTGGTACGTACCAAGTAGTTTTTTCAAATAATAAACATATCATAAATTTCTTTACACAAGAGGCATACGGTAATGGTGGTGTATATGCATCGCTGGAGGCAATAGCGGCGTCTATAGTGTCCTTTATTACTGATCATCCATCTATTAAGACAATTGCTATTCCACGTATAGGGACCGGTCTTGGTGGATTATCTTGGGAAGATGAGGTTAAACCTCTTTTATATATAATCGAACAACGTTTTGATGTTTCTTTTACGGTCTATAATATCAGTTGATTTATTTTATGAGGTGTGATATCCATCACGATAATTATTCTAATTAAGGAGATCGTGGTGGACATTACCCTTCTGTTAATCTTTCTTGTACCGCTAACTGTTGCTATTTTTGCGGTCACAATGCTTTCCCATTCAGTATCGATTACCGAGGGGGTTCTTCTTTTTGTAGGAACGGCCTTCATCGTATCCGGTGTATGGTATGCTGGACGATATTCCAGTGCAGATGATTATGAATTGTGGAACGGTGAGATTGTTCGAAAACAAGCAATCACCAGAGGATGTCCTATCGGATGGCAAAGCTATCAAGATGATTTTTGCACTGAACATCGTACACGTACCGTAAAGTCCGGTGAAATGTGTTCAACCGATGATAAAGGTAATACCACGTGCACTCCCATCTATACGACAGAGTATAATTATGTTTTCGATTGGGAACGTCGCTATTTCGTTTGGACTAACGTGAAATATGATTTTGAAATCAAACGTGTTGATCGTCAGGGGGTTAATGAACCTCCAAAATACACGGAAAAGAAGGTTGGCGATCCGGCGTCAAGTATGCAACCTTATAGCAATTGGGTGCGTGCCGCATCTGAAAATCTTTATCATGAGGATGGGGTTGTTGAAGAACAGTATTCTAACGTTATTCCCTCATACCCTATTAAAATTTATGATAAGATCAAAGTTGATCGTGTTGTCCCCATTGGTAACGTCACGTATCCAGAAACACTTAATAATGACATTTCTGTTGTTCTCAAAAAGCTTGGTCCAGAAAGACAAATGAATTTTGTTCTTGTATTGGTTGATGCTAACCAATATGGCGACAATATTGCCTATGCTATTCGTAAGAAGTGGTATGGTTTCAAGAAAAATGATGCGGTTGCAATCATTGGCCTTGATAATAATAACATCAAATGGGCAAACGTTTTTTCTTGGAGTAAAAAAAGCTTGTTTGATATTGAACTTCGCGACTCCATTATTGGTGGAATGGGTAAGCCTATTGAATATTCGACATTGATCAAAAATGTAGAAACAATTGGCATGAATTCGTTTGAACGTAGGTCTATGAAAGAATTTGAATATCTTAAAAATGCTATTCCGGTTCCAACTTGGCTTATTGTATCTGGATTTATCCTAAGCGTAATTCTAAGTATTTCTTTGTTGATATTTTTCTGCAAGGTTGACATTAGAATTATAAAGTGATATCAATTTTTTATACAAAAAACGTATCGAAACTTAATGAAAGGACTAAAAAATGAAGTGGCTTATTTCTATTGGTATTGTCGTATTGGCCGCAGGTTTCCTGTTTATGCAATATGTCACATATAAAAATCTCGGTGTTCGCCTTGAGAATGATATCAAGGCGCAGTATGACCAAAACCAGAACGTTCTGAGTTCTCTCTCCCTTCGTGTTGTTGAGCAGATGGGTGTTGCCAAGCAATACAAAGAAGCTGTTCAGGACGTAATCAAGCAGGGTATTGAGGGACGTTTTGGTGCAGGTGGTTCAAATGCACTCCTTCAGGCGTTTACGGAAGCATATCCTGCACAGCTTTCTCCTGAATTGTACCTAAAGGTTTCGAACTCTATCGAGGCTGGCCGAAAGGATTTTGAAAACGAACAGAAGTTTCTTATCAGTAAGGTACAGATTTATCAGAATAATCTGGAATATTTCTGGTCAGGTTTGTGGCTTGGTTTTGCCGGATATCCGAAGATCGATCTAGCCAAGTATAAGCCGATTATTTCCCAACATACGTCAGAAACGTATAAGACTGGAATTGACACGGGAATTAAATTCTAAAGCAACCAAGGCCCGTTACATAGACGGGCCTTTTTATTTTAAGATACTTTTAAGGAGACGGCGAATGGACAAGTATACCCCAAAAGGCCACACAAAAGCGACGGTGGAGATGTTAAACGATTCCAAACTAACATCTAAGCTAACAAAGACTGAACAAAAGTATGGCATCGAAACCGGTGTCCGTTTTAAGAAGGACGGTCATTTTGTAGTATCAGTGTTGTTTTATCCAAAAGTTACATTTTATATTCAAAAAATCAATGGCGACGGTACATTGACTGTTCCCCTAGAATTGACTAAAGAAGAATATAGCCTAACTTGGGGATTGAAACTTTAACTTAAGGAATAAAATATGACATCATTTGAAACTGTTCTTATTCAATTTTTTGGCATCACCTTTCTTGTTGGTATCTGTCTTGGGATTGCTATCTTTATGTACAGGAAAATCTTTTCAAAAGAGGATACCATTTAATGATTTATGTAACCGTAATCGGGCTTGCTATGCTTGCAACATCAATGGGTATGATGTTGTATTATAGAAACCAAGAAACACCTGCCATTGCAGATTATTTGGCTGGTCTATCTGTTATTTTAATTTTAGCTGGACTATTCGCTGGAAATATCGTATAATCCGAAATGTAAAAATGGAGAGATATAAAATGAATCTTATGGAATTTAAAGAGTTTGCCAACAAGGGCGAGGAATTCGAAGTTACATTTACAAAGCGTTCTACCGGAGAACTCCGAACCATGCGTTGCAAGCGCGGCGTAACGGAAGGTCTTAAGGGCGTAGGGCAGACGTATTCTCCTGAAGAAAAGGGTCTATTTACGGTATATGACGTTGAAAAGTCTGGATATCGTAATGTGGACCTTAAAAACATCAAATCTGTAAAACTTGGGGGAGTTGAATATGTTTGGAATGAAGGAACAACCACCTTCGAAAAAGTGTAAACATACGGCATCAACAGTGAGGATATTGTTAGCCTTTGGTTTTGCATTTATAATTCTGGCTTACTGTGCATCGCACGCAATGTCTAAAGATACGGCGTTTGTTACACTTGGAGTCGAAAGTTCACAACCATATCCAAATATTCGAAATCGTGTTAAAGTGATTCTCGAAGAAACAGAAAAACAAAATTATAAAAACGTATATAACGAACTTAAGAAATTTTATAATGAAAATCCAAAATATCGTTGGTTTGTGATAGACGGTATAAATGATTTTTATGAAATAGCACTTGATGAATTTAGTGCTGATAAGCAAGTTTTCTTTGACGATTTGTTAAAGGATAAGTCGGATTTCAGTGATGAAATCCAAAAGAAGATTAATGAAACAACATATATGTATATGGTTATGATGTTTGCGATATCTCTTTTTACCGCACTCGTTTTTGGTTTCATTATGGTACTATAAGGTAAATACCTTATGACTGCTACAAGGGCTTAATCGCCCTTGTATTTTTTCGACTACTTAGTTGAAAGATATGGATACGCCATATCAAATTAATTCAATCCTGAATTAATTTAATTTTAAACGAAGGTAAGGGATGTGAACAACGTCCCGTATAAAGCTTAATATACTGAAACACCAGTAAGCTTGTCTGCCTCATAACAGGATATAACAATATCCTATTAGAAAGGAATACAGCCCAATGGCGATTTTTAAACTCGTCTTGCTCACATTGAGTATCAATATAGCAGCAGTAGGAATTACACACGCGTCACAATTAGACCGACTCGTAGTTCAACACAAGAATGTTCAAATTTCTTGTTTCCCTAAAAAACTGATAACCATCATCAAGAAGGTTCAGCATAAACTTCGGCAAAACGTCATCATAACGTCTGGTTTTAGAAAAGGATCAAAAAGGTCTATGCACGCCACGTGCAAAGCCGTTGACTTTCGTGTCTTTAACGTTTCACGTTCAAAAATGATCCATATTTTCAAAAATATTCCAGAAATCGGAGGATACGGTACATATCGCCGTAAACCCGGTATGTATCACGTCGACATTGGTCCGTCACGCCATTGGTCTCATTAAGGAAACAAATATGAAATTTTTACTTATTTTATTTCTCGTCGTATTGACGGGGTGTGCAACAACTTCAACCACAACACAAGCATCTATTCCGCGTTCTGAAAAAGATATCATTCTTCATAAAGCCGCCGAATATGGTATTCCACGCGAGGTTATATTACACGTCGCTAAGAAAGAATCGGGATTTCGTTGTAAACCGGGAAATCCACGTTACCACGGACCATTGCAAGTTTCTAAACAATCGGCAAAGGCATTGGGTTACAAAGATTCAGAGGGTGCTCTAAACAGTTGCAACGCTGGTCTAAAATACGGTCTTCGTCATTTAAAACTTTGTGTTAATAAAGTTGGTAACAATCCGAAGAAAGCTGCGGCATGTCACGCGATGCCCGGTAAATATGGTGTTCGTGTTAACTGGAAATAAGAGTTGACATTATTATAAGATATGCTAATCTCCAGATAATCAATTAATCAAAGGAGATTAGCATATGACTGATAACGAACGCCTTGATCAAATTTGTCAGCTTATTCATACTGCTGAAACACTCAATGCTCTTCATTCTTGCAGGACTAACCATCCCCTCAATAACAAATATCAATGGCGTAATGCTAACGCGATGGTTTCCCAACAGCCTTGGTTTTTTGGTAAGCTTGAGGCCCGTAATTGGCTGAATCAGAAGGCAACTGAAGAGGCTAATGCCAATGGTTAAGTCAGTTATCGAAAAAGCCCGTGATGGTCATTATAGGTCGCATCGTGGCGTCCCTGCTCGACCGCTGGAACCAATGAAGCCATCTTTTAATAACGTTGAAAATATTGCTTATTATGAAAAGATCATGAAGCAATATCATAAAGACGTTGAACAGTTTCAAGATGATCTTTCGAAATACAACGAGGCTTGTCAAAATCTTGAGGACAATTTTCGTCACGATATCGAGGAAGAATTTGGAATGACAAATCATCCTAAGCGTGATATTATTTTCCGATTGGCAATGGACCGTGGCAGGTTTTCTGGAAAAGATATAGTGTATTATGCCTATAAGGAGTTGATGGAGTTACTATGAACTTTGAATTTGAAGGAACTGGTAAGATCATTTATGATCCGAAAAGAACCGGTTTGAAAACAAGAAATGAGTGGTGGTGCGTTATTGAGGTGGACGAAAACATTGCGTCCTACTATCGTAGACTCGCGAATACTCATTTTAATCCATTCAAAGTTTATGATGACCCTATTATCAAGCAATCGTGGGGTGCACACATCAGTGTTATCCGAGGTGAAAAACCTAAAGCTGATAAAATGCATCTTTGGAAAAAATACCACGGCCAAATTGTAAAATTTCAATATTCGGTTGACGTGGGTATTACCAATAACCCTACCGCATACTCCGAAGACACCTTCTTGTATCTTCGAGTTAAGTGTGATATGCTACATACAATTCGTGATGAGTTTGGCGTAAGAACAAGCCATCATCCGCATATGACAATAGGGAAAGTACCATATGTTCGCGATTAAAATTGAAAAATTATGGTTTAAAGGCGTTTCACCAACGGTATACGTCGATAAAGATAAAACCGACGATTTGATCAACAATCTCGAGCATATCAAGCGTCTACGTGCGTCATTGAAAAAGAGTAGAAAAAAACCTTTAACATTAAGTCATTATGACAGAAGAATAAAACAATTAAATGACGACATAGAGGAAGAAAAAAAGCGAAAGAAAAAAGTTGTTGATTTCTCTAAACCGATTCACGAATTTGTTGAGGACGTTTCAGAAGCCAAACTTTTTTCAACTAAAAAATCAGCGGAAACGGTTTACAAACATCTAATTAAGGTTTATGGTAAGATTTCTAAAAATATCAAAATCGTTGACGTGACCAATCTCTGATAAAACACGAAAAAGGAAAGTAAAATGTCTATTGAAAAACTGAAGTCTGAAACTCTACGTCTTCGCAAGGAACGTTCAGAATTGGCACCATTTGCGCAGATGGTTCTTTCTCGTGCAAATGATTTTGCAAAAGAGCGCGATGCTCTTAAGCCGGAAGTAACTGATGATGATGCTATTAAGGCGGTTCGTCAGGCACTGAAAAAGTCTGAAGAAACACTAAACCTCTTGAAGGAAGATACGGACGCTTATGTGCGCACTGGAGAGGAGGTTCATTTTCTGAATTCTATTCTCCCTGAACAGGCTTCGGCTGAATCTATTCAAGCAGTAGTGGTTGGAATTCTCCCAACGCTGTCTGAACCGAAAAAGGCTATCGGCGTTCTTATGAAAGCGCTTGGTGAAAAATTTGGCAATTCTCTTGACCGAAAGCTTGCCAACGAAATCATTCAGCGTGAAATCGCTAAAGTAACCGCGCCTAAGGAATAAACTCTTGACTTAATTGTTTCGATGGGATATAACCATTTCATCGAAACAATTAAAGGAGATCGTTATGACTTTTCTTCATATGCACCACGTTATGGCAAATGACGCTATTATGAAAGAACAGATTGAATCGGATGATTTCTTTAATGTAAACAAAGAACGTCTTCGTGAGATTGTTCTTAGTGGCGAGGTAGATTACAAGCCAACATCGTTTGATGATAAACATCTGGTAGTTACCGATGAGGACCGTCAGATTGTCATGGATTATCTTGGATGCTGACACCATATCAAAAAATTTATAATTCTACTTGGTGGTTTCCTTTCAAGGACGCCACCATTCGGTATGTCATTGACAAATTGGGTGATAGCGTATCAACCGGGATAGATGAACATTTCGGTGAACATCATTACAATGAAAACTATGGGAGGGTAGCAAGATATCGCCGCCAACATATTGAAAACATTGAAATTAATCTTATGTTTGGTAAATATTATTCGGCGTGGTTATATAACCTGCTGATTAACAATGATGTAATAGAAGAGAAAAAAGAATGCATAACAAAACCACCATTGGCGAGGAAGAAACAATCCTTGACACCATTGAACGTTTAAACAAATTAAAAAATCGTATGGAGGATAATGGTTTGCTGAATGATGTAAAAGTTGTTGATGATACTATCGACATCATCAAGCATTTGGTAACAACCGGCCCCTATGGGGTAACGCTACAGGACATTGATAAATGATCACAACTCGTGGGTTGCGTATTTTTCGTAAACGAAAACGGCGTAAAAATTTTGCAGTTATCCTTTATTTGAATGGGGTATATCCTATTTTTCTAAACGAGATCAAGCCGTTGTACTATGAAAAATTTCATGGAAAAATGAGATTTGTAAAAAGTATTATAACTGCAAAAGACTACGTAACTCAGAGATTTGAAGAATTTCATAGCAATGAGGGGGAGGCACCAGAGTTCGATTTTAATATTATCACTAATGATAGATCGAATGAACTGGAACAAGATATATTGGAACGCTTGGACCATCTTGAAAGACTTGGCAATCGTCAATGTTTCCTTGGTGTTGATTGTAATGACACTAAGATGCAGATTGTTGACCTTCGCAAAGAACTCATTGTTATCAGGGAATTAACAGGCAAAAATAATGCCTAGTAAAAAACAAACGGATGCAGATGACGTTTGGAAAATTGTTTTCTTATGGTTTAAGATTTTTTGCGGTTGTTTCGTATTGACCCTAACTATCGAATTTGCTATACTGTTTTCATATTTTTTGTGTCTAGTAATTGTTTGTATACCGAGAGGGAAAAAATGGAAAATAAGAAATTCATCGTTATTGATCAACGAATAGGAAAATTTACGCAGGCGTTTAAAGTATTTCCAGAAAATATTAATAACATTTCTATTGTTTCTGGACGCAGAGTATACGATACTCCACGTATTAAGACATTTCCGCTGTCAAACTTTTTTCGTAAACTTCTTTTTATGAAAACTAAAAAGCCAGTAAGAAATAGTAACTATTGGATTAACCCACTATTAATCATTCATTATAATGATGAAACAAATCATAACCATTCATTTAATACTTATGCTGAAGCAAAAGAGGCATATGATACTATTAGGAATGCGCTAAATGACAAATAACCCGTTTCGTATTCTTAAAATTTCTTCAAGTGATACATTCATTCCGTTGATCAACATTGAAGGGATAACGGTTGTTGAAATTAAAGATGGCGGAAGAAAATTTCATGGGAGTAAAATTGACAAATTTCCCGTGAAAAATTTCTTTAGAAAACTGGTTGGGATGCCATTGGTTAAACCGCGTAGAGGATGGAGTTATTGGACTCCGTGGCGTATATGTTTACATTTTCCGTCAAAACCAATTATCGAAATTGAATGTAACTCTTGCTTTGAAGTAATGAAAACATACGATAACATCCGCAAAATGGTCGAGGACCATTATGGGGAACCACCATCTGAATTTACAATATAAGGAAACAACAAATGAAAGCTATTCTTCTATCCAGCATCTTCTTCCTTCCTATCTCTGCATTTGCAGCAGATTTAACTCTGGAACCAGTTGAAATGGTTGTACCAGCACCTGAAACTATGTGGTATATCGGTGGTAATGCGAACATTAGTGCTGACGGCGATGTTTCACTCGGTGCGGCAGTTGGTTATGACGTAACGCCGAATATTACTCTTGACGGACGATATGAACGTATCATTGACGAAAAGCAGTCAGACCGCGTTCTTGGTAGCGTTCTTGTCGGCAACGAACTCGGTGTATTTAAGCCATACGTTCACGCAGGTGTTGGTTATGAATGGGGTGACGTAGATCGTTCCATTTACGCTATCGGCGTTGGAACTAAGATTCATTATACACCAACGGTAGATTTTGATATTCGTTATCGTTATCAGGATGGTATCTCAAAGGGTGGTGACGATCATATCTTTACAACCGGTGTGGAGTTTAGATTTTGATTGATTTGTGGAAAGCCCCGTTTTATACATATTATAATGCGGGTGGTTTCATGTTTAACACATACAAACCGAGACTTCCAAAAGAGGTCTCGGATTGGTTAGATGAGAATTCTGCTGGATGGAAACAAATTGCAGAAGATATATTTGAGGACGACTGGCGTGATCCTATGCCATCAAACACTCTCATTATGAATGAGGATATGGAAGCAGCATTTATTCTTAAATTTATGTCTGGTGATAAGAATGTCAAAACTAAATGATTTTTTGCGAGCAATTGATTACAAACTAAGCCGTTCAACCGAGTTTTTATGGAGTTGTTGGCCAGATGCCAGATATTACGATGCTGAATTTGTTGATGATTCTGTGGGCGCTTATATCGTGTACAATGGTAAAACTGACACTCTGTTTAATGCATCATTGGACATCGATGGCGAAACGTATGCATATTATAATCCAAAATATTTTGATGCGTACGTTCAAGAATTTCATAATCGTGATTTGACTGTTTCTAATGAGTTGTATAATTATACAGACGACTATAATTCTGTTTTTGAAAAAATTAGAGAGGCATATAGATGAATTTCTATATCAAACGGCAAGATGGAAAATATTATTATGATGGAAAGTGGGGAACTGAAAAGCTCACATTTCCAATGTGGGATATTTTCAAAAATCACCTTGATCGTGAGGTTACTTATATAACTGAAGTAGAAACAGCTTATATATATGATTCTAAAGACAAGCGCCATCCTATAACAGACGCCGCAATGAATAGATGGATTTTTAAAAACGGTATGACCAGACGTACCGAGGCATCTATGATTTCTGAAAAATTTGACAACTACCTTAACCGCAATCCAGATTGCGCCGCAATTGTTCTTACAAGCCATACATTGGCATATAGGGTTGGTGAATTTTTTGATTCATTACCGCCATATACAGTGGCACCCGAGGGTATAATTCTCCTCGAGGACGAATCTACTGCATTACAGTTTGCGATGATGATAAGTTCGCATAAGTATTTCAACATTGATATTGTAGCAACAGTAGAGAGTTATGCTAAAAGTCTCGGGAGATTGTAATGTTTTTATATGATCCAGTTGCTAAGCAGAACTATATGTATGATTCAACAGCCATTAAAAAGGCGGCAACCCGCGTTTTTATTAGTAATCATACTCTAAAAGAGATACGTTCTAAAATAGTGTATACCGGATTATATTTTTTAAAAGAATGCAAAGACATTAGGGTGTATTTCGGTGACAGGGTATCTATCCAAAATACACCATTGATAACGACGACAACACTTCGCCAAATGGTAATCAATAAAATTGATCCAATGGCGAACGTAAGAATGATGAAAAATAATGTTGTTGCTGATGTCTTTTTTAAAGAATTAAAAACAAAACGATATTATATCTATCCAAAGCGCGAAACTGAGGATGGATTAGAACAATATTGTAAAGACAATGATATTCCAATGCTCCCCGGTGCAATGCTTGTCAATGAAGCTGACTCCCTTACATTAATTCTTGCAGGTTTCGTTAAGAGAGTTATTGATACAAACATTATTTTAAAAGATTTTTTAGAATTTGATGATTTTGAGGAATATAGATGCACGCCAGAATAGTATTAAAAGCCGGTAATGATTATAGAGATGATAACTATACTATTCAATATATGAATAAGTCTGGTGTTGTTTTTGAAGAATATACGGGTAGTTTTACTGACTTGTTTCCATTTGTCATTCCCGAGGATAATTACATAAAATATTTGATTATTGAAATATACAAAAAGGAAATCCGATTTAGCGGAAGTTTTAAACATCACTTATATAATCATATAACCATCGATTATAAGGGGATGATTAATATTTTGAAATTTCAGTTGACATAATACGATTAAATGCTATGATCCATTTAATTTCAATGGGGACGAGCAATGATCGATTTTAACAACATTCAGCTTTACAATTCGGAAATGGCAAAGTCGATGATCGATAAGATTTTCTTTGCCGACAAAATTGACGCGTCTATTATCGTTGATTATGGATGTGCTGATGGGACAACTATCGCATTCCTATATCATCTGTTTCCAGAATGGACCTATATCGGCTTTGATATTTCTGAAGAACAGGCAAACCTTGCCCGTCAAAAGGCACCGTATGCAAAAATCTTCACCGATTTCAAAGAATTGAAAAAATATCTGGATACACTTACCGGTAAAAAGGCGGTTGTTTGTAACAGCTTGATCCACGAAGTTTATTCGTATGGTTCTCCGAATGATATCAAAACATTTTGGAGTAATGTGTTTGATAACTTTGATTATATTTGTATACGAGACATGATGCTTTCGGAAACATCGGTTCGTCAAAGTGACACTAACAATGTACTCAAAGTTCGTAAAATATTTGAGGAAACAAAGCTACGTGAATTTGAACACCTCCACGGTAAAATTGATCAAAACTGGCCTCTTATTCATTTTCTTTTGAAATATCGATATACCGATAATTGGGACCGAGAAGTTAATGAAAATTATCTTCCGATCAATCTCGAGGCGATGCTTCGAATGATTCCACGTAATTTTGAACCAGTATTGTTTCATCATTACACTCTGCCGTACGTCAGGAAAAAGGTGAGAGAAGATTTCAACATTGATCTTCAGGATAACACTCATATTCAGTTGATCCTTGAAAAAGTAAATTGATTTTTAAAGCCTTGATATGTTACGGTAAAACGTAAATCAAGGCTTTTTCAATGAACAAATACACTCCAGAATACGACCTGATGCTTCGCCATATTTACGAGGGTGGTGATACCGTTTCAGTATATGATATAAACCTCACCGTAGACGAATTGATAATTTTAGCTATTCACCATTTGACTAAAAAATGGATTTCCTGTCCTGAACATTTATTATACGAGGGTAGTACGATTTATATTGATCGTCGCTTTGCTGGTGATGTAGAGGTAAGAGATACAGTTGAGTATAAATCCGAACTTACATCTGAAATTCCTGTAACAACGCTACTTGAAACATTGGAGTATATTGAAAATGAAGGACGTAGACGACTTGGCTTATAGGATGTGGTCCATTCATCCAAGTGAATTAGATAAGATGACCGATCTAGAAAAACGAATGCCGGATGATTATCCCGGTGGTTTGCGTGCATTTTTCTTTGCAACCGAAATGGCAAAGCTAATCGAGAAGTACGCGTTACAGAATGCGCGTGAGGCGAATGTTGCGTGGTCGGTATGTCAATCGTCACATCGTGATTTTGCAAAGAAATCAGACGCCATGTACACAACACGCCAAAACGATTACATAAAAAATAAAGAAAAAACAAAAGAAAATATTGAAAAGATCAGTTCTGATTTGGCAAAATACATCAACATTTGAAACAAGGAAGATAATAATGGAAGTAGAAAATATCCAAGCACTACTCGAAGCAAGACGCCGTACTCTGGAATTTCGAGCACAAGAAGAACAAGAAAGCCGTAAGCGTTCTAAAAAACGCCGTATGCTTGACGTAGAGGCTACTCTTGATCGATTGCAGTCACTGAAGAAGCTACCACGTACCTTTAATAGAAACACCGCCAGCGAGGCTTATAAGCGCCACATTGCTATTCTTTCTTGCATTGCCCATATGGTCAACTGCATTAATATGGCAGGAAATGACGTCGAGCCTAATCCACCATCTGGTTCTCTTGTAAAATTTTTATAAATAGTAGTTGACAGGTAATGTCGTTATATAGTACATTACCTTCATTGGCGCGGTGCACCGAATGGTTAGGTAGCTCCCTGCAAAGGAGATTTATGTCAGTTCGACCCTGACCCGCGCCTCCACGTTACAGACCACTATCGTAGAAGACCGGCATACGATAGCACTTTGATGGTGGGGATGGTTTGGCTTCGAATGCCATCTGTAACGCTACAAAGCCGAAGCTTTTTGGTTATCTTTGGAATAGAAAAAACCCGATTAGCACTCCTTGCTTTGAAAAACCAGCCGAAAGGCTGGTTTTTTTGTTGACATTTTTATAGTTCGATGTATAACTATTGAATATGAAACAAAAAGGAGTTATTCAAATGGACGACAGAATTGCAATTATCTTCCCGCACGTACCATCTGAATTTGGGAATCTGGTTACGTATTGTGGTTTGATTGCCATTTTTGAATACATCTTCAAATCATTCTAGTTTTATAATTAACGGAGGTGCAACATGTTCGACGTGCGTGAATATAAAAATCAGTCAGACAACCGTACGTGGGCATACGACGTCGATTCGTACTATCGTTGGAAACGAATGGTTGACCTTGCCGAAAAAGTTGGTAGTGTAAACACCCTTATGTTTGCAAAGAAACAGATTGCCGATATTGAGGCAAAGTATCCTACCGTCAAATTTTAAAAAGGATTAATAAATGTTTGGTCTTAAAGATTTTATGAATCGTATGACACGTACGATGGAAATCCTAACTGGTAATATTTCATCTATCAAAGCTAGAAATGAATATCTGTTTAATGACAGTGTGAAACTACACAACAAACTCGACTCTATTATTGCGCGCCTTAATATCAGGGAGTCTGTACCTGAACCAGTTGAGAATGTCGACGGGTTTGAATTTCTTACCAAGTCTCTAACGATGTCCGCGAACGAAAATAATTGGTTTGAGATCGTTCGAAAGCGTGATGGGGTATTTTTGAAATCTCGAGGATATTCTACAGAGGAAGAAGCGATTGAGGTCGCACGGCAAGTTGCAGCAGCCTATCCTTCAGAAAGATTTTATATCATCGGCCCGTTGAAGGAAGTTAGAGCAAATATTCCTACAACCACGAATGACTACAAGTAAAAAATAAACAACTAAATAGCCTTGTAATCAAACGAGGCTATTATGATTATATATTTTGATGGTGGTTGTAACCCAAACCCCGGTATGATGGAAACGTGTTATGTTGTAAACGGCAAAGAGGTTTACGACAGACGAAACTTCGGAATGGGAACTAACAACGTGGCTGAATGGTCTGCGTTGATAGACGCGCTTCTACATTGCGAGGAAAAAGGATATACCAACGTAACCATCTATGGGGATAGCAAGCTTGTTGTTAATCAGGCAATGGGTACTTGGAAAATAAAAAAAGATGAATTTAATCTTTTTAAAACGGAAGCTGATCGTATTCGTTCAAAAGTTAAGGCAAACATATTGTATGTCCCGCGTGATAAAAACCTCGCGGGAATATATCTTGAACACGGCAAACTTTAACTTATGTTATAAAAAACACCAAGCCATACTCCTATTAGAAGTAAGATAAGGCCAATCATTATAAAAAAGTCCCGTGTCGCCCTGCGGTCTTGGGCTTTCATTCGCTCGTTTAATTCATGCTGATCCATGTAAAACTCATTTAATTCAAGAAATAATCAAGAATACTCAGGGTTCCACCTGCCACGACAACTACTGCGATACCCCATATGAAGCCGCTAAGAAGTGGTGATTTGTTATTCTCAAAAACAATGCGTTCGCTTTTGTCAACTGTTGGCATAACGACAACCTCATTGGTATCAACATTAATCCCAAGACTCTCAACTCTCTCAAAGTCGTCCCATAGCATAGGTCTGACATTATCGGGCCAATTTCTACGGATGTAATAGGAGTTCCATACCTTAAGATCATCGTCGTTCTTTTTAAGATGATCAAGTCGGTCGCTTTCTGTCATATTAGAAAGACGTTCATATGTTTCTTTTTCTTTATCGTTTACAAAATGTACCATGCGGTTACCTTTTTTTAAATTGAAAATATAACCAGTAATTTGATAAAATCAACACTTGGTTAATTACAATGAAATATCATAAAGGTAAAACAATGTCAATCGAATTAGGAACCCTAAAAGCAGTAAAAAGATACGTTGAACTTTTGGAGTCTAAAAATGCAAAGCCGGTAAACAATACCGTAATTGAAAATGGTGATCCTACTTGTTTGAATCATCTGTTGTGGATGTGTAAAGAATTAGAAAAAAAGATTGTTCCTTATACGGGAACTGGATTTTCCGTGGATAAATTTTCGCGATGGGTTGGGTTCATCCAAGGCATTCTTATTGCTAAGGGGCTAACAACGGTACAAGCGGAACGTGATATTACGCGCCCGTGGTTTAATCCAGTAGAAACGGACTAATTATGTTAGAAGAATTGTATACGATGGCTACCGTGTTAATACCGCTGTTTTTAGCGCCTGTCGCCATTTCTATTGCATTCTGGCTTTCTCGTAAAATACGGCCATTGAAAAAGAAATGATCGCGTGATACAATAGTTATTTCAAGTGGAGTAAATGATGTTTTTTAATATACCTGAAGTTGGATTTAAATTCACGTTGGCGAGTGATTGGACTTTCATGTTGATGAAAGAGTATCGCAATACTTCGCTATGGGATTTGATGGTCGATTCTGAAACTAATGAGCGTTTGGTTAAAGAACACGAAAAAGCAATAGAAATTGAGGTAAAAAAAGAAAAGCAATACTTGAAAAACGCGATGGAAGAGTATGAACAACTTTCTCCAGAGGAACGGTCTAAACGCAAGAGTTTATGGGATGGTTATGAAATAACCCGTACTGAAATTGAATACCCCGTAACGTTGCCATTAGGAACTGAACTTACAATTGACCGGATTTATATTCGTAAGGGTATGAACGATTTTTCATCCCTTACGTTTAATATTAACAAGCTACCAAATATTACAAAGAAAAACAGACTTCGTTTCTTTGCAAGTTTGGAGGATGTCAATAAGATTGTTTATTGATCGTCAAGAGGCGTGTTCTTCTCTTTACGAACGCGCCCCTTGGCAAATTTAGGATAATCAACATAAGCAGAAACGTGATAGGCACGTGGACCGAGGTGTTTAAGAAGTACAGAACCAAGAACCTTACCTTTACGTTTCATTGCTTTACAATCGCGACAAGTGCAATACATTTGAAATCTCCTCTTTGTTAACTTGTCACCAGTTTACCTTAGTATTTAAAAAAGTCAACTGAATGTTTGGAATGAAATGAAAATTTGGGAACAACATTGTCAAATAATCATAATTCCGCCAAATGCGGAATTGTTACCACATTGGTCTTTTAAATGGAGAGACTTTAACAATAACTTACCAAATGAATGCGATTATAGATTTTACGTGCGTGTTAATGGTGGAAGTTATTATGTTTATGACCTTTCTGAGATACATCCAGATTGGGTGATGAAATTTGACATTAATCCAATTTTTAATAGAATACATATATCGCCTGAGGGCTACGTTAGCTGTTATTATAACAAATATGAATATGTTGCTTATCATGGTGATTTTAATGAAAATACAATCGAACGAATACTATTTGAATGTTTGGACCCAACTATTGGGTTATCCTAATGTTCATAATTTTACTATTGATAGTAATGAATCATTCACATATGGGTATGATCTAATATCAGTCGATATATCTGATTTATTTCCAGCCAACATGAAATTCGATATTCATCCACAAATTTTACGAATTACCCACGCAACCTCTGGACGTTGGGTAGTAGAGCTTACGGATGGGGAACGTTATAATATCAAATATGTAAAACAAGAACAATTGATAGAAATATTATTTCATAGAAAACTACCAGAGATTTTAAAGGACTTGATATGAGCGTTGATGTAGTTGGTGCAATTTTAATTTTGGTGAATGTAAGTGGTCATCCAATGGACATACCATTGTCATTACAACGTGAAACAATTCGTTTTGATAGTTTGCCAGAGTGTGTTGACAAGCAGACTGAATTAAATTATGAATTAAAGAACAACACTGTTTATCGGTATGATTGTATACCGACATTCAAAAAAGACCCGTTTAGATTTTGGTGAAAGGTTATATAATGGCACTTACATTTGAAATGAATGATCGCGTTGAAATTCATTCGACTAACGACTCAACATTGGATGGTAAACAGGCCACCGTTGTTGGTGTTTCGTCTGTTTTTGCCGAAATGGCTTTTTATATCATCAGCCTTGATGAACCACATACTTACGAAATCGTAAAGGATACGGAAATCACCGTATCCGCCATTACGATGACCGAACATTGCCTTCGGAAGGTTTCCTAATGTTCATTCTTGAGGAAACAGCATACGAAAGTTATCTTTCTCCAAAAATAGTTGGTGTTTATTCCTCCGAGGCCAAGGCGTCAGAGGCACTTGGTTCTATTTTGATGGAATATTTTGAACATTCCAAAGAAACATACATCGAACTGGTTTTGATTTCGGCTGAAATGAAAGAACCTGAAAATTCTTTTAAAGAAATGCAAAATGAATTGATTGGGTTTTATAATACCCATATCGATAAAATAATTATGCAAACCGAACCGGAATATTCTCAATATAATGAACTTAGAAATAAGTTGGAAGAATATAATGTTTCTCGTCTTGAAATTATCAAACAAGAATATGAACGTGTTAAGAAAAAATACGATACGTATGAATTGACGAAAGACGATTATGAAAAAATCTCGTCACGTATCGATTTGAAATATGTAATTCGGCCTATTACAATCGATACCGAAATAGAATATTCTTAGTCATTAAAAGGCAAAATGAAATGGTAACTGTTCGACAATTTGATGACAGTATAAAGATTCAAGCATTGTTATCATTGTCGAAAGAGTCATATGAAATTTTTTTTGGAGTTACCGGAGATGATTATATCATAGGGTACGTCGAGGTCGCACCTTATGAATTTGCATTACGCGTTGATGGCAAACATTATATCGTAGTAACTGTTTTATCACATAATAACTCTTGTAGTCTATATGCCGCAGATGCCAATGGCGTCATTAATATTAGCAATGATATTGTATTTAGAATGCTTCAAGGTGAAATTTTTGATGTAGAGAACGAACTCTTCGTTGCCGATACCAGTGAGGGACAATAATGACATTAATTCGTGAATTTGATGAATCTTCGAAACTTGCAGCCGGTATTCGATATTCTAAAAGGGAATGGGATTTGTTTTTTACGAACGTCCCAAATGAGGATATTATTCTCGGGTATATTGAGGTTGCCCCTTATGAAAATGCTATGGTCATCGATGATAAGTATTATATCGTAATTTCTATTAATGAAGACGATGATCTTATTGTTTCTGGTATAGACGGCTATATTGATATTCGTAAAGGTTACATTTTCAAAATGTTGAACGGTGAGTTTTATGATATTAAAGCAAAAAAATTCATAAAGAGATATAATCCAGACGAAAACATCATCGAGCGAGTTCGCAATGCTGAAACGATTGCTGAGTTCGTGATTATTAAGGACGAAATTATCAAGTCACTATCAAAAGAATTGGTATGGGACAGCGATGGTGGTGAACCCGGTCATGATATTCGAGCGCGCCCGAATTCTTTTATGACGTATGTTGTACGTCATTTGAGTAAGAACAAATTTGATGTTATTTTACAACTTGAGGATAGTCAATCTATCTATTTTCAAGAATATTATACATCTTACGAACAAGCCAAAAAATTCGCGCAAGAAGATTTTGAAAAGCGCACTGTAAGTTGCTGAGGATTTAAAATGATTCACGTTGGATGGCGATATAAAAATGATGGTGCATGGGTCTATGTAGATGGTACAACTGATCCAAACGTAACTGATGCTGAAAAAGTTTTTACCGAGGCATCTGAGATTGATATTAATGAGGCATTGATTGCACGTGGAATGTACACTGTTGCGGAATTGCTAAATGGCGAATTACCAACTGATTCATATAAAATTTCTCGTGACGTAACTGATTATGATTCATTTACGGCTTGGCTGGAAGCACAAGCAAAACAATATACCATTATGCGCCTTCGATACGAGACTGGCTTTGAAAAACAAGACGATATGTACGAATGGACATTTTCTCATTCGGCGGTATACAAAGATGTTATTTTGAACTGGAAAAATATCCATAATAAGACAAAACAAAGCCCCTAAAAAGGGGCTTTTTATTTTTAAAATTCACAGTATTCTCTTTTGAAAGTTTCAGGATCAACCGTATTTCTGATCTTGGAGGTATCAACTCTTAAGTGAGAAGGTAGGATTTTATCAAAGGTGTCCTTTTCGCCGCACGTTAAACGTTGATTGATTGGGTTGTTATCATCCTTTGACAAGCATCCATAAGCAAGAAATTTCTTAGACTTATTGATTGAATCAGACATTGCCGAAAAATCAGCATATCTCACATTTGTAAGATCGTTTATAATAATCACCGAACCATTTGGTATACTATGTGACGAACTAACAAAATGTATGTTTCCGCCTCCCTTATAATGATTAATAGAATGTCCGTTGTAACTTTCTGAAATGTGAGAATATAAATTACTCACCAAGCTTTCCAAGTTACTACAAGCTGCGGCATTTGCGCATACGATATAAACGTTATCACCTTTGTTAACGGCGCGATGCAATGCAAATATTGCACCGATAGTAGACGATCCAACTTGGCGTCCTGTGATTAGATAATTTTTATGATAGTCACCATCTATCTGCGTAAGGGTTTCTTCTTGAAATTTATAATGGGTAATAGAGGGCAGAGATTGATAAAAATCTCTAATGGAGCGAGTTTCGCCTAACTGATTAAGATATTGATAAATTTTTTCAGAATCGGTAATTAAATCATCAACCGTTGGTGATTTGCCGTAATTTATAGTCGTCAAGAGACAGTCGTAGCGTGAGATAGTAGTCATAGTGTTATCCTAACTTAATTGGATGTTGAAATTATCTTGAGGGTTTAGTTCAAGGTAACGGTATTTATCTGTTGACATTTTTGTAAATACAAATAAACTACCAGAATGATTAATTCAAATGGAGTTTGATTATGCTACGGGTAATTGGTGATCGTCATGGCAAAGACGAAAAATATCGAGAAGTTATCAACGTAAATCATCCAACAATTCAAGTTGGTGATTTTGGCGTAGGGTTTGGCGATATCCCCCCAATGGACAAAAAAGATCGATTTATTCGCGGCAATCACGATGATCCAGCAAAGTGCAAAGAACATCCAAACTGGATTCCAGATGGTCATTTTGAGAATGGTATGTTCTTTATTGGCGGCGCACGTTCAACCGATATTCATATGAGAACTAAGGACGTTGATTGGTGGGAGGATGAAGAACTCTCCAACATTGAATTGTATGACATTGGTGGAAAATATATCGATACCAAGCCGTCATATATGTTCACACACGATGCTCCTATTGAAGCGCAGGCGTATTTGCTTGGGTACTTCGATCATCGCCACACGCGCACGCAGCAAACGTTACAGGCGCTTTTTGAAGAGCATCAGCCTAAAGTTTGGTTCTTTGGTCATTATCATAAGTCGTTTGATTACATCATCAATGGAACCAGATTTATTTGCCTGAATGAACTAGAATATATTGACATCGAACTAAACTAAAGTTAAGTTGCATTGTTGAAATTGAAAAGGAGAGAATATTATGGAAAATGCCCTTCGTATCCCGTTTGACCGTTGGTTTACTACTGACGAAAAGCATCGCGGTGTTGATCTTGCAGAAAATATTTTCCTTCGAAAGGAATATGTTAAACTCCTCAAGGACCGTGAAATTGTTAATTATAAGCTGGTCCGCGTTGCTCTGCGTTCTATGTTCGTTCCGCCAGTTAATGAGGGTGAACAGATTTCGTTCAAGGACGTTAAGGATGAGGGTCTCATTCTTGACAAGCACTATGTTGTTAATATGGTGTTTGATGACGAAGACGACATTGTGACGGCACAGTTCGTTATGGCAAAGGACATTCTGGCCTAAATCAAAAATATATAAATATCCAATAAATACCTTCGAAGATTAACTTTTTCGGAGGTATTTCTCATGGGATACAATCTAAGCAAACGAAGCCTTGACCGTCTTTCAGGTGTTCATCCTGATTTAGTAAAAGTGGTTAAAAGAGCTATTCAAATCACTGAGGTCGATTTCGGTATTACGTGCGGCGTGAGAACGTTAACCGAACAGAAGAAACTATTGGCTGAAGGTGCAACAACCACCTTGAATTCACGTCATATACCGGGAAAAGATGGCTTCTCTAAAGCCGTTGACGTTGTCGCGTATATTGGAACATCTGTTAGTTGGGATATGAAATATTACAAAATGATTTCAGATGCTATGAAGCAGGCAGCAAAAGAACTTCACGTCCCTATTGAATGGGGTGGAGATTGGAAGACATTTAAGGATGGACCACACTTCCAGTTACCATATAAAACTCATCCATGAAAAAAGGGCGCTTTAAGCGCCCTTTTTATTATACACCAATCTTGACAAGATGCAGGAGACGGTCCCGATCTTCATCAATTTCCTCAAGGGGGGTCTTTTCAAAACGGTCATAAAAAACCGAAATTGAACTGAGGGAACCTTCGGACGTACGCTTGCTATATGCGTCATACCAGAGATTGATGGAAACTTTCTTTTCTTCAGTCATGTAAAAATCCATTTTGGATTAGAGTTTTATTAAGGAATTGTTTGTTCCAATTCCCGGCTAACAAAACCTTTATATCAAACTGTGCGTAACCGGTCAATAAAATAATCGATCATAACCGAAATATTTTTATTCGTCGCGCACATATATGCAGTGTTCAAAATAAACAGATCATTTCGATTTTGTTTCTTTGCAATTTGTTCAGGAGAACGAGTCTTCTCGCGGGGTAGAAATCTAAGTACAGATTCGTACAGAAAAATATCACCATCACCTCGGCGGGAATTGCAATCCAAACAAGTCATAAGAAGATTGCTTAGATGTTCTCCACCACCATTTGCTTGTGCAATAACATGTTCAAGGGTAGCACGACGCTTATGCGGGCCACGTTCGCCAAATGATGGATGCCACGTCTTTACAGAACAAATCGCACAACGGTGTCCCTGACAACCAGAAAGGAACAACAATTTGGCACGGCGAACTTTGGTAAATCGCGAATACCAAGATTCAATACGAACAGTGTCGCCGTTATACTTTTCAAACAAGTGACCAGAAATTTTTCCAGAAAATTTTGTTACCATTCGTAAAGCTCCTTTCATTTGAAAAAAGCTTAAACTGAATTTGGAATAATGTCAACTCAATATTCGCGGATAGCTGATTTACCCATAGCATTAACAAATTCAAAAATGTCGCAACCATATAAACCAGATGATGACGCCGAATTTATTTCAATTATTTTTGGTTTTCCTTGATACATTGTCATATCAACAACAAATATATCAGCCGGTCTAAAATCATTGTTAGCTATTTCAATTACAGTATCCAGCATTTCTTTGGGTGCATCATATGTGTATGGCTCGTCTTTGTTCCAAGAATAAGACGAATACGTTACAATATCACCGTCGCTTACAAAAAAACGATACTCTTTACCGAACACTTTTGACGAAGAGATAACACAAAGAGTATCCAGATATATATGGGAGGTGTGTTGAAGTGCTTTGATTTCAAAATCGAAATCATCTCTATGTATAGTAAACCCTGTAAATACTTTCTTTCCAGAGTTTGGTCTGATAAAAATTTCGTCTCCAAACACATCAAAAATCATATTCTTACTATGACGCAATGAACCGTATGGAAGACAAATGTATTCTGAATTCAACAAATAATCACCGTATCGTGGATAGTATCGCGTTACATCCATGTCAAAGTAACCAAATACGCCGGGACAAACGTTTGAACCAAATGTACTACAAAATTGCACGGTTCCATAAATGATACCGGGTGAATCATTATCTGTCTTAATGCTGGTATATGGCTTCTCAACTACTATTGGATTTTGCTTAAGAAGATCAATAGCCTCGATCAGTTTTGAGGTTCCGTATTTTTCATCTATAATATTTTTATCAATATACCAATTCACGCCCATCGTGCCATTTCCTTATAAACAACTAAGAACGAACGTTAATTTATCAACTTCATTCTTGAAAAATATAACAGGACCAACAACAATCTCGTCGTCTGATATACGGGCAGTTCTATTCCTCCAAGAAAAATACACTGTGCCGGGTTCAAATTCCATTATCTTGTTGTTAAGATTTTCGAAATCAGAAATATGCCATATTTTGTACTTAGTAAAAAAATATGAATGCGGCGTGTCTACACCGATCATAATCATATACGGATGTGTTTTATACAACATAAACAAATGCCCCTGTTAAGGGGCATATTGTACTCAAGTTTCAGATGAATGTCTAATAATTTGTTCGATGCTATGACGCGGAATGCCAATATCAAACAATTCACGGTCAGTCATACGATGCAATTCGCGAATCGCACGATTTTCAGTATTTCTTTTCATCCAATAATTCATAACTCTTAACATTGTAAGTATCTCCAAATTTGCATACCACTATTACTTATCATAAAAATATGCCTAAAAGTTATGCGTTTAAGGAATACCGGATCGTCATTTTTAAGACCACTTGACTATCTACTATCAATGTGTCATACTATACACAAAATAGGAGAATAAAAATGATAGTTTACGAATCGACGGTCGAGGATAAGGCAAAGTTTGAATATAAAAGCCCTTGTCTTCTTTATAACAAGTTCACCGCATCTATTAAGATGGCGGGAACCGCTGATCAAATCAAAGAGGTGGTTGAATACTGCGAAAATCTTGACGAGCTATTTGTGTTCTCGATATTTGTCCACGGCATCGTTAATGATAAAAAGAACTACTCTGGTCTAATTGACATTACCATTTATACAAGTGAAAGTGACACCTTTGTGCCGTTTCCTTTGAAATTTACGCATATGTTTTATTGATAAACTACCACCTTTTATGGTATTCTAAATACACTTACCATAAAAGGACACGTACAATGGATTTATCAAATTTAGTTAACAAAGTAGTAACCCTTAAGATCATTACCGGCGAAGAGGTTGTGGCGCACGCGGTTGACGCATCTACAGACGAGCTTCTCGTAAAGACTCCTCTTTTGATGGTTATGATTCCTGATGAACAATCCGGTCAGGGAATGGTAGCATTTGCTCCTTGGATTATTGGTGCACCTGAAACGAAACGAATTCCTATTCGCAAGTCCGCTATCATTGCATATAGCGAAGTTAGTAAAGACGTGGCAACCCACTATGCTCAGGTCACCAATGACCCATCACATACAAGTGCTGCTGGCGCGGTTCCCGAAATTCTTAATGCGTCACGAGGTGGTCGTGGATGATTAAAGCAATCAAAAAAATTATAGACGGGTTTAAAACCCCGTCTACCAATTCAGTTCAGAGTGGTAAGAATTCTTTCTTACCATTTTGGACAAGCGTTGATGAAAATGGAAAAATCACTGTTCATAGTGATATAGATATTCATTTTGAAGGCAACGTGACATTTTCATCTTTAAAAGATATTACTATTACAAGTGGTAAATGGAACGGTCAAGAAGACGGTAACATTTATCTAAATAGCAATGGTGCAATCGAACAAAACATAGAAATCCACTCGCACGACTGTGATTGTTGCGATCACGAATCTGGATGCGATTGTGGTCTGGAGCATATAGATGGCAGAGAATGTGGATGTAAATCCCCTTGATGGCGTATACACAGCGAGTCTTCTTGATAGCCCTGTTTATAACCCATCTTTAGATGATACAACAGTATCCCTATACAAGCTAATGGACAATGAACCTGATGCTGGTGTTATAACAGATTTTCAAGATGTGTTTACAAGCATGCCAACTAACAATCCGTACACCGGAGTTTTATACAACCCGCGTGCGTGTGAGGTTGATGCGATTAAAACAGAACTCGAGGAAGTCGCTAAAGAAATTGATGACAGATATCAAGAAATAATCAACCAAGGTACACCCGGCGACGGTAGAAATCCAACACCGGGCCAAATCATTGATCTTGAAAATTGGAATAATAACTATCCCGGCTTAAGCACTGATATTGGAACAGTTGGAAACATTTTAGACCAATATCATGAACACACAGATAGAATTATTGCTAATTTCCCTTCTATGGTTGGAATGATTCAAAACTCCATCGGTAATAATTCTGCTGTTAACGGCTTAGGTCAAGGAACCGGTCTCGGCGGCGCTGGAGGTGGCTCGCCTTGTATTCCATTTGGTGATTTCTTAGGGTCATTACTTCAGGCAGGTCAGCAACTTCTTGGTCAGCTTATGGGTGCGTTGAACAACCTTAAAGGAATGGTTCAGCAAGCTATGGCAATGATTCAGCAAGCTATGGCACAGCTTATGCAAATGGCACAACAGATTCTTGCTAAAATTCAACAAGAAATTATGAATTTCGTAATGGGTATGTTGAATATGGCAAAGATGGGTCTTGCAGCACTAATGTCATTTTTACCAAATGATCCTTGTTTGCAATCTATCATTGGCGGTCTAATGACCAATGGTGCAAACAAAGTTATGAGTAAAGTTGGCGGAATACTCTCTTGACTTTTTAAAAAAATAAGCTATGATGGATTTTATGATTTAACCAAGGAGGTTATAATGAAATCTATCATAGCTATTTCAATAGTTCTTATTTCTACTCCTGCTTACGCATTTTCTGCAAAAGTAGAAAATTTCCTTGGTCAATATGCGGCGTATAACTCTATTTGTCGCGGAACTGTTGGCGATGACAATCCAGTTGTTGAACTTGCGTGTGAGTCTCGAGATGTTGTTGCCAAGCGTCTTGATCAAGAAGGTATTTGCTATGGAAAGATTGATCAAGAAATGTATGAAATGAAATGGCACAAATGCGAAAAAGATTCTAATCGTTACTGATTTAGAAACAAGAATTCCATAACTTTAATACGATCTACACGGTCGTTCGGCCATAAGTCACTATATCGTGATTTCATAACGGTATACGTGCCATCTTCCTCTTTTATCAGAAATAGATCAAGCATCATCATTGATGATAAGTAACGGTTGCTACCCATTAATGAATTATAACGTACTCGTTCCATAATCATTATGTTGTTCAAAATAAATCCCCCGAACTAGCGTCAAATGAACCAAGCATATCAATATTAATATGCGTTTTATCGCTAAGGTCAACGTCATCGTTTAAACGGATATAATAAAAAAGAGAATTTATCATATGCATCTCATCTTCCACGCGAGACATTTTTATAAAGAATGATTTGTCATACTTTCTAATATATACCCCGCAAACAGGTTCCCCATCGGCTGAGGTAACTAAATTATCCGTACCCGTTCTATCAACAATTGATGTGTATATCTCGTCTTTGCGATCAACATAAAACAATCCAGCATAATCAAAATACTCGTTGCAAAATTGTTCAACGTGCTGTAGATCGTCTTTCAATATGAGATATAGTTTATCGTCATCTGATATCATTAAACACGGTTTCCCATATTTTACTTATAGATACTTGCAAATCATCCTGACGATAATCGTCCATGTCAAAGGCACACAAATAATTAAGTTCACCAAGCTGATATATTGATACAATTATGTTGTTAGAATCATCGATGGAATAAGTAACGTCATCTTCGAACAATTCTAAGATATATTTTCCAGTAGTACTGGATTTATCAACATAATATATACCTCGAAGCTTCCAATGTCCAACCGCCTTTACCCCAATATCAAAAATATAATACTTTCCTGACAAAATCAGGAAAGTATTATCCTGATCAGATATCATTAGGAGATAATCCGAAGTTTTACATCCTCAAAACGTGCGTCAATTGACACGAAAGTGTCACCATAAACTCGCTTAAACGGAATGCGATGCTTTTCAACTTCTACAAAAACATATTCGGATTCCTCACGTGTGGTAAACGGAAGATCACCGAGGTAGGCTTCAAAGGTGTTGCCGTTACGGGTGAAATGAGAAGAAGCTACGATCATTTTTATCTCCTATAAATGCGTTTCGATGATTTATGTTTAACCTATTTCTGGAATATTGTCAATGCCTCCTGACAATTTCAACACACATTCTAATAGAGCGTCCTCACTGTAACAATATATCTTTTTAGAATGAACAGACCAACTAATCGTATAATCAACCGTCATTGTTAAGTACATCCCAACGTCAATTATTTTGTCAGCAGTTTCAAAAGACAAATCTATCGTGAAATCATCTTTATTAAAATTCAAGACGCATACATTGACGCAATAAGAGCATCATCCTTAGATTTAAACATATAGATGTATTCACCGGATAACGTGTTATAATAATACATCCACATATAATCGTCTGCGTTTGCATTAATACGCCAGAATTCATTAAGTTCTATTCCAGAATCGATTGATTCCAAAATACTTTCCGATACATCTTTAGTAGTTTCCACAAGATATGGAAAATTTTTTGCAAACATATTATCCGATAGTTTTACCGTCATTCTACAACAACATCCACCGATTTAAGAATAATGGTAGGTACATGCTCTTCTTTAATAATATACATGTTACCATCTTTAACAAGAACCAAGTCCTCATCATTAGGTTTGAAGTTATCAAGCGTATCAACCTCGCCCATATTAAAATCGGATTCCTTGAACCAGTCAAGAAGATCGTCTTTCACACCGAAGAAGTAATGATACCCTTTAAATCTTTTAGATGGTGTACCAACCGTTTTCATATTAATAACCTTTCACATCAAAATCAATATTGAACATATGTCTTTTCACTTTAGCATATTCTGCCTTGTGTTCAACATGTTTCTTTTGGCTCATCATTATCAATGTACCTTTTTTTGGATAAATTTTTGTTTCATCAACACCATTTCTGATACTAATCGATCCACCAACTTCAGGAGACATATCTGACATATAATATAAGAACGTTACATTCATTCCCCATTTGGAATCATTATGCCACTCAACTATACGGTCGCTTTCTTGAACTTCAAACATCTCATTCAATTCTACCAGTTCCCACTCGGAAAAAAGTTTTGATAAAATGTTTTCCTCAATATATCCTACAACCGTTTCTTTAGTAAGACTCGGTGCGTCAAATACTACAAAATCATCAATGTAAAAATCAGCTAAATTCATTTTTGATAATCCCTGCTATAAAATTGGCGTGGACCGCGTATTCTTTATTTGTAAAATAATAAGTACCGCCAATCCTAAACCACGTTGCTGATCGTGACGTATTCAAGTCATACGTATCTATTTCGGTAAATGCTATTTTTTCGCCAATCATGTCGGTCATTTCGTCCTCGAAACGTGAACGAAGTTTTTTAAATTCTTCCATTTTGTTATACGTAGTTGTTAAGAGAAATGAAACTCTATAATAGGTGTTTTTAAGAAACACACCCTCGGACACCAGTACATCAAACACCTTCAAGCTCCCTTAGTATGTAATTATCAACTGTATCTATTATTGTTGAAATTTTAAAAAGTTCAACAGAAGGATTAGCGAGAGATGTCATAAGGGCATCCTCGTCATTTTTAAAAAATCGATACCCGTTTTGAGAATAATAGTCACCGGGGTCTGCGTTTATATGCAACGGTTCTCTACTATACAGGTACTCGTCTACAACAACGCCTAAAACATTTTTCGCATAGTTATAAACATCATACGCAGATATTTGATTAGGACTAAAATATCCATATGTAAATGCTATTTGTCGAAGAATTTCAACGGACGGCTTTTGTTGGCTAATCACGTTGGAATTCGCGTCAACCAAGACAGTGTCGATAAGATCACGAAAGCGAACACGACAAGTTGCATATTTGAAAGTATTGGCATAATGTATCTTCGCCGCCCACGAAACTTTTTTCGGGGTTTTATAAAGGCGATCATCACTACCAAAGGTTCCGTTTTGTTTCACAAATCCTTTAGATTGATGTTTTAAATGATACATTTCCATTTTGATTTACCTGAATAAATGGTGGGAGTGACAGGAATCGAACCCGCATCTCAATGTTTTGAAGGCATCTGCTTTACCAGTCAGCCACACTCCCATATTTGTTATCGAACGCAATGGTATCCGCAACGTTCAAAATAACGACGCTGATACGGATTACCATAAGAACCATAACGCGGACCATACTCACGATTAACATAAGGACGGTATTCATAGCGGTTTACGTAAACACGGTGATCATATACTGGTTCAACGCCGTCTACATAAACAGTACAAGAAGAAAGAACAACCGTTCCGATAATTGCAAGAATTACGTTCTTCATAATTTTCCTTTCCTCTTGTTATGAATACATATTATACAACCTCGTCTTCAATGTCAAATGGTTTTTTAAGGTAGCTTTTAATAATTTCTAGTTGGTATTCATATTCTTCTTTTGTGTCAAAAATTATAAACATTCTACGTTCATCAGACCCAACAACCTCATAACCGTGTTTAACCGGCATTGCTGTATTAAATTTAACATCAAATGTTAATAATAATACAAATTTTTCATCGTTAACAATGAACGGTGAAACTGGACAATTATTATGCATATGATAACTAAAAACAGATTCCAGATATCCGAAATTAAAATCGTCATAGTCAGTATGAAAAACATATTCTGATACATTAAAGCATCCGTCCATATTATTTTTCATATGAAAATTATATGTATCATCGAAATCTTTAGAACCAAGCAGGTAAATTAGTTTATTATCATCAGACAAAGGTATCATCTACAATCTCCACATATATGTCAGGTTCACCCTCTACTTTTATATAGTTTTCTGATATTGTCTTAAACATTCCATCCAGATTAAAATCCCATATAAATTCATAATCTCGCAAATCCGCTTTAAATCTTAAATTCTCTTTCATGGGTGGACATGGCGGAAGGGGATATTCATACAAATCTTTACCAACCGTCCCACTACGTATTTTGGAAATATCTTCTTCTATTTCTTCAAAATACATTTTTGTCATATATTGTTGCCATTTTTCAATACTGGCTTTTGATCTATCCTCAAAATCTTTTAAAATTTTGTTATTTTCAGGGGTATCCGTATAAGGAACATCGTTAGACATTCCATATACCTCATTTACAATTTTATACCTCGTCAATCCAACCAGAACCACACCAGATGCCGTACGAATCCCTCCAGTAGAAACCATACCAAGCGTATATTCTGTTGTTTTAAGTTCTGAATCTAACGGAATGATTTTACTAACAAATTGACGGTTTGAACTTCCATTATGGCGTTCAAAATAAACTTTGGTTCCTTTGGGTATAACGACGCGTGACGTTGTATGCCATTTTCTAACGGATGGTTTTACAATCATATCATTTAAGGTGGTTCCAACACCTTCTTCAGAAAAATCTAATTTATACATGATCCACCAATTCAAACCTTACCTCGTCATTAGGGATATCTAACACAATACTGTCATTATTGCTATCAAAAAACAACTCACTCCAATATGTAAAAATTTCTCCATTAGCGGATGATCCAAACAACCTACTCAATTCTATTTCTTTTTTATCAAGCGTTAACATATCAAACCCAATATGTTTAACATCATCAAAAGAATACATCCCGCCTTTAATTCCTGACAACACGCGATTTAATTCTTTAAAGGATGATTTGCGCAAATTGTCGAGACCCTTCTCAAGCTCTATTTTTGCGATCTCCGCGAATTCCTCAAATATAGCGTCGTTTTCCTCGCTGCTGGTATAACAAGGTGATTTTATATTAACATCGTTGACTATTTTAATTTTTGTTTCTGAACCAAGTACCATCCCTCTATGAGAGTCAATCGCGAAATTTTTATTATAATCGTATAAATCAACATGCACACGTTCAAAAGAAACATCTGGTTGATCCAACGGATATAAATAACAATCGAAATCCTGAACCTCAAAATATACTTTTGTTCCTGCTGGAATTGTAACAGTGAAAGTGTGATGACCTATATCACTGATATCTAAAATAGACGTTTTCCCTATAAGATAATCATTAGCTCTATTTTTCAATATTAACGCCCGTGTTTTATTATCATCCTTTACAAAGGAAAAATCAAACAACAAAGTGCCTACCCCATTTTTCTCAGTAAAAACCTTATACATATTGTACCTTTTTAGCTAAACGTTTTCTCAAGATTTTCATATAACTTCTCAGCCTCCTCATCAGTTTCAAAACGAAAAGTGGCATGTTCATAAGTGTCCCCTCTACTATCCAAACTAATAATATCGATAGTATGGCTTCCACCTGCATAGGTAGTATCCTCGGATGAGAATATTTCTGAGTTCACGTTACTAATAAACGCAATTAGTCCAAAATCTTCATCTATATAAAAAGGTTCTAGTTTGGACATTAATTTAATAAAAGACACTTCCGAATGTTGGGGATCGATTGCATCTTGCCAAAAAGTGAGATTTTTTTGATATGGAAACAGACATTCCCCTATTTTATTAAAATTTTTATTAGAAATAGGGAACCTCAAAATATTAAGATGTTTTCTAATATCATGAATATCATACAATGCATAATAGTATTGTAACGTACTGTTGTATTGAGAGAAGTAAGACGTCATGATCATTTGCAAATAATCTTCGTCTCGTTTCATGCGAAACAGCATATCAAAACTCCATTCCAATTTTTGACAATTCATCAATCAACTGTTGACGACTTTGTTCGGTTTCAAATCTAAAGGCGAACTCCTCGGCCCCTTCTGTCGAAAGAATATCGATACAAAAATCCCCCCGGCCAGTATACGACTCCTCGTTTTCGTATAAGGTCTCATTATATGATATTACGACTGGTAGGATATTGTAATCTGCTGTTTCTATGGTGTCCATTTCTTGCAAAACTGACTTTATCGTTTTCTTATTAGCCGTTTTATTACTACTAAGCATATAACTAATATTTTTAATATATGGGAGAAATGTTTCAAAAAATACGTCTTTTTTGAAATTTTCTTTTTCCACAAATAGTAAAAAATATTCGTAATCTATATCTTTGTACGATTCCCCGTGCACATATGAAATTTCCTCCATATATTTCCACCAAGGTTGGAACATAAACATTAATTTGTTCGAATCGTCTTTTAAGCTATATAACATCGATATCTCTTTAAAATTCTACAGTGTTACTATTAATGAAATCAAGAAACACGTTTCTTTCATCTGGTGATGGAAATCGAAATGTTAAATTCACGTCACCGTCGAGGCTAATATCCACCATATAACGATGTTTTTTAGTGTCCATATTTGACTGAAGACTTTCTCCAACAAACGGGGTGGTGCTTATTGAGGTAGTTACTAAACTAACCACCATGTCTCCCATTTCCCATTCAAATGTAATAGGGTACTTTGTGAATCCATCATACGAATTGTTCATAGAAAAGGCAGAATGTACTTTATTAGGAAATAGTTTGTCTTGAAAGAAAATTACTCCATGATTTATGTTGGATACCTTTTTTTCATAATTTTCCGCGTACTCAGTAATCATCTTTTCTGAGTTTATATTATTTAAAATAAGCATAGTCTTAATATCGTCTGTTAGATCATAAATCACGAACGGCGTCCTTTTATATTGCATCCAATTTATATCATATATTATAGTAACATAAAGTCAATAGAGAAAAACATTATGGGAAAAAGATCAGATTTTGAGCGTAAGCCACGAGATTATTACCGCACCTTTGATTTGCGTGCAGGTAAAGCCTTAGAACCGCATATTAAAGAACGTTCAACATACATTGAACCGTTTGCTGGTCGTGGGGACTTAGTTGATCAATTGACGTTTTTGAAATGCGTTGGTATGACAGATATTGAACCACAACGGGAGGATATCATTCAACGTGACGCGTTTGATTATACCGCTGATGATTTTATAGGCGTAGACTATTGCATTTCAAATCCGCCTTGGGATAGAAAATTACTTCATCCATTGATTTCACATTATGCCGAATTTGTACCAACGTGGTTTTTATTTGATAGCGATTGGTTGTTCAATGTATCGTCAGCACCAATTATCGACAAATATCTCAAAGAGATAGTTGCAATTGGCCGAATGAAATGGGACGAAACCACGAACATGTCTGGAAAAGACAACTGTGCGTGGTATCTTTTTGATGTCAATAAAACGTCAACTACCTTTCATAGTAGACGTTGAATCATCTATGGCAACTGTTTCATTGATACTAATCACGTTCGGTTCTTGATAGACAGGCATCATCGAATCACGAACTGAAACATAAAAAAGTTGGTGGTATTTTTTATCAAACCATCCGGTAATAGTAAGATCGCTATATACCTCAACCTCGAAACTTGCCACCGGCTCGTCGTTATAGAAAATGATTCCCATACCTTCTGGTTGACCGGATTCACTGTCAACATCAACTATATTACATAGATATGCGGTATAACCCATTTCCTCGAAATCAATTTCTTCTATCTGGCGGCTATATGGGAGATTCAAATCAATAAGAATATCCTCGCCGTGATTGTCGAGATTAATTCGATTGTTGCTAGTTTTATCTATTCGCCTTGCTATTTCCATATACGAAATGTTCATAGCAATACCATTTTGGTTACTTTGTCTGCCTCAATTTTTTCGAGGAAATTTTTGGTAAACGTTGTCATTTTTTCACCAGAACGGTAATGATGAATATCCTCGACCTTGATGGTGACGTGTGATGAAATTCCACCCATACCGTTATCTTTTCCAATTTCAATATCGGGATATTCGTTTGCGATCTTTTGTAGCTTTTCAAGGTATTCTGTCAATTTCATTAGATGCACCTTTCGAAGTTAGTGTTATAATAAGTTTGCTTAACACATACGTTACTCTTTTTCAATTCGTCTTCAACCTCTCGTAGCATGCCTTTGTAAAAAAGTTTTTCGCTAAGAGTTTCAGAACCGTTGATTCTGGAAACAACGTAATACCATTGTGATTTTGCGCGATGTTCAATAAAAACTTCGCGATCTACCGTTGGTTCATTTTCCGAATTGATCCAGAAAATTCCCCATAGAAATATCATAAAAACAGAAACTTTCCACATCACATTTCTTTTTCCCAATAACGACAGTAACGATGCATACCCTGTTTAATCATTTCTTCAGGATATCCATTAGTGATGAACCAATGTTCACGTTCTTTTTCAAATTGAACTTCGGTCAAATCAACCGATGATGGGACGAAAGTGTATTCTTTAGGAAATCCGTATTTCCAACCTGCCGGTGGATCAACAATCAGTACTTTCATGCAAAATGCCTCCAGAATAAATCTGAAGGCATCTTAAGATATTAATAGTAAAACGTCAAGGATTACTTCTTCTTATCTTCTTTTTCTTTCTTGTTGATGCCTGCACCATAGCCTGCATCATAAGCCGCCTCAAGTGCTGCTTTGATCTGTACTACTCCAAGGTCATGAAAATCTTTGCTATCACTATTACGTAACTCTAGGGTTGGAATCTTAAGGTGCTTCTTAGCGATAGATGTAAGAGTTTCACCCTCAACACCTTCAGAAAGAGTCTTATCTTCTTTTTCTTTCTTATTGGTTCCTGCACCGTAACCAGCATCATATGCCATCTGAAGTGCCTTGCGGTAATCAGAAATCGCACGCTCTTCTGGAACCATACCCTTAGCCTGTAGTGATTTTACGCCAAGATGCTTCTTAGCGATTACCGAAATAGTTTCGCCTTCAACAGCCTCGGAAATAGACTCATTCTTTTTCTTGTTTTCGCGCTCTTTCTTATTAAGGCCCGCACCATAACCAGCATCATAAGCTTCTTCCATTGCCTTCTTTAGAGAAGAAATAGTAACGTCATGATTTACGTCACCTTTTGCAAGAAGAGAATTAATTTTAAGGTGCTTCTTAGCGATAACTCCAAGAGTCTCGCCTTCAACGCCTTCATTAATAGCTCTTGATGCTGGAGCAGTATAAGATTCGTTTAAGATATTGATAAATTTACGGAGGTCACTCATTTGGATTATCCTTTTGGTTCATTTATCAGTATTTATTAAAAAGCGTTCAACGCGTTCAAAATTAGCAAAAAAGAATGATTGACCAGAAAGAAGTAATACATAAACATACCACTTTTGTTTAAAAACAATTTCGGTATCAATAGATGAGTGGAATTCTATTTTGTCTAACCCAATACAATCATTTTCATATACAATAGAGAATATCTCAACCACCCTATTAAACGAGAGGGGGATTTGATATGGAATAAAATCATATAAACCATCACAAAAAGACCGTATGTGTTCTTCACCATGACTCACATAATATAATTCATTATCGTGGTCTATTACTATATCAAGGATCATCCAAGCATTTCCTCGAGACGCATCAGTGCAATACGAATATTAGGGGCAGATATATGCCATACACCATTTTTCAAATATCTAATACCAACACACCATTTTTGTTCTTTTGATACCTCAAAGTCCTCATCTGTTTTAAAGAATCGGCGGCGAGCATTACCATCAAGCGAGGGTGAATATGGTAAATATGTACTTATAACTGTTATAGATGATAACGTTTCTTTCGACAAAGAGATAGGAATGTAATCACAAAAATTCTCTGTATCAATCGAGATGTATGAACCAAACGACATGGGATCATCGTAAACAGTGGTTAAATGAATAGTTTCATTTACATCCGTTAAGGCCATTGAGGTTTTCCAAACAAAACGTTTGCAAGATCACCCATTGCTTTGTTTACAAGCTTATCGATTTCCTTCGCATCCTTTGCATTACTCGGATTCAATGTTTCTTTGGCCTTTTGCTCGGTAAGGCAATATACAGAAGACTGCACGTACATAAAAAATAGAACCAATGCAGACTTGTACCAGTCAGGGGTTTCAACCATTTTTCCGGCCTTGTCTTTTCCGTAATTTACTTTTGAGGAAGATTCGACCAGCATTTCATAGTTATTCCAGAACAGTTTTGTTCGTGGATAGTCCCCGCTAACAAGGCCCTCATCATTGAACCATTTTTCAACTCGATCCATCAACTGGTTAGCGGTATATTTTCCAGACTTCAGAGACAGTACCCACTCGCCATTAACAAAATCAAAATTCATTTTTCTTCCTTTCGTACATTTCTAACCAATCGCTAAATTCTGGAACTACAACCACATCTTCTGATTTATAATATATCATCCAGCATTTTCCAGTTCGTTTTATCAATTCAATATCGTCATAGTTCTGACAGTAAGCCACCAAATAATTATCTTCAATATCATTAATATTGTAGTAACTTATATAACGATGTGTTAGAATAAAATCTTTATCCAATTTGTATGGCAAAATATCAGAAATATCGTTAATCAATACCATGTCTGTTTTTTGATGATTACCATAACCAATTACACCAGCTACTAATTTTATAGTGAAACCACTATTCATAGAATGCTTCTCTAATTACCGACCCGAATGTTATAACGTTATCGATTGTAGAAATTGGATGATCAAAACCATTAACACGAAGAATATCAAAATCTCCAGACCATACATTTTCAGAAATGCATTTTGCAGCAAACCTACTATCTTTAATAGACGAACCAGAGGTCGGCTTTACGATATCCTTGATTTCACGTTCACCATCAATAAAGGCACTGGCAACAACCAACATCGCATTATTGTTATTTTCAACGGTGATTTCCAAAACATTCATAGTGGGGTCTCCTGTGATCATTAACCCAACCATATAATGTATAATAAATTAAGTCAACCGTTTTTTCTAAGGTATTCTTGTTCGGTTGTACCTTTATATTCTATGAAACCATCTGGAAACTGTGCTTTTGTCCATACATTATCATACCACCAAAAAAAGCATCCGTTGCTTGTAGTTGCGGCTGGCCCATCGGTACGATGTATTTTACCATTTTTATAGTAAGTGTACCCACCATCGAAATATTCAATAGCAGGGCCATCGTCCCTATGCAAAATACCACCTTTGTAATATTCTATGTATTGAGCAGTTTGCTTTATAGATATTTTATTCACGTTCAAATTCCCTGATGGATTTCAAAAATGGGCGTTCATAATTATAAAGATAATTTTCAACCTCATCAAGCCTGCCACTTAATGTTTCACTTTCAACTATGTGATAGTTGCAATTGAATTCCTTGAGGATGTTAATCCAAAAATCTAGGGTTGATTCACGGACCTTTCCACCATACCGAAGTTGATCCTCAACAAACGGGATATTGTCGCGGAGCAGAAAATAAACGTCCGATTTTGTTTCATAGAAATGTTTTAGCAATTTTTCAGGACATGTTTTTCCGTAAATTCTATAATACCCAATCGTACTCAACAAATCGGTGTCTTGAAACACATATGGTGTTGTGCACATATCATAGATGGATTGCTGTGCGGCATATTGGCCGTCTACAATCATTTCTAATTTCTTGATGGATAGTTCTGGACCAATCGTTTCTAGGTACTCACGCGCCCATTCTGGAACAATTGTTCCATCAAGAGAACTCGTTTGCATAAGTGATGTAAGGGTGCTTTTCCCTACAGACTCTTGACCAAAAAATGTAACCTTAGTAATAAGGTTCTTTTTGAAAGATGGTAATACGTCATCAAAACGAGGAATAATTGAATTTCTAACATCAGTACCTTTTACGTTATATGTAAAACGTGCGATATCACAAGGAACAAAGGTGTTTTTCAAAACCTTTGCCATATCGATTCCGTATTTTTCTGATGCAAAGAAGTATTTTGTTTTTCCTGCGAACTTTTCAACGGTATCACGCCAGTATTCCCAAAACCATTCGTCATTTTCATGACGAGGATTTTGAGGTGCGTCATTATCAAAATGATGATGAATACTAATATTTTTCTGTGGAAATTCAGTTTTCAATGAATCTACCCGCATTTTACCGGGAACAGGTTCTTTAGATCGTGATGACAGAATTACGTGTAGCGGCTGTCCTTTTAGAAAACTATGGGAGAATTGAATTAGGCGCTTATGCCCAATCGTCGGTACAAGTCCAGTCAACAGAAGAACGCCACTCATAAATCAAATCCTCTTTTATTAAGATATATAGGGTCTAGTAAATCATATGGTGGTTTTAAGGAAATAGGGTGAATGGTAAAATATAATTCACTGCCGTGACACTGATATATATTTTTAATCAACCCTTTTCTATTTTTCCATTTTCCAGATAATATGGTAACCTCGGCGTTATAATATCGCCCGCGCAAAGTTTTAAGTTCGGTTTGAAGTAGAACGTCTAATTTACGTTCTACCTCATCGATTTCTATTTTACTTAATTTCTGATTTCCAAGCAAAATACGAAACTCCAGCATTGATTAGGAAGAACAAGAACTGAAAAGCGACCATATACAATCCCGTATAGATGAAATATGGAATGCTAATGATATTAACCACACCCCATACCAACCAAGTTTCAAGCTTTTTACGATCAAGCATCAACTGTGCAACACCGGAAAGCGCCATCAATGTAATATCAACATAATCAAGTTTCATATTTGGGGTAACAATAGTTATAGCAGTAACGTACGAAACACTAAGCAAAATCGCAAAACCAATCATAATAAGAATTTCATTACGACCAATTCTAGAAACAGGGCGGCTATTATCGTCTGATTTCCAATAAATGAAACCATAAAGCAATGAACCAACTAGATAAAGGTTGAACATTGCAAGTGCTGGTGAATCACTATTCCAAAGAAGAAACGAAGTAGCGGCTGTTGTTACAATTCCGATGATGTATCCAAATCGAATTTGGAATGACATAAGAATAGTACACATATAGCTAGTGAAAACCACAAACATTTCCAGAACAGAAACTTTGTCAGCCCATCCAAGGATGTATGATGTTAGAAATGAAATGTACGTGAGAACCGCAGCGGCTGTCAGTGAAATAGAAACGTTTTCGTTAAATGATCTCTTTTTAGCATCGGCATAAAAAGTATACATAAACACCTCCTTTATTTGTTAGACATAATTTGTTTAAGTTTTCCATTATAGCTTTTTAAAGTTTCTGAAGATTTAAAATTATAAAAAACTGTATAATTTTTTCCCGCCAAATCCATAGTCCGTATTTTGTGACGATGTGCAATTCTTGATACAAGATTATTGAACTTGTATTGTTTTTCTAAACATCCTTTTCTGGTAAGATCACGTGTTACGCGTTGAACTTTTCTTCCCATATCTTTTTGCTTAGACATTCCAGTCTTTTCAAAAAAATCACCCTCCGGCAATTCTTTCATGAAATCCCATAGATCAGATCGCGTAAATTTCCCGTCACCATATCGAAGTTCATTCATTAATGACAGTTCTTCTGCACACGTTAGAAAATACGCCATTATATGATGAAAAGCGGTAGGGGATTTCATTACTAACCTCGTGAAATAAAAAAAGCACCTACTTGTAATAGATGCTTTTCTTTTTGTCAATGGAAAAGTTTTGTATTAGTTCTTGCTTACAGATGCACCTGCAAGCGAGGGGAATACCTTGTCGGTCTTGACAAAGTGAAGCCAGCCGTATGCACCCTGAACAACAACAAACTTGGTGCCAACTTCAACCGGAAGTTCGGTCTTGATGTACATACGATCACGCTGACCTTCTGCGGAACGGATGCTCGGAACCGTCATTTCTTCGCCCTCGTAAGGGTTGTTGGCGCGGGCGGAACCGGTTGCCTTGATCATAAGAACACCATCCTCTACCTTAACGCGGAGGTGTTCAGCGTCGGTAAGAAGCATAGTTGCGGCTGCGTTGATGTTGATTACCTTCTTCATAATGTCGTCTCCTTTGTTTGTTTCGATGATGTTGTTATACCCTATCCAAAAATAAAGTCAACTACTTTTTTAAAATAATTTTGTATCCGAGTTCTTTTTCTATTTCCTCAAGTGTCATTTCTTTTACGTGAGTAATTCTAACACGTTGATTATATTCATCTTCTGTCACCGATACCCCGTCAATTTCATATAGAATTTTTGGAGAATTATTTTTTGGGGGTATAGAATCTATGACGTATTCGTAAAAACCTTCAGGTGGTTTGTTATATTGAAAGACCGCATAAATGTCGTCAACGTTATAATGCTCAATATAACCACTATCATATACCCCGATACCGGTAAGCTTGTTGATTATGACAAGATGATAACCGCTCAATGAATGACCGGTGCTTTTCAAAATATCGTGGATATTGTCGGTAATGATATCCGGTTCCTTTTCCAAACGACACGTCAATTCGCATAGGGGTAGACTATCGTAGGGATCATTCTTGTGAACCGCCATAACATAATAATCATATGATTTATCCATAATACGACCTTTTATTGAATACGCGCTGAATGGCTTGATCAAATGTGGTTGCTTTTCCAGTATAGCGAAGGTGATGATTTCTGGAAGCACGATAGCGATAGTCTACCCATCCCCAAGAATTTTTAGAAATCTGCCAGACACGACCGACGCGACCATCCGTTTTACCGTATCGAAGGAATGTAGCCGGTTTATAATAAACACCGCGACGAATGGAATGGACGTCACCACTATCAAAAAATTCACGATTTTCATAAAGATCAAATGCTCGACTCATATTTTTCTCCTTATATTAAAACTCGAAAAATATTATCACAAGATTTTAACAAGTCAACTCATAATTCTTAAAAACCTCAACGAGGTGATCAAATGTAAAAACCAAATGGTCTTTAAAAAAATGTTTCCTTTTATTAACCGAGACATTTTTATTGGTAACCGATAATTTCATAACGTCAGGAGATAGACGTGGAACATACGGAATCAATAATGATATATCTTTTATATAACTATACGCTCTGAAACTATTTGAAGTTTTACCGAAACACCAGAAATTTCCTAAATTAATAATGTTTATAGGAACATTTGTTTCAAAATTATTCATCAATAGTTCTGCGGACCTATCTTCAAAATAATTTTCAAAATAATCGTTAGAATAATATATCAAAGTGTTATCATTAAACATATGTAATTTTATCCTTTATGTAATGATACAATTCATCCATAGATTCATAATAATGAATCTCGGTCTCCCCATCAAAATCTCTTATAAGAATCGATGTTTCTGATATGTTAACAACGTGAATGTCTGTTTTGAAAATAAAATTTTCAAAAGGAATATAATCACTTATTTTTGTCGCATATTTAAGAGTGGAATGATACCAATACCAAGGATGATCAGGTGTGGTATTCTCAAAAATCAACACAGCCATATTTCCTCTCTTATGAATTCTTCCACGCTACAAACTTTTGTTTTTTCTTCTATTAATTTAAAAAATACGGTTTGTTGTGCAATTGAAATATACTCAACTTTGCTGGATGGTTCAATAACGATTGGATAATAGTCTATTGGGTCAACGAGTCTATCATTTACCCACCAACCTTCACGATCTTTAAATAAATTTTTACTAATAAATTCTAAAACCATTTTTATTCCAATTCTAGTAAAAATTGTTCGATTGTAATTTCATCAAAATTGACACTAATTCCAGAATGATATCTTACATTACTAAATGTCACATCGTCATATCTCGCAACCCTGACATCTTCTGATATATCACATTTGAATGGGATTAAGTCATCAATTGTTAAAGCCGCAAATCTCCCCACAAACCAAAAAGACCCGTGCGCGATAACGTCATCTAATTCCAAATTACACATTTCGAAACTATTACGCATATAACCGGTATATCGCCCCTCATACTGAATAAACCGATCAGTGTAATATCTAATGCTTACGTTTCCCATATGTTCACTTACTTTTTTGAATATTTTTTTATCAAACCAGTCAACGTTCTTATATTAGTATGAACTTTTTCTTCACCATAATAAAGGGTAGTGCCGTTTTTTGACATAATAAAGGCGTCCATTTCAAATTCTGGTTCGTCTTTCAATTTCGTCACTAAGTCAATCGTTCGCCCATACTTAGATACATTTGTCCCACCGCTTGTGGTTTTTTGATATCCCCACTTATAATATTTCACACATTCCAATTCCGCTTGTGGCATCTGTTTTGATGCGTAAAACAATGTTCCATAAAACACGAAGACGTTAATACCTGTTATGTTGATGTCGTGAACCACATCAATAGCTTCTATAAGATTTGAATTTGATAATTTGAAATTCCCATCTAAACATTCTATGTCAACAGTATTCGTTGTTCTATAATGTAGAAACGACGCATAGTATACTGGTTCATATATGGCAGGAATGATATCTTCAAGAGATGCTGATCGATGATGGTACGTACCATCAATTATCATTTTCCAGTATGAGTCGCTATACCGAGATTTACTGTAATAGGTAAGTTTTGTTGCCATTTATAAACAATCCTGTATAACGGTGTGAACCGAATTTATATTATTCCATGTTTCGTCATCGTTGTACATTAATCTATCCTCGGACACTGGCACAATATCAGACAAATAATATACATACCCAAAATATAATACATTATTGTATGAATAATGCCATATATAAGCGTATTCATATTCTATGTTCGGATCATTCATATGATTACGTGGTGGGTGGTATACACACGTTCTTACGCCATACCACGTTTTCAAAATTTCGGCCCTATCTCTTCGTATAGATATTCTCATTTTTCTAAAATATCCCTAACCTGACTATTATAAGTGACATATGTAATTGACGGACGTTCCTCGTCATATTCTGAATTAACAAACGGAAAGAAGTCCTCTATTCCACCGGACAGATATCCAAAAAATTGATGTTTATAATTTCTCACTAAGACATATGTATATTCACCGAAACGGTTATCATACACAACTGGCACTAAATTTTCAGACAGAAATCTATCCGCTTTATGCAGAGGTAATCTATACAGGCTAAAATGGTTGACTACACTCATGCATTCTCCTTTATGTAAGAAATTAATTTATAATGGAAAACGATATTTTGTCAAATGAATAAATACGTATGAAATAGGATTCTTCGATATGTCATACAAAACCAATAAAACAACAGTAAATTCTTTAGTTGACAACAAGGTCGGCGTTACAATCCAAGGCCATTCCGACAATCTTGATGATTTAGGAACCCTTGATATTTCGACATCTGCTGGAAAGGCGGTTGTTGTCAATGATACAAATAATGGTTTCGATCTTGCTGAAATTCCAGAAACTATTATTGGTAAAACAATCCCTATGAATTTGGCATTTAGTTTAAGTGATGGTTGGGACGCTGATGAGGTATTATTTACGTTTATCGCAACAGAGTCTTTCACATTACCGGATGACTTGACGGGTACACAAATATCATATTCAGAACTCCCTGATGGCGCAACCAGTTCAATAAATATTTTCAAAAACGATACCATTGTTGGGACATTTTTTATTGAAGACCCGCTAATGATTGGTTTCAACGGCCCCGTTGATTTTGTTGCTGGTGATAAATTGCGCTTAATTAGTGGAACTGCGATACAAAATGTTGACGTTGCATTGACTTTATTTGCTACTAAAACGGCTACTATTATTTCTTAACGATAAATAACAATATACACGATACCGAAAGGGTTTTTAACATGGTTGCAAGAATTTCTACTAACTCCGCTATTTCTGTTGTAAATGCGATGGTCGACTCCTTTGACGAAGGTGCTGGCGCAAACGCTAAGCTTCAGATTTGGTCAGGTGAGCGTCCAACTGCGATTGATGACGCTACTACTACACAGGTTCTATTGGTTGAATATGACCTTCCTAATCCATCCTTTGGAACAGCTACCGCATCTGCTATTGGTGCTACTGCTGTTGCTGAAGAAATCACTACTGTTGACGCGTTGGCAACTGGCGAAGCTGCTTGGTTCCGCGTACTTGATACGGATGGTGACATTCAGATGGATGGTACAGTAACCGCTGCTACCGGCGACGGCGATCTCAAGATTTCATCAACAGCAATTACGGCTGCTGTTAAGGTTGCGGTCGTTTCTTGGTCAGTTTCTATCGCTAAGGGCTAATATTTCAAACTGATTTATTATTCTTAAAAGGTCTGGTTTTCCAGACCTTTTTTTATGATTATGTAATAAATATCTCTATATAGGAGAGTTTCATCATGGCTGACGGTAATCCGCTATTAGCGATTCATTATTCAACTAATAATACCGTAAGAATATACGAATTACTTAACGGATCATTTGCATTGATCGGCGCGGCCTCAGGATTTCCGTCATCAATCAATTCAACCGCACCTGAACCAACCAATATTTTGCAATGGACGAATGACGGTTCAAGACTATTGGTTACTGGTCGTAATGGAACAACTGCAAACGTAACCAGTGTGTCTCCCGCTGTTCTTGGTCCTGTTACTCTTTATAGCGGTGCAATTACAAACTCTACGCTACCAATCAACATTTCTTATGGTCGTGAAAAAAATCAAATCTATTTAAGCCCTATAAATGGACCAGTCAATGCAACGTCAGTAGGTCTTAAAGTTGCTAATAATGGCCTTTCTGCATTAAATTTTTGGGTTGCACCAACAAGCATGAATACAGTTACATCCGTTAGCGGTTCCCCTGATGCGAACTGGATATTATACACACGTTCGACCAACTCTGTTACGCTGGCATATACCAATGGGTCTAATCCCAATGGCACCCCGATATATTCAACGCACCAGCAATCTCTAGGATTTCCAACGTCCGCTGCTTATTGGTCATTTGATAGTTCGGTGGTGGTTATTGTTGCCTCTAATGGTACATCGGCATATGTTTACAAGCCAGTAAAGACCGTCGATCCAGAAACATCAGCTATTACTATAAATCTTGAGTTAATTCAACAGCTTCCAAATATAGGAACCATTAACCGTATTGCTTTCTCAGGAGATACCAGAAACGTTGCTATTTCTTATGTATCATCTGGAAATTACACAACCGTTATGTTTAAAAAATATGGTGAATATATCATTCAACAGCCAACGCAGTTTTCAAATTTTGGGCAGACTATTTCATTCACACGTGATGGCCTTCATTTGATCGATGCATTTACTCGAGTAATGTATGACTTCAATGGAACCAGTTGGGCAATCAATACCACTGCCATGAGCAATGTCATTGCAGGTGGAACATCCGTATCAATTTCACCACATATAGCAAATGCATTAACCGAAACGAAAATTTATGATAATGCTGTTGAAAAATTTGTTAAAGATTTGTCAACACTCGATTTGCGCATGTTCTTTTTAACATCCAGTGCAGAATTCGATAAAACGTTAACAAACATCAACCAAATTCCTTCTGAACAAATCATTACAGGTGGTGATTGGCCGGAAGACGGTTTGGCTATTTCCATAAGCGAATCTGGCGGCGTTGGCGTTTATAATATCAATGCAGCCGATTCTAATCACCCGGTAACGTCATCATTTATCCAAGCCCGTTATGCAGTAATATACGATTTTATTACCAAACAACCAATGATGTTCTATGATCTAGGATCAAATAAAATTATTCCCGTAGGATCAAATCTTAAAATAGATTTTAGAAATGACAACCTTTTAACGTTCACTCGTTAAACCAAATTATACCTTTAATATAAATTCGGGACAGTATAATGAGTATCATTATCGACAACTACAAAAATGTTAATATCGGTTTTGCTTATTCTATGGCAAAGCTTTCTCCAAATGGTCGTTTTATTGCCCTATCTCCTAACTCTGGAGCATCTATTACAACCCAACATATTTACGATACGGTGACGGAGACTCTATTACAAATTTCGAGCCCTGCACGTGTTCCTACTGAGGCAATTGCTTTTTCCCCAAATGGAAATAAATTGTATGTCGGGTGTGCAAATAATGGTACTATCCTAGTATTTGAATACACTACATCGTGGGCATATGTTTCAAGTATAGTTAGTTCCGATAATACCGCAACAATTCATTCTATCGCTGTTGGTGCAGATAACATCGATATCGCGTGGGTTGAAGGCTTAAACGTTTTTAAATTTTACAATACAACCACTACCACATATTATGCTGGAGGTGGAACGTTAGTTGCCACAAATACCGCTGTTCCATTTATATATGCAGATACCGCTCGAAAAGCGTCTGATACAAATTATTTTGTATTTGGTAGACCAACGTCAGGCGCTGGTGGAACTGCCTATATTATTAAACAAGATAGCACATATTTATTATTACAAGCTCAGTCAAATATTAACATATCTAACGTTAATATGTCTGGAAGCGGTACAGTTAATTACGTGTCATTTAACTCCTCAAGTTCTGCAACAGCCGGTATTAGATATTACAATAATGACATAATGAATTCTAGTGCTGTATTGTCAATTTCGCAAAATAACGTTAACGGTGGTTCAGTTGTTTGTCAAATTGATGAAGCAACCAGCCTACGATATGCTCGTGTTAGTCCCGGTTTAATGTCTGTTGGGCAAATAGCAGGTTACAACGTTATCGATCCTGTAAACTACACAATAACGTCTCCTTTTACTATTTCTGGAGACATGCAAATCTTCAATAAGACTGTTATAAATTATTCAAATAATAATGGCACATTTTTAGAATATGCCACCATAAAAAATACCGATGGTAATGAAACCATTACCGTAAATAATGATCAAGCAAGTGGTCTTCTCAATCGCTATTATGCTGCAACAAATTATGTTGTATCTGAAAATGGTAAAAAATACTTATATACCAACATCAATAACACTTTACAAATGGGTAATGTTGTCAACGGCGTTCCTATTAACAATAATGTCGGTAATCCGGCAGGGACAACAAATAATATCATCGCAAATAATGCGGCGATTAGTCCAAATGGTAGACACGCTTTTATAGTAGATGCAACAACATTATATCATTACACAAATTCGTTGAATACCGCTCTTGCATCTCGTAAATTCACATATCCTGTAGGGTCAGCAGGATCGAGACAGATGTCTGTATCACCCGATTCTAAATTATTAGCATTTCCAGATGGCACCTCTCTAAAGGTATATTCTATTTCGGAAACCGGCCTAACCGCACTTACTGTTCCGGCTACTAACCAAGTTTGGGCAACTGCGTGGTTTTCACCTACTGAATTTTATGGAATGACAACATCAAGTGTTATTTTCTATAGAGTCTCTGGTTCAACCGTGACGCAAGTTGGAACGATGTCAGTTGGTACAAGCTTATATTCAATGGCTATCAGTAACGATAGAACTAAACTCGCATTTACCTCGTTTGCGGCGGCAGGATCGCCTTATTTTGCAAATATAAATCCATCAGATTTTACTCAATTAGGTGTGATTAGACGTGGTAACGCACCTCCCGGTGGATTTTTCTCAAACAATTATTATGGTTCCTTTAGTCCTGATGGTAATAAGTTTGTATTATGTGGTGCTATTTCTTCTGCCACTAACAATCTCATTGTTTATGATACAACAGAGATTAATATCAATACAATTTATGTGTTGGGAAATAGATCAATATCATATAGTTTTGCATATAGACCTCAATGGATTAATAATAATATTTTCAAAATAGCGGTTAACGCTAATACTGTATCATTACACGATTTCAGTGTAATCAACGGCGTGTTGACTGAAATAACTAATTTTAACGTTACAACAGACGTTAATAATAGTATTGGCGATAATACGTGGGGTACTGGTATTTCCCCTGATGGTAAATATATTATTCGACCAGTAGCGGCGGCCAAACCTGATCTTATCTATCTCATTGCACCGGATACTGACTCTTTTACTGATCCGTTACCTTTTAAAAGTACAATAACAACATCTTGTACTATTTCATCAGATTCGAAGTATATGATGTTACCCGGTCCAGCTACTAATGGAAATGGTACTGTTGATTTTTATGAAAAAACATCCGAGGGTATCCCTGTGCCGGTACAACAGTTCACCGGTCTTCCGTGGGTTACCGCACTTGCAACTAGCGGTACGTTGGGTGATTATTCTCCTGTATCTAAAATGTTTGCGGTTCCGTATGGCCGAACGTTGTTACTATTCATAAACAACGAAGATGGTACTTTTACAAACATCTCAAAGTATGATCTTACCGCCAATCGTCTGGTTGCTCGTTTCTCAAATGACGGTTCATTGTTGTATGTTGCAGGTGCAACGTCATCTACAGGGGTTGATATTTATGATCGTGTAGGTAACGATTATGTATACCGTACCACTATAGCAACAACTACTGGTGTTACCAGAATAGATTTTTCACCAAATGGTCAATATGTTCTATTAAGTTATAATAATGCAGCACCATATTTGAATGTTTATAGTATTGCGCCGGATGGAACATTTGACACCCTCATCGCATCTACACCATTTAACGCGCTATCCCTCGGCAGATGGCTTACAGATACCTTACTATTTGTTGTCGTTAACAATAATGGATATGGATATTATTATGTAGCTGATTTTTTTGCTGATAAAGGTGTTATTATTCCACGAAACTGGAATGGAACTACTCTCGGCGGCGGGATGAAACAAAATATTAGTATTTCCAATACTGGTAGTAAGAAATTAATCGTCTTAGGCCACGCAACCGAAATAGCGTTTGGATCATCGACAACAACCGCCTCTCTTAATAATTTCACCTCATTGTATGCATTCAAAATGGTAGATACCGCAACCAATATATCAGGGGCTACGGTAATACCATCGATAACAACCGAAATTATAAGCGAAACAGACCTCGCTTTGTTTGGTGATGTATCAATAAATTCGATTACTACCACAGGTGAAATCGAGGCACCAAATGCGATTTATGGCGACGTTCTCGTACCATCACCGTTCTCGGTGGACGGGTTCATTGGCGAAGATAGTTCATCAGCAATCACAACCGTTACATTGTCGACGGCATTTATTGATTTAAATGGTTATAATTATGAATTATCATATACGCCATTACCACAACCGTATGCTTATGGTAAAACACGTTTTGGCTCCATATCCACTATAGGCCAATTATATATTGACAATGAGTTATATGGTGACACCCTTATCCCTATGTTTGTTGTTGAAGGCGACATGAATCTTCCTCCACAATTTGAGGGTGACGTATTAATTAATAACATAATTACAGAAGGCGATCTATACGAGGAACAGTTCTTAAGCGGAGAAACTGTTATAGATAGTATTACATCTAGCGGCGCATTATCACAAGGCGAAACTATCGATATAGGTATACTATTACCTTCGTTTGAAATTTCTGGAGAATTCTTGTTGGAACCGGAAATTTACGGTGACACATTATTACCGTCATTTGAAACTGATGGATTGTTTACCGTTCCTCAAAATGCATCCGGTGATGTATTGATACCGTCTATTGTAACTGAAGGTCGTTTGAGTGATGGTGAGGATATTACTGGCGAAGTAATAATTCCTTCAATCGAAACTACAGGATATGTAACCTCAGGAGAAAATATTTCTGGAGAAACATTAATACCATTCATAATTACAAGCGGTGAATTGATAACAGACCTCGCAATTGATAGTGATACTATCATTGGACCAATATCAACATCAGGTATATTGGCATCAGGAGACTTTGTAACCGGTGATGTCAACATTTCAAACATTATTACTGAAATTGTTGGAGACGTATTAAACCCCGGTGAAATAACAGGTGACACCCTAATTAGTAATATTATCACCGAGGGTATTATGGCGCAAGAGGGCGCTATAACAGGTGATGTTGTAATAAGTAATATCATTACGAATGGGGTTCTTTCACGTCAAATAGATGTTGAAGGATCGATTATTCTAAACAGTATCGAAACCGAAATTGTAGCTGAATTGCAGTTACATTTATCTGGAAATGTAATTATTAACAGTTTTACAACCACAGGTGAATTGAAGAAAATAGCAGGACGCAGACGTTTCTTGAATATAGTATAAAAAAGCAATTCAATAGCCATGTATAAATACCTAATATACGGAGTATTATATCATGGCTATTGGCAATCCCCTTCTTGCTCTTCATTACCCTACCGATTCTGTTGTTCGTGTATATGAACTAATAGATGACGAATTTGTACCTGTAGGGAATAATAGCGGATTTACTGGAACCGGTTTTAACCCTAATATGATGTGGCATAAGTCGTCTGGTAAACTCATATATATTTCTAAAAATGCAACATCAGCTGTTTTTATGGCGGCGAGCGTTACGGGTGCCAGCCCCACGGTGATAGGCTCAGTTAGTATTGCTGCGTTTTCTGGTTCAACTGTAAAAAATAGTACAAGTTTCAACACGAACTCGTTTATGTTTCTACCCATTGAAATTGGTACTGGTGCATATCCATACAACGTAGGTATTAACAATACCGCAACGGCAGTTCGTCAATCAGCCGTCCTTTTGTCTGTTACTAATAGAGCAAATTTCTCTGATATCGCAACATCTGTCGATGGAAATTTTGCGGCTATAACAACTAACAACAATAGCAATCTCATCTATATGATTGGTCCATCTACACCTAACACATCAACGGCATATCCGTATGACAAAGCATTTGTTAACTTTCCCATTTCTGTAGGGATGAATACGTCTAAATCATTTTTCTCATACGATGGATCATTATTAGTTGTTTCCGATATATCTGGAGAAAATGTAGATGTTTACAAAATAGACGTGACATATAGTAGTCCTAATATCGCCTCTAATATAACGTTGACAAAAACAAATACCATTACTCCACAATTAGGAGTGTTGCAGAACGTAGTATCATCTCCTGACAAAACAACAATGGCATTTGTATATTTAAAAGATTCCATTTATACAACGTATTTGTTTGGAAAATATGGCGATTATATTATGCCGCTTGAAAAGACATTTACTAATTTTGGTAATAATATTTCATTCACTGGTGATGGTAACAAAATAGTAGATGGTACTACTAGAAAAATGTTAAGCTTCAACGGAACTACGTGGGTTCAAACCGATTCTGCGATGGCAAATATTGTAGTTGGTGCTGTAACACAAACCCTATCAGATCATGTTCAAAATAATATTACGATGTCTCGTTTTTACGATGGTGCATTAGGAACATTAACTGGCGGTGGCCCAACTGATCTTCGTTTGTATCTTCTTAATGGGAACGCTACTTTTGTAAAAAATCAAACCAATATTTCGGAATTAAGCGGAAGTATTATTAGTAATGGAATGTGGCCTCCATCTGGAGTAAAAGTTGATATTAGTAGATCGGAAGATTCTACGCGTTACTACATTAACACCGACACTATTTCTCAGCCGGTTGTTGAAACTTCCATAACGGCCAGATATGCAGTTATATATGATTTCTTAACTAGCAAACCTATGATTTTTTACGATCTTTCAACAAACCGCGTATTCCCTACAGGTTCGCGTATTAATATCAGTTTTACTGAAAATCATCTTGTAACATATACGGAATAAAGAAAATGCTATTAAATGTCACAGAGGTAACTTCGAATTTATCATCGACACGAAATCTTGCATTTTCTGCGGATGGGGAATGGATTGCTGCCGTTCCACAAATAACAACCGCAAGCACAACATTTCAAGTTTATAAAAAAACAAGTGCCGGTAATTTTGATGATCCCGCTATAAATGTATCAATACCAGTATCAAATGCCAGTATTGATTATGTAACCATTTCTCCAAATTCTCAGAAAATGGCTGTTGCTACTGGTATCAATAAAGTATACCTTTATAATTTAGTAGGAGGCGTTTGGACTTATTATAATGAGTTGACACCACCTGCACGCCCGGTATCAGTGAAATATGCACAAGATAGTAACGACTTGCTCGTTAATTGTAATAATGGCGTATCACTTGTATACAATACCGATCTTCTGACGCAGTTATACACTGTTACAAGAAGTGTACAACAAGTATTGGTGGATTCGTCATTAAGTGCAGATACGAATATTTTCATTTCGTCATCAGCAACAACGAACTCAACCTCATATGGTGTCTTTATATATACCAAAACCGGTGGAACATACACAACCGCGCAAGTAACAAATTTTTCTAACTCAATTTATGGTATTAAGATTTCAGCAGACGGTTTAAAAATTTATATTTCTACTAATAACGGCGTATATATTCTTAGACGTGCGTCCTCAACGCAAACATTTAATCAGAGCATATATTATAGTAAAAGTACATCGCCAATATTGATTCGTGATTTCGGTATTTATGACGGGAAATATCTTATCGGTCCCGGTGCAACAACAGGTCTATTTGGTGCATACGATTCTACTGAAGCCAACAAATACCTCGAGACTTCAGTTTTATATGACACTCCTATTGATGGTCCCTCTATTCCAACAACATACATTAATTCTAGTACCTTTAGCGATAACCGTTTTGTTGCATATGTTTCTGGAACGGCACCAAAAGTATATTCTGTATCTAAAAAAACTGTTACTACTGCTAAGTTTTATGATGGCAATACCATCTCTGGATATTCTACTCCGGTATATCAATTTGTTTTATCAAAAGATAAAACCAAATTTTTCACTATGTTCTCGGCTAGATATAACAATAGCCCTACATATAATTTTGGTGACGTTAAAAATGGTCAACTTATACCAAACAATAAGTTATCATTTAATAATACACAAGCTGTTTCGGTTTCAGCCGGGACAGTGTCGTCTTTCTCTCCATCAAATAATTATTTTGCATTATCATCTGCTAATGTTTTACGCCTATTTAAATTATCTACGGACGGAGTATATGATGAACTTTCATATACTCCTGCGTTGTCAATAGCGCCGGTCGTTGCTGAATTTTCTCCAAATGAACAATACGTGGTATCTTTTAGTAGAACTGTTATTAATGTTCATAGTATTAATGGTACTCTTGCAACCAACGTAACAGTCAATCTCAACGGTGCAACATTAGCCGATTTGGCAAGTATTGTGTGGTATTCTAATACTCAATTTATTGTAAGCTCCTATAGCGCCGGTATGTATTTCTTTGAATATGATTCGGTCAATAACAGATTTAATTTGAAACGATCATTATTAACGTCTGAATATGAGAATAGATCAATGGTCTTATCTCAAGATAAGCGTTTTATCTATGCAATCAAAAACACGGCGGTTGGTTCATTTTGGGGTGCAAAATATACCATTACGGATTTTGACAATATTAGCTATACCGGTATTATAACAGACAACTATAGCAATACCGCTGCCGCTATTAAATTCATCCGCCTATCACCAGACGGTACAAAATTATTCATCACCGGTCAGAGTACCCCTTGGTTTGGAATGTACACGGTTGATACCGTATCAGGGGATATAACTCCTATAACATTAACTACCAAGGAAACTATTAACGCAACAGCGTATGGTTGTGATTGGTTAACTAATGAAACATTTTTCGTAGGTTATAATGGCGAATATGCTAATAACTGGTCATTAAAATCATACAGATATAATTCTTCAACCAATAGTGTTACAGATGATTCTACGTTATTAATTAACATGGTAACATATAGCAATATTAATGGCGCGGCTATAACAAGTGATGCCAAAAATATATATGTATCAGCACCATCAAACATTACCAGTACAACTGGCTTAACAAGATTTGAAAAAAATTCAGATGGAAGATATGTCAGAGTCCAGCAATTAAACAACGTTTCCACTGGTGGCGTATTAATTGTCGCTAATGGAAAATACATGCTTGCGATAACGGCGACAGCTACCAATAATGCACGCCTTTATGAACGTAATAGTGAAGGTCTATTTGTAGATTATACCGAATTTACCATATCCGGTACAATAAGTAGTTCATTCTTTCATAAAATTGACGAAAATAATATTGTTTTCATTACAAGCACATCTGGTGGTGGATATTTTCATTACCACATTTCAAACGAAGGTGTTGTTACTCAGAAACAAACTATTGACAGAATTAATGCGACATCATTCTATTATGTAGGACAATCTTATAATAGTCAGTACATATATTTTTCTGATACATCAACAAATCTTAGAATATTTGAAAAACAAGTTTCTGGAGATTATACACTAAAAACATCGCAGGCCGGTGTTAACGCCAATATATTCCGTCTGTGGTCAAGCCCAACAAACCCATCCGCAGGTATTATGAAACTATCAACTTCAATGACGTATGTTGATATAAATGCAGATGGAACTATAAATTTTGGGGCAACTATTCAGACAAATACAACAGCCGCTTGCTGGTATAATGATGGTAGTGGTTTCTTCATTACAGGAACAAACGCTACTAATAATGGTATAACGTCTACTTATTTGTTTGATAATTCATCAAAAAAATGGTTTAAAAACCCGGAGGTTATATATCCAACCGGTTCAATATCTGGCACATTAGTAAATGTTAATAGTGGGCTAGATATCACCAATCCTGCAAAAGACGTGGTTGTTTATATACAAGCTCAACCAACATCCATATCAACATCAACCATAACGGCTGGCGCTCGTGCAATAGGTATCCAATACGTTGAATCAGAAAAAGTAGTTACAGGATCGATTAATGTAGTTCTAAGTAGCATCGAGACCGAAGGTGAACTAGTCACTGATCTAGCTATAGACTCCGACACATTAATAAACCCAATAACAACAACAGGTGAAATAGATACACCTATTGCAGCTACGTTAGATATAACGTTAAATCCATTTATAATTTCTGGTTTCTTCGGTGAAAAATCAGAATATGACATCGATCTAACATTGACTACTGCATTTTCTATAGTAAGACCCGATAATTGGAGTGAGTTAACAACAACCCCATTAGAACAACCCTATGCATACGGTGACGTTAAGCTTCGTCCTATATCTAATGATGGATTGCTATCACTATTACCAGATGTATCAGGGGATGTGTTGATTAATTCAATTACATCAACCGGTATTCTTGGCGAAGAAAGATCAATCTCAGGCGATACAGTAATACCGTCTGTTATAACGGATGGCATGATTTTAAGCACGCCTTTCCTTGTTGGCGATGTAACATTACCAACAATCGAAACGTCAGGAACATTAAGCGACGGTGAAGAAGGTTCAATAGAAATCATATTGAATCGTATTAGTACCGAGGGTGTATTAGAACAACAGCAAAACGCTACTATTGATGTAACGCTGAATAGTATTACAACTGAAGGATTGATTGAAACAGAATTTGCAATCAATGGTGATGTAACAATCAATAGCATAACTACTGAATTAAATGGTTATATTATTGGTAACACCCTAACAGGGGACGTTTTAATTAGTTCTATCGAAACCACAGGGTCTATTTCGTATTCCCTCGAGGCAAACATAGACATAACATTGAATAATATTACTACAGAAGGTGAATTGCGCGTTTCTGGAAATATTTTACCGTCTGATGTATTGATACCAAGTATCCAAACTGAAGGTCAGCTTGCTCAGACACAAGAAATTGACGGCCCGATTGTTATTAATAATATTACAACGGAAGGCTTCTTAGAAACACGACTTGAAATCACCGGAAATGTTCTTATTAATAGCATTTCATCAAATGGCGAATTGAAAAAATTATCTGCAAGAAGAAGATTTATGAATATTGTATAAAAAGAAAAGGCGCTAATAGCGCCTTTTTTTATCTCGGTTGGATGGAATTTTTTTGATATCTTTTGCCAGAAATTTAGCGATATTTCCTGTGGCGTCATCTTTGACATCAAACGAGGTTGGAACTCCTTTGTCCATATTCTTTGTCCAATAATTAACGACCGGTTCTTCATGGTGTAATGCGACAATTACGCCAGTACCTTTTTTATGACCATCGAACCATTCTACCTTTACACCTTTTTGCAGCCAGATATTTCGCCCGAAATTTGTCATATAATCCTCCTATTAAATTATCAAATCCCCATGTAATACATTACGCCGCCGATACCCAAAAACATAAAACCGCTCTTTCCTAAGAACTGAAAAAGAGCAATTTTATCCAATGGCATATTAACAAACATATTCACCAGATCGCCATCATCACCAACATTGTTCAAGTATGCGATTATTACCGGTGTTAATATCAACAGAAACCCAAAGAATACGAAGTATAGTGCCATTTCAAATCCGTTCAATTGTTATTTTATATTTTGGTGTCTTGGTATCATACGCGCCTTTTGGAACGGAAGCAATAATAACATTCTTATTCTCGGTATCAACATCAAACCAAATAGGATCGATGTTATATGAACTTGGCGCAAAATCTTGGGTGGGTCCACGCATTACTTCATTAATGGTTGCACAAATCGCCTTTGTAAGTTTGGTTACATCTCGCATTTGTCTTTCCTCACGTTTTTTAGAAGTTCAGCAGAATTGAGTTTAAATCCACGAACGGCGAGAAGGCAGCGTTGTACGTTTTTCAATTCGTTCTTATTCTTGCAATCTTTCAACAATCCCAAGTAATAATTTCGAAGATAACAATAATGGCTATCCAAAATGGTCTCAACCGAACTGTTACGTGGTTCGTTACTATTTGCTACCTTAGAAATATAAGCACGATAACAAGCGGCCTGTAGAAAATAAAGCCAGCTTTTGCGGTCTTCGTCATCTACAAAAAACCCTCGCTGAAGATAATACCCAAGACCATAATCTTTTCTCTTCTTCTTAAAAAACATCACAATACTCCTTTGAGTAACTCTTTGCTTTTGATACCGGCATTGATAATTTCAGTTTGCCTGTCGACCAAAAATTCAAGATCATTTATAGCACAATTATATTCTTTTGCAATATCGGACAACGTAAAACCATCACGAAAATACCGAGACCAAATACAGTCAATCTCCTTAAGATTAACGATCATCTTGAATTTTTTCAACGCGTCAATAAGCTCAATATCGTGGATGGTTGCCACTAAATGAGAATCAAGTGATGTTTTCAAATCATATAAAGTAAAACTCTTCTTATCAAGATCGTATGAAAATGCCTCATATTCTTTATCATTAATTTTATAAGGAATAATATCAATGGGATGATAAAACGCACCATTATGTCGAATGATAGTTCCTATGTTTTCAAGTGCACGCTGGATGTCGTTACTAATACGATCAGGTGCTAACTGCAACGCTTTATCACTGACATAAATTATATATTGATTCATTTCAAATAATCCCCACATCTTTAAGACATTGTGTCAGAGGTTTATTGGTAATACGGCAATCCAGATGCATCGAGTCACCCTGTAAAACAAATCCGTACATTATTCGGTCATCGGTATCATATGTAATAGACGTAAGGTGTGTTCCGTTTTTAAGTTTATACGGAAACAAATCTTCTATTTGTACGATGCAATTTTCGTATACTCCAATCCAATCAAAATCGGATGGTAACTTGACTATAAAACTGTCAACAAGATTAGATTTCATCCGTTTATGATAAAGCTGGAAATATGCCATTAATACCAAACTACCTTAACTTTTAAATGTGAATATTCTTTTGCAAGGCCCTCGAAAACGTATTCAATACTTTCACCACGCGCAGGGATATATGTTTCTCCTACACTTCTCAACACGAATGCAACTTTGTTTCCCGTCTTATGACTTTTAATCATGATTACAGAGTTGGTGGTTATTTCCCCGTTTTCATATATTGACAATTCATTACCGTTAAAGGACAATACGCCTTTGGAATATTCGCCTTTGGATGAACAAATAGACATAACGGTTCTCCTTGTTGATACGTAATATAACCATAGCAGATATTTTTATAAAGTCAATTGTTTATTGGAGTTTATATGAGAATTCAAATCTTAAAAAACGAAAAGCATCATACCTTACAAATATCAGGGATGAGAATGAACTATGAAAATTTTGTTGAGAAAGAATATCATTTTTTCGCATATGGATGGGATGGATATGGGTATATTAAAAATTTTTATGACATTTTTCCATATGTGGAACCAACCGTGTTCAAATATTTCAACCGCATAGAGTTGGCAGTAGAGAGAGACCTTATTATGGTAAGTCATTTTACCAATTACGTACATTTTAATAGCGTACGTGATGCATTAGATTACATTGAAAATCCACCACGCTTCATCAAATTTAAAGCATTCATAGACTTGATGATATCTCGTATTTTTAAAGAATAAAATCTCTTAAAGATTCCATTAGTGATTTATTATGTCCAGAATACGTTTTAACGAATGATCCATTATGTAAAAATTCTCCAACATAATAATATCCGTCCACATAATGGTAAGAGTCTGTATTTAATTTCCCGGTAAATGGAAGTATGTCACTGATATCGTGAAGATAAGTGACTACTCCATTTGTAGGCTTATACGAAACAAGAATGTCGCTTTCATCATTGAAATGTTCTGCATAGTATAGTGGTAATGTACCTTTAACGGTTCTGTGGATTATTCTCACGATCATTTTAGCAGTTCCAGTATAGCATTATGGAAGGTGTCAAAACGGTATTGATATAAGTTTTTATTAGAGCCATCTACTTTTTGTACGACCGTTCTTCCACTATTCACATCATATCCAATAGAATCGTACTTGTCCGTTTCAAATTTGCAGGCCAAGTAATTCTCGATATCACCGGGATAATTTACAAGAGACCCGTCAGAATAAAAAATGGTGAATAGTGAATCAATATCACTTTCCTCAAAGCATTCAGACAATCGTTGCGCCAGATATGGTGCCATAATACGTTTATGATATGCAAATCTCGAAATTTTCAACATTATAGATTCCTGTTATGAATGATACTGATTGCTTCTGGAAAAGATACATTTTCAAAACTGATAGATTGTTCGTTTCCAACACGTAACGTTAATCTTTTAAGCGTACCGCCATAATTAAAATACAATTCTTCCATTCCGTCAAAATTTAGGGGGAGTATGTCTTGGATATTAGTATATATGTTTGTTTCTTGAACAGTACGGATAACAATGACATTTTTAACACCTTTTTCAAATTCACGCTGAATTGGCGGAATCAACATAGTTTTTTGCCGTTCGGAATAATATCCTAAAGTGTACATTGAGTTTGCCTTTTTATTGAAAAACATCATTTAACTGGTGTATTATAAACATATTAAGGAGTTTGTCAATGTATTCAATTTCATATTACGAGACATCTAGAACGTCAGACATTTTTTTCGATGCTATCCAGATTATAACGCATTGTCATATTGATATCGATTTTCGTAATAAAATAACAACTGAAGGAAGAATGTTTATTTCAATCACGAAAAATACAACAGAGAAATCTAATGCACTTTCGACAGATATAAACGACATTCTCCCCGTCAAGATTGTTCCGCATCATTCATTACGTTTCATATGTTATGAGGATTATGAAAAAAGCATCACCTATAGCGTGGGTGAAATCCCGTATCACAATGTGTATAAGATAAACAAAGTAGATTTGAATACGTTTCTTAAAATATTAGAGAACGGTATAACAAGAAGAATGAAATTAGAAAATTTCATTTCTAAGATTTATTATAAAGTATACAAATTTGGTAAAAAGATAAAGAATTTATTTACAAACACTAGCTGAATCTAGGTAATGTTTATAATATCCATTATACCGATCTACAATAGTATAGTTCCGATCATACATTGTTATTTTGTTAAGTGTTATTTCCATCGCCCAAATGTCATCAGCAATAGTTAGCTGATGATAGGGCAGTATGTCACTTAAACAAAATGAAATACCGACATCATAATCGAAAATGTTACCATAGTGTACATACCAGCAATAACCAACGTTGGCTATTTTGCGTCGTAGTTCCGCACTCACCGATGAATTTCTAAAAAAAGCCTCAACGTCACCGAGCACATTTTCTACGCCATCGAAACCAAATCTCACATATTCAATACTCGTATATTTCATTTTATCATTCCCAATAATCAACGAAATCATTAAAATTTTTAAAGGTTCCTTTACCACCTTCGTTAAAAAGCTCAACCGAGTTATTACGCAAAACTACCGCTTCATACGGAACCGTTATATCGTTAACGGCGACGAAATCTGACAGGTGTATCGAAATTCTGTCGGTTCTTCCAAATGAATTAACGTCAAATAACGTATGTATCCAAACGCTACCATGTTTCATTACTTCATCTACGGTAGAATGCATTATCGTATTACTGAATACATCAAAGAATATTTTAAGTTCTTCTTGTTTATAAATTGAAATATCTCTATATTCAATTACATTAATATCTAGCATGGTGTCCCCTTTTCATTAATAATCCGAATAATGTCACCATCAAAAGGATTCGTTGTTTGTCTTTCATAATTAATTATAGAGTTGTGTGTAAATTTCACCGGATGTTTTAGTTCAGGAAAATAATAATTTTTTTCTATAGGAAAAAAAGATATCAATGTATCTGAAACGTACCAATGGTTTATTCTTGATATGATCACACTCCAAAAAAATTTTTGATGAACAATTTTATCAACGATATCTTGCTTAACGCCAAGCTTCATAATAGCGGTGATATGCTCATCAGTTACTGAAGGATCGTACCACGCGTTAAAGTTTTTGGTTATAAGCATATAAATCTCTCCGAATATACAAGAGATATACCATTTATTTCCGTATAGTCAAGTCAAAGATTGATAATGGTAACTTTTCGAACTTCGTGGATGCCGGGATAATAAAAATTATTACCCATATCTTCATAAAATTCGTTAATAGTGTCATAAGAAATTTCAATTATTGGTTCAAGATGAAGGACGCCGCCGTTCACCAATTTATAAGCTTTTGCTCTTAGGCTTGTTGTACTAAAATTAATTTCATCAAAATCTGGTTCAAATGAAGATACCGGAATAAAGTCTGATACCGGCCCGTATATCACATTATTACCGTTTATTGCTAATGAATACGCGCCTTTTGCAAACAAACTGTTTATCACTTTTTCGTCCAGTGAACCGGCAAAAAACGAACGCATTTTGTCGCTGTAATATCTAAAATTGACCATAACCACATATCCCGTATTTCATCCAGTATACCAACATCGTGTTTAATAATAAATATTTAAAACGGGATTTTATAATATGAGACTTATCGATCTTCTTGAAGACATTAGCGCTTACGATTTGAAACGCATTGAAAAAGCGCTCGACGCATTCGTTTACCAACCAGAGGAAAAGATAAAAAAGGCAGCACCAGTTTTGGATGTTGATATCCCTACAAACAAAGACAATCATTTTGTTCAGCGTTTGAATCAACGTTCAGAGATTGCAGACATCCCGCTTGGTTCGGTTTATAATTTGATGAAGAATGCAAAAATAGACCAAAGCCTCGGTTATAAAAAAGAACTTGATGCCGTGGCACGCGAGGATGATCCTGACGAGACCATTGTTCTTCAGGCCACAGGAAAGCACCCGTTGACGATACCGGTCAAAGTAGTATCTAATCCTGACGCAGTTAAAACCACGCCAAACAACCCTGTAGGCGTTTCAAGAACCGGTCAAAAAGTACCTAAGAATAAAATTATCCCAAAAACGGTTTATAGAAAAGGTATAGATGATTAACGCGCCAACTCTACGATGACATCTCTTAAGTTCATCGTTTCGCTGGCCGGAACTTTTTTAGTTTTATACTTTTGAAAAGATTCACCAACCACCGTCCACTTTTCACCAAATACCAGTGTGAAATTTTTCATACCAGTGTCCTCAATCTCAACGGGAATGATATCTGACAGGTTATCATAAAGGTGAGTCAAACCATCATATACCAATGCGAATACCATCGTGTTATCATTATAGGCGTTGTTGAATTCCCAATATGGTTTTGCGAACATAGAATGATCAAGACTGGAAATTTTCATTCTATGAATGGTGATACTCAAATTTTTCACTCCAATGTTTGAACAATTTCAAAGATTTTATCTAATGATAATCTCTCAGGGATTTTATACGTATGAACACGGTCACTGTAAATGATACTATATGTGAAAGACGTAAACAATTCACCACGTCTAATAGTTATTTTACTAAATCTGGAAAAATTACATTTATATGGAATTAAATCTTCATTATCAATAGAAACGTATGTTTTTGCTGACGGCAGATTATAAACGTAGGCAAAAACCATTTTATTTATGTCAACATCTATTTTGTTAATGATGTACGATTGAGCTAACAACCCGTACTTAATATAATGAAAAATATGTTGTTCACCATTCATTTTTAAAATCCCGATAATTAATACGTTCGCAATCTAATTTACGAAATACCTCACGTGGTGTTAGAATTTCTGAATATTCTTTATATAACGAATCTCCAAAATATTCAATGTACACGACCGTACTATCAGCCAAGAATGAAAAACAAAATTCCTTTGTAAATTCCAAATTAGGAAAATTATTAGGAAAAAACTCAGTAATATCTTTACAAACATAAGCATAATGCTTGTTAATAATCCGGTAGTTCATTTTAAAAATGTGAGTATCATTATGGATATGAGAAAAGTCATTAAGATATTGTACAGCAGGAGAAATTGTTCTTCTTCTTGCCAACGCCGCTTTTTGATATATTAACGAGATTTCAGCCACGAAACGATTCCCTTCGTGTAATTAATGATACCATGTCATCCAAATCACCAATACCTACCGTGGTATGTTCGTGAAATACGAATCCACCGTCATCTTTAAATTTCCCAATAAATTTCGTCTGATCACGAAACCATCGTATCTCCAATGATTCATAATAACCAATATCCGTTATAACCACCGGAAGAACATCAGTTATACAGTCAATCCATATATATCTACCGTCCAATACATACACACTTCGTAATGACTGGTTATTCCTGATGATTAGCGTACTGGTTACCAATTTCGTTCTCTCATATAAGAGTTCATAAGGTTTTCAATGTTCTTTCTACCAATCGGATTCTGACTATGAACAAAAAATTTAAAGGTATCTGGCATTGTACCAGTATCCATATCCAAATCGACAAGGAACATTGCAAAATGATAGCCGTTACGTCCATCACCTAGATCGTGATCGAAGAAAACCTCATCAGGGAAACCATATGTTTTCACCAGTTCGACTGCCTCATCGAACGACCTTGCGATTTTCAATTCGGGGTCGTCAAAACTTGGTTCGCGTTCGTCGTCCAAAAACAATTTCATTTTGCACCTATCATTTCTATAAATCTTGCTTCGATATTGTCGATAGTTGGTTCTTCACGAAATGTTCTAATATTATCCCTGTAAGGATTATATATGATTTCGATATCAAAACCAGTTGGATTAATTTTAATAGAAATTTCCTCCATATCGTCGGTAACATGAGAATCTATGTTAATTGGTAGAAGGCTACTTGCTTTTTCAGCAATAACAGTTGCGTCATATGACGCCCGATACAAGAAAAATGTTTTTTCGTTTTTCTTATATTCGCGCTCTTCGAACCATACAAAATTATGATTTATATTGTTATATCTATCATAAAACAGTGTTGTCCTCGGTGGAATATTCATTTAAAAACCTTTGCGACCGTCTCATCACCTGTTTCACTGATAAGAACAACCTTACCAGCAATATTGTCCTTTGACAACTCATAGTCCATAACGGTCCCGCTCGTATTGTTATAAGCAACGGTGCCAACGATTGCGGTCTTGCCATCGGCACTTAGTGAACCAAGAACAATGCGTCCCGTGTATTTGCTACCTTTAACAAATCGATCCGATACAAAGCACGCGGTTTGACGGCGCATAAGCGCGTTTTCTTTTTCATCGCTGAATGTCGGCTTGAATGCATAAACGGCAATATTTGCAAATGTACCATCTTCAAGGGCAACACGATTTGCGGTCACTTTATAAAGATAATTTCCCATCTACAAATCTCCTTCAATGTTTCGATGGTTCAGTTATACGCTATTAAAAAATAATGTCAAATCATTATTTGTATATTCCAGCGGATTTCAGATATTCAATCGCATCATCGTGAAGATTGATAATGTGATGAATAACATCGGGATTATTCATAATGGCTAGAAGTTGCATTTCCGGTGTTTTATTTTTAACAAAACGAATCGCATAAGGATTGTTTCTAATTGCGGCAACTTGGACTTCTTGCGGTGGTTCATACAAGTATTCAAGCATATATCCGTCTTGATTAACCACATACAACATCACATTAATAGTCGGATTTTCTATATCTCTAATAAGATATAACGAATGATCAATCGCAGCCATCTGAACTTCTTCAGATGGATTTTCCATGCCACGAATGAGAAGAGGAAACCGCTTAACGCGGTCTACCTCATTTATATTTTTGGTCATCTTCTAATGTTTCTTTTGCGGTTTTTACTTCTGCATAATTTCCTGTTGTGATTACGTGTTTGATAACCGGAATTTCCCAACTATTATTGTCTGGATCAATAGTATATTTGAGCAATTCGTATTTTGAATTTTTGGTATATTGAATATCATAATTATTCAAAGTGGTATAAAAACGCCGGTTGGCTGGAATTTCGGCAATGTCATAAACCTCCTCCTCCGTAATAATTCCCTTCGAAAGAAGAAGTTCTACCAAAGATGATAACCGACTAATAGCGTCATATACCCTGTTTTCAATTCCAGACTCCATTTCATACGTTATGATAGACCTTATGTCTTTTTCATAGACGTTGTTATCCTCTCTCATGAACATTTGTCATATCCTTTACTTATTAAACCACGGTACAATGATTTCGTTGGTTTTAACTTCTTTCTTGACACCGTCTTTTTCGATTACAATGTCTTCCCAACGGGCGATTTCGTTATATCCAGTAAAGGTTTTATGAACCTTCCACTGTTCGCCTGTTTCCTTCAAGATGACGATGTCTCCAATGATGCTATCCCCATAATACACATCAAACCCGTCGCCCATATCCTTGTTCATATCAACAAGATTGATTTCAATTCGTGGAGTTACCAATTCCAGTAGCTTTGCACGAGTCTTTTCAAAAGCCTCCTTTGAAATCCATTCGTAAGATACTGCCTTCTTGGAATGATTGGCAATACAAATAGGAACTTCATCAAGAAGGACTACATATTTTCCGACAACGTACCCATCAACTCTCCAGCCACCAATCCGGCGAGTGCTAAATCCATGATCCTCGAGTTCGACATAACTATGGTCGAGTTCAAAGCATTCAAGAAGACTATAGCTGTCAAGAGATTGATTATCGTTAACGTTAGCAACGGCGGCGGTAATAAGTTCGTTCATATTCATGATTATTCTCCCTTCATACGTTCAACGAATTTTGTTCCAATATCAACCCAATTATCTAAATCCAAACTATTCAGATAAAACACATATTCAGAATGGGTATCGTATTTGTTATTGATTACATCATCATAAACAAAATACCAATACCCTTCACCTTTGACCAGTTCAAGCTTTGCCGTTGATGGAACAGTAATCTTATTCACAACGGTTTTTGCTTTAAACACCTTTGATCTCCTTTATCAACGTTTTCACGTTAGATGGAATTTCGTCAGGGAACCACTTTTCAAGAATTTCCACAATAAAAGTTGTATAATATTTTTCCCCGAGCTTGTCAAGGTAGGTATCGATTTTCATGGTAGTCAAAAAGATATCAAACGATTGCATCCAAAAGAACAACATATTCTTAAACTTGGTTTGAAGTTCTTTCAACTCAGTATCGATATCGTTCACTTCCTTAAGAAATGAATCCTGAATTTCTTTATTCATCTCTTTCCATTGACGGATATCATTAGTATCGACGGAATATGACGCATGAAGCATCTTGTGATTGATACGATATAGAATAGATAGAACATTGGAATCGTATGTGGCAAACCGATTTGGTTTGATGCTTCCCAAAACATTATTAAGAGAATCGCGGTAATAAGTTATATTCCACTTTTCTTGACGATTTCTACTTACATAATAATGATATGTTTGCTTTGACACGATAACCTCCTATCAATATTTTCATTGATAATACAGTATCTAAAAATAATGTCAAGCAATTATTTAACCAGAGAATTTAAATGATGAAATGCTTTTGCGAAATTTGAATCTTTTTCATTTATATTCTTAATTTCACCAATGCGATCATCTATAAAACTCCACCTAAAGAATGTAGGAGTTATACATATAAATTCATATCTGGTAGTATCCAACTTAAATGGAACATAATCAGTATAGTTAACGGTGGTAGTTCCCGAAATGAACCACAGCCCTTTTGGTGGGCATACGGTTATACCATACTCTTCAAGACCGTATGATTTAATGAGACCATTTCTATCAATGTTTTCTTTACTTCTGAATGTCAACATTCGTATCATTTATCAACTCCAACGAATATTTAAATGTCTCCATAAGATTACCATTATTGAAAATGGCTGATTTCATCTTTTCACCGCGTTCTTTCCAAAAAACACGATCAGTATCAAATGAAAAGTAATAATACTTTTCCATATCCAAAACGTATGGAAAATAGTTTGTGAAGTCAATTTTATGAAGACAATGAATCCATACAGAACCATCGTGATCAGGTTCCAAATTGTATAAATTTCGATAGTCATTAATATTGACGAGGTTTTCAAAACTTCGATACGCGAATTCCATCACACAGTCTCCTTTTAAGAAATTGTATGTCAAAAATATCAAAATGTAAAGGTGTTAGATACCAAGAACAGATTTCACAACATTATTGTCGAAATAATCAAGGGTATCATCTTTTTCGATTTCTCTCCACATTTTACGCACGTCATCTTGAAAATCGCCATATGGACGTTTACCACGAATAGGTAGATTGTGTTTACGATACAATGGAATTATTTTTTCATTGAAATAAGTTAGCTTATCTTCAAAAGGAAGATTGTTGAATAATGCCGCCCCAAGATTAGTGGAGCGATATTTAGATGCGATGAAAGCTACCCCATCATAAATTTCACGAAGTGAGGATTGATCAATGTCGTCCTCTGATTGATAATATTCAGGTTCTTCTAAAATTTCTGATAGGCGCATAATTTGTTCTCCTGTATAATTATTTATACAGTATTAGAATGAATCGCTAATATGCAAAGTGCTCTTATAGCGTTCAATAGCAGGATACTTCTTAAAGACGTCAGTAATGTGTTCTTCAAAGATAGTAGCGTCATCCGTGTTAGAGGTGTACCCAATGCTACCGTCAGCACGAACCATAATCCACTTTGCGCAGCCCGTTTCCATAATGCGATACATGACAATCTCCTTTAATGTTTCGATAGTATATCTAATACCATATTCAGAAATAATGTCAAGGAATTTTTTAAACCCAATCAAGACCAAAATCATAGAGGTAAGCCTCTAAATCACCATCAAAATCAGTAAATGGCCTATTAATGATAAATTCTGATCCGAAGCCCAAATCTTGATTTGTATCAGGAATTCTATCATCATTCATTGGATATATATCCGATAGTCTACTGGATATGGTTCTCATGTCTATATCCTCAGAACGGTCACATATCCAATAAAACCCTTGTTTAATAATACGTTCTAATTCTTCTTCACAAATTCCTGCTTCAATGAAAGAATCGGGTATAAGTTTTTTTCCATCCAAAGGAACATACCAAATATAAACATTTTCAGATATACGCATTTACAATCCTCATTGCATTTTATTTTTTATATGATAACATACACGAATAGGAGTAAGCAAGATGCCAACCGTTTTTTGTATAGAACTAAAATCTAATTTTGAATATTATTTTCCCGAACTTTCGGAATCTGCACCAGATACTTTAAAAGAAAAGTTAAATGAAGCAGGTTACGTATGGTATTCGGAGGAAGGTCGGATATTAACAATTTATCACGATATCACGGATGTTCTTCCGGTATCTATTGATACACGTTTTAAATTTTTCAATTTTAGCATCCATTCCGACATTCCATTGGTATTTGGGTTTAAAGGAAAAGATTACAATTTTATGGACAACTATGTCCAATCAATAGTTGATGTTCTTAAAAAAGAAGGGGCTTAAAAGCCCCTTTATTTTATCGCGTGGTGTTGATCTTTGCCTGACCCAACAATTTCTTTTGAGCAAGATCACGGGAATCCGAAACCTTCTGTGCGCGTTTCTTTTCGCCATTATCATAATGACGATCTTCTTTGTCAGAAGATTTCTTTGCATAATCAGTTAAACGCTCTGCAGAAACTTCATTGATGCTATCTTCCTCGAGAGCATACTGTTTAGCATCACATTCCTTCATAACTGGACGTAAACGATACTCGTAAAAGTCACGTGCAAGCTGGCGCATATCTTCTTCAGAATATCCCCAATCAACACCGCGAATCAAATCAGCAAATGAGTCAGAGCGTTGAAATACACCTAATTGAATCTTACGAATATGATCAACCTTTGCAACATTTACTTTTTCAGGAACAGAATTGAAACCATACTTGTAAACGAGGTCTGTATACTGTTTTAGAACTGGATCAGCGAATGAAACTACGAACTCCTCGCCATTGGCAATATACTTATAGAATTCGTTTTCGGATGATTCTTTGATAATGTTCATGAAATTACGAAGAGAACCGGATTCCGAAACTTTCTTAAGATTTGGATTTGCTTTCTTTGCTTTCGCTGAAGCATTACGAGAACTTGCAGCAAGAATTGCGGACGCCTCTTCTTTTGAAACGCCTTCTTTATCAGCAATTTCGTCAGCAACTTTATCAAAGCCGGGATGTTTTTCATCTTCCTCAAGATCGATATCAAAACCAACCTCGGTAAATGAGTTTTCTTCAACAAGTTGTTCAAACAACTTAGATGCTTCCTTTTCGTCGCCTTTAACACGACATTCAATAATACGTTCGATTAGTGTTTTAGACATAGGTATATCCTTTTAATCATATACCGGTATTTATTGAAAAATGGTAGGTGCTACAGGGTTCGAACCTGTGACCAACCGGTTAAGAGCCGATTGCTCTACCAACTGAGCTAAGCACCCGTGATATGTTCTATTTATATGAAAAAAATCTTTATGTCAAGAGGACTTTCCATATCTCCTATTAAGTTCAGCCAATTCCTTCTGATATGCGTTTTCAATTTCAGTATCAACATTTTCATAAACAATTCCCGTTACCTTAACAGGAGTGAGAATTTCATTCTTGAAAATAGAGATACTATCGATATTTGCTGCTTTTGCCGCCGATGCAGCCGAACCAAAATTTTTAGCGGTACTTATCCACGGGGACTGATAAGGATATCCAGATGACGAATCGATTGCATAAAATTCATCACCTATCATAATAACATACATAGGCGATGTTAGGCTGTGCGTCTTAGTCATTCCAAAGTCCTTTCGTTTTGAAAAATTCAATATACGTTTCGGTGATTTCTTTACCAGAACGAGGGAACGACCATCCACGAGAAGGTGATTCATTCCAACCAACTGAGGTTCCATCTTCCAACAGAACCCAATTGTAAACGTTCTTGTATTTCTTAGTACGTTGCGGAAATCCCATAACAGTACCGTCGATTTCCTTGACAATTTTCTTATTCGCATATGTACGAATTTGATCGTCAAATTCAATTGTTCCGTGCTGACAATGCGATGAAACCCATTCCGCTACAGTTTGCATAACAATCTCCTTCAACGTTTCGATGATGTAGTTATACACCATCGAAAAAATAATGTCAATAGATTATTTTAAAGTTCGACCACCTTTTTGAAGGTTGCGTCCTTCAAAACAGAAACATCAAAATATACAGGCTTTTCATCCTCGCCGTAAAAATTGGCTGGAAAAAGCGCCATCGTAAGGCGGCTTGAATTTTCGATGACATCAAAATAATCAAAAAAGAACATATCAGAAAACATTACGATATGCTCATCTTTGTATTCAAAGAATACGTCATTTGGTAGCGTTCCACCGCGACCAAGAAGCTTATGACCAGAAATACTACGAGAAATATCCCCATCAACAACGGTACGATTACGAATGATCGTGTCGAAGTTCACAATCGTTGCGGTGACGCCAGAAACGGACTTGAGATTTTCCTCAATCACCCGCTTAGCTTTTTCAAACATTTCTTCAGTAATTCCACCGGACGTGTCAATCGCGAAAACAACATTGGAATTATTCTTAATACCCAAATCAATCATCACAAATCTCCTATAACGTTTCGATAGTGTATGTATATATGATTTGGAAATTTTGTCAATAGATTATTTTAAAAATAATACACTAAGCATATTTTTTAATTTCATCGAATACTCTTGTCATCCAGTTTTTATTACCTTCAAGGTTAAGATAAACACCCTCGTCAATATTAGAAACATATATTCGTAACATTTTAACTCGGTAAAATGCAAATTGCCTAATGTTTTTGGTATTTTCAAAAGGAAAAACGTCATCCCATTTATAAACAACGCCATCAATAAACACACCCTCGTCATTGTGTTTTAAGTAAAAATCACTCAATGCACGATTCACATTTACTTTTTTATAAGTTAGGATTGAACCAACCTGCAAATCTCTGTTAATAGTTTTAATGTTTTTATATATAAAATTGATCATTATTTAAAATTTTCCAGTAATTCAGGATATGTTACATAACAAACGGACCCCGTTACTTTTCCTCTATGTGAAGTAAGTAAACGTCCACTGTGACTATTATATGTAAACCCTGTAACATTATCATCTAGAACAAATGGCATATAATCAGTGAAATCACTTGAATACTGCATAGTCGCCCCTCTGCTCAATGAACACATGGTTTTATTTTTATAGTAGTCATCAACGTTTTCTACGATACCAAAAGTTTTTATATACCCATCCAAAAGATTAAGGTCATATGTATCATTTGTATCAAATTTGGACATCGTTATGAGGTACATCATCATGCTTTACAAGAATCAAGCCCAATAATATCTACCAGATATGCAGTCTGTTTTTCATAAGGAAGCTTACAATATGCTTCATACTGATCGTCATCAATATTAACCAGAATATTAACAACTTGGTCATCATCACCAGAATAAGTTTCGAGAACGTTGAATTTCTTTTCAATCTCTCGAACGTCATAACCATCGGTCAATACCACCACACTGATTGTTCGATTGATGAGTTTGCCGTCCAACGTGTAATAAGTAGAATCGTTCATGCACAATCCAACGACATTGTAACCGGTTAGATCTCCGCCATTGTACTGATTAGTAGGCCCGAAAGCATCCCAATGATACCATCCTTTTTTTACCATACTCAGTTGATCATCGGTGATAATATGAAAGGTAACATCATTACTACCATCCGCAGCGACAAGCTTCGCCTTTGCAGCCATTAACTCGTCATATGTACTTGCGTTATCATAAAGGGTTTCATTAAAAACGTTGTAAGTAACATCGCCACCATCCTCGACGCTTGAAACGACTACATAAGTGTCGTTGCCGGGAATAGAAATTTTATCAAGAAGAATTTCAATTTGGCGGGTTACGAGTTTCACTACGTTTTCTCCTTTTTGGTACGAAGGTATCTTCAGGAATAGGTTTACCAGACATTATTGACACATATTCATCAAAAGTCAAGTTGCTTATAATAGAATGATATTCTACTTCATCCTTCATAAATTTGAAAATCCCGCGATTGTTTTCATAATTCCAATCACCAAAGATGATATTATCATCAACTTTATCCAATGGAAGCACCTCAGTTGGATGAATTGCTTTTCCAGTAGCCATTGTTACTGCCGGTTCTCTTACATGAATTACCAACGCACATAATTCTTGTTCTAATTGATTATAAGTAAGTTCATCTGCATCATCTAAGAATATCCAAAGAGCGACATTCATATCATCTATATTTTTAAAACGTTCGTAGGTACAATGGTAGTACATTTTATTTTTTCTTTCCAGCCAACGCGTTTATAAAATCTCTATATTCAGCATCGAAAGTTAAATAGTTTTTTCCGTTGATATTAAATCGAAGTTCTTTAGTTCTGTTATTGAATTCACACGTGTAAACATAACTCGAAACGACCACTGGTAAAACGTTGGTAATATCAGATTCCCGTCTACCAACACCATTGTTATGAATCCACAATCTCCCAAACCAATTGTTGAAATCATATTTCACATAATACGTCATTCCCCTAACTTTCTCAGTAAATCGTGAAAAGATAATGGTTGTGTAAATGACGATTTACACAGATGACTTTTATATATTATCAACAAATTATGCGTTTCTGGATTATACATAATTTTACGAATAGTGTCATTTTGAGCTACGGGGAGAATGTCATCCCATTGGTATTCCTCACCAATGATAGCTTGTAAAATAATTCCATTTTCAAATCTTCTAAATGCATACATGATTAACGAAGATTCCGCTTGTTGAATTCTTCATACGGCCAATAATGGCATTCAGCTTTTGCTTTTGGTGGATGATTAAAAATTTGCCACATGTTGTTACACACATATTCATTGTTTACGGAAACGAATGTTTCATTCGTCCATTCCCAATCGATGGTCATTATCACCGGGTGATAATCATCATTGAAATTTGTCAACGAAACAGGGATAATGAAAAAAAGACCTACAAGAAACCAACGCATAACTATCTCCTATATTGTTTAACGACGTCCAATGAACGTTGCCAAATCGCTAACTTCAACCTCTATGTTTCTATGCAAATATTCTATTTTTCCGTCAACAACTATATGAGCAGTCAACCGTTTATCCGAAAAATTATAAAACATTTCTATAATATCTTCGTTGACATTGAACGGCATAATCAATGTCTCATTAGGGGTTGTCATCTGTTCCCCCGGTCTAGTAGAGACAATTAATCTTTTGGTACTTAGATAAACGTGTATCAATCTTTGTGAAACACTGTGATAATCCAACAGATATTCCATAAGGTCGTCTTCTCTACCATTGGGGTATTTCAACGCAAGATTCATGTAATGAAGGTAACTTCCGCTCATATATCCTCATCCCAAATAGTTGTTTAATTCATAGACAGACTCAATATGATATATTGATTTTTTTCCATCCTTATATTCCACATACAGTGATAAATCATCGTATAATACAAAATCATTTATGTTATTATTCATCACAAAAGGCAATATGTCAATAGGATCAGAGGAATTTATATAAGAGGAATAATTGCTTGAAAAATATATAACCTTTTTAGAATAACGATATTCAAGAAGATCGGATGATTTAACATCCCATACGTTCATTAGTTCGTTGAATACAAACTTTTCGTTATCTTTAAAATCATTAGTTAAATCTTTAAAAGAAATATGGGTCATTTGAAAATAGCTTTCGTAAACTTATCGCTATTTTGCATAAAGTGTTCAAATGATGAATAATGAAACCGTTCGTGGTTGGAACTAAAAATGGTAAGTGACCCGTGTAATATTCTAATTTCAGCAATGATGCTTTTCGTAAGATCATACGAATACGGTACAATTTCGGAGATATTGCGAACATCATTAACCACCGATGTTCTTATTCTAGTGCCTTGTATGACGAGGATCGTTATCTTAGTAAGATTTTTTACCACTTTGAAACTTTCTAGATTGTTTAACGTACATTCGCTCTGGCTCACTTATCGCGTTTGGTTCCATGTAGTATATCAGATATTCATCATATTCATTTCGGATGTATCCATTATACATTTTATCCACGATACCCTTTGCTACTTCGAAATCATCAAAGATTCCGCATTTAGTAGAACCTACACGAAATATATGACCCTCGATTATGTACATAGTTTCTCCATTATTTCAATCAACTCATTTATGCGACGGTCAAGCCATCCTTCATCATCATCACATCCGAATTGTTGTTCGTATCCATTCGTTAATTTTATAACACTCGGCATCTTTGCACTAAGCCTAATAAAATGAACCTTATCATTAATATAAGGCATTGTATAGGGTATAGTCTCAACAACTACGTTTGTATACTCGTGGGTATCGTGTGTGAAATTAACAAGTTCCCAAGCACCAAATTCTAAAGAGGTGTCATGCCAATCAAGGCTTTCTCCTATGCTTTTAAAATTGTCCCAACTACGATAAACCAGCCGGAAATCAACATTTTGAAATCGCCTCATTGTATAGTTCCTCAATAATATCTAAAATTTCTGGCAGGCTGCATCCATATGTTTGAATATACTCATTCATCTTATCCATGTCGGTTCGATATTGTATATATGATGCAGTGACATTCAATTCATAAAACAAATTATTAATATCTATATTGGATGGTATAACTTCGGATACATCTTCCATATCATGAAGAGAATACGTATCCCAAACTCCTTTGTTAAACTTTTCATAGTAGGAGCTTATATTGTTAAGATATTCATAACTTTTATACCCAAACCATAACCTCATGAATATTTTCCTTTATTGATAATATCAATACATTGACGAATTCTATTTCCAATACGGTTTTCTTCAAATTTAGTTTTATCGGAAAATTTCCCATATGATGAGAAAATGAACAATGCATACTCATCAATAGAAACATAATGAATGTTTTTAGGAACCATCATTTCAAACGGGACAAAATCGCTTAAAAACGGATTTATTTTTTCATCACTACGTTTACAAAACCAAAGACCTGATTGGCCTTTTGGTATCATACGATCAAGTCTTTCATATGACTCGGAGGTATAAAGACGTTTTATATGATAACGACTTCTATATTCAATTGATAGTTTACCCACGAACATGCTCCTTAAAGAAATTATGCAAATCTTTATAAGTGTATTCAAATCTCTCAACCGGTATTGTATTTGGGGTTTTCCCATCATCATTATAAAAAGTAACTCTTAGATATCCAGTGAATGTATATACAAAATCTTGAACATATTCGCTTGGTGAAAATGGAATGAATTCTTCAGGGTTATGGGTAAACATCTTCTCACCATTTTCATCCATACACATGCAAATCATACCAGTTTTATAAAACTTCTTAATCACGTCCCCATTTATATTGTACTTAAACAAATGGTTTTTAGCATTTGTTTTTGTCATATGTTTCAAGTTACTATATCTAATCATCATTTTTAATTCCATTCTCCCAAAACTTCACCTATTTCATGTAACTCAACCCGCATTGATAAAGGAAGTTTACGGTCTTGCCATACTCTTAAAGACAGAGTATCAATTTCATAGGTAAATTTAATGATCGACTCAGGGACGTGATCAATCGGTATGACATCAGTTATGTCTGGATAGCACGTGTAATCTTTTGGAGTTACTGTAGTGATGATTGTTTTCAGACGCCTATATTCAAATGTTTCCTCCTCATCCATATCCCAATAAATCAGCATATGATCCATTATTTCTTGATCGGTCAAATAACTCAATGATTTATATTGAAAATGAACCATTAATAAGCCTCAAAATCAGAAAGTTCTATTTCCACCCGTATGATCCATTGTATCATATTCCAACCATCATGTCTTTCAAGATTATGACGGCGTAGATTTTGGTTCTTTGAATAGATGGTTAGATTTTGATTAGATAGAAATGCGCACTCAACATTTTCTGATGGGACACATTTTATTGGAAGGTAATCTTCTACGTGTTCAGTTTCATCATTACCAGAGAACCAAGCGCCAGTAGGATAACTTTCTGGTATGAAATGATTTTCAACAATAGTCGAGTGACGAAGGTTATCTAAATTGTCGTAGCTTCTATACACGATATACATCATTACTGGTCTTTCATATTGTGCAATGCTTAATCAAAAAATCTTCTATTTCAAAAAATGAAACGTTATCCATGATAGGGCTATTACAATCTCCAACGGTTAATCGTATTAAATCTTGCGGAAAATAATCAGTTACTGATCCATAATCCAGCGTAGTTATATTTTTCATATCGTGTTTCATTGGCAAAAAGCTTTCCAATGAATTTGAATAATGCGCCCAATAAATTCCATTATCTATTTTCACTGCTTGACAAATACCAGATTCAAAATTGGGAAAGTTTTCAAATTTAATATTCGTTCGGCTATATAGATAGTCTCTTCTCTCTTTATCATCCCATCCGGCAAAGCTTTTATATGTAATTGATTGGCGCATACACGTCTCCTATAATCTATCAATAATATCATTAATTTAGCTATAGTCAACCATTTTTTATTGCTAGGTATTGTTACAATTTGATATAAATTAAGTCAATGGAATGTTTATAAAAAACAGATCAGGTTATACCGTGAGTTGATCGATGAGGCTTATATTTCCAAGCCGACCGGAATGTAGTTTAGCTTAAGCCCTTGGCCGGATTTCTTAAGTTAATGGATCGCCGTGTTATCTCCTAGTAAGATAACGAAAGAGTCACCTTGCTGATGGCAAGCGAAATGAAGAAGTAAACTTCTAGTATTGAAGAACTTCTGATAGCTAAAGATCGAGTGCATAGTTTTTAGCTATTACGTGGAAACAAATTGCCCCACAACCGTTGTTGCAGAAATGCAGATTTTCCGACACATTACATCTGGTACAGGATAACCGCCAAGATTATGTCGTATGCGCCCGATATGCTTGAACGCATGTTAAAATCCCCGCTGGTTTGATTTGCCTTAATATTTTTTTGGTATCAAACCAGCGGGGGAATAAAACCTTCTATCATACCGCATATTAATAATAATATTTTGAATTATTATATTTTAAAAACTTTATCGTTTTGGTATTTTGAATGAATGAAATGAATGAAATATACCAAAAAAGATCGACTTAGATGGGAAATGCTTTAGCGTTTTCCCATCTGATCGTTAAAACGAAGGGAATGATTATGAATATAACTCTAAAAAGTGACATTACTGGTTATTTTGAATTTACTAGGTTTCAATGGAATCCTATACTAATTCATTCAGAAGTCAATTATCTAGGAATTAAAATTCCAGAGCTATCTTTTCCATATGAAGGAGGAGAGGCTAAAATATTTGGAATCATACCTATTGAGGAAATAGATACCGATTTATACAAATGTGTTATTGATCACGTGGAATTTAAAAATATCTAGGGGAATATTACTCCCCTAGATTCCTAAGTTCTCTTCGAACACGTCTAAGAGCAATCAGCTTCCACGTCAAATGAAATCTGTCTTTATTTGACTGTTTCAATTTGTTTAGGATAGCTCTGCTTTCCCTTCGAACAGCTTCCTTAACGAAAGATCGAATGTCCGAAAATTCGCTATTCTCGCCACCGACGTCGATCTTATACGCGGCTTTGAGAAATACCATACAATAGAAGTAGCTATACCCTTTGGTGTCACCGTACGTTTCTTCATAGGCGTGGATATAGTTGTCTTTGAAATAACCTAACGATTTTGGTTTTTTATTCCAGAACACATTAACCTCCTATAATGTTTGCTATTTTTACGTTCTACTTCTTTTACACCCCACATCCAAGCTGGTGCGCCGCCAAAAAACAGGTACGCAATGATTCCATATGGAAAAAACAAAACCATAAGTGGGTCTGCTGAACCTTTATATGTGCAATTAATCCACTCGTAACTTACAAGATCAACTTTCCATTTCTCATTGTTATCCAAATCGAAGATATACTTATACATGTCACCTTTTTTGTCATACCAATAAGTATATACCAGACCACTTGACATTTTTTACCTCAACCATATTTTTCGATGAGGATATCATACAAGATTTCTAAAAGATGTCAACTCTTATTCATTTCCATCTTATTAATACGACTACGGATACCGATATAAGAAACCGTACCAAGGATGCCGACTTTAATTATGAGGTTTCGAATTTCGTTTGATAGAATTTCGTCACCGCTAATTCCTGCATAGATGCCGTATGAAATGATAAACACGTACAGAAGAACTGACAGATAATGCTGAAAGGTGAGTTTATATCTAAACGGGACTTGGTTAATGACTTGATTAGTATATCCAACTGATACACCATTTGAAATATCATTGACCATTTTAATACCTACTACCAATGCAATGACAAGTGATATGATGCCAAAAATTGTAGACCACATATCCCAAGAGAACAACGGGTTTAGGAATATTAGCAAACCGATGCTAAGAAAAAACGGACCTACAATTGAATGTACCCACAGATATTTTACGTAGAAATATCCAAAAATTTTAGCCGCAACCTTATAGTTCATGTTGTTCCCCTTTGCTGTTTATCTAGAAATTTCACGATAGATTTAAATCGTTTAACCAGCGCTTTTGGTGTTTGACCATAAAACGGAATCGATACATATGTTTGACACATATAAAGACCTTTGAATTCAGAAAACCCAACGTGTCCTTTTATATGTGTCGGTGTTACCACCAACTGACAAAGACCTAACTGTGATCTATAAAGATTATAAAAATCATTAGCTATCATATAAGAAGGGGTTCCAAAAACAATTTCCTCATCGGAATATGGTTCTATAATGGAATTATATTCAAATGTCATCTGCCATCCATCCTAATACAATCTCTTTACCTTTCACCGTTGTTCTCCAGTGTCCGTGATGGAGGTGTACAAGTTTCATTCGTTGGAGTTTTCGGATCATCCTCAGTTCGTCTTTATCCGGCCATTCGGTCGTTCCCCAATAAGGATTAGATGAGGGACAAAGAAAACATAGAATGGATTCTTGCTTAGGAGTAAGTTTCACATTACCACCAATGCTTTAAACGGCTTGTGACAATTCTTCTTAATTTTTTTGTAAAAAGAATCACTCGTCGTGACGAAAAAGCTTTCGTCGCTTTTAGATTGTGCAAGTTCGATATAACCAAACATTTTACTGTAAGGGTGCTTATTTTCAGGGTCTTGGATCATACGAGGGAAATCACCACCGCCATGATGAAAATGAACAGGAGTGTCAGGATCAATCGTTTGAAGCATTTCGATAAGCTTGCCCGCTGTAAGTCCGTCAGTCATCACTTTCTCCTTCGTTAAAACATTCTTCACAAATTCCTTGTGAGCGACCTGCATCTGCACATTCCGAAATAGTATGCCACCACTCACATATCTCACAACAGAAAACCAAATCATCTAATGAGAGACACCATTCGATATCATTCTCGAGGTGTTCCATTTCATACTTCTCCAAGACCGTTGAAAGGAACGTTGGTGTTCCGCGCAACTCTTCTGCGATTTCCTCAACAGTCTTCGACATTTATCAATCCTTATCTTTCAATGATGTATGGTTTTTCAAAACCCACATCTGGAGGGGTTCGACATTATGTACAAATGTTTCAACCTTTTCGTGATCAAGGTTTCCATTATGGTTGCGGAAATAATTACGGTTGAGCATGATTTTATACCACATAAAAAACTGAGGTGTATATGAATTGACGACATACGTTTCGTCTTCAATCAATTCTTTTAGATTTTGGACAACCTCGTTGCGTGAAATGGACGACACGGGGAACGTATTGAGAAATCCGTGTTCTTCCTCGTAATATTCAATAATAGAAAAATCATCCATATTAATCACGCGTATCACCTTCAGGGTTTTTGAAAAGTGTTGAAACAAAGGCATATGCCATCATAAGAATATATGCAACAATGAGAACCGGCCAAAGAACGGAAATGATGAAAATTAGAATGCAACCTTTTAAACTGGCTGGTAGAGGGGTACGAGTTCCTAGAAACAGAGAAACACCTACAGCCACCACGAGATACATTCCAATCATCAACTCAACGTTAATCAAGTGATTCTCTCCTTCCAAGATCAACGCCAGTAACAAGGGCTTCAAGAATATTTTTCGTATTCTGATTTGCTTGTGAAACCATTTCATCAAGTTTAGTCATATGTGATTCTACTACACTAATAACTGATGTATTAATGTTTCCAATAACGACGTCCAACCGTTTAGCAAGCTTCGTCATACCAACCTCGTGAAGGAGGTTGGAAATCGACGCAATTTCGTCCAAGTTGTCATTAACGATTTTTCGATGTTCAAAAATATCACTCATCTAAATCTCCTTTTTTCTATAATGACTTTACATGTTTATAATAAAAAGTCAATCCCTTACTGATTAAAAGATTTGTATATTATTCTCCATATATCATCATTGACGGCAAGTGCCGTGTGATTTTTAACGACATAACCAGCCCAAGAACTTATACCCAAATCAAACTCAATCCATTCATCAACATGAAATTCATAAGGAATTATGTCACTTATGCGGTCACATTTGTGCCTGACCGAATTAACAACTACAAACAGCTTGTTTTCACTGCTACGGTAAATGTGTTCTACTTTGATAGAATGTAATTTTTCACGAGCTTTTCTATAAAAGTAATGATCAGTCATTTATAATACTCGAATATACTAAATTTGTAGGCAAGCCATTCATCAGTTGAAAGAATAGATGGATGGTTGAATGAAACAAATATTTTCCAATTTTGAGTTTTGTCCTCAGGTATATAAATTTCGAAATGGTTATAATCATCCATATTGATTTGGAATGGGGCAAATTCAGTAGGATTTTGATAATAAAAATTATTATATGTAATGGTTTCAAAGAAACCACTATTATTGTTATCAGCGATAAACCTAACGCTTTTAATACGAAATTTTCTAAAAAAATCTCTTATAATTTTAATATTTGACATACATCATCGCTCCATTCGAAATGTTCAAAAAATAATTTGGTTGATTCTTCCCTATCTAATCCTATTAGTTGACTACCGTCGATGAACATTTTAAAATATGCTCTAGGTGTGTTTACTCTCGACACTTGACCAATTCGCCCGATTAAATCTTCATTTTCAAATGGATTAACAACAAACGGGATAATATCGCTGATATTATCGCCGTAAAAACGAACATGTTTATTCTTTAACCATGCCCTATTATTGCGCCATTGGATTGACTGAATGGAATGTTTCATCAGAAATAAACCAAAGGCGAAACGAGCGTCATTTTCCATTTATTCACCTATAGTGGTAAGTTGTCTAATCATGTTGATAGCGACGTCATCACAGTGACTAGTATACACGTGGTCGACTATGGTAGATATTTTATATACAAATTTTTCGGTTGGATAATTAGAAATCCAAATATTACTAACAATTGGGTTTATATCTATTTTATATGGAATAAAACTGTCGAAATCTTCAATACTAAATGAATGTTGATTTCTACTAGATGTTATTCTGCAATAATATCCGACGACTGGTAGTTTATGAATATCTATATAAATCAGGTCGTGTATGGAGAATAGTTTCTCCATACGTTCCACCCAACATTTATTATCCACCGTTATCATTTCTGGATTTTTTTCACCAACTTAGGGCCAGAGGAAAGGTTAGCAATGCCATGAAACTGTAGAGGAGAATAAACATATTTCTCCTTGGTAAGCTCGCCATTACCGCTTTCATATTTGGTAATTTTATCCTTAATACGGTCGATTTTATCAATCGTATCTGCAAGCTTCTTTTCAAATTTTTCCTTATCAAACCCGACAGCTTTTGCCAATACCTCATCCATCTCTTTCAGCAAAGTAAGCTTGGCGTCGGTCTCATCACGAGTTTTTTCATACGCTTTCAATTCATCGTTTAAATCCTCGATGATATCAGCGACAAACTTTTTGTTGAGGTGATCAACAAGCTTCTTAACTTCTTCCTCTGGTTCATCGGTAAAATACTTATCCGAAAGTTTTGCCCAATAAGGACGGCAATCAGCATTGTCGTTCCAATAATAACGCTCGATTACAAATACAGTCATTGCTCTTCTCCTTATGTTAAATCATTACACGAGGATAGCATATATCTTAAATATGTCAACTGATATTATAATTTTTCGAGCGTTTCAAAATCATACACAAATGCATAAAATTTCATATCATCCGTCATTGTAGTTAACGCGATTTTTTCAAAACCTTCAGTGTTGATACCACTTTCCATAATGATATTTTTGGCGGTTTTAACTGCTTCGTCAGGGGTAGATGCCTGCACACCACCTTTCGGTTCAGGTGGGGTGTAGGTTCCAACGGTCATAATAATTCCGATATTATAATTGTTCATGTGTTAATCCTTTTCTTGCTTTGGAACTATAACAGTTCCACCAGATAAATCAACCGTTTCGTGTAAATAAATTTCTTTAAATGAGTATCGTTCGTTTCTCAAATACCCCTCGAATTTCAAATGCGATATATAATCTCGTTCGAAATCTTGTAGTCGAATTAGGGTGTTCTTGAATTCACTCAGGATACCAAAATAATTAATACCCATTGTCGTGAGTTCATCGGTGGTTAATTTTTTGACTATTGCCAATTTCTTTGCCAAAAATTCAAAATGTGTCTCCACAGCCTTTATATTTTTCTTTATATGAGATATTTCGTCATAATGAAAATTCTTGTTTAAATTTTTTATTGCATTACAGATATCAGTTGCTGTGCAATTAACATATTTTTCAGAACCCTTGTCAACAACCCATACACAAGATTGCGCATTATATGTTTCTTTATAAACCTTATAAATCGTCATCATTTAAATCTTTCGAACGAGGTTGATCTATTTGCCCACGCGTCTTTGTTGATAAAATTATTGAAAAAATGCATAGTAGTGATACTAAAATCGCGTGTGCATCTAAATTCTTCTTCCGATTCTATAACGATAGGGATGATATCGCTAATGTCTTCTACCTCAACGAATATAAGTCCGTGGGTAAAGGAGATAGTGAATGAACCACTAAACAGTTCAAGTTCTTCGATATCGTATTTTTCAATCATTTCAACGAATGTAATCATTACCAAAAACTTTCAAATGACGTATGCCTTCGTACCCACGCATCTATTTCTGGTCCAGTGTTTAGTCTGATTCCTTCATCAAAAACAAGCGGTACAAATTTATCACTTCTTCGTAAAGCAAAAGATGACATAGGGCTAATTTCCGTGAAGAACGGAAAAATATTTTCTAATGTTTCTGAAGATGATCTATTTCTGTCAATGACAACATAGAAAACTTTGTTAACATAGTTAATAGAATCTATACCAAAATACTCAAGAGCACCCATTAACGTTTTCATATTACCAGACATTTTAATAGGTCTCCTGTTACGATCAAACCGTTTTATTATAGAATAACAATAATGTCAATCCGGTGAAAAATCATAAAACGTAGTGTTGGCTTTAAACCAATCATAAACTTTTTCGGAATAAAGAGGTTTGTGTTGAAAGGTTGGTATATGAAGAACGATAGTCCCGTGAACATTTTTTATACTGAATTCGAATATATCACCTGCTTTAATCACAACGGGTAAGTAGTCTTTAATATCGTAGGTATAGACGTAAGTACCATTGACATCCAACATATACTCGCCGTTGTAATATTCGATTTCATCGACGTTAAATTTTGTGAAGATATGGATCAAACGTTTTTGTTCAGGAGACATAACGCATCTCACCGAATGTTGAATTTTCAATAAGAAATTTAATAGAATCTTCGTGGTCAAGTCTTTCATATTCACCCTTTGGATGAATATCAACTTGTACAGTTTCGTTGTTATCCCAAACATTGATAGTCATAGAACTTATATTATCTACGTCTATTACGAATGGAAATATTTCAGATATGCAGTTAACCATTGTGCATTCGTATTTCCCGAGTCTATAAAAATACACACTAAACTCGGTTCCAGAAAATGTGATTATGGAAAAATCACATTTCAATATATTATTTTTTAAAATTGTCTCAGACATGTGAAACCGATTGGTGAACCATAGGTCTGTCATCACAAATTTCGAGAAGTTCTTGGCGGGAAATAGTTTCGATGTATTTCCCCTTATGACCAAACACTGATTTTTCGTAACGGGATACGGTGCCGTCAAAACCCTCATATCCCATAAAATTGCGTGACGCCTCATAGAGATGGCTTGGATCAAGGAGGTTAAAAACCTCGGCAACATACTCGACATCTGCTTTGGTTAGCATCTTCATAGAAGATACCAAAACACCATTACCATCTTGTAGCTCACGAAAATACGGCATATGAATCTCCTTATTGAACAAATTAGATTCATAATAACGGAAGAACTATAAATGTCAATCGAAAATATTACATTCCAAGTTCGACTTTGAGTTTTCCCTCAAGATCATCCTGTTCTCCACCAACTACTGTGACAAGTTCCCCAACAATACCACCCGCTTCTTCAAACCATTTGCGAGCATATTCCATTCCTGAAATAATGTTATCCAAATGGCTATCATCGATTTCATAGCTGGTAGAACCGAAGAATTGTTCCTCTGGATAAAAAACCGCTGTAAGGGAAGTTTCTAGCATCCCTTCTAATTCCTCCGCGAGTTCTGTTACCCAATCATCACCGTTGACCAACTCTTGAATCTTTCCGGTTGGATCATCAACAGTGAAGCCAAAGACATGAAAAACAGGGTCGTCGTCACTGAAGTAATTGGTATGAAAGTCAAAACTTACATATTTTTTCATAATAAACTTTCCTTTTACGTTAAATTAACAGTCTAAAAGAGTTGTATGTTTTTTAAGAATTGATGATGCTTGTTCTGTTGTTAGGTCTACAAAATTTCCATCTGATCTAAACAGAAATTCACTAAAAGACGATCTTGAAAACAAATCAAATGTTAAACACGGTCTGACATCGGAAATAGAATCAAAAATCTTGAACGGTAATATTTCATCTATATTTTGAGCAGAATAACTACCAAACGAGGACAACCGAGTAACACGAATGCAATCTTCCTCGTCTGGAGTATATGATAAACAAAATATATCCCATTCAACCATCTTATCAAATAATATGTTAAGATTAGGCGTAAAATTGGTCATGGAAAAACGGGTTCCGAAACGTAATATGCGCCTTGATCGGAATATGGTTTGTCTTTGTCATACAACACGCCGTCATCATCCGAACCATCTTCAGATAGAGAAAAGACGTCGTAATTGATTGCGCAATTCTTTACTTCCTTGAGCCACTTTGCTGTGTTCAATTTGTTAAAATATTCTGCGCTATCTTCAACCACCTCAACAATGATATCTTTACGATCACTGGTTGGCTTGATACGAAACATAACATCTTCAAGAATACGTTCATCAACTTGATATCCATTGATATAAACGGCACTTACTTCTTCAATAATATTACCATCTACATCTACTTTGAATGTGAAAAAATTTGCCATTTTTTTAATCTTTCGTTGGAGTTAGGATACGCTGTGTTTCGGTTGGAGAAAATGACTTTTCGATCAAATGAGTTGGGATGATTACTACTTTTTCAGGCACTTTTTTGGTGTAATGCATACCGAGAATGGTAGCGAGAAACATACCTGCAAAAATTGAACAAATAACAATGATTGTAAAATTAGATGTGATTTTCATGCTATCTCCTTTTTAGATATATGAACGATTACCATATTCTTCGTTCTTGATATAATCAGCGGTTTCTTTGATAATGATGAAAGCCTTTGACGTGAACTCGTGAGTACCTTCAATCCCAATGTAACCAGCCATACATTCGTGCGCTTTTTGATCGCGCCCATAATGTTCAAGAGTAATTGGGTTATAAGACGTTACGATAACGCCGTCCGTGAATTTCCAGATGAAACCTTTATCAGTTTTTACAGGTTCCTCGACAAGACCGAGTGTTTCAAGAATGGTTCGCCATTCATCAACGGAGTCGAATACTGTAATATCAAAACCAGCTTTCATTATTACCTCCTTTTTAAAATTCCTAAAAGTCGTATTCGAATTGTATAACATTGTCAAGTCGAGTATATCTCAAAGGAAATTTTTTATGAGTAAATCCACTGACGCAATTCGTATCCCCAAGGCATAATAATTTTGACGAATTTCGGTAAATGTGTCTGAATTTAGTAATTCCCAAGATATCATATATAAAATATATTTCACCGGCAGGGAAAATTGAAAAAAAGTTTTCAGGGTAATCAACTGGTTCTAGGTGATAATAGAGATAGTCTTTATTAGTGAACAACCATTGTTTATCAATATCGTTATGGGTGGACATAATTATAGAAAGAAAAACGTCGTCTTCTACCTTTTCGAGTCTTTTCATTTTACTATCTCCAAAAAGTAACTATCCTCGATAAAATATACATAGGCTAAATTATCGTTGGACGTCATTCGAAAAAAGATATTCATATCATCAAACACAATATCATAATAGCCCTTAAAAGATGGTCGTACTGGTTCTGGTGTTTCTTCGAAATAAAAACGACCATCATTGAATCCGTCACGAACCCATTCCATCTCGACTGTATTAGAGGTTTTAAGGATCATTGTTAGCATGATCTCTTCAGTTAGTTTGATCATAATATTCCTTTAAATGTAATTTTATCATATCGTAATCGGTACATGAATCAATATGGGTTACATACCTTTCATTACGTACTAAACGCCACCACCTGTTATTGTCACGCCAAAAAATATCATAATTATCCAAAAGAGGTTTGAGGTGTTTTTTGACACACTTCGGATTGTCATTTTCGATATAAAACAGGTCGTTACTATTATCCATATAAAACGACTTATCTTCGGAATCGATTATCATAATAATCATCAATTTTATATCGTCAGTAATCGGGCCAGCCTTCATATCAATCTCCTAATTTGTTAGTATCATACTTGACAAAATTGTTAATATCAAGTAGTCATATCTAAGTTTTAAAAAGGGGGTTTATATGAAATTTTGGACGGTTCTGTTTTCTCTTATCGCATTCCCCGCATTGGCTGCTGATATAACTGTTTTCAATCTTGAGAACGGTCATCAAAATGTTGTCATTGATGGCGAAATCGTTTCAGGTGATTCTGTTAAATTCAAAAACTTGAAACTTGGAGACAATGTCGACGTCATCCTTAAAAGCGAAGGTGGACTTTTGTGGGAATCAATGGAAATTGGAAAGTATATTCGTGAAAAGGGATACGCTACCAATGTTCTTGATGAAGATGAATGTCTTTCAGGATGTGCATTTATCTGGATTGCTGGAAAAGCTAGAGGCGTCTCTACAGAAGCAACCGTTGGGTTCCACGGTGCATATGATATGGTAAACAACATCCCCGTTACAGCGTCAGTAGGCAATGCCCTTATTGGATCATATATGTCGAAACTTGGATATAGCGATGATTTTATCATTTTCGCTACACAGTCTTCTCCAGACAGTTTTTCATATTTGGATATCAAGGCGATTCAAGAATTGGCAATTCCGACTAATATATTTCGCGATGGTAAATGGCATAAACCAATGTCGGTTCCGCCACTTTCATTTGTTCAGTCAATGGCCGGTATTCTTGTAGCCAATGAATATTGCAATATGAGAATGTCATCAAAACTGATCACATATTTTAATATCCTTATCGATGAAAACACTCAGAGATATAATACCGATTTCAGGTCTATTGCTATTGACAACCATAAGAGGATTCTGGCATTACCCGTTATGCAAACTAAAAAACAAAAACAATGCAAGCATTTTGATAACATGGTCAGCGATCTATTGAAAGAATACGACGCTTTTAACGAAAGGTAAGTATATGAAAATTTCAACCTATACTGGAACTGTTCTCTCTATTGCAAATAGTTTTTCAGAAATTCCAAAGGTTTCTAATCGTGTAGTGAGTAAATCGTCATATGGTTATAATCTTGATGATATTGCCCTTGATGGCGTAGATTATCCTGACTATGACAAACATTTTGATGTTTATTATCATGTAAGCGATGATGGTTCTACATATTACAATTCGGCTCGAATCATCAACGAAGATGAGACAATTATCCCCCCTTCATTTCAAGAATTGAAAACGAATGCAATGACATTGATTGCACCTTTGTATGGAAAGGTAGACCCATCGGACGTAACGTATGCCCTCCACATCATCACTAATCCAGTTTGGATTCATAAAGCATATATCGAAAATGATGGTGATATCGTCGCCGCCCAACGTTCTAACTTGAATGTTCATTGGGCAGATATTTTGGAAGACGCGTAATGTCAAAAAATAACAAATCAAAACCGCTATCATTGCCTAAATCAAATATTCAAAATCGCGCCGCATCTTTATGGAAATGGGGGAGAAAATATCCATCCATTTTCCCTAATGCACTTGAGAGTGCACGAATTCTCTATGCACAATCACGTTTTGAACGAGGAATAGAACCAATGGATTACCGAAATACAGTAGAGTATAAAATCATCAAGGATTTGTACAAGAATGATACCACCAAACGTTCAGGTGTGCCTTTGATGAATCATATTGATGAGGGTATCGCTATTATGGTTGAACGCGGAGCATCTGATCGTGCCATTAGAGCATATATTGTTCATCCCGTATTTCAAGGTGATGCGAACCTCGAGGAAATCCTAAATTCGGATACATTGGTGGATATGAACGTGGTTATTCTTGCAATGGAATATCGCCGCACCGCAAATTCATATCTTTGCAAACCATCAACAGACAATTGGGATTTGAATGATATCGGTAATGCGGTTGGGTTTCTGTTGCCGGATGTTAGAGAAATGTTGATTGCTGATAAAATCCAAAATCAGAAAGATTTCCGCCTATATCATTACGGAACGCACGCACGTAGTGACCAACTGGAATCGTATTTCATTAAGTGGCGTCAATTTCTTGATGCATGAAAAAAGGGGCATCAAAGCCCCTTTTTTATTCGCAATATTTATCAATGAAAGTTTTTAATGGTATCACTATAGAATCTTTATTTTCTGTAAAGGTACAATGAACCATAAGATTATCTGTTGTCCTTCCTTCTCCATCAAAGATGCTAATCATATGAATCGGGGTACTAACTACGAAACTGAATGGTATAAAATCTTCAATGTCATATGTTTCGAGCGTAAAATGTGGACTACCTATGTAATCGTAGGCGATGCCATATAACTTGTCTTCCACCATAGGAAGATGTTTAAGCTCAAACGTCCAATCTGTTTTGTCGAAGAAGTAAATTTTCCAATTACTCATTGTTATATTTTACCTTTTTAAGAAAATCTGCGAAATGTATATCATTTTCTATTATAAATGATGTCTTTATATTTTTATAATCTATGACTATAGGAAGATAATCGGTAAGGTCATATGATTCATAAAAATGATATTGACCACTTTTCTTTAAGATGTCAACCGCGAACGCGTGCCGCTTGCCAGCATCATACGGTAAATTTACAAAAAAAGAAGTTACATCTTTTTTTGTGGTAAGTTTTCGTATATGTAGAGCAAAATTACCGTTGAAATTTATCATTTGTCTTTATTCTCGTGTGCGTCGTATATATAATCGACCAATTCGGGAATATTGTAAAAATCTATATGATCAACATTATATTTGTTTTTGAAACATCTACAAAACAAACGGTAATCTATATTGTTGATAGGCAATATATCATCAAAACGTTCAATGTAAATTCTACCAGACACCGTGGTTTGTGAATGAATATTCATCGTACTGGAGAACATAACGTATGTAATCGGCATATCATTCATGTGTTGAATCCGTAATATAATTTATCAATTGATGAAAAGATTTATTACCAGTATGAAATGATTTAGAATCACCGGTATAAGAAAAGGAACACATGTCACCAGATATGAAGAGGTTTATTAACACCATTCTAGCAAATGCTTCTTCAACTTTAATCTTTACAGGTAGTAATTTGGTAATATCGTCTGTGATAACTTTAGGAGATATACCCTTTTCAGCATAAACCTCATATACGATATAGTCATCCCAATCGTCATCGAATAACCATATTGTACTTGACCGCCGAAATCGGTTCACATCAAACATTCGTCGGTCGTATATGTGAATTGTTAATATCAAAACAAACTCCTAAAAATAGATGTTTGTAGTATAAACACATCGAATGCGACGGTCAACCTCTAAATACTTGTATACGCAGTGGAGGACAACCGCGATGAACGACCGTCCCTATACATTTTCCTTCAAAAAAATTTTGACGGATTTTGATTATTATACATTTATGATCATAGACAAATCAGGCCACGCGCAATATGCTAACAGTGTCACTGATTACCTTCCGATAGGGGATAATTTTAAAAACAACAAAGTTTATAAGATCATATACTCAAAAGGTCAATATGAGTTGCGTAGAGAGACGGTTTATTGTGGAAAGTTCGAATCATTTACCGAGCTTATGGAATATCTTGATGATATGGCATCGTCTGAATTTTAAAACCGAACATAGTTTCTGTAGATGATAGGGGGTAAGAGATATTCCTCCTATCAATAATTTTCCCTTGTCTGAAAGATATTTTATAATATGAGTCTTCAGGTATTTTTCCTATTTTTACTGGAAGAACGTCTTCCAAATTTACAACAAAATAATACGTATCTATGTCATTAAGGGTTATACAGATATCCCATCCATAACCCTGACGGCGGATATCATTTATCATTTCATCGGTCATGTACGGGTATGCACCCCGGTACATATCGCAATCAGCTTTAAAAAATTCTATACTAGTTAAATTTTTCACAACAACCACCTTTTAAATTCTTCAATGTTGTAATCGTAGTTGAACTCATCTGATCTTTTAGCATACATCGTTTTATCGCTAAAGATAAACAATGAATAGATGTTATCAGGTAAATTTTCTTTAAACGGAAATAATTCTTCGATGTTTTTGAAGTTGTATCTGTATCCATGAGGATGAATTCTAAGGTATCCGCCTTTATGACGAGATAAAGAAAACGTTTGAATACTGTTTACTATATAGTCTTTGACGTTATCCAAAATACATATCCCATTCATCAAATGAAATGGTTTTGCCATTGTTAATGCGAAACCCTTGAAAGGAAATATGGATATAGTTGTAATCTTTGGTGTCGATTACAAAAGGAAATTGCTTCGTGTAATCTTTCGTATACAACGTACTGATCCCTTTACGCGGGCGAGGTAGTTCGGTTTTAATAGACCATTGAGACAGAAAATCGTGTTTCCCCATTTTTATATGGCGGTTGTATTCAAGGGTTCTATCTCTAAAAAAATATTTGTAGACCATCATATGATTAACCTAACACGGGCTTGATTATTCATATTATCATGTGATATAAGAATTGTAAATACTAATGCAACCAAAGGAGAACAGGTATGGCTAAAAAGCGCAACCCCGTTGCTTTGGTTTTGCGTCAATCAACATTCAAAATGAAAGTCGTGAAATCTAAAAAGCAATACGATAGAAAGAAGATCGCCGGGAGACGTCCTTCCGGCGATTACCGTATTGTAAGGATTCATCATGCTCGATAAAATAGTCACATTAACATCCTTTTACGTTCCATATGGCTCACCTAAAAGTAAGCCAATGGATAAGAATAAGTCGAAATGGACGTGGGAGGTTGGTATCATTAATAAAGAGCTAACTGAGAGATATCTTTATTTTCGTGTCAATGATCTTTCAGAAATCCATCCAGACTTAGAGGGATATAAACCAACCCATACTGGTAGAATTAGGGCCGATCATATGTATCGCCAAGGTGAAATACGGGTGAATATTTACGTCAACGGTGTAGAGACAACCGTATATTATGAACACATGAAACAAGTATTGGAACACATATGTGGATGAAACGAGTAGCATCATTTTTTTATACCACTTCAGACAGCCCATCGTGGTTGAATCACGTGAATTCTCTTAAACGTTCCAAAAATTTTGTTCCTGAAGGGAACCATTATTGGTGTATTGTATCCGGTGATTCATATTTTGCAAATGAACTATCCGATTTGCTACCAATTGTGTTAGATATCGATTTGACAAGATTTCATTCTGTAAACTTTTCGTTTAATGAAAAAAACAAAAGCAACCTTCGTTTAACAGAGATTGGATATGACGATATGTATTATAATGTCCGATATGAAGGTCTGGAGGATTTTTTCAAAAATTTCAAAGGTACACTAGGCGATCTTTAAAAAAATTTGATGAAAATTTATCAGGAACGATTGTCCAGCCGTCCTTAGTTCGATAAGATAACCCTGTTACCGAACACGAAACGAGATGAATCTCATCTTTAAACTTTGCATTATTATATGGAAGAACTTTATTGATATTAGTGCACAAATACTCTTTATGAAAGTTGAATTTCCAAGCAAACCCATTGTTTCTAAGTATTTCGGCCACATCCTCACTATAAGCTTCTATCTCATAATCGAAACGGTCGTATGACGCGCTAATATACGTAAATATATATGAAGCCGGATCGAAAAACTCTTTCATATTGAATTCCTTGCAGGTGATACGGTATATTTAAACATTACCAAAGGTATTAAGATATGTTATTTAAACTGAGATATGTTAACACTAATAACCCAAATTTTCCAATATATAAAAAATTCTTCAAGGACAAACCAACAACTAATCTTTTATTGGTCAATGAGACTATTGTAGAAAAAGACATAGTTGACATAACCGATTACATCCCATACGTTTTTGAAAATGACATCAATTTGTGTCAAGGGTTTGAGATAACATACGTCAGGAACAATTATTACTCATCCACAGTCAATGATCTATGTTTAATGAATTTCAACATAGAGAACATCCACGACGCATTTAAAGAGATTGATGTTGTTATAGCTGATATTTGAATATCAGATCAATTGCGGCGTCATCAAGAGGAACCATAACCCTATCCTCGGTTAACACTATATTGATAACGTTGTTAATAATCGTAAATGATTTAACTTCATCTGATATGTGACATACTGGAAAGATTTCACTGATATCATCAAAATCTATATGATTGACGCTATAAGAAATGTCTGTATTTCTTACGAGTAACACTTTTGATTTAGTTGTTGAAAACGTTTCAAAAAGGTCGCTTTTTTCGGTAATGTACAACACTACATTATTATTAACAAAGTATGAATCGGTTAAAATTTTTAAGATAGACATTTTTTCCAATTCTCCGTTGTTAATTCAATATGAATACTATCCATATCATCGTTATTGTAATATATTTCTATTAATCCTTCGTGAATCCAAATCTGGTAAATATCTTGTTTAACAGCAACCGTGATGGGTAGAAACTCGAATATGTTTTCATATTCATACACGCAGTCAACCGTTTTTGCATTTGCACGTACTATGTAACGCCATTTACCTTTTTTCTTTTTGAATTTTCTATTGTTAATCAAAAGATACTCCAGAGAGACGTTACCGTTCTCTATAAGTGATATCAATTCATCAAGAATCATACTTTTTCCATCCCTTTGAATATTTCGAAAATATTTTCATCAAGCCGACGAACAAAGTGTTCATTACTGATAAATTGAACTTCATTATGTATAGGGTAAATTCCGATCTTACCCCATTCGCTTGTATCAATTTCAAATGGTATGAAATCAAAAACGGATGGGCTAAACATAACCACAGACCCATCAGTATAAATCCAAAAATATCCTAATTGGTCATATTCGTTGTACGATTTCTCATCTAATAAGACGGACAGTTGGGTTCGAAAACCGGTTGGTAACTTTTTACTGTAAAATGTCAACGACATTTAAAACCCTTTACAAATAGACAACTTGTGTATAAGATATCGCAATGCGTTATCTAAAACAAGGATTTTTTAATGAGTGTCTTATTCGTATTGCAAAACAATCTGGTGGATCGGATCACTGGTCCTGTTGCGCAATATTGTCGTGACAATAACGTTGATTTTATAGACGCGTCACTTGCTGGCGATTTCTCGTTTGACACTTGGGAAGAATTGCTTAATCACCCGTCCAACCATAGGATACCTTATGGTTCAGTTGGATGGGTAAAGCGTGCTACTGAAAGCAATCAATTTAAAAACGTAAACGCGTTCAATGAACTGTTTGATGTCTATAAATGGCTTGATATTTTTGGCGATGACGTTGTTAATAGTGACGGAAGAGAACACCTCGGTTCTAACATTCATTTTGATCATCTATATCACATTCGTCCGTTGAATGAGGATAAGGCGGTCGTTGGTGGTGTATATGATTTGGAAAAATGGCAAGATCATATCAAAGACAGGCAAATAGAAAATGCAACATTTTGGATTTCTCCTTTGAAAACAATTGATGCAGAAATCCGTTGTTGGATTATTGATGGTGAGGTTGTTGGTGCAAGCTTTTATAGAAAAAACGGTGAACAACATCGAGTGATGGTTGATGACCTTGGTATCATAAGGGTTGCACAACGGTTTGCATCCAAATTTGAAACAACCCGACCATTTGTCATGGATTTGGCTATGGTTGATGGTAAATGGAAACTAATGGAGACAAATCCTATATATGCCTCCGGTTGGTATGCTATGGAACCGGAAATCGTATTGAGGAAATTGTAAATGTCGCAGAAAATTATAAAATTTTGTAAATTATTCAATGCTGGTCTGACCATTCTATTTCCAGAATATTACCGAGGGAAGCATACCGACTATCTTACTATTGATGTTAATAAAGTATCATTTTTTATTCAAGGAAGAAAACTATCTGCTAATAGAACAAATGATATATCAGACTTGTTGCCCATCAATAACGAGGACACTATTACGATCTTGTATAAACTTCGTTCTTCTGTTCCCTTTACAGATCGTATTAGTATTTTTAAAAATTCTATTAGATTTCATGACTCTGATTTCAACTTATTGGAGGTTATCAATATATGAAAATAATTAAGTGGTTTCGGTATATATACTACCACATCCTATGGAATTACACCAAAGAAGGCAAAATCATAAAAGATGATGTAAATGATATGTTTTGCGACATTCAACATTTTCTAAGGAATGGCGGAATTATTGATGATATAACCATTCTCGTTAACAATAGGATATTCTTAATAACGGCAGGAACCCATACACGAACGATATCTGATTATTTCCCTGTAAGTGATGAATACACAAAAGAACGTATAGATTATCTTGTTAAAAAATATCCGTTAGGTCAGATTAGTATTACAAAAAATGACATATATCTTATAAGCAAAACATATAATCTGATAGGTTTTAAAAAATGACAACAGTAATTGATTTACTTAAAAATGCAAAAACCCTGTACATGTTTAATTCAGGTACGCCGGTTTATCATCTATCCAGTAAAAGTGGTCATCAATACACGTCTAATGTTTTGTCAGACTTGTTACCGTTTCAAATAGAAGCAGTGTGGAAAAATATTAAGATAGCACGCCTATATCATTCTGAAGACCCAACTATTCAGGTTATACGAAACGACACATCTGCAAAAAATTATTACCTCACAGTCGAAGAATTTTTAGTATTGGATAGAAAATGATCATAAAAGACATCGTATTAACCATCGTTACCCCTGATCATCGTCATTATTTGAGCTATAGTAATGGTAATGATGGGAATATTTTTAGAATAAGCGATACTAATTTTAATGTAGTCCATTCCTCAGCGAACCTGAATGATTTATTACCGATATCTGTTCCTGCGTTAAACTTTGATAAAATCGCTGCTTTTCAAATAAACTTGGGAGATATACCTTATAAATGCAAATACTCTGATCGTTCTGGTAAACTTGAAATATTTGAGGCGTCTGATATATACGAGATTTTGGAGAAATATTATGTATAATTTCGATGAATTGTTAAAATCATACAATAGTGGTATTACTATAGATATTTTAACCGAACGTCATGACAACTATACTCATTACAAAAAATATGATGTACATAATATCGGTAGTGTTTTTATTGTTGGTATATGGAAATACTATAGCGATGATAGGTTGCCGCGACTTAAAGCAGTGCATAGTTCGTTGGGAGATATTATACCGGTTCCGTTCAACCGTTTTGATTTTAGCGATATCAAATGGGCTAATTTTCAATGGGGTAACAAAAATTTATCATCAAACATTTTATACAATAATGATCGGTATGGAAAAGAAGATATAAACACCTTTGTATTGGAACGATTTAGTTATGTGTGAAATATGGATATTGACGCGGAATTCAGGAATATATGAAGACGTATTCTGGCCAAACGCAAAATATATGTTTGTAGTAACTAATAGTGCGTGGATAAAATCGGATAATCTGGAAGATTTGGTTCCATATAGCATAAGTGATATTGATTTAGGTACGGAAGTATTCGGAGTCGAAATATCGTTAAGTAATTTATATACATATGTTCATATTAAAAATAACAAATTTCCTATATCAATGCCATTGACATTGTTTGAAGAAACGTATAAGAATAAATGATAAATACTCGTTCAACGAGAAAGGTTGCTTATGTCTGAGAATAGAAAAGTTTTTTGGTGTGATTGCGGTGATATGAGTCATGGTGTTTGTTTCGACAAAGACGATGATGGCTGCGTAAACGTATATTACCAAATGCAACATTTTCGTCCTTGGTATAAACGTCTTATTCTTGGGGTGAAATATATTTTTGGCATTAACACAATCGATTATCATTATCTTGATATTGTGCTATCCCAAAAAGAAGTAGACAAACTAAAGGAATACCTAGAGGAATAAAATCTATTGACATTTTCTGTCATTATGATAAATCCGGGGTTCCACCTCGGATTTTTTGTTTTTAACAAGGGAGTAAAAAATGAAGACGCTTATTATTGACAATTTGGAATTTTCTTATACTGTTCGTCCAACGATGACGGATATTAAGCTGCCATCAGGTGCGACTATCGGCGTTCTTAATGCCAACATTGGTACAGAAGTTTCTTATAACAAGTATCGTGTTACATCTAAGAATGTGCGTGAGTTTATCCTGTCGTCGGTTGATTACGCTTAACAAAAAAAGGACGACTCGATGTATATTAAGAATCTTAATTATTCCAGTGCTATCATTTTGGGTGAAAATAAGTATCTCATTCAGTTGAGAATTTATGAGACCTACGAAATTGATGGAAATATATATAATCCAACTGGTGATGAACAACGAGTCGTTAGTTCCATTGATAACATTTATGTTGTTAAGACCAATAAACCTGTATTGGATCATTTTATTGATTCTAATGGCAATGTCGTACCTTTGGACGAATATAACAAGCTAATGTCCGAACTATCCAAACTTCCGAGGACAAGCAACGGATATGAATACCCTGACCTCCAAACTGAGTTTCATTACAGATCACGTTTGGAAGTATTCGAATCGATGGAACAGGTTAAAGTTGCTGCACCTCCAACTAAAGCCAAGGTTGATTACAAAATCATTGGGTCTATGGAGGACACCGGTTCCGATTTTATTGAAACCTCTTTCATTCTTGGTGAGGCGTCATTTTTTAATAAAGGCCCTTATAAATTTTTGGGTTCTTTGGCGGCTGTTGACGAATTCCGCAAGGTGACGGCAGGCAATCCGAAGTTCGTAATGAATAACGATCTTCAGTGGGCAAAATATGAGTCGACGTCAATCTTTACAAACAGAAACAATCGATTTATTACGGCACGTTCAGATTATGCAATTTTCCCAACTCTTGAACAAGCCCAAGAGGAAGAAAGAAAAGTTCGTAAATTAGTACGAGACGTTTGTGAATCATATGACAAGCCAGTTATATTGGACGCTAATGGTATTGATAAAAATAAGATCATTGATAAGATTTGTGCCATTAAAAAGAAAGTTGCTGAGATTCAATCTAAGAACGTAACAATGAAGATTCATGCGGGTTCTCTCCAAGAGATTGATAAACTTATTGAGGAACTGTGTGCTATTAAATGATATGCATATTTGTTGCCTTTGATTTGTTCAATTTGCATAACTAATAAGCACATTTTAGTGCTATATACATATATGTAAGTTAAACAAAAAAAGAAAGAACTATCATGTTAATTAGCACTATCAAGCGTTGGAATGCATATCGAAAGACTACAACTGAACTTAGCCGTCTTTCGGATGAATCTTTGAAGGATATTGGAGTATCGCGTAGCGAAATCCATCACCTTGCACGTAATGGCCGTCTCGTTTGAGACGGTCTTTTACCTTCATAAGATAAATACCCATATATGTCCCACAAGGAGTTAAAAATTATGGGTAGACCTATTAGTAAAAAGTTTATCGGTGATCCAGCAAAGATTGGTCATCAGTTAGTAGTGTCGTATGTTTGGCTTGACGATTCTACCGCGCCCGAAGAAGGTTTCTTCATTACTCGTCAGTCCGGTACGCGTCGTTATCACGTTGCAAATGCTGAAGGCCGTAAGGGTATTATCCAGTTGGTTGATGCTATGCCAACACAGGCTGGCGAAGGTGTAATTATGGTTCTTCCTACCGCTGGCGGTCCAGAAGAATACGCTCGCACAATCTATAACCTTACTGTTAAGACTTATGACGATAACCGTTATAACTGGAACATTGAGGGTACTGGCGAGGCTATCCTTCCGTTTGAAGCATATGTTTCACCCGCTGAAGCAATTGAAATTCTACAGTCCATTACAGATGCTGGTTCTGGTTCTGGTTCTGCTGTTGTTACTATCCTTCGCGAAGAAGGCTTGAAAGTAATGGATTCAGACACTAAAGAATTGTTTGACGAAATTCCTGTAGGTTCCGGTCGTGAAGAAGCTGTAGGCGATGGTGTTGCTGAATGGACACAGATTTATGGTGATGCACCGAACCTTGACGTTCTAAAGGGTTGGATTAAGCTTCACGTTGAAACTGAAGAGCATAAGTTTGCTTTCATTACTGCGGTTGACGACGCAACTTCTGCTAAGAAGCTCGCAGAAGCACTTGCAACGGCAACAATCGTTTCTGGTGATCGTCAGTCAATGATTGCTGGCCTTCGTGCATCTGGTGTTGCTGCGGCAATTACACGTGCAGACGAACTTGCTACTGAAAAGTACACAACTGTTCTTAAGCAGGTTACAGAGTTGTTATCTTCGGAACTTTCATCACTCGCAACCGAATTGCTCGCAGTTCGTAATGCAATTTCTGATAAGAAATTCCACGGTATTCTTCCTATCGTAGACGCTATTGACGAAATTCTAAATACTGAACCTGAAGGTGAACCAGAATAAGGGTTGACTTAATATCCTTTTTAAAATAAAACCGCTCTCAAAAGGAGCGGTTTTTTTATGTCTGTTATTTTTACATATATGATTTCCCATAGAGTTAATGTTAACCCGCTTAGTCACGTCCTTGATGAAGAGGACTATAATGATATTGACTGGTTTTCGAGATATCGGGATTGTAAAGATAAAGTCATGATGAGTTGGTGTGAAAGTTCATATTATACATTGAATTATATACATGACCATACTACCAGATATTCCAACGTAATAAATCATCGTCCTCCTTATAATTTTCCAGATGAAGCTCTTGACAATATGCGTAAAATGTATTTTAAGTATACGGGACAAGAAATGACCGAAACACCACGATTTGGTTTATATAGGGAAATTAATTAATATGATTGAATATGTCTCATTGGCAGATACAGAAAACATGAAACGTTTTACCCATAATTTTACATTGAGCGGTAAAATTACCAAAGAAGTTTGTTCTTTGATTATAGAAATGTGTGAGGGGATCGACGGCGCATCTATCCGATTGCCTCCTTTTATGAAATATATCACTGATACAGATGTTAATACCGACATTACTTATCTTCAGATTATGACGGATGAAGAATCGGTAGCGACTATGTTTGCACTGCGTTTCCCTGATATGTTCTCGGCGGTATAAAATGCTTTATTATCTTGATAAAAATAAAGAAGAATTAAAAGAGTTTTTTGGAACAACGCATCCGTTTGTTTTCCACAATGATAAAAACTTAATCCCTAAAAATAGGTTCATTTTGGAATTTCTTTATACCGGTGTTGAAGGCAACGTCACTGTCAGTGCTGATCATTACAACAGTAACACGTTTGCCCTTGACGGAACCTCTGATAAAGATGTAACCTTTTGGTTTGAAAATCCCGATGATATTCCATTGTTTGAAAAATATATCAATGATATCAAACAACTGATCAAGTATGAAATCATAGAAGAAGGTGAAATTTGATGTTTAAAAACCACTCCCCTACTAAAATTGGTAATCATCCGTACGATCAACTGAGCACGTTTAATGCGCAAACATACGAAACATCTACGGGCGTTATTACTGTAATTGATTCGGTTGTGATCGCGTCTGATCTTCTTTCTGGAAAAACCTACGGTTATTTCGGATATGATTGCGACAGTCCAGAACAGCGCAATCTCCACGAACATTTTGAAAAAATTTCTGGTAATACCATCTATACAACCGACGCGTATGATGATATTGTCGAGAAAGCTGAATCAATTCTTAATGGGGTTGCGTATGATACCAACGTCATTTTGAATCTTGATCTTGATGAAGATACAAGTAATTATCTTCAAAAGCGCGCCCTTGAAACGGGTAAAACTATTGATGAGATTGTTGAAGAAGCAATCACAGCACTAATGACTGAACTCAAAGAAAAGGAAAATTCTAATGTCGAATAATGCAGCAGCCCTAAAACGAGCAGCATCTACGTCTGTTTCTGATATTACCAATGTAAAGCGTGCAACTTCTCGCACGGAGAAGGAAAAGCCATCTATTGCCAACAACCCATTCTTTCAGGTGATGTCATCCACATCTCTTACCCCTGAAGAAAAGGTTCAGCAAGTTGCCAAGGCAATGTCTGAAATTCGTACTAAGGAAGAAAACCGTGAGCGCGTTCGCCAGCTTGAGGAATTTTCTGAATATCAGCAGGTTCTTCGTAAGGAAATGGCGTCTGAAATCATCGCCCTTACCAATACCGATACGTTTGCACAGCTTCAGCAGGTCTATGACCGTATGAATACTGGCCTTCTCGACTTCAATGATGCAATGGAACCTATTCTTGAAATCATTGACGCGATGCATGTTGTTCGTAAGGAAGGCAAGACCGCCGAACTGTTCGAAGAAATTCGTTCAGATCGTCGCGAGGAAGACGAACATAAGAATATGCTTGCCGAAATGGATGAAAGCATTCGTAAAAGCCGTGCTGAAATCAATATGCTTTTTGCCGACATCGCAGAACTTCGCGAACAGCGTTCGTTCTTTGGTTTTGGCGGCGTGAAGGCTGAGGCAATTCGTAAGATTGCTGAACTCGAATCCAAGATTGAACTTCTGAATCAATCCGCGAACGAAATGCAAACCAAGCGTCAAACGTTTGCGGCAGAATGGTCTGCAAAGACACATGAAAATGAAGAATACGAAAATGCAAAGCGTATTGTTCGTAATATGCTTGACCTTTCGGCTGAACAGCATCGTGAGAACCAGAAGAAGTCGGTTCTTAAGGCACAGGAATTTATTGAAATTTCCGACGAAAGCCTTTCTTCCGTTCGTTCTAATCTTCTTGATATGAACGGTCAGATCGAGCGTCTTCTTGATGCAAACACCTCTATCACGTCAACTATGGCAATTATGGGTGAGGGCTTGAAGGTTGCGGAAACTGAAATTCAGAAGAAGCGTGCCGAGGTAGACTCGATTGAAGCTGGCGATAGCATGGTTAAGAAGATGCAGAAAGACAATTCGCTTCGCGATATTGACGAACACGCAACCCTTGTTTCTGCGACCGTTGCCGATACCGCCCTTTCGTTCGCTGATCTTGGAAGCCAGACCGTTCGTATTACTACGATGAAGGATGCTAACGTTTCACAGCTTGATAAGGTTCGTAAGATGCACACACAGGGTGTTGCTGGTGTTGCAGACCGACTTTCCGTTGCACTTACAGCGGTTGGTCAGGCGGCAATTGGTGAATCCGCCGCAATCGCAAAGGACACCCTTGGTCTTATGACTGACGCAACGAATAACATTGCACATAAGGAAGCAATGCGAGTTGCGCTTGGTGCGAATGAAATCAATGACGATATTCTTAAGGCAATCGGTGATCTTGAAGAATATGGTGAAATCCTTCGCAATACGACCGACATTCGCCGCGAAGCTGTTAAGGAAATGCGTAGCAACCTTGACCAGATTGGTGACATCGCAAAGTCCTTGCAGGCTGACATTAACGACGCGAAGGCGGTTCATTCCGATCCTTCTATGGCACCCGCAAAGGATAATAAGAATACCAATACAAATGCATTTGGTTTCTAATACCTTTTGACAATTGACATAGCACCGGAAACGGTGCTATGTAATCACGTTTTAAAATAGAAAGGTTATAAATGTCTTATTTGATTACAGGCTCTGAATATATTAAGAAGTTTCCGAATTTCGCCCTTATCGGGATGGAAGATGAAATGGAACGTATGTTCTCTATCCTCACACGCAAGAAGGCAAATTCTGTTCTTCTCGTTGGTCCCGGTGGCGTTGGTTGTTCGACACTTTGCATTGGCCTTGAGTATGCGAAGAAAGACCCATCTGCACCATTTGATATTATTTCAAAGCGCCTTTATTGGTTTGATTACACTACATTGTTTGCGACCGGTGATATGGAATATATCAATTCTGAATTTACCAAGATTGTAAACGTTCTTAAGCGTACGCCAAATTCTGTTCTTATCGTAGAAAATACTAAGGACTTTATTGAAAATGCACGAGCAAATGGCGCGTCCCATTTCATCAATGCCCTTATCTCAATGGTAAAGGAAGATACTACACAGGTTATCTTCGAAGTGCGAGAAGAAAATCTTGAATATGTTCTTTCCTATCATGGAAACATTCGTGAATCATTTACGATGCTTCTGGTTGATGAACCGAAGAACGGCGAACTTGAAAAGATTGTTGACAATATTGCAGTACGTATTTCTGAATATTACAAGATTGCAATTGACGACGACGCGAAACGCGCTGCAATTGAAATGACATCTAAGTATCGAGTTAATGACCCAGGTCTTTCTCGTGCACAACCGGAACGTACGACAACTCTCCTTGATCGTGCTATGTCATCTTACGCTCTTGAAGCACATAAGAATATCGATCCAGAAACAAAGCAACGAATGAATGTTCTGTATCGTGAACAACGAGATGCCGAACTCGAAATTCATAAACTTGAAGATAAGATTGCAGAAATTCTTGCGTCAAAAGAACCGTCAACTTATCAGTTCTCAGAACCTGCCGAAGTCGTTCGCGTTCGAACGGATATTCGAAAGCTTGAGGAATATGTTAAGGAAAACGCGGACAAATATCACGCAATCGAGCTTGACATCAACGCGTCTCTTAAACTTGACCGCGCCCACGTACTTCGTGAGTTTGCTAAAATTTCCGGTATCTCCGCTAATAAGCTTGGCGAGGATGAGAAAGACAAGCTTCGTAATCTCGAGGATATCCTTAAAGGTCGTATCTTTGGTCAGGATCACGTTGTCAAGAAACTTGCAAATGCTATTAAGGTAGCACGCGTTGGCAATCGTAATAAGGATAAGCCACAAGCGTCGTTTATGTTCCTCGGACCATCTGGTACGGGTAAAACAGAAATTGCAAAGGTTCTTTCCCTTGCACTTCTTGACTCTGAGAAGGCACTGACTCGTTTCGACATGTCAGAATATATGGAAAAGCATTCTGTTTCTAAGTTGATCGGTTCTCCTCCCGGTTTCGAAGGCTTTGAAATGGGTGGTGCACTTACTAACGCAATGCGTTCTAACCCTAATCGAATTCTTCTTTTTGATGAAATCGAAAAGGCTCATCCAGTTATTTTCGATATCTTCCTTCAAATTCTTTCTGATGGACGTTTGACGGATAACGTAGGTCGCGTTGTTTCCTTTAGCGACTCGATTATCATTATGACTACCAATATCGGACAACCCCGTTTCTTGGATACGTCAATGACATTCGAAGAAGCATCTGAATTGGCTATCGCTGATTTGAACGATACTTACCGCAACGAATTCCTGAACCGCTTTGCTGGTCGTCAGAATATCGTTTGCTTCAATGCATTGAAGGCGGAACATATCGCAAAGATCATTCGCCGCGAATTTAACGATCTTATTTCTACGTATGTTGAAAATGGTATCAACCTTTCAATTACAGACGAAACGATTGAAGAATTCTGTGCACATCATTATGATCCAGCAACTGGAGCACGTGGTTTGCCGGGTTATATTCAGGCTAACCTTGAACCAATCATTGCCGAATTGGTAATCGAGGGTAAAGGTGGGGATTTGGAAGTTCGAAATTCCGCAGAAACCAAAAGCCTTGAGGTTGTTTATAAGTAATAAAAGGGGCTTATTAGCCCCTTTTTCTTTTTTTATACGCATTGACACCCTTTCTATATTCTGATAAAAGATGTTTATTGATTTTTAAAAAGGAGAGAAACATGTCTGGACTTCGTGGCGCATATGGTAAGAACAAAATGAAGGTTACGGTTGAAACGTACCGGAAGACTGAAATGGGCAACCTTCGTCGCCTTGTCACCCACGTATTTGTTAGCACTGACACTTATCGCTCCGAGGTGTTTTCTAAGGTAGAACGCAAGTTCCCTAATCTTGAACTTTCCGAAATGAAGATCAGGCGAGTTCGCTCGCAGGAATGGCGATCCCCCGAGTCTATTCTTTAAAGAGACCGGATATGAAAATTTTTAAAATTTATAAACAATACAGGGGTGATCGCTGGTGCGAATCAACTCCTCAAAATCTCGACGTCACGGACGGTTTTTTGAGTAAAGTCGTTCAGTCGGAATCGGTTGACAAGATTCGTGAATATTGTGAAAAAATTAGTCAACCATATATTGACGACGCGATTGAAAAATATAATGGTTTTTTGCAAAATGCGTTGGAAAATATAACCAAAGCGCAACAAACTATTAACGTGTTGTCTGCCCTGCCCGAAGAACAACGTAAGTTAACAAAAAAACTAATAACAGACACCGAAACCGAACTTCAATATTATAGAGATATGAAAGACAATTTCGAACAGGCCATTGAAAGTATAAAATCCAATCCATATGGTTGCCGTGGAGAGTATGTTACATTCAGGTATACGTTCGAAGAACTAGAAATCGAAACAATTTAAGGCGTGCCATGTATCTTAAGAGAGTTCATCATTTTAGATGTTATCCTTCAAAGAACCATTTAATTGTTCTTGAAAATTGGATCAACCAGCTTAGGGAAATTTCACAAGGTTCCGTCAAATACATTATCCCTTTGAACATCAGGGGTAGTGAAGGCCGAGAAATTCTTAAGACATACATTGAAGAAAATTTCAATATCGATGATTTGCCAGAACGTAGTATCAAGTCAATCATTGGGCAACTCGGTAATTGGGATTATGAGGTACTATTTAAAAACTTCACAATCGACGGTTCTGGTGTGAATAGAAAGATTTCAGTAGACTCCCTGAAGGAAATGAAATTCAAATTACATCGTTTTCATAAAACGGTAAGGTTTGAAGACGTAAAAATTGACGGTGGTTCCTTTTACAATAGAAATGGAAAATGGTATGTTCAGTTGAAAATGAAATACCACGTTGATGACGCGCCAGTCCAAAAACCGCCGTTGTCAATAACAATAGTCGGTCATTCATTACATCTATCAGATGGAACCATTATTATTATGCCTCCAGAGATAACCCGATTTTATTTCAAACACATTGCCAAAAAAGTTAACAAAGAAAAACGTAGCATTTTGTTTGAAAAACAACGAAACAGAATCCGACATTGGATGCACCATACACTCAATGAAATCATGAAAACCAATACGATAACAAAAATAGAAAAAAGAGGAAAATCGGTATTGAAATTAGAAGATTTTGTTGCTAAAATCAAAACTTAAGAGTTTCCCTAATGCCGGAGCGCGGCTATGTTATTCCTAAACTAAATCTCCTCTTTAGAGGAGAACGCTATCCATACTTTAAAGGAGTGAAAATGGACGAATATACCATTCAAAAAATGACCGAGGAACGGCTTGCAAAGGCCAAATCCGAGTCGAGGTTCCAGCGATCTAAAGAAGATATGAACCGCCTATATCGCTTTGTATGGCAATTTGTATGGGCATTGCAATGGGTGTGGGCAAACATCGGATATCCTGTATTCAAAGTTTTCCGTTGGCCGGTTGGTAAAATTTTCAATGTATATCGCAGGATTTGGTCATACGTTGTGTATTATCGTGATGACTTTGAAAATCTACGATTCTCAAAAACCCGCGCTGGCATAACTGTGGTTGTTACTGTTCTTGTTGGTTATGTGTTTGCTACAACTATTGTTGTTCTTGCGTTTGATACAACTATGTACGCATTTACATCAAAGGTTGATGAAGAAATTTATCTTACCAAGAGTGAGGAAATCGATCCAGAAGGAAACGTGCATTCGGTTCTCGGTAATAGTTCGTTGCCATTGGATGAGGAAACAGGTTTCTATTTTCGTGTAGAACCAACGATATTCAATCATATATGGTCTCTCGTTCATAAGGGTAACTTGTTCTATCCTGATTACGTAGCAGCCGCAGTTGCGCCGGGATTGAATAAGTGTAAAGTGACATCGTACAGTATTCGTGCCAAGACACTGATGCGGAATTTTGACTTTTATCCAAAAATGCTTTCGGCATCTTGTATTCCAATCGGTGCACCACAAGGCGGGTAACAACCCGCCTTTTTCTTTTCCTATAAATATTACGTATACTTTATTAATAGGTTAAGCACCATGCGTTACATTGAATTATGTGAAAACTCTAACTCCAACCTCGGTAAGTTTGATCTTACTCAAGCTTTCGATGTATTAAAAAAACATTCCGACGAATCATTTGCTACCATTAGTGTAACATTTGCAGTACCACGTAAAATAGATTTATTGAAACTAAAAGATTTCTTTTATAAAATTTCTAATCATTACAAAATCAAGAACGATATCGCATATCACGAAAAGTTTTATGCGAATGAATTTGAATTGGAACTATCCGGTTCAATTCTAAGACTTAAAATGGCAGTCAAATCGTACATTGAGCAAGTTGATAAACTTCAGAAAAAGAAGAAATGACTTGACTTAACAATCAGTTGTGGTACTTTTAATGAAACAGATTAGGAGTACCACAATTGTTTATCCCTTCAGTATTAGCATTAACCACCGTACTTGCGTCATTCGGTAATTGGGATGTTATTCAGACCAATGATACTTGCGCAATCATGTCTTCAAATGGAACTGTCATTATCGACATTGATCCAGCCAATACGTCTTTCTACTTTCACGTAGATTCTATTCCGTATGGTTCGCCAGTTGAAATTCAATTTGATAACACCGTTTATGAAATGAATGTTAGAAACACACCAGACGCGGTTGTTGCGTATTCGGATGACGTGAATCTTTTGAACGATCTTCTAACGGTTGACGAATTTAGTGTTTTTTCTGACGGACTTACCTATACGTTCAATCTAAGTCATTTTTCCAAAACGCTTGCGGTGTATGAAGAATGTCGTTAATTGCCGACCTTTTACCGATTATATTACCGGTAATCGCTTTTTATTTTTCAATCGGTATCGCTTTTGTTGTTGTTATTTTCTTAGCGCAATCAACAAAAGAAATCATCGACTCGGAAACTGAAAACAACCTCTTTCAAGAAGAAATCAACTATGGTATGGTTATCATTTCTATCATCATAGTTTTCACTATCGCAGCGTGGCCGTATTATTTTATAAAGGGCGGGAAATGACGTTTTTGTACATCATGACATTCTTATATTATATGGTTGGTTTGTATATGGTCATTTCCATTATTCGAACAAATGAATTTTTGGTAAAGTTAACAGAAATTGAAAAGGAGGTTGGAAAGAAGGTCGGCACGGCAGAAACACTATTGATCAGTTTAATGTTACTGTTGCCGGTTATATGTTGGCCGGTTTTCTTTTTGATAAGGAAAACAAAATGACACCAGAGGAGATACTTGAAGATAAAATCCGTCAAGATAAAGAATTGAATGAGATTTATTCTTCTCTTAAAGATCAGTGCCGACCATATGAAAAGGGTATGATACCTAAAAGCATTATGAATGAAATGGAAGACTACTTTAATATGAAACAATTTAATATGTATGATCTAAGGATGCATATTATTCCTCATAGTATAGTGTTCATGGTAGAGGCAAATTCGTTATTGCGCCATCTACAAACGAGGGTGAAGTTAAGGAGAAAATGATGTTTGAAAAGATTAAGAAATACATTTATAAAACTAAGATGAACTGGAGAATTCATCGAAAGGTTGAGACTATCAGGCGTCTTGAAGATAAGATCAATGATGTTGACGGCGAAATTATGTTTCGTGTTAAAAATTTTATCGATATTGGCGAAAACATCTTTGTTCGTTATTTTTGGGATTACTCTTTTCAGATTTACATGAACTCATCCAATAGTGATGGAGAGTTCTCAAATGCAAGTATTGAATTATTCAACTATCACGGGTTGACAAAATCTTATTATGGAAAACTTGTGATTAAGAATCTCGATTCGACAATTGACGATCTCAAAAAGAGACTTCGTGAAAAAGAGGATATGCTTCAAAAAATTCGCAACAAAACGGAAGAAGAACTGGACGCGTTGCTTGCGGAGGTTGATAAGTTTCCTATTAAATAAATACCTATATTATAATTAGGTATTTTGGTTATGCTACTGTCTGAATTATTTGATACTAAACCCAAAAAATTCACAAATGATACCCGTGGTCTTCACAACCTCAAACGATATAAATTTGAGGTTGATGGAGAAGAGTATCGAATTGATTTTGACAAAAGCTCTGGAAAAAACTGGCGCGTATCATACGGGTATTTGGACGATTATGATAAAGTATCATATACGCCTAAAAGAACTAAAGATATAGACGGTAAGAAAATTTTATCATATGTAGTGGCATATGTTGAACGTTTTATTAAAGGAAATAAACCGGATACGATCAGTTTTTTTGGTGACAAAAATGTTGGTCTCGGTTCTTTATATTCAGCAATGGCGCGTGTACTTAATAAACGCCTCGAGGCTTTAGGATACACCGTTGTAGAACATGACCTCGGCGGTGCAGCATCATTTGTTATCAAGAAAAATCTAACAGAATTATTCGATACACCACATAAATTACCAAAAAATTTATCAACCAGTGGTCATAAGTATTATGAATTTGAGGTTGACGGTCAGAAGTATTTTGCCAACTTCGTTCATCACGGAGACAATTCGTGGTCATATGAATACGGCCTTAAAGTAAAAGGCAGTCACGATTCATACATCCCACCACGTGAAAAAGGTAATGCATTGAAAGTATTATCGATTGTGACAAGCTATCTGCTACAGTTCATTAAAACCCAAACCCCATATATGGTAACGTTTGACGGGGAAGACTCCCACGGATTAGGCAAACTTTATATCGCAATGGCAAAACGTGCAGCTTCTCGTTTAGATAAAGAAGGTTATCAGATATACAGTAAAAACAATGATGGAACGGAACACTTTATTATTGCGCCAAAAGATCAAGAAGTAATTTACGGATATAAAAAGGTGTAATATGCGTTGGAATGATCTTCTTGAAAATAAGTCCTTAACTAGAAGCGAAATATCGAAATTAATTCGAAATGAGGTTAGAAAATTCGGTGAGGATGCTTGGGAAATTAATAACGGATGGTGTTGGGGATTTGCCAATAAACTAGCTAAAAAACTTGGACCAAATGCAAAAGTTGTTAATTCAACAACGGATTATACGGACGGCACATTCCCCGGTCATTCTTGGGTTGAATTTAATGGATATCATTTTGATGCGGAGAGTCCATTTGGTGAAAAAGAACCAAAGGATATGCAATATCATAAAAGACTTAGAGCAATAGCCGATGCTCCAGACCATGTATCCGACGAGGATGCTGTCCGTTTGTCTCTTGGCAGAGACCCTGTATATCCCGGTAAGAAAATTAAAGTAGAGGCATTCGATTCAGTTGCAACGGTTAGCGAACCTGAAATGGGAATGAACAAAAAAACAGTTTATTTCACGGTAAATGATATAAAATATTTCCTTAGTTTCTATGAAAATTTTGATGATCCTGATGAATATGTTGTTGATTATGGATTTGTAGGAAAAGGTTTAGATGATATGTTTACTCCCGGCATAGGGGCAAAATTATCGGATTCTCTTAAAGTCCTCGGAACTGTAATTTCAGAAATTACTAAATTCATACAAAACGAAAAACCAAAATCTATCGATTTTTCCGGTGAAAACTATGGTGACGTGAGTTTGGGTAAAACGTATCAAAAAATGATCAAAAAGTTTGAACCGAAACTTAAATCCCTTGGTTATGAAGTTAAAGTTACTGTAGACCCTGATATGATTTATTTTTACATAGTAAAAGCTTAAAAAGTATTTGACTTCTTTTTAAATGACATATATTCTCTAACTATCAACAGAAGGAGAATAACCATGAAACATCTTCTTAACATTGCCAGCGTTCTCGCCGCAACCGGTCATGATGGTCAATATGATAAAGGTGGTAACCCATATCTTCTTCATGTATTTGCAGTTATGAACCTACTTAGGTCCAACGATGAAGAGTTGATGTGTATTGCCCTCCTTCACGATTATATCGAAGATTGCAAATACACCAAAGGCACCTATCAGAAACTTCGTGAAAACAACATGACTGATCGTATTATTGATGCGGTTCGACTTCTTACAAAAGTTCCCGGCCAAACGCACGAGGAATACCTTGAAGGGATTCTTACCAACATTGATGCTATTCGGGTTAAAAAAGCGGATATCACCAATAACATGGACCTTACGAGATTGAAGGGTCTTAGGGAAAAGGATTTTGAAAGAATGAAGAAGTATACCATTATGTATGCTGTTCTTGATGAAGCCGAGAAGAATTGGAAATAATGCAAAAGCCAGCCTTTCGAGGCTGGCTTTTTTGTTAAAAAGATATTGACTCCCGAAACTTATTTTTGTATAGTTTTCATATTGGAAGGTGGTTTGAACCACGCTTGATACCCGAGTCCTCCTATCCTCGTTGGATGTCGCAGGTTCTATGTTTCTTGGGGGAACGCCACCTTCCTTTACTCCTCCTTAAAAATCTCATTAACTCTTTTTTAATTTTTATTTGGAACGAATGCGTTTTCAGCATGTTAGATTTGCATCACTAACACAACAAGGAAAACGACAATGCGTTTTATCAATATGACTTTCAATCATGAAAATGACATCATCACCTTCGTTGCGCCGGTATATGGCAATCACCAAGAAATTGAAGAAAAGATGGAACTAGTTCAAGGAAATGACGAACTTAACTTGTTCATATCGAGTATCGATAAAGAAATGGCTGCTCCCATAGAATTTTTACCACCACGATACGGTGAATTGTTTTGCGGTCAAATGAGTATCCAAAACGGAAACATTGAACTGTATCAAGAAATATTCGATAAAATTATTGACATAATGAGGACTACAGGGTTAAATATACAACCGCCTTTTTACATCCAAATCGCGGAAGAAAATAAAAACGTGATAACCGAGTTAATGGATATAGCCGTATGAAAGAAAAAACCAAAAGTCGTGGTATGTTTACCGTTCGTTACATATTCGGAGAAGCCGACCAATTCAGGACATACGACACCATTCGTGTATCAACAGACACATCCGACTATGCCTTTAATAAAAGGGTTGCTAATGAGGTAATCGATCTTGGTATTGTTCCTGAAGCAACAACGTGCCATACCACGTCTGATGGGTTTTTCTTTCTTGCAAAAAACAACAATCAAAATGAATTAGATAATCTTTACGAGGAAATCGATACCGTATTGTTGATGATGTCTCTTACGGACCAACAATAACATCACCTGAACCGGATGCGACTCTATCTCCGCAACTGACAGGATCACCGATTCTTCCTTGCTGAAGATTATTAGTATACACGGTGGGAGAACCTGAGGCTAGGTTCCCGCCGTGGCATTTCTTCGGAAAACACTTTCTGCAATGAACTGCCCACGCGTCTGATTGACGATGTGCACCACGGTTGTTTATAAAAACATCCGTCGACGCTTGAATATTAGGTCTTGATGGATAACAATTATGGCCTGTCGACACGTCACTTAATCTTGCTGCACCCGGCATAACAAATCCCTTTCATATACGTATGGTATTTAGGTAAATTAAAAAATAGGTTTTTATTGTTGCAAATCCAAAAAGATCGAATATAATATCGGTATCTGAAAAAAGGAGATTGTTATGATCATTGAAATCGTAAAGAAAGAATTTAAGTTTGGTGGCAAGAAGTACAAGAACCATATTTTTTATGACGTGAGGCACGTTGAAGAAGTTAAGGAATGGGTAAAAGAGCAGGAATCTGATCTTCTTAATCTTCCTGATTTCAATCTTATTGCATTCAACGACGAGGCCGAAAGCCTTGCGTTTGCGACGAAGTTTAGCTGATATGCAAAAAATAAAATCCCCTAACATCCCACACGAATTCCCACACGTCTATAAGGTCGAGGGTAATGTTGTCGGCTGTATCGTATGGTGTGTTGAAAACATTGGTCAAATGTATAATGTTGGAATTCCCGGCGTCTGGTATGAAAGTAGGGGATTTTTCTTTTTTAAAAACAAATCAGATAGCTTGCGTTTCAAATTAGCAAATGGATGCAACATTAAACACGAAAATGTTGTGCATTATATGATGAGAAAATTACAAGATGAATATACCAGATAGCGTCGTTGGGAATGTTATTTCTGAATCAGGGAAAATCGTTCGTGCTACATATATGAATGAATTTGGGTATGCTCTATACCAAGAACCGGACGAAAAAATACGTCAAGAAATGTCATTAAGATTTTTAATTGACAAAATTTTTCATTGTATGAAACATCATAAGGATTATAGCGCACTTCAAAACGCGGTATTCGAACACGATGACGGAATAATACAAGTCAATGATATTATAAATTCTGTGAAGTCCCACTACGAAATTATTAAAGTAATCGGTAGCCGAAAACATAGAATATTAAAAAAGTTATATACTAATGGCGGCATTAATGATCAAGGTACGCTGGTGTTTTTTAAATCAATTTACACATTCGAGAATTATGATTTAACACCTATAAAAGAATATCAAGAAAATTATGACGTGGAAATTTTATACCAACTTGGCGGTTTGTTGTTTAAGACAGAACCAGATTATATCCCATTTATGATTAAAATGGCGGGGTATTATGATATGATTGTTTATAAAAACAAATTTATAATCGATACATTCGAAACGCCATATTCGATACCACAATAATAGATGATTTGAATTATTGTTACCCCTAAATAACTATAAAAGGGGTAACACGCATGACTACTATTCCAGATTATGCAGAAATCATTAATCATTATGATGATGATGGTTATTATACTATTATGTCTGGTCGTGCATATATATTTCGTATCGAGCCAACCAATCCGATGCTTTTACGTTTTCAACAGGTAGGACGTGGAAATCAAGATTTTAGTTTGAAATGCTGGTTCTCATTAAAACCATATGGTCAACAGATGTTTTATTCAAAACCGTTAGTGGACATATTTTCACTAACACGTCAAGAACGATCTATCTTGTTAACGGATACACATTTTGGACCAGAAAAATGGACTCCGCAACCATTCTATGTAAACATCCTTAACATGCAAAATGAAATCAATTATTTCAAATTTCTATTTCAAGAACCTGTTGACAATCCTTGCTGTAACTGTTAATCTGCAATTGATGAATACCAGATAAGGAGAATTTTATGATTTATGGTTTTGTGACCGAATATGAAGATGAACCAGCAACCGTTGTTGTAGCTGCCAATACAGTAGGCGACCTTCGTAACTTCGTAGAAATTTTGAAAAAGGATTCCCTCGTTCAAAGCCACGAAGAATCGGACGCGATTATGTCCCTCACACTCGCGGATTTTAAACCGTTTCGTAATGCTCTTGATATCTTTGTTCATAAGTCTGAAAAAGATCGGGACGCGTTTATTGCCAAATATCAGATTACCATCCAAGCTTCAAACATCGTTTATAGCAAGGTTGATTCTATGAAGAAGGCAACCGAACTCGAAGAAGAAGTTGCTCGATATCATCAAGCATATGATAATCCAGAATCGTATTCTGCGCCAACTATGGCCGAACTTGCGGGTATTGATATCAGCAAGATTGCACCAATTGAAATGCAGCAAATGTCAATGAAGAATGCGGCTGATCGTATTGCCCGCGACGAGCTTACAGGTGAATCGTTTGCGTCCTTTGATGGAAATATTAATTTGATCAATCAGTCAACGTCTGATGATCCTAATGATATTTTCAACGGAAACTTCGTAGGTGTCAAATATGACCCTTCTAAGGATGATTCTGAAAACACAACGGCTGGAGATATGTTCACAGAGGATGATGACGAACCTACTGAACTCCCACCTTCAAAATTCTCTCCAGAAGCATTCAAGGCTGCTATTCTGAATGTAACCGGCGAAGAACCTAATTCTAACGAGGGAAATACAGAAAATGAAAAGCCTGTGTTTTCTATGGATGCATTTAGCAAAGCGCTTGCAGAACGTACCAACGCAACACATTCGGAACCGCATCCCGTTCTTTATGTAATTCCAACAAAGCAGTATACTGCCGAGGAAGGTGCGGAAGTGCTGAATACTGAAGAAAATGTTCTTCTCGGTGACATCTACAATGATATGATTGATGAAGTCGAAGAATATTTCGGTATTGAAAACGTTGATGACGCTAAGATTTCGTTTATGGACATTCCATATGAAAAGCTTGTAAACAATACCTTTGAACTATCCGGCGCTTTGGGTTTTGAAATCACCGATCCAGATAATAATGACGAGATGGATAAACATTATGAAACGGTTGTAAGTGGAAAGTATATTTTCCATTGCGCGGTCGGTTCGTCCAGCTTGGAATTCAAGGAAGCATCATCAGTATTCCATTTGGATGAAAAAGAAGAAGGTGATAACGTCATCTTGCTTATCAGAGTGAATGAAGAGGACTCTGATCCAATTTTGACAGATGTCCTCTTCGTAAGGGTTGTTAATATTTCTAACGATTAAAGCTTATTATCAACAGCTTTTTCAACGAGGCCGGATTTCTTTAATTCGGCCTTTACTACATGCTCAACAAGCTTTCTCTTCCACGGTTCAAAAGATAGTGCCGTTTTATGAGAAATTTCTGCGATGTAATGATTTACTGTTGCATCAAATGCGTTAGATTCATTAACCTTAGAAGCATATACGGAAGCAGCATCCGCAACGGCTTTTTCAACAATAGCATTTGCGTATTCAATAGCGTCTTCTTTGATTTCTGAAAATTCTTCCTGTACCGTTGAAATCTCTGCTTTCAATGCGTCGAGCTTATTATCATATGATACCGCCCAACGTTCGGTTGTTTTCAAGAAACGTGAAAAGAATGATTTGATCTTGTCTACGATACCATTAGATGCCTCGTTCATTCCGCCCTTATCAACATAAGAAAGAGCAGGAGACTTAGGAGACGCTGGTGTTGTGAATTTTGTTTTGATAGATTCAAGAACAACAATTAATTCAGGGGTTAGATGCTTTTCCATTTCCTCGAGAACCTTTTGGTACTTTACAGAAACAGTAACCGCAGGGTCTTTTGTCAATTCGAAAAGGAAGCCAACGGTTTCAACTACGCGAGTGCGTGCAATATCATCTGCATTAAACAAATCTTGAATAAGCTCTTTAGTATCAGTTTTTACCTCGGCTTTGAGAACTTTAATTTCTTTTTCAAGCTGCTCAATCTTTTTAAGATTACGTCCAAGTTTGGTGTATCGACCTGATGTGATACCGGTGATACGGGCAATAACTTTGGTTATGACGCCTTTCTTTTCTTCAGATGAATACGTAATATCCTCACTACTTTTTGACCCTTGATATGGCATAGTTGTTACCTTTTAGAACGAATTAATATACAAATATTTATTGCAAAACGAATGACAAGTTTGATACTATTTCATATCAATAGAGGTTAACATATGACTATTTTTGTATTAAGTGATGGTAGACATTCTCCACGTGGTAATGGGTATTCAAAAAGTAGCATTCGTGGGCAGTTTGACTTGAATGCATTGGAGGAAGCGTTTGGTAAAAAGGGGTTCAAAGTTTATGCATATTCTACCCATCCATCACACAAATTTATTAAGAGTACGTTTACAGTTCTTCCGCAGCCATTAGCCGGTCATATTATAGAATTCTATGACGAGTCCAGTGACCTGATTTTTTTATACAAATGGAAAAAGTTCGTTAAAGGAGACACCGTTTTAAAAGCAGCATACAGAAATGTAGATTTCATTGATAAAGCTGATACAACCAATATCAAACGAATCAAAGATGAGATTAGTATCATCAGGAGTGATATCAACTCATTTAATTATATGCTAAGCCCGTGCATGACAACGTTGAAAAAAATTCCAGAAAATGAGGATGTGAATTTTCAATTATCATTACATGCCACTTATCTAAAAGAACAGCGATCTTTAAAAGAAAAGGTACTTGCACAAAAATTGCTGGAGGCAGGCGATTATGAAACCGAAATTTTGGTTGAACTCAACAAAGAACAATTAGATATCACATTGATGGACACCTAACATCGTCCGCTGTATATTTGATGAAATCCAAACCTGAACGACCATCCCTTTTATAATTTGGTAATAGAGATGATGGGATGAAACTTGCCTTGTAACCATCTAATAATTCGTTTGGTAATTTGGTAAATGATAAGCTTTCATATGCTTTTGATTTTCGTATCCATTTTCTGATAGGGATATCAAATACCTCCATCATCGTCATATTACCTTTTTGTGATAGACCTACTGTTTTAGAAAAAAACAGACCACACGTTAGATTGTACGATGAATGGAAATAGAAAGATGCATTTTCAGTATAATATACGTTTTTCATTCCTAATAATAACGTACACGCCGAATAGCAGTCACCATCTATAATTATGTTAAATTCTGGATAAGTTTTTCTAAATTCAATCATACCATCTAAGTTACCCCCCGTTCCGGTTGATATTATAATGTAGTTAGTAAGATTGTTGTAGAAATATAACGTATCGTCGGTTCTTCCAGATATCGTTACAGGTTCATCGTAAGATGATTTAATTAATATCGATGAAATGATTAATAACCACAAAAAAATGCGCAAAACAAAACCAAAAGTTAATATATAATATTATTTACATTGAAATAAAAAAGGGGCCGAAGCCCCTTTTTTATTAATAACATAATTAGGTATTATACGTAATCACCCTCAAACCAAGTGTTAATTTGACGATTCGTCCCCGGTACAAACCTATACTGCCACCCTGCCGGGACGTGTGCTTGCATGACTTGGTTTGTAGAGCCAGTTCCTGCTGCTTGCCCTCTAACAGAGAATACTGGTTCGGTCGTCCCTGTAGCACGCATTTGTATCATAGATGATGAACTTGAAGTTATGTAGTTCGTGCTAACATTTACAATACGTTCTCTTTGCCCAGCATTTGTATACCAAATGTTATTTGCTCTTGAACCTAGAAGATCAGAATATACTAATTGAGGGATTGTGGCAGACGTTGGTTTATCACGTACTTCATCCCACGTAGGTGTCCAATCATCTGGTCGAGCACCAACGTTTGCAGCGGTAAGATTGACCTCTCCGTTTATTACCTCTACTCCGTTAATAAATTCTACAGAGGAACCATTAGTACCATTTTCACCCGGCGAACCTTGTTGACCATCCTCACCTTTTGGACCTTGAATACCTTGTTCTCCTTGAATACCGGGTATTCCTTGTAGACCGGGAACGCCTTGATCGCCTTTAGGACCAATATCTCCCTGCGGTCCTTGTGGACCTATATCTCCGGTATCGCCTTTGGCTCCTTTTGGACCTTGAACAATACCAGTCCCTCTCCACTGACCATCGTAGTAAATATAAAATACGTCCGCAACGAGGAAAGCATCACCGTCTTGTAAGTTTTCTGTTGGCAAGTCATCAATAGTTGGAACGTGACCTTTAACATTCAAATTATTTCCGTCAATACCAGCTTCGCCTTGTGGGCCTCGTGGCCCAATTGTTCCGTCAATACCGTTTTCACCGCGTTGTCCTGCAACTCCGGTTTGACCTTGAAGACCGTCTCTTCCTTGAAGACCGTCACGTCCATCTCTGCCATCTCGACCATCGCGACCATCACGTCCGTTTGTACCATTAATGCCAGCCGTTCCTCGTGGTCCTTCAATACCGGTTACTTTGCCATAACTATACCACTTATTATCAGCAGCAACATATCCAACGAGGCTCCCACTACGATCACCTGCGATGTCAGCTGGAACGAGATTATTTAATCGTTGATCGCCACCCTCGGTTATAAGAAACGTCCAATCGACTGCAAGTTGTTCGATTTCAGAGATTTTAGTCTCATCAAAAATTCCAAATTCATTAGCCTCATAGCCTTTACCATCGGAACCTTTTTCTCCGGTATCTCCCTTATCACCTTTTGGGCCTTGGATGCCTTGTGGACCAGCAGGACCAATCTCACCAACTTCACCTTGAGGACCAGTTTCTCCTCGTCCTCCCTGAATACCGGCTTCACCTTGGATACCTTGTGGGCCTTCAACACCTTGAATACCTTGGATACCAGCAGAACCGGAAGGACCGGCAATACCAGATTCGCCTTGTGGGCCTTGTTCTCCTTTAATCCCCGTTATTGGTCCAAAATCCATCCATTGATTACTACCAGAATTGAAACGAACCAAATGACTTGACATATTACCGGAAATAGATGCAGGATTTGCCGTATCGGTACGTTCATCACCGTTAGCTCTTATCAACAATACACGGTCAATACCAGATGTTTCTATTTCTGTAATTTTAGTTTCGTTCAAAATACCATATTCGTCAGGAACAACTGCTAATCCTTGTTCTCCTTGAAGACCGCGTGGTCCGGTAGCTCCGGTTTCTCCCTGATTTCCAGCGGGACCAACATCTCCTTGTAATCCTTGTGGTCCAGCAATACCTTGAATACCTTGTGGTCCTTGTGAACCGTTCTCGCCAATTGGACCATTATCCCCCTTATCACCCTTTGGGCCTTGAATACCCGCAGCGCCATCTAAACCAGTTGGACCTGCAATCCCTTGGGGTCCGATTGGACCTGCAACACCAGTAGTACCGTCATTCCCCTTATCACCTTTAACTCCTCGTGGACCGCTTGGACCTACTGGACCAACAGGTCCGGTATCACCTTTAGTACCTGTAAGAAAACCAATAGAACTCCACTCTCCGTCTTTTTTAATATAAATCGTACCTGTTTCAGGATCAAAACTAAAATCGTTGTCAATACCATCACTTGTTGACGGTGGACCAACATAATTCAACCAAGAGCTACCAGTTGCTGTTCCTCCTCCACCGTTAGAATCAATTCTAATAACTTTACGGCCATCATTAACACGTGGGTCTGCGTCAACAAGTGTTAATGTAATACCATCACCAGCTTCAAGAGCTTTAAAGGTAAGTACGCCTTTATTCATATCAAATAAATTGATTAAACTTTTGTGTGTATCACTGTCATTCTTAGTAGAACCGACAACACGAACATATCCGCCAGTAGGGTTAGTACTCACTGTAATTTCCTCCTATAGAAACCTCATCCATAGGTATTTAAAGAAATATGCCTAAAAATTAACCTCGTAGTTTACTATTAATATTGCTTTTACAACTACAAATGTACTATATATAGTAGAATGCTAATATTAAGAGGAAACAAAAATGTATTATTTTGGTCCAGTTGAAAAACGTTCAGGTAATTGGGGATGGTTTAAGTCTATAGGTTCGTCAACTCCATCATTTGTGGCATACGGGTACATTACTACCAAGTCTGAAGCCATAACGCGCCGAAAAGAAGATATCAAAACGCTTGAAGAAAAAGGCTGCCACGTTGAAGAATATAGTTGACACATAACGTAAATTTCGGTAGATTATAAAAATCATAACAAGCTGAAGTGATTAGCGGTAACATTATGGTAGTCTCGAGGAACTAGAACGTTCTCGCAACCTTTTTTCGGGGTGGATTGTAAAATGAAACCGAACGTACCCATGCAAGACGATACTTTGCATCGGCGGTTCTAATTGATCGTCGTAAATAAGACCCTAATCAAGTCATAATTACGGGAAGCAGGCTGTCGACAAGCCTGCTTTTTTCGTCTTTTTATATTGCACTAATTACACCTCATATGATAACTTCATTATAGTTAATTTGAGGAAATAATCATGCATCAAGAAACAACAACTAAAACATTTAATGTCGTTGACCTTTTTGAATACCATATCAAAAAGAATGAGGCGACTATATCTGGAATTCCAGCTACTATTCCAATTAAGACAATCGTTGAAACCACAACGTGGTATAATACCGCAGTTGCAAACGGTTTTGAAAGCCGTATCGTTGGAGCAACAGCACCTATCGGTTTTTATAATGGAAAAGAATTCGAAATCAAAACCCGTAGAGCAGAAACGACATCTGAAATTTTCAAAGCCCTTAACAACCATCTTGAAGAAGGCGAAACCCTTATTTTGCTCGAAATCAGTTCAACTTCGGCAATCAATCCAGATACATTTGACCTTGTTCATCGTCACATCGTACGTTATGCATCGGTTCTATAAAAAAATTACAAAAAAATGAATTTTTTTATTGATTATCTGATTTTTATCGTTTATAAATGATAAATAACTTTGTAACACAAATCTAAAGGATTTAACCAAATGACTAACCCTATGCAGCCCACAACAGAGATTATTGCGATTGAACGCAACGTCTTCGTGCGCGCAGAAGCGGCGATGTTTTGGTATCCGATTTCCGGTTCCGACTCTCATACGGGTGATAAAAGGTAAACTTTAAATCACATAGTAAGATGAAACGGAACCGGGTAAGAAATTACCCGGTTTTTTTATTGTCCATTGGACTGTTTTTTGAAATTGTTAGGTCATCATTAATCGACATTTGCAAGTCGATTAAATTAATTTTCGTATAGGAAGGATTGTGAAGAAGACAATCCTTCCAAGTATGGGGAATGCTCTGGGTAAGCGGACAATCCTTGCAAGATTGTAGCCCGACCGGTTCGATTCCGGTATTCTCCACTATGTACCCGTAGCTCAACTGGACTAGAGCGCTGGTCTACGGAACCAGAGGTTGTGGATTCGACTTCTACCGGGTACGCCACTAAAATGAACTAAATGCAATCGTAACTCAGTTGGTAGAGTGTCACACTGAAGATGTGAAGGTCATCCGTTCGAACCGGATCGATTGCACCACAAAAAAGTTATTGACATTATTGTTAAGGAGGTGTATATCACAAATAATGTTAAATTGAAAAAGGAGTAACAAATGTATAAAGTTCGTGCAGATCGTGAACAGATTACCAAGATGCTCCAAACAAGAATGAGGTTTTTTGTTGAACCAAGCGACGAAACGTTGAATCGCGTTGTTGCTGAAATTCTTATCAATGAAAAAGGGTATCCAGAAGATACCGTTGTAGAAATCAATTGTTCTGATCCAATGGCGATGGCACTCGTTGTTGATGACGATGGTTCTTGGGAATTGGTTTAAAAATAATAACAGTGCGTGGGAAAGTCTGGTTAATCCGCTACACTTGGGCTGTAGAGAACGCTGATTCGAATTCAGCCGCACTGACCACTGAAAACGTTAAGTTTTCAAAAAGTTATCGGACTTAAAACCGAAGGCGTAATGGATGCCAAAATTCATTACTATGCGCGGGTAGCTCAGTTTTTGGTCAGAGCACACCACTGATAATGGTGAGGTCGATGGTTCAAGTCCATCTCCGCGCACCACATACCTTCAACCTTGGTGGTTGCCAGAGCGGTCGATTGGGACGGACTGTAAATCCGTAGTGTTAAGCCACGTTGGTTCGAATCCAACACCACCAACAACGGAGTTACCTAACTCATAAAAACATAGGAGGTAAGCGTGTGACCCATAATCACGCACCTTACACGTATAGCTCAGTTGGTAGAGCGGCGGTCTCCAAAACCGCAGGTCGGGGGTTCGAAGCCCTCTGCGTGTGCCACATATCGGGATAGCTCAGCGGTAGAGCGGCACTTTCATACGGTGTTGGTCGTAGGTTCAAATCCTACTCTCGATACTACAAAAAAAAGTTTTTCGATCTTTTCAAAATCGTTTTACGTCTGTGGCCAAGTTGGTTAAGGCACCTCACTTTCAATGAGGAAATCGCCGGTTCGAGTCCGGTCAGGCGTACCAATCACTCCATTCCCATAAATACCAGAAGTTGTATAAACGATTGGGAGACTACAATGGGAAGACCCCTTAATAAAAAGTATTTCAAAGGCGAACTTCAAATAGTTGGTCGAATTTTTCATAATGGCGCAATCGCGTGGGTTCCACTAATTCGTCAGCACACCAACAATCTTTATAGCGTTCTTCATAATGGCGTAGTTAAACGCTTCAGACTTGTTATCAAACCAACCGAGGAATTGGCTGAAAACGAAATGAACGTTATGGGACGTAACCAAGACGGTGAAGTTCTGCCAGTTAAATGGATCAAAGAAAATACCGTAAACTGGAATGGCCGTTCTGAACAATGGTACGTTTTCAATAATCAACGCAATACTGATATCGAACTCGAAACGTTCTATTCTATGTTCGTTGAACCAACCGTTTTAGTTCCCGGCCCAATGGACGTTTTTGTTACTGAACCAAACGGTTTCAATACATTAAGCAAGTCATTCCAATTGGCTGCGCCAGACGTCGTTATGGTTATGGCCGCACAGATTTCAAACAAAACCGGACCTATTACGGTAACCATCAAACACGGCGGCGAACCTTTGGAAATTCTCGACCAAGCAGAATACGGCGACGTTATGCTTATCCAAGCTGCAGGTCGTAATATGACAATCGAAGAAGCTAACCTTACCGTTGAAGTAACCGGAGCCGACCTTGGATATGGTGGCCTACGTATTAACGAGTTTGGTTCGTTTGGCGACGACATTATTGCTTGGGAAAAAAGCTTTTCCGGTATTATGGGAACTACCGTAATTAGAGAATTTATGGGAACAGAACAAGGTTCACCAAAATTTTCAATGGCAACCAGCGGCGTTATCCCTAATGAGTTTATTCAAAGCCCACCGGGATATACAACTAAATTCGCGTCAAGCGTAATTACACAAGGTCCAGTAGAATATACTTATGCCGAGATTAATCCAACTCGTAACTTCGTTCAAGCAATGAAAGTTGATGAAGATGGTTGGGTAACAGTAGAAGATCGATACGGGTTGATTACATTTAATGGAATGCTTGATGCAGACTTTTTCAAAGAAAATAACAACTTCGCCGTAAAGATAAAAATTAAAACAACCGAACAACGAAATATCAGTTGTGGATTAGGTAGCAGAACAGCTTCGTCAGGTGCGCCTAATTATGATACAAGAGCATACCCTGCAAATTATGAAGGTGAAATTATATTGTTCGCATCGCGAGGAGTTGATTCAACACCAACCACATCATTGTATATTGGAATTCAATCCGGTATGTCGTTTAACCTAAATGATATGGTATTCATTCCAGATTCTAAGGTCTTTTCTTGGATGTTCGCAAGCGGAGATAATACTACAATAGGTAAGCAAGTTGTATTGCCGAATCTTAACTTTGACAATAATGCCTGCTATAATATGTCAATATATAATGGGCAACCATTCGTAGAAGAATAATACTAAAGGTTTGATAGATACCTTAAATCTATCATCTTGCGCGATTAGCTCAGCGGGAGAGCGCCTCGTTTACACCGAGGATGTCGGGAGTTCAATCCTCTCATCGCGCACCACTTCAGGGTATAAGGAAGTCTGGTCTATCCGGTCACACTTGGAATGTGGCAACGCTGGTTCAAATCCAGCTACCCTGACCACAATTTAAAATTTATTTGGGATTAGTTTAACGGTAGAACAACGGACTCTGACTCCGTTGGTAGTGGTTCGAATCCATTATCCCAAGCCACGCACCTGTAGCTCAGTTGGTAGAGCATCGCACTGAAGATGCGAGTGTCACTGGTTCGATTCCAGTCAGGTGCACCACTATTAATAGCTTTTACCATCCCGATATCGTTCTCGCCTAATATGACGACCATTTCCTTTATTCCTGCCTTTATACGTAGGTGTTTGGGAATGACAGTTTGGACATAATAAGCAAACATTATCTATATGGTTGTTGGATGAAATACCATCTTTGTGTTCTAGTTCAAGAACGATAGGCGCATTTTTCCATTCGGTAATATTACATCCGTCGCATTTATAACCTTTGATATCAATAATCAGTTTTTTGATTACTTTGTGACCATATTCTTCAAACAAACCGTTGATGAAATTTTCCTTCTTTACGGACCATTCATATGCGTGTTGGCATTTCAGTGAACAATAAATTGCTTTTGATTTTATGCTGCTATTGCAATGTTTGCACTGTTTACTGACTTTTTTAGTTTTTAAAACATTGTTATAACTTGCAGAACATGACGAGCCACAAAATTTATTATGGCGTTTTGCATATTCCAGTTTTATTGAACAGTTTTTGCAAAGGGTGGGGCTTAAATCATATGCTAATAGTTTTTGTTCGTTTTGTTGATCTATATATTTTTTAGTAGCAATGGCACCTAATTTTCCGCATTCAGCGGGGGTTAGTTTTTTCGTCATTTTTAATTCTCAATTGCATTTTCTTTATTGACGTTCATAATAACATCGTGTATATTATAAATACAATAAAGAAACGCAATATGCCTCAGTAGCTCAGTTGGTAGAGCAGCGGTTTTGAAAATTTTCGGTAGGTTTCGAGGAAAGTTTTCATAACCCGCAGGTCAGGAGTTCGAATCCCCTCTGAGGCACCACACTTTCTTTATTCATTTGATGGTCGCTGTTCTATAACAGGATCAATAATCGAACACGGTTGTGACGAACCATTCGAAAATAGATCGCCGCGTCACCGGAATGAGAACAGTTAATAGAGTTCTCGGACACAGCGACCATCAAATGAATAAGGACTTTCTATGATATCTCCCCTTGATGAACTAATAGTTTATGAACATATTTCTAACGACGACCTCGAGGTGAAACTTAGAATGGTTATTCCATTTGATTTAGACATGTTTCTTGAAAGTTGCTACGATGAAACGACTAAAGACCATTACGGTGTCAAAGATTTTGAAGTGACCGGTTTCGATATTTATAACGATATCGTTCAACTACAACGGCTGAAAACTTTTCCAAATTTGTACAGCTATGTAAAGCCATACGTGATGTACAAAGAAGAAAAATATGTGGAAACCCCAAAATTTATAACGGTGATGAACGAACAATATTCAATCATAAAATCCCCATATGATGAAATTGAAAATTTGGTAGATGACATACAAAAAATATTGCTAAATGAAGACAAACATATTATAATGTTTGCACCAATTATTAATCCATATAGCGTAGTATTGTCAACACTGGCAAATCGCGCCATCCTATCAACACAATGGGTAGTAGAACGGCTTAAAAAACAAAAAGGACGATGGTCAATACATTATTCTGTAATAAATTCGGAGTGTAGCGCAGTCTGGTAGCGCATCTGGTTTGGGACCAGAGGGTCGGGAGTTCGAATCTCTCCACTCCGACCACTAAAGGAAATCATATGATAATTGAACTAAATTCAAATGATTTAATCGAACGTTGTTATGATGACTGTATGGGAAGACGGATGCCGTACGGGTTCTGGCCTAATAGTTCAGATTTCCAGCAGATAATCATCAGTGAAATTGATGAGCTATGCCAATACCTAAACAAAAAATTCCCAAACAACATATATGGTTTTCATAAATCATTCATATATTGTGACAATAAAAAATTTGCAGTACTTCCAGACCATATCAATCTAAATGGTCGTAAACGCAAATTTCAAATGTACACATATCAGAATTGTGCAGAGTTCCAAGAAGATTGTGAAGACACTATCAAGAAAAATCAAGAAACAAAAATCATAGTCTATAGCATTAGCGTATGGTCAATATCACGCACACATCCAGCACCTAACTCAAATGCAAAAACAAAAATCAGATTGAATTGGAATATAACATATGCGTGGGGATGAGTATTTTGATATTCCAGAAATCATGGAAGTAGGAGTGATGGATATCCGGTATAACGGAGACACAATGCGGTCATTGGGTGTCCCACACGCTTCCTATCAAGAATTTGAAAATATGTTGACGGAATTGAAAAATGAATATCCAGATAAATTATTTTCAATTCCACGTCAGAAAGTATTTTATCAAGGCGTACCATATAACGTAGCACCGACAGCCGTAAAAATGAACGGATGCGATTGCGGGTTATTATTTGGCGATAATATGCGAATCTCTGAACTTAAATATTTCTTAACTAAACTTTTACTAAAATATAAAAAAGTAACCATATTTGGTTTCGACTATTCAGTTCATATTGATTCAGATTTTTGTATTTTTTATAAATGGAAACCAATATATGCGTCCGTTTGATTTCGATGAATTCATAGAACCTTTTATAGATGATCAACATAAATCAAGAGGTATTATGAAATCAGGACATCAAGTCCTAATATATACCGGAAATCTAATGGCAGATCATCTCAAACAAATGATCAATGAACTACAAACAGAATATCCCAAAAGAATTTTTAATCTGGATCGACAAATTATCAAATACAAAAATGATCTTTATGTCGTACACGACGCCGCGTCCATAAATGGTAAACCAGTAAGGTTATGTAATGTAAGACGTAATTCCCTCGACGCAATAAAAGAAGTATTCCAAAATTTGTTAAACGATAATGAAAAAAATCTATATCTTCAGAGCATATTTTCACGTATAGTAGGGATTAATATGAATGACGAGGATTGCAAAATAAGTTGGGATATAAACTTTGCTGTAGAAAGGAATTAAAATGACCGAAGATCAAAAGGAAATCAAAGCAAGACAAATGCTCGATGATAGCCTTAACCAGTTTATGGAGGAAGTACGCGAGGTCATTCAACGAAAAGTAAACGATTCGATTTATGTCAACGATATCATTGAAGGAAACGAAAGAGCAAACGTTTCACCAGAAATCATGACAAAACAAATTATGCTCGGATGGGTGCAACGTATCCTATACGAAACAATCTATGATGATCTTGGTGAAAAAGGTACAGCATACTTCTTCGATAGCGCATACTACCAAATAGGCGCACAGAAAATCGGACCAGAAGATTTCTATAATATCGCAAGCCCATACGAAAACGGAAAAGGTAAAGACAAATTTAAATAAAAATAATAGTTGCAATCGACGCAATGTTCTGATATAAATACTACATAAGTTGTTCAGGGTTAGTTCAGTGGTAGAACGCGAATTTTTGGTATTCGATGTCGGATGTTCGAATCATCCACCCTGATCCAGCTTATATGCGGGTATAGCTTAATGGTAGAGCGCTGTCCTTCCAAGTCAGAGGCCGTGGGATCGGTCCCCACTACCCGCTCAACAATCTTACGTCAGTAAGATTACAAATGAAATGTTATGCGGGTGTGGCGGAATTGGTCTACGCACGAGTTTTAGGTACTCGCGCCTCTTTAGCAGGCTTGGGGGTTCAAGTCCCTCCACCCGTACCATTCATTTTGTTTTCAAACGCTTTCTAATTGCGTTATCAGATACACCGAAGAATTTACCTGTTTGTAGATAATTATTCCCAAGTTCGTTTAATTTCGCAATGATATCTTCTTTTGGAACATTCCCTAATGGATATCTATTGTTTCTGTTGATATTGACACATTCTTTACTACAAAATCGACCACGCCGATGCGATACCGTTCCGCATTCTATACACGTATATTGTTTTTTAATTTTAGGTGTGGATGTTTTAGTTTCTCGTTTTGATTTATACTTTACTTTTCTGCTACCCCACGTGTCCGTTTGTTGATGACAATTAGGGCATAGGAACCGTAAGTTTTCTAAGCGGTTGTCCGTACGCTCGCCATTAATATGATCAATATGTAATGTCATTGGCTGTCCCATCCATTCTGCTGGATGACCATTTTCGCATATATATTCTCTTCCGTTTTTGATCATCAAAGATTTTAGCTGGCTTGACCTTGTTTGCGGAGAATTTTTACATAAAATTTGTTCATCAGTATATGCATTTGCATCACGCGATCTTTTAACTCCATCGGAGGTTTCGGCTGTTAAACCTTTATTCCACCCTTGGCCGGTGAAATGCGACATATCTATTCCATGATTGATTATTTTATTTTTTAGATATTGATGACATCCGCCTGTAGGGTGTAAATTTAATTTCCTTAAAACCGTAGCCATTGAATGAGATTCTTTTACGATTGGTTCTAATAATTCTTTTGTGTATTTTGACTTACGATTATGCATTTTAAATTACCATGTATTTTATTAAACTACATAATAACATATGTATAAAGTAAATAAAATATTTTTCGTAAAAAACATAAAAATAGTTGTTGACAAACGGGTTTGTGTCCCGTATATTACCTAAAGATTTTCGGATTACGGCAGTTCTTGACTGAAACCCCTTGAGGGAATTGGGATTGACGCACAGAAGTTCTAAAGGACTAGTACCAAGGCATTATCTACGGATACCCCTTAGTAGGTCGTTAGGATGGGAAATGCTTTTAGTTCGAAAATCTTTTATCGAAAGTTAGCTCAGAGGAAAGTGAGTAGCGGTTCATATATAGAATGCTTAGTAAGTTTTGTCATTAGGTTTGCGGGTAACAAACGCAAAGGCTTTAAAAACATTGAGTTGGTGCAATGCCAAACAGGCCCAGTGATTGAACGCAAAAACGAAAAGCATTATTAAGGTGGATTTGTGAAAGTCAGTACGTGGTAGAGCACCCGGCATAGCATTTGCGTTTTGAGCCGGTATGCGTGAGTTCGATCCTCACACTTTCGGCTACCTTCATGCCAAGCAAAAAGACTCCTCCTTTGTGGGGAGTTTTTTTATGTCTGATGGAACCAAATGATCTAATCAAAAGTTAATATAGGTTAATTGGAGATTTATTATGACGGTATCCGTTTTGATTTCTATTCTTATTGTATTTTTGGTTGCGGTATTGTGTTGTTATTTGGTTGATATGCTTGGATTAGGAAACCCTGCATCTAAGATCGCCAAGCTTATTATTGTTATCATCGCGATATTGAGTTTACTGAAATACGTTCCCGGTATTCTTTAAACACTAAAAGCCCCTTGATTGGGGCTTTTTTTATATAAGTCATTGACATTATTTTTTAGATGTGTATAACTATATCATCGAAACTAATAATGGAGATTGTGATGAAGACCGAAATTGTACTTGTAAGCAAGGATGTTGTAGTCAATAATCGCTATGTTCGTGTTAAGTTGACGTGTAAAATAAACCATATTGAAAATGACACGGTATATCTCGTCACACAAGGTGGTGAACTTAAACGTGCGGGTGATACTTACAACGACGCAATTTCACATTATAACAATATTGTATAAGAGATTATGATGGCTAAGCGTTTCAAGATTGTACCTAAGGCTACTGAAAAGAAGTGCACTGCGTGCAATGGTTCTGGTCATTATGATTGTGCTGGTTCTCCTAAGTGTGTTTCTTGCAATGGAACAGGGGTAAAATAAAAATGCTTGAAGATTACAAATCTCCTTACGGAAAGCCTTATAGTATTGTTCAATGGAATCGTGATCATTGGTTAATAGTTGATACAGGTTCTGGTTATCGTTATTTTCATGCGACCAACTGGACTCATTTTGAAAAAGATTTAGCGACGGAAATCACTGAAGATGAATATTGTGTGGAGGTTGCAAAATATAAAGATAGACTTAATGAAATCTTACAAAAAAGGAATTTGCAATGACTGATTGGGATTCTTTTATTGAAAACATCAAGATCAGTAAAGTTGATGTTGACAGTAAGGTTGTAATGTACAAATCTAACGTTTGTATTGTTACAATGGTTTGCGTGGTTGTTCATACGCAAGGAATAATTACGTATCAAATAAAGATCGATGACCGATTGTATTCTGAGGAAACATCGTATATAGAAGCATTGAAAGTTTACAACGACATTGGAGGTAAAGAATGAAACTCGCCATCCAACTTAAAGTGACGAAGAAAGAGGCTGAACGTTTTATTAACGGTCTTGAAACGCAAGGATATGTTGCACATCGTATTGTCAATAATCCTCACGTGACGGATGTTCACTTTACGTTGGATGGCAAAACGTCTTTGAATTATAGTGTTACCTTTGGTAAGGGTTACACGTATCTAGGAATTCGTCCTGAATGACAATCCTTGAAAATCATCCTCATATCAAATATCGTATTATCCCAATGGATGATTCGGATCAGTTGATGTTTCAGCTAAAGTACGGCTGTGAGGTTGTTGCCCTTGATGTTGAAATTGAGGATGGTGCCTTTGCGGAAGAGTACAACGGTGGGTATCTTTTTCGTTCATTTCAATTAAAAAAATATCGGGCGACTGCTTCACCGGATGAATATGTTTTGACATCATATCTTCATGAATTTGAAAGTATTTATGATATCTCCGCATATGCTAGAATTGAAAATGGTCATTTCGGGAAAATTTCTCTTGGTGGGTTAGGAATCTACCGAATGTGGCATTCGTCTGATATAACGCGAAACGTTACAAGCTTTAATGACTTTTGGAAATTGTATCCATTTGACGAATGTTATAATTCTAAGAATCGAATGTCATTTGTCAATATTTGTGCTGCACGTGTGAAAGTGTCACAAGAACGTTATATTTCCCTTGCGTCTTTATATGGTAATGGTTTTATCATTTTGGATATGGATGTCCCTGTGGAGGTTGAACATATTAGGGTTGATGAGGGTGTATTATTTTGGTTTGATTTTGATCATACCTCTATTCAATCATACCCCACGTTTTTCTTGACGACACAGTATAATCATCCTAATCCTGAACTTCGTATTTTTCATAGTGATTACGGGGTTTTTAAGAAACGTGAAATGGGATGGCGTTTAACTTGGGATAACTCTTTAGATGATGAGTACTCTTATACTGAGTTCGTTAATTTTTGGAGGAATATAAAAAAGGGTTGACTTTATTTTTGAATAGTGTATTTTTTGAAAATAGCAAAATACATTAAAGGAGATTTAGATGGAATTTACTTTTACCGGTCTGTTGGATCACATTGTTAATTCCGGCGAAGTTTCTTTTATTGAGTCGGATGGGTATTTTAAGTTGGAAACCCAACTAGCTGATCTACACGAACATTTTAAAAACACGGATGTTCGTGTGATTAAAATTGAAATGGGTAAATTCATTGATCATATGGAAACTATGGATTTGGTCAGTCGCGGCAGACTATCGCCCTCTCCCTTTACTCGTATCATCCCCCCACTCATTGATGATTATGTTTTTTTGGCAATCACTAATGTAGAAAGCTATGTTGGGGATAATAAATTGCGCAACGTACTTTATCGTTATTTTAAGAAAGAGGTCGTTGACACAAAAATCAGGGTTGCTTTTTTTGAGATAAAATAAAAAGAGTTGACATTATTTTTAGATAGGGTTATAACAACATCATCGAAACGTGTTGAGGAGATAGATCATGAAGGTATCTGGTTCGGAATTTCAAGTTTTTGCAAATTCTCTTTCTTCTGGTCATATCAAACTCTGGAAGGCTAATAGTATGATTAGCACTCTGACTCAAATCCCTGAAATCATCAATGACAATGATCGTTTGGTGAAATACGTTGATAGTTGCCTTCTTATGGAAGGTTTCAGCCATCGCGATTGCAAGAAGATAACCGATTACATTAAGGAAAATCGATGAAGTTTTGCCTTAGGTATGCGTCCGATTTATATTTTACCACCGAGGGTGATCGAATTGGGGTGGAATATACTCAGCTAATTAAAAATAAAAAAATACTTGAAAATTTTAAAAAATTCGTGGATGGGTTCTCTCCTCCGCGAGTTTTTTGCGTTCCTAAAAAATTTATTCATTACCTTGGTCAAGATTATGTAGAATGTTCTGATTTTTATATCAACAGCTACGGCTATAAACTGGACGCGTCAGTATCCTATAATCTTAATGAGTGTTTGAATAAAGTAGTGAATGTACTTACGAATACTGATTATGACATTCATATTTTTAGTATCACATCTATAGTTGTTGGTGTTGGGATGGATGAAATAATTTATGAATGGACGATTCTGTATGCTCTGAAAGAAAGATCAATTGATGAAGATTCTTGAATATTTCCCGCATATTAAAAACCGGGTATCTAAAGATTGCGACGAAGAATTGTTGATGTATTCTATTCGTTACGGTAAAGAATTTGTTGCTCTTAAAATAAAGACACCTCGAGGGGCTAATTGTACACGTCTAGAAAACGGTGCTGTGTTGTTTCGCTTAATTGATGAAGATGATGAATATTGGGCGGGCGCGGAGGGGATATATATAACTACCGTTGGTCATCCTATAAAGACTAATGTTGACACTAAAGGTGGTGCATTTATTGGCTTAACCTCTTTTGGTGAATTCGAAATATCATTTAACAATACCGAATATTATTTGCGTAATGATTCGTATAATTCACCATCTATGGAGAAATTTAATAAGTTTTGGAAGCTAACGCCTTATGACGATTCTTTTCGTACGCCGTTGAATGGTGAATATTCACACATCAAAGGCAGGATAGTTCCTATTGATAAGAAAAGATATTCTTATCTTGAGAAGATGTATGGAAACGGTAGTGAATTTATAATCCTTGATATCAATGTTCCAAAAGATTCGGTTCATGTTAGGGTTGATGAAGGGGTGATGTTTTGGTTTGCTGATGCCTCCAGCCTAGATAGTAAATCGTACTATGTTTTATCGTCTGTAGCAAAAGATAAGGGTAGTATCTTTTTAAACAAATCGACCATTATTCACAAATATCATTATGGAGAAAACTATCACGGATATTCATATTTTATGCCGTCTGACATCGTTAGCTATGATGACAATCGCAAAGTGAACGCATTTAATAATTATTGGAAAAATATTTGACATAGATCGTTGGTATGTTATAATTATCCATTAACAATGAATGGAGGTAAACATGTCTGAAGACGCTCTTTATCGAAAGATTAATGACGGTTCTCATAGCAGTTCCACCTATCATAAGAAGGATGGAACACCTGTTCGTGCTATCCTTAAGAAAGAATTAAAGAAGGAAGTTGCGGAGACTGAAAATAATGATTGATACGTTTCTAAGCTTACTTCAATACGCTTTAACGGGGGCAGGATACGGCGCAGCCTTTGGGGTGTCACTATGGGCCATCACATCCTCGACAAGCACCACACGGGGCGCTATACCGCTAATAACGATATTTGGTTATATCCCTGCTGGAATTATCATTGCTATTATTATGTTTGTGTTAGGATATTAATCATGACTATTTTTGCTTTTATCCCGTTTATTATTTGTGGTGGAATTATCGGTTATCTTTATGGAATGTGGCCTTACATTAAGAATCAAACTGACGCTATTCCGTCAACTTCAATTATGACTGGATTTATTGGTGCAATGGCTGGTTTGTTTGTATATTTTCTTCTTCTTTTGATTATGATGTAATGATAGTTCCATTTAGTGCGGAAATGTTTGTAGATAAAACGATAACGTCGACAACCTCTGTTGGCGTAATACCGTACGAATATGGTCTTTTAAAAAACTTTGAAAAGATCGTTCAAGAAAAATATGAAGATAGAGTTTTTTCCCTAACATCCAATGAGTTTATTCTAAATGACGATGTTTATTTTACCGGATTAAAAGCATCTCCTGCACTTATATATTTGATTCCTAAATTCATGGAAACCCTTATTTGTACCAAGAAAAAAATATTCTTGTTGCAATATGCTATTACGCCACAAGGATATAGAATCCTAAAACATACGGTGGTTTGAGATGTTAGTCCCATTTAATATTACCTTATTGTTAGATTGTTCAGGTGACAGGAGTCTCTTGAATAATTTTAGTCTCGAGAATAGATTAAGTGACGATGAAGTCGCTGTATTGAAAAATTTTGAAAAAATAGTAGATGAAAAGTATTCAGATCGAGTTTTTTCTACATTGACTCCAACATTTATCTATGATGGGAAAGATTATGAAATTGATATATATGCAAACAGTTTCGATTTACTTTCCCTCGGTGGTCCATATTTGTGTAGTCAGTATGTTGGACTTTTTATACAAGAGATTGTAGAAACCTCCAGTACATTAGTATTCTATCAATTTGCCGAAACGTTAAGTAACGAGAGAATATTGAGATATAAGGCAGTATAATAATGTTAGTAACATTTAACGTACACGATTTCATAAAGATAGATGATGAATATACAGGGATAAAGCGAGAATGCTCTTTGGAGGATTTTGGTGTTCTCAAAAATTTTGAAAAGATTGTCCAAGAAAAATATGCACATCGTGTTTGGGTGATACCTGAATATACGTTGGCGTTGGATATTGGTGGCATAGAAGTCCCATTTACTGGTCGAACAATTCCAGATGCAGAAACGATGATTGTTTTTATTATGAACGTTATGGTATCAACTGATAGTTGGATATATCTCTCTCGATTCGAAAATTTGTTTGGCAGGAAAATTTTTAGGTATATGATAGTATGATTAGCAGATTTGATTTTAAAGTATTCATTGGCGAGGATGATAAACCATCCAAAAAACCTATGTTAAAAATTCCATATCCTAATTTCACGTCTGCGGAAAAAGCAAAACTAAAAAATTTAGAGAAAATAATTCGTGAAAAGTATGATCATCGTATATTCACTGTGGATAGGGTGAAAGCAAATAGAGACATCGAGATTAAATGGTTAGCAACATACGTTCCAGATGTCGATGCTGCTATTTTATGGATCATGGAAAAAATGGTAACATCTGACGTTGTTTTATTTTTATATGATTTTCGTATTGGTATTTCAACACAGCCATTCATCCGATTTGCGGAGAAACCATTATGAAGATAGGCCCATTTTGCGCGGCAAAATTTTTTAATATTCCCTATCGGAATGTTGATAAATTCTTAGAAAAAGATATTGATATTTTAAGAAACTTTGAACAAATCGTTCAAGAAAAATATTCTGATCGAATTTTTAGTTTATTAGAAGCTAATGTAGGTATATACTCATCACTAAATTTCAAAGCAACGTCCGTCCCTGATATAATGATGGTAATTACAAATAGCTTGGAAATTATGATCACTACCGATAAAAAATTATACATGTATAAGTATGAAAGAGTTTTTGGGTCGTATGCGTTTTTTCATTATATAGGGAATTTACATGATCAAGCCATTTAATCTTGAGATGTTTTGCAACACATATTCAATTGTATCCGATGAACTGTCCGAACTAGAAATCGGTGTCGTTAAAAATTTTGAAAAGATTATTCAAGAGAAATATATAGACCGCGTTTATTCTGTATCCGTGCCAACGTTTGTGTTTGAGGATAATCCTTATTATGTTGTGTCAAGGTCCGTTTCTAAAATTGATGACGTGATTACCGGTTTTATGGAAATACTGGTAGCAACTGATAAAAAAATATTTTGTATGAATTATGTTAAGATTCTTAACACATCTAATCGCATTCGTTTTGCAATTGTTTGAAAAATAGGCATTTTTTCGTAAATACCCTTATAGGTAATGGTAAACATCTTTACCAAAATCAAACTATAAGAATAACACAACCATTATCATCAACGGCACAAACACTAATGGATATCCTCGTTAATGATAGAGATTGCACATTCCTTAACACACCAATCTAATAAAAATACCCCGTCAGGGGGTATTTTTTTGTCCTTTTAATAAATTTAAATGTTGACGCCAGATAAATAACAATGTATATTATACAAACAATAAGCGATGCGGATTGTTTGGGTGTAGCTCAGTTGGTAGAGCGTCTGACTGTAAGAGGCAAAGGTAACTATTCAGTTCGATTCTGAAGCCTCTAAAAGTAATCAGAATGTCGCAGGTTCGAGCCCTGCCACTCAAGCAATCCTCATCCTTGTTGTTATCATGGATGGGTGTCCGAGTCCGGTTTATGGAACTAGTCTTGAAAACTAGCGTGCGTGAGAGCGTACCGTGGGTTCGAATCCCACCCCATCCTCCACAGGGGTAGTTAAAAGGATAGGGTAAAACCTATCCTTTTTTCATGAGTACAACATTCATAAGGAACCTTTCAAATGTTTGGCATTCGTCTTGTAGGTACTAATAAGTGGATTGTTCGCACGCCGGGTCATTCTAAAGTTGTAGAGGATGCTGGTTCCACGTGGGCATCTCCACCAAAAAATCTTGAAAATCTTTGGAATGGTGACGTGCACGATCACGTATGCGATGTAGAAAGTCTCCCTTACAATAATAACAATCTCGACGCATTGCGAAAGTTTGAAACATCGCCGGAAAAATATTTAGAAGTTGTTAAGATTAAATTTGTTGACAACGTATAAATAGTTTTGCTATATTCATAACATATGCTTGGATCGTACAATGGTTAGTACGCTGGTTTGTGGCACCGGAGATCGTGGTTCAATTCCCCGTCCAAGTACCATTTGTTATGAAGGTATCAAAAAATGTTTAAATTACGGTTCTCCCTCCCAAACCCTTTTTATGATCCACAAGGGGATTATATCACGGTTCCTTATTTTCATCGTGAAAACCTTTTAACAGAAAATAAAGCCTACAATATTCAACTCGACCGTTTTGCAGCTTATGATTTGTTTGACTTTGATTTGGATATTCATTTCCATCGCCAAGATCATGCTGGCCCATCATTGAATATTTCCCTTTTTGGTTACACACTATTCCTTCAGATTTATGATAAACGTCATTGGAATTATGATGAAGATCGTTGGGAAACAGTAGGGGACGTTCTTCTAAGAGACGAGGATGAATAGTAATTGACTATTTTTGAAAACATGATATCCTTCCATTAATTGATTTTAGTGGAAGGATTTTTAATGCGTAAGTCACTGATTGCTATTGGTTGTTTGCTGGCGTTTTCGACAACAGCAGTAGCGGGCGATAAAATGGAAATCGGACGATACATGGTTCATAATGATCGTCTTGGTTCCGTCTCACTGTTGGTTGAGGGAATTTGTGACATTTATAATTTGTCAAATCGCAATTATAAATTGGAATGTAAAATTGATAAGGACGCGGTGAAAGTTGTTTATATTTCCCTGTCCGAATCATCAACATTGACAACTGAGGTGTTGGGTACTACAACGTCCTATCAATATCGAAGTGTTTATTACCCACCTAATATCGGAAAGTAAGGAGAACTATGATGGACGTTAAGGCATTGATTGAAGACGCGATTAATGAAGTCGATACTCGCAAGCGCCCACCTGTTTATGCGTTTCGTGAATTCATTAATCCTATTGCAAAAGCTTCAGGTCAAGGTTCGATTGATGACGAGATTGTTTCCATTAATGAATATCGTGGTGAACTGACAATCAATATGATTTACGAGGTTCGTTGCTGCTCTCAAAGCCGTAAAGTTGTTTTGCCGATGAGTGTTCTCCTTGATGCTGATCCAGTTAATGCGGCACATCGTTTTCGTGTCCAGACTACTGTTGACAAAGCAAAAAATGATATGAATGCGGCATTGCGAGAGGCTGTTAGTGCATCATTGAAATATGATAACGCCAAGGCCGAACTTCAGAAATATTTGTGATGGCCTCACCTAAAGTATCATTTTTTACTATATCTATTCACGCTGCATATCTTGTAAAGTACAAGAAAGTCGTACGTGAGCGTTTCGATTATGTTGTGAATACAACCAACATTCCAAGAAAACCAAAAAATATCATTAAGGTTGGTTCAGATAAAGGATGTTTGAACCTCATCAAATGTCCTTTAATCGCGGCGTTTTTTAATACCATCTATACGCTTGCATACGAAAATCGCGAAAAGATATATTTCATATCTCTGGAAGATGGTGACGAATATTTTATGTGTTCTGATTTTATGTATAGCGAGATTGCACCACTATGTGAGGTAAATTAATGGCTATTCATCCTAAACACATTTCCGATTATGTAGAGCATTCCGTCTCGTTAAAATTTAATTCTCCCCGACGAGTTTCTTGTAAAGAAACAAGACAGATGCGTCATGATAATTATATTGATATTACTCGGTATATACCTATTGTCACAAGCAAATGGGGAGATACAGGTGTGCCTTATGATGATGAAAATTCCGTTATAAACTTATTAACCAAAATATATACATTGTTATATGATAAGGGTTGTGTTATGTATTTGATAATCACACCTGATTTTCAAATAGGGATTGAATGTTCAGATAAAATGTATGAGGAGATAGCGCCGTGTCTATGCATGTGAATATTTTTACGGCATCTAGGCTGGTGAATGAGACGTTCGTTAAAAAACATAATACCGATTATGTGAATCATAAAAACGGGTTACCGGTACACGCATATGGAGTTGTCCAAATTAAACATTTACCATTAATAACGTATTATGTTGATGGTGGTAATAAAAAATTAGGATTTGATGGGAATGATTTTGAATTCGTTTTATCATTTTTTTCAAACGTATACAATATCGTTTATCAACTTAAAGACCCTATCACATTTTTAGTAACAGATGAACACGAGGCATTTTTTGGATGTTCGCCTAAAATGTATGAGGAGATAGCTCCGTGTCTAATTTAAGTCCGTTCTATATATCAAATCATATCAACGACCAATACATCGCGCATTTACCTATTGATTATTCATTGGTAACTCACAATGATATTATTACGGATAAATTTGAATGTGTTGTCCCTATTGATAAAATCACATTAGACGATTCAACACGTACAATAGTGCTGAATGATTTTGTCAGAGATCGTTCTGTTCCACGTGAACACCAAATGGAGGTATATGAATTCTTTTCCAAAATTTACATGCTGGCATACATGAATAATGACGCTATAGAGTTCGTTATGACAAAAGATTATGATATGTATTTTTGCTGTTCTAAAGAAATGTATGAGGAGATAGCACCGGTATGCAATACTTTGTGGACGTAATGACTATTGCGACGTTTTTGAACAATGATATTCGGTTGTCATTGGGCCTACAATCACACGTTAAATTTGAACGGTACGTTAATAATAAAAACGTTATTCCGATTAAACATTTCAAAATAACCAGTCAGCGTTATGATAACATTCTTAAGTACGGTGTTGCTATAGAGGATCAACACTGCGCATATATGTTCTTTGACAAGATATTTAATTTGGTATATGATCGACGGGATACATTAACATTTTTATATAATGGAGAATTTAATATGTATTTTTCTTGTGAAAAACCTCTATATGACGAAATTGCTCCCGTATGCTAAACACACAAGATTTTTGCGATCCATTGATGGTTTCACAAGATGCCTACTTTTTGGTAAGAGAGCATTACGGCCACGTCCTCCAAGTTTATCATTCGCAAAACAGTCCTCCTAAAACCGGTCTAATTCAAGTACCGGTAAACACTATTGAATTACAAACAGTGGAGGGTCAGCTATGCGTGGCGTATGGTGAAAACTATGAGAATTTGTTGAATTTCTTTTCAGATGTTTTTTGTATTGCGGCAGAAAAAAAGAACAATACATTCATAATGGTAACGCTTGATAACAACGTTATTAATTTTTATCTTGATGAGGAAATGTATATTGAAGTTGCACCCGTTTGTTTTAAGGCGTCATAATGTCAATTAATTATAAACAACTCGAAATAGATATTACTGCTATATCAAGACGAGCATATAGTCATTTGTGCGCGGCTGTTGATAATTCAGACGGGTTAGATATATTTTCAACTTCAGTCCCACAAGCTGTCCCTGATAACAAATATAAGTTACCCTTTAATAAAAATCGTAAACTTGTTAAACACTCGAATAATGGTAGTGTGGATTTTATGGAAGCAGACTATTTTATTCTTTTTAATTTATTCACACGGTTATATGCTATTGCGTTAAAAAAAGCAAAAAACAGGAAGGTTGAAATTATTTTCTGTATGGAAAGCTTTGATAATATGTATTTCGTATTGGATAAAGAACTTTATGACGAATTTACACCAGTTTGGAACACATAGATGCCACTTGTAAAACAACCATTCCTCGTAGCGTATGAGGCTTATAATCAAGCCAGAAATCATACTGGACGCAATCCACTCGGTTCTTATATGACGTTTGGAGATTTTCTTTCGATAGAGGACAAAGATAACGCCATCGAGCTATCCATTTTATATAAACACTATGTTCCTTGGGAGGAAAACGGATGGGGGTTTGATATAACCAGTCCTGTTAAAAACTTCTTATACAAAATATTTGTTGCAACTATCATGACTAATCTCCCAATTAAATTCATTTACGAAAAGTCTTCTCGCAAAATGTATCTCGTATGTGCACGGGAATTATATAATGAGATTGCACCACTATGCGTGGAGGTGTGAATGCTGGTTAACCCTATTGATATGTTCCTACGTGCACAATTCACTTTGCAAATGTTAAAAATTCAACCAGAAAACAGTTGCAGAACAGATTATCACCGTTATGCCACCTACGAGGATGTTATTGATTTATTAAGGGATGATCAATTAGTTATAGAGATTAAATGGATCAAAAAATATTTGGTTCATAATAACTATGACTTTGGATTTGATGATACGTGCGGAACCTCGGTTGAAGTATTGGATTTCTTTATAGCGATTGCCAAAATGCATTACACCGTTGGTGGACAATTATGTATATATTTCACCGATACAAATAAATTATATATAGTCGTGGAAAAAGAATTATATAACGAACTTGCCCCAATATGTGTTGCTATATAAAATGTTCATTGACATTATTTTTGAATAATGTATAACTCCATTATCGAAACGATTTCAGGAGAACATAATGACGATTCATACTTATACGGTTATTCATACTGGCGATGATGGCAGTATCAAAGATATCGCTGCATTTGAAAATGAAAACGATGTTGTCGAACACATCGTTAAGCGTAGTGCAAATAAAGATGGTTACGACGAATTCGATTTCGATTTTCTCATTGATGGTATTCCAGACAAGTATTATAACTGGCAACCTGAACATGCAGAAGCTGCAAAATCTGTTTCGGATTTCGCAGAACGAATGAAAATCCTTGCGGATGAAAAAATCAAGCTGGTCCGTCAGGAAGCTAAAATCAAGAAACTCGAGGAACAACGTCTGGCGGCGGAACGTGCTGCTGAAGAACGCGAAAAGGCGGATCGTAAGACTTACGAAGAACTTAAGAAACGTTTTGGGTGAAAGGATTCAAAAATGACCTTGTACACTATTTTGAGTGAAAGTCGTTCTGGTAGCGGTTTTGACACAGCCAATTTGTTTTATGACGAAGACGAGGTTGTTGAGTTCATTGGGTCTCTTTACAATAAAGCAATTAGAATTCATCAAGACGATGAAGATAGTAAACCAATGACGTATTATGCCGACACTACGTTGGTTGAAATTCTGGTTGATGGCCTGCCAACAATGGATTTGTTTACAAATGAATTGTTTGAAAAGGCACCTTATGATTATCCTGTTGCACTTGACGACTTTACAAATATTGATACGAAGCTTCGTGTGGAAAAGACTCGATTGGAAAACAAAGCAATTGAAGATTTTCTTGCATCCCAAAAAGCTGCGGATGAGGCGAATGAAAAGATCATCGATCCAGAATATGCTACATATCTTCGATTGAAAAAGAAGTTTGGGTAATTACACTTTAGGAGTTCGCCCACTACGTATACAATTATCACGATAGGTTGCAGTATCAAAAACACCATTATGTGTATGATTTATAATAGTTTGTTGCGGTAATCCCGTTTCTTTAGACGCGTGGCGTATGGTATCATATGTTTTATTATTGATAATCCATACGCCACGACTTTTGATATTTGCATTTTTATATACATCTATCGAGTCTTGATAATTATCTTTATGGGTTCCCGAGATTAAATGTTCTGGATTACAACAAGACGGGCGATTGCATTTATGACGCACTACCTCTTTAAGATTTGTTATTATCCCAAGTTCTTCGGCCAGATATCTATGAACACTGCGTATTTTTCCATCATACTTTTTTTGAGGATATCCATTACTAGAGAATGACATTTGCCAATCCCAACAGCCGTTTTCATTTACGATTGTATTTTGTTTAACTACATCTAAAAAGCTCATAAAATAATATCCATAAAAAATTTAATATTAATACGTTTATTAGATGTTTTTCAATATAAATAAACAATACATATATAAAAAAGATATTGACCCATATGTTTGTATTTGTTAATATCTTTTCATTGGTTCCTTAGTTCAGTTGGAATAGAACGACTGCCTTCTAAGCAGTAGGTCGTAGGTTCGAGTCCTACAGGAATCGCCACAAGTTTGAATGAAACTTGACAAGTACCGATAGCAATTGGTCAGCTAGGGTCGTCAAGTTGGTCTATTGAGGGTACGTGGGACGGTTGACCAGTTCTCCCCCTCATAGATTTTTAAAAAATGTTATTGACGTTTTAATTTTTAAATGTTATAAATAACAAAAATGCGGATGTAGCTCAGTTGGTCAGTAGCGTCGGCTTGTCACGCCGGAGGTCGCGGGTTCGAGTCCCGTCATTCGCGCCACTAATAAAAATATGGAAGATAATGAATTAAACTGGTAGGATCATCTTACCAGTTTTTTTGTATGGAGAATTACAATGTCTGACAACTATCAGAAGATTCACGAAGTACTCGGCAAAATTGATATTAAGGATATGTCATTAGAAGAAATCTTTAAGCGTATCCAAGATGCCAGCAATCTTATAGAAAATGAAGATATCCCAACTGAAGTATCTATAACCATTGATAAGCCATCCGATACATGATATCTTAATCTGATTGATTAGGATAGGAATATGGAACTTCAAGAATTATTGAAAAACGTCAACCGAGAAGTGTTTTGGGATAGCATTGCATTTGATGTTATCGGGAGTAATGCCACCGGGCGATACTTAACTATCACAGTAATGGGAGGCAATCTAATTGATGTAATACCATTTAACATAAAATTAAATGATAAGTTCTTATCCTTTAGTGTCGTAGATGATGGTTTTGCTGCCTATCTGCGGGGCGTTGATGGGGTTATATATTCTAACAAAGATGAAAACATATATGATTTTATGCATCGTCTAAATGGGATTATCACAAATGGACTTGTTTGAGTTACTCAAAAAACAATCAAGCGTTACATATTGTTATCTGTTCTATACGAAGGGGGAATTAATTACCTTTCTCGACGGAAATCGTACTTTTCAATCTTCCGACTTTACCGATATCGTTCCCTTTGCTTTTACGTTGCCATCTAAAACTACGCGGGCAAGATTCAATTCCGTCCATAGCGACATATACATTGATATCGAATTTGATGAATATCTTCGATTACCGAATGAAACATTTTATCAATACATTGATCGTATTAACGAAAGGTTTGGTTAATGGACTTTTTCGATTTCATAAAAAAATATGAGGACAAACAGTTTATTTGGTTCGATGGCTCGAGGTATTCAAGAATTCCAGAAAATTCGTATCCCGTTACGGCTCTTGATACCCCCAACCTCCAAGATTTAATACCGTTCGTCTTTGATATACCAAAACATGTTAAGTATGCAAGATTTGGTGGTAAAAATGGAACGTATTTTAGATTAACGTGTGGAAACTTTTGTATACCTTACCCAAATGAAAATGTTTATGATTTTCTTAAAAGGGATGTGTAAATGGAGTTCTTTGATTTTATTGATGCCGTTAGCGAAGATGCATTCATATTTTATGATGGTCACGTGTTTATGGTTGTGTTCGAAAAGATAGATGATTATGGTAGCAAATCTGTTGATTTTACTGATATAGCTCCATTCGTTTTAAACATTCCCGCTCAAGCCAGAAGTGGAAGATTTAGCGGTAGATATGGCTCTTATCTCTCTGATAAAAAGAATTTAAATCTTTATCGTCAAGAGGGTGAAACAGTAGAGGCTTTCCTAAAAAGGGCTATGGAGAATTTACAATAATGGATTTGTTTGAATTTATGGACAGAATGAAAGGGGATGGTCAAGTTTACGATAATTTTATTATGAAATTATCGTCTTCAGAACAATACATGTTAGTTATTAAGGGAATAATTTCTTTTGAGCATTCCAACATAGATTCCATATCTGATTTCGTCCCATTTGATTTCCAAGTTCCAGATAACGTAACCTTTGCAAGATTTGGTGGAATTTTTAAATCAAACGTTCAAATTGGAAATGTTTTCATAGAACCGTTTGACGGGGAAACTATTTACGATTTCATCGACAGGTGTTCCAAATATGAGGCTGTTTGATTTATTCGAAAAACATCCAGATGTATCACTCTTTTTCAATGGATGTGATTATATCATTGGAAATGAAAATTACGATAACAATCACCTACTTTCTGACTTTATTCCGTTTAGTATTGAGATGCCCTACTATATTTTTTCCTATCGTTTGAGTGAAAAGTATGGTAGTTATGTTGATACAAGTAGGCGTACGTATTTTAGAGAAGAAAATGAAGTATTTGAGGCATTTATTCTTCGTGCATTAAAAGGGGTAAGAAATGAACGTTGATGAATGTTTAGCGAAAAATAATATGATGCTTCAATACGATGAGGAGGAGTATACAATTTTCTTAAAAACTGATAGGTTCCCTAATACCAAAACATTTACAAGTAATAAGCTAAGTGATTTATTACCGGTTGTTGCTGAAATATCGCCCGTTTTCATATACGTTCGCCACGATCCTACTATGAATTCATATATGATAAAACGTAATGGAAATGGTGAATATCATAAGGTTGATTTTAAAACGCTTACGAGTTGGGTGTGAACGTGAATTTTTTTACACTGTTAAAAAATTGCAAAATTCTTATTTGGTATACTAAAGACGAATTTACCTTGTCTAACTATATGATTAATGGTAGTGAATTTGATGCGAAAAATATTTCAGATTTAATGCCGTTTGATTTTGAATTACCAAAGGGAACAGGCAGCGCGCAATTTAGTATTAGATTTGCTACCTTTGTATCTGATCAATTTGGTGAGGCGGTAGATTGGGATGGAAAAGAAGATATCTATGAATTTTTAGGAAGGATAAGGCCGTGACGTTTTTTGAATTCCTAGAACGAATGAGTTCCAATGGTTTCTTGTATTATCAAGACAATACTTTCAGTTCCGTTCACGAAAATGAAATATTCGATGACGTAAGTAGTCATCAACTATCTGACATCATCCCTTTTGTTATTGATTTTCCGGCCCATATACTAACTGCACGTTTTAGTCCCAAGTATGGAACGTATGCGGTATACAAGATAGATGGGGAAATTCGCAGCCTTGATTATAAAGACCCTGATAAAACAGAAGACATCGGTCAGTTTCTGAAAAGAGCCGTATAATGGAAATTGAGTATTTCACGGAAAGATATATCATAACTTATTTTAATAATAAATTTTCTATGCATACCATAGGTGGTATGCCGTTATCTGCTGACACTATTATTGATTTAGTTCCGGTAGAATTGAACTTGCCTCCTGAAATATTAGCAATGAGATTATACAAGAACGATGAACACTACATTTATGTTGATAATATATATTATTATTCACACAAAGGAGAAAATGTTAAGGCGTTAATATTGAGAGCTATTGGTAAAGAGGTATAAATGGAATTAAAAGATTTCATAATTTCTCAAACAGAAAACACTTATACTTTTTTGTTATATCACATGAATAGTTTCACTGTGGAAATGATCGGTGGTCGTATTGTATCAAATGATCTTACCGATTTAATTCCGTTTGTTATTGATGTACCTGAAAATATAAGTGAAATTCTAATGGGGGACATGTATGGTTTCAGTATTAGGTGTGGAGACATTCACGGAATGATCGATACATACATCTTACGGGATGGTGAAAACGTACAAGAATTGATATATCGAGCAATTGCTAATTACAAAACCAGATGGGATACGTGATGGATTTACACCAGCTAACCAGCAATGCTCCTTGGTATATCTATTATGACGCTGTGGACTTTAATTATTCGATGTTGCATATGCACGGGTTCACTGTTTCGTCTCCTAAATTATCCGACCTCGTTCCATATGATATTCAATTACCAAACACTGTTAGTATCTTGCGAATAAGTTATACATATGGAACATTTGTATCTATCTACGGATCACCTTGGGTGTATGCTGGCGACGACGAAATGTTTTATGATTTTATAGATAGGGTATTGTCATAATGGAATTGCGTGATTTATTAGAAAAGCATGATTTTTATCTATATTACAATGCTCGAGGATTCGCATTAACGGATAAGTCTATTTCTCGGATTACGAAACATCATTCAACCACGTTGTCCGATATTATCCCATTTCATATGGAACCGTTGGTGGATGTGAATTTTAAGTTCGGATCAGGTATCGATTATTATTCCCATACGGATGACGATGATGTACATTGGAATAGTAGACATCTTGATTTATACGCATTTGTTGATTGGATAGAAGATGGAATTACGGGAATATCTACAAAAATATGATTGTGTTTTATATTACATCGACAATCGAGCTTCGTTAGTTGCTGGATTTCCTCTCCGAACACTTTCCACGCAAAAAGAAATTTCGGATATCGTCCCGTTTGTATCCCCTAATACCATCGAATTTAAATTTGGTTCCCATTATGATTATTATGGAGTAATTAATACTTCAGCAAAAAGTATCATTGATCGTGATGAACTATTTTATGATTTTATAGACAGGATAAATTATGGAGTTGCGTGACTACTTATCTAAAAACAACGTTATTCTTATATATCATCATAGTCTGTTTGTTATGTATGATGGGCGTAGTAGTGGTCCAATAATGGCCAGTGATGTTTCGGATATATTACCCGTTGCAAGTGTGGATATATCGTCTCCACATTTATATTTCCAATTTGGGTCGTCTGATGATTATTATAAAAATTTCAACTCATATAAAAAGAAGAAAATAAAATTAGTAACGAAGTCTTTTTATGATTTTATAGACGGGATACGTGATGGACTTATTTGATATTTTAAAATCAACACGAATGAGAGTTTGGTATTTAAATGGAATATTTACCGTTATAGATGATAAATTCCATAATAGGTTGACGTACAATACATTATCTGATATTTTACCATTTGATGTTTATATTCCTTCATATATTGGAAGGATGCGTTTTAGTACGGATCACGGTTCATATATCCAAGCCAATGATGTTGTATATAATACCGATGGCGAAACTTTTTATGAATTCTATAATCGAGCGATTGACGTATTTGAAAGGATGTATAATGACTTACAGGAATCTTGAAATTAATAACAAAACATTCTCGTATTCTGTTGGCAAGACACACGTTCATGTGAAAGGTGATGACATTAAATCGTTTACCGTTCCTAAGGATGAAATTGGTGAACAGATGTGGAAAGACTGTGGCTGTGGCGCAGGGAGTGTTTGTCCTGAAGGTGGATATAGTATTGCGGTTACACCGGGTAGCGTTCGTTCTTATTTGATTGGAAAATATAGGAATGTACTCACGTGACTCTTGGCGAGGCGATAGCTAAGACTTCAAAACATTACGCGATAAGATCGAGTCCAATTTCTGGAATTCAATTTATTGCTGATAGAAAATGGAATAAGGTTAAAGATATATCTGATATATATCCATTCAACCTAAAAATATCGAGTCAACATTTTCAGTTAAAGTTTGACGGGGCAACTTTCATTTATAATGGTTTTGGGTCGCGATATTGGCGTCATATAAAAGGTGAAACATTTGAGGAATTTCTTCAAAATGCGATTACCGAATTAAATGTTGACATTATTTTTGATTAGTGTATAACTCCTTCATCGAAACGTTGAAGGAGTTTTTGTTATGAAGCTTGAAGAATGTGTTGGCAAGACGATTGTTGAAGTCGAAAAGTACGAGCGAATGATCCTTATCAAATTTGATGATGGTTCTGAAATGGTAATCAGTGCTAACGGGACTGAAGATCATTGGGTTGAGGTTGAATAAGGAGTTACATTATGGCAATTGATAAAAATGAAATGATGGAATTTCTTAAGGAACACCTGCGGGTCAATATTAAGGTCGACACCGACAGTTCCTATAGTGGTGATTCGCAATATGTTACGATTACCGCAACTCTTGATTTTGATGAAGTGGAGGTATCGCGTACCGAAGATAGCTTCTATATCTATAAGAGTTAATTATGGATTTTTTTGAATTCTCCAACGACATACCGGTTGTAATTTACTACAAGGATAATTCGTGTTATGCAACCGGGGTTGGAACGAATTCATATCGTCTTTCTGGAAGTCATATTTCTGATCTTATTCCGTTTACCTTTGATGATAATAAAATTGTTTTTGCTTATTTGTCTGTTGCTTCAAGATTAGCAGGCATTGATACCGGCTACGGGTCATTGACTATGATTAATCACGGTGAAACCTTCTATGAATTTATCGATAGGGTTTTAGGAAAATGAATACATTATTTGCAGGTTTGATAATTGAGGTTAAAGCTGATAAAGTCATTTTCAGTAGTCGCCATCGGGATATGGAAACATATAATTCTATATCGGATGTTCTTCCTATCGTAATTGATGAACGTTTTACGGTAGTAAAAATAGGGACGGGTATTAGATGTTTTTACGGTGATAGATGGCATTACAAAGGACACTCCGAAGATTTTTATAGTTTTTTAGATAGAGTTGCTAGAAAATGAAAGTACATATTTTTGATCACGAACTTCAAAGAAGTTATCCATATGAAATATCGGATATTTCAGATGTCATACCGAAAACGAGTGAAATTAGTTCGATTAACAACTACGTGTTTTTTATAAAACATCAACTTATTGGATGTGCTGCTCAAGGTGGTGTTATACAGCGTAATGATGATGAAACCTTTTATGAATTTCTGGATAAGGTTTTTGGATGATGACGATAGACGAAATGGTTAAGAATATAGTCATTGATGTTAGCGGCAAGGGCGTGGTTATGTCCAGTCCTAACGTTTTTATGGCTGATTATGAATCATTGACTGATGTTATCCCTTTCGTTCTCGATCCACGTTTCAATGAAGTAAAGTTCGACATTAATCACATACGTGTTTGGTATAACCATATTTGGTATTATAAACAAAGAAATGAGGATTTCTATGAATTCCTTGAAAGGGTTTCTGGATGATTAAAATTGCAATATGGAATATTAAACAAACCGCATCGGTTGAATATGTGGTATCAAGTATTTCAGATATAATTCCGAAAACTACTTCCTTTATTCCTCTGAACAAGATAGTGTTTATGGTAGACACTAATTTAGTTGGATATGAAGATCGACACGGAATTAAATATCGGTTCTATGAAGAATCGTTTGTTGATTATATAGAAAGGATTTTTTAATGGAAATTGTTGGATATACTATTTCTGTATATTGGCCTAAAGGTGAAAAACGTTTTGGACCGGGTTCTATTCAAACGTGGTTCGCTGTTCAATATGATCGTGGAATCGAGGAGGCTCGTGAAAAAGCAATGGAACATCTTGAATTTCTAAAAGAATACGCACCTGAACAACAACCGCAATTGGTTGTTCTGCATGCTGAAAATGGGGGATGGTAATATGTTTAATTATCGAAATGTGATTATGAATGATGCCACGACAAAAGGTATCGCAGACGTGCAACGGCAATTCAATGAGTTGGGTGAGGCCGGATATCGTCTAAGTCATCAGATGGTTGTCGGGGAATCCACCGTTGCGGTATTTGAAAAAGAAACAGAAACACCAGATGACTTTGGTCTTTCAAGAAACGAAATATTGCAACGCCAGTTCTGGTCAGCGTCTGCAAAGCAAAAAACAGAATAATAATAAAATAACCATTTGACAGCATTTTGAATATCGTATAATAAAAATAACAGAACTACATATGCCTATCGACTTGATACCAATGACCGAGTAGCTAACGGTACATTAAATTTAAGTAGATTAAAAGTTAGATCGATGAACAAGTAGGGTTCGAGTCCCCGCCTATCCGTCAGGATGGAGCAGGTGCAACGGGATTAGGTGTTTGGCTGCGATGCCTGCCTTAAATCTTAAGTCGGTAGGCGTATGTAGTTGAAAAAGGAAAAAATAATGTATTCGATTGTTGATGGAAAAATTAATTTTATCTATGGTGGTGAATTTACACTTACTAAGGATATTATCGTATTATCAGACGATATGGTCGAATATGCCCGCCGAATCTTTAATGGCGATTCAACTCCTCCACAAACCAAAACGTTTGCTGCCGGTACGAAAATCTCTATTGGCGAGAGAGACGAAAAACTGGTACTCTTTAACGAACAACAGATATTTTATCCAATTGAAACTTTCGGTGTACATACAACGAAGGGTCTAATCACGAATAAACAAGTATTGGAAACTACCGAGGAAATTACTATTGATGCCAACGTATATAATTCGGAATCCTTTGAGGGTTTTGAATTAGTTAAAAACGATGATCGTTCGATGTTGGAGGTACTTGATGAACATCTTGCGAATATTCGCGAGGCATTTGTTAAAATCATTAATAGCGATGATCACGATAATGACAGCGATTTTGATGATATCTTTGAAGATGCCCTCCATAACATAACATATACCCCTATTGACAACGACGACCAAATTCAACCCTATTATAAAATTCCGGCTGGTACACGTTTCGAACTGGATGGAAACGGATTGCGTTATAATGGAAAGCACGCATTTCATTTTACACATCTTAGAGCCGATACCACTTCAAAATTTAAGATCGTTTAAGAGGAAAAACACATGACGCTCACTACTCGCCAGCTTATGGTCAAAGGTTCCGAATGGGTTGCAAAGGAAGATTTTTCTATCATCGACCTAAACAAATCTGTTTACGGAAATGACGCAAAAATTTCAGACAAAATGGGATGGCAAGCGGCTGGCGCGACAAAGAACCGTCAACTTATATCTGAAGTAAGGATGTATTTCAAAAAGGGTACAACATTTAAGGTTCTCGACAAGGCGTCAACCTATTTCTTTTCAAAATCGTCTAATGATTATTTCACCGGGGTATTCATTCCAATGAGTGTTGACGGTATTGAAATGTCACTCCAATTGGCAGATATTTCCCCGCATCTCGAAATTACCAAACAAATCAAACAAAGCGTGTATGTCTTGTATAGTCCATCAAAAGGTCAGTACATTGAAAAACGTGATCACGTATACGACGCTGCTTTTAACTACACCCCGACATTGCAATGGAATGAAAAACTCACCAAGGCAATGAAAAAGAAGCGACCGCAAGACGCTAAAATGCTTCTTCTTGAACTGTCCGGTTATTTCGATGGTATTGATACCTCAAACATTTATTACGTCTTTGAACCGGGTTCTATTGCTACAGAAATTCCTGAGGACTTGGTAGTCCAAGAAATTGATAAAGCAACAAAGGAAGTTGTTTCGTCATATCTTGCAAAGGATTATATTGAGTATTCACACCGCCTTAAGCCCCTCACACAGCTTTATGGATCGCCAGTACGTTCAATCTTTAAGGATATTGAGGGTAACGACGAATTCGCGTGTGTGCTTGTTTATAAGGGAATGGAGGCCCATCTAAAGGAACTTAAGAACCGTTTTAAAAAGATCGGTCTTGATCGCGGCACATACAAAATGAAATCTGATACCCAAACTGTTGCGATTGCTCTTCAAGATGAAAGCGATGGTTTGATGATTATGCTTCAACTGTCAAATGATGTATCGTTTAAGCCTATTCTGCTGAATACGAAAACGTTGAAAGAAATTGTGAATGTATAAACTTTTTGAGGATTTTATTTACACTCACGGTCACGTTGTATGGTTTAATGCTTGGGATGGACAATCCATCCAAATAGGAAATGATTATTTCTCTGGAGAAAATTTTTCATCATTTTTCCCCTATGTATTTGATATGAAGCCTCATATTCGTATGATTACATTTTACAATAAAAAAGCTTATGCTAAATGCATTGTTCAAAATAAGACAATGGACGTTGATAAATTCGTATACGAAACAAATTGGAATTTTCTAAATAGGTTGAATAATGACTATCACCGTTAACGTAAATAAGAGGTTGCAGTATACTTCTGATGGGCGTTGGCTATTTGGTGTCTTTCTCAATGAAAAAAGGATGGTCGATCCCGCCGATATCATTCCTTACAAATTTCCAAAAATTCCTAATGTCATAACAAACATAATCATTACGAATTATGGTATATCTTGTAATTCATATTACGGTCACTCCGACAATAAAAAATTAGATATATTTAAAACCATTGATGAACTGGTGGATTATATAGATGGACTTTCATAAGGGAATGCTTCATAGGATTTATAAAATCACGTCAACCGGAAATAATGCCATCTTAAATGGTAAAGAGGGGGCGCTGACTGATTTTATTCCCTTTGAATTGGACTTAAATGAAAATGAAACATTGTTTATGGGACATTATATGGTTGTCATATTCATAAACAAGGAACGCATTTCCCAACGTAATGACGAGGATATATATCAGTTCATTAATAGGGTCCGCAGAACGGATCAACTAATTCAACGGTTTATAAAATGCAAATAGACGATTACCTCAAAGGGAAATTCTTTTATTATTCGAGTTTTACTAATAAGTTTACAACACACATGGATGAATTTCATGATGTTGAATTTGTTGATATTATGCCGTTCAAACTAAATGATAATTTTTTATCTTTGAGTTATTGTGATGAAGTAGCAAGGTGTCGTAAACTTGCACGTACATTATATATAATTGATAATGATAAAGATGAAAAATTTTCTGATTTTTTAAAACGATTGGGCATATTATGAGTTTAAATCGAATATTAAAAAATAAAATGGTAACGATAATAGTAGGCGGCGGTTCACATCAAGATTCCATCGGGGTATATGTAGATGAACACAGCACGTGGATTTCTGATGCTGATTTATCAGACCTTATCCCGTTAGTTGCTGATTGGTCAGGCGTGACAACCTTTACTTATTATCAAGGAAAGACTATAATGGTCAAGAACGATATTACTTATCAAAATGAAAGTCCGTTTGAGAACCCTGAGCAATTTTTAAAAAGAATCGGTGTGTTATGAATGCAGATGACATCTTTGGAGAAAATGTTATTTTATGTGTTTGGTCCGACGATTTTCTGATGGGGATTAATCGCAATAATTATAGAGACAAACAGTGGATTGACATATTCCCATTAGATATAGATTGGTCACGATTTAGAAGATTTTATTACAATGGTAGTGGCCTTAGTCAATGCAGATTACGTGATAGTATGAAGGTTTACCATTCAAAGAAACGAGAAGGCCCGATGGCGTTTATCTCGAGGATGCAGAATTTATGACGCTTGAAGGCATAATTCATAAAAGCTTTTATTATGATATTCCCTACCGGGAGCTTTCTATTAAGTTCGCCCATAATTCTCCGTATGTTATACTTCGAGGATCATTTGAGGATTTTTTTCCATTCACGTACGATCTTACCGATTTCAAATATGTTTCATACAGTGTACTTTTTGAATGTTTTAGATTAGAATACGAGGGAAATAATCATAGAACTGGAAACAGTGAAGTCGGTGAACCATTTGAAAAATATTTAGAACGGATGATAAATGACAATTGACGAGTTTTTAACTGGAAAATATGTGGCGGTCTATTATCATCATGGTGGGGTATCTATATATACCGACACAAATCATAATTATTATTATGACAATTGGTTAGACGTGTTTCCATTTGTATTTTATGATCCAGAGATAACCGCAATCTTACATCGCCCGCTTAAAGGATTTCAAATAGGTCGCGGGGACCGAGGCCATTTTTACGCACATAATGGCGAAACATTAGAGCATTTGATAAAGGATACCAAATGACTATTGATGAATTTTTGGCAAACAAACAATTTAGTTTTCGCAAAACAGTCATGCAGGTTGATTTGGGAGCAGAAAATCAGCACCTCCAAGAATACTTTTTCGAATCATATAATAATAACGTAGCTAATCCACCGATATATAAGAATGGAATGACTATCGATGACTTAATTCCATTCACGTTAGACTTGAGTGGTATTAGAACATTTCGTTGTAATACCGGTTTTTACACAGTCATTAAGAATAATAGTGTGACATATATTAATCATAATGACGAGTCTATTGAGGAATTATTAAGGATGGCGCATATTTAAAATGCGCCATTATTTTTCATATGGTTAAACGTGTCTACTTGTATCGCAAGGTACTTGCTACCTGAAACCATTATTTCGTTGTTGCTTCTAATTGCTTTATCTAAGCTATCATTAGAATAAAGTTCACCGAATTTCTGATAGAAATAGTGTCGGTCAAAACCAAGCCTGTCAAATAATTCCTCTAAATCACTTGATGTATGAGCCATTAATGTTCCAAAGGTATAAACGTTTTCGTTTAGCCACGCCATTAATTCTCTTAATGAAAATGGTCCATCTCTTAATTTGTCTGCGCTTGATTTGTTTCTAAGAAATTCAGTCAAATCGTCGGTTGTTAGAATTTTTTCATTTTCGTTGTCGAATTTTAAAAACCCGCGTCGATAAAACGTTTTGGAGAAAAGATACAAATCTTTAACAGTTGGGGAATATACAAATGCAAAATTTCCTATAGGGAATATGACATACGCCTCACCATACTTATACGCCATCTCACGATCACCCGTACAAAAAATACTATTGGTTCGATTCAATGCATATCCATTTTCCATGAATGCTTCATCGTATAACTGATGGAGGAATCTATTAGAGTCCGATGGTTGTCGGTCACTACGGATATTCTTTATTTGGATATCACCACGATAACTCATACCTCTATACAGGGGTCTGGTCATCCAATCTGGATTTTCTTTCAAATAAGGTTGGCAGTTCTTTTGAATGAAATCCCATACGTTATTTTCATCTAATTTTGTATCTTCAGTTAATTGATGCCATTTCATGTGCCAGCCCTCGCGTGTGATGCGTTCTTGACGAAATCAGCATACATCGGATCATTATAAAAACTTTCAGAATTTTTAATCTCTTTAACCATTTCGTCTATGTAGCTATATTCGCTGTCTTTTGAAATCTCTTTAAACAAGATAGACCAATTAACAGGCTTTGTATGAACACTAAAAATACCTTTTGACTTAAGTTCATTGAAAGTATTCTTGAAATTAGGATCAATCTTTTCTAATGTTTCGTATACAGTTTTTTCCAACGCAGAAAGATTAATATCTTTATATTTCTTTCCTGCTACTATATCATTAATTTTGTCAAGTTGGGTATTAATGATTTCGGTATCATCTATTTTTTTAGTTGTAATTTTCCCGCCGAAATGATCAGCAATATCGAATTTCTGGACTAAGTGTCTTAGTGCCTCTTCAAATGGCAAATCACGAACCTTGAAACATTCTGTTAAGAAATCATTTTCTTCTTTGGTAAGCGGTCGTCTACCATCAACATTAACATATAATGGAACTTTCCATTTTGTTTTGATGATAGCCAATGCCTCAATACCACGAATTGATTCCGTTTTATAAAATAGCCATTGTATTAATGAACGTGAAAAAACATTAATGAGGATTTCAAATCCCTCGCAGAATTGTGAAAATGGATTGATTGCTGTTGTTTGGACGCCTATTTCTTTTTCATCATACCAATGCTTTGAGCCATCGGATACTTTTGCCCAAGAGGTATAATAAAAACCGTCATACTTATTAAGTACGTCACCGTTTATAATGAAACGAAAATGATAATGGTCTCTACCGCCTACAACCAAAACGTTGTCATCGTATGTTACAGAAATATAACCTTGGCGTTGCGCATTTAATGTATTTGTTTTTACGGTATGGGCAACACCTGTGTAATCGGTAATATGATAAAGTTTATCATATGACTTTGTTACCTTATCGCCTTTGACATCATGTTCTAAAAGATTAATTAATTTCATTTTTTTAAACCCATTTACATTATTTATTTGCATTAAAGTCGTCGTTCTGTTATAAATAGAAATACGCGGAGTGGAGAAGTCGGTTTAACTCATCAGCCTCATAAGCTGAGGATCGCAGGTTCAAATCCTGCCTCCGCAACCACCCACCTTGGATACAGATATTTCCGTTAGTATCTCCAAGGATAAAGCATTCTGAGTTCATCGGTTTGTCTTTTTTGTAACGGCGTCCAGACGGGTTTGGTGACGCGAAAGATCACGCCGGAAGGCATAACCGGCAATTATTGTTTGATAATGCGAACGTCATTTATGATGGATCAAACAATAATCCCTGAAAAGGGTGGCGGTAGAGAAAGACGGTATATATACCCTACCGTCTATAAATAAGAGGTATAACGAAAGTTATACGGGTCCGAGCGAGCGCCAGAAAAGGCCAGACCATAAGGGTCGAGTTTCATATGCTATGCAGCGGGTAGCAAATGCGGGTGTAGCTCAGTGGTAGAGCGTCACGTTGCCAACGTGAATGTCGAGGGTTCAAATCCCTTCGCCCGCTCCAAAATTCTCCTTAAAATTCAGTTGATCTTACTCCTTAATTGGAGTAGGATTAACTGCGTTTTAAAATGGGGAAATTATGAATTTAGAATATTGTAGCAGAGAATGTTTCATAGATGTCTCCAACGTTATGGTCCGTAACAAATGTATGGAACAGTTGGGCGACGACGACGGTCTGTGGTATATCAACGAAAAAATTTATAAGAGCATAGAGGATGTCGTCCCATTTAAATGCGCGGTCCATAAAGACATATATTTTTTAATTATCAAGCCAACTAACGTAGCGTTCCATTTTCAAGATGGTAGGGCTGTGTCTATACAAACGCTTAATCCTATCGAAACGTGTATTGAACACGAAGTATTATTGGAGGAACTATGATAGTGATGTATCGCAGCCGAGATAACATCGTTAATGCATTGGTTGATAAGGATGTCCGCAATGAACTTTTGAATGTCCTTGGTGACAAGGATGGCGTATGGATTGTAGAGGGCGATGAGGATGAAGATATTACTTATACCGATATCAACGGTATCTTTCCCTATTCCATTGAGATAAACGAGAGAGTAACATTCCTTCTATGTTCCCATCATTTTATTCGAGTATATTATAGGGGAGTTGACAATCCTATTAGCAATTATACGACCAATATTTTTTCCACACTTATCAGAATGAATATCGTCAAATGGATATAGAATATCGTACGCGTTATAATTTAGAGTTCGATGCGGTTCCTTCACCCGTTACGGCGTCTTTGTTGAAATACATTGACGGCCATGATTTTTTATGGCGCTATGGAAATTTTGGTAAAGGATATATTCATAATACATTCTGCATAGAAGATATGTTTCCATTTAGTGTTAGTATTAATCCTGAAATTTCATATATTAATATTTCAAAATACGGTGCGTTTAATATTATGTATAAAGAATCGCCAAACAATAAAGATAGATTTAATAATTGTCATAGTGGACGTTATCAAGGTGTAAGCAATTTAATAGAACAGTTCTTTGAAAAAGGAGTATTCGTATGAACCCCCTTTATTTGGAATATTATCATATTCGAGAAATAACAAGTCCTCCTTTCCAAGAGCGCGCCCGTGCCGTTTTGCTTCCAAAGGTTACGAAGGATTATGTGTGGGCAATAACAGAATGGGTTATTACTGACGATAGTATTGTTATTGATTGTACATCTAAAATTTTTCCAACGTCAAAGATAATTAACCCTACCATAGATATGCTTTTATTGGAGTTTGGGACTGATACGTTTACTGTATGGGAGAATGGTTATGACGTACCAAGAAAAATACCAATCATTGGAAATATTATAGATTGTGAGATTTTTGTATGAGATATATCAAATATTATTCAAGAAAAAATGTCTCTGATAAATTATTCAACGAGAAATCTGCGGCGATTATTCTTCCAAGGATGACTGGCGACGGTATTTTTATTCTAACAGAAATTGATTTTCTTATCACAGAAAATGATATATTCATTAATGAAGTTTCTGACTTAATCCCATTTAATAAATCAGTTAAGCCAAATGTTGAGTGCTTGTTTTATGACACCCTATCAAAATCTATTGATGTGTGGATTGAGAATGAGCCATGCATTTGTATACCTCATTTTGAATTATTCAAAATTACTGAACTGGATATTTTTGAATGAGATACATCACGTATATTAGTCGGAAATATATTGATAACAAACCTATGCATTTTACCCCACAGGGGTTGGATAATATTGAGCGACACCTTAAAGATAAAACGGGAGTGTTCTTACTTTATCACGGATACGATTTTTCAAACGTGCATTCCTCATGCGAAATAGACGATCTATTTCCTATTAATTTAAAAATAAGCGATGACATTTTTGCACTACAATTTGATAGACGTAATGGGACATTTACTATATGGTACACTACCAGTGTTCGTGTTATTACAGATATAACGATGTATAAGTTGATGGCGTATGGAGTTTTTAATTTATGAACAATTTAATTTTTATGTCACGCGAATATGTTATTGATGTTTTTAAAGGTACGAAGTATGACACGTTTATAAAGGCATTAGACAGTGAAGGGTCTACGCCACATGATTTCATATGGGTTTTGGCAGAGGATGTGACATTAACCAATATTCATTCGTATGGGTTTGAATTAAGTGATATCATACCTACTCGGTATAATTTTAATGAAAATGTAAAATGTTGGAATTTCCACATACGGCCTAATATATTGTATATTTGGTTTAAAGATATTCCTGATCCAACTATTATTAACGACTTTAACGTGGATAAGTTTATTGAAATTGGATGGATGTCTTGAACAAGTATTTGATATATCGTTCTCGCTACAATCTTCTCGAGGAGACGGACGGTCTTTTGCGTCGAGATGAAATTATCAAAACGATGGGCGATAATGCTTATATATGGTACTGGTATGAACCATTAAAGGACAATAGATATGTTCTCTCAACATCCGAAATTTTCCCAACAAGTTTAGAGATTAAATCTTCTATATCAGCTATCTCGTATGATTTTACGTTACGAAAGATTTACGTTCACCGTAACGGCGAGGGGGTTCCATATGGTTCATCGAAAGTCTTTAATGTTTTAAAAAGCATACAAGCGTTTGAGGAGGTCATCGTGTAATTCGATGTTTATAGTTTATCGAAATCGTTATAACGTGACGAATGAAATTATGTCTATCGTATATAAAAATAAATTGTTGTCCCATTTGGGAGGACACGACTATTTGTGGCATATTGATAATAGTAATTATAATAATGAAATATTTGTTAACGATACCAGTTTGGTGTTACCAACGTCTTTAAAGGTTGCTGATCAAATTTCTTATTTTGTATTTGATTATGATAATAAAGACTCTTACTCTTATACCGCCGCTATGGACAAAGAATCAACCATTTACGAGTCCACCGCAATAAAACCAAATGATTTGTTAGAAAAAATGATTGAATTGGAAATTTTGGTATGAATATAACTTATCGCGGGCGACATAATATTTTATATCAGTTGCAGTCATCTGAGGACAGACGTTTCTATCAAAGTCTTATGGGTGATAGTAATGGTGTATGGCTTTATGATAAAGCCAATTACACAACTGAAATGTCTGATTTATTACCGTCTTCTGGTGTTATACATAGTGATGTATCCTTAATAATTTTTGATCAATATAATACGTGTTGTATAAATTTTTCTAGCCGAAATAGGCAATCCATTTATACAACATACAACTACTTGTTAACATTGTTAACAAATCACCGTTTAATTGAGGTTTCGTAATGATCGTTATATACAGGAATCAGGATAATATAAACGATCTTTCACACTTTAAGGATAGAGAATTTTATACGACTCTTCGCGGAAATAATAATGGTGTATTCGAATATTATAGTTTGCAGAGATATACCGAATACACCACTAATTTAACTGATTTGTTTCCACTATGCGGAGAAGTGAGTTTGGATGTTTCATATTTTTTGTATCATCCTAAAATAAAGCAACTAAGGGTTAGTTTTGTTGGAGGTCAAAAAATTTACTTAGATGAGGAGGATTTCCCATCGCCCGGTCACATGATTAAATTCTTACGAAGAATTATCATTGACAAATAATATGATTTTTGATTAAATGAATTACCAATCCCCATTCGGTTTATAACTGTCAAACCGATTTAGTCTTAACAAAGCTGCTGGAAAATCCGATAAATGCCAGACAGGGCTGTGCAGCGAGAGACGGGGATTGGTATTATTTTTTAGCTAAGGGACTTGCTACGAAGCCGTTCATAAACGTTAATGAACGTCTGTGCTGCACCTTCTGGTGTTTGGTCTGTATCATCGATATCTGTTTCTTCGATGAGTTCATTTTCCAACAGATATCCCATCACCTTGTCGATGATACGTTTATTGAATTCATAAGCCTCAAGCAATCCGTTATCATCTACTTTAATTGTCATTTTACAGTTCCTCCGTTGAGAATTGTCGGTGTAGTTGATAGAACGAAAATGTATAAATTCCGTTCCTTCGAAATTTATAATTATCACAATTGAGGAAAATGTCAATAGATTATTTTTAAAATTCAAATAGCCCGTCAGGGTTATCGTCTATCGTTGGTGTATGGTTCTTAACACGCTCGGTTGCTTTTTCATAATATGTTTCGTCTCGTTCCATACAAATCCACTTGCGATTAGTATTGATAGCCGCAATTGCGGTTGTACCTGAACCGGCTGTGTTATCGAGAACTGTTTCGCCTTCGTTGGTGTATGTATTGATCAAATATTCAAACAGGGCAACTGGTTTTTGTGTTGGATGTATTCTATTATTTCGTTCTGATGGTATTTCTAAGACGTTAGTTGGGAAATACTGGTCATTAAAATTGATATTTTCTTTTAGTCTTATCTGTATTTCACTGGTTTTTTTAGACCCGCCTTTTGGTCGCATTTTTCCTGTCCTCATTTGTGGATAATAATTAATCCTTTTACGTCCAAAAACTAAAATGTCTTCTGTAATCTTAAGAGGATGGTATTTAGCATTCGCAAAACTTCCAGATTGTGATTTGTTCCATATCCAACTGGTTTTGTAAAAATCAATCTGTGACATTACTAATGCGCTTGTAAAAGGTTGCGATGCTGTCAAAACAATAGGCGAATTTGGTTTAGTTATTCTCCAATACTGCTCCCAAAGAGCATCAAAAGGAATAATAGTGTCCCATTTACATTCAGTTGTACCATAAGGTAGATCGCAAAGGATCATATCTATTGATCCATCAGGAATTTCTTTCATTAATTCAAGGCAATCGCCTTTCAAGAATGTCCCATTACCAATTTGCATATTTATATCCTTAATTAATGTAATTCATATTACATCATTGAGGATATGATTTTCAATATTGTTGAATTTTCAATTCAGCAAGACGTTCATTAAATTTTGCATATTCTTTACTATCTTCGCCATATACCCCTGCAACGAGTTCTCGCTTCTGCCATTCGTGAAGATATGCGGCATTAACGATGGTATCAATGATAATATCCGTTAGGGTGGTATCCATGATTTTCTCCTTGTTGGTAAAAAAGTAATCATATATTACAACAACCAAATGTCAATACGGTTTGACATATTCATAGGAATGACTTAATAATTGGAAAATCAATCACGCGTAAGGAGAAAATATGAACATCACCGAATTTCTTGAGTATCCCGGTGTTGGGCTTCAAGAGAACATTAGCTACCTTTCGAAGCCAAATAAGGTTGATGTCGTTTTCTCAAGACAACTTGCTCCTGATGAAATTATCCCAACCGCTTTTTGTTTCCCTTTCATTGATGCTAATAGAATTGTGTTGACGAATAACCGTCGACGTGGCGCAGAGGTTCCCGGTGGTCATCGTGATTTTGTAAATGGTGTTCTTGAAACACCAAGGGTTGCAGCTATTAGGGAAACTCTCGAGGAAACAGGTGTTGTTGTAAAAGACTTGGTCGCCGTTGGTTTTATGCGTAGTATTATTGAGGGTCCAGAACCGGAAGGGAACAAATACCCTTTCCCGAATTCAGCGCAACAATTCTTTACCGCTATTTGTGACGAGCCAACCAATTATATTGAAAATGATGAATGCTTAATGCCGTTAATTATTGATCATACTGATATCGAGAAACACCTTCACGGACGTGGATTGATGTTGTATTATGAAGCACATCGATTGATTTTTGGTGATATCTGATGTCCTCAGTATTATGTATTCTTAACAAATCATATATTCACGGGTCAGTAAAACGTACCGCCTTTTTAGACAAATTAGAAGAATTAATTGGTGACAGACAACATATGTGGTGCATCGGTGATACTATGTCTTTGGAAACCTTTAGCAAATACGACTATGAATTGTCCGATATCCACCCTAATTTGCAAGGTCTTACCCTTCATAACGAAATAGGATTTTGCTATTTCATATTGGGGAGCAATATAACCACCATCAGAAGATATGAAAATAGCCCGTACAAAACCGCGACGTATAGACACCAAGATATTAGCAAATTAATATCTGAAGGAATTTTTATAGAGGATAACATTAATAAGAGGTTCTTATCAGAATGAACGGCGCGGTGTGTATATTGAACAAATCATATCTCTTGACACTGCATAAAGATAATATGTTTGCTTTAACCACTCTCCCTTTAATGGGTGATAATTCTATTATATGGTGTATATATGACAACTCCATTTATAATATTTTATCCCAAGGTTTTGATTTGGAAGATATCCATCCGTCTTTACACAGCTTTACACTTAATAAAGAAATTGGATATTGTTATTTTGAAGGAGGTACTACTACTGTCAAAAAAATTGAAAATGAAATTTATACCCGTAGAACATATAATTATCAAGATATTAGCAAATTAATATCTGAAGGAATTTTTATAAAAGACAATCATCCTCGTAGCGTATTCTAAAGTACGTTACGAATTCTATAGCTTCTTGTGATGTTAGATTAAACCATTCCCCTTTAAGCTTTTTATGATTTAATTCGCGATGGATTTTAGTCTCGAGGGGTTTGGTTTTCTTATCGGAAATTTCTTCGAAATGATGAATGTAAAGAGTTTCAGGATATCCCGTTTGTAACGTACGCAAACGTTGATTAGTATCCTTTGTTATTCCTATTTTCTGTGGACCGGTTGCTGGACCTATTACATAGATAAACATTTTCTAATTCCCCTGTACGGGGATATTTAGTCTTCTACGTGAACGCCTCTTGAACGAACATAATCAATTACTTTTTTATCTGGTTTACGAATACTATCAATCGCATAAGGGTCTTTTTTGACTGCGGCCATTTGAACGTCGACGTCAATTGGACCGTGTTTATTAAGATAGCGAATTGCATATGGATCATTACTAACCGCCGCCATTTGCATTTCTTTTGTTGGATTAGGAATGTAATTTAATAGCGCCGCTAATTGTCTAAGAGCAGTAATAGAGACTTTATCCGTTGGATTTTTAATGAATGTATAAACTTCAGGATTAGTATTGACGGCACGTAAATTTGCTTTTTCAGATGCATCAGGAAAACGAGCTATTAGTTCTGGTTTTCTTGTTACCGCATATGTTATCATTTCATCTGTTGGATTCTCAATCTTAGTAATGATATTCGCGCTATCGGTTATTGCCGCCATTTTAACCGCGTCAGATGGATCAGGGATAAGCAATATGTTTCTAGCATATTGTTCCACCGCAAATTTCTGAACTCGTTCAGAAGGCATCCCAAAACGTTCTATGATATCTTTAAACAATGACATGTCCCCTTCAAGTAATGCCATCATCTCAACATCTGTTGCACTATTCATCTTATAAATTTGATCAGGATTTTCTCTTAAATCTTCTAAATGTCGATGAAGTTCCTTATTCCCGATTGCTTTTCCAAGATTTTCCATACCATCATCATATGATGTTTTATTAACGGTGACATAAACAACGTCATCAAGTTTGTTAGAATCGTTAACCCATTTAACCCATTCCAATACAGCTTGTTTGAAACCGGGAACGGGTGTCCCGTAAATTTTTCTTTCTATTCCAAAATAAATAAAATCTTTATTATCTGGATCAAGAACATTTACGAATGGTTTTATCATAATACGACCAGTTGGATTTTTTAAATCTGGATCGGATTTTTTAGTAACATACGCAACAACGGAGCCAGCATCTATCTCTAATGGAACGTATTCTTTAAATCCACCATCATGTAAATTCATACAAGACGTCCATCCACGGCCTGTTGACATACCAGCTATATCATAAGGATGACGGGAAATGACGACAACATATTCATGTTTAGAGGATTCTCTGGCAGGATCAGACGTATAAGATTTCAATATATTTTCTGCACCAACTTTTTTTAAAACCTTACCGATTTTAATATTCTGTCCGTTTTTGATATTTTTAGCAATACCTTTTTTATAATCCACAAGATCATATTCATAATGTCTCAAGACCGCACGAACATCATCCTCAACTTCGCTGTCCTTAATAGTTTGACTACCGATAGGGATATATACTCGATATCCATTCTTGTCGTGCTTGTATTTGTCTGATTTGAAGATATCAGCATAACGTTCCTTGTCCCATCCTTTAACAAAAAGGCGGTACTCGCTTGGTTTAAGGGCTTCGATGAGGTCCGTGTATTGCATAATAAATACCAAATATTAGAATCATTTATTGATATTTATTTGCATTACTCTGAAAGTCCCACTGGTCGAGAATGGTCGTGACTATGCACTGAAGAGCTTTTGGCGGGGTATGGAAAGACATCGACTCCCTTTCCTACCGTCAATTGTTTCAAATAAAAAAGCCCGCTAAAAGCGGGCCTTGTGTTAATATACGCGAACTGATGTACTTCCAAAAAGGTCTTGACAAAGAACGCCGGAAATTTCATTACCGCGAACATCCTTGGCATCAAATCCCGAACGCCACTGTTGATCTTTTGAACAACCAAAAATAGAATACCCGGTAAGCTTTACATCGGTGAAACCCTGTGCACCAAGGATGCGCTTTGCGGTTCGTTCATCAACAGTGCAAGAACCGAGGATCATCGGCAAAACCCCTACAATAAGAAGTACTACCGCTGCGGTGTAACCAAAAGCCTTAAGCTTGGCAATGGTAGAATTACGGGTGTAATAACGCATATATTTCTCCTTTAACATTTCGATGATGTAGTTATACATTATTTGAAAAATTAATCAAGAAAAATATTTTTCTTAATATAAAGAACGTCATTTATATGCCTTACCAATTTCAAAGCTTCATTTCTATTCTTAAAAAAGATACTGGCGAAAAACAAATCAATTCCGTTAGTGTCACAATCCCACAAATCACCACGTGGTCCGACATGTTTGATCAACCAGTTCTCCGCTCTTTTCGTTAGATTGTATTTCATAGAACTTGTTTCTTCGAAAAGATATTGTTGGGCTGGAGTAAGAATATCAAGGTTCCAGATGTTTATCTTTCCAAAATCATATCCCTTTACTGCAACATATGATTTATATACGCCTTTAACCGACGAGTTTCCCCTTGCTGTGAAATAATCACTGTAATACAAATCTAGACCACTTTTGTGCTTACATACTTTCATATTACAATCCATTAAAAAGTTTATATAGAAAAAACCATATCACTGTTTAAAATAATGTCAACTATTAATCAGGATTTCCCTCATAATCATCATCAATTACTTCGTACTCAACATCTTCAATTATTTCTTCAGGAGGATTTGCGGCTTCATATGCTTTGATTTGATTAAACAATTGTAAATTGATTTCGCGTTGCGTTTCATACTTAGAGCTTGATTTTTCCTCTTCGGACGCAACATCAGCACAAAAATCAAACGTATCGGTAGTATGATCTTCAAACGCTACGGTCGCTATCATCGTGTCGTGATTATATGTAACATTGGTAATTTTTTTCATAGTATGTGTCCTTTGGTTGATTCAACTATATTTACAAAAATGTATTGACATTATTTTTGATTGGGGTATAACTGCATCATCTAACCATTAAGGAGAAACATTATGGCGCTTACTATTACTGATTTTACCATCACAACCACGGTTGGCGATAATAAGCAGCCACACAGTGGCTCAGTTACTTTTTCCGATGGGAAAAATTGGGATTGGATGTTGAAGGCCGAGTATGACAATGACCTCCAAAAATATGTACCTACCGACAAAATTCAATTTTTTGTTTATCGCAAGCGTCTGGTTCATCACGAACGTTTGATGATATCCTCCTCGAAGCGTGAAAAGCTTGTTCAGGAATACCTTAAGAGGGACGATCTCCCCTCTGTTAAAACATTCAAAGTGTCGTTTGGTTGAAAGGAAAAAAGATGATTGATGATTTTGTTGTAGGGAAGTTCTATCGTTCCGGTCATTTCAAAAACAAATATATTCGTGTCCTTGGTATTGGAAACGATTATATTCACGTTGCTGAATATGAAATTGAATATCCGTGGTACGTTTTTAACAAGATTATGAATTTTTTCAATTCTCGTTGGGATATCCCCTCGATTGTGAATTATACAGAATGCAAATATTCTCGTCATCATCATGGGTGGGATGAGGTTTCGTCTGTTGATCCTAAGACGAAGATGGTTCAAATTCACAAGAATTATAATTTCAATGACTTGGTATTGAATGTTGATATTCTCCCTTCCAGTCATTGGGTTGTTGGTGAAAAATATATTTTTATGGATGCTGAATATACGCTTCTCAGTGTTGGCAACGATACGGTGTTTGTTCGTGGCGGTCCCGGTAATCGTGAAATCGTCCGTTTGAAATCTACCAACTGGATTCGAAAATAACCATTTGCTTTTCACCAGTAATTACCATATAAATCATTTTTCAATAGGAGAAATCATAATGGTAATTACTGGTGAATTTGCAAATAACATTCCAGAACCAATGTCTGATACGTTGACCATTACTATTAACGAAGGTACGGAATTCGAAATCGATTTCGATCCGGTTGTCGCGCTTGAGGATGTGACTGTAACTTTCACCGGAATGGTTTATCATACCAATCCCCCACAGATTGAGATTGCATCCATCATTGGTGAATATAAAAAAAGCGATACGGGTTATGTCTGATGTTGAAATTATAAAAAAATATCCATTTGCCATAGAGTTCATAGATAATCCGTCTTTGGAACTACAAATGGCGGCTGTTGAATCTAATGGAAAGTCTATTCGTTTCATCAACAATCCTCCTGACGAGGTTAAACTAGCAGCCGTTAAAAATAGAAGTGATGCTATTCAATATATTGATAATCCGTCTGAAGAGATGCAATTGATAGCCGTTAAAAACAACATTTATGCTATTCATTATATTAAAAATCTATCTGAAAAAGTACAACTTGAGGTCGTAATGAATGATATCAATTGTATGGAGTATATATCTAACAAACATCCGAATGTTATTGAATATATTAAAATGCGACTTGGTCTAAAATAATCCCTTGACATTATTATTGATTACGGTATAACTCAATCATCAAAACCTTAAAGGAGATTGTTATGACGACCGTACAAGAAATGTCTGGTTTTATTGCATTGATTGATGAACATCCTGTAGATCACGCATTTGGTACTTACATCATTGCGTCTTCTATTGGTGCAATGACCGTCAAAGCTGCCAACTACACCAAGGCTGGTGTTAAGCTTCCTTCCAATTCCAAGAAGCCTGCCTTCCTCCTGAAAGAAAATCATTCGATCACAAAAGTTCGGCGGTAATTAATATGAACGCGATCAAAGGATTTACTGCGGTTGACAATTTCCCCACCGTCCCGGTGCAGGTTCGCGTAGTTGTTTATTACCTCGAAGGTTTTAATTGTTGGGTTGTTGACATTCAACATAAAAACAAATTGGATGAATGGTATTCGGACAGTGATCCGTTTAGATCAACGGACAAGAAAGATTGTCTCGATTATTATGAAGAGTTGAAAACCGATAAGGTTTATACAAACTTAGTCGAAATAATCCCTTGACATTATTTTTTGATGGTATATAACTAAACCATCGAAACGAACAGGAGAACGAAATGCTTATTCATATGATTGTAAAGTACGAAAAGCCGTATGACGAAAATCTTATGAGTAACGTCAAGCCCTTCGCGTCTCTTGATGTTGCAAATGGTTTTGCACAAAAATTGAATGATAAGCGTTCTGATGAGGATCATCAGAATTATGTTGAATATGCGGTTGAATCGTACAACCTCGGATAAGGAGAAACAAAATGGAAGTTAAGTCTGGTAAGTTCAATTTTCTCGTCAAGATCGAAAATGGTGAACGCAAGTTCATTAAGGTTGATAAAGATTATGGTGATCTTTATCTCACCAGTTCGCCTGCGCCTATCAACGAGGACGATTTGGTTTATACGATGAAGGAACTTCAGAAGGTTGAACCGCGTGAAATGCATGGTCAGCGAGGCGAAAAGTCTTGGGCGGTTCAAGCTAATATCCATCGGGTTTCTGAAATGAACTGGAAGAAAGACACCGCTGAATTTGAAGTTAGCCTTCTCGAGGTTGATTTCGACACCGTTAAGGTTTCTACCGTTTGGACTTGGAAGTTCAAGACCGATCTTGAAAATGCAAAGGTAGAACTTGATAAGGAGTAATAAATGAACTGGCTTACAAACATCAAAGAATTGAGAATTGGAGACTACCTTATCCAGACGACAGGTGGTCAGTATATGGCCGGTTATACTAAGAATGATTCATCTGGAGTTCGGCATTTTGTATCCAGCGACGGTTCTTGGAGAATTGAAACGGCTGATATCAAAAGGTTCGTTGAAATCGAATAATTATTTTAGAAACAAATCTGGTTGATTTTTATCTGGATTTCTTCTTACACGGTGTAAATCAAGGAGAACATAAGTTTTTGACTTATGTTCTTTTCCGTTTTCATCATTGATATATTCTTCAAACACTGCGGCTTTATATCCTTTTGAAACGAGGAATTCATAAAACTGTTTCCCCAAATCACCCTCAAAGAATTGCCACACTTCTCTAATATTTCTTGATTGTTGCCATTCTGGAGAATCATTATCCCCAAGGTAATCAATAAATTCTTGAATGATTTGTGAATTATCCAAATCGATTAATTCTTTTTTGGTGACGGATAAATCATATGTATCAACATCACCATAGATAGCGGATATTTTTGGATTATTAGAAAAGAACACACCGTATCTCGTTGAATCATAGTCGCCAAACGTATGTGAATTATTTCCGGTATGCCCGATTTTAAAACGGCTATGATTATTACGGCTGCCGTGATAAACTTTGATACCTTCAGATAAATCTTGCCATTTCATGATGAATCCCTTTTAATGATATTTATAAGTTGACTTTTAGAACACGTCATTATAATATTTTCTCTAAGTGTTCGATGCAATTCGAATTGACGTATACTGAACCGAATAGCGGCGTGAAGCCATCAGCCTTCGGAATGGAGAATATTGATGAAACCCTTTAATGGGATAACATTGGTATATTGCCCATCGAACACTTTTAAACAAAGGATTTAAAATGGAAGTAAAATTTGGTGAAGGTAAAACGGAATACGGTCCCGGCGTAAGTATTACTCTTGAAGGTTGGGAGGTTGCAACCGCAATCGATGCTTATCTGGTTGCTCACGGCATCCACATTAGCGGCGCTCGTACTATTAGCGTAAATGATGAATTATGCGAATATGGTCGTATCTATGTAGACCCATCGGGGTTTGTAATATCTGATGGGGATAAAATTTCTGGTCGAGGGCCAGAACAATCATCTGGAAGATTTAAATGATTCGCAGTATGATTGTATCCTATCATTATGACAAAGATATTGTCGATGGGGACGCCTGTTGGTCTGAAACCGTTATTGATAATGCTAATTTGGTTTCATTTGAAACTCTAAAAGACGCATTGGATAATTTAATCAATCTTGATTACATGAAAGTTTCATCACCAAAAGACATAGAACTATGTTCAACCCTTATTAGAAAGTCGTGTCTGTTTGGGCCAGCATTATACATTTACACCAATGATGTGCGACTTAAAAATTTACCATCCCCATATATTGTTGATTACTCGCCTGACTATAATCGTTCATTTATTGTGTATAACCGGATATATGGACCTACCTCTGCTGACGGTATCCAAATGACAGAGGAAGAATATCAACACCATCCGAATATTAAAAAGATGGCGATGGAATTAATTGTCTCGGATAGTTATCATGCTTAATACCAAAAGAATTAAACAGTTAATAATTAAAAAAGATAAAGAACCGTTAGGTAGTTCTATTCATATGGTATATTCTGATTTAATATCGTTTTCGAATATATTCGATGTTCTAGAAAACATATCATTCCCCACCGTTCACTATATCGATGATATCCATAATCTGATATCTTTATCAAATATTATTGCTTATAAATCTCGGAGGGGGAAAGCCCTTTACATTCTTACAAATCAAAAAATAAATAACCTCCCTATAGAATACCACGTAACGTATGATGAAAATTTTCAAAAGTCGGTCATATATTTCAAAGGCTTAACCTATCCAGATATGGATAGCGCCATTCTTGAAAACGAAAACGAATATCAGTTGCATACAAATGCTAATATCCTAATGGCAGAATTTGTTCTCACCGATAAGTTTAAGGATTGATATGTTAGTACAATACGTTACCGCTCAAATGTATACGGATGGAAAATATTTTCTATCCGATACGGCTGATCTTTTTGGATTTGATTCGGTTGTAGACGCCGTTAATAATATATCTATTCAAAACTCAAAGATTATTTTAGATAGTAGCGATATAAATGATCTCTATGAAGATATGAAATGCAGTTTGGGCAGAACAAGTAAAAACCCGTTTGTGATTTATACTAACAATAAACGTTTTATTTCTATATGCAAATCATTAAATGCAAATTCAATTCTTACATATAATAAAGATTTCTCTACTAGTTACCTATGTTATAACGGAATAAACCCCTCAACTGATGGCGCAATTCTTGCTCGCAAAAACCAATGGTTTATAAATCCCCTTATAAAAAATATGGCGGTGGAGATATTTTTATAAATTAATGCTTGACACTAAATAAAAATATGGTAGTATGCGCTTAGTCAAATAGCTCAACCCGGTAAGAGCGGCCTATAACCAAGGGAATGATGATGGTTCAAATCCATCTTTGACTACAGCGATGGAATTTCTGAAGACGCCGGATGTACGCGCCACGTTATTTCATCATAAAGAGAGGGATTTTCAAATGAAGATCATTTTCAATCGAGGGCGAGATTAACTAAGGTTTCTCGCCCTTTTCTTTCTCAAAAATTCTTGTTCAGTTAATTGTTCATTGTCAATGACATATCGAACATAACCGTCTGGTCTCGTTTTAACTGGCCTGTCAGTGTGATGCAAAAATTCAAACATATAATTTTGAAGTGTCGCTGGGACGATAGTCGCATCTGCTAAATCAGTCCACGTATATGCTCCTAAATCATTCTGACATGCTGGAAAATCTTTTCTACCAAAATATCCATAATACCAATATTCATAGCCTGTTTTATGTATACGGGCTGGCCCATCTATTCGATGAAGATAACCGTGTACCCAATATTCATAGAACTGTTCTTTATGGTTTACGAATGCAGGGCCATCTTCGCGATGTTTTAACCCATTATGGAACCATATTTGTGCGCCGTCATCATTTATAACCGCTGGTCCATCTGGATTATGTAAATTGCCATCTGCATTTCTATATTCGGTGCGACCGGCTAAATCAATTCGAACGATAGTCACGATCAAACTCCTGCTCGGTTATGTAATATTTTGCATTCGGTTTCTCCCCACGCGGTCCAACATTAAATGCTTTATAACCGCTTGGATCAGAAATATACGGGCCATTAGGGTTCATTGGTCTACCCTCAATGCACCATACATATTTTCCCGAATTATATTGAAAGGCTGGTACGTCATTATTGTGCGGGATTCCACGTTGTGTGCTTGTATGACCAAGCAATGAAACCAACCCGTCTTTATTGTTTACAAATGCAATCATTATTATTATCCAATAAATATTAGCAAATGTATTTAGAGATTTCAAAAATGTTAAAAGAAGCAACGGCACCATACGATAATCCAGACATTGAATACGGTTTGATGACGTTGGATGAATTCTATAAATCCCGAAATCCTGATGGAAAATGGCATCCAGATTCCGCGTATAAATCAAGCGTTGCATCATTGAACAACGATTACAGTCGAACAGTTATTTTTACAGATCATAATACCCGTTCATACAGAAGTGTAAGTAGATTATCATTTGATGCAATTGTTAAGAATAAAAAAGGATATTCTTTTGAGCGCGGTGATGATGTTATTGCTGTTATCTCTGGCGACACTCTTTATTACACAAATAAATTTAATCCAAAAAATATTCCATTTAGATTTACAAATAGGGATAATGAAGAATTCGATATTGATCCTTCCAGATTACAACAGGTGAAATATATCACTGATTATGTTGCAATGATTGATCCTGCTGTTGAGGACAATCTTGATGAATTCCCTAAAATTCTTCAACACATTAAAATAGGTGGAAAAGATTTCACTGTAAGAACCACGCCGAAATATGGAAAGAATAATGGGGCGGCGATTGCCATTTTGAATTCAAATGGCTTGGTTGTAGCAATGGCAACCAATGAATGGGGAACGACCTTGTTACAAGTTGCGGGCGAATATTCCGGCCTTGGATTAGGTAAAGTCATCGGAAAATATTGGTATGATGTAAATCCTGAATTTGGTTCTGGTGGGTTTACACAATCTGGTTATAACAATGCAAAACATATTTGGGCTGATCGCGTACGCAAATTATTAGAAAATGGTTGGTACACCGAATTAGTTAAAGCTGGCAAAATAACTCGTGAAAAAGTAAAAGAAATTATTGCCGATCTTCCAGCTAAGAAAACACCGCCTAAGTCTGAAGAGCAAATCAAAGCAGAACCTCTTGTATATGCGGATGGAACCTCATTTATAATTTATGATCGCAAGTTTTTCACTGATCAAGATGAGAAATATATTTACGCATATGGATTTTATCGTGGCACCGAGGACCATCTGTTCCTTTATCGTATTGATTACGACAAGGGTTATAAAAAGATTGCAACTCTTGTTGCGTTGCAAATGGCCTATGACGAAGGCGACACCGTTATTGATGTTAGTTCGGAAGCTTCAGACTTTGTCGAATATGATGGAATCGACAACATCGAGGTAATTAATGGGGATATCCATATTAACGCACCATTGATGAAGCTTAATGACTTTTCCAAATTAGAAAAACTATTACGTAAAAATGCCGATCCATATTCGGAAATTTATAATCAATTAGTTGAAATGGCCGAATCTAAGTGGGCTTGACATTCTAAAATATTTCGCCCATAGTCTCTTCCAAAATAGGAGAGATATATGGATATCACTATGGAAATTTGGGCCGTATTTCAAACAAATGCATTTTGGTATGGAATTGTTCTTGGCACTGCTTGTTGCATAAGTGCATTTATGTTTTATACGGATGGGTCATTTATTCCTGCCCTATTAATGGCCTCATTGTCTGCATTTGGTTATTATATCTGGTTTGATTACAACAGTCTTGCGATTTACACTTATCTTGCCATCGGCTCTCTTTGGTACATTTACAACATTAAAGATTATCAATCAATTTTGCACGGTACAGCAGGATTACTGTTGTGGCCGTTCGATATTATTGTCGTTCTTTTTCAAGTAGGCGATGATATATAATGGAACCTCTTACTATCCTTTTTAGTGTCATATCAATTCTACTTCTTTGTGGAGGATATGCGATGTATCGCGAGGAAGTTCCCGTTGGTGCTTTCACGATGGTATTTTTGTCATTCTTGATCGTTTATCCAGAAATCAAATCTGTTTTTTATGATGAACATTTCACAACTCTTTTTCTTTTGGGATATAACGCCATTGGTGTTGTTGTATTCGTGTATATTACAAATACAGACAAGAAACTGAGATCGCTGGAGAATTCATTAATGGCGATGTTTCTTTGGCCGTATGAAATCGTAAAGAGGATGTTATCTAAAAATGTATGAACCGAATCACGAAATAGTCACTGGTATCTTAACTGGCGGGATGATAGTTGCGGCGATCATTTTCTATAATCTTGAGATGCGCGTCATTGATGGGATTACGTTTAGTGTTGCGTGGATTCCTTTATTTTCATCAACACCAGAAACATTTAACTTCATCTACGCCGTTTACTTTTACGCTATTTATTTTTATATCGGTCTGGTCTTTGCATCTATTATGATGTGGCGAGATATTAGGAATAACAAGAATAATTATAATAACGTTAAAGGAAGTGAAATAGAATTATTCAAATCATACAAACGGTTCAAGTCATTTAACGCGGAACGGTATAATGAGTTTAAGCTATACATTCACGACAAATATTTTCTATTGGATTGGGAAAACTTTTTCATTAATTGGTTAGGATGGCCGCTTGAACTTCATAGGAAACTATTTCCCAAATCATTGTTTTCTCTATTCGAGGATCACAACAAAGTAAGACCTATTGAATCTTTGAAACGTTATTTTTATCGAGACCAATTTTAGGAGGTGGTTATGGAAGTAATCTTTTTTATTACAGCAATTTTTACTATCGGTCTGGCAACATTTGTTTTCAGGGAACGTAGTTATTGGTCCTCCAGTGTATTCGTGGGGATTTCTCTTGTATTTGCCCTACCATTATTTCCTAGTATTTGGGAAATCCCTGATTATGTGTGGGTGATGGCAGGGTTAATCTACCTCGTTGTTGGTTATGCTCTGTCAAGGTGGTACACGTCACTGATGAAAGACCACAAGCTCGGTGATGCTATTGGTTCGCATGTTTTGTGGCCGTTGATCATCTGTTCTATTATTTTAGGAACGCTCGAGGATATCGCGAATGATATTTACGGAATAAAATGATCACATTTTTCAGCCTTTTTCTTTTTTATTTCGCATATGACTTTTATCGGTACGGTTATTTCAAATCGTCTGCGTTTTGTTTTTACTTACCGATATTAGTTTTCACCGTAGAGTTCATTGACTACGCCTCCTTTGTAGGATATGGTTTAGTCATATCTCTAACCATTGGTTATGTACTGGCTATCGGATATTGTATGCTGCGTTTAGTGTCTTCAAAAACATTAAGTTTCGCATTGGTATTAATGTTCCTATGGCCGATTGCATTGTTTGGTTATATCGTAAGGAAACGCACATGAAAGCATTTATCACCTCGGCTATGTTGTTTGGAATTTCCCTATTCCTTTTTAATTTGGTGGGGCCGTTCATTAACTTCGATCATATTGTTGTAACGTCTCTCATAATCTTTATTATATTCGCTTGCGGGATTATGGTATTAATAACTCCATCACACGGCTTTTTTTTCGTTGCCTTGATATTTTGTATATTTGCATTAATATTCCTCGTTATCATTAACGCCTATACTGGTTTTAAATTTTTAGATTTTAACACTCTTATGGTTGTATCGTCATACGTGGTAATGGGTTGTAGTATTAGCATTCTGAATGGGTATTTTACCTTTAACATAAAGTACGCGGACATAATGAATGATGGCTATTACGTTCGGGAATATAAGCGTCGGTATAATGTTAAATCTTTTAATTCCGAGGAATATCACAATTATATGATGCAAGTTGAAAACAGTTGTCATCCAAAAGATAGCTTTCCTTCTATTTTTTGCTGGCCGTTTCTAATTGCGAAATACATCGCACTCATCATTTACCGTTGTTATAAATCTATTCGTTCGATTAACGTAAGTGGTGTACAGAATGCCTATAGAAAAATTTTAAGGAGTTTGTACCAATGAAGAAATTTTGGTATATCATTGCTGCAATCGTTTATGTTGGTATTGGTATTTGGGGATATCAGCAGATACCTGTCGATCTTAACTATTCCCATTATATGTGGCCTATCGCTTTTGGGATTATGCTTTTTTCCTTTAACGGGGCGGGGGAGAATCCTTTTAAATTTGCATCATCGATTTTTTCAACTCTTATCGTTATAATACTACCGTCAATATCGTGGTTGAACGGAGTTCTTGATAAATCACAAATATTCGGATGGGTGTATTTCATCTCTTCTATATATGCTACCGGAACGGTCGTCTATCTTGGTATCATCATGAGTCCATTGACGTATTTTATGGCTATTCGAAATCAGACCAATGAATTCAACGAAATCAAAGATTCACATATGTCTGGATTCAAACGTGAATATATGTTTTCATCATTTAATTCGCATTATTATAAGTTATATGTGCAAGATGTTAATGAAAATTATTTTGATATCAGTCCTCTTACGATTTATACCAATTTTGTCGCGTGGCCGGTTGACATTATTAAAGTTATGATCTTAGATAATTCTGAAGGTCTTCTTTTCGCTATGGGTAAGGTACGGGATTTGTTATTCTTTCCGAGTGATTTTATTAAGAAAAAGGTAAGGGGTTTTTAATGAATGAATTTTGGATATTAGTTGCGATAATGAACGCCATTAGTCTTATTATTGCAATTTGTATATATTTTCTTAGTAAAGACGGCGAGGTTCATTTTGTTGGCATGGTTATAATGATGTGGACATTCTCACTCCCCTTTATGACAGAAGACGGTGGTATTGATACATATCCACTTATTGTCGCAATTGGGGTTTATATTTTGTGTTGCGTCATATCGTTTGTCATTCATATGATTATGCATACCCGTAGCGCTAAAGAATTAATAAAAAACGAACAATCCACTAATATAGAATATTACAAATTTTGCCACGGATTTGAATCTTTTGATCCTGTGTATTATAAAAAGTACAACGACGAGATTTATCAAAAATACTTCAAGATGTCTGGTGTTGAAATTGTTCGTTGTTTATTCTATTGGCCGGTTTTGCTTATTGTTGTGCCGATTATGGCGGTCGTTTACTTTGTAAAGGATATACGTTTTCCAAAAATTAACTTTAATATTTTTGATGTTATTATGCGGAGGATTTTTAACAAATGGATTGGGCATTAATATTTCTCTGTTACTTATCGATAGGGATATTATCGTGGCACCATATGTCAATGATTATCAATGTATGTGATATCAAGGACAGCGAATCAAGGCTGGTTCGAAATGCTAGAAAATATATCATAAAGAATTACCCTATTGATGAACGTTTTTTTAACCAAGAAAAACTGGAAACATATGTACAAGAACATGGAAAAAAGGTAGGGTATAATCCAAAGATAGGCATTCGGATTACTATGATAATTCTGTGGCCTGTTCTTATATTTTTGTTTTCAATATTACTCTTAACAGCAAGGAAAAAATAAATGGAATGGATTTATTTACTTTACGTAGTGGCGGCAATATTAATCGCTATCAGTTTCGCTATCTATTCAACAACCGGTGATGAAAAAGAATATAGCGGTGCAGTCCAACTATATGCATTCGGTATCGTATTAGGGTGGGCTGTATACGAACGGTACATTCCGTTTTGGGGAGATTTTCCCGATGTTAGTTACTTGTTGTGGATTGGACCACTTTATCTTACGGGAATGGTTGTAGTTTTTGTTATAGCCACATCTGTCATTGTATATGGTGCTCTTGACCTCTATAAGAAAAATCGTGATGGCTTTATTAAGAATTTTCTTGCGCACCATAATGCCTCGTCATTTGACGCTGATTTGTTGGTTCGTTATAACAGGGATGTCCGTTCTAAATTCTTTCAATTTAATCGGGATTACCTCACAGCATCCGTGATTATGTGGCCGTCTTTCTTACTTGTTCAGGTTGGTTGGTTTACAATGAACCTCGTCAAGTCAATGCGTTTTATCGGTAATATCCCTGAACGCATTGTTATGAAGGTTATTTCCAAAAAATTCAACGAAATTCAATAAGGATATTATCATGGAAAAGTTACCTTATTCTGGTAGAACTACCAGTCATTCTCATAAGTTTGATGATTGGACATCAAAGCCAGCTGATGGTGGGCCAGCAGTCCGAACCGCTACCGTTATTGAAGCACAATGGTCTATGATGCCCGTCGAAGTATACGAGGATGTTCAACGCCTTTGGAAGTACTTAGGACTCGGTAATGATAATTATTATTACTCGTTTACTATGAACGACTATTACGAATTGGTATCTTCTACAAGTGAAGACAGAGATGATGATGATCTATATCAACAAAACGGCCCAACGGTTGAACAAATGAAAGCTAAAGTTGGCATCCCGGTTGAATTTTGGCTTTGGGGTGAAACCGATGCGGAAAAAATTGGTTGGGTAAGAGACATTTCAAATCTCCCATATCTAACCCAATGGCTTGAAGAACAAAACTTTGATCCGAAGATGAAATTACTTTTACATTACTGGTGGTAAAAAGTTCTTGACATTTTTTTGCGATAGTGTAAAACGATATCATATCAACCGTAAGGAGATTTGAATATGATTATTGTTTACGCTATCGCAATTGCATTTGTAAGCCTCGTTGTTTACGAATACGCGAAGTATTCAAAGAAATTTACGGATATTATTTAATATGGGATATAAGCTTTATTCACCATCGGAGAATGTTTTCTATATGCCGGGGATTTCAACTCCCTTGCGTCCAGAAAAATACGTCATCGGTTCATCTAAAGATTCCGTAATTCTTGCCCTATGCAATGCGGTTGCTAATAAAGATGAATACCCGGCATTTCCATCTGACCTGTGTGTATTAAATGAGGTGACCGATAAGACAGAAAAGATCAGATGGGATTTGATTAATCTGTTTTTCAAATATCCAGAAGTGCGTTACAACAAAGACATCATTGACTTTTTCAAGAAAGTCGATGACGTGGGCGCAGGTCTTGTCGTTTATGCCAATAGTTTCTTTAACCCATCTATTGAACCGACATTCACTGCTAAGTGGTCGTCTGTAACTTATTATTTTTACGACGAGTTAAGTATTGGCTTGCAAGTTGCGATGGTTAACAGCGAAGGTATTATTCGGTTTGTCGACGTAGAACAATGTAAGGGTAAATTACCGTGATCAGAATGAAGTACATAAGAAGTGCTTCACGCTGGTTTTCATCAGCACCAGAATGGACCGGGGAAGGTAAACCTGTTATTATTTTTTCAGGTAGCGTCGATATTACAACCAACAATATTTCTGACATATTCCCTGTTTCTAAATCGTCCTCAGATTTTTATTTGACCTTTAGTACATCTGAAGGATTTCATTTGAAAATAAAAGATGGTAAACTATTTTCCAATATCACTTTTTTTGACGTTATTAGAATTGTTGAGGGGTTTTGAGTTGATTGGAGTTAAATTTTTACTTTCGCATTATACAACGACAACGACTCATATCAATGCGAGTAGCGAATTCAATAAAAAATTTTGGATAGGCGATAAAGGAAAGATAGGCGATATAGTATATACCTATCAAGGATCAACATATATGCGGTCCCTTGAGATTTCAGATTTAGTTCCTATCGGAAACGTTCCACACGGAATCAAAATAGTATTAAATAGCGAAAACATTTATCATCTTACCGTAATTAAAACCGGAAGTGTTGAGTCTATAATTTGTAAAACTTGGGGCGAATTACTCTCTGAAGTAGAACAGTTGAGGTAAAAATGTTCATTACCTATACCATAAAAAAGCCTTCTTGGTTAACAACTAAATGGGTTAAATTACCAACAGATGAAGAACAATTTTGTTATTACAATGTTATTTCAGTAATAATACCAAACGACAAACATCGTATATCGTCTCTTGATATATCAGATTTATTTCCTTCTGTTGCTATAGGAAAAATGTTAGAGGTAAAGAGTTGCGAAGGCGGTTACATTGTCACCGTATGGAATGATAATGATATAGCCCGTGAAATCCTCCCTGATTTTCCAAGTATTATGGAATTTATTAAGGTCAACACATGATAGTAGCAAAGAGGTTATTCAAAAGTAATAATATTCCAGAAGATCGCATATGGCACGGCAGAAAAGATTTAGACGATGCTCTTACGTATCAATGGTTAACATATTATAGTTACTCCAAAATATCGTTGGAAGAATCGTTTGACATTTCTTATTTTTTGCCTATTAATAACATGTCAGGTAACGTAACGTATTTCGTATACGATAACGACCGATACTCGTTTAACACTTTTGATGATTTCCATCAAAAAATCGTAAGAATAAAAAGTAATAGTTTTCAGGAAATGTTGGAGGCGATTGAAAAATTATGATTTTGTCTGGTAGACGGTTTCCTAAAGAACATATGACCATTGATCGTTTTTATACAACGTTCGGTAATGGATGGATTGGTGATAAAACCATTCATAATAAAGACACTTATTATAACATGTATTCTCGAGGCGATACTGTCCGCTCTTTTAATCTTAACGATTTTTTACCAATGATAAATTTAAATTTGGATAATGTAGAATTTACTATTGATAACGGCGGCTACACCAAACAATATAATATGGTTGTGTTTGCACGTACAGAAGAAGATCACCTAGAAGAGGGAACATATACTTATAATAGTATCATCGAGGTAATTGAAGCCCTTTATAATTGGAGAGGTATTGTTTAATGTTATTAGCTGGCCGTTCAATCTACAGTTCGATGAAACAAATCCAAGAAGATTATTCTCGTGGATGGGTTGATAATAATAGAGATTTCAACTCTTTTACTCATTTCTTTTCAGTGTATGTAGACCGTGGGGAAACCATACGGTCTTTTGATTTAACAGATTTCTTTCCGTTTTATATTGATGGAGATTTGGGGAGTATTTCTATTTTATATGAAGCGGCCAACAAGAATGGTTGTTGGATTATTGAAAAGAAAATAGGTCAAAAAATTGGCGACACCGCAAGCTACACTACCAAAGAAGTTAACTATCTGATTGAGATTGAGGAATTTTTAAATGAAAGATTATGAGGTAAGAAATTTTGATATTGATGAAAAATTTCTAAATCTATTTGATGGGGAATGGATAACTAAAAAACCAATAAAAGGATGTTATTATAGCGTTGGTATATATACCCCATATAGAATATTACGTTCAACGGATGTTAGTGATTTAGTCCCAATGAATAATTCTACATATTTTAATTTCGATTGCATAGATGGTCATTATTGTTCTTTTGACATCAACAACTATGGACACCGTTTCGATTTTAAGCTATTTTATGACGTAGTGCATTATAAAAAATAAATGGAGTCACGGTATGGATTTTGAAAATGTTACCAATCGTATTATCAATATGGTCCGTGAAAGAATCGATACCGGTGTTTACGAGCATTATAGCTTTTATTATGATAGCAGCGACAGTGTGAATGTATCCCTTGGATGGTTCAAATCCGCAACGTTTGGTTTAAGTGATGAAGTTTTCTTTTTCTATGTTTCCCGGTTTTGGACTACGTACTCCATTGAAGTAAGTGACGAAGTAAAGAATGAATTTACCGAGTACGTCCATCAAGCAAAACACAATGCATCCAAACAAAAATCCGTCAATGCACAATCCCGACGCGAAAAATTCTTTAAATCGTTTCTCTAATAAAAGGATAATCTGATGAAAACCGCTGACATCGTAAATAGCCTCAAGGAAATTTTTGGTTCTGACGGAAATTGGAAACGCCTTTCCAAAAAGAAGTCACCGTTTAAGTCTGCATGGCGAAATGCAGTAAATGTTCGCGAGTTTGAAAACAAAAATGATGGTCGGCGCATTTTTCATTTTGAGGAAGTAAGCGATTCAACCGAGGTGTCTACGGCATCTGCATTTTATACTGGTGGAGATATTATCTATTCATACGTACTCGATCCTAAGGAATGTTTTGTTACGTTTATCATCGAGGATAAAGAGATTTTTGATCTAACGGGAAATATCACCGAACTTGGTAATTTTATCGATGTTATTAGAGAAGTAGATTTTGACCGGTATGGGATGCTTCCTAGAGAAAATGGTATTGGCGTAGACGCTCTTAAGTTTGAACCTGTAATGAAAGCGTTGGCTCCTTATACGAAGGATGATCGTATTCTGGATGTATTTGCAAATATTACAAATACAAAGACGGATGATATTCAGAAATTCAATGGTCTTATTGAAAATAAGATTTATTATGAGGTTGTCAACGGAAGTATTAAGTACTTCACCGATTCAACTAAATCCCAACAGGTTCTCCTTCCTGATGGTTTCTGGAATCTCGTTGGCGTCGACCTAACACTTGACTCTAAAACTTATAACTACATTGTAAATGAACGTACCCTTGAAATGCACGACCACTTCATTGAAATCGGTGGTGTAACATCCGTTACTAATGACGAACGTGTCAAGGTTATTGTTAATACGTTTGGTGAAGCTAATTGGGTTGCGGGAGCACAATCGATCAGTGCTCGCACCACTATTTCTGGTAAGCCTATTAATGTTGTAGAATTCACCGAGGTAGCATCTGGAACTAAAATTCAAGTTCTTGATGATGGAAAACATATTGCCGCGTGGAATGGTGTCAAGTTCTCGTATGCCCTTAATTTTTATTGGGATTTGATTCTCGTTATTGACGACACTGTTGTTGTGAATGATAAAAAGGTAATGTCCAAAAATCTTCATATGTTTATTAAGCATATGCTTGATAATGACATGAATGGTGTGTCTTTCAAATATCACGAAGATACTAATCTTCTTATCGTTTCCAATTATGATGCGTTCAAGTCCATCATTAATTCTCCTATTGCCGTTGAAAGCCGGAAGCTCACGAATGTTTTTTCCAAGGAAATGTTTGGTTCTGTTCGTGACAGTACCATTGATGATTGGAATGATTTCTTCTTTGCTGAAAAATGGTATTTTGATTTTGATGATGATGATGGTGATTGCATTATGTTCCACCATTCTCCTGAAAATAAAGACGGGCTTATGGATCAACACGTAAGTGACGCGTTTGCAAAGAGAGGGAAACCTCTTCCAAATTGGCTTGATGAGGTTTGCGAAAATATGTTTGAGAGTGACAAATCAAAAAAGGAAACAATTGCTCAACTCGAGGCTCTCGGTTTCGTTTACTCTAAGGAATTGCTACATTGAGTATCGATCCTTCAGAATGGAAACATAATATTGATTTTGATGTTTCTGTTTTTGGTCTTATGGCGAGTATTGGATATCTGGAGATCAGGGGGATGATTAATATCCAACTCGATACTTTAGAGTATGGGATATATCTAGATTACAAGATAATGGAAACAAGAAAAACGTTTGGAGAGGCACTTGCCAGAGTTTATAAGCACGCCGGATTTTGATTTCTCGATTCATTATGATCCGCATCGAACCGATTCTAAATCTGGTTGGTTTCTGCGTCGGGATAAAGAAGTCATCTTCATTGATGACTTCACCGACATATTTCCCGTAACATTTAAACGTGATATTTCTCATTATGACAGTATTACGATCTATGAAGATTTTGTAGCTATCAATAAAACCGGCGAGATATTCATAACTTATAAAGATATGGATTGGGTTTTCTATGGGAACTAATGTCTATATAAAATCCGATACTGCCAGTTCTATATTACGTAGTATGTCGCATTCAGATTTTGTGACAGAAAGTTTGACAACATCTTCATATGACGACCATGTCCTCCTTATGTTGGTAGGGAAAGAGTCGTTTATGTCTAAACTCCCCGAAGATGTCTTTCCAATTAAACATATCCCTCTTAATATTTCCGTGTGGTATGAAATTAATAACAGTACGTATGTGGTATGTGACAATCATAACATTCTTATACCATTTACATCATTCAGAGAAATGGTGGAGTTTTTAGAATGCAAGGAATGATGATGTGGGTAACTGTTTATAGCAGAGCCTATGGTGGTGGCCTCCTATGGTTGGATGACGAGCCACCATCTATCGATTCCATAGTCTATGTATGTGAAACAGAGCATCAAGACTATTTAATGATTGCAAGCTCAGATATGACCAATTTCATTCCTGTTGTTATTGATGATATGTCTCACATTGATTATGTGTTTTATTCGAATACGTTAAAGACTACCGGTCGACGTGATAGAGGTGAACAGATTAAATTTAATAGTATATTAGAATTAGAGCCACTTGTTACCAAATTGAAAGAAGATGATAATGACAATGATAATGATATTCGTTAGAATATATGATAGCTTTTGGGAAAATCGTGAAGATATACAATGGATTTCAAAACCTTGTTATGGAAATTTAATGTATTTCATGCATTGTCCTGAAGATTCTTATCTATATCTAAGTAGCGCAAACCTCAGTGATTTTATCCCTGTATCAGCGACGTTTCATCGTGAAATGGATATTAGTTTGACTTATATCACCCTTTTTGGTAATGTAGAAACTATTAGATATAGAAGCATATCGTCTTTGAGTGATATTTTGAATAAGGTAAAACCCGCATATGCTCAGTAAACGTCGAGTTTGTAAATTAGTAAAACAAACAATGGATAATGCTATTTGGAAATCAGACGTTCCAGTGGATGGACAATTTTATCTATTTTACAATCATTCCTTGGGAAAGTTTATTTGTTCTATTAATATCAGTGACTTTTTACCTTTCATTGACGATGAACTTAAACCGGATGTAAGTTTTGATATTCAGAATAATACAGTTTATATCCTAAAGGGGTTACGCAATAGGAAATCGTTTTATAGCGTTGCAGAACTTTTTGAAATTTTAAAGGCTTGAGTTATGGCGATATATAAAAGAAGAAACGATAGCCATTACAATGCGTATTTTTCGAAATATGAATATTTTACGTGGTTATCAGCCATGCCTGAATATATGGATTTTTTCTTCTATATCCAGTTAGGTAATAAAAATTATTTGGCAAGTTGTAACTTAAATGATTTTCTTCCTATCAATTCATGTCCAGATCACTCTATTAATATAGAACATCTAAACGGCGGTTATTCTTTACAAACCTTCATTGACGCTGGTTTCGAATGTGTTGCTTTTGGTGATTTTGATTCCGTTTTAAGAAAGTTAGAAGATGCTCATTAAAACCTATATAATGTCAGAAAAATTTTTTACAAATGATCGGTTAGTGTGGTATTCAACGAAACCTGATTTTGGTGATCAGTTTTATGCTGGTGGGTCATACTTGTCTAAAATTCAATACCCTATTCCCTGTTCTACTCGCTTAGATGATTTCATACCAATTACCAACACGTCAAAAATATTTAATTGCTGGCCTTCTCTTGGAGATTGTATCTATAATGGAAAAGAATTTACATATAATGGAATCTGTGACTTGGTTAACATAATGCACAAGGTGAATGATGATAAACTTATATAAACGTATCATGGATAATTTTCTCACAGAGAGGTCGGACGTTGTATGGATTTCTGAAAAGCCTCAAATCGGTGAGGACGTTTTTCTGTATTCGTCAACAAAGTCTCTCATAGGTTCTAAAAACATTGACGACCTGTTTCCAATGAACAGTGAATTTAAAAAACACGAATTCAATTATGACGGCTATAATATATCATTTTCACATTTAAGAATTCCTATCCACGCGAAAGGTCTTCACGGTTTCATAGCAGCTATGTATCGCAACAACCCGAATAATTGGAAATAATAAATGTTGTACAAGAGAACAAAAATTTATGGTGCAAATTGGGTAAGTGAAAAACCCGCTTATGGAGTACCTGTGTATTATAAAGGAGTTGGAAGTCATCAGTTGTTAGGTAGTAGATTTTTATCAGATTTTATCCCAATCAATGATGAATATTCTAATCATAGAAATTTTAACATAGTTGATAATATAAACGAATCTACCTACTATTGGTATTACATAGACAATACGTCTAATGACCCTGAGGATGATAACCCAACGCTCGAATGTAAAAATGTTCAGGACATTGTTAATATATTTTATTCGGAGTGTTTTCGGTGATAAGCTTGTATGCGAGGGAAAATTATACAGGTATAGTTAGTGAATGGTTAAGCCATTTTCCTGTTAATAACCAGATGACATTCATAATCATTAACGATACCTATTCTATGGCAACAACGCGTATTTCCGATTTACTTCCTATTGATAATATCAAGTTTGAGTTCAATCTCGTAAAGGGGAAAGTAGAAATAGTTGGGTATTGTGAATTTCGCGATTTTAAAAGTATTGATCGCTCCTATTCATCTACCTCTGAAATAATAAATGTATTAACAAATTTAAACGAAGCTTTATTAGGGGGATGATAAGTGAATTTGAAACATCGATCTATTGGTGATTCTTATGCCAAGTATTGGATTACGCCACCCTCTTCTTTCGCCTATACGGAGTTGATGTTATCAATCAATAAAAGCATTTATTCGTTTGAGCTTTCAGATTTCATCCCTTGCTGTTCAATGTGTTTTTCTTTTGACGTAAAATTTTCCAAAGAACACAATGATTATATTGTTGTTATCAATGACATTACTACCGGGATAAATTTACAATTGAATATTAATGATAAGTATCATATGTTCGAAACTATTCACGAGGTTATTGATTTTCTGCACGTAGTTGATATAATGGATGAAATTCCGAAATTTTATTAAAGGATACATCATTTGTTGTGGAAACGTTTTCATTCGAGTCGATTTGTAGGTAATGACACTTTCCAATGGATATCTTCTATTCCAAAGGATGGATTGCCTTTTTATATATGCGATTCCATGTGCGGACAAGCAAATTATTATGTGTCGGCAAATCTTTATGATTTCATACCTATCGTTGGTGAAAACCTACATGACGAATGGTATATATCGTATAATGAAATTCATACATTTGGAAGAGATATCGAATATAGTTCCATTAACAACCTTGTTACAAACTTGATTATATTGTCAGAGGCTAAATTATGATTTGGAAAACTACGTTTGATGAGTGGGCGACATTACAGGATTGGAAATGGTTAGACCAATTCCCTGCGGAGGGTTCGTTTTGTTATTTGTTTGCTAATCACGTAAGTGATCAAATATGCGCTTTTAGTGACATAACAAATATTTTACCTATTGATAATGGTGATAACATGGAAAATGAAACGTATATTGAAAAAACAAATTATGGATATCGTTTGATAACTCCAAAACAAATCTTGATTAAACAAAACATAGAAACGTTATTGATGGAATTAGAAAAGTGAAAATTTGGAGACGATTGAAGTGTGATCTAGATGCCGATAGATTGATTTGGGTTAGGAAACCTCCTAAGAATTGGAAACACGCCTATCTCATAGAAAACAGCGATTTTATGACATATACCGCTTCGATTGATATTTCCGACTTTATCCCTATGGTTAACCCTAATCGCGAACCGAGGCGCTATAGTGTCTCCCGTGAGGAAATCTATAACAACTATGACGGTATGCGTACTTGTTCGGATATCATTGACATGATAGAAAAAATGTACGCTTGGGAATTAAAAACTTTTATCCCAATAAAGGAATAAAATTAATGAGAGTTAGTTTTTTCATGGGTGATTACATTGATGGCATACTTCAATGTTTATATTATGTTAATGGTAGTGTTGAGGATCATTCATCGTTATCTAATTATTTTCCATTTAATTTGGAATATAGTTTTGACATTTACATAGATAATTATTTTGGTGTACAAGCATATCAATTATTTGTATATGACAAAGATAATCATATCAAAATAGGAAACAAAAAAGATAGAACTTTCTCAGGACCAAATGGTTTTGTTAATATGATAACTTATATGCTTGAAATAGAATCTGAAATTTCAAAAATCTATTGACATTATTTTTAGATGTCGTATACTTGATCCAACAAAAGGAGATAGATATGTCAAACGTAAAGATCGCACGTGAAGTTTTCAAGCAGAACCTTGGTGGTGAACGCAAGGATGTTATCGCGAAAATTCTCGCAGCAACGACGCTGAGTGAAACGGATGCTCGCGTTTATTACCGCCGTATTCTCCTCGAGCATCATCCTGAACTTGCCAAAAAGTCCACCAAGGGTAACAAAGCTGTTGTTGCCGCACCTGTTGCAACAGTAGTTGAAAAAGCTATTGCTGTTGAAACGGTTGCTGAAAAGCAGACCGTATCTGTTGAAAATGAAATCGATGACACCGAGGTTCCGCGTTTTCTTAAGAAATCGTGGGCTAAGCTTTCTTAAGAAAGGATGAGTTCAACAGATGAAAGACATCGTTTTTTGGAAGCAAATTCATACGCCTACTAGTGTAATACAAGGTTCTTCCAACATTTGGGTGTCTGATATTCCAGATTATGGTTCGTGGATTTATTGCTTTACCTCCGGTAATGGATGTAAAGTAAGTTCTGATATGACCGATTTTATTCCATCCAATGACAAATCGCTATCGCCTTTTGAGGTTTGGAACAATACTCTTTATTCCCGAACCGACCGGCTTAGAGTTGTTGGTGATTTTAAAAGCATAGAACAGTTGGTTGATTTGATTGGTAAAAACGAATGATTTGGAAAAATAAAACAGAATTTTATATGTTTGAGACTGATGTAATCATTTGGGTGTCGGAACGTCCGAACCTCGATGATACTGTTTATTTTTGCAAAGCAGAAAACAGGAAATTGTACGGTACTATTAAAATTTCTGATTTACTTCCTATAAATGATACTGCGTTTAGGACATTCGTAATTCAAATCGATTCTCTAGATCATGTTTTTAGTACACCATATTCAACATTTGATGAACTATTAAGAATAGTAACAGCGGATGGATACTATGATTAATTTTTCTATTTACACTGTCGAACCGAAAAATCCAGAATACCAAAATGTTTTAAAAAAACTGGTTTATGTTGATAAGAATTGGTCTGGTAATTTGTATCTAATGTTTCACGGTGACTGGAAAACTGGTTCCAATGTACTTTCTGATTTGTTACCTATTCATGAAGACATTTTGAAAGAAATGTCATATATTAAAATTATAGACAATGTATTGACTATCTCAACCCCATACGAGTATATTCATAACGTATCGTCAAGTCATCGTATTGAAAACTATAATGATATATCGTTGTGTATGCAAAAGCATCTGAAAGAACGAAATTACATACATTAAATTTATGAGGGGTAAATGATATATCAAAGGAAAATGCAAGACTATTATCGCGGGAAACAATTCAAGTGGGTTTCAAGAAAACCGAATGACGGCGAATACATATTTGCTTTTTTGCATCCAAAATACTTTTTGGTATCCTCGAAGATAACCGACTTTCTTCCAACAATTGGAAAATCTGTTTATGAGTTTAATATTTCGGAAGATTTCAAACACATTGAATTTTATAAGAGCGATAATATGTTACCTGATGACTCGATTGAAGTAAAATCAATCCTTAACTTCTATGATATTATCAATCATTCAGAAACATTTTTAAGAGGTGGTGGTGAATGAACGATTGTCCAGCCATACGAGTAGCCAAGGTTGGACCGGGAAAACCTAATATGGTTTCCTATGATTGGATTTCTTATGATGAGAAAAGTCCGTGGGTTTTTGTATATACGGCTAATCTTGCATCAGACCTAATAGTATCAACGAACATAAGCGACTTTCTTCCTATTGTTATTGATAACAATTATATAACCAAGGAATCTTATATCAAGATTTACAAAGATGGAATTGAAGGAATTATTTACAGTACGTATCAAAACCGTTGGGTAGGTTTTGATCAGTTAAGGGTTTTGTTATATCTCTAAATACGTATGTCGTTCATCTTTATAGGTTTTCGCATCGTTGGCTATTATCATTACCAAGAGACCATCTAACTGGCCAAAAACAAGACCTATCATTTGGGTTTCTGATGAACCGTCTGATGATGAACCTATGTGCTTGTATGCATATAATCATGAGTCTTATATAGGCAGTAATGATATATCCGATCTTCTCCCCATATCTTCAGAAACGGTTTCACGTTTCATTGTATTTGTTGATGAAAAGAAAGTCCATAATAGGTTAACAACATCGACCGATGAGTATGAAAATATACTTCAACTTTTAGAAAAAATTTCTGTTTAAATTTTGACTTTACTTCTTTTGGCATGCTATAACTAGCTCAACGATTGATAAAAGCGAACGTTTTTAGATATCGGCCATTAGTCGTTTGAATATGTGACGGGCTGCGGAAACGAGACGCAGACTATGAATGGGGCGCTGACTACCTCGACTGCAACGAAGCTTACATTGTCCCTAAAAATCCCAGGATTGTCAATCTTAAGTGGACCGGCAGAATAAAGAATAGGGTCGCCTCTTGTGATGCAAGAGAGAAAAGGATTGAAGCAATATTTCTATCGATATAACTTCATACTGTTACCGGTAGTCTATGGTAAGGTAACAGTGCGCTTTGGGAGTACCCCTAAGCAACCGTGGATGTACGAAAGTACTAGGAAACAAGTTCAGTGCAGTACCGTCAGGTATGTCGCGCATTATTGGAATTCGGCCACCGCCAATAATGTTAAGACTTCATAGAAGGGTTTGGAAACAAATCAAAATTTACCCCCCTGCTAACTTACGCTATAGTTACTGGTCTCAGAATGAATCTGATCCAGATGCGTGGGTTAGCGGGGGGATAAAAGGGTTTGACAAAAATTATCTTATAAATTAATCGAGTAATGAATAAAGAAAAAAATATGGGATTGAATGATTATGAGAACTAATGCATTCGCTTTCGCTACATGCATAAAATTCTTTTAAATCATCAAGTAATTACGAGCATCTGCACACCTGAAGGTGTTTGATTGCTCTAATTACAAATTATTAAGAAATTTAGATTTCGAAATGAATGTAGCGTTTTGCTTTAGCAAATAAGCGAATGATATTTCGAAGAGAGATGTACGTAGTACATCTGAAATCCTAGAGTCCTTTCAGGAATTATGCCACACCTGCGACCAGAATCTATTGACAAAAATCCCAAACATGTTATTATTCCTGACTAATAGATATCAGGAGATGTGAATGGATGAGCGCGAGTATATTGGGGAGATGTTTGATTACCTGTTAACGGTTGTACGTAATGGTGATTATATAAGTATTACAAATTCAAATTCTATAAGTTGGTACGGTGGAAGCAATCAAAATTATAGAGCTACTTGCCATACACCTATTACTGAGGTCATACCATTTTTTCAAGTATTTGTTGATGATATCAATTTTAAACAATTTGATATATTTTATGATCACGATGTTAATAACATAAGGTACTCAATCGGTTTTATTGATGATCATGGTGTTTTATTATGGAACAAAACATTCATTGAAGACGATGATGCAAAAGAATGGTTCGTTAATAATTTTAGGATACGAAAGTAATGGATGAGCGCGAGTATATTGGAAAGGTGTTTGATTACGTCATCAAATTTGTGAAATATGATGGCGGTAGATACGTATCATTGCACCATGACGGTATTGTTTCATTCGTAGCCAATAATGTCGATGGTGAATCGAGAGCAACTTCGGATGCAATTCCTTTTCATAATATAAAATCTTGGAAACCAGAGTATACGTGTATGACATTTCGTATGGATAAAGAGAGAGGTTTATATATCACGGTGTATAACGAAGGGGCTATATATGTAACTCATGATTTACAAGAAGCTCGCACGTTTTTTATGGACACTTATGTCTTGGATGAAATACCTGTTTTATCGAACATTTATTATTATTGAAAGAATGTAATGGATAAAGAAAAAGAATACGAAATGGTATGTAACGCTTTATTGCATCATTTGATAAGCATATCTTTTCATCGAAAACAACTTAAGATTAAGAATAGGGATAGCGTCACTAATGATGACGTATCAAGCTATTTCCCATTCTATCTTGAACCCACTAATATTGATCATCAATTTTTCTTTAGCCAACATGCAGGAAATGACTTTTATTATTTCGAGGATTCGTCATCGAGTAGTATAAAGCTTGATTATAGTCATTATAAGAATCTGTTTTTCATATACCGGAACTTTTTCAAATGAAAAAAACTGACAAAATTAAAATTTTCGATGATCTATGCAAATACCTTTTCGATAACAAAGGGTATCATTTCTATATGAATGATGAATGGAAAATTGTAGGTAAAACGGAAATTGACTTTACCGATCTATTCCCATACAAACCGATAATTTCACCTACACGTGGTTTCAAAATAACTCCACTTCGTGGTCAGACGATGTCACAATATGGCGAATTGGAAATTATCACAGTTGGAAAAAATGATAATTTTTCCTCATCATACAAGATTACTCATTATATGAATGCCTGCGCGATGATATTACCCTTTTTTGATTTTGAGGGATTTGATAATGAATGAAATAGATTATGTCGAACACGCATTCAAAACTATCGTTCGATTTATGGGATTGGTTGACTTCGAAGATGATATCGTCCTTACCTATAGCAGCGAAGGTTGGCAATTAGCTAATTATGATGATTCGGTATGTCATACAACAACTTCCATAACTGATTTATTTCCATTTGTGAATATAGAGTCGTTAGAGACCGTTAATATTTCTATAGCTAACAAGTTTTGCGAAGTCGTACTTGATTATTATTCAAACGATTATCAAAGACCGTTAACACATTTCAATAAAGATGCTATCGAATTTTTCAAATATAATTTTAGGATATCCGATGACTGAGGATGTATATCTTAACTTGCTATTTGATAAGTTCATGGAGTTAACCGGCCCGTGTTTTAACTATGATTTGGTTATGACCTATGATGTTCAAACAAGTGTTTGGACGTTGTATAGTTTGGTTAATAATTTTAATATATCTATGAAATTATCGGATATGATTCCTGTAATTGATATTGTTAATAAGACAGACGGATATACATCGGTTGACTTTATGTTGACGTTGAGCAACAATGAATCTTTGACTTTTTATGATAACGAATACGAAAAATGGGATTATAACAACAAAGAGGCTCGTAACGCTTTTGTTAAGAATTTTGGGATATGCTGATGGCAAATTTTTCTGATTATGTTTGGGATACTCTTTTTGATAGTATTGGAAAACATCAAAATCATTACCTTGGGTATGATGGTAAAAAATGGAGTTGGCAAGCATATTATAGCGGTAAAATATTGTTCCATTCAAAAGAATTGGACGGGTTGCTGCCAATAAGGAACGTCGATATCATTAAAACATCCTATGATTTTGATTCATTATATTTTCACTCAGATGATCCAAACATAAAAACGATGATGTTTTCTTATAAAAGAAAATCCCCTACTTATTATACTAACTATACCGCAAAAATAGTGTTTTCATATATTATTGGGGAACGCCAATGATGCCATTCGATGAAATAAAAGAATTCCTATGGAATAACAATCGCCTTAGAATAGTTTGGACCAGTAAGAATGGGTTTGCGGTAACTCCTATTAGAAAACTAACGTCTGGTAGGAATTATAGTAATAAGATATCTGATATTGTTCCAATTAATGATTTTTCTATTCGATCACCTGTGAAATACATCGAGTGGTCGTATGCCGGGACGATGTTTGCGATGGTAACACGAGTAGGCGATAGTATGTCATATAGAGATATTCGTAACGAACATATTATATCTGAGTTTCAAAAATTATACGTGAAGGAATACGAATGTGAAAACTGATGCAGACTATTCTTCCGATATAGCGTCAGTTCTTATCAAGTTACTACCGATTGATGCCAGCCCGTCAATGTTAACTATTTTTAATAACGGGTCTGTTAATTTTGATAGATATGCAAGTACGAATATCACGAGCCTTTTTCCTGTAAAGGCTTGCCTTTTACGAGACAAAACTATATGGTCGGTAACAATGGTCCGAAATCAAATATGGGGTCTGTCGATTTACACTACATACCGAGACGGGATGTCAGGAAAAGCTGTTCGTGGGGATGATATAGAATTATGGTTCAAAAACAATATCATAGTGACGTAGTGTACCTTAAACAGTATGCTAAATTTTTGTTTAAACAGATTGATAGTTCTTATCAAGATGGTAGCATAACTATTTTTGGCGACGGTGTAGTATCCGTTGAATTTCATGGTGGACCTTACGGATATCACTTTCATACCGGTGCTAATTTCACTGATTATTTTCCTTTCAAAAACTTGTCATTGTCTACCAGATACAGTAGTATCCGATTGATAAAACATTCTGGAGGATTGTTCCTTACTAAGATTAGTAAGTGTGATAGTTTTGAATATGAGGATGAAACAGATTTGAATACTAAATTTAGTAAAGTTATGGAGATTGCTGAATGAACATTTTCTCCTATGCAGAAAAATGCGTTCGTAATAAAAATCTCGTATCGTTTATTATTTGGGATAATAATCAAATCCGTATCGAATACGAGAATGATTTTATAATGGGCGACGTTTCTGACTACCTCCCGGTTAATGGAATAACGTTGGACCCTAATTTAGAATCCATATTTTTTGATGTAGAATTTGGCAAAATAGTTATTAGTGCGTTTTCAAATGATTTTGGGCGTGCGTTCAAATCTACTGAACCTAGCATTTATATGGATTATGTCATGTCGAAAACGAAAGTATTCTGATGTCTTATGTACAAGAAGCTCGTGTTATAATTGAACGGCTGATACCATTTATGGGCGAGAGGACATTAATGATGTCTGGAGACAGTAAAGTATTTTTACAAGATGGTAATGACCGTAAGTATGGATATTTGTCAGATTTTTTCCCGGTGAACAATTTGTATTTTGGAAAACATATTTGGTATATCGATTTTGACAAAAACCATTTAGGACAATTTTTTATTAGAACACGATATATGGAAGCGAGTTGGAAAGAGCTTTCTCCTCTTGATACGCGTAGTTGGTTTTCTATGGAACTCACCCATGACTAATAAAGATTATTTAGGTTTAGTATTTGACACCCTATATCGATGGGGTAATAACGGTTATTTTCTCGATATAATATTCTATCAATCTGGAAAAATAGAGGTTGGTGATAGTTTTCTAGTTGTAGGAGAAGTCTCTGATTTTTCTGATTTATTCCCATTCAATGATATTGTTATTAGTAGGAACTATTATAATGCTTCATTGATTTATAGAAAAATTAATCAATGTCTCTCAAATCACGTTGCGAATGGCTATGGAAGCATATATCAAAAACAAGATGAACCATTAATCCGAGAATGGTTCTTACGAAACATGAGCGTCAAATGAATGATAATCAATATAGAGGTTTGGTATTTGATACCCTAGTGTCATTCGCTCTTAAGATGTGGCCTGATTTTTGGGATTTCACCATATATGATAACGGAGACGTTGAAATAGATTTTAACAACGGTGTTCAAAATAGTGAACAAATCGATGCAATGTTCCCCGTACATCCCATTAAGATAAAAAACCTCGCATATATCACGTTCGATGCCTATAGCACATATGTCACTCTAACTGTTAGAGATAATAAGGGTTATGTGACGCACGTTGAGGACAACGTCAGAGAATGGTTTATTGAGAATACAACTCTTTACTGATGGCATAAATGATGATATCGTTTATGAAAATTTTTGAGGAGTTCGTCAGGTGCACTATTCGGATATTGTTTATGATTTTTTTTGTGATTTGCTGAAACGCAATCCAAAACATATATTCGATATCGCGTTGTGGGACGATCAACAGGTTGAAATTGATTACTTTGGAACTAATGACGTAATGGTTTATCCTATTGAAGATGCAATTCCATTAAAAAGTATATATTTCAATGACAGCGATATAAAATACGTAGTCTTTAATTACTCAACTTCCGAAGGGGTGTATTTGACGTATTCAAAAAAATCAAATACTGCCTTGAATGCCGTTATCGATGGTAAAAGTTGGTTTCGTGAGTTTGTTGGGTTTCTTTGATGAACTATAATGTACAAATTGCCAAATATATCATTCAGAAGATAGCTGAAGGTATTATTTCTGAATTTACCATTTATAATGACAATACCGTTGAAATCGAGGGCGGTAAAAATTTAATTTATTATGACTGCGACGATAATTGTACAAGTGACTATATACCTTTTAGAGACTTAACTCTTCCAACAATGGAATATTCATATATTAGTATTCTCATACATAACAATACAATTATGGCAGAACTCCGACGAATAGATAGTACTGCATTTTCACTTCCGATAGATGGAATTTTGGAATTCTTTAGAGATGAGATGGTAATTACATGACTGATAAAGAATATACCAAAGACGTATTGAACTTTATGCATAAAATGATAACTGATGATTATAAGGTCGCTTACTTTAGAGAATCGTGGGTATTATACGGCGGTAACTATGTTAGGTCTATTATTCTGACTGATATCATACCATTCGTTGACTTTTATCCTTTTATGATGGATATTAATATAGCCTTAACGACTAAAAGAGAATTGGTGGTATTTACGGATAATGCTGGATACACAATAGATGAATTCGTTGAAATATTATTTCCAAAGGAAAAGTGATGGTGATGCATGACTGACGAAGAATATTTGCGTTATTTACAAAGAGAACTTATTGTCATATTGAGAAGAAACTTCAATAATTACTTGTTGATTTATTATCAAGATGGTAAATGGTCGGTCAATTACAAGAATTTCAGTCTCGAAACTGAATATAAATTTTCTGATCTATTTCCTTATCTTGATGTGAATGGTGTTTTGGATGATATGACTCTTGGACATTCGTTTAATGGTACAATTATTTCTTTTTGGAACAAGTATGAGCGCAAATATAACGAACAATACTTTACTAAATTTGGTAGGTATTTTGAGATAACAAAAGATGGATGACTATAAAGATATTATCATTGACCTTATTTTGAAATATACCAGTCGTCCATATACCAATTCGTGGTTTGGGTATGATAAAGAACGTGGTTGGATGTATTGTCAGAACGTTGCATATACGAATGGTCCACTACTATCCGATCTTATACCTGTCTGTGATTTCTACGTCGACGCCTATTATTTTGATGCGTATCAATGGGATGGAACTTTCAGGTTAACCATAACACCTGATGGTGAAAATCACAGAGAATTTTTTAAAAAGATTTTGAGTATTGACAACATTGATACTGAATAGTATTCTTTAAAAAAACCTTATAAGGAGATTATGAATGCCAGAGGTAAAAATTTTTATGGCGTCCTCGTCCAGTTATGATGATGAGTGGAATAGTGTTGAAACGATCAATTCTATCAGTGATTGGGAAACAATTACCGAGGAAGAGTACAACTTTTTGAAGAACAATCTGTATCGATTGTTTAATAGAGCTACAGAAGGTTATCCTGTTCTTTTGAGGAAGGATTCGGTCTCTGTACATCAGCGTATCACATCTATTAAAGAGTTGATTGCTGCTGATGTTGAAAAAGAACGTAAGCGCGTAGAGGAAAATACGAAGCGTCTTAAAAAAGCTGCGGAAAAGCGTGAAGAGAATCGTTTGAAACGTCTTCGCCGTGAACTTGAAAAGAACCCTGAACTTTTGGATGCGGTATTGGCTGATCTTGATGGAAAATCTTGAATATAAAAAAGAGATTGTTAATTTTTTAACAAATATATACTCTCAAAAGAGAGTACGGTCGATTATATTCAAATCAAATAAAATTGAATGGGGGTGGAATGGTTTCTCGTCTGAATTTTCAAGCGATTTCATTCCTTTCAATGATTTTAAATTTATCTTTGATAGCCATCAAGACTCAATTAGTGTAATGTCTATAACTCCTTGGAATTTGGTTCCTGAAGGAGCAATTTGTAGAATGGTACTGAGTACAAATTCAGAATCGCAACCATCGAAAACCGAAAAGATTCAATTTACTATCGTGTCAACAAAATTGACTGAGATATATGAACCAGAAGAACAAATTAGCGTGCTAACAGAAAAAATGGAGATTTTAAATGAGTAAATTTGAGATTGTAAATTTTCTTTATTACAAAAGTCCGCGAAGTAATAAGTTTTGGGCAATCATTCGCACTGGCGATAAGTATTATCGTGCGTGGGGTCGTAACGGTGAAGAAAAGAAGATGACTTTCAAATATGACCGTACCTATAATATTTCCCTTAAAAAAATGAGGGAAAAGATTAAAGACGGTTATACAGAAGCACCTATTGATACTATTGATCGATACAATCCAGATTTCAAGGACCGCGCAGAGGAAAAGCTGTTGCTTGATTTGCTTTATGGAAATGTAAAATAACAAACTAACTCCTCGGTAAATACAATATATCGTGGAGTTATAAATGAATAATTATATCATTCATACTGCGGACGAGAAATCGTCATTGCAGATTGCAAAATATGTAAAATATAAATATGGAATCGTTGTCAATGGTTGGAAAAATATCCCAACGTTGTTAACGATTTCTTGTACTTCGGATATAGTTGATGAGTTAAATGGTAAACGTGGCATTCTAAAGATAGAAAAGAATACGTCCGTTCGACCACAAGAAAACAAACTTTACAAGATAGAATTTGCTTCAGGAACTGATTTTAATGATGTTTTGAAGCAGATTGTTGTCGATCTTGATGTATCGCCGTTCACCGAAGATGAAATTAATCTTTTAGTGTCATTAAACGATGACCAGCTTGAATTTATTAATGATAATTTAACGAATGCCCCATATGACTTGATTGTTTCTATACAAGAAACATACAGAAAGGAATTTGTAAGAACGCAGCCAACCGATCAAACCAATTGGGGTTTGAACCGAATTCATCATAAACGAGCTACGAAATTTGGAACTATTAAAGCGACAAAAAATGGCGCTGGTGTTAATATGTTCATCGTTGACTCCGGTATCTTAATGAACCATAGCGAATTCGTAGGTCGAATTGATCAAAGTTTGTCATATGATGCATTTCGTGAGATTGGTGATCCACTTTACGGGTATCCAGATGATGGTAACATTTATCTTTATGGTGTTGACGATCATGGAACGCACGTTGCATCTATCGCCGCAGGATTGAATGTTGGTGTTGCTTTTGGATCGACCATTATTCCGGTTCGCGTATTAAGCAATCAATACAATACCGGGTTGATTCAGTTAATTGATGCTGTTGATTGGATCATTGAAACACATCAAACACTTGGAAAACCATCCGTTGTTAATATGAGTTTCATTGTGGAAACTCCAGAGATTTCTTCAACGGTTGAGGTTCTCACCTCATCGTTGATCGCGGCTGGTGTCATTCTTGTTGTTTCTGCTGGAAACCAAAAAACAGATGCATTTTTCATATCCCCGGCAAATGCAGGATCGAGACGTGTTGTATCAACGCAAGCAAACGGTGCGGTTATTGATACGTTGTATGATCCATCTATTAAGCCTATCGTTGTTAGCGCGTCTGGAACTATTACGTCGACCAGAGACACTGTTTGGGCAAATGGTAACTATGGAGAAGTTGTTGACATTTTTGCTCCCGGTGAAAATATCTATGGTGCTTCTCTTTACTATAGTGATGACATACCTGACTTTACCAAAGAACGTTATGATATCAAAACCGGAACTTCGATGGCTGCTCCGTTTGTGTCTGGCGTGGCTGCATTATATCTTGAACAAAATCCATCATTGACGAATGATGAACTTAGAAAAATCTTAATTGATGATTCTACAAAAAATATCTTTAGTCTCCTTGAGACAATAAATCCACGTATTGATTATGATTACTTTGACGCGAATGGTGACAAGCTAACCATTTTGAATACGAATGTTCAATCGCCAAATCGAATGCTTTATATTTGGCACGTGTTGACTGATTTCGTATGGGATGATTTCTCTATTGAAATGAATGAGCAATCTTATTTGACTTATGATGTGCCGGTTTATTGTACTGATTATTACGGTGAATTTCACCAATCACTTTATACAGTTTCTGATATTGAGGACGTTATTCCAGTTGGTATCAATGTTCATACAGGATTTGAACTTGTTTCTGAAAACGGAGCATATAAGACATATAAGTCGCCAGCGGTATTGGATATATCTACACCAAACTTGGTAAATGATACGACCTCTACGTTTATGTTAGCGGCTACTGATAACCGTATCATATCTTATAAACGATTTAATATTTTGGTGAAAAACGTTCCAACTCCTCCTGTTTGGGTTTCGCCAGATACTGGAAAATTGCTATCCTATAACATTAAAAAAGGTGATATTTTAAATCAGAGTATCATTTCTTTTGTTGTGTCTCAGGAAGATAATTTACCGATAACATTTAGCATGTCACCAATCTCTGGTTCTCTTCCGCCCGGTATTGTGCTATCACAAAACGGCAACGTAGGGTACTTAGAGGGCATCGTAGGCGCGATTCCTTACACATCAAGCACAACCCTTTATGAATTTGTTATTCGCGCTACAGCGTCAAATGGGTTGATTGCTGAACGTTATTTTTCATTAACTGGTGAATATGTAAATGAATATCACAAGTTCGTGGACATTTGGTTGTCGAGTTTGTTTGAAATTGATCCTGTTAATTATCCCGGCGTTCTTGAATTACCAGTTGCAGGTCAAGGAAATTCGTATTCTACTTTGATAGAGGTTGAAAATCCAGATAATGATTATCTCGAATACACTATTCATCCTATCACTGAAATAATTCCCGGTGCTGGCGTCTTTAATGGGGAACTTCCGACAGAACTTAGAATTGATAGTAATGGTAACTTGCGTGGTATTGTTGATCCAGCCGAAGAGCTTGGGACATATTATTTCATCATAGAGGTTACCGATCCACACGGTTATTCCATTAGTCAAAAATTTGCAATAATTGTTCGTGAAGAAATATCCACTATTAGTGATGGCGATCAAATCCTATGGATTACTCCTGCCGGTGAAATTGGTCGCTTATTTGAAACGTATCCAAGTTATTGTTACGTTGAGGCTAAGTCTGCATCTGGCGCACCGATAACGTATACCTTAGCTCCCGGTTCTGGTGATTTGCCAGCGGGACTTGATCTTGATGCGGAAACTGGATTGATAAAAGGAAAAGCACCATTGGTCGAGGCTGATGTGACATACACCTTTACCATTCGTGCACGCGTAGGTTCCAGATATGTTGATAGAATTTTTTCAATCAGAGTTATCGATATCTATGACAACGTTGCAATCATGAATGTTAGAGCAAACGTAACTGGATATCAACGTATTGATCTTGGTACTTTTGCATGGTCAAACAATTCATTCGATAGAACTAAAATTTTTAGACTAACCGATCCTAATTTTGGTCTACCCAAAGAGCAATATCTGTATATCGTAAACGGCCTAAACACGGCCACTGACGCGAAGATTATGGATTTCTTAGATGATTACCATCTTCGTATGAATCTTATCCTTGGGCCTCTAAAAACGGTTTCTGTGTACGAGCCAGAAACGAACAAACACATTTATGATGTTGTTTATATTAGTATCGTGGACCAAATGAGGAAAGCCGGTGGCTTTGATAATGGTGCTGAACAGCAACTCCTCGAGGTTCAAAAAAATCCATATGACGTGGATTATTACAATGAAAATACAGGAAATCAACGTTATTTCCCGAATTCGTTAGAAAATGTTCGCCAAGATTTTATTAATACTTCTGACAATCGCGATGCTCCCGGCCTTGCGAATAATGAAGGTTTGCCATTATGGATGAGATCAATTGGTGGGTATGAACCGGGAATCATATTAGCTTATGCGCAGCCGGGTTATGGTCGAACGATTTTGAACGCTATTGTAAATACTGGATATAATGAAAAAATTATTGGTACAATTTTTGAGGTGGATAGATATTATATATCCAAGTTCGAAGAAGGTGTATCGACGCAGTTTGATGTGGTTAATGGTGTGCCTACAACACATTTCGATGATCCTAACATCCCTGCATGGAATAATGAAGATTTTTCGATGTATTCGCAAGCAACGATATTCGATTTATCAACGGTAGAACTTGGGAAATATTATAAGTTCCCTAAAGATGATAAAAATATTCTTGCTGATAGAGCAGCGAACCAACATAGGTAATTGATATGGCATCTAATATTAACGTTTCAGGTATTAATGAAAACTTTCCTATTGCGGGTGTCAACCAGTCCTCGCAGGGATTTCGCGATAATACCAGAATGCTAAAAAACAATCTTGCGGTGGCAGCGGTTGAATTATCCAATTTACAAACTAAGACGATTAGTATCATTGGAGATGCGACCGGTACTAGTGGCCAGCTTGGTCTGAATTCAGCTAATCCAAGCGCAATTAACTTACAACTTGCTGCGTCAGGTGTTACGGCTGGAACCTATACCTCTGCCGGAAACGATATCACGTTGACTGTTGATTCTAAAGGTAGAGTTACGCAAGTATCAACAACAGTTAAGCCAACCAGACCATCAGTAGTCGGTACATTCGGTTCTACCGCTACAACAACCCCGACTCTTAATAATCTTGTAACATTAACAACTCCATCATTCACGTTTGATGAATATGGTACTTTGGTATCAACTGGAACCAATACGTTTAATGCTGGTATTAAAGATTATCCTATGGCTAAGGGTAGCATTCTTGCTGGTAATGCATCTGGTGTTTCATCCGAATTTCCGTTGCCTACAAATACATTTAGTCCAGCAGATACGTGGGTTCTAACGTGGAACCCTCTATTTGGAACTACTCACTCCTTGCGTTGGTTTAGATTGCCACCTGTTGTAGAAAATCTTGCTGAAGTTATTCAAATACAGCAAGGCGCAGGTATCAATGTCGATAACACCGATAACGAATATCCCGAAGTTTCATTGGACATTAATAACCTTGATGTATACCCATTGCAAGATGTTCAATCAAATACTCTTGCTCTTGTTTATGATCCAACCTCGGCAACACATTACAAAATTGATTATACAAAATTAGTAACGTCTGTTCAAAGCGGTACTATCTATCTTACTAAAGTTTCAGAAGACCCTGCTCCTGTTCTTGGTGGCGATCTTGATGTTAATGGTAAAAAGATTATTGGCGGAAATACCGGAATTGTTTTACAAACAAGCAATAACGGCAAGATCACCTTTAACGGCCAATCAATGCCTCCCGCTCCCGGTCCTACAAATGCATTTCTAAGAACAGGTGCTGGCGGTAATATGTATTGGGAAACAATTGATTTTTCTCAATATAGTGGTGTTACATCGGTGACCCCCGGTATTGGTATAGATACCAACCCAATTTCAGGTATTACATCTACTGGAAGCGTAAATCTTAATGTATTAAAGCTACCATCAAGAACTCCTATTGTTGATCAAGACTTTATACCTTTACAAAACTTCACCTCGTATGGCCGTGCTACTGTTAGAGATATTACGTTCACTATGCCTGATGTTGCATTTGTTGATTCAAACTATGGTATTGATGAACCAACGGCTGGAACATCTAATAGACCATATAGAACTATTACCTATGCTATTTCTCGTTTACCAACGGATGACAACTCTATTAAGAGATTACTTTTGTTGCCGGGTACATATGCTGAAAACATTAGTATTAACCGTAAAAATCTTAAGATGACATCATTGCTTACTGCCGAACATACAATTGTTCGTGGAACGATGACTCTTTCAAATGTTGATAATGTATCCATTGATGATATTACGTTTGATATGTATAGTGCTCTTGATAACCCAAATGTTTACAATATTTCTGGTGCAGGTGGTATCGGTAATGTTGATATTTCTAATTGTAAATTTGTAAGATACTACGATGAATTTGATCGTTGCTTGCCTGTTGCATTACTACAGGGTGAAGCTACTGGACGTATTATTTTCAATTCTTGTACGTTTATGGGAACTATCGTCAATAACATGACAGAAGGCGTTGATCCTCTAAATCCTGATGACGTTGGATCATTTGGAGTAATGGTGAACAATCCGATTACTAATGATGATGAACGCTTGTCTATCGATTGCGGTCCCGGTTCTAAAACAATTGTTAACAATGCAACCCACATTGAATCGTTTAATCATCGTGGCGGATATCTCGAGGTTAGCAACATTGAACAAGTTATTGGTATCTATACTGATGACGATTACGATTCAGTTCCAGATGGCGACGATCCTGAGGATTACGATATCCATAAAAAGGGATTGATAAGCACTGCAAATGCATCCAATACGAACGCTCTGTTTTTAACAAATGTTTCATTTAATTTCAAGGGTGACCTTGGATATGGTAATGTTATTGTTAATAAAACAGGAACGGCTTCATACGAATTTGTTAATGTAAAACGCTATGTTGATTTTGATACTGTTAACGGTGATCGTTTTGGTTTCATAGAATCGTATCTAACAGATACATCCATTCAATATAAAAGTTTATCGGTTAGTGGAAACCAAACTCTTTCTACAAGCTGTTCAGCTTATAACCTTACATTGACGGGTAATGCGTCTATTGCACTGCCAATTGTTAACACAATTTATCCAAGAAATATTATTGTTCCTATTAAGATTGTTGTTACGCAAGATGCTACGGGTGGTAGAACATTAGACTTCACGAGTAATGGCACTATTGTTTGGGATAATGCAGGATCGATGCCTGCTGTTGCAACCGCAGCAAATTCCATAACCGTTTACGAATTTGAAAATATTGGAAGCGTGTGGTTAGCAAAACGCACGTTCATTCAAACGTAAATATTAATGTGAGAGGCGTTTAGAAATGGACTTGATAAAATGTCAGAAATAATTTCCTTTCCGAACGCAGTACAGGATTTAAGTAACGGTAAGTTAAAATTTGAAAAACCTGCCGTTACTTATGATCGAATGATAGTTGGTGCTTGGAATTTTACTTGTCCACACTGTAATTCTGTTATCAAAATGAATTCGGAAGGCTTAGTCTTTAGGAAAATGGAATTTTACTGTTCCAGTTGTAACAATTTTAGCATTGTTACAAACCCTGCTTTTTCGAGTTGAAATAAATACTTAAAAGTAGTTTAGGAGACTTTATATGAGCACTTTGGAACAAACCGGTATTTCTCCCGGCACTGGCGAACTCTTCACATATCTAAACCAAGGCGGTACTACGTCTCCCGCAGACGTTGTTGGACGCCGTCCCGGTAGTGGTTCTGAAGGCGCTACGGGAATCGTAACACCGACAACTGATACCGGTGCACAACTTCAGCAGTTACTTGACGCTATTATGATGAATAACGTTGGTAACGGTGCGGGAGTATATGTGAACCGTACTGGTAATTTTTTTAATTTTAGAAGTATCCGTGGCGTAGGAAATGTGACGGTTGAATCAGTAGGTTCAGAAATTGTTGTTTCAACAACGGCTGAAGACCTCCCCGATCTTAGCGATTATCTTTTAACACCATCTGATTTTCCTGCTGGCACTGAAGGTAAATTCCTTCGTGTTAAGGAAGATGGAACCGGCCTTGAATTTGTTGATGTTGACGCTTCGGCTGAAGTTGTAATCGCGGAAACCGATAGTAGCGTTTATCTGGTTGGTAACGGAACGGACGCTGATCCTTTAGACGTTAAAATTGATCTTACAGATGCTGCTACTCTTGGCGGCGATCCACGTTTGAAAAACATTTATTCTGAACTTGAGCCTGCGTTTGGTCAAACACATGGAACCGTAATGATTCCATCTGTTATTATTGATGAAACCGACACAATTTCTGTTACCGGTGACGGATACGATTCCGCCCTTGGTTTGGTTGACCCTACGTTTGCTAATTCTGAATCTTTCAAACTTGATGTTAAGATTTCAACAGACGAAGATAACATTATTGAAGCACGTCCTAACGGTTTGTATGCGGTTGGTGCGGTTGGACCAGAAGGCCCGCAGGGTGAACCCGGTGAACAAGGCCCAATTGGACCACAAGGAACACCCGGCGCTGGTCTTGTTCCAGACGAATATGGCGATCTTGATGAAGCTAAAATTGCACAGATTGAAGCTGCTGGTGTTGACCTTATTTTCCTCGTTAATCCTAATGGTGATTTACGTGCGGACAATCAACTTCCTCCCGGTATTGAGGGTGATATGGAGCGTCACGTAATTCGTTACGACGCGGCAACTGATACTTGGACTGATTATGGCTTCTTGACCGGTGTTGCTGGTCCTGCTGGCCCGCAAGGCGTTCAAGGACCAATAGGTCCAGTTGGACCAAAAGGTGATACTGGCGCGACCGGACCAACCGGTGCTACCGGTCCAGTAGGTCCAGTTGGACCCGTAGGCCCACAAGGCGAAAAAGGCGATAAAGGTGATACCGGACCCGCTGGTGCAGATGGTACTGATGGCGAAGGCGTTCCTCCCGGTGGAGCGATGGGGCAGGTATTAACCAAAACTTCAAGTGCTGATGGCGCGGTTGCTTGGGCTAACGTTCCAACCGAAATTCCAACAACTGGAACAACAGGGAACGTATTAACAAAAACAGCTTCTGGTGTTGTTTGGTCACCTGCTCCCGGCGTTCCAAATGGTGGTACAACTGGTCAGGTTCTTGTTAAAACATCTAACGTTGATGGTGCGGTAACTTGGGCATCAGTTGGCGTACCATCCGGTGGTACAACAGGCCAATTCCTCGCTAAGACTTCCAATGCTGATGGTGCGTTAGAATGGCGTACTGCTCCCGGCGTTCCAAATGGTGGTACAACAGGTCAAGTTCTTGCAAAGACTTCTAACGTTGATGGCGCTGTTGCTTGGGTTGCTTCTGCAAGTGTTCCTCCCGGTGGTACAACTGGTCAGGTTCTTGCTAAAACTTCCGCTACTGATGGAGCGGTTGCTTGGGTAAATCCCCCATCTGGCGGTGGCGCGCAGTATTTTGAAGTTATTATCACGTTTGACAATGATAACAATATTTCATTTGAATCGCTACCTGCTGGTTGGACAGGAACTCCACAGACACCTAATGGTATTCGTTTGAATATGGGATCATTTACTGGTATTCCTAAGCAGATATTGATTTTTGGTCAGAACGGTGCAACTAATTGGACATCTCGTCCACCATCGCAAACGACAAACTTGCTTAATTATGATACAACCATTCCAAACGAAGTTACTTTTACGAATACCTCATTTTCGTATGTTGGTTCACCAACTTTCAAACGTGCGCGTTTGTGGTTTGTATTTTAATTAAAAGGAAAAATAGAAGTGGCAAACAAGGCACCTTTGAAAACGTTTCAAATTGAACAACAGTTCATTGGACCCGTTGAATATATTGATGAGACAATTGATCCTACCTTTACGTGGGTAGGATTTCCATATGTTTACAAAGTGCAATTAACGGTCACACCTATATACCATAGCGATTATCAATATCCTGTGCCATTAGATGCTTATAACATAGAGGTTGGACAATGGCTTTCAACCTCTACTAATGGTGTAGCAAATCGTATTAAAGAAATCGTAGAGGTTGTTGATTCGGCAACAATCATTGTAAACGTCGAGGACGTTAACATATACAATCTTCTTAATGATCCAGAAGGTTCGGGTTCCGGCATAGGACCGGACGTTGCTGGTATTGTATTTGAGATAGATGAGAATGGCCTCCCTCTTATTGGTCCAGTTCCAGATTTCTACATGCCTCCGCAAATGCAGGCTAACCTTCAAACTCGCTTTTTTTATACGGGCGAGTTTGAATTTGGTGGAGGTAGCGAATATCTCAATAATGCATCCTCCGGTGATATTCGCGGCGGCGCGGTTGTTTATTGGACTGAGGATGAAACAACATTTACTGATGCGATTGACGAACTAAACCGTTTTGTTCTAAAAATTTCACCAGAGCGTCCTAAGAAGTTTTCTGAATATACATTATTAATTAACGAGGGTAGTCCTTTAATTAATGATTATTCCGATCTTTCATTCTCCGCAATGGCCCTTACCCAAGGAACATTTACAAATAATTCTGGTAGACCAATTCCTGCTGGAACAATCATTCATCCTACACGAAATTTATTAACTACAAGTACAGTTGTAACACCAAACTTGATCATTGGCGACCGTGGCAACATTGAGTTTACCGTTAATGGAGCGGTAAATTATTCATTGCCATTAGACGATACAGATCAAAGTGGTAGCTATAACGGGTTGAACATTGTATCAAATACTGAAGTAAACGGTGTTTGGTCTGCTATTACATTTTCAGCAACCGCTCCATTGGTGGCAGACATTAATGAATTCGTAATAAGTAATACATTTACTGGAAATACTTCCGCGCTTATAATTGGCGAGGATAGTTTAACTTTACCTGAAATGGAAGTAATTTCTACAAATATTGCCGGTGAAGATATCGTTTATTCAAGCGGTATACCTCACTATAGTAAAATTGATGGTATTGGTTATACTGCTGAAATTAACAAGGTAGCTCTTAATACATACCCAACGACTAAAATTGTTGAAATTGATTCTTTTATATTTGATAATAATCTTAACGAATATTCTGTAAAAGCTGGTGAATTTGGAACTCCTGAAATTTTTGATAGAAATCAGGGTGTTGTAACAGTTGAGGCAACATTTACAACGGCATCTGTTAGAAATCTTTATGGATATTCTGGTCCTGTTACAGCTAAAGTTAATAATGCTTTTAATTCAACGGTTGTTGATCTTGCCAACGTAAATTATCTCTCGGAATTTTTAGGTGACGGTATATCTGAAATAGTTCCAACCGAGTATGAAGAAACTAATCCGAAACGTCAATCTATTCCCAATACCGCACAGCCGGTTATTCCATCTGGTATAACTTATGCAGAAGATTTTGATGCTGGTGATATGGATGATAATGCAGCGGTTGTTGTTGGTGGTGTTTTGAAATTCTCAAAAGAAAATTATTCAACGTATCAACCTTCAGGACCAGATTTATCTGTCAGAACTGGTACGGAGCAATTCGCTTGTTTTAAACTAAAAACAATTACAAATAACCTAACACTTATTATTGATGGAACTTTTAAAGAGGCGTATATCAAATTACCCGGTGTTGATACTAATTTTGATTTATCGAACACTACAAACGGCTGGTTCGATATGAAAAAGTATTCCGATTTTGCTCCCGGTTCATGGCCCGGTACGAGCGTGTTCAATAACGGATGTCTAGTTGGTCATATTGGTAATCGTTACGATATAAGCTTTGGCTCTATTTCTACCGCGTTTTCAGACGATAACCTTATTCTTATTCAGTTCGTTCTTGGCGATGGTGATTCAATTACATCACTATATCGCGAAAACGAGCAAGGAGCTTAAAAATGACTATTGATTTTAATAAAAAAATCGACCTCCTTTGGAAAAAGATTAATTACGGTGTATCTGAAACGTCCGTAACTAAACAACCTTACGAAGAACACGAAAAAAGTGAAATTTCATTTTTCAGTTCTGATATTTGGCAAGAGGACTTAAGCATTCCGGCAATCCCAACGGAGGTTCCCGGTATCACCGTTCTTGCGGATCATACGTTGGTTCTTGATCCAACCGATAATACTAAATCGACATTCTTGTGTGTTATTAATCCTAACCAGCCTACTATAGAATCTAATCGTTTACGCGATTTTATTCCTTTTAGCAAATCACCACTATATGAAGTTAAGGTTTATAGTGATGCTGCAAGAACTACCCGTGTTTATCCAAATGAGGTAAACAATTCTTGGGTATTTGATTATTCTGCCGGTATTTTATGGTTCCCTGAAGGTACTACTTATACAACTCTTTATGTTTCAGGATATCGTTATATTGGTAAAAAAGGTGTTGGACCTATTTTTACAGGTGATACAGTTGATGTTATTCGCGAGCCAACGAGTGGATCATACGTAGGCGGCTACCTTGATTATTTTGTTTCGAATGAGACAACTATTGCAGATGCGGTTGACGGTCTTAACCGTGCATTAAACCAATTCATCCCTAAAGGTCCAGACCCTATCAGTGAATTTTCATTGACTATTCCTGCCGTATCAACTACTTTTATGGATGCAAGAATTGTTCTCGCGGATGGATATGATGCAGGGGATGTGACTCTAAATCTACCAGAAGCTGGTTTTGCGATTGATAAACTTATTGGAACAAAAGTAGAAACATTGCCTATTGGGCCTTTTGGTAATGGTAATTCCGGTATTTTGACGTTAGATCATAATAACTCTACAATTGCTGATGTCACGTTAACTGGAAGTTCTAACGTTGGCACCTATGGTAATTTGCAGATTATGTCTGATGTTTCTATGCCCGCAGATTTCCCCGGTTTTCGTCAAGGTATCGTTGCTCGAGTAATTGATCTTACGGCAACAGACAACCTTAATTCAATTTCTATGAAACATAGTCAGACTGGCGAAACCAGCGAATTGTATTTTTATAGAGAAACCGATCTTACTATTCCGACCATTAATGACGCAACTGTTGCGGTTGTTGAAGGTACTGAAACAATCGTTATGTCATCTGGAATCCCACACTATGGTCAGGGAACAAATTTTGTATTTGAAACATCTGTTGCCGATCTTGCAACTAATTTGACGCTTTCTACTAAAAATATAGAATATCGTACTGTTCCTACTAAGGTTGGTGAACCGGCTTATGCCGTTCCCGGTAATTTTGGATTACCAGATGTTCTTGAAAAAGGTTCTGGTTATGATGTGAATGGTGTCATTTTCGAAACTGAAATGGCCGATGGACGTAATGCTCACGGTAGTATTAATTTTGAGGCATCTGCACGTAATGCAAATGGATCGAACGAATTTGTTATACCGCAACTTGTTAATATTATGAACGGTGTTGAACAAACTCTTGATATGAGTCCGGTTATGGAATCTGGAATTCCAGTTATAAACATGGGTGAATTGGTTGAAGGTGGTAATTTATTTGCCACACGCATTCCGATGGAAAACGAACGTTTCCCTGTATGGACATATGGGAATGATCTTCCTACAACATGGGATTCTCTTGCAGAAACTGAAACAGGGGATGCCTCGATAGTTGGTGGTGCAATTCGTTTTGATAAAACTGATTATACCGATGCACTTCCTACTGGACCAAATTATTCTAATAAAGATGATTCGCAATTCATTACATTTGCGATTAGACGTGCTGCCGTAAATGATTTTATTATTGACGTTGAGGGTACTTATACAAATCTTTATATTTCATTACCGGAAACAGGAGCGTATCCGTATGCTGTTAATGGTTGGATTTCCGCAAGAGAACCATATGCTGGATATGGAACACCCGGTAAAGATGTACCCGGTGGGTGTGCAATTGGTAAACCAGCGTTTGGTGGAACACAAACTATTAGAGTAACATTCGGTGAAACAAGTAGCTCGGCAAATTTAAATAACATCATATTAGTTAGATTTGAAATGTCTCAAGGGAATGCTATTACTGGATTGAGATTTTTAGGAGTATAATATGGCGTTAAATAACGAACAAAAAATTGACATCCTTTGGAAAAAGTCAAAAAATGTAACATCTACCGGCACAAGTAAACAATCGTATAATGAACGATATGCGTCCAATTCTCCTATTATGCAACGTCAAATTTGGAGTAATAGCGACAATATTCCTCTAGTTGCACCGAGTGACGAATTTCCAAATCCTAATGCGTATTGGTCTAGAATCATGTTTCCCTTTAAAGGGGAAAATGCCGGTGTATTGGTGCGTGATCCTAACAGTCCTAATGCTTGGATTGCTCTAAGAGAACCAAATATCGGAATTACGGATAACAACCGAATCACAAATTGGATTCCTGAAACACTGCATAGAAGTTATACGGTAAAAGTATGGACGGCTAATCCAACTATTTCAACTATTGATATTGAACAATTATTACCATATGAGCAAAATTACGAATGGGAATTCGATTATGGTTCCGGTATTTTATATTTCCCCAACCAAACACCATCGTTAGATTCTGATGTTTTATACATTGAGGGTTGGCAATATACAGGTTCGTTTGGTGGTGGGTCTGGAACTGGATCATCACAACAAAAGATAACCTTGTCATATTCAACACCAGCGCTCGACGTTGACGAGTCATACGAATTTACATTGGCTACGGGTGGTTCTTGCATACTGATAGAAACGCTCGTCAATGCCCCTTGTGCGGTTGAATGTAGTGCATTTGAATCTTACGATGATACTAATCCGTATAGATTTGTCGCAGTAGAATCGCAACTGTTTGATGATGGTAGTTATGTTATCGGCGGTCAACGATATTATGGTGAACGTTTTATTAATTTAGTTAATTTAACTGATCCTTCGGCTGATCATACATATTGGAAAATAACAAATACCGGTGTTGCCGGTCAAGTGATTACTATTAATGTTCAAGTTCTTTCTTGATATTTTGGTAAATACTAAAAACAGATAGTATAAGGAACACGAAAAAATGCCAAGTTATTTTAGATCAAATTTTTCACAGCAGATTCCAACCGTTGGTCAGCTTGGTAATCCTGCGGAAGAAGCAAAGTGTCTTGCTTTCCAAATCGTCAAAGATATGATTGCAGGAGGATTTAATGTATATGCTATCGATGATGAAGCGGCCACTGCTGGAACCGCTCTTAACTCTCGTGCGCAAACTACTATTTGGACAAAAATTACTCTTGTACCGACTGCCGCAGTTGACCCAATTGTTGAAACCGATCCGTGGATGATTAGACTTGAAGTTAAAGGTAATGGTTCTACATGGGGCAAGGATTCGAATGGAACCAACGTACAAATAAACGTTTCTAATGTTGGCTTGTATTATCGTGTTGGACCATCATCCCGTTTGATGGGTGATAATCTGACGGGTGCATCCCTTCGTGAATATGCTCTTGTTCCTGCTCTTTATGGCTCTATAGCACCCGGTCAGGCTGCTGTTCTTGGAATTTATGCGCGCCCTGAATTTGCACGTATTAGCACTGCATTTCCAATGTCATTCCGTATGACTATTGTTAATCGTGGTATTGTTCTTGCAGCGTGGCCTACCGTATTAACAGAAGATACGCGTATGATGGGTATTGTATGTATTCAACGTGGCGTTAACTGTGCAGGTGATCCAAATATTTCTAATACAAAGCCATTGTACATGGTTATGAATTCTAACCCGACTAACGTCGAGCTTGGTACTGACGCATATCCGACACCAACAAAAAACCAATGGTACTATCAAATTATTCGCGCTACTGGAGTCGACTTGCCTTATCCTAATTGGGAAAATGCTAATGCGTCTATTGGAAATCCGAATGGTTCTGGTTACGCGGCTAACGTTATTTCTGACATCCGAGAATTAGGTGGTTCATCATTGAACTATTTCCCGGTTCGTTGGTCTACACCTGTTACTAACGATCTCGGTGATTATATTCTTGTTTTCCCATTTGGTCTTACGTCAGATCGTTTCTCGTATTCTGATGAAATCGATTTGATTGCAGTTTCAAAAGCAGACGCTTATGGTTCCGGTCAGGACGTTCCAATTAACGTGTATAACCAGAATCGTACATATACTGCATTGTCATCAAACAACCAGCGCGTTGCTAATAATGGCGGTATTCGCGTCTTTATGCTAACCGGTGGTCCCGGCGTTTAATACAAAGGGGTTATAAATGGCCGATGAACCATTAATAACAATACCATTTGATCCTGATTTTAATACAGCGGTCAGACCTAGATGTCCCGGCTTGAATATGCGTAATGTTTTTCAAGTCAGGACAGCTATGCGTTTATGCCGAAAATTAAAAACGGCTGACATTACCACATTTTATGGATTCAAACCATCCGTTAATTGCAATACATATCCAATGCTTCCAACAGACACCGAATCCGAAAAAGCGAGATGTGGTATTTCGTCTGTTCATTTTACAATTGATAATTATAAATCATTTTGTAAGCCATTACCAAGTGCCATACTTGATAAAGGTAATGAAGGATCACGAATCTGTCATACGTTACCTATTAAAACTGAAGAAATTGATATTTCTCTTGATAATAGATATTGCTACATTTCTGAAGAAAAAGAAGTAACTAATGATGGTCAGGCGGTATGTCGTAAGGATATCATTATAGAAGATTTAGCAGTTTTACACGCAAGTCTTAATTGGCTATGTATGGTTACTGATCCTATGATACGTAGCGATGTAAGTTCAAGAGCGTGTAGAATTCCTGCTATAACACAATACCCAATTAATATTTCGGCTATACCGGGATATATTAGATATAGTTGTTATACAACTGACATATTTGGTAGTGATACTGATAGAATTGGTAATAAAGTTTGCAATGTTAAGGGTATCTCAAATTCTGAATTTACCGCCTCTGTTTTCATTGGAAGATTTTCTTGTAAGTTGTTACCAACAACTATTAGCTACATTGGACGAAGTGCAAGATGTCATATTATAACCGGGGTTATTTTGACGCCTATCATGTTTGGTCGAGTTGGTAAGGGTAGACCTTTCCATATTGGGCCTATTTTAAGTGGTAGAATGAATCCTAAAATGCGCCCTGCGCAATAAATACATAAAAGATTTATATTTCGGAGAATTTTAAAATGGCTGTTTATACGGTAACAAGCGGAACATTGAATAATACCCTAACATTTTTCAATACTCTGATGAGTGAATTGACAAATGGTAATGGCGTGCACTGGTTTACTAGATTTCAGGGTGACGTTAATACATCGAGTGAAACTATCGTTGTTTTAGAATCGCAATCAGCGGTTGACTTGCTTTTGACTACTGATCCTACACAAAAATATTACTTGATTTTCAGAGGAACTAAGGCAATACCTGATCCTACTTTAACAGGCGTTCCATTTAGCACCCTTACGGTCGCTATTTGTACAAATGAACAATTCACCGCATCCTCAACGGCTGTTACTGTTTCTGCAAGCGCTCCTGTTTACACCGTGTTTAATAACACCAACCGTCCAACTACGGCTGACGAGTTCACTTATAGATTGTCGTTAACGTCAAGAGGATTCGCGTTGGGTTTGTGGAAAAATGCATCTGCTAATATTCTTGCTAATAACTTTTTCTTGGTTATCCAACGTCCGGTTAATCCTACAAATGGAGAGCCTAAAATCAATGGTAAAGCACCAATTTTTTATCTCGTTCATCAGGTAACCAATCTTACAGCATATTTTGATTGGGGTATTGTTCGCGAAACAGATCGAAACAACACTAACTCAATGGGTACTACAAACCTCACAGATACTAATGCATATCTTTTTGGAAAGATTTCAATGGAATGGCCTCAGCCAAATCTTTTTGACAACAATTCTCACGTTGTTAAATTCCCATTCGGCTTTGCAACATCAAGAAGTTTGTATATGGAAGAAATGGATTTGATGTGCCTTGCATCATCCGCTTCATTCTCAGTAGGTCAGGATATTAACATTACTATGTACGGAGAATCAACTGCAAGAAAGTATGTTTCGGCGTGGGGTTCTATGCGTTATGGTTCTATTGGTGACTCAGTATCAACAACAGTTCCTAATATCATTTCTGGCGCTCGCATCGGTATATTGGCTGTAGGATAATAATTGTGCATATTTCGTTAAGAGGCGTAAATTTAAGTGGAACCTTTAATAAGTGGTCACCGCCACCAGTTGACCATTTTGAAGTGTCTGAAAAAAATAAACAAACCGTTTCAAAAACCAATTTCGGTTTTACGGTAGAAGCCGAAGGTAATGAGGTATTTGTTGGTGCGCCAAATTCAGGATCATTGACAGGATATTCAATAACTGGTGACACTCTTACGTCTTTATTCTCTACCGCAGTTTTCAGTAATAGCGGTCGTCTAGGCTATCGTCTATCTGCATCTGGTAATTGGTTGATGGCGGCTACGTCGCCAGCCTCCGGTAATGGTGAAATCTATATGTTTTCAAAAACCGCAGGCTCATGGAATATGACAACTCCAGCACAAATCATAACAGCGCCTCCCGCATATACTGAAAGCGGGTTTTCATATGGCGCTGCTATTGATGGAACAACCTTAGCTGTTGGACATATTAAAGCAAATACTTGCGGTGCGGTTCATATATATGATTACAATGGAACCAGTTGGGTATATACCACAACGTTAACTGTACCATCATCATCTACACCAGCAACAACAAATCAAAACATTGGTTTTAGTGTTAGTATTAAAGGCGATCTATTGGTGGCCGGTGGTCCCGGCGATCTTACTGGTAATGGTAACGGCGTTGTAATGTTTAGTAAAAGAAGTAATGGGGTATGGTCAACACCAACAATAACTACTATTTCTGAAACAACAACAAGCGGTTTTGGTTTTTCTGTTCATACTAATGGGACGAGAATTGTAGCATCTGCTCCAGCATTTACTGTTGGTAATGTTAATGGAAACATTCGCTTATTTGACAATTCAATGAACCTTTTACAAATACTAACGGTTTCTAACTCAAACGGAACGATTATTGATCCACAGTCTGCTACGAGTGATCGTTTAGGGCAATCGGTATCTATCAATGACAGCGGCAACGTAATCGCTGCCGGTGCGCAAGCTCGTCAATCTAATACGGGTGCTGTATATACGTTTGAACAAATTAACAACGTTTGGTCAGGAACCCCCTCTGGTATTGGTGGTATGTTAACCGGTTCTGGAACGACTAACAATTCTCGTTTTGGATCATCGGTTGCATTTACAGGTGACAAAACTCTTATTGTTGGTGCATTTGGCATAACATCTGTTTTTATGTTCAAATAAAAATTGAAACAGCATGGTAACGAATGATATATTGAATCATTAATTCAAATTAATGAAAGAAATCAATATGTCAGAAAAAGTTCTAAATAATTACACTGATTTTGTGACGGCGGTTACAAGTGAACCATCTATGGATACTGAAACGTTCATTAAACGTCTTCGTGAACTTCAATCACAAGATTGTAACATTGCACGCCTATTGACTGGTGCAGTTGGTATTACCGCAGAAGGCGGTGAATTCATGGAAATTGTTAAGAAAATTATGTTTCAGGGAAAGCCTTGGAATGAAGATAACAAGTTTCATCTTTTTCGCGAACTTGGCGACATTGCATTTTATTTTGTGACGGCAGCGGCTGCACTGAATGTTGATCCATATGCTATTATTGAAGAAAATGTGCGCAAGCTCGAATCACGTTATCCCGGTGGTAAATTTGATGTAAATAATAGTGAAGTTCGTAAAGAAGGCGACATTTAAAAAATAGGGGCGTTCCATTGAATATATATGATCTTGATACATTAAGTGAAGAAGACTTGATGGAACGCCTTATGGAAATTAATAAAAAAATTTACTCGACTAGATATATTAATGCGAGTCAGAACCTAATTGATACGCTCTATAATCTACGTGATATGGTCCAACTTGAAATAGAGGTTCGATCAAACGAGGCTATGATTAAAGAATTTTCAGAAAAAATGGATGACGTTATTCCAGCCGATAAAGGATGGGGTGTCAAGGTTGAAAAAGTGTCAAAATTTTCAAACACGCCTAAAACAGAAAACAAAGCAGGGACACCTAAAATTTTTCAAAAAACTTTTAAAAATAAGCCATCAGCATAATTAAACTGATAAATATATTTGAAAGATACCAAAACCTTAACATTGCTTCTCACATAAGGTCTAGGTAGAAAATTCTGGCCAGAATTTGAAATTTATATTGCTGATACCTAAACGATACCGTATATTCGTCATATAGACAATTAAACGGTTGGTTGGAATATGTTCAATATTGCTCAAAACGCAAAAAACTCTTTTTCCCATACAATTAATGCAACTCTCTACATGCACAAAACTTTGATACCATCAAAGATGACTATTTCTGGTTTATTCGGATTTTCTGCCGATGACTATTTTAGTACGGATGAAGTGAACGAATTACTCCATCGAAAAAATAGGTTCATTTTAAAATATCTAAATCGATCCGTTTTTATCGATTCAGAAAATGCAATTGCAAAAGAAATTTTCCTTAAAAATTATAAATCTATTGTAGATAATAATGTTGTATTGATACCTAGCAATCTCTCGGATGCTGCAATTGCCTCAACTATTTTTAGAAAGCTCCATGCTCTTGGTGAAGGTAGAGTTATTTACGACACGATTTCTGTAGTTCAGTCAGGTGGTGGCGACGAATTTGGTATTCAAAAAAATCCTACCAAGAATGATCTTGAACCGGTATCAATGCTTGAATGGATTGGGCCAACTTCGTTTCACAAAAAACCTTGGTTTGATAGAACGGATTATTCAACCGTTGACTTAGTTCCAACCGAGTCTGATTATATCAATGTTGAGCCATCATACGTCCCTGAAGAATTGGTTGAAAAAAGAACAGGTTTTGTACCAACGGTATTTGACGGTGGAAAATGATAGAACTTAAAAATAGAACAGTTGACGATTATGGTATAGTATATTCAACAGTTGAACAACTATATGACGTTCTTATTCAAGGCGGTGATATCAGCGACTTTAAAGTAATACAGTCAGATGCACTTGACGTTTATAATACAAGCGTGAGAACAACCGACGAGGCTCATAAAGTATTACATCCATATAACAAACCAAGTATTTCGGTAGAGGAATATGACAAAGAACGTCAAAATATTTGGAATATTCCTGAAAAATATAGAAATATGGATATATACTCGTATATAATAACCAGAGTAAATACCGAAGAAGAAAGAAGTCGTGTAGATTTCGAATATGAGAAATACAAAGAATATGACCTTGAAATGGTTCTCAAAGCTCTTTTGTTCCTTACGGATACTTTTAGAGAGCATAACGTTGTCAAAGGCGTTGGTCGTGGGAGTTGTGTAAGTAGTTATATTTTGTATATCATAGGCGTTCATAAAGTAAATAGTATAAAATATGATCTAGACTTTTCGGAATTCCTTGAATAAATTAGGAGAATGATAATGACAGTTGGTAAATATGTTTCAATGAGAGGCGTTCCCGTCGACGTTGAAGCAATCCTTTCAAATAATCAAGAGACCGTAGCTGTTACGGGTAGAAGTTCAACCATTCGTATGAATGCACGTGGTGACGCACTAGACCGTAATGGTAAGGTAAAGTACACCCGTGAAGAACTTGAAACGAATTACAATACCGAAATCGAAGGTGACGTGCACAAGCCAGAAACAATTCAGCCAGATGTGTTTGTGACACCTGCTGAAGCTATTCGTCTTGCTGCGGAAGCGAAGAAGGCAGCACAAGCTGAAAAGGCAACAAGTGCCGAACAACCAGCAGCAATCGTGAAGAAACCTTCTCCGATTAGAACTCCGGTAAAGCCACGAACCCTTGTTGATGATGATGAAGAGTGAGAAATAAATGCAGTTTAGAGACACTAAAGGACGCGATGTTAAACCGGTTTCCGATCATATCTTAGTATATGAAATGGAACAGGGTGAAAAGTTGACCAGAGGGGGGATTATTCTCCGTGATGACAATGGTACGCAAGAAGGCATCAAACCACGTTGGTGCAAGGTTTATAAGGTTGGATCAAAGATCGACTATGTTAAACCGGGTGAATGGCTTCTTGTTGAACACGGTCGTTGGACAATGGGATTTAACGTGTCAATTGAATCCGGCGACTATTATGTACAGAGAATTGACAATGACGCAATTCTTCTTGTATCCGAAACCAAACCATTAGAAGTACAATAACTATTTGACATTTTATTTGGCTCTTGATATTATAACTTTTTGTTATAAATCAGGAGCCTTTTTTCATGGTCGTAAAAAATCTATTAACTGTTGGCCTACATAATATCGAAATCCCTGAGGGTGTGACTAAAGAAGAAATCGATGAATGGTGCGCGGACATGGAAATTGTTCATTACGTTTGGTCTCCATCAAATGTAAGCTTCAAACGTGGTGAAGATGCTTCTGCGTTTATATTGAGATTTCATTAAATAAATATTGAAACGTTATAGGCCGGTTTGTTACAGTTAGAAATAAACAAAATAACGGACTATAACAAATGGCTATTAAAGAACTTTGGGTAGAAAAATATCGTCCTTCTGGTATCGAAGGATATGTCTTTAAAGACGAACGTATGAAAGAAACCGTTCTTGGTTGGCTTGCCAATCCTGAAAAAAAGAACATTCCTATTCCACATCTTTTATTGAGTGGTGTACAGGGTACTGGCAAGACTACACTTGCTTTCATTCTTTGTAATGAAATGAAAGTTGAAAAAGCTGATTTGCTTTATATCAATGCATCCAGAAATAACGGTATTGACGAGGTTCGTCAGAATATTTCTAATTTCTGTTCTACTTGGCCTATGGGCGATTTCAAAATTGTAATTCTTGACGAGGTCGACGGTTTCACTCCTGCCGCTCAAAAGGCGTTGCGTGCGGAAATGGAATTGCATTCAGATACAGCGCGTTTCATTCTTACCGCTAACACCGCATCAAAAATCATCCCCGCTCTTCATAGTCGTGTTCAAGGGTTTCATCTTGACGGTCTGGATAAAGAGGGATTTGTAACGCGTGTTTTTGACATTCTTGTTTCCGAAGACGTAACGTTCGAACCAGAGCATATTTTGGATTATGTTGAAAAGACATTTCCAGATATGCGTAAATGTATCAATCTTCTTGAGCAGAATACTATCAACGGCACTCTTAACAAGATGGAAGCCGGAACCGACGCAAGTCTAGATTATATCGTAACTTTTTGCGAAATGTTTCTGGCAGGAAAATATACGGAGGCTCGTAAATATCTTTGCGCACAAATGGGCGACGGTACGTATGAGGATGTCTATCGTTATTTCTCTAAAAATCTTGAACTGTTTGGTGATACCGAGGAGCATCATAATATGGCTCTGATTACTATTGCCGAGGCTGCAAACATTCACACTACAATTTTTGATCCTGAAATTAATCTCGCTGCATGCTTAGTCAATCTACAGCGCGTAAAGGAAACTTAATATGAAAACAATCTATATGGTAATTACTCATATTCATAAAGATACCAATCTCGAGGGTAAGGTCGTTGAAAATATGAGATTGTATGATACTCTTCCAAAAGCAAATATTTTAACAAGCGCGTCCTTGATTTTTGATTTGTTTAATGGAAAGGTCATAAAGAACCGTTTTGAGGAAGAAAACGACAACCCGTTTATTGATTACGTAAGCCGTTATCGTGAAGAAATTGGTAAATTTATTGCGGCTTGGGCGCAGGCGTCACCTGAAAATATGGCGGCAGCTAAAGCTATGTTTGGAGGTGGTAATAATGACGAATAAATTCATTTTAACAGATGTTGACGGTGTTCTTCTTAATTGGGGAAACGGATTTGAAAAGTGGTTCAGGGCTAATCATTTGAAATATGGTGTAGCTGTTCCACTAGTCGGCTTGCGCGATTCAATGAACGTTGAGGATTGGCTAGGTATGTCATATGAGGATACCCGACCAATTGTTCGTGATTTCAATAATGATCCAGATTGGTTTCCTTATTTGGAACCTATGGAAGATGCTGTTGACACCGTTTCGTGGTTGAAACGAGAGGGATACAAATTCGTTGCGATATCCGCTTGTAACGACGACGAATGGCATAAAGAAGCGCGTAGGGGAAATCTTGAAAAATATTTTCCAGACACGTTTGATACGGTTCATCTTGTTCCTGTTGGAGCAAGTAAAGAAAAATATCTTAGCCGTTATAGACCTACATATTGGATTGAGGATCATCCGAAACACGCGGAGGACGGTGCTCGCCTTGGTCATATGTCATTTTTGATTACACGAACATACAATCGTCACTTCAAAGAAACTGGCGCAAAGCGAGTTTGGTCTTGGAAAGAAATTTACGATTGTATCACAAATGATGGGTGTACGCACCCCGGTTGGATAGCTTAAAAAATATGGCCCGCAAGGGCCATTTTCATATAACTGTCACATTATCTGCTTTTTTAAAAGATAAATACTTATGTGAGAAGCCTAAATTGTCAGGAGATGACTTTGGCTAAAAGAGCAGCAACCCGTAATAATCGTTCCTCTCGTCAAGAACGCGCCCCGCGTTCCAATCACCGTTCACGCAAAGACAACGTGATTGAACTTGACATCCCTACCAAAAAAAGATCAAAAGAAGTAAACATTCTTCCAAAAAATGTTGAACAAGAGGCATTAATCGAAAGTTTGTCTGATAAGCGCAAACATATCGTTTTTGCTGTTGGTCCAGCAGGTACGGGTAAAACCCACGTAGCAACAACTATGGCAATCAAAGCATTAAAGGCAGGTGAGATAGAAAAGATTGTCGTAACACGTCCAAACATCGCAGTTGATGATAAAGACATTGGTTTCCTTCCCGGTGATATTATCGCTAAATTAGCCCCTTGGTGTCAACCGGTGCTTGACGTATTCAATGAATACTTTAGTAAAATGGAAATTGAAAAAATGCTTGAAGAAGGCATTATTGAACTAGTTCCAATTGCATATATCCGTGGTCGAACATTTAAGAAAGCGTGGGTGATTTTTGACGAAGCACAGAACTCAACAGTACGTTCTATGCTATCAGTACTAACTCGTATTGGTGAAGGCTCTAAACTTATCATTACTGGTGACGAAAGACAGGGCGATAGAGGCAAAGACAACGGTCTTTCAGATTTCTTGACGAGATTTGAAAACAGCCGTATGATCGATGTGGTTAAGTTCAGCTATAAAAATGTTGAACGCCATCCTGTTATTAAAGAAATTCTTGAACTCTACAAAGATGTAGATGTTTGATTGACAATACTCTCCTTTCATTGTAGTGTAAAAACTCAATGAAAGGAGATATTTTGATGATAACGCAGGAAAATGCTCAGGCTATTTTTGACGAGGGACGATCAATTTCGTCTCTTAGGCAAACGAGTCGCTATTATAGTTCTGAACCAATAAGACCTGAGTTGGAATCTGCTCCTCGTATTATTTTCCCCCCATCTAATGAAATATCCGAAATGATAGGATGCGAACCTGTTCTGGTTGATACGGTTTTGCAATTTTTGACGTCCACAAAAAATAATGAAAAACTTTCTCTCCTTTCAAACGAAATAGAAAGTCTCATCACGCGAGCAGTTTTGACGATTCCAGAAATCGGTGAACAAATTTCAAAAAAATATAATTCTGTAAAACTTCAAAATGACATGAGAATGAAGCAATACTATGATAGTATTAACAATCATAAACGGAGTCTCGAGACGTCAAAAACTCTTGATGACAGAGCGGAGGCTGTCAAAGAACAGTACGCTCTTATGTGTGAACATATCGAAACTAAGATTGTTTCTCTTCCATTTTCTATTTTCAATCTCACACCATTCGAACAAAAAATTGTTCGTGGAATGAATGAATGTATTAAAAAAGTTAACATGGATGGATATAATATCGTTGAATTTGACATAGAATATATCAAAGAACGTAAATTTTCATATGAAACCGTTATTAATCTTTTGAAAAAGGCAGGAGTTGTATCATGATTATGGATGAAAATTTTATTATTAGTGGTGAAATGATTGAACTGATGGAAAAAGAACGAGAGGCGGCGGCAGAATCCAAACTGTTTGAGACGCTTACTAATACCGCTAAATCAAAACCACAAATCAACTATCCAAGTGCAAGTAATATCGGACGTATGGGTATGGCAGAACGTCTTGACCTAATGCCATTTGCATTTGAATTGATGATTCTTGATGCGGCTAAGCACACCGAGGACGAAACTATTGTTAGCTTGTTTGAGGAACTGATCTTAGCAGTTTCATTGCGTGGATATGAATCAATCCAATCAATCGCCGCTATTAATGAACGCGTTGACAATGAAGTTAAAAGGCGTCAGGAAAAAATTAATGCAGCACGAGAAACGCTTTTGAAAAAGTTTCCTAATGGAAAACCAGCACCGTATGACAAAATTGATCCACAGTGGAATAACATTTGTGATCGTGCTGCACAATCATATAACAATGCCGCATATAAAATTGATAACATGTCCTTTGAGGACAAGGTGTTTTTTGTTATCCTTTGCTTGTCAAGCCGGTATTTTGAAATTTTTAGCTCTGGATCAGTGACGTGTGACTTTGAACAAATGAAAAAATTCAAAGGGTCACATATAAATGATATTACTAAAAAATATACGATGCTTATCAAAGCCGTTAAAGATGGAAACGTTGACAATATCAGAGAAGTTAATCGCTTGACCGGTAATAAATTGCATCTATTTTATCAACTTTTGGATATCAAATTAAGTTAATACAAATCGCATAAATACCTAAGAAGGAAAAACTTGGTATATTATGCGATGTCAAATTTCTTAACGAGATTACAAAAAAATGCAACGCTCATTTCAGTTCTAATTCAAATTGAGGACTTCCTTGATAATTTGGATGTCTACGTTTTTGACAACTGGTTTGATGCTGAAGTAGTTGATGGACCTAATATCGAACGATATTGGGTTACCATCACTCTGGCGTTTCCTATTGATGAAATGCCAGACCCACAGGGCGCTGTTAGAATTATAAAGCACGGCGCAAAGGTAAAATACGCAAAAGCATTTCGTAAAATGAAGGACGACACTGTTCCTCCTTCAAGCACCGCAAATGGTCGTCCTGCTTTTGTTGAAAAAGAAATTTGGCTTGTTACAATTAAAATTCCACGTCAGTTTATTGAAGAGCTTGATGATGACGATCTTGAATTGTATGACTCTATGATCGATATCGAAGATATTTCAGACGCACGTGATGAAAACATTGATACAAATACACAATTCGCAGCAGAAGACGGCGGCGAAGATACAGAACAAAACGAGGAAGAACAATGAAAATAGTTGAAGGTTTGGCAGCAGGCGATCTAGCTGACCTAGTTCTCCCTGTTGTATCAATAGACGAATTTGAATCAAAAATCGATGATGACGCGGTAGTGGTTGGGTTTTATGTAAAACACGAACTCGCAGCAAAAGACCTCAATCGCTTTATTCAAAAAAGTGCGATGGCTATTCTTGATACAGAGGTATCAGTTGCTGCCAACGAAAACGGTTACTTTATGGTTTTTGTTGAAATTCTAAGAAATACTGAAACCGAGAACAAAATACTTTCAATCATTGCAGATGTGACTGCGTTAACGAACATCGAAGATTGGCAATTTACGTATTACAAACATGAAAAAGTTTTCAAACTTGATAAAACTATTTTGCACGTGTTATTAAGAACCGATCCTAAGCCAAATGCTGAAGAGGATTTGGCGGAATCGTTGAAAAATTTTGTATCAAATAGTAACGTTAGAACGTTATCTCTTAACGAAGGCAATGTCATAATTGGCGATGGCCGTTCAACTCATCGTTTTAAAACAACGTTATATGAAAGTTTTGACGAATTTAGTAAACATTATCAACACGTTTCTAACATGAATTTTAGAAAAGATTTTGATTTTATGGTTGAAAATTTACAAAGAATTTTTGGTCACGACTATGCTGTCTATAAAGCAGAAGAGGGATATGCTGTAGTATCCGAAACTGGAAAGACCGCCCATTTCGTTCTTTGATTATTGATCATTTTCAATTTGAGTTATTATATCAGATACCTCTTGTTTAGTAGCTTCAGGGTCAGCGATGTCAACAGGGCTATTAAATATATGGCGGTCTGAAACCAAGTCGATCACATATGATTGGTCTACAATGTAATGGGCGACGATGTCGTATGCATTAATAGATTTGCTTCCAATATCAATAAATTTGACTTTATCTCCCATAACGTGATATCCTTCATAATTAACTGTTTATTGTATTTAGGTGTAATATGAAATATGTTCTTGGTGCAATGTTCGATCTTGAATTAACAAGGTTGTGTTTGATTTTGAAAAAAACTCCCACTTGGCAAGCAGGCCAGTATAACTTGGTTGGTGGAAAAATAGAAGATGGCGAGACCGGCAATCAAGCTATGGCAAGAGAATTCCTCGAGGAGACGTCGGTTGAAACCTCACCAGAAGATTGGATACCAGTAGTAACATCAAAAGGACCGGATTTCACAATAGACGTTTTTGCAATTTCGTCAGAAGATATTGATTTTGTGATGACAACAACAGACGAAAATGTTGAGATTTTTCATCTGGAAAATCTCCCCCATAATTTGGTTCATCAAACAGATGAATATATCAAGCGAGCGATTAAGGCTATCCGCACGCGAGCATAGCAGTTAATTTATCGTCTTCATTTCTGAAAAGAATGCCAAGAGAATATTCCTTGTATTCGCCGCCGAATCGCGTATCAAATGCGAGGAAGTCCTCAACCGAGACATATTGTTTTATTTTTTCTGTTAATTCATTACTTTTATCAATGATATCACCGAAATCTTTATAGGTAAGGTGATTCGCATTGGTGTATTTTTCCTGAAACGGGGGCAACCAGAAAAACGGAAATTCAATTAGAAACTTTTCGTTTTCCTGTTTCATTTCGTTTAGATATTCGGTAATATAATTTGCAAGTGTTTCTGTCATTTTTTATTCCATTAATCTTAACGCCAACGTGTCGTGTTCGTATCTCAAAACTACCGCGTCTTGGTCATATAGATACGATGGGCAACATATTTTATCACTAATATCGATATTATCCATATATGCGCGCTGCCTATCATTACGGATAATGAATTTGTGAAAAGAATATAAGCACCAATATTTAGAAATGGAACGTTGTTGTATTGCGGCAAAAAACAACGAGAAGATAACAATATCCACTGCTACCATCCAATACAATCCACTAATCATTATAATAACCAATGATAAGAAAGAGGTGGCGAGAGCTATTTTTATAAAAAACACCTCTCCAACCACTATATCAAACAGCAAGTGGGACTCGTTATTTACCATCCAAGTTCCTTGAGTTTGCCAATCGTTGACAACGAATCTACGTGCAGTAGACCATTACCGCCCGCCTCTTTCCACCTCTTGATGTTTTTCACGAGATCATCGATTAATACGTCACCTTTGTTTTTCATGTGTAGCTGCTTGTCTTTTGAGAAACAAGTAATTACAGGGACGTCACTACCAAGGTGCTTTTTTACCCACTCGCGCTTTCCAGCAGCCGCAATATCATGACCAATACGAGGACAACCAGTTAGGATGATAGGCTTATATTTCTTGATGTATGACCACAGCATATTCCAATCATCCATTGGTGGGAGATTATCCCAATGCATATGATGATTTTCGATCATATCCCATGCTTCATCTTCCGGTACAGAACTATGGGGGACGTTGAAGTTATCATAAAAACCTGCCTCAAAATTTACGAGAACTCCGTCCAAATCACAAAATAGGGTATTCATTAATTCTGTTACCTTTCAATTTTTTTAGCCGTAACCAATGAACAGCTAATTACATCAAACACGTTTTTATCTGCCGAATAGTATAGCCTAGTTTCACCCGGCTGCAAAGGCGTTTTCCTCGAATCCGTTGGTACATTCCATTCTTTTGCAGGCATTTGCTTATTTTTACCATTCGAATACGTGCAAAGAAGAATGATGTTAGAAATAGCAAAATCGCTATTGTTAGTAATGTCAAAGCGCGGCAAATCAAATTTCCGATCCATATAAACTTTAATGTCAATATCAAATCGGTCAACCTTGACAAACGTAGCATCGATCATACGGCATTTAGAGTCACTTGCATTAACACGAAACCGCGTCATTTCCGCAGAAGAAAACAGTTGTTTCTGATAGCGAAGTCCCGGTGTAAGATACTTACTATGGATGTTGTTAACGGTATATACCAATGCAGTTTTTGTGGTGGCAACGTCCGTAGAATTGTACATAAAATCACAACTTATTCTAACATAATCAAGCAAATTGTTAGAGTTATTTGTAATCTCAACATACAATCCATTATTATCACCGCCGTATGTAAAGATTGACATGTCGGCGGAAAAATTTGAAGTTTCTCTTACTGTCTTTTCAGGGCGAATAACTGCGTTATCTGCCCAAGAGGAGAAGCTACCTGTAGTAAAAATAGAAACAATAGACAGGCCAATAGCAATCAACGGAAAGATAAGAAGACCGGTCGTGACATACCATCCACGCAGAATGAAAAGAAAAATTACCAGAAAAATCCATCCAACGAATGAAAAAAAGAATGGAGTTGAATCAGACGTAAAAACAGGATGGCCGTTCCACCATACCAAAATGATGTTGATAAAAAGAACGATCAGTGATGTAGCGATAACCGGCATATAACACCTCCTTGTTTTACATTAAAGGTATAATATAATATCTCTACATAAAGTCAAGTCTTTATTCTGAACCATTAATGAAAATAACGCCGTTATCAATGATCAAGCATTTTCTAGATAGATCAAGTTCCAATTTATTTATGAAATCCAAATAATCTTCTACAAACATTTCATCAACAGACCCATCAGAAAAAAACCAATAGCTATAATTTGATTTTGACGATCTTACGTATTCGTGAACGTATTCAAGGGCTTTCTCCCTTGCTTCAATTTCGTTATTAGCAACAACGATAATGTCACCATTTCTATATTGCTTCAGGGCAACAGAATCCCACAAGTACAATTTCAATCTGGATACTCCATAATATCAGGTTCCTCACCACCATTCACGAGATAATCAAAACAAGCAGCATCATATTCTGCACGATTTCTTTGCGTGTATGACGACAGAGTAAAATCTCGGCCATTACAATGTGCTATAACGTAATACGTAACGCCATCTGCGGCGACCATCTTACTAACATCAACCGTTATTTTATTCTCAAATACGTGAGTGATAGCACGGGCAATGTCCATTGCTCGAATATTGCCGATTATTCGTGCCTCGCCTTGCCAAGAAGTTGCACAAATAAGAAGTTCCATTAGAACTGTTTCAGGTGAGGCGTTATCGGTATTCATTTGATTTTTGCCTTTTCGTTTATCTTGGAATGAACAACAATAAGAGTTTTAAACCATTTTGAATCAAACGATTTAATAACACTGTTGTAATGTTGTTTATTGGAAAGGACGACATATCTTATCTTATCATCTTTTGTAAGAACCAAAATTCTCTTTTTATTTTGGTTCTTAAGAGTGTTAAAATAGGATACATCCGTTTTAAAGGCGCTACTATGACGAAGCATTAATATCTCCTATGTCGTTTCGATACTAACATAGTATATTAATGAAATTAAATGTCAAGAGAAAATAGTGGCGGAACGTAGAAGATTCGAACTTCTGGTACGCTATTAACGCACGACACGTTAGCAATGTGCTGCCTTAAACCTGACTCGGCCAACGTTCCTTGTTATTTATATTTACTCTTTTCTTCCAACAGATGCAAGAATTTTTTTACAAGAACGTTCAGTTTGTAAGTTTAAACGTCTTCTGGACCAAGCCATGAGTATGTTAATTGGTTGACCGCTTGGAAAAGTTGAATTCAATAGCTTGGTGAATTTTCCTTTTGGCATAGATGCTTTTGCTTGATTGCAATCTCGGCAAGATGCCACTATGTTTTCTTTTTGGTTCAAACCACCTTCCGATTTTGGAGTAACGTGATCGGCAGTGACGCATCTATAGGTTAATGGTTCCCGGCAATATACGCATTTACTATCGTTTTTGACTAGAGATTCCTCGCGATAGATTTTAATAAATGCGTTTTCTAATTTTTTCCTATTCGTTTTACGAATTTTATAAGAACTCATTTTAGCCTCCGTATTATCAACTGAAGACCATTTTATCTATTGGGACATCTCAATTTCAATTTTTTAATTACATTTGCGAAATCAAAATCGCTTGGTATATCGTAATTGGGATATAGTTTATGAAATTTAACAATAGCAGCAGCCACAGCATCGCCGTGGCTGTATTGTGAATTTGAATAAAAGATCACATCCCCAAGGGCAACAATAATAGCCTCTATTTGATAATTAAAAAGGGCCATTAATCATCCCATTGTCCAAGCGCGTCTGAACTGAACGGGTGAGAATTATCATATCTATCAAAATGATATGCGCACAACCAATCAATACCGGTTGTGGTGTGATATCCGTTAACTGCCGCGTTCCCACATTGGCAACATTTTTTAAATTTCATGGGTGAAACGCCATCGTGGCGTTTATAATTCTTTTTTGTATTTTTAGAACTCTTTCGTTTTCCGTGGATCAAATTTGCATATTGACCTGTGCGTTTTTCTTGAGTTTTTGCCTTGCAAGATTTGGAACAGAATTTTCCCCAACCCCGTTTTACATCAGCAGTTCTCGCTTGGAAATTTGCCTTGCAACATTTACAAGAAACAGTTGTCATCGACGGCATGGAATCTCCTATAGCTAAATACGTTGTATATTGGAGTATATTACAATGAAATTTTTGTCAAGCATAAAGGTTTATTTAATCATTGGATTGATCGCATCTGTAGTAGGTGTAATCGCATATTTTTACATTGATTCTTTGCGTTCAGATATCAAAACACTTGAGGCTGAAAACGCAAAGCAGCAAATGACCATCGACTTACAAACAAAGCAATTAGATCAACTCAAAAAAGATGCCGAAAAGCAAGCTCGTCTTCATGAGGAATATTTGAAATCTATTCAAGATATCCGTAAAGAATCAGACGATGAAGAAGAACGCATCAACAATACTGAATGGGAAAAAGAGGCTAACACTGACCGTGAAGCACTTGAACGCTCTATTAATGAAAATATGAAAAAAGTATTTGATGATATCAGGGAGACAAGCAAATGAAATTATTATACATTTTACCATTATTATTTCTGGCAGCTTGTACTAAAACTACGACTAACGTAGTTCCTGTACCTGCGATCAAAACGCCAATCATTGCACCGCAGACAAATCCCGTAAAAACTCGTCCAGTTCAATGGCAGGTATTGACTTCGAAAGAGGTTATTGAAAAGGCAGCAGAATTACAAGCTAATCCTGATCCGAATTATACGATTTTCGTGTTAACACCAACAGGATATGCCAATCTTTCTCATAACTTGAATGAAACAAGACGCTTTATTAAAGAACAGAAACGTGTTATAGTGTTTTATCAAGAAGTTACAAAGTAAGGCATCTATATGAATCCGTATGACATTTTAGGCGTGTCAAAAACCGCGACATCTGAAGAAATAAAAGCAGCGTATAAAAACAAAGCAAAATTATATCATCCAGATAAAAATGGCGGCGACGATACCAAGTTTAAAGAACTTGGTAATGCATATGATATTTTGAAAGATGCAGCTAAACGCCACGAGTATGATAACCCGAATCCTTTTAATCATGGAGGATTTTCGTATTCGGAAAACGTAGATGATATTTTCAGTCATATTTTCGGGCAACGTCGAGGAAATCGCGCCAACCCGTTTTACACGCATAGAACAAATAAAAATATTAGTCTTACATATGCCATTTCATTGAAAGAAGCATATCACGGCAAAACGGCAGATATTAGTTATTCTGTATCAGGAAAAGAATCGAACGTTGTTACAATAACAATCCCTCCCGGTATTATGGATGGTCAGTCGATCTTTTTTACTGGAAAAGGAAACGATACATTTAAAGACGTCCCTCCCGGTGACTTGGTAATTACGATTCGTGTTTTGCAAGATATGCAATTTTTTGTTGATGGAGTGAATTTAATCACTACCATTTATATTGATTACATCGATGCGATATTAGGCACAACGGTGGACTTAGAATTAATCGATGAAACCAAAGTAGCTGTAAAAATTCCTCCTAATGTGGAACACGGTAAAACGCTTCGCCTTTCTGGTAAGGGTATGCCATATGGCAATTCGTATGGCGATCTTTATATTCAAGTACATCTTATTCCTCCTCAGCTTAATGAACGTCAGCTTGATGCAATAAAAAAGATTAAGGCATAATTTTTTGGTTGACATTCGTTTCTAATCGTATATTTTGATGATCGTAATTCATCATAAACGAAAGGAAACATTAATGAGTGATTATAACGCTGACCGCCTCACAGCTATTGCCGAACAGGCAAAAAAGCTCGCTATCCAAAACAAGCACGAGTTTGTAACGGTTGAGCACCTTGCGGCGGTTTGCCTTCAGGAAGAAGATGTAAACGATTTCCTTAAGGCTTCGCGGGTTGATGTAAATGCAGTATTTGCTGACATCAAACTTTTCTTCCAATCTGGTCACCTTTCGATCCGCGCAACTGACAATCCTCGCCCTACTAAAGCGATTGATGAAGTCATTCAGGCAACGCTTGCAAATTCTATGTTCAGCGGCGTTACCACCTTTGGCGGTATTGAACTTCTTTACAATATTCTCAGCGTTCGTGATGTTTACGTTGTAAAGTTTATGAACGAGCGAGGCATCACTCAGCAGGCAATCCGTACATATATGGGACCGGAAGAAGCCGCGCCTTCGACTCGTAAGGGTCCATCTGCACAATCCAAGAAGGGTCAGCTTGATCAGGTTCTCAAGGTTCTTGCTGAATATACCACTAACCTGAATGAACGTGCAAAGGCCGCAAAAATCGATCCTCTGATTGGCCGCGAAACGGAAATCCACGAACTCGTCAAGACCACGGCACGCCGTACGAAGAACAACACAGTTCTCTCTGGCCCCGAGGGCGTTGGTAAAACCGCAATCGTTGAAGGTCTTGCAAAGCTTATCAATGATAATGAAGTTCCTGAAGTAATTCAGGGCGCTACCATTTACTCCCTTAACGTAACCGCTATTATGGCTGGCGCACGTTTCCGGGGTGATATGGAAGAGCGTGTTCAGATGGTTATCAAGGCTATCGAATTCCTTACGGAAGAAGAAAAGCAGAAGGTTATCCTTTTCATTGACGAAATTCATATGATTATGGAAACTGGTTCCGGTTCTGGTTCTGGTATGGATATTGCAAACATTCTTAAGCCTGCGCTTGCACGCGGTGGCCTTCGTTGCATTGGTTCCACGACCTTTGATGAGTATCGCAAGTATTTTGAAAAGGACAAGGCTTTTGCTCGCCGGTTCAACCGGATCGACGTAAACGAACCTTCGGTTGAAGATACTAAGCGTATTCTCAATGGCGCAAAGCGGGTTTATGAAGACTTCCATCAGGTCACGTATACCAATGAGGCGATTGATACGGTTGTTGATCTTGCGGCGCGTTACATCACAAATCGTTATTTCCCTGACAAGGCATTTGACATTATTGATGCGGCAGGCGCAACACAGCGTATTGCACCAGAAGGTGAACGTAAGACCATTATCGGCGTCAATGAGGTTGAGCTTGAAGTAAGCAAGATTGCAAAGATTCCGACAAACACCGTTCAGTCATCTGAGGTTGACAAGCTTGAACATTTGGAAGACGATCTTCGCAATAATGTTTTCGGTCAGGAAAAGGCTATTGAAGTTCTTACGGAAAGCGTTTATGAAAGCCGCGCAGGACTTCGCCCATCTAACAAGACACTCGGTTCGTTCCTCTTTGTAGGCCCGACTGGTGTTGGTAAGACGGAAATGGCTCGCCAGATTGCGGACACCCTTGGTATGAAGCTTCTTAAGTATGACATGTCAGAATATATGGAAGCACATTCGGTTGCAAAGCTGATCGGTTCCCCTCCCGGTTACGTTGGTTATGGTGATGGTGCGGCAGGCTCTGGTAAGCTTGTTTCCGATATCGAAACCAATCCTTATTCGGTTCTTCTCCTTGACGAAATCGAAAAGGCACATCCGATGGTGTTCAATATGTTCCTTCAGGTTATGGATGATGGCAAGCTTTCATCTGCATCTGGTAAGACCGTCAATTTCAACAACGTTCTGTTGATCCTGACTTCTAATGCTGGCGCGGCTGACGCGGAACGTAACACCATTGGTTTTGGTGGCGGTACGAATTCCGACAGCATCGAAAAGGAAGTAAACCGGTTGTTCGCACCAGAATTCCGCAATCGACTTGACGCGGTTGTACCATTCAAGGGCCTTACGCCTGATCTTATGGGCAACATTGTTAACAAGTTCATTAAGGAAATTTCTGATATGGCATCGGCAAAGGGTGTTCGTATCGAGATTACGCCAGAAGCGGTTGAGTTCCTCTCCGTAAAGGGTTATGATCCTAAGATGGGTGCGCGGCCAATGCGCAAAACTATCAAGGAGCTTGTTACGAAGAAGCTTTCTAAGGAAATGCTCTTTGGAGCATTGAAGAATGGCGGAACCGCTTACATCGATGCAAATGAAGGTGAAATTAACATCACCTTTAGCGAAAAGTTTGTAATGGCAGCAACCGAAACCGAAACTGCCTAATTACAGAAATAAGGGGGAGAATATCCCCCTTACCGTTTGCCTTTGAAATTCAGCGAGTTATAAAAAGACACTTATAATTGACGGACGTTAGATCGTACTTAACGGAGTCCTCAATTATGATGAACAAAAAACTAGCTAAAGTATTGATCGAAAAAGGATTAATTACCGAAGGAATGGAAATAACTGCGAAGTTTAAAACACCGGGTATTGACGGTATGCCAACTTCATATGCACGAGAAATCTTTACACTAAATGGATTTTTAATGCGAAATGGTTCATATTATTTTGATCTTATTTCAACAGAAGACGGTCAACGTATGGGGCTTAGGTCAGACACAGTTATAGAAATTGACGGGATGTGTCCTATTAGATTTGCAGCATCGTATGATATTGATGCAAATGGCGAGCCAATCGTATACACCACAAAAAAGCGTGGAAGAAAATCAAAGGCCGAATTAGCTCTATTGAATGGCTAATCAAAAATCTCCTTGTATAAGTAAATAGGTATATAGCCTTACTTGTACTTGGAGATTTTTTATGCCTTCTGTCACCATATTAGATGATACCAATGACCGCCTCAACGTGACCGGAGAAGCATTTCAGGCAGATGGTTGGTATGGATATTCTGACGGCCTACATACGATTAGTATTCACGTTCAAAATTTTTCCGGTAGAGTTTATATTGAGGTGAGCCTTGCTGATTCACCAACGGAAGAAGATTGGGTTAAGGTAAACCTTCGTCACGATACGAAATATATACAATTTCCATTGTTCCCAAGCGACCCAACCGGTTATATGGGCGGTGACACCCGTGTTATGGGTGTATCATTCAAAGTAAACGCTCTTTGGATTCGTGCGGTTGTTGATAGAAGTTATCTACCAAATACAGATGAATATAGCGGAATTTACGATGGGCAGTATGGCAGCGTTCGTAAAATCATTCTTGGGAGATAACAATGGCAATTTACGCTGACAATATAGATACCACTGGACCTAATCCGGTAAACCCGCCTGATGACAGTTGTTTTCCTCCTGTTGTAATTAGAAAACCAGACAATTCTGCATTTAGATATTTCAAGTTAATGAATGGTGCAGACAAAGAAATGAGAAGAAATAATAGGGGACTTACAAATGGCTGCTAAACGTTTTGGTGCAATATCGCTTGATGTTGCTGATGAATGGAAACACTTATTTACCGCAAAGCTTGATTTTGATACGTGTGCGACAATTTCATTCGTAAATAGAACGGACGAAATACGTTTTATATCGATGTTGTATACTCATAGCCCGGTTGTTGCTGACGCGAATACAAATGATTATTTTTTCTATGATCTTCAATTATGGCCTGATGACGTATTTTACGTACCGGGACTTGCTGTTGAAAGCACATATTCAATTTTTATTAAATCTAATTTACCGGGGGTGTCGGCAATGGCATACGGTTTTGAAGATAGAATTGTATAATAAATAAGGGTCTGAAATTGTTCAGACCCTTTTTTCTAATTTGGTTTTTTCCCTAAATACTAACAATAGAAGAATCATTCGCTGTAGTGAATGATAACCTAATTAGTATGTATTTTTAATAAATACTCATGTATAACAGGAGATTTAGCATAATGGCTTATAAAACTTCACGTCCCGAAGGAATGCAAAAATTCGGTACAACTATCGCGGACGGACCAGATTCCGTTACGCTTATTGACTCAGTAGACGTTCAGCGCGGTATTATGGTACTTCGTGGTCTTGTTGCAGGCGAGGGTATTAAATTTACATTAGTTGATGCTGATCGTTCTCCTGTAACACCCGGCGAAGTTATTGAAATTTCCGTCGAGGGCGGCGCAGGTGGCGGCGACGGAGCAAAATGGTTTGCTGGAAATGGCGTACCTTCTGCAACACTCGGTGTCAATGGTGACATGTACATTGATCAAGAAACCGCAGACATTTACCGTAAAGAAAATGGCACTTGGCTGTTTAAATTAAACATTAAGGGTGAAGTTGGCGAACAAGGTCCACAAGGCATCCAAGGCCCACAGGGTATCCAAGGTATTCAGGGTATTCAAGGTGAACAAGGTGTTGCTGGCGCACCCGGCCCTACCGGCCCACAGGGTGTTGCTGGCCCGATTGGTCCACAAGGCATTAAGGGCGACACCGGTGATGTTGGACCACAGGGTATCCAAGGCGTTCAGGGTTCTATTGGTCCTGCTGGCCCACAGGGTGATGTTGGTCCTGCCGGTCCACAAGGTGTAGCAGGTGTTCAGGGATCAACCGGACCACAAGGCGCTCCCGGTGCAGGTATGGTTCCTGATCAATATGGTATTTTTGATGAAAGCGTTATTACTGCAATTGAAGCAGCAAACGTTGATTGGAATTTCTTGGTTATCGCTGGTGGTGATGATAGAACAGATAATCAGCAACCGGCTGGTATTGCGGGTGATATGGGCGGTCACCTTATTCATTATGATGCTGCAACTGGTGTTTGGGATGATATCGGTCCTGTTGTTGGTGTTGCTGGCCCAATTGGTCCACAAGGACCAGCAGGCGCAAATGGTGCAGATGGCGCAGAAGGCCCACAAGGCGCAGAAGGCCCACAAGGTATTCAGGGCGTACAGGGTATTCAGGGCGAAAAAGGCGACAAGGGCGACAAAGGTGACAAGGGCGACGGTATTCTGTTAAAGGGCGCAGTTGATGATGTTGCAGATTTGCCTACAACGGGAAATGTTGAAGGCGATGCATATTCAGTTAACGGTGACCTTTACGTATGGAATGGAACGGAGTTCGTATTTGGTGGTCGTTTGACCGGTCCACAAGGTCCAGTTGGTCCAGCAGGTGCTGATGGTCGTGACGGTGTTGATGGTGAACAAGGCCCTATCGGCCCACAAGGCGAGCAAGGTATCCAAGGTCCAGTAGGTCCAGCGGGTGCAGACGGCGAGGGTGTTCCTCCCGGTGGTACGACCGGTCAGGTTCTTGCTAAATCATCGGATACTGATGGTGATGTCGAATGGGTTGATCAATCTGGTGGTGATGGTGTTCCTCCCGGTGGTACAACAGGTCAGGTATTGACTAAAACATCTAATGCTGATGGTGCTGCAACTTGGCAGACTCCATCAAGCGGGCCGGTTGTTCCTCCAGATGCGTGGATTCCTCTTTCTTACCGTTTCCGTTTGAATCTTTCTGGTACAGAAATTGGTTCATTTGAAGAAATTCCTACAGGTTGGACTATTACTAAAACGGGGAACAACGCATTGAGCATCACGCACGATGTTGGACGTTTTGGTCAATACTTCTTTACTCTCGGTTGGACAGCGAATAACAAATATGTTTCTCGTGTTACTGGCGCGGTGGCTCCTATGAATCAGCCGGATACAAGTACCATTGAAATTTCAACTATTGGAACTTCTTCTGCTGGTATAGCAGGTGGTTCTCATATGTACGTTTATATTACGTTCTAATACAAAATTACCGGGGATAATGTTCTATCCCCGGTAATCTTCTCGTCAATAGGAAATTACCATGTCATATAAACCGTCAGTTATGTTAAAAGCAGTTACAACCTCCGTTGAGGAATATGGGTTTTGGACTGATCCAATTATGCCCGGTATTTGGGAGGGTATGCCTTATCAATGGAAAATAATTGCTACCGTTCAGCCGATGCTTCATAGTTCGGATGAGACCCCTATCCCATTTACATACGACGCAACTTCAATAACCGTTGGGTTTTGGATAACTGATATTTCTGGTAATGCTTTACAAATAAAAGAAATAATATCATCTACTGATTCAGAAATAGAATTTATTGTAGAAGATGTGGACAGATACAACACCTTTAGTGATCCAAACATTAGTGGGTTTGGCGGGTTAACGTCATCAACTATATTTATATTTGAGGTATCGAATATGAATGGTTTACCGTTGTTCAACGCAATACCAGATGGTGAAGTTTCATACACCGCAATCGATAAAATTAAAAGTAGACTTGCTGCAATCAACTACATACTTGATGTTATTACATTCAAGGATGACGAAAATACATTTGAGATTGGCGATCTTGTTGCAATCGAAGACGGTAAATTTGTAAAATCGGCTAATACGCGTTTTACAGTTGGTATTGTTAATAGCATTAATGTTCCCGGTGGCGGCTGGTTTTCTATTAAACCGTTTGGTTCATATTCTGATACTGTTCATCATACATTAGAAGGTGAATATGGAGACGTATTTTATTTGGATAATGAAAATCCCGGTAAAGTTACTAAAATTGCACCAGAATATAATGCATATCCAGTCTATATTCGTCTTGGAAATGACCATACAGCATTTGTTTTAAATACAATAAATGATGAACACAGTGAAATTGATTCAATCGAACTTACTATTGTTAACGGTACAACTGAATATAATATTGGAACATCTTTCAAAAACGTTTCAAATTATACTGTTAATGGTATCTCAGCAGATGAATTTACATATGATAAAACGACCGGCGTGTTCACAATTCTTCCAAGTCTCGGTTATTCGGTTGACTCAGAAGATGAAGTGGTAGTTTTCGTAAATCGATAAGGGGAATATAGATGGCTTTGCTAAAGCTTAAACAGATTACTAAACCCACTGGCGGAAGTGCAGGCGATTTAGTTGTTTTCAATGGAACAGATATCGTCTGGTCCAACGAATACAATGGCGGTGTAGGTATCCCAAGTGGTACGGTAGCAGATAGACCAAATTCTCCTGTAGAGGGAATGATTCGTTTCGAAACCGACGAATTATCATTGGTTGTGTTTGATGGAACTGATTGGAAAAAAGTCGGTTCTGACAGTTATCGAATCGTAAGCGAGGATGGCGAAACGTGGGTTGATACGCAGATTAATCCAGATAAAATAACATTTGCCACAGGCGGCGAAAGTGTAATTGTTATCTATCCGAGAGACATCGATAAAACACCAATCATTGCGGCTGAAAGTGAAAACGCTAATGCCGATCTTATCTTGAAACCTAAAGGTGACGGTTCTGTCTTAATAGATACGGATGGCGTTCCTACTATTGAAGCCGATGTAGGTAGTCCATTTAATCTTGTTGGTGATAGCATCCTTCTTTCCCCCCGCGAAGGCGGTAAAGTTTCAATTATGGGTGAGGGCGATTCTATTATTGAAACGCCAGAAAACGAATCACTAACGATTAAAGTAGGTAATAATACGTCGACAACCGATCCTGTAAATCTCGTTATTTCAGGAAGTGACTCTGACGTTGCTGCTGCATTACCGGGTGACATTGTTCTCGAGGTTGGTAAGAACACCGCAGATGACACGACCGGCCAAATCTTGGCAACGACCGATTATACGCCAGTTGATGATTTTGCTCTTGTAACAAAAATTTATGTAGATTCTGCAATTGGTACAAATGAAACTGTAACCGTTATTACTGATAACGCAACAGTTGGTGAAGATGATTCTATTATTATTTCAAGACCAACAATCGATCAGCCTGTATCCGTAACAATTCCTACTGGCCAACTTAACGGACGCCGTATTATTGTTAAAGATGGTAAAGGTATAAGTGAAGACTTTTCTTTAACAATTAGCTCAGTAGACTTGATCGATGGTCAGTCAAACTTAGTAATTCAGGAAAATTACGCAAGCGTTACCATCATCTTTGATGGAACTACTTGGAATATTATTTAATAAATAAAAACCTCGGAATAAATACGTATATAGTGTTTTTTCCGAGGTTTTATAATGAGTCCTATTCCTGAATCCAAAAAAGAAGATTCATGGCTTGGTATTTACTGGCGTCCCGCTGCGGCGATAGTTTATCTTGCTATTTGTATTTTTGATTTTATTCTCCTACCATTGTATTATACGTCTTCTGCACCAACATTAAGCGACATCGTTATGTCCATTAAAGATTTGCCAGCAGATAGCCAAATAGTAGTTTTGAATCTTTCGTTGGCTGCTTGGGAACCGTTAACACTTAAGGGTTCTGGAATGTTTCATCTTGCATTTGGTGCAATTCTTGGTGCAACGGCGTGGCGTGGCTTGAGCCGTGACCGTTTCGAAGCTTATAATAAATATGAGGAATATGACACGCCAGAAGGCGACATCGATTCAAGGAGACGATGAATGACCGAATTAGCACATTACGTTGAGCTTGTAACAGACACCCCTTTATCAAGAGAGGATATCAAAGGATGGTTGGAAACCGTAACCAACCTTTTGCCTGAAGGTTTAACGTCGTCTATTGGGAGCATTCGCCAGAGTGTTGGTGTTAAAAATACAAAACTAATTCATCGAAAAACAACTGCTGGAAAGCACAAATATATAATTCCATTAATTAGAAATCTAACTGACGATGAATTTAACACCATAACCAAATATGTTGTATCTCCTGATGGTGAGCATTTCGAAATTAATACAAGCGAGGTTGGGTCACAGTCATCACGCCAATTACCCCGTTTTTCACAGCTAATTACTGACGAACAAAATTCTAAATTTGCAGAAGAAATCGCCAAGATACAACATAATAATTGGAAAGATGAAAAATCTAATAATGGATGGCAATATGGTGTTACATATAATCCGTTTGAAAAACAATCACCAATGATTAAAGATTGGAAAGAGTTGCCAACAAATTCAAAATATATTGACTATAGGCTTCCAAAAGAAATATTATCTATTATAGAATCGTATGGATATAGCATCATTCCTAATGAAACACTCGATGTTATATTGACCAAATATGATAATAGAAAAACTTTTAAAAATTTCAAGGATTGATCATGAGACCGGGTAGAATTGTGAAGTATCTGACCAACACGAAAGACCGAACTCTTCAAGAACAAATCGTTAATGACGCTTGGACTAAATGTTCTATTTTCTTTGTTGGACTCGACTTGAGTTCTAATGATGCTATTCCAAAGGTAAGTAAAATTCCTGCTATCACCCCTGACGGTTCCGATCCTACCGAATGGGATTTTGATGATTTCTTAACATTGTTTGATACGGTAACGCAGATTGACATTGAAGAGGATGAGGCAAAAACATTGGTACGTGAAGCGGCAATGCAAGCGCCTGACGAAGATTGGAATTTGTTTTATAGAAAAATTCTTCAGAAGAAATTACACGAAGAAGTACCAATGGATGTTATTACAAGCGTTCTTAAAAAATTGACCGGCCACGGGTTCTAATGTTATAATACGGTTTTGCATAACTGGAAACCGTATTATGTTCAACCTACAAGAAATAGCTCTACATATTATTTCTGGCGATCATGATGTTAATGATACCGATGTCCAACGCCTTATTGATTTGGCATCGGACATTTATTTCAATATAGATGATTCCGAAACCACCGACCTTTTTTCAATAATGATTAATGGTAATACTATTAGTGTTCCATATTCTCGCGCTGAGCCAATTATGGACGACGAGGTTTACAATTCTCTGGAACGATTTTTTAGAGAACGCTGTCCAACATTTAAAATGGAAACAGGATCAGACGTTAGAACCGGTAAAGAGAAATTACCATTTATTATGGGTGGATTGACCGAATTATACGAGAACGAAACTGAACAATGGATTTTCAAACATCAATTGGTAAATGAAGAGTTTCTAATTGAGGATAAGCTCGACGGTATTTCAGCCAGTTTGATATACGAAAATGGTGTTTTTGTATCAGGATATTCTCGTGGAAACGGTACATATGGTGCAGACATTTCAAGGCACCTTCGAAACATCCCATCCGTTCCTAAAACCATCAAAACAAAAGAACGTCTTGAATTGCGTGCCGAGGTAATTATTCCAGTTAAATTATGGAAAGAGCATCAGGCACAAGTCGAAAAACGAACAGGAAAATTTTATAAAAATCCTCGTAATTATGTGGCCGGGAAAATGAATTCTAAAACGGCTGACCAATCTTTTTATGATGTTGTGAATGTTGTGATAACAAGTTTGAATAACAGGGATGATCATGACGTTATTAAAAATCTGGAATTTGTTAGAACATTGAAATTCCTCGTCGTTGAGTATGTTGTCATTAATGGAAAAGATATCAACGATATGGTCCTGACTGAAATTCTGTTTAACCGTAGAAAAGAAAGCATTTATGAAATTGATGGTGTAGTTCTAACGCCAAATAACGCAAGCGTTCGAAATTCAATACCTAAGACAACATCAACATTGAACGCCGCACATTCCGTTAAGATTAAATTTGGCTCGCCCGAAAATAAAGCACAAACAACGGTTATCCGAGTTCATTATGATCTTTCCAAAGACGGGTATGCGAAACCTCGAATCGAAATTGATCCTGTTGAACTCGGTGGAGTTACTATCACCTTCACAACCGGTTTTAATGCTGGATATATCAAGAAAAACAATATAGGCCCCGGTACAATTGTAGATATTACACGATCAGGTGATGTTATCCCTTACATTGAAAAAGTTGTTCAGGGTACAATTGCCGATCTACCAGACAATTTAGAAGATTACTATTGGACAGAAGGTGAAGTTGATCTTGTATTACTTGATCCGTCAAGTAGCACCGATGTAACAAAAAAGAAACTACTTGGATTTTTTACAGGAATAGATGTTCCTAAGCTAAAAGAAGCCAGTATCTCGAAATTAGTCGAAGCAGGTATTGATGATATATCGTCAATTATTAAAATGTCTCGAGAAGAATTACAATCTGTTATTGGAAAATCAGCCGGAAATTCGGTTTATGAAGGTATTAAGGAGAAATTGAATCCGGTTTCGTTGGCAACTATTGCGGCAAGTAGTCAAACTCTAGGTCGTGGTCTAGGATCAAGGAAACTACAACGTATCATTGATCGTTATGGAAAATTAGATGTAACCATACTTGAACTTTTAGAAGTTGAAGGTTGGGAGGATAAAACTGCAAGTTTATATATTAGTAATTTTCCTAAGTTTGAAAAATTTCTTGAACAGATTGACGGATATTACACCATCCTTAACACTGACGATATTAAAGTATCTAATGGTATGGAAGGAATGACTGTTGTATTGACCGGATTTAGAGATAAAGAACTCGAAAAGCTGGTGGTATCTAAAGGAGGTAAGATTGGTTCCTCCGTTTCAAAATCAACGACCGTTTTGGTATGCGCTAATGTTAATGATGGTGGTAGCAAGATTACCAAAGCTAACGAACTCGGTATTCTTAAAATGACTCCTGAAGAAGCATATAGTGCTTTTTCCGAATTTTAATTTTGACTTCCGCGTACAATAACTGCTATATTCCAATCGTTAAGTAAACACAAAGGAAAATAAAATGTCACTAACAAACATCTCCGGTAACGACAAGGTTAAGATTCGCACGTTCCTCGATGAAGGCGTTGATATTCTTCAGCGTATCGAAGACCTTAAGGAAGGTCTTAAGGAAGCGACTAAGGCGCTTGCCGAAGAACTCGACATCAAGCCTACGGTTCTCACTAAGGCGCTTAATGCATCTTTCAAGAACAACCTTGCTGATGCCCGCGAAATTATTGATGACGTTGAAGTTATTCTCCACGCAGGTGGTCGTCTTTAATGTCAACGAAGTTGATTGAACGATATGGGGCAGGAATTGCCCCATATTTACGATTATGCAAAGATTATGACGAATTCATTTATGATGGAAAACGTCTGTCATTTTTTCCAAACGAGCGTGTTATTGATTTGGATACGTTTAAAACGTACACAGTTGAGATTTCAACTATAACATTTGAATTTGATAATCTTCCAATGACATATGTTGGTAAAATTAAAGGTTTTAATGAAAATATAGAATCTCTAACTGCTTGTGATGAAATTTACAATAAACTTTCACAATATATGCAATTCAATATCGTATGTTATCACGTAATTGTTGAATGGTACTTTGAGACATTTTTTGAATTAGTATTCGAAAATGAAGAAGATATGCTAACTGCTGCACTGGTGTTAAATGCCTAAAGTTCATAACAAATATCACAATACCGCACCTTCAGACGCCATTTATTGTGGTAGAGGATCACCATATGGTAACCCATATGTTATTGGAAAAGATGGCGACCGAGACGACGTTTGCGATAAATTCGAACAAAATATTTTGCCTACATTGGACGTTTCAGCACTTCGTGGTAAAGATTTGATTTGTTTTTGTAAACCGAAACGTTGTCATTGCGATTCGATTATCATTAAAGCTAATTCTTAAATATCCACGAGTTCTACGGTATATCCAGAACCGCCTTTATATGGAACATATCGCAATGCACGGGTATGCAACGGCAGAGAAATGTCTTTTGAAATAGCATTTAGCTTAGTCAAAGATGATCGGATACCCTCTGGAGAACCCTCTGCTTCAATTGCATAGTCACGGTATATACCCAAACGAATATATCCTAGTTCATAAACGGTTTTAATTAACAAATCTCTGGCGTCGTCATCAATTCCATCGAAACGATGCATCTCAGGGTGTTCATCTGGACCTAGATCACTTAAACAATCATTAACAAATTCACGATTATTCTCAATCGTATTTTCATAAATTGTGTAAGCTTCTGACACGTCTGGAAATTTACCAAGCTCTTCAAGATGACCAAACCATTTACAAGTTACTACGGCTTTTGATGGTGTCAACCATCCATATCTCTTTTCAAAAAGCTCCGAATATTTCACGATGGTAGTCCCTTTAATATTGAATTCCAAATGACGCCTCCCGTATTATGAATATGTAAACAGGAGATTTTACATGCCTTTTGTAGATGCATATAACGATACAGTCAAGAACAAAATCAAAGTGGTTGAGCGCAATGAAAAGGGCGAGAGAGTATTTCGTGAATTCAATGCGGAATATGTTTATTACTATGAAGACCCAAATGGCAGCAGCCGTACAATGTGGGGAAACCGTTGCACAAAACGTATGTTTAATAATCGTCAGAAATTCATGAGTGAAATGAATGCTGATATCCAAGTCGGGAAAAAGATTCACGAAAATAGTGTAAATCCTATTTTTAGATGTCTGTATGACAATTATAAGAATAAGCCATCGCCAGAATTTAATTTAGGGTTTTTCGATATTGAGACGGACTTTGACCCTGAACGTGGGTTCGCTCCGACAACCGATCCATTTTCTCGTATCACCGCTATATCAATCTATCTAACCAGTATTAGTAGTTTGATCACGTTTGTCCTCAAGCCTGATTTGCCAGAAGATGATCCAGACTATCTTACTGACGAGGAAGCAAAAGCGATTTGTGATAAATTTGAGAACACGTATCTGTGTCTTTCAGAAAAAGAACTATTGCAAAATTTCCTTGATGTTATTGATGATGTGGACGTTTTGACTGGATGGAATTCAACTGGATACGACGTCCCGTATACTACTAATAGAATCCTTAGGGTTTTAGGAAAATCGTATGCCTCTAAAATGTGCCTTTGGGGACTCCAACCAAAAAAACGCAAGTACCTTCGTTTTGGTAAAGAGAATGAAACGTTTGACTACGTAGGGCGTGTACATATGGATTATCTGGAATTATACCAGAAGCACAATCCTCAAAAAATGCACACCTATAAGCTTGATTATATTGGTCAAATCGAAGTTGGTGAAAACAAGGTTCCGTACGAAGGAACCCTCGATAATCTGTATAAACGTGATTTTGAAAAATTCATCGCATACAACCGTCAGGATACGTATCTCATTTATAAGATCGACCTTAAGAGACGGTATATCGAACTTCATAATCAGCTTGCTCATTCCAATAGTGTTATTCTTAAGACAACGCAGGGTTCAGTTGCGATGATCGATCAGGCGATAACGAATAGCGTTTGGGAAAAAGGAATGCAAGTTCCTGCGAAGAAAACAGACGAACCTTCTGATGATGATCAGCCAGTTGATAATATTGACGATGATGATGATGACGGCGAAAAAGCAGCAGTAGGCGCATACGTTGCAGACCCTGACCCCGGTTATTATAAAATGATTGGTTGCGTGGATATCAATTCTCTTTATCCATCGGTTCTTCGATCACTTAACATGGGACCAGAAACAATCGTCGGTCAAATACGACCATCATACACTGACGCGTTTATCGCAGATCGTATCAAAAATGGATATACTCCGGTTGACGCGTGGCATGAAGTGTTTGCAGCATTAGAATATGACGCCGTTTATAATAAAGAAGAAACCGAAATAGTTGTTGATTTTGAAGACGGTACATCAATCACAACGTCTGGTGAACAATTTTATGATTTCGTATTTGGCGAAGATTCCAAATACATAATTTCAGCAAACGGTACAATCTTTAGAAAAGACGTTCCCTCTATTATCGCAGAACTTCTAGCGGAATGGTATGCAGGCCGTAAAGATATGAGGGCGAAATCATACAATCTTAATATGATGTCCAAAGGCGTTGAAATTGATGACGACCTTTTGAATCAATTGAAATAAGAAATCGGTAGGTGAAATGTGGAATATGATGTAAATCATTTGAATGAACTAGTAAAAAATCGTGACGTAAAGGCAATCAAAGCGTTTATGGAAGAACACGATTTAGTGCTGGACGGGCGTGTAATTGTTCCAAGAAAAGATGTAGCAAAGCAATTAAAAGCACAGTCGGATTATTGGAACCAGCGCCAACAAGCTGTTAAGATTCTTTTGAACTCTCTTTATGGTGCGTTGCTAAATGAAGGGTGTTTGTTCTTCGATAAGCGCCTCGGCCAGTCGGTTACCTTGACAGGACGTAGTGTTACTAAGCATATGTCATCAGCACTGAATGAAAATATTATGGGAGAATATACGTATAAGGGTGGTGCTATTGCATATAATGATACAGACTCAGCGTACTTCACCGCATATAATATTTTGAAAAGCAATCCAGAAACAGCCTCGCTTGCTGATGATAAGGACACCGTTCTTGAATTGTATAAAACGGTTGGCGACCTTGTTAATCAATCATTCCCTCCATTTATGAATAGGGCGTTTAACACGGGTATCGAAAACGGTTCTATTATCGCAGCAGGACTTGAGCTTGTGGCTGAAAATGCAATCTTTATGAAAAAGAAGAGATATGCGGTATTGAAGTTTTGGGATGAAGATAACGGTCGTCTTGATATTGATGGGAAGCCGGGTAAAATTAAAGCGGTTGGCCTTGAAATTAAACGCTCCGATACACCAAAGTACATGCAAGAGTTTATGGAAAGCACCCTAATGGATGTTCTTCAAGGTGCTGGCGAAGAAGAAACCATTAACAAAATACGAGATTTTCGTTTTAATGTTTTTAGAAAACGATCACCTTGGGACAAGGGTTCTCCTAAAAAAGTTAATGGTCTAACCTCATATATGGGGAAATTGGGTTTAAATGGAAATCAACCTTCTACATTTGCATCTAAAAAGAAAGTAATGGTCCCCGGCCACGTTCAGGCGGCAATTAACTGGAACAAACTTAGAAAGCTTAATGCAGACAAATATGCAACCGAGCTAACTGATGGTGCTAACGTAGTTGTGTGTAAATTAAAACAAAATGTTATGGGTATGACGTCTATCGCATTTCCATATGACGATATCACCTTACCTGAATGGTTCAAGACATTACCATTTGATGAAGCTGCGATGGAAGAGATCATCATTGATAAAAAAATGGGCAATCTTCTAGGCGTTCTGAAATGGGATTTGTCAAAAACAAAAATTTCAGACGATTTTGCTGATTTATTTGGATTTTAATTTTGCAAAACGAAGTCACCATTTGATATATTTCATTATGAATTGAAAAACAAGGAAACAACTAAATGCGTAAAATTCTACTTGATATTGTAAAGCACGTTTCAGTCGTTGGCGGTATTGAACAGACTAAAATCACCGGCAGTGCTGAAGAAACCCGTGTAGAGGCAATTGATAAGGACAAGACCGTTATCGTTAACGGAACTCTTCGCGATCCATCCGAACAGCTTCGTGGCGAATACGGTATTGGATTTTTCCCTCTCCTTACAGGTCTTTTGAATCACAAGACATATCTTTCTGACAATGCTTCTATTGAAATCATTCGTCAAGATCGCGGTGGTGTAGAAACCCCTGTTGAGATGCTCTTTAAGAATGACAAGGGTAAGAACCCTGCTAAGTTCCGCTTCATTAACAAAGACTACGTTAATGAAATGGGTGTTTTCAGAACCCCTGTTTGGGATTATGAAATTGAACTTGACAAGAGTACTATTAATGAATTTGCTTCTCTTGCTGATTTGTATTCTGCATTTGAAAAGTTCTTTAGTGTTAAGACGAGTGCATCTGAAGTTATCTTCTCTATCGGTGACGACTCAAATGCATTGCACAGCGCGCAGGTAGTTATGGCATCAGACCTTGACAAGTCTGTTGAATTTTCCAATGAGATTAATTGGAATATCACGCCTATCTTGTCCGCTATGAAGCTTGGTCAGGATCATAATCCAATTCTCAAGCTTTCCGCACGCGGCGCAATCGAGCTTTCATTTAGCTCGGCGCTTGTAGATTGGCGCTTTATTTTCCCGCCACGCAAGCGTTAATATCCGGTTATCGGAGCGAGGAAGGATGCCTTTGGTTTAGAAATAAGCTAAAGGCATTTTTGTTAAATATGTGCATGATATACGTTGATCAATTGCACAAATTTGACCGTTCCATTTACGAATTACAAGAGTTACTCTTGTTTTGCGTAACTACCCCGTCATATACCAATGTTCAAATGATGCAAAATCACGCAGATAAAATTGATCTTTTTTTGTATACTTTAGGGGCATCCGACAGCAGACTCCCGTTTGATTGCATATTGCGATTGTGGGGTTCTGATTTAAATTGGCGTTTGAAAGTCAATAAAATACCATTCACATATCGTTCTTCAGATAGAATGGTTGAAGCAAGCACTATTCCTGCTATAGTTCTTCAAAGTGGGGATTTGAATTCTATTTTATCTTATTTCTCATCATACGTAAGCCCGTCTATTAGGATGTTTATGAATTTTACCAGAGGGCATTGTCATTATCCAATCATAACTGACTTTTTGATTGAAAAAGTACGAGAAAACGGTTATTGGTGTCCAAAACGTATACGTACAGAATTGGACTATCAAAATGTTGAACTCGCCATTGGAAAATGTACATGAATTTGAAGTAACCGAATTGGTGACAACCGATTCTGGATCAATACATTTCATAACGTATAGTTTGCTTCCATCCGTAATATCATATCTAAATGAAATCAGTTTATCCCCGCGTATGGTTGTTTATCCAGAACCTTTGGAAATTTATGACGACATTTGTTTTGAAGGGTATTCTCATACCGTATACTCAATTTATCTTGAAATGACGGACGAGGACGCTATTCCTTTTCTCCTGCGATTTAATTTGCAAGGTTGAAATCAAATATGGTACTATCCATAAATTGATTGAGGAATAAACATATGGACCTAACAAACCACGATTTGCGAGTGTTGCGCATTCAAAGAGAGACTTTATACCTACCAAGTCTTTCTCCGTATGACCAAGAACTCGTCAAAAAATTTAAGTATATGATGTCATCAAAGATTGATGTTACAAGCAAAAGCACTATCAATTCATACGAAATTTATTCAATTGTATATGTTGTAGTTGAAAAATTACGTCGATATTTACACGAACAAGATCATTCCTATAATTGGACATATAAAATCTTTGATCACGTAAATTCAAATTTTTGCCACCATCACGACGACCAGAACTCATTTTATCATAATGGATGGGTTGAGCGTGACGGGTTGAATGGTAGTTTTGAACTATGGTTATTGTTTGAGGAAGAGCAATCTTATAGTCTATTTGAAGAATTCTTTGTCCAGTTTATTTTATCAGAAGGAAAGTAATATGAGTTATGTTAAAAAGATAATTCCGTATTGTGTTTGGCCAGCAAATTGGGGGCTTACCGGTGCGAGAAAAGAACAAGCGAAAGCTGAATATAATCTCGAAGGCAAAGATTTGAAATATAAGCTGGCCGAAATTGATTTCGAATTTTTTGGCGATGAAAAGAAGTTTGATAAGCGTTACATTGAGCTTGATTTAGAATATGGCAAAATTGATGAATATCAAGCGGAGGTCGCTAACTTAGCGTTGGAACACGGCTTTTCATATAAAAAAGGCGGAATCATTGATTCGCTATTATCTCTTGGTAGCAAATTTGATTATGACAGGATCGATATTGATCTTAAGCATGGAAAAATTACTGAGCGCGAATATGATGAACTACTAACAACACTCGAAATCGATGACGTTGATAGTATCGAATATAAAATTCGTCAAATTGAAATTAAAGAGAAATACGGGGATATAACAAAAACCGAATCCGAAAAGGAAATAGCTACGCTCAAAAACGAACCGTGGGTTACTATTCTGGATGCAGATTTCTTAAACAAACCTAGTGTTGGTTCAGGAATGATGATCGAATTGGATTGGAATAAGCCTTTCGTTGATCATTTAATTGATAATGGCTTTGTTGGTACAAATGAAGAAGAAATTGTTAATGATTGGTTTACTGCACTAGGCGCAGAAGTATTCAATGAACAGTTAGCAGAACACGAACAAACATCACCAATGGCAAAGAAAGAGGCAATCGGTATGAGAACCTCTATTACTAAGTTGGGTGATGGAAAGGCAGAAATATCGTGAGAAATTATCTATTAGTCGACCTTAATAATCTACTTCATCGTGCACGCCACGTCCATACTGGTGATATTTCTACAACTTCGTCTATGGCATTGCATATTGCTCTAAATGCTATGCGCCAATCGTGGCGTCGATTTAAAATAGATCACGTTGTCATCTGTCTCGAGGGTCACTCTTGGAGAAAAAGCGTATATAAAGCATATAAGGCTAATCGTGCTGAAACTCGTGCTCTTATGTCCGCAAAAGAAATTAGAGATTTAGAATATGTTCAAGAGGTATTCGATTCTTTTATTGGATTTTTGCGGGAAAAAACAAACGCTACTATCTTGCAATCACCAAATGCGGAAGCGGACGATATGATTGCAAGGTGGACTCAATTACATCCACACGATATGAATTATATTTTATCAAGCGACCACGATTTTTACCAATTGCTTTCTGATAACGTCAAAATTTATGACGGTATTAAGAGTTTGCTGATTACTAATAAAGGCGTTTTCAATGAAAAAGAGCAACCCGCAACTTTTGATAAAATCATTACGGAAACATTAGACAACGGTAAAAAGAAAAAAGTTACTAAAACATTCGAACACGAAACTCCCGATCCAGAATATGAATTGTTTTTTAAAACGGTTCGTGGCGATTCGTCGGATAACATTATGAGTGCATATCCCGGCGTTCGTGAAAATGGGTCATCAAAAAAACCCGGTATTAAAGAAGCGTTTAATGATCGCCATAATCGAGGTTATGATTGGAATAATTTCATGCTTCAGGAATGGGATAAACTTATTTCTATTAAGGATGATGGATCAAGAGAAATTCAGCGAGTTCGTGTTATAGATGAATACAACACAAACCTTGAGCTTATCGATCTTACTCGCCAGCCGGATGAAGTAAAAAAAGAAATGGATGAAACCATTTTGGCAGCGACATCTAAATCTGTTCCAGCTAGTAGAATTGGTTTTGATTTTATCAAGTTTGCGTCTAACATGAATCTGGTCAATATTGCAAAAAATCCAGAGGACTATGCCAACATGTTTGCGAAGAGATACGGAAAATGATCGAACGATATCATACCAGTTTTGGATTTCCTAATGGCGTACTTGACGCCTTACACGATGTAGTAAACAATATCAAAGAGTTGCGTCTTTCAGTTCATTCAATAGTGTCTATGTTAGGTGACAAGAAATCAATTGTTCCGGTCCCTAATGTAGACGTTCTGTTAGAGCCAGAAAACAGCCTTATGGAAGTTTATATAGACGATGGAGAAATAGAAAAATTTTTAATTCGCGTTAAAACTCTAAATAATGAATTTGATTATACCTATGTGATTACCAAAGATGGTATGATAGTTACGTGTTGGGCAAATAATAAAGATGACGTCCCTACCCTTAATAAACGATCAACCAGCTACGTTAAATGTTTGGAGATTTAAATGGCAACCTTAACCCCGTTGAATGAATCTGCTTGGTTATTGAAAGATTCAGGTTCAATACAAGGTTTGGTGGTGGAATATCCTGATCATGTGTTATTTCTATCCCCAACTGAAAAAACGAAAACAACAATGGATGAATTGAAAGACCGCTATGGTTCTTTGAATATGGCAACCTCTAAGGTTGTAACTAAGACATCAACCATTGATGGATATCCAGTAAAACACGATGATATTCAAGTAGTATCGACTACTCCTCCGATTTATGTAAGGCGTAACAGTTCTATTGAATTTGTTGCGGGATATTGGGGATTTTTGCAAAACAACAAATGGGTTCAATCGTTTTGTCCTAAGCTATCCACACTACAGGAAAATGAATTGGTTGGACCATTCAAAACACGTCTTGAAATGCTTAATAGATTATCTAGTTTGAATAACACTATTAACCTAAGGAATGTTACTAATGAAACTTAATGTGTTATCAAAATTTTCTACTAAAGTTCAAGGAATGATTTCTCGTAATGGAAAAGATTTGATTCTTAGTGCCTCGGAGGCTTCAGAATTAAACACTACTATTACTGAATTGCTAACGGATCGTGTAGTGTTGTTGGAGGAGATACGAAAACTTCAAGAACAATCTAATACTATTACAGAGGTTGTTGTTAAGGGCGGAAGTTTCAAATGAAAATAGATTTTATTTCTGATTTGCATGTTGATTCGCATTTCCACGAAACAACACTCTTATATGAAAAAGGAAAAGGCCCGCAACATTTTAATTCGCGTGGTGAGTTTCAATATTTTGATTTTGAGTGGTTTAAGACTCCTGACAGTAGTGTGTTGGTTATAGCAGGTGATATTAGTAATAATATCGCCGTTAGCTGTAAAGTGTTAGAACAAGCATCTGAACATTATGATTTTGTTATATTTACAGATGGAAATCACGAACATTATAATTTGTCTATTACGTATATGCCGTGCGTTGACATTGAAACAACTAATAATGTTTTTGATAATATTGACATAATCAAGGAATTCATAAAGAGCAACCCAAAACTAATCTATCTAGACGGTGTTGAGAATTTACATTTTACGTTGGATAATATTACGTTTCTAGGTGGTAATTCTTGGTATGACTGGTCTGCATTAATACCATATGGTTATTCTTACGAGGATAACTATAAAGCATGGCAAACACATATGAAAGACGCTAAACGAATTGATTTCAAATATGTTAATCCTGAAGTTTTGGCGAATGAGTTTGTGCGTGATGTGGAAAAATTTCTAAAAACAAATACAAACGAGATCGTGCTGGTTACTCACACGTCGCCGTTGGTTTTGTTACACTCGATTATACCTGAGAATTTTGACTATAATGCATTGACGTCTTCTTTCATCAATTCAAAATTAGCGGATGTGCTAGACGAAAATGTGAAAACTTGTCTTTATGGACATACGCACGATCATAAAGATTTAGTTCTAAGCAATACGCGATTTGTAAATAATGCATATGGATATCCACACGAATTTAAAAAGCGTGGATGGAAAATGAAACAGATAACCATTGGAGAATAAAATGAAAGTAGAAATCGTAATGTCATCAAGCTGCCCATATTGCATCAATGCCGTAAAGTGGCTTGATACACATAATGTGCCACATACTAAAACTATTATGAATGATTACCGCGAACGTCTCCCTTTTTATGAAAAGCATGGCGTATCAACAGTGCCGCAAATTTTTGTAGATGATTTTAGAATTGGCGGCTTTTCTGATTTAGTTGTTAGCGATTTTGCTAAAAAAGTCATTTCTGGCGAGATTACTTTCGATAAATAAAAGCATAAGTTTATTTGTTGAGAATATGTTATGCCAAGACCTAAACCAAAAGTTATTATTGAAAAGACTGATACCAAAACGCATAAAATAGACCAGATTCTTGAAGCAGATGCCATTTACGCGGTCTATTATGATGGAAAGCCTATTAACATTCGTACCATTAGTACATTTGTAAAATGGCCTCCTGCGAAATATAAAAAATGCTCTTTTTCAAGTTCGGGTCACGCATATAATCTTGCGGATAAACTCAATGAAGAGTTTGGAACCGACAAATTTACAGTTCACCGTCTTGTTGCCGGTGAACGAATTATAGAAAAGAAATGAAAGATTACAACGCAATCATAGCTAAAATTATTGATTATTTGAAAAACAGCAACGTTCCAGAAACGTTGTCATCTGATCATACGGCTATGATTGCGAATTTTGAAACGTCAGAATTGAAATCTCTTATATTTTATGATGTACGAGAAAATGTGAATTCCCTACGACTGACATATACCGGGATGGTTATATTAACATCTTATTTTGAAAGATGGCAGTTTGAGGACTTTGATTACAATTATTCCTTTATAAAAATCTTATCTAAAGAATCTAATGCTCCTTGGTTTATCGACCGGAAGAAATGCATACTGTTTGATAGTGACTTGGCGTTTGACTGGACATTATCGGGAGATTTTAAATTTTTTTCCGAAATGTATAAAAATAGCGTTTGACTCCTCATTAATAATTGGGTAGATATGTCCTTGTAAACGAAATCGAGGAAAGGTTTTTCGATTTATAATTTGTAATGCAAACAGAAAAGGAATTTTGCATGTCTAAAACAACTACTCAGAATCTCGCACAGGTAACCCCATCGGAACTCGTTGTTTCTCTCAACAAGCTTCTTAGCACGGTTGCTACCAACATTCGCCTTGGCAAGAAGCGCTTTGGTATTTACGTTTGGGGCGGTGCGGGCGCGGGTAAGTCTGCTATTGTTGCCGAGCTTGCACGTTCGAAGAATTACAAGCTTATCGACCTTCGCCTTCCACAGACTGATCCTACCGACCTTCGCGGTATTCCGGTTCCTTATAAGAAGGAAGACCTCGATGAAATGGTCGTACAGTGGGCAACTCCTGAAATTTTCCCACGAGCAGATGCTGGCGTTCGTACGGCAAAGATCAAGAAGAACGTTTTTGAATTGACCGGTGAAGAAGGCGAAAGCGAATATTTTGACGGCGCAATCGTGTTCCTTGACGAACTTTCCAACGCTCCTCCGATGGTTCAGAACGCGGCATATCAGCTTGTTCTCGACGGCGAACTCGGTAGCTATCGCCTCCCTGACAACGTTTTCGTTATTGCGGCTGGTAACCGCCGCGAAGATAAGGGTGGCACCTTCGAGATGCTTGGACCGTTGAAGAACCGTTTCTATCACCTTGAACTCAAGGTAAAGTGGGAAGATTTCTTCAACCACGCGATTGATAAGAAGTTCCACCCTGCGGTTGTTTCTTACCTTGATACGCACCGCGCTGACCTGAACAACTTCGACAGCAAGTCTTCAAGCTATGCGTTCGCATCGCCGCGTTCTTGGGAGGCAGCATCTAACGTTCTTAACGACGACGTTGCGGTTCCTGATTCGGTTCTTACGGCCATCATTTGCGGCACGGTTGGTGATACGGTTGGTAATACCTTCCTCACCCACTTCCGTAATTCGATCAAGCTGCCTAATCCTACCGGTATCTTGAACGGAGAAATCAAGCGCCTCGACCAGAAGCTTGACGCATCCCTTCAGCGCGCACTGGCAATTAGCCTTTGCTACCAGCTTAAGGAACTGGAAGACGCTAAGAAGCTCGAAACCAAGAAGAACGGCGACAAGAAAATTGAAGCTGTTGAAGATGAGTTCTTCAAAAAGGTTGACAATTTCTTTGGTTTCATTCAGGATAACTTTGCAAAGGAATTGATTGGTCTTTCCGCCAAGATTTTCTTTAGCAACTATGCTATCAACCTTAGCCCGAAGAAGGTTCCACAGTACCGGGAACGTTTCACTCGCGATTACAAGGATATGCTTTTCGACGCAATCCAGCAGTAATCCGATAAAAGTAGGGCCAGTTAGAGTAGTTGCTGGCCCTACTTTATTTTGTTAATAACGAAAGGAATATGAAGTGACCGAAGAAGTTAAAGCACCTACCAAAATTCCACGTGAAGCGATTGATGCGCTTGAAGAACAAATGGTTCGCGCACGTTTCCACCTCCTTTTCAAGAAGCCATTCCTTGGCTCTATCATTGCACAGCTTGAACTGTGCGAAGCATCTTCTTGGTGCCGTACTTGCTCGACGGACGGTCGTAAGTTTTACTACAACTTCCATTGGGCTTCTCAGCTTACACTTGATAACCTGAAATTCGTATTCGGTCACCAGATTCTTCATCTTTGCCTTGACCACCTTGGTCGACGCGGAACCCGCGACATTCAGGTTTGGGGTATGGCAACCGACTATCTCGTTAATTACATTCTTAAGAAGGAAGCATTTGGTGTTCCGCCAACAAATGCAAACATTCTTCTTGATGATCGTTTTACGGACGAGATGTCTGCCGATGAAATTTATGCTTACCTTATCGACAACCAGATCAAGATTGAAATTCCAATGGACGACCATCTTGACGCATCTGAAGGTGACGATGGTAAGGATGGTAAAGGTAAGAGCAGTAATTCGGTAACGGTTTCTATTGCTGGCGGTCCTGACGGTCCTCCGAAGCTTACTGAAGAGGATATTAACCAGATTCGCAATGACATTATGCAGCAGATGATGACTGCCGCACAGTCTATGTCGGCTGGTGACGTACCGGGCTTTATGCAGCGTTACCTTGATGATCTTAACACTCCGAAGATGGATTGGCGTGCACTCTTGAGTGTTCATATCAAGAGCACCGTTAAGGGCGACTATTCGTTCTCTAACCCATCTAAGCGTTCTTGGCATCTTGGCGTTATTCTGCCGGGTGTTCGCAATGTTGATACCATTGACGTTGCGGTGTCTATCGATACCTCCGGTTCGATGACTAACGAAATGCTTACGGACTTCCTTTCTGAGGTTAAGGGCATTATGGACGAGTTCGAAGATTTCAATCTTTGGCTTTGGACGTTCGATACCCGAGTATATCAGCCTAAGCTGTTTACTCCGCATAACCTTGATGAAATTATGGATTATGTTCCAGAAGGCGGCGGCGGCACGTACTTCACCTCGAATTGGGAATTTATGAAAGACCCATCTAGCCACGGCTTTGATGATCTTTCGCCAATTGAACCTAAGTGCTTCATTATGTTCACGGACGGTTATGACGGCGGCGATTGCGGCCTTGCGCACGAAGAATGGACGAAGACGTTGTTCGTTATTCATAGTAACTACGACGCATTTGACCCAGGTTTTGGCGAAACCGCTTTTTACGACAAATATTGACGAACGACAAAGGGGCAGGTTATACTGCCCCTTTATTACTTCTAGGGTTTATATTATGTTTCTTAATTCGCTTCCAAAACATCAATTACTAAAATATATGCGCAAAGGAACAATCGATTCTAATATCAATAAAAATTGGATTCGTGTTGTCAAAAAAATTTCAGATAACGTAACGACACAAGCATATAAAAATCGTTTGGTAAGATCACATCTCGACAACTACTTAGAATGCGAATATTATTTCGAATTGACGATGGGTGAAGATGATATAATAGCGGTAATATATATCGAGGACGAAGCCGAGGCGCTTTCTATTTTATTAATGGACGAATATATTTGACTTCTTAACCGATAATGGGTTATAAAATAATTCAACAAAGGAGTTTTATATGTTTGCTATTTTAAACACGGTTGAACCAATTCTCGAGGCCATCAAAGATAATGAGTTCTTTGTTGTCAATCTTGACGTAGAACGTGGTTTTGGAACGGTTATCTACACATATAAAACCAATGAAACGTTTCTTCCAATAACGGACGATTTAGAACCTGCCGAACGAGAAAGGCGTCTTCTTATACAAGAATGTCGTGGTTTAAAATTCGATATTGAAACCGGAAAAATTCTGTCAAGGCCGTATCATAAGTTTAAGAATCTAAATGAGGATTCTACCGTACAAGTCGATAAAATTGATTGGACGGTTCCAAATCATGCTCTTGAAAAAGTAGATGGGTCCATGATCCATCCTGTAGTCGTCAATGATGTTTTGTACTGGTGTACGAAGGCAGGATATACTGAAATTTCTCCATTGGTAGAGAAATTCGCTCCTGAAGGTAGCGATATTCATAATTTCGCATTCTATTGTCAGAAGGTAAACCTGACACCTATTTTCGAATATTGCTCGTTAGAAAATCGGGTGGTACTTGATTATGTAAAGCCACGTATGATTTTGACGGCCATTAGAGATAATGAAACCGGGAGATATTTCAATTATGATAACCTGTGGAGGTTTGCTATTAACCACAAACTTGCAGACGTGGTAAAGGTAACACATAAATTCGAAAACATTAACGATTTTGTCGAAACTCTTAGAAACGAGGAAGACATCGAAGGTGTTGTAATTCGTTTTGAAAATGGCCTTATGGTTAAGATAAAAACTGATTGGTACTGCCGAATCCATAAAGCTATTGAAAATTGCATCTTCGAAAAAGACGTAATTGAAATGATTTTGAATGATACCATTGATGACGTGAAAGCGGTGTTGAAGGGCGAACTACGTGAAACGATTGAGAAATTTGAAAAAGAAATCCATACTAACATTGTCTCTAAGGCAAAGCAAATAGTGGATTTTGTTGAAAAGTACAAAGCTACTCATCCGTTTGATGCCAAAAAATTCAATTCTGTTGTTGACGAGATCAATGAATCACAATTTCGTTCGTTCTATATGAATACGTATCGTTATAATTGCGATTACAATACCGTAATAGGCGAAATTAAGGCTATGATGTTGAAATACATTTTTTCTAAAACGCAGGTTGAAAATCATAGGTTTTTGATTGGTGGTGCTAGAATGGGGGATGAAGAATGAAAGTTTTCATCCCTCACGTTGGCAGTAAATTTAGAATAAAAAGTCCAATTAGCGTACCTCTTGAATGGTGTGATAATAATCTTGTCCTCCTTCGGGAAATGGGCGTTGCCGGTATGATTCAGGTGTCACGTGGTAAAAAAGTTGTTAGAGATGACAATGGACAAATAGTGACTGATGAAAATGGGGAAACCGTTTTTACTGAACAGTATTTTAATAAAACAGTACCTAATCCTCTTTATGAACGTAGCGATTCCACGTGGACTCCTGTAATCGCGGACTTTGACGAAAGCTATGTATTAAAACTGGTTAAATGTTCTCCAAATATTAAAGGCAAAATATTTGGTAAATTCATTTTTAAAATCATGGAAGCTAACGACAAAGAAGAGATCGGTTGCATATTTGAATTGCCTTATGAAGAATTTATGGGATTTGACGTTGAGGTTATAGAGGATGACTTGTAAGTATTATAAGCCTGATAAATATCAGAAACCAAAAGGCAAATATATTAATATCGCAGAAGAAAGATTTGATACTTGTTTGCACTTAAAAATTGTTGAAGTTCCAACAAAAATTTTACGAATCATACTGAGTAAAAAATATGGTGAACCGATGGTTCGTGTCGTTAATGACGTTAACGGTAAGTTTGGAACATGGAAGAGTACCGAAATTTGGAATGATGATGCTGAATGGTACTTGTTTGGTAAATTTTTATATTTTAATGATCCGTCCATAGGGGTTGAAATATCATTGAAAGGAAAAAAGATGAAGTGAATCGTTTTTAAACCTCCATAGAATATTGTTATTCACAAGATAGCAACTAATTTTTATGGAGATAAATTATGACTTTAGACTTAGATAATGACATTGAAGACGACGTTTGGGATATTGATGAATATGATTGGGAGGATAGTAACTTTCCAGAGCATATTAAAAAGAAATTCCCCGGTTACACTCTTGTAAAAATGTCTCGCTATAACGCGGATATCATGAAAGAAATGATGGCATTTCTTGAAGAATACTGCGAGAATAAATATGAACGTGTGGGGTGGTATTCACATTGCGCATATTCTGTTGGTGTAGCATTTGAAGACTCGGATGATGCCTTACAATTCGTTCTTAGATATGAATGTAATATAGAAAGAAATTAAAAATGAATATTGACAAACTTAAAAAGCTCGCTGGAATCAAAAAAGATGAGCGTTGGAAAGCTGGTGGTATTCCTTATTGTATCGAAGACGATGTCGTATATGTATGTTTGGTTACTCCTACTGATCCTGCATATGGTGGTGACAAGCCGTCTGTTCCTAAGGGAAATCCAGATGCGGGCGATACACCTGAATCTTGCGCCCGTAGAGAGGTTTCTGAGGAAACAGGTATTACGTCATTTGTATCAGTTAATAAGTTAATGACTGAAAAAATTACCGGCCTTGACAGAACATATGAAATGCACGTTTTTGCTATGGAAACTCGTGATCGTTCTAAATTACGTCCAGACTTCGAGGGCATTCCTGAATGGTACGATATCGATACTGCTCTTAACATTTGTCGTAGATCGCATAAGATTTTCGTTCAAAAATTAGCAGATAAACTAAAATAATATATTGACGTATCCAATTTAGTATAATAGATTGGATACGTAAACAACAACCAACATAGAAAGGTAATACAATGATTGGCGAACACTTTTGAATTAATTATGAAGAACTTGGATACGAAACTGAAGAACAATTTGTCGAAGCATCCGACAAATTAAGAATATACTCCATCGTTCGCGATGATCTTGAAATGACAGCAGGAAAGCTTGCAAGCCAAGCGTGCCACGCGTCAAAGAATTGCCTCCTCAAGGCATATGCTCAAGATCGAAATCTAGCCCTTACATATCAGGGTAAAGATTTTATCGGAACCCAAATCATTTTAAAAGCAAAAAATGAAAATGCAATTCTTCGTGCATACGAAGAGGCGTTGTCTCAAGGATTGATTGCGAATCTCGTTATCGATAGTGGACACGTAATGCTCCCTCATTTTGATGGTAATCCTATTATTACGGCTGTAGGTATTGGTCCGTGCACCAAAGAACAGGCGCATAATATTACCAAACGATTTGGAGTTGTCCGATGAACATCATAGAACGTAAGAAATTAGCAATTCAAAAATATATGGAAGTTATGAACGACGAGACTCTCGGTCCCGTTACACAATTCACCCCGCCTATATCAAATTTGTGGGGAGATAAAGCTTGGGCAAAAGTCCTTCGTGAAACTTGGCCTGATCATAAAACCATATATCTTCCAGTTAAGCCGTCATATGAAAAATCGGTAGAAATAAAAAAATGGCTTTCAGAAACAACCGGTAGGTATTGGTATAATACCGGTCAGGATGCTTATTATTTCGAAGAATCATCATCTGCGCTTGCTTTCGCTATAACTTTCAATGGAGTAACAAAATGACCGATCTTGCACCTAAAATCAATTCTGTAGAAGATTACCGCGCTTGGGTTTCTAAGTGGAAACGCAATTATAAAAAGATTTCTCAAAATATCAGAAGCGAGAAATTGAAATATAAAGAACTACAGAGAACTAACACGAATCCCGACTCCACGAGTCTCAACTTATCACGTGCGATGGGTAGAAAAATGATGATGTTGTTAGACGAGGCTAAATTACAGCTTTCAAATAGATTTACTATTGAAAATGAAATCACCGAACATTTTCAAACATTCCCGTTAACTATTGACAATGCAAGGAATATTGAATTTCATTTTAATAAAAAACACTTACAGTATCCTGACGTTGTCCCGATGTGGATATTAAAAGCCAAGGGTTCAACTTATTACCTCAATCATATCGATTGTTCCACACCTTGGACGACGCGTGAACGACCAGAACACCAGTCAACAAAAGGTTCAATTCGCATCAAGAAAGGTACGATTGAAATTGACAAAAATGGAAATGCTGTTATAAAGTAAGGGTTAATTTATATGAGAAAGGACCAACCATCATGAAAAATATTCCGTTACATTCATTAGTAATGATGGTTGGTCCTTCTGGCGCTGGAAAATCAACTCTCGGAAAAAACAAGTTTGATGATTATGAAATCATTAGCTCCGACGCTATTCGCTATGAGTTTAATGGCGACATTTCAAGAACATATGATAACGCTAGGGCTGTTTTCAAAGAAATGGAACATAGGGCAGCATTGAAACTGTCTATGGGTGAACGTGTAGTTCTTGACGCAACTTTTCTTAAAAAGAGAGATCGTCAAGCGTTTACCGATTTGGGTCGTTCATTGAATGTTCCAATTTTTTACATCGTGGTTAATCGCCCGATGGAAGAAAAAAAGAAAATCACTGACTGGAGATCAAATAGTAATATAATTGATCGAATGGAAGAAGTTTTCATTTCCAATGAAAAAGACATCCTCCGTGGTGATCACGTTGCAACTGTTATTGATTTTAGAAAAGAGGATTTTGATGTCATCAAGAAACCACCATACGGTGATATCTCTGATTTCGTTAGAAATTCTTCATTCAATGGAATAATGGTTGTAGCGGATATTCACGGTATGCGCGAGTCCTTAAAGTCCGCAATCGATATGGCAAATGCAAGAAATATGTATATGATTTTTCTTGGTGACATTATCGATTATGGCCCTGACTCTATTGATTGCGTTGATATTGTCTATGACTTGATGACCAGAGGTAAAGCAACGGCGATTTTGGGGAATCACGAACGAAAAATATATCGTTGGATTGACCAAGCTAAGCGCGGTGCAGTTACCGTTAAATTGTCTGATGGCAATAGAATGACTACGGACTATGTAGAGAAGATGTCGTTCAAAGAACGTAAGAAATTCGAAACGCGATTTTCGTGTGTTGTTGAATTGGCAAGAAATCATATTATCATTGGCGATACCATCTTAACCCACGGTGCCGCTCATATTGATATGTTCAAATTTGAAACCTCGAGATTGAATGGATTTCTTGAAAGTTTAGCTGTTTATGGTGAAACCGACAAAGAGGACAAGCAGGGTTCATACCCCACGCGTCTTTACAATTGGGTTGATGAGCTTAAAGGCAAATCAGCAATTGTAGGCCACGATATCAGAAGTGACATTTCACCTTTCATCGTCAATCACGATGATGGTTCCAGCGTGGTGTTTCTCGACACCGGTTCTGGAAAAGGAGGCCACTTGACAACCGCACATATGTTTGAGGAAAAAGGAAAATTTGTTATTAAAGCGTATTCAAACCATTAAAGGTGTTAAAATGAGATACGTATGTATAGTTCTAATGTTATTTGGTTTTGGGTTGTTCATCTATTCTAATGTACAACCTGAAACAAATATCTTTTCAAAAGTGCCACGTGCACATATTAGTAATGACAAAGAAGAGTTATGTACTCTTTTTAATAAATTAGAAACTATCATTCGTGTTGAGGAAGAGGCATCTTATAATTTACCGGATAGTATCGTTAGGTACTGCAATCGGCCATAAATACGTTTATAAAAACAGATATAGTGTGAAAAAATGACTACATTGATTTTAAATGCTGACGGTAGTCCAATAAGCGTATTACCATTAGCTACTGTTAGTTGGAATGAAGCGATTAAATCGTACTATCTTGATAAAGTCGATATTATCGAGTTTTATGATGATTGGGTTGTTAGCAGCCCGAGTACAACAATGAAAGTACCAAGCGTTGTCATGACACGTGAATTTTTCAACGTGTCTAAATCTGTTTCGTTCTGTCGTGAAAATTTATTATTACGTGACAACTACACTTGTCAGTATTGTGGTTTCTACGGATATGAAAATCAAGAGTTGTTAACTCAAGACCACGTTGATCCTCGTTTTCACGGTGGCGAAACGAAATGGGACAACATATCTATTGCGTGTACTGAATGTAACGTCAAAAAAGGTCACAAGGTAGGCCAAAAGCCTAATGTCTTGCCATATCGTCCAACGTATTTTCAATTGGTAAAAAATCGTAAGAAATACCCAATTTACGTTGCTGATCGTAGCTGGATTGATTATATCGACTGGCCATCAGATAAAATTTTCATTTCAAAGCCAAATAAACATTAATTAAATTTTGACATTTTGAACCTCAATAATATATAGTAAATATGTTACTAACAATGAGGTTCAAAATGACAACCGAAACTAATTCTGATATTGCACAAATCACGCTTACCGATCTTACCAGCATCGTAGTTATTATTGATACTGCTGCGCAGCGTGGTGCTTTCAAGGGCGAAGAACTTTCGAGCGTTGGCTCGATTCGCGACAAGTTTGCTTCCTTCGTCAAGGCTGCTCAAGACGCAACCGCAGCGACTGAAAATGCGTCTGCTGAAGAAACCCCTTCTAACTAAGGATAAAAAAATGCAAAGACATATTGGTAAACTTATTAACACCGATTCACGTATCGCGGTGGTATATATGCAAATTCCAAATGCTGAAGATTATGCGTTGATCGTTCAAACGGACTCTCTACCAGACGCATATCACGACCATCTTATGAAGATCATCGAGAATGAAGGCCAGCACGATTTGTGCCTTGCGGACACACTCGGACGTATTTCATTTGGTGACATGGGTCGTAATGGATTGGAAGTATTGCATTATGCTGGTGCTTTGCGTAGGGAACCCATCACTAACGTTATGATGTATCCAGAACCAAATCAGGGTATCAAACTAACGGAACTTCTTAAGTTGATGGGTAAGACCACACCAACCTCGCGAGTCGACAAGCGCGTTGATGAAGATTTTGTTGAGTACAAAGATACCGTGTATTCAGAGAATGCGGCAGTATCTGAAAGCACCGGAAAGCTTAATATCGCTAAGAATCTTCTTATCGAAGCCAAGATGCTTGATGATGACGCGAATGCACGCCGTGAAAAGGCATATGCACTTTGCCCTGAGCTTCGCCCACAGCAGCGTTCTGCACCAGTTGTGCGTGAATTACCAACGGTTAAGGACACGCAACCTGAGGTCAAGCCAGCGCCAAAGAAAGTAACAAAGCCAAGTGCAAAGGTTGCTGAAACCGTTCCTGCTAAGGCTGGTCGCGGTCGTCCTAAGAAGGTACAGTAAAATGAGCACCAAGACAACTGATATCCTTGATCGCATTAAAAACGAACGTGACAGACAGAATAGTCTTCACGGAAGTGAAATGGATTCTAAGAATTCACCGGGGGATTGGGTGTCGATGGTAGGTCATTATCTTATGAAGGACGTACGCCGTAATGGGGTATATCCATCAAAAGAAAATTACGAAGATAGCCTTATCAAAGCAGCAGCAGTTATTGTTGCTGCTTTGGAGCATACCGAAATCATGGAAAATAGAAAAGAACTAATTTAGGTGAAATATGAAAAGACCTACGTATGAAGAATTTCTTACTATGAGTAAGAATGACCTATTATCCCATCTTGACGTTGCATATCGTGAAATAGATAGACTACAGCCTATAAACCGTGTCTATAATAGAATTTCAATCGATCTTTCGAACCGTACTGGAAACAATGGTTTCATCATTGACCGTTCATATGTTTCAGAAGAAAAGATAGTATCTGAAATGGAAAACTTTTATATCAAAGGAGCGCATTTTACAACGCTCCTTGATTATATTAATAAAAACGAAACTCTAAAAGATGAATGGGAAACCTTTATGGCAACCCTTGCTATGATTCAACTTTCAGATAACGAACTCAATTAAATGCACACATTACTTTATGGTAATGATATAAAATGGTATCTTTAACAAGGTCCATATCAATGATAAGCTTTAATGATGACATCTGATATTCATAACAATACTGATCTTGGTTTTCGACCAATTCAATAACGTCAAAAACATCAAGGTACACTTCATTACCAGATGCCTCAAGAATTTGTCCCGCGCACACAAAATTGTGCGGGATTATCTTTGGGTCTAGAGTGGAAAGAATTTTAGTAACATTCTCATTCGGGTCGTAGCTCATTCGGTGGCTCCTTAGTTAACTTTCCATACTAATATTTACCCTTTGTATCAATTTTAATATTGTTTTGCCTATCTTAAAACAATTATAATGACAATCGTAGTGAACAATTAAAGGTTACAAATAATGACAAAATGGACTGACGTACAAAACAATACAAATTACATCAAAGTTCTCGACCACGGGTTTGTCGGTCTTGTAGACAAGATGGGTGATGATGATGCGGTGGCAGAGGCGGCGCGCATTAGTTATGCAACCGGTACAAAGAAGGTTAACAACAACAAGGGTCTAATTCGATACCTTGTTAAACATAAGCACACGTCTCCGCTCGAGATGGCAGAAATAAAGTTTCATATTAAGTTGCCGATTTTTGTTATGCGTCAGCTTGTTCGTCACAGAACTTCAAGTTTGAATGAAACGAGCTTTCGTTATTCTGTAATTGACGATGATTTCTATGTACCAGAATTGGAACAGATCGCTGCTCAGTCTGTTGTTAATAATCAGGGTCGTGGTAATACGGTTGATACCAACAATGCACGTACTGTTCAAAAAGTAATTCGTGAGTTGAATGAAACAAGTTTCAATGCATATAAACAGCTTCTTGGTCCTGAAGAGGGCAATGAAGATATGTTCGATTATGATGTTAATGGTTTCGATGGTAATTATACAGGTATCGCTCGTGAATTGGCGAGAACAGTAATTCCAGTATCGATCTACACTGAAGTTGTATGGAAGCAAGACTTGCATAATTTGTTCCACCTGTTGAAGCTTCGGATGGATAGCCACGCACAGTATGAAATTCGTGTTTTTGCAAATGCGATGTATGACCTGATTAAAGATCATTTCCCAATTTGTATTGAGGCATTTGAAGATTATATTGCTAATGCGAAAACCGTATCAGCAACTGACAAGAATCTCCTTGATGTTGTTATTGCACATAGCAACACCAACGGAAAGTCATTCAAAGTAAGTTTTGAAGAAATTTTTGATGGCTATGAAACTCAGAAAGATTTCTTGGATTATTTCAGATTATCTAAGAGAGAATTTGACGAGTTCAAGACCCTTTGGAAACTGTAAAAAATAAAGCCCCTGAAAAGGGGCTTTTTATTATGCGCCGTAAATGACGTCTGCCTTATATTGATGAATACCAAGAAGAACAAGAGTTTTAATACGCATCATTCTCCGATAATCCTCCCATTCTCCGTCTTGGAAGAAAGAATCAAGCTGAGTATCAATTTTATCCACCAATTCTTGATTAAGAGGGATTTCGTCAGTGCATCCATTTTCAATCTTAATACCAAGTCGGTTCATCAAGAACTTTGCATTTCCATCAGAAAAACCAACATCCAAATCACGGCAATAGGCGTAATTTGGACCGATATATGCCCCTGTTTCAGTTTCATTGAAGGAGCGCAAGGCATCCATAGAATATGGAATTTTGCATTCGCCGTTAACAATGTTAGCAACATAAAAATTCATGGACATTTTAGTTCTCCTTCAATGTTTCGATGCAGGAGTTATACACCATCGAAAAATAATGTCAATAGATTATCGGAAGAAATGAAACCGTTTTTGATTCGTTTCAAAATTGATAGTATCTGGAATAACAATATAAACACCAGTTTTGTTTTCAAGTGAATTATATGCGTCTTCTATTTTCTTCAATTCAGAAGATGACGTTGTTTCGATTTCAAAGAAAAAGATACTTTCATTGTCTTTTTCCGCAAAAAAATCATTAAAATCTTCGACCGTTTCAATAGGTTCGTTTTTGAAACGCTTATAAAGATCAAATTTGTAATCAGCAAGACCAACAATAGTAAGGTCATAATCAGAAAATGAATCGTATTCCAAAACAGCGGTTCCGCCATTTTCAAAAGACTCTATTACGTCATTAAAAATCATAGACATATAAAACTCCTACAACGTTTCGATGCAGGAGTTATAGCATTTTCAAAATTTAAGTCAACTACTTTTTAGTAGATATAACCAGTGTACTCATCCTCAATTATAAGTTTTGGATTGGCACGTAAAAAGTCGGTATATTCACTCATAGAAAAGAAATGCATCATTTCGCCATTGTGTGATGCAGGAGGGATATTAAGTGCAATATCATTCATGATAGAACTACTGTTGCTATTTCTTAGACTAATGAAAAAATCTTCTAATTCGCTGGAGTCTGGTGCATTGTAAGCAGCCTTGAAATCCTCTCTCATTTCAACCGTAAGCAAATGATTTTCCAACGAATCCCAACCATCTTGCCTTACCAACTTTATTTCATGGTCTCCTTGCCCTTGTAGGGAAATAACATAATATTTCATATTTACAATCCTTTCTACTGGATAAAAAGAAATAGCTGTTTCGGTATTAAATGGGATAATATCAGATATATCGGTAAATGGAGGAACCTTAACTCCTTTTATAAAATATTCATGGTCCGATCCTCTAAGTTTTCTGGCAGGCCCATCTATTCGATGTATATTACCATTTAGCCACCATACCTCACCCCAACTAGAAGAGTATGCAGGTCCATCTTCGCGATGATATCTTCCATATTTTCTATATGTGGTAGCTCTATTATCTAATTTTGTAATAATGCTACCATCTGGTGCGGTATATGTCTTTAGGTTAGACAATTAGAGGTGCTCCAGATACACCATCGTTACCAAAAACATTACGATAGCGGGTTACTTGTTCGTTGCTACCTGTCGCCTTTTCGTAATTGTCACTTAGCTTTACCGCCGATAGCCCATTCGCCTCTTTGACCTTGCAAACGAGGGAAATCGGATCAAGGCCATTGTTTCCAACAGGAAGAAGACCCTTAAAGTCATTGGTAAGGTTTGTACCCCAACCAAAACTAATCTGCATTTTACCATTAAACTCATTATAAAGTTCGTGAATGGTTCTGGTATCAAGACCATCAGAGAAAATGCAAAGTTTCGTCATAGGATCAATACCACGCGAAGACCACCATTTAATATATTCGTATCCAGCCTCAATTGGATTTTTGGAGTCAACACGAAAACCTTTCCAATCATTAAGGAAGTCTGGCGCATCGTTCAAAAATTGAGTTGTGCCGAATGTATCAGGCAATGCAATGAGCATATTGCCATTATAAGTATTCATCCAATCGATAAGAACCTTGTATTGCGATTCTTTAAGTTCAGAATTCGTTTTCGCGGTTGTTGCAAGAGTCATTGGCAACTCGTGTGCGTTTGTACCAATCGCCTCCAAATCGTGTTTCATTGCAAGGAACGCGTTAGATGTACCGACAAACTTGTTTCCAAGAACGTCTCTGGCAACCTGAACAACCCATTCTTGCCAAAGAAAACCGTGCCGACGACGAGTTCCAAAGTCAGAGATTTTAAGATTATCAAGCTTATTAAGACTTACAAGGTTATCATAGATTCGAGTTTTTGCCCGTGCATACAAGATATCGAGTTCTGAACGTGTCATCTGGTTCAATGTATGACGAACGCGAAGTTCGTTAACGATAGAAAGAGCATAAATTTCCCATAGGGTAACGTCAGCCCACGAACCGTGAAATTCAAGAACAATTTCATCATTAATCATTTCAAGATTAAAATCTGGAAGACGAAACGTTCTAAGAAATTCAATGAAAGACGAATCGAACATTCCTTTTCGACCATAAAAGGTATTACCCTGAAGCCAAATAAGTTCTGATTTTGTGAAAGATAGATTTTGTACGTACTTTAGTTGTTCGCGCAGTTCGTGGATATCAACACTATCCGAAAGTCGAACAGATTTTGTGCGGTTATTAAGGAAGAAGGTAACCGGCATATGACGGTATTTGATCCAGATAAGTTGCAACATTGAAAATTTATAAAAATCGGTGTCCAACAAAGAACGGACGATAGGGTCGATTTTATAATTGTGATTATGAACGCGTGTTGCGATATCGATCATTACAATACTCCTTTGGTTGTTTGGGGAAATGTTTATCACAAATCCCCAAACTGTCAAGGAGTAAATTAATAGCTTGAGCAAGCAATACCAAAAATCAATGCGTCATTACCAATTGCCGCAGGTAAGTTTAATTTAGTATATGTTTTACCATCAGTGCTACTTAATAAACCTCCTGTTGTTGCAGCGTTGGACGTGTATGATGTTCCAAAAATAAATTGACCATTATAAAATGCTGATGAAATTCGGGCAAATGCGGACGCATTACCCCTAACAAATGTAATGCCGATAGTACCGACTCCGTTATTAACCACCGGATATACGGGAAGTGTCGTTTCTGTCCAGTTTACAAGGTCAACAGTGGAATAAACTCTATTCCAACTTGAGCCACTAACGTTCGTTGATAATTCAGGAAAAACAGAAATCACACCGTTGCCATAATTCCAATTCCAGTATCTAAAATTAGTATTTACGGGTGTTGAATACGCTTGATATGACCAGTTAATAAGATCATCGCTAATGTACATTGCCTGAATGTCAGCACGTGTGGCAATCCATTTACCATTAACAAAAAAAATGTCACCACCAAGAAATGCTCCAGCCGGGCTTGGTACGGTTGTCCATGTTGCCCCTTCATCCGATGAAACATAACCAATGGTTGGCAAATTGTCACGTCTATTTCCCGATATCAACCATTTTCCATTACCATATATTACTTTTGTTGTTTGTGGGGAAATACCGGATGACGTACTTAATGTTTGTACCCATTTATGAGTCCAGTTAATACCGTCAGATGTCATCATCAAAATATTTCGATAATACCCGGCGCTGGCTGAATACATAGGAACCATAATACCAATATTCGTGGGGCTTTTTGCCCATTCACCATTTACATACGATGTTTGTGCCGAACCTGCAACATACTGATTTCCCTCATATGTTACAGATGGAAATGGGATGACACTCCAATTTTTAGCGTCAGTAGATGTTATATAGTTGACACCAGCATTGATGTACCATTTACCATTAAAATGACCAACAGAGCCACGTGCAGTTGTCTGGCTTGATGTATTATTCCATATGTTGTTAGTACCAGTAATGATATTTTGTTGCAAAGTCCAATTAATTCCGTCAGGTGATGTGATAACGGAACCACCCGTTACCGTCGCAACCCAACGATCAACAATAGTGTTTCTAACGTTAATGGAGAATTCACGATCAGCAAATGCTCCCAAGTTATCCGTTGCACGGACGGTGAAATTAAATTCAGTCATTTTTAAGCTCCAATAACTATTTTAAATGTTGTTTTTGAAAGATAATTTTTTGTATCAGAAACAACAACACTAACGATATGGTCTCCAACAAAATTTATCGGGTCAATAGTTCCTGTAATAGAGCCATTAGCAGCATTTACACTAAGACCAAATGGTAATCCTTCAATAGCAGTATAACGATCAATAGTTGATCCAGATTTTGGTGTTGCAGGAATAGTATAATTAATAGTTGATCCAACAGTAGTGTTTATTAAAGTAGAACCGTTGTTAAATCCAAATGTAATCGTATTTATAATAGGATCAAAATCAGTATAGAAACGCGCTAATGTTCCTGAAAATTCACCTGTTAACGGATTTAATGTTAATCCAAATGGAATAATACCTGATATAATAGTGTAAGTTTCAATAGTTGAATCGAGGCTTACTGCTTCAAATGAAATAGAAACGTTATCATACGTTTGAAAATTTCCAAGAGAATTGTTGGTAATCCAAATAGGCTCTGGCAAAGGATCATTATTATCCTCGTTAAATGGCAAGCGTGATAACGTACCGCTCAATAAACCGGTTACTGTATTCAGTGATATACCAAATGGTATATTACCTTCAACTATCGCATATTTTATGGTATTATCCTCATATGGAGTAGCATTAAATGTAAATGAAACTGTTTGTTGTTCGTTATACGTTCCAATTGAACCGGGCGGTGTTACCCATACTGGTTCTTCCTCTGGTAGCCAACTCGGTTCATTTGGTGGTAAATAATCTGCTACTGTTCCAGAAATTATCCCATTTTCCCAATCTAGAGATATGCCCCACGGCAAAACTTCGCCAGAAATGGGTGACGGGACCAGTGAATATACTACGCTGGTAGCTCCAACCGATGGTGTGCAATCAAGCGTAATAGGTTCTATTGTTTCTAATTCACTGGTTAGTAATAAACGGCCTGCGGCAGTTTGCCATTCTGGTGCTGGATAAAAATTACCATATGCAACGATACCACGAATCGATCCATCTTGCATAAGATGTAAACCTTCCGGCAATTCTCCATTTATTAATGAATATTTTATAGGATATGGTGAAGGTAATGTTGTCATTTTATTTCACTTTCCGCAATAACTTTATTATAAACACCTTGACCAATACCATATTCTTCAGTAATAATTGGATCGGTTATCCATACAACTTCAGTTATATATTCCTCTATAGTAAGTATATATTCTTTACTATCACTAAAACCAGTTGAATCTGTTGCAGTTAAAGTAAAGGTGCTCGTAGTTGGCGAGCCTGATCCATTTAATCTACCAAATATCATACCGCTTTGAGTTACAAATACTCCAGTTGGCAATGAACCATTGGTAACAACTACCTTAGTTATTGGATATTTACTTGAAATAGAAATGTTTTGTGTGAAATTATAATTATAATAATGTGGTGGTAATGTTGATGGGGTATCCCATCTTATTTGGGGTAATAATCCAAAAATTTTAAAACTTTTCCCTACCAACCCTTTAAGTTTTAACATGAAAAACACTCCTTTTTATGTATTTACACGTTTGCCTTTTTCTGGTATATTTTTTACAAATCAAATTAAAAGGAGATACTATGTTCAAATATGCTCATCCACGACCGGCTGTTACGGCAACGATTGTACTTGTTACCCACGACAATCATTTTCTATGTGGGCTTCGTGGTCGTAAGGACAGTGCATTTTCCGGCTATTATTGTATACCGGGTGGTTTTATGGACCCATTGGTCGAAGAAGGTGATATGGTGGAATTTGATGAAAGCCTATTGTCTGAAGGCGAAACCATCGAAGAAACTGCAATCCGCGAGATTTTTGAAGAAACCGGAATTGTTATTACCGAAGATCGCCTCCAGCTTGCAAAAGTAAAATCCAAGCCAAAAACGGACCCACGCTGCCACGTGGTTAATATTTGTTATTATGTTCGCCTTACCGCACAAGAGGAAGACGATTCTCGTGCCGGTGACGATCTTGCTGAGTTGTCAACTTTTACTCATCACGAAATTTCCAATATGACCCTCGCATTTAATCACAATGAAATCGTTGATGATGTATGGGAGATTATTAATGGCAAGTAAAAGAATTGGTTTTGCCGTAATGCGAGGTCAACCCCCGCATATCGGCCACCTTGATATCTTAACACGTATTACACGCGAATGTGATACCGCTATTCTTGGACTTGGTTCTACTGGCAATGATATTGACGAATCAAATCCTTGGACACAGGTCATTAGAACCGAAATGTTTAGAAATGTTTTTGGTGATCGTCTGGTAATTATTCCATTGGAAGATTTACCGAAAAAAGATAAAAATCGTTCCAAAAATGATTGGGTTGATTACGTACTCGATATGTGTAAAAAGTACGGTTACGAAAATGTAACCGATTATTATTCTGGAAGCAAAGCAGACGCTGTATGGTACGCCGAACGTTTTTATAACGAAATGATGGTTGATCCTATGGTTGAAAGTTACTCAGACCTTCCACCGTTTGATGATGAGGATGGTTTTATCGCTCCTAACGGGGAGGAACGCCTTCTTCATATCATCGACCGCGAGAAAAACGATTGCCCATCTGCAACTGAAATTCGAACTTTAATCAGTTTGGGTGAAGTAAAAGAATGGAAAAAATGGATTCCCCGCGTAAACCATGATATTATCCTTAATACATACCCAAAGAAATTTATAATGAGGTAATGAAATGGCAAAAAAATATGTTGTAGTTGTTGATACGCAGTATGATTTTATGATGTCCGATGGCATTCTTTACGTTAACGGATCGGAGGATTTGATCGTACCGCTCAACAAGTACCTTTCAAATCTAAGTCCAACAGAAACCAGCGGTGTTCTATTCACGTTTGATACCCACCATGCGGATACATATTCAGATTATGAGGAAAGTAAGATGTTTCCTCTGCATTGTGAATATGGTACACGCGGTTGGGAAAACGTGATTAATCCACACATTGTTAATGGCGGTATTGACGTTCTCACCTTGAGAAAAGACGTGTTTGATATGTGGGAGAATGACGTAGACGTACGTTTCAGAGATGGAACTCGCGCTGTTTTCTTTGATAGAGACGAAATTCTTGAATCTATCAAGCACGCTGGTGATGAGGTGGTTGTTGTCGGTGTAGCAATGAATTTTTGCGTAGCAACAGCAATTAATGGTTTCATTAAGAATGGCGTAAAAGTTACTCTTATTGAAAGCCTAACTGCGGCAATTGATACGGGTAATGGCGAGGCCGATACCAATCCAAGAATTTTCTTTAAGGATCATATTGCATCTGGTATGCTAACTATCGCATAAGGATTGCAAACATGATTAAACACGATTTTGATAACGGAACCATCTATAACGGGAATTGTCTTGACCTTATGGCTACATTACCGGATGGTTCCGTGGATATGATTCTTTGTGATCTTCCGTATGGAACAACGCAAAATGAATTTGATAAAGAAATCATCCCATTTGAACCTTTATGGGAACAGTACTGGCGTATCACTAAACCAAATGCTGCAATCGTATTAACGTCTGCACAACCGTTTACAAGCGCCCTTGTGCAATCACAGCTTAAGTATTTTAAGTACGAATGGATTTGGCACAAGTCGAAAGTAACTGGATTTCTAAATGCTAAGAAACAACCTCTCCGTTCACATGAGAGTGTTTTGGTGTTTTATAAAAGTCAGCCAACATATAATCCGCAAGGTGTTCGTCACATTCAAAAAGTTTGTGGCGTACAGAAATCAAAGGCGACCGGCAAGTCCACATCGAACTATGGTCAGTTGTCTGGTCAACCGGGGGATACTTACATTCAAACCCAAACCGGTTATCCAACGTCAGTTATTGACATTGGTTCAGAAACATCAGCGGTTCATCCAACACAAAAGCCTGTTGAACTTTTTGAATATTTGATCAAAACATATACCAATAAAGGCGACACTGTTTTGGATAATACGTCAGGTTCCGGTACAACTGCTGTTGCATCCGAGAACACTGGTCGTAAATGGATTTGTATGGAAATGGATGAAAAATATTACACGCCAAGTGTCCAACGCATACAAAAGACTATTGACCAAAACAAAATTACCATTCATAATAATGGTTTATTTGATTTCGGGGATGACTAATGCCAGTTAAAACGTTCTATACTATTCGCCATAAAGAAACAAAAAAGTTTCTCTGTGGGTCCAAGGTCACGTTATCGTCATCTAAGTCGATTACTGAATTTACAGGCATGAAAAATATAGAACGTTTTTTGTTTAAAATCAAAGAAACGTTGCGGCGGAACCATCAACTAGAAGAATGTGACGTAGTGAAAATCAGTCCTGATTTTCTCGATCTTTTGGAAAATAGAAATAATTGGGAAATCATCAAAAACAAATTAGAGATTACCGAATCAATTTGTGGAGAGGACAACGTTCCAGATATTAGTCTCTATGATGCTGTTTGGAATAAAATAAAAGAAAATAGCGTGTGGGTTAATCCACATGACGTTAGGTTTCTAATATCTAATTCCATAAATTTCAAAATTGGAATAATCATTAATGATACCTCGTCCGTCCACTACAATGCATTTCCTATTGTTCAAAAACAAAACCAGAATACGCAGGATCGTTTGACGGCTTTTTGTAAGGAAAACAAGATTGATTATAAACAGCAGTATCACTGTTTTTCATTCAAAGATAAAGAGGATATTCTACCGTTTGTATTAGCACATTCAGATAAAATAAATTGGACTATGATTGATTTAGAGGAATTAAAAAGAAATGGCTGATTATACATTGTATGACTCCGATAATAATCTAATCCCGCTGGATTCATATTCTAAAGATTTTGTTTCAAAGGCGTGTACAAATCTGCGAGACCTCACCGAAAAAGTCATTTTCAAGAAAGCCAATGGGGGGTTAAACTTGGAAAATGCATTAATATACCACGGGGATGGTCAATATGACATTAGAATGGATGCATTTGATCAGATAACATCACTAGCTGCCAAAGTATATAATGATCATCCTGAATTATCGAATTTTATAATCGATTGCCCGTTCATTCCAAATTATGCATTTTATGACAAAGATATAGTCAATTTTGTTAACGAATTCAGCAGAAAAACCAAAATTGAAATTCGCGGTAATTGGGCATTGTTTTGCAGTGAAAATGATGATGATGAAAGTACAATTCTCCAATTGCTACTAACCAACGAAATTATTTTTTTGCGACTATAATCAGTTGACATCTTAAATCACGAATGATATACCTTTTGCATCGATAACGAAGCAAAGGAGTGTTTTGAATGTCTACAACCATTAAGGATTTCGGTCGTCATAGCGAACGTTTTGGTGACATTTCGTATTATTACGTTTTCACCCATAAGTTTTGGGTAAATGAACATCAGGTTGCCCCTGATGATATTCTTTCTTGGTGCCGCGAAAATTGTTCCGGTTATTACAAGGTAACTTGCTACACCCACGAAAAGTCCATTCGTAACGACGACGGTTCTTATGCCGAAAAGATCGTTTACGTTGATAAGGTTTATCTTCAGAATGATGAAGACTCCCTTATGCTCGCCCTTCGATATTCTCTTTCGGATATTGCTATCAAGCGACCAAAGCTTGCCAGAAAGAACAAAAAGCGTTCTTGACAATATCAAGGCCATCGTTTACGGTGGCCTTTTACTTTAGGAGTGTATAATGATTGAACGAAGCCTTACTCTTTTAAATGAAATGGGACACCTTGTAGTAACGTGGGACGCCGCTAAAGATAAAGAAATGGAACAAATCATCCAGAAAAAACTGGATGCTGGTGTCCGATTTTTCATTGTAGCACCGTTTACGGGAGACGAGATTCCGGTTAATTCCCTTAAGGACGTTACCAGCCGAACCATTAATATTCCTGATGATGACATTGCTAAGATGTTCACAGACGGAAAGGTTGGAATTGTAAGCCGCCTCACCAATATGATTGATACAATTCGCCCGTCAACCACTGCAACTGAAATTGCAACTAATCACTCGGTTGGTATGAAGCAGTTCGCTGGCGGTTAATAATATGATTAAAATCAATCTTATGTGCTACATTGCACCTGATATCCAATATTGTATAGACTCACTGATGGAATTCAAAACACTTCCACCAGATGTTTATGCGTGGCTTATATGGTTCAACGAAGATACAAATGGATTGATTGATTCATACGATAATTCACGAGAAACTTTAGACCAAACAATATCAGGGCAATCTATTTGGTTAGAAGAAAAATATATTGAATGGCAAAAAAACGCACCAGTTGAACACGTTGCATTCTGCCTTGCATATGCGGTGTTTAATCGTCCAAAAAACATTCGTCATGAATTACGAGAGTTGGTTGGTCAACTGGCCATACCTGAAAGCTCATTCGTGCGTGATATGCCACGCGCCATCAAAAAGAATGGAATCCACATTTATAATCCATATGACGAGTTGAAAAGAAACGAGAGATACTTTTCTTTTTGGGACAGAATTGAACGTCAATGGAATGAGTTTGAACATAAAGACACGATTCGTGAATTTAAAATAACACACGAATATAAGCGGTCGACGCAAACACCAAGTCAAGTACAAATTCCAGTTCCAAAGAAAACAGAAATTAAAAAGGAAACAAAGAAAGCATTGAAAAGAAGTGCAAAACTTTTTGAAACATATGCGGGCGATGGTTCAACTGGTCTATTTTTGTCTGGTGAGGAAATAAGGATTACCGGCAAGAAATACATTTTTGTTCTTAAAAAAACGAGTTCAGTTACGATGTCGCACGGTGCGTGTAGTACAACTGTATTGGATGCCACCACCGGGAATTTCATTGCCAAGATTTGTGTTTATAGCCCTAACGTTACTGTTTTTGATCATATGGTCTCTATCATATTTCATTGTAAAGCAGGAATGGAGGATTTGATCATAAAAGAAAGCAACGTAATGACGTGTGCTGATTATTCAAAACTTCCAGAAGAGAAGCGTGTGGTAATCACTCAACGCCAAACAGATAGAAATCTTATTGAACAAAAGGCTGAAAAACTTCATAACAGAATGTTTGAAAAGTTGTTTAAAAAGAACGCAACGAGGTTCATTAGAAAGTTTGATAGAGTAAATGAACTTGATATAACAATGACAAATCTGTTTGGAAATCAGGAACAATTAGTGTATCCTGATTATCAAGACTTGTTAGAAAATGTAAGACTTAACCTTATAGAAGTTGATTACGAGGATTAATTAATGAAAAAACCAGAATATTATATTCTTTCACCTGTATATCCACAAGAGGGTTTCGGTTTCGCAACTGCCGCCATTATTACGTGTGTTGCAACCGGTGAAATTTTAAGTGGATCAGGTGGACCTTCATTAGGCATTTCAACAAAAATTGTTGATGCATTATCAACCCCTGAAGTAAAATATATCGTTGACGAAGATTCAATTGATGAACTATTGACACTTGCTTCAGGAGACGATGTGTTGTATGATAAGATTTTAAGTCTCAAAGGAGGAAGAAAATAATGGGCTTCGATTTCGACAAACTTTCAAAGCGTGTTAAGAAGATCAAGGACAAACAAAAATCACGTATCACCTTCAATCCGTACGCTGATAACGTCACTAGTGTTCTTCTTGAATTCCACAAGATGATCAAAAAGGGTAAAGTTCCTGCGGTACGTGTTAACAAGGCGTTGTACCTCGAGACTAAAAATATCCTTAACAAAGCAAGCACTTATAATACTCTTAAAGAACGTTTGTTCACACGAAACGGTCTTAAGGTAAATGTAATCGAGGATGGCGACACTATCATCTTGGTCGCGTCTGAAATTCAAGAAAGTAAAAATGATGAAAAATGATGATTTTGGCGACCGGATGAAGTGTTATGAAAGAGAACTTCGTTCGTTTGTAGAATTTAAGGATGATGACGAAACCGACACTTTGTATCTATATGCAAGGCTTGATGGTCGGTCTTTTTCTAAATTTACAAAGAAAATGGCATCTTCAAATATGTTGGTAAAACCAAGAGATTATGCATTTGAAAATGTTTTTGTGGAAGCAGTTAAAGACACCGTTAAAGAGTTCAACCTAACTATCGGTTTTCATCAATCAGACGAAATTAGTTTGTTTTTCCAACCACTTGTAAAGGGCGGCGTTTCTCAGCTACCTTTCAACGGAAATCTGACTAAGTTGAATTCTGTTTTGGCGTCATATTTTACTGCTCGTTGGATTTACCATTTTAACGAGGCGTATAAGTATGTACCTGAGGTATCGTTTGATTGTCGTTTCGTTGTTTTTAAAGAAAAATTCGAAGCGGTGAACATGCTTGTATGGCGTTGGCAAGATGCTACGAGAAACGTTATTCAGGATTACGCACATCATTTGTTTGGTCATTCTAAACTTATGAATATGAGTACACGTGACAAACTTGAACTCGTAAAAAACAGCGTTCCAGATTTTGAAGAAAACATTCTTAAAACGTTCGGTAATTTTGTGAAACGCGAAAACTACGAAATCGATACTACCGGCGAATATGAAAATGATTCTGTTATTCGATCAAGGTATGTTAATCTCAATGTTGATTTTAGAAACATGCCCTTCGAAGAAAGAATGGAATTGGTTTATTCAAGCCAATGATGTTTACTGTCGGCCATAAAGAATCGTATGATCAAGGAATTTATGAATTCGGTTATGAATTCAAAAAATTAGGTAGGTCAAAAGATTATAAAGGCGGTATAGTGTTTAAAAATATTTCTGATGCAATTAGATGTGCATCCAATCATGCTGGCTATTCAGTGTATGGCTTGGAAACAGATATTTTAAACACATACGAACTTGAAGGGAATCGGTATCTAGTAAATAGTTGCCGAATTCTTCAATTAGGCATTTGACATCCAATTTGGAATAATATATACCTCCCTTATCGAAACATATAAGGGAGTTTTTATTATGCCTATCAATGAAGTTAATATTCTTAAGATCGCCATCGCGAATCTGGTTGATGAACGTTTTGGTTCCGTTGGTGGAAGGACAGATGATCGTAAGCTAACGATGCTTATTGAGACTCTTGGCATTTCCGAAATCGTCGCAAAGGCCATTCTCGAGGCGTGTGACGAGGTTAGCGAACATAACGCATACAACGCAATTTAAAAATCAGTTGACATTATTTTTCGATGGTGTATAACTACATCATCGAAACATTACAGGAGTTGATAAATGACCGATTTTGAAACCGCCCTTGAAAACTTTATCAATGTTGCAAGTTCTATGCGGGCGGCACGTGGTGTCAATCAACCCGATCTACAAACTGAACGTGGTAGGAAAAACGTTAAGGTCATTTCCGAATCGTATGGTCAGCGTTCTGTTTATTGCTTTGTAGAAATCGCAACCGGTCATATCCTCAAGGCAGCAAGCTGGAAAGCACCAGCAAAAGGTGTGCGCGGGTCTATCTATTCGGATGACAAGGGTCTCAGCGCCGTAACCGAATATGGGGCGGTATACGCACGTTAAAATAATCAAAATATTCAGTTGACTTTATTTTTCGATGGTGTATAACTTAATCATCGAAACGAACAAAGGAGACTTTCAAATGGGTTACAGAGACCTTTCCGACAAGGCCCGCGAAATGTACACCGCACGCGTTAACGCCGTTATGGAAGCGGGCGAAGGTTCCAAGACCAAGATTAAGGAAGCAACCGACGCCCTTAATCGTTTCTATGAAGAAATCACCGAACGCGCTAACGATGCTGACAACATGAAGGATTGCTGGAACCGCCCATTCGGTCTTCATCAAATCCGGCCAAAGCATCAGGAATTCTTCACGGCTGAACATTGGGAACAGGTTCAGAAGCTTGTTGATATGCGCGAAGAAATCAAGGCTATGCCAATTGTGAAGCGCGAAGCAAAGGTTAACCCTGAACAGGTAATCCGTAAATCGGTTATCGAAATGATCGAAAAGAATCGCGAAAATTTCGACATCGTTAAGGCTACGATGGAGGCCCTCGTTACTTTCGTTGGTGACGAAACGTTCGTCAAGGGTGTTGGCGTTCAAGGTCATTACTGCCAGAACTATTTCGGCACAAAGTGGATTCGTTATGATTGGTATCTTCGGGGCCGGAAAGTTCCTTTCAACCACATCATGGCTGCTATTGATGTTATCAAGCGCGAAAGGGAAAATGCGTAATGGAAAAAGGGAGTTGGACAATAGTAGACGAACCGGTTGTCGGTAGCATTTACAAAGATGTTTTCGAAACCGGAAAAAAGTTTGAATGTGTTGATAAACTATGGAGTGAAAAAACCCGTAGGTACGTGTATGATATGAAATGCATTAAAACCGGTGTTGTTGGACGATACCAACAAGAAGGTTGGAAATTCGTAAAATAAAGAGTTGACATTATTTTTGAATGATATATAACTCCCTTATCGAAACGTAAGGGAGTTATTTTTATGAGCAACGTAGTCAAGGAAAATATCGGAACCGGATTTTACAATAACCGCGTAGTATCCAACGTAAATGGTGGCTTCCATATTCAGGAACAGCATGATAATAAAACGTGGCGTTTCTATATCCCAATGACCGACCGCAAGCCAGCAAAATACAACACACTGGAAGAAGCCGTTTCCGAGGCTGACCGTAAATTTGATACTTTTAACTAAGGAGAACGAACGTGCAAGTTAAAATCATCGACGGAAAACACGGCAATCACGTTATTCGTAACGAAGTATACACCGCCGAACTCCTTAAAGGTTCACTTTTCCGTAACGGTCAAGATGGCACGTTCATTCTTGTTGATGGAACGTCCAATCCTAACTATCTTCAGAGGAAGTTTCGCATTCACGTTTCTCCAGAAAACGTGCTTGTAGATTACAACAACAATGAGGCGATTGTTCTGAATCCAGCACCAGAAAATAAGGTAGAAACGTATAACGATATCAAGAACCGCATTACCGAACGGTTTAATGCCCTAACGCACCTGACAACGTCTGTTTGTGAAGGGACCATTCGCGGTTTGATCGTATCTGGCCCTCCCGGTATCGGCAAAACATACGAAGTCAAAAATGTTTTCACAACCATCTCCGAAGAAAACTTTGATGTAAAAGAAAGCGAAGACGCCTCGCGTATTGGTTCTCGTTTCAGTATCGTTGCCGGTCGTTCTACCGCTGCGGCGCTTTATGAACTCCTATTTGATCACAAAGAAGCCGGTCAAGTTCTCGCAATCGATGACTGCGATGCGGTATTTGGTGACGAGGACGCATTGAATCTTTTGAAAGCTGCAATGGATACATCTGACGAACGTATTGTTTCTTGGAGGGTATCGTCGGCCACCAATAAATCCGTTCCGAGTTCCTTCAAATTCGAGGGTTCTGTTATCTTTCTTACCAACCTTGATTTCACCGCCCTTATTGAAAAAGACAATCGCCTTTCCAAACATCTATCTGCAATTCAAGATCGTTGCCTAGTTCTCGATCTTGACATGTATGGCACAACGGAACGACTCGCTCGTATCGAACAGGTCATCGAAACGGGATTTCTTCGAAAGCACGGTATCAGTGTTGATGAACAAATCGAAGTTTTTGATTTTTTCAAGACCAATATTGAAAAATTTAATGGTATTACGATGCGACGTGTTGTACAGTTGGCAAGTATCTACAAATCCGGTGGTGACTGGAGAAAAATGGCAGCTATCACGCTGTTTAAAAAAGGCGAAAAATGATTTGGTTATTGATTATTCCGGTAATATTATATGGTTGTTTTATGGCAACGTGTGTCTATATCACCAGAAATGATTCAAAAATTTTGCATAAAAACAAAACCGTCCGTGAAATATTCGGATGGTTTTTCATTATTCCTATACTGATTGGGTATGTTATTGTTATGGGAATTTTTGATTACATAAGAAATACGAAGATTATTAAAAACATTAAATGGAAATAATATGAAATTAGGTAATGGTACGTTCTTAAAAGGTGATTGCCTTGAATTAATGAAAGATATTCCACAAGGAACCGTTGATCTTATCCTCTGCGACCTTCCTTATGGTACAACATCTTGCGCGTGGGATAGCATAATACCCTTTGAACCGCTTTGGGAACAATACTGGCGCGTTATTAAAGCAAACGGTGCTATCGTACTAACCAGCGCACAACCGTTCACCACAGCCCTTATTTCAAGCCAAATAAAGCACTTCAAATACACGTGGGTATGGGACAAGATTAGCGTTACTGGTTTCGCAAATGCCTCTAAACAACCATTGCGACACCTTGAGGACGTTTGTGTTTTCTATAAGAAGCAACCCACATACAATCCTCAAGGCGTTCAAATGGCAAGTGTCGTTCGTAAAAATAGCGCCTCCCAAGGTGGTGCTACACTCAAAGGTGAGCATATCTCTAACGGAAAAGGTTCACTCAGAACTGCCGGTAAAGAGCATCGTCAAGAATTCACCAATTTTCCAAAACAACGAATTGAAATAAGTCGCGAAACCGGTTTTCATCCAACACAAAAACCCGTCGCCCTTTTTGAATATATTATCAAAACATATACCAATCCCGGCGAAATGGTTCTGGATAATACCGCTGGTTCTGGCACAACAGCTATTGCTGCCGAAAATACAAAACGTCAATGGATTTGCATGGAACAAAATGATGAGTATTATGAAAAAGCAGTAGAACGAGTCAAAGACAATAATCCAAGCATCGGTAACGATTTGTTTTCATTCTAGAGGATAGCTATGAAACAATCAAATGAAGAAATTTTGGAATTATTAAGTTATAATCCAACCGCAATACGGTTCATAGAAAATCCAACCGAGGAAATGCTCTTATCAGCAGTTCGTTACGGATATAATGTTATAAAATTTATCAAAAATCCGTCTGAAAAATTACAACTAGAATCTGTGAAATATTATGGTTCGTCTATACGATATATAAACGAACCTTCTGAGAACGTTCAATTAGCAGCGGTTAGTGAAGATGGAATGGTATTAGAACATATAAAAAATCCATCCGAAACTGTTAAGTTAGCGGCTATTCGGTCAAGTGGCCATGCAATACAATTTGTAGACAACCCTACAGAAGAAATGCAATTGTTATCCGTAAACTACGAGGGTACAAACATTGAACATATCAAGAATCCATCCGATGTAGTAAAATTAGCTGCTGTGAAAAATAGCGGTTGGGCAATTGAATGTATAGAAAACCCAACCGAGGAAATGAAATTGATAGCAGTAAAAAATAGAGGTGCGGTTATAACATATATAGAAAACCCATCTACTGAGGTACAATTAGCAGCGGTATTCGATGAAATAGTCGCAATGGACAGTATTGATAATTTATCAATCGATGTTGCCGAATATGTAAAAATGAAAATAGGTCTAAGATAACCAATCGGAGCTTTTCGATGTCAACACTCCATAAAGTTGTATTCACAAGTGAACACGGTGATTCAAAGCCAATCTTTTTATCCAGAATTCCATATTTCAACGAAAAAATATTTGGCATCGAGGATTGGCCTATGATGCAAGTAAGCGATATTTTCTCTTTTTATAAAAACGGTCTTGAAGAATCTACAACCGTTTTTCTCTCCAATATACCAGAATAATCAGTTGACTTTATTTTTCGATAGTGTATAACTTAATCATCGAAACGAATGAAGGAGATTTCCAATGGCTTACATTTCGCAGGAAAAAAAGAAAGCTCTTGAACCCAAGATCAAGGAAATCAACAAGAAGTATGGTATTAAGGCACGCCTTGGAATCCGCCATCATTCAACCCTCGTTCTCAATATCACATCTGGTAAAATCGACTTCATCAAAAACTACAACGAAACCAGCCGGAATGATCGGATTGTGGAAACCAATATTGACGTTAATGTCTATTACTACAAGGAGCATTTTTCCGCAGAAGCACTCGACTATCTTCGCGAAGTTATCGAAGTTATGAACACCGACAATTATAACAATAGCGATATCCAGACAGATTATTTCGACGTTGGTCATTATGTCGACGTTAATGTTGGAAAATGGGACAAGCCATACGAAGTAACCGAGGCATAATATGAAAAGGAATGACGTTGTTTATTTGAAAGATGAAAAGTATTTCTCTTTTTATGGTCGAATCGTTCGAATTATCGGTGACCGTGCATTGTGGATCAATACCAAAGGCGAGGTCTATCTTACATTCATTTCAAGACTTGAAAAAGTAGATTATAACGGGAAATGGGAATATAAGTATACCAGCCCGTCAAATCTTGATTTCATGATTTCTCTATGGATTCCAATGCCAACACTTAGAAAACTAAAACAGAGAGCATCTTTTCATAATGGCAAATATGTAAAAAAGATGAAAAAGTTTCTGGTTTGGAGAGGCGCTTGGAATACACCTCTTAATAGTAATAAGTTTTACGAAAAGGATTGATATCTTATACATAAAGTAAGTATACGAAAATAAAATTATGGATGTCTAACAAATAAAAAAGCCGGGGAGAACCCCGGCTTCTTAAAAAGTTCTTTCAAATCAATGACTTAGAGGAACTTCAATGTTGATGCGTCAATACCGATCAAGCCGAGGTAGTCCGCAGAGTTACCGAAGGATGATGCAGAGTTGGTGAACGTAAGAATAGCGTTACGTGACATGAAGCCCAAGAGTGGCTCGAGGGTCTGTGGGTCAATAACAACGCCGGTTGATGTCAATGGAACGTAAGGGCAGAAGTATGCCGCTGCGTCCGTTTCGCCCTGACCCTTATAACCAACGAGAACTGGTGTAGAGTCGGATGCGTATGTGTCAACATAAACGCGAAGGCTGTTGTTAAGCATACCAGCGTACTTAACGTTGGTAGGTGCTTCGAACGTGCCAACAGTCGTACGTGCGAACGCTGAAGTTGTAGCAGCCTGAAGAATTGTAAGCGCGGTGTTAGAAACAACTGCCCAATTCGCAGGACCACGCTTCGTGCGTGACGCGATGAGGTTTGACTGACGGTTGATGAGGATTGCGAGTGCCGCGAATTCGTCACCAACGAACGTAGCCGTACCGGAAACGTTAGCCTGATCGTAAACTGCTGCTGGTGTACCGGGAAGCGCACGAAGAACGCCAAGAATTTCTTGGTCGATTTCGGTTGTGATTTCGGTAGCAACAGCGTTCATTACTTCTGCTTCGAGGTCAACGCCATACTGTGACTGCATGTCCTGCGCTGCTTCGAACGTCCAACGGCTGGAAAGACGGCGAGTCTTTGCTTCAACGGTCTGACGAACGAGTTCAACGTTAAGACGGTTACCGGGGCGACCTTCAAGAACTGAAGTTGTTGCTGCGCCGGGGTTAGCAGGGTTTTCGTTACCAGAATAGTAACGTGCGATATCGAAAGGTGAAAGCGCTTCTGCACCTGCAGTTACACCATTAACGCCACCAACTGAGTCCGCATAACGAACGCGAAGGGTGGAGATCTGTGCAACGGGGCCAGAAATAGGCTGAACACCAACGATTTCGTTAGCGATGATTGTAGGCATAACACGGCGGATGATAGGTAGGATGACCTGATTAAGGACAGCTACGTTACCAGATGAGGTTGCGCCTGCGGTTGCATTTTCCATAAGAGGTGCAGAACGTGCTGCAATGTCTTTACGGACGTTTTCAAGGACAGCGTTCATAACGCGCTTCTTGTTGTCGTTGTAAGAACCGTCAAAATTGCGGGTCAAGTCCTTACCTTCCAAGAGAGCAGCTTTTGCCGTATCCCAATTGCTTTCAAAAAGTTTACTCATAGTTTAAAATTCCTTACTTTTTAATCCCTGCAAGACGCTTTAGATCATTGATTTCAAGTTCAAATGTATCGACGTCTTTTTGTTGGGTTGATTCAACGAGTCGTGTAGTTCTGTTACCTGTAACTTCTACAGGCTTGGTTTTTGCAGAGGTCTCGGATAACATACGGCGACCCTGTGATGATGCACCTGATTCCATTAGATGGGGCAAGTTGCGATCAAAAGCTGCTTTGAGTGCTGGTGTTTGAACACTTTCAAGCAATTCACTCATAATCTTGCGATTTTCGCGGTTAAGCGGTGCAAGCAAGGTGTTGAGTGTTTTTTCGCGCTGAATTTTGTCTTCAGCGAGATTGATGCGGCGCTGCATATTTTCAACAACCTTTTTAGATTCAGCAATTCTTGTTGCAGATTCTGAGATTGTGCGCTTTGCAACGTCAAGTTCAGTCATAAGCTTCTTAACCTTAGTACCTTCGGAAAGGTGGCTTGAAAGAAACTCTTCTTGGAATGCTTCGAAAAGCTTACGGCCAAAGTGCAACTGCTTTGCTTCCTTAAGGTCGCTACGCAACTGTGTAAGTTCAGATGTAAGTCTTTCTTCGATAGTTGATTCAACGATACGGCTTGCTCTTTCGATAAATGCCTTACGTGTTTCAGCCATCTTTGCGCGACCCTCAGTGATGAGTTTAACGCGTGTTTCAACAAGCTGACGCTTGTCCTGTTGGAATTCATTAAGTTCTTTTGCAAGTTGCTTACGAACAAAGCTTTCAAGAACTTCAAGTTTCTTTTCGCTTTCTTCTTCACGTTTTGCTTCTGCTTCTTTCGATTCAGAGATGAACTTGTCTTTTTCTGCACCGATTTCCTTAACGCTTTCATTAAGTTCTCTAATTTCCTTAGATAGAACATTAAGAATGAATTGCTCCATTACTTTAGCGTGTTCGGAAATAGACTTTTCTTTTTCTGCGTCTGCTTTAGAAAGTTTGTCGGCAAGTGCTTTACGTTCTGAAACGAGTTCTTTCTTTTCATCTTCAATTTCCTTGAAGGTTTCAGAAAGAGAATCCGTGATCATAAGATTCATTGCTTCGACCAAATCTGACTTATCGCTTTCAAAGCGACTTGCAAATTCTTCACGAAGTTTATATGCTTCCTCATCACGAATTTCAGAACGAGCCTCATCCAACTTTCTTTTCCAAGCGGTCGACAATGCAGCCTTAGTATCTTCACTAAGAACGGCACCTTCGAGCAGCTTTTCAAATCCAGTTTCCATATGTGGGTACTCCCTGATTACCGCAATCATTAAGTATTTGGTTAATAATTGCTTTCAAAAATATTTATACTTTTTCGAAAATTTAGTTTAATTTTTAACGAAAAAATCGAAATTTTGGGAGGACAATGCCTCCCAAAACATTTTATTACTTTTTACCAATAACCTTAACGTGAGGAGCGTTCTTAACGTTCTTAATTTCAACGTCAAGCTTTGGCTTCTTAGGAGCGGTTGGGTTCTTAGTCTTACCACCAACAGTCTTGATTGGCTCAGCTTCAGTCTTGATTACTGGTTCCTGCTTAGGCAATGTGGAATTTTTCTTAACAGCAACAGTTTTATTTGTTCCTGCAAGGCGTCCTTCCTTATTAGCTGGAATTGCTACCTTTTCGCCAACAGACTCAACGAGTTCGTCTTCACGTTCGTGGTCATATTCGCGACGGCGTGCTGCACGATCTTCCTTAGAAGCTTTACGCTTCGCGGTGAAATCAATTTCTTCATCGTCATCTTCTGAATGACGGAATGACTTGCCTTCTTCGAGATCGATATCAAAATCAATTTCAGCGTCCATGTCAAAGTCATCAAAATCAGCATCAAGAGTTTCGAATTCGCTTGTGAAATCTTCTTCAGAAACGATTTCATCTTCAACTTCGATTTCTTCTTCGCCGTCAACGTCATCAAGAACTTCCTCACCACGGAGGCGGTCCATTTCAGCCTGAAGTTCAGCAATATGTGCTTCAACATCTTCGATACGATCTACAACGTCTTCAATTTCAGGTTCTTCTTCAACTTCAACTTCGTCATCAACTTCGACTTCGTCGCCGTCAAATTCCGCGCCTTCAACTTCGTCAACTTCGATGTCGTCAAGATCATCTTCAGGTGCAACGATTTCAAGGTCGTCTTCTTCATCAAGCTTCTGCTTGATATCTTTTGCAGCTTCAAGAATAGCATCACGAAGAACGCTTACAGCGGCTTCGCGATCTTCATTGATGAGCAGCGTTAATGCTTTATGTAGTTCACTCTTCATATTGTTTATCCTTTAAATGTCCTCGGATTAGAAACTTTTTTGTTTCTAAAACTATTTAACAAATCACTTTTAAAAGGCCGTAGTTTATGCTTTTTTTCTTTATTTTTGACCATTTTTAAGGTATCGTTTGATATATTTATAAGGAGATGATATTGAAAAATTTTTTAGAAACTTACACCGTATTCTTTTCAAAAGTGTCATCATATTTAAGTTTTGCATCATTAACAAAATTTGGTGAATATGTGGAACACGACACGTTCAACGGCAAAGAAGGTTGGGGAATAATCATATCTAAAAAATACGGGTCAAACCTGTTACTTTTAAGAGCAACCTATGTTGCAAACATCCATAATATTTCAGATGTATTTCCATTCGTTTTTTACAAAAATCACGAGAGAGTTGGTTTCAATATATCTAAAGATATGTCAGAATATGAATTGGAACTTTTTAGGAAAAACACAACAAGTATAGATGAACTAATACTAGAGATTAACAATGATCACAATACGTAAACAATACTTAGATTTTATAAGGAACACAAACAACGTAATATATTTGTTAGATACCGAAAATGAAATCGGTTATACCATAGATATATTATATGATATCTTTAATGGTGAATCATACACATTTTTCGCAACAACAATGGAGTCGTTTTCACAAATACTTCCAATGAGTTTACCAAATCCAAATGATATTAGTAAAATATACATCGGAGATTTTTCGTATTTTGAAAATGATACCGGTATACATCGCGCCGATACAATGCAAGAGATAATAGAAAAAATATCATCCTTAACGTAAAATAAAACTTGCGAACCAGCAGTAAATATCATATAGTTAGATCATAGAAATTCAGGCGGGTAGCCAAGTGGTTAAGGCCACCTGCTCATAACAGGTTTATCGTCGGTTCGATCCCGACCCCGCCTACCAAATTTCTATATGCGCCGCTGGTGAAATTGGTTAGACACAGAATCCTCAAAAGGTTCCGCGAAAGCATCCCGGTTCGAGTCCGGGGCGGCGTACCACTTAAATAAAAAAATCTATTGACAATTTTTCCAAATAGTATATAACTTAATCATCGAAACGAATTAAGGAGTATTTTTATGAAAGAGATTTCCCGCGACGACTTCAATGGTCTTGTATTTGAAAACATCGCATTTTCCGGTAAAACGGCTGCTGGTAATACGGTTATTGTCAAGATCATTACCTCCGTTTTGATGGCTACGGTTACCTACAAGGTCATTTTCGAATCTGCTAAAAACTCGGATGAAAACGATATGCATTCGGTAAATTCATTCCCTGCAATGCGTCAACTCGTAAACCACCTGTTGCAGAATTCTTAAAAGATCAAAGCCCGCCAAAAGCGGGCTTTTTAATTTATGCATCTTGCAATCCTTTATTGTAGAAATGTTTAACGATTGATTTTACAACCAATTCTTTCCAAAATTTTGCCGGAATTTTTTCAAGGTTAACGATTATGTTCTCGTCAAAATTACCATCACTATAAGGCACAGTTAACACTTCACCTTCAAGAGATGCATTATATCTTTTTGCCAAAGCAGCAATTTTTTTCTGACGTGTTTCTTTTTTCTTTCCCATAATTATATTTACAGTCATATTGCTTCTCCGTTGAAAACGGGATAATATACCATTATGTGGAGTGTTATTCAAGGTTATATATGAATGTATTTTATAGATTTATGGTCCGCTAACGATCACGGTGATTTCGACCAATTGTTTAAGGATATTGACGTATCCGACGAGATTCGTGAAATGGCTGTTATCAAAAAATATTTTTGGTTAATTGAGCATGGTAACCATTATCAGGTATGCTTTGATGTAACTGATGTTTTTCCTTTTATAGTAGATGCCACAAAATTTGTAGATTTTCGATATATGGGAAAATACCATGAATTGATTATCACTACCAAAGAATACTATGATTACAAGTCATTAATTCCTGAACATCTTTTATATATAATTGACAAATAAGTTATTGACTTATTTTATAGAAGAGTTATAACTATCCCATCGAAACGTTGAAGGAGATTGTTATGACGAATTTTGTTCCCAATCTTTACATTGGTATTGGTGAAACAGGCGCAATGTACACCCTTCGTGAAACCTACGAACACGTTTCCCATTATGGCAACTGTGCACATAAAGAAATCCGTTCGTTTCATCATTTTAATCTTGGTCAGGACATTGACGATGTTATTGCCAAGGCTCTGATGATTTCTCTTAAGTGGGGTATTATGTGCAAGCAGCCTTCCAAGGAAACTCTCGAGGCTGAGATGCGAACCATTACCCGTATGAAGAAAGATGAGCGTGAAGAACGCGCCCGTCAAATTGCGGAACGCGAAGCTGAATATAAGCGCGTATGCCGTCAGCAGTATGACGAACGTATTGCAATGATACATTCTGGTATTATGCCGGTTGGTTATTATCGCGGTGAAGTATTTTCCGATATCAAGACGTCTTATTTGAAATGGGTTGTTGAGAATGTCGATACCTTTGATGAAGAGAACATCATGAAGGCAGTTGCTCATCATATTATCAATACTCCCGAACTTTTTGATCGTGTCAATTTCTCTTTCGAACCCGGTTTTGTTGGAGTGGAAAAGGGTAACATTGAAACGCGGGTACGAGTTATCAAGGCAACCTCGTTTATTCGCGAAAATCATTTCGTTGGTGGTATGGAAACGGTACACGTTACCATCATGGCGAATGAAGAAAATAAGCAGATTGTTGTAATGTCTCCAAAGTTTAAAAAGAACGAAGGTGACGTTTTTGTTCTTAAGGGGCGAATTTCCAAGCATTCTGTTTATAACAATGCAGACCAGACTATTGTTAATTACGCAAAAGCCATTTAATTGTTGTTTTTTACGAATAAAGGGGGTAATATCCTCCTTTATTCTGGAGTTGAAGAAATGAAAATTCGTATATCGAAATGGCCTAGACATTATTCCTTTTATGGATTTTTGTTGAATTTTAAATCATTCGGGATGACCACTGACACCATTAATAAAATTTCTGATTATTTGTTTGAATCTCCGTTGCAGAAAATTCTTGATCTTTTGAACAAGCGCGAGAGAAAAGTCAAAATCAAGGTTGACAATTACGATGTTTGGAATTTGTATGAAACTCTTGCATTGATAATCATTCCTTGTTTAAAAGAACTTAAAAATACCAAAAATGGTTCTCCATCTATTGATCCATCAGACGTACCTCTTTTTCTTCGGGATACCAACCTCAGCGATGAATTAGTTCATTCACGTTGGGAATATGTTATTGATGAAATGATATATGCGTTTGAATGCAAATTGGAAGATGATCTTTTTGATAATACTAAAGATTCTCGAGCTAAGATGGCAAGAATTGAAAATGGTATGCGGTTGTTTTCGAAATATTACGATGGACTATGGGATTAATGTGGAATACGATTGTAAAGTCTAAATCGTCTAAAAGAATTTTTGATAAACTTTTTGATGCTTGTCAGGATGTTGATTATGTTAGCAATAGTCGACATATATCTGCTGTTGTATATAAACGAAAGATAGTATCTATTGGTAGTTGTCAAATGAAAACAGACACGTTTATGCTCAATTTTCAAACCAATGAGCATAAGATTTTTCGTCATGCTGAAATCGATGCTATTAAGCGTGCTATTAATATACACGGAGAGGAGTTTCTTGAATCGTGTGATTTGTATGTTATGCGGATCGGTAGAAATGGAAAAATCGCCAACAGCAAACCTTGTGTGGGTTGCCAGAAGGCGATTGACCATTATAAATTCAAGAGGGTTTTTTGGACTTAACTTGCGTATTTCTTAAGTTTATTAAACATTTTTACGTATAGATCAATTGCAATTTCTGTAGCAATGTCTTCATCTTTTTCTACGTATTGTTCAAATTCATTTACTAAATCGCTGTAATTATCAAAGAAACCGTTTGGAACAACCGTTGACGATTCGTCTCCTGTTGGCTCAGATACTGAACCGTGTGCGTGAGCTATGATTTTATCAAACAACTCTTTATCAGCGTCGTTTTCAAATGCAAAATAAAGATCATCTTTTGCCTCTGAATGTAAACCATCTGTTTCACTATATTTGAAAATAGGATAAACTTTTTCAAATTCAGATTTAGCCATTTCATATGGCTTAATCTTTTTCAAAACATTCATTGTAAGATCATGAAGAATGTCATACCATTCATCATCAGTTTCATCGTGCAATTCGTCAAGGTTCAATTTATAAAACTTTGAAAATGTATTTGCTGGTACTTGTTTAGGTAGAACGTCATCTACTTTAGAAACGCGTGCCTTATATAAATTCAAGATATTGTAAGCATAATCAAAATCAGATTTAGATTCAAACTGAACATACTTGTCGCCGTAACGAAGAGCATAATGACCAACAGCTTCAATTACATAAGACTCATTAATAATGTTTAAGAACTTGCGAATAGACATTAGTTGTCATCCCTTCCACGTGACTGCATATAAGCAGCAACAGCGCGTTGTTTACGCTTTTCAATATCGTCGCCTTTAAAACGCCAGTTTTTAGACTTTTCGAAATCTCGGATATATTCACCAGCGGTAGCATCTTTCTTACTAAGATGTTCACGAACAACAACTTTATTTAGATATTTTCCAATCAATTTTGAAACTTGTTCCCAATCGTACTCTGCACGGTCGTCATCAGTGGTGATGTCAAACGATAAAAGTGAATCTGCTGGAACATACTGAATGCTTTCATCATTATTGATTGCACCAATTTTGTAATCCATTCCCAACTGTTGAAATAGTTCCTCAAGGTATGTTTGATCTTCAATAGATTCAAATGCATAGAAATTACCATCTGGCAATTCAAATGTAATAACAACGTCATCGTTATCGTCAATTACACTTTCACCGTCTTTCTTGACGTGGGTGAGATCAACATAATAAGGGATAAGACGTTCATCCATTTTCATAAGAACTTCTTCAAATTCATCATCTGGAATATCTGCGTTTAGAAACGCCTCGAGAGTTCCAGCCGGTACTTTTTTATCAAGAACCACATATTCACCGGTTTCATCAATACCATCTGATAACGATACCAGATAATCGGTGAATACTTTTTCATCTACAGGTGATTCAAATTGAATGTAACCTTCACGATAATCATTATAAAATGTTTTACCCGCGCCTTCAAGAAGTGCTCTAATCTGTCTAAAATCCATAATCATAATCCTTATAGGCTATCAATGAAGCGAAGTAATTCTTCGCGAAGGTATCTTTGTGCTGCGGAATCGTTATTAGCATTTTGCGCCATATCATAACGAATAGCACCTCTTTGACCATGATTCAAGAAGGATTCATAAATTGGAACAGGAACAGACGCAACGCAAGAAGGGTCAGATACAAGGTCAACGGTCTTGATCATAAAACCGTGAACGTGTCCGTTATGATCAACATCACCGGAACCGCGTGAGCTAACACCCATTTTGAAACCAGATTCGATAAGAACCTTTGCAATATTACCCATTGGCGTTGGAATAATTTTGAGTTTACCAATACCATTAGGACCATCCATATACATTTCTGTAATCATATGGGAAACACGGTCGAGGTTGATGGTTAATTCTGGTGGATGGTCTAATTCACCAAGAACTGAATTTGTTTTCAAGACGTTGTTGATATCGTCAACAGCTTTTCTGATTTCTTCTACAGAATAGATACGTCCGTTTTGGTTACGTGATCCACCCTGAATGAATGTTCCTTTTAGATAAAGGTCTTTTGGTTTACCATCAGCATTAAGACCACCGCCTTCAACGACAATCTTTGCCGAATCAAAAGTAGAATGTTCGGTAAGTTTAGTACTCATAGTTATTTTCCCGCGTGAAAAATGTATATAAGTATTTATATTTTTTATTGAAAATACGGAGTTTATATGATATGGATTTCTTTTAATCAGAGGATTTAATATGAAAAAAGATTTCGTTATATACGTAGGAAATGGTTATTTTGTCACTGACAAAAATCCTACGTGTTTTGGATATGGGATAACTCGAGATGAGAATTCTGCGAATACATATCCTACAAAAAACAAAGCCATCGATGCCGCTCATTCTAGAGGCATAGAATATCCGGCAGAAATGCCTTCGGTTACTCATATTCTTGAAAAGGGTGAAAGAAAAACACATCCTTTCTGATGATATTTTAAAAATCAGTTGACATTATTTTCAAATGATGTATAACTTAATCATCGAAACGAATTAAGGAGATACCAATGACCAAGACCGTTGCACAGAACCTTAACACTTTGGCTAATGACATTAACGGTTGCACTGGTATCACTTTTTGCGAAAAATCCGCTGGCGACGGTTTGGTTTATGCAATCACGACATCTTACAAGAAGTACTGCGTTCTTGATTTTCGTTGCCCGTTGATCGAAGGTGTTAAAGGTCTTAAGACCATTGAAACTATTATTCTTAACCGTGCCGAAAAAACATCCAAGGCCATTCTCATCATTTTTGATGAATTTAACGGCGCAACTACCGAAATGAAAGAAAACATCAAGACTCTTATTTCCAGCCTCAACGAAAGCGGTTTCTTTCATTTTGTTGTCATCGAAACGAATTAAGGAGATTATGAATGTATAAATTTAAGTATCTTATTTGCTGGAAAACCGGCAACGATTATATGTCTGTTGAAAATGATGATCTGAATGTTTCCAAGTATCTGGCGAAAATTCTTTCTCAGAACGTGGATATTTCAGAAGTTGAAATCATTGATCAAATCAAAGGCGGTAATATCGAATTTGAATAAAAAGAAAGGGGCTTTTAAGCCCCTTTTATTATGCCTTGCGGCGTCTTGATTCATTTACTGGTGGAAATAAAGGTCTTGCATCATCCTCTGGAAATGCTTCTTCTTCCGCCTTATCAGACATGATTGATTTCTTACGTGCTGTTTCGAAATAATCATCAAAATAGTCTTCTGATGTGTTGTTCATATTTTTGTAGATTGGACCAGTTTCCCAACCATCATCAGCAGATTCACCGGGGGTGCTTGGAGCATATTCAACTGGCTTTGTCATCCAACGCTTATCTGGTGCAATATCAACAATAGGTGATTCAGTTTCGATTTCGATTTTTTCATCACTATCACCTACAAATTCGTCTCCTTCGAGATCAATTTCAAAAGGTTCAAGTTCGAAGTCACCGCTATCTTCTTCGTTTAAAGAGCGGTTGCGAGTCTTAGCATCAGCCTCTGCTTCTCCCTTAGAAGACCAAGATGAAACAGATTTACCTTTTGGTGAAAAAACGTGCCAGTCATCATCTTCTTTTTCAACATAAAAATCATCTTCAGATTCTGTTACAACATCGTCAATATGACGCTTTTCTCTTGATGTGTCACGGCGTGCACGATCTTCTTTTTTACGTGCGATACGGGAAAGAATTTCGTCATCATCATAATCATCATTTGAAGAATGTTTAAAAGTTTTACCTTCTTCGAGTTCATCCTCAACTTCAACCTCTGCATCAACGTAACCGTCTTCGTCAGCTTCTTCGCCTTCGATTTCGTCATAGTATGTTGCAAGACCTTCAATTTCGTCCAATGAGTCGAAACCGTCATTACCATAATCAGGAACAGTTTCAGCCCCAATAATGTCATCAAACTGATTACGCAAATCTTGCATCTGATCTTCAAGGCTTGTTACACGGTCTGCAACATCAATATCAGAAATCTCGTGTGCAATGAGTTCATTTTCAAGATCGGAAACCGCCTGATCAACGTCTTCCTCTTCTTCGTTAAGATCGATATCACTATAGAATTCTTCAGCTTCGATTTCTTCCATATCATCGATGATAGACGCCGTACGGTCATCAATGATATTATCTTCCTCGTCAAAACGTTCGCTGATCTTTTTTGAAATGTTAAGGATATAATTTTCAAGCATATCCGTTGCGAGGGATTTTTCCTCATTGATGATATGATTAATGATTTTTTCAATCTTTTTCGTCATAGTAGCCCTTCCTCGCGGCAAAAATACGTATATGTTAGTATTTAACATTTTGGTTGATTCAGTTTCAAAACTATGTTAACGTTTTGAAAATTGAAATCCGAGAATGTAAATGTCAACTTTTCACAAGCTTTTAAAAGATCACTACACACCAGACGGCAATGATTTCGTAAGAAGAATTTCATCAATTGCAGATGGGCATCCATTATATGCATATGTGTTATGTTCTAATGTTGACAAAGAAACCATCAAACCAAAGCTACGTAAGGTAATAGAAAAATTGGAAGATTATTATAAAAATCTTCCAATATCAGAAAAACTAAAAGTTGATGAAATTTCAACCTATATTAAAAACCACCCATGTCATCTTCTTGGCTTCCGCCACCATACATGACAGAAACGGTTTGTTGATGCTTGACATCTTCAAGCTTACGTGTTGCGCGAATTTTTTTCATTTTATTAATGGAACGAAGTGTTAACTTAGGTTTATGCTTCTCCTCCATTGACTGCTTAAAAATTTTATCCTGTTCTGGATCATAATAACTTTCAGTCAATGGATTAAACAATTCTGTTAATTTCATAAAATCACTCCTCACCTAAATCGATGGGTTCTTCGGTTTCAAAGTCTTCGCCACCCTCGGTGTCACCTTCAGTTTCTTCGAAATCCATTTCATCGTCACTAATATTTAGGTCTTCTGAGTCAAAATCCGTAGGGGTGTTTCTAATGCCAACCGAATCCAACCCAATATCACCTTCAGACGTAGTTGGTTCACCAAGTTTGTTATTCTTATCAACATTTTCTTCTTTCCAGAGAGTTTCATTTTCAATGATTTCTTCGTCGGAAAGGCCAAGGTAACGTGAAAGCAAGAAACGTTTTGCAAGATATGGTGTATCTGCAAGTGCTTGGAATGAACTAATCATCGCCGCATCACGCTCAATTTGAGCAAACTTTCTAAAGTTCTGTGGCGGATTAAGAATCAATTCAAAGATAGAAACGTCGATATTATCATAACCACGTTGTTTAATATAAAGTTTAAATTCCTGATCAAACGTATCGGTTAGAACGTTTTGAATACGTTGACAATAATTTGAGAAACGATATTCTTGAATATACGCTGTTCCAACACGGCCATCCGTATATACCGCTTGGCTATCTTCTGGACCAGTAGGTAGGTACGATGATGGTACACGTAGGCCGCGAACCATTTTGTTGTTAAAATATTTCAAATCATCGATGCTGCCCAAGTTTTCACCACCGGGAAGAATCTCGACACGTGATCCACGGCCATCACTGTTTGTAGCAAAGAAATAATCATCAAGGATTGATAACGGGTCATAACGTGCGTCGGTAATATTTGCGCCGCCGCCAGTTCTTGATGGCATGCGCTTTTGATGAATTTCCATCTTAATTTTTTCAAGGTAAGCGCCAGCTTTAGTAAGCTTCATATCCCCAACGTCAATGTAGAACGCACGACGCTCAGGTGCTCTCTGAACACGATAAATTACTATTGAATCTTCAAGCAACTCTTTCTGCTTATACACTTTGAAAATGGATTCCAAAACAGAAGTACCAAATGGCCAGTTCGCATCAAGACCTTCTGATAGAGAAAAATGAACAACGTGTGCAGCATCAACGGGTACTGCTTGTGATGCAACATTCAAAGAATTTACTGTTGCTGGCTGGAGACCTGCATTCGCGGTTGTATTATTTACATCATAACCACCATTTTGCATTGTTGGTCTAAATCCATTACCCATAACATTAGAACCGTAATGGGTTGGGATTGTTGCAACAGCAGTTTGTAAATTCAAATCCAAATCACGAATATAATAGCTTACCGGTTCTTTACCATTCGCCTCATCAACCACAACGGATTCGACTTTATACATATCAATCCAATATAGCTTCAAAGTGGATGGATCACGAATGAAAATCTGGTCGCCGTATTTCAGTGTGTTTCTGAACAATCTAAACAGTTTCTTTTTGAAACCATTCATCTTAATCCATTGATCAAGAAGTCTTGTAATAACGGTCATTTCAGATTCGTTTGGTGTTTCTGAAAAATTCAATTCAAACAAACGATTGTTATCTTCGTTTGGACGCGTGGAAAATTCTGCAATAGTATCAAGCGCAGCGTTCACTTCGCTGTCAATGTCCATATTATCATATTGAACATAACGTTCAATACGCTGCGGATTTCCTGCATAAACCTCTGGAAGATAGCTTGAATATTTTCCCGACATCGCTGAATTAGTCACAGGACCATAATCCGAATTAGACTGCTGTCTTGAAAGCTTTGTGCTCATTGTTACAGTCTGTAAATGCTTTTTCCACGACATATGATGTTCCTTATAATCCTTATGACATATTTAGCAATCACAACGAATTGGCTCTGATACGTCTCGCAAGTTCGGATTGTGTATTATTCAAATCTTCAAGACCGGTTTTGTTAACCGTTATTTGTTCACGCAACATATCATTTGCTGTTCTTAGCAAGTATGCAATGTCGCGCAAAGAAGAGTTGCCATTTTTAATTTCGTCTAATAATAACGTATTCTGAAGACCAATTGCATTATTATTATCTTCAATACCTGCCGGATTATTGACTAATGGAGGAGTAATATCTACTGGCGTAACCGATGGCGCAGCCTCATCTTTTGCAAGAATATAATCATATACCATTGCGCCAATTTCATCACCAAGAGCATCACCTGCAAATGCGCCGCCGATAGCACCACCAACCGCTCCCACGACACCACCGCCGACTGTTCCTAATCCCGGTACAACAGAACCAGCAGCAGCACCACCTGCGCCAAGGATTTTAGCACCAAGTATAGCACCACCGACGCCGCCAAGTCCTGCACCAATGTGCTGGCTCATAAGTTTTTTGAATTCTTCGTCGGTAATTTCACCCGCTTCTTTACGATCATAATCTGTTTCGATTTGATTATAAGTATCAAGACCTTGTAGAACTACAGCAAGTGGTCCAAGAGCTTTTGTTAGTTTTGACGCAACACCTGAGTTCAATGCTTTTGACGCCATTTCACCTACTTTGGATGTTGCACCAACCGCTTTAGCACCAACCTCCGTTGCTTTGATTGCTTCAACGCCTTTTGCTACAGCAGCAGACTTTGCTATTCCTGTTCCAGCGGCTCCGGCTGCACGACCAACGCCTCCTGCAACACCTTTAGCTCCTGCATATATACCAAGACCAACACTCTTAAATACTGGAACGAGGGTTTTACTTAGAATAACACCTAACATCCCGGTCGACGCTGCAAGAAATGTTCCTCCAATAAGATATCCTGAAATTGTTTTCAATGCAGTATCAAATTGCGTAAGTGAATTCACTGATTCTCTTAGGGTGTTGATCCAACCATTTTCACCACGCATTGCATCAACAGATGAAGTCAAAGCTGGTCCAAATTGATCTACTAATGGTTTTACAAACCCGTCAATTGCATCATTCACCAACGCTCGTGCGTCGGTTGCCATTCCTTGGAATTGTAACAGAGATTTCGTAACTGCATCATCTTGCTGTGATCCAAATTTAGTTTGGTCAGTTATATTTCGTAGATTTGCTGCGTTGATAGATGCTGCGTTTGATGCCTCAAAACCACCTCCGTTAGTTCTTCCGAGAATAGCCATAGTCTCATTTGAACGATACGGTTCGTCTCTTGCCGACGCATTTTTAACTGTTTGCGTAAATGCCACAGCATCACCGGCACCAATATTACCTGCACGAACCGCTCCAGCCGTATCGGTTAGAACTTTTTGCATTTCTGGTCCAAGAGTCGAGAACGCATTAGCAGCCTCGGTGTCGAGAATTGCACCACCAGTCATAACCATGTCTTTAAATGCGGATGCTACTAATGGATGAAGTTGTGTCAACGTTGCCTGAATACCAGCCAGTTCTGTTTTACCAGTTTCACCGAGTCTATCACCTAACGATTTTAGAAAAGTGTTAAAGTTAACGTCTTGGCTTTCTGCTGCCAAACGTTTCAACATATCTTCACGATCTTTTCCAAGAATGGTTGCTACCTGATCGTTGACCTGTAATAGATTCTGAAGGCCGTCAGCTATTCCTTTTTGGCTAAGTCTATTGATATCACCTCGATCAACCAATATACCAAGATATTCATTTTGAGCTTTTGCAAGCCCCTCTAAGGTATAACCATAATACCCCATATCTTGTGATTGTAATTTTATAGACTTGTAAAGCTGAGCCCAATTTTGACCGCCAAGAAGACGAGTACCATCAGTTCCTGACTTGATAGCTTCCGCAAATTCGGTAGCACTCATTGCAGCGGTAGACATCGCTTTACGCATATCACCGATAGAACCAATACTACCTTCAGCCGATGTTACCAAACTGCGATATGCATTAACATTGTCATCTAACGCTTTCGCCATAGTTCCAAAAGCGGTTTCACCTAATCCTAATCCAGTTGCAAGACCAGAAAAACTACCATTCAACCCATCGGTTAAACGAGTGAAATTTCTTGCAAATCCAGCAGTAGATTTATTAACGGCACCAATACCTGCTGCAAGTGCACCGAATTTACTTTTAAGAGTATTGGCACCCGGTAAACTATCAAGAGATATGTCCATACCAGAGGATGGATTGGCAGAATTTTCGGCTATTTTATTTAAGGCATCTTCTGCCTTTTTAAAAGGCTGTGCTTTATTTAAGGCATCAATCAACGATTGTGATATATCTTTCGTTGATAAATTATTTTTACCTTTTGTACCTTTGGACGCTTGTTTGACCATCTCTTTATTAAGATTGCGAATTGCATCTTCAACGGCCTCTAATTGAGACAGAGTAGCCTCATCGCCTTTTGTTTTAGACAACTTATCTGCAAGTGTTTGGAATAAAGAACGCAACTGTTCTAGTTCAAATTCGGTCGCCATGTAAAGAATCCAGATATTATATAGTATTTAACTACCTTATTAACTTTGATTATTATCCCATAAATATAGATATAAGATTTGTAACAGGACGTCATAACTATGCGTTGGCAAGATATTTCCAGTAAAAAATTAACAGAACTTAAAATGAATTCGTCTACTCTTACAGGTAAGACAAAATATCCTTTTACACTTGGTTTTGAATTCGAGGTAGTTTTACCTGATGATTTTATTGCTGAACCAATCGATATAGAAGACTTCGAAAATAGCGACGATTTTAAGATTGATCTTTCTCCAACTGAGTATATGTGGGACGAGTTTTTACCACATGATGCGGTAACTATTGCATTATACGACGAGAACGGTAATCGCAACCCATATGAACTTGATATCATGACTGACATGATTTACGATTCGGACGGAAATGATTATTCCATTTCACAAATAACACCCGAACTGTATTCTGAACTTATTCAAAATGGGAATGACTGGTTAGAACGTTTTGACGAGGTGTATAGAGAATATTACGAGAATGAATTAACAGATTCATATAGTCATTATGTATCCTCTGATGAAACGTCTGAAATTAATTTCGAAAAACTTGAAGATTATTTCGCTAATGAAATAGATTCAGATGTAACTTATGATGATCGCTATCACGGCAATATCACCGGTAGAGGTAAAGAATGGATTTTTGAACCGGATGGTTCTATTTCTCCATTAGGTGTTGAACTTGTTTCACCAATATTCAAGAATTTTGAAGACGCAGAAACCGCTATAGAAAATGTATCTCAATGGTTCGAAAATTATGGTTTTGAAACAAATGGATCAACCGGGTTCCACATCAACATAGGAACCTTTGGTGTTGAAGACGTTGACCTACTTAAATTACTATTGTTTACAGGAGAGGGCCACGTTCTTGATGAATTCGACAGACGAGATAACACATATGCCGAATCAAATCTTGCGGACCTTGCAAATTATCTTGCAGTCGGGAAAGATAAAGACAAATACAAAAGAGCTATATATAAACTCAATACAATGTTAATCGATAAAGCGACAAAGTATCGTTTCTTTAATTTCGAACGCCTTATTAATAACAACTACATCGAATTCCGTGCGGTTGGTGGTGATTACTTAAATAAAATTCCACAGGTAATGAACACTCTTAAGCGAGTTCTTTTAGCTCTTGATGTTGCTATGGATGAAAAGGCACATCGTCAAGAATATCTCAAGAAGCTAACCAAGTTTATTGATAAAGACCAAGTAGATAGCAAGGGTAATAATTCAACTATAATAGCAAATCAAATAGAGGAACTTACCGGGTTTAAACCAACAAACACCTCTCCTGAAAAAATTGTTCAATATATTATTTACAATGCAAATAATATTGATTTTTCAAGCTGGTCACCGTCATTAAAAATAGGTGTTCGTGACCTTATTAATAAAATTTCAATTACACCCGGTATAGAAAAATCTTACAAAAACATATTAGCTACTTATGATCCATCACCTGAAGTTCAAAAATTCATCACATGGATTAAACCATTGTTGATAAAAAAAGGTCTCAAGTTAGAGCCTGATGAGGAAACTGAAGAAAATTAAGGGGGTTTTAACCCCCTTTTTCTTTGACTACATTCTCGTGCAACTCAAAAAGGATGTTTTCAAGAAGTTTAACGTTAACGGTTTTTGGAAGTGATGTTGTTCCACGCAGTTCCAAAAGCAAGTTAAGATTATCCTCTAACCGACTACCGATATCCGCATATAGATACTTTCCTGCACGAATGTCTAGCAATTCAGAAACATTAGGGCGAGGGAACGTAATGACTCCATCCCTTAACAATTCGATTGCCTGTTCAGAGACACGAATTGCATGATAAACAGATTTCCAATCAACACCCTTATTCTGTTCTGCTGCAAGAGAACGTGAACCATAGTCTTTCAGTACACCCGCAAAAAGTTTTACAACTTCTTTCAAAGCAACATTCATTGAAACCTTACGGTTCACAAGCTCAAAATACTCTTCCATTTCATCATTGCCATATGACTTAGGCATCAACACATACTGCGCATGATCATATTTTTCGACAAATGGATCAAGGTATTCTTTGATTTCTGTAATATCCCTCAACTTAGTAGTGGCTGAATATTTGTCAATCAAACTATTCATTACCTCAACAAACGATCTTACGGATTCAACACGAAGACCTTTTGTCGAGTACGTGTTTGTCTGACGTTGAATATAACCAACGAACCCTTTGATATCCGACGCAATGAACGAATGGCGGTTGTCATAAACCTTTTTCCATTCAGGTTCAAATACAAGTGCGGTTTCAGGTGAAACAAATAAAAGTTCTTGCGCAACCATATCCCCGCCAATAAGCATGTCAAAAAACTTACGCAAGACAAAGCTTTCATCGTCAATGTCATCAACGGTGTTTTTTACTTTGTCGCTACCCGTTGATTTTTTGACAACTCCAGTTGTACGCATACGAATGATATCATCATATGGCGGTAGATGGACGGATTTGAAATCGGTGTCGCTCGTTGGCAACCTTGTCCCGTAAAGAGACGATCCAGATTCAACTCGAAATAGGGTCTTCATCGTTTTTACCTTTAGTTGCATAGATGTAATAAAACAGCAAAACCAACACCGTCCCAATTACATCATAAATTGAATAAAAGAATGATACCATAAACATTGCTAATGAAAAAGAGATAATGCACACCGAAAGTGCCGAATATCGAAAATAAAAAATATCATCACATTTTTTAGAGCAGACACTAATCAAGTCTTCCATTACGGTTACGAAACTAAGAAAACCAGCCGCAATAAGATATAAGAACATCCATTGATTTGTAGAAGATGACAATGCAACGTAGATCAAGATACCTGATACGACAGCCATTAGAAGCTGTCGTTGGATATAGGTAATTTTATTATCAAGGAAAAAAATCATGCAGTAACGCCTTTTGGTTCAAAAATTTTAGATGGTGGTTCTGATGGCATAAGGGAATCGTCGTAGTAAACAAATACGGCAAAGAGAATCCAAGAAGCCGCGAGAAGAATATGTTGGGTGGGTAGAAATACCACGGTAAGAACGACTACAAACCATCGAATCGAAGTTCCAATAATGGATTCTCTCGAAAGCAATTTGGTTGTATTGTGAACTTCACGATTCTTTTCGAAAAGGACTTCATCTCGATATGCCCCTAATGCAAAGAGTATAGATAGACTTATAAGAAATGACAATTCCAATGGACCAGTATCAGGGTGAAACATATACCAAGTAAAGCGTGCGATGATTGTCGCAACGAGGAAACGAATTACCCAATTTCTATGGATACCGGCTGAATGAAACCATTCAATACTACGATCAATATGATTGAAAATCCAACGATCAAATTTAAGCATCTTGAGTCCTTTCATTGTAAGAGTGATGGGCAAGAGTCATAATCAAATATGAAATAAGAGGCAACGGTGATGTGGTAAAACCTCCAATAACAACATCCGCCACAACGAGCAATAAGAAAATGATAATAATCATCTTCAATACACTGGATTCACGGGAAGATTTTAGATGTTCATATAGTTCATCTTTGTTATTAGACATAAAACAAAAACCAACACGAAACACAATGGTTGTAAAAAACAAGCCAAGAGCAAGATATACATTTTGGTATCTATCGTATATCGAATAGGCAAACATGACCGCGCCAATGTAATACAATATCGATAGAGCATAATTTGGTAATGAATCAAGAAAAGTAAAAATACGGTTCATTCTGAAACCCTCACATACTGTGAATATGATGTGAACTTAAACAGTTCATAAGATACGTATGCTGTTAAAATATACAGACTTGGATAGAAAATCATTGAAAAGACAAACAGGCCAAATATAATAAATTTTGATATTACGGAAAACTTACTGGTTCTCGTATCAATTTTAGTATTATAAAAGACATCCCTTCCGACTTTCATCAGCATGATATCAATGATAATCGCACCTGCACCAAAAATTACAATAGAATAGGCAATTATCTTTTCAGGGTTGAGTAGATACAAAGAGTATGCAAGACCGAATACTGATAGTGCCATAAGACAAGATCGAATGGTATCTGGCAACCTATCAAATTGTCGATAGACGTCCTCAATGAACTTCATAAAAATACTCCTTTGTATTAGTTATCATTCGGGGTTGTATCATTATGACGTTCTGATGTCAAGTTTCGGGTCTTCGTCTTATCATTGCCAAAGACAGAAAAACAATTTGGTGATATTTTGTATGAATATTTCTTTATAAAGAAAATCACTATGTCAATCAGTTTTAGGCCCAAAAACTTTTAAAAAGCTACATAGAGCAAGTTGTTGAAAGGATATATAGGCCCGTAAGGGCTTATATGTCCTGTAAAATCGCAAGATTTTTCAACATTGCTCTATGTAAGCATAGAAACGAAAGCCGTTAGGCTGTTCGTTTTCGAGTTTTTTAATATTTTGAGAGAGTTATTCTGTTACCGGAATCGGTTTTTAATATCAGATTGAATATCTGTAGATAGATGACATAATAGATGGGATTTGCCTTGATCTATCACGTCCATTTGTTTTAGATTCGGTTGTAAGAATTGAATGCAATTCAACCGGATTAACACCAATATATGATAGGCCAAGTCCTAAGTTGAAAAATCCCTTATGACGACCACGACCCATTCCACGCCATTGATTGATGAGGAATTGCTTACGATCAACAAGATTATTCTGAATAGCAGACATATCGGTTGAAACATAAACATTTTCAATTTCGTCATGCTTTTCTACATTTGACATTTCTTCAAGTGCAGGGATAATGTCGATGGGGTTTAAGAGGCGATGCTTACGGCAATCAACCATATCGATCCATACATTTTCACCAAAATGAGACTGAGATGGGAAATAGAAGAAAGAAACTGGTGTTCTTTTAGAAGCATCGGCAGAGGCAATATCTTTAAACTTCTCGTAGATAAAATCATAGAGAAGCTTGTAATTCTTTTCATCAACTGCATACTTTAGACCAACAACTACACGGTAGCTGTATAATCCGTCTTTTTTGTTTGAATATGAGGAATAAATGAAATGCTTGAAAGGAATTCTCGCTGAAACTTCCTCAGGAGACGTTGTTGTTTTATCGATGTCAAAGACAAGAACTGATGCTTGCTTGAATTGTGAAAGACCCTTAATCTGTTTATTCTTTCCACCGATATGTACCACTTCGTCACCACACCGAATTGTATATTCAGATTCAAAAATAGCGGGAGAAAAAAGATTATTATGTTCTTTTCCAGATACGACATTTGATGATTCCGCTTTAAAGAAATCGCGAAAATGTCTAAACGTAGGGGAATCGAATTCACCGACGCAAGTGGAGGAAATAGTCTCTTCAAATGAAACCTTGATATCAGGTTCATTGAAAATACCGGGATGTTCGATGAATTCATTCTTAAAACGATGACGTTCTGTAGTATCACGCGATGATAGTTTTTCTCTCTTATACGTATCGTTTACCATTCCTTGTGCGATCTTTTTTACAGAAGCGCCGGGGAGATATGATTTGAGATCAAGAGCAGTTTGCTTATCCATGACATAGATATCAACTTTTTTATCACTTTTTCTAACACGAAGATTGCAACGCATTACGCCCTGATAAATGATTTCGGACATTTTTGCTTTTTTGATTTCTTCGGAAGAAAATCCTACATAATCGATTAGGAATGCGATATGAAAGGGTTTGTCATTTAGAGCAGCAAGATGTACAACTGTAGTATGATCGCGCCAAGAGTTGATACCGTGTGAAATGATAGGGAGTCTCTTACCGTTCTTGATGGTATATTGAGAATCCTTTACGTCATTATTTGCAAGCCAGATATGGTCTTTTCCATTAACAAGCTCGTTAAAAATAGTTGTTGATACTTCTGGAGTAACGATATTTCTTTTTGATTTTGAAAAATGTTCGTCCATCAAAAAATGAATAGTAGCACGTCTTCCGGTTTCTTCTTCAACAATTTCACGAACATTTGCAATGTTACTCTTGGTAAATTCGCATGAGTAAACTCGTTCCCAAACATTGTAAAGCATAGAATGCTTGAAGTTTGCGCCCATAAATGTAACGGACTTGAAATGGGTAAAGCGGCTTGGCTTTACGATATGATGGAAATTCAGTTGTTCTAATTCATTATTATAAAAAGAATTCCAATCAGAAGATTTGATAAAGACGTCAATATCGTTATCGATGATCTTTTTGAATGCATCTACAGCAGAATCATTGCGATGTGCATCACCTTTTTGATCAACGAATTTACGAAGTGATGATTTGTTTTCGCAAGTGATCAACTTGTAAGATGGGGTTTTTGTATCTAAAATTGAAACAGAACTCTTAATAAGTTCTTTTGATTCTGTTGAAGACGCGGTAACAATATCGATACCTTCAATTGTTGGAAGTTCGTCCATAATAAGGTGATACTTATTGCTACCTTTTACGATGCCGGTATTGATGAGATTTTGCTGTGTCACGATGATGATATTTGCGCTACCATCTTTGTATGCATTCGTTAGCTGTCCGCGAGCAGACGTATCAGAGGTATCTGAATTGATTACCAAAACAGTTGGCTTTGATGGAATATCGATAAGAAGATTGTTGATATTTTCAGCCCATTGATACTGAAGAAGTGTGGTTGGAGTCGCGATGACAATTTTCTTATTGAATTTGCATGCTTGCTCAACAACCCAATGGCTTGTTTGAAGTGTTTTACCTGAACCGGCGTGGCCGTCGACGTAATAGATTTTTGTCATTTTAATTTTTTTCATTACAGGGTTTAATTACCCGAGTTGATTTAAAATATTATTAATTCGTTCTGTTTTAGAAAATAGAGCTTCACGATTGTTGCCACACAATCACTCTTAAAGATTGTATCAAATTTTACTGATACGATCATTATATTTCTATTTATCTAGACACAAAAAAACCACCCCGAAGGGTGGTTTTCTTAAACAGAACAAATTATATTTAAATCATTTGAAAAAAATATACCTTGTAGAACGATTGGCAGTCATCCATACCTCTATTTATCATAATACAAACCTTTGAAGCCGGGAAAATTATTATATAGGTGGGCATAGTTACCCCAATAGTGCATTTTGTATTTTATGTCATGTGGCTCTTGTATATAGATATTATCTTTACCTGAACGAATATGTAGAATTCTAATGTCATTGTTTTTCAAAGAATCGGTTACAAGATCGATTGGATAGTGATGAGAAATTAGTGTACACCCGGCGAATAGATATGCATCTTCTGCGTTATATATGTCGAAATTTTTAGGCACCCCGCATTCGTCATTAGTTTTTTTCGAAATGGTATTCATCATTGAAATGAATTGATCTTTTGTTTCTTGTATCTGTAAATTTTTCATGATGTCATAAATTGGTGAATCTTCATCTTTCGCACGTTTGACATACTTATGTAGCTTTTCTCGTCCAACTAATTTTTCTTGTAAAATATGTATAAGATCAACGCAATGACCTGATCCACTTGGGATAACGGACTTGAATGATTGACCTGAACCGCTACCTGATTTTACATTGTATTTTATTAAATTTTTATCTTTTATAGACGTCAAATCGTAAAAAGCAGATGCCTCGCCCTCCGCAAAGGTTACGTTTCCATTCATCCTAATAACGTGTGCGCCAGCAAGAATTTCACCGTAATCTTTGTCGATAGCTCGCTTAGATGCTTTATAGAGCGAAAATTTATTGATAGATTCGCCATATGACACGTGATTGAGAATGTTGAGAAGCATGTCTCTTGTATCAGTATCGATATCTACGTTTGAAAAACCTTCAGAAACCCTATTGACAAAAAAATCTAAGTTGGTATATTCCCCATAAATCCCCAACTTGGTTGGCGTCAACTGTTTTTGAAGAATGGAACCTTTAGATGTTTTAAACTGTTTGTTAGACAAAACCACCGGGATAACATCGTTGTCAAAAACGACTCGATGGGTTAGATACGTGTTACTGCACGTAGTATCTTTGTCTGATGTGAAGCTAAAACGTTTTGTGAATTCATCTATTTGAATATCATTAACGGTCGCTCTAACGTGTCTAGTCGCATTACGGGTATTGGGTTTAGCGCCCGGTATAAACGAGCGCATTTCGTTAAGAAATGTTTTCATTTTTTCACCAAGATATGAAGATATTCTGTTGTTGTTGGACTTTGGTTATCAGCAGAATTAACCTTCAGACGTTGGTATTCTTGCGTTTCAAGTTCGTATCGACCGTACTTGGTTAAAATATCCTTGAATGTGTTTTCAGGAATGATACCTTCGTTGTTATAGCTAACGAAAATAAATTCAAAATCTGAATTCTTGATAAGATCATCAAAAACATCTGCTGCCTTGTTTTTGTAGCAGTAGTCAGATTTGTTATAATCCTCTGTGAGGCCAGTGATTCTATCTGACTGAAATTCTTTCCAGTTTACGATATGATTCAGTACGTGGTAGTTAGCCCCGTATTGGCGCTGGTTATATGGAGGATCAAGATAAAGTATATCACCAGATACCTTTTTGATATTCGCGTTCGCATCACCTTGGAGTACTTCGTTTTTCTGATTGGTAACGTCATGATGAACGCCATAGAAGTCTAATGGTTTGATAGCGGTTTTCTTGTAGTTCTTTAAGAATGCACCGTATACTGATGACGTGTTTGCGACTTTGTCGGCTGCTTCTATTAATGATGCAATAAGCCAATTATATTGTTCTTGAGAAATTTTACCAGAAGCAAGATCATCACCGGCATTTTTACGAATGCCATCAATTTTCATTGCATTCTCTACCGTATAGTACATACGTGGAGGATTTGATAATTCAGAAAAATTATTTGAGATAATTCCCTGATAAGGTGACTTATCAACAGACGGCCATTCAATCTCATCTGAGTTACCGATATAGTGAGCATTCAATGCAACACTATAATCCTCGAGATCGTTTGTTATGACTTTTTTTACTGATGTTTTAAAACCGCGAGCAACCTGACCGGTTCCTGCGAAGAAGTCAGCGAAAACTGCTTCTTTGAGACTTTTTCCGTAATGCTTGATAACGGACTTTTTAATCCACGGAGTAAGTTTGTTTTTTGAGCCAATGTAGTTCATAGATAGAAATCTCACAAGATAATAATGTGATTAGATTATCACTATACCTTGTGAGATTTCATTATTAAAATTTTAATAAAGTTGGTTTGCTACTTCCTTACCCCAAAGAATGTTTGCAATATTTCTCGCATCTACTGCCCAATATTCACCGGGTTCGACGTATTCGTTAGAGACGATATCGCCGTCTTCATCTTCGTATTCGCTATCGCTTGTTTCTTCACCGTCCGTGTCAAGATAATAACCGGTTGGCTCATTTTCAGATACATAACCGTCTTCATCAACGTAAATTTCTGATGGGAAATTGTCATCAAGCCACTTTGTAAAGTGATTATAGATATCATCAAAAACGAGAACCGCTTTCTCTGGATCATTCAAATCTTCAGGGTATGATGCATAATCATCAACCGTGAAATTTTCAATTCCAGATTCTGGAATTTCTGCATAGGCAGGACCATGCATAAGATCATATTTTACGGCAGATGCCATAGCCTTAACATATGGTGGAATTTTATCTGCAAAATATTCTTTTACTGCATCTTCTACATGACGTGACATTTTTTTAAACTCCGAATGATATTCTTTCTATTATTTATAGAATACCAGCTTTGTTTTATCAACGAATATAATTTGGATTTTCTTTTCAAAATTGTCGATACGTTGGAGTTCAAACTTCCAATGTTCAAGAAACGTTTTTACAATATCATTAATGGTTTCTACGGAATCGATGCCGGGAGTATTAAATGCAAGATCGGCAATACTAACAGTGCCGGGGTACACGTTTTGCCTATTATTGACGATAAATTTCACTACTAGCCTCCCAATTGATTATATCACTATATGTCATAATAAGGGAAAGTTGGTCATCGTGCGGCTTTATGTAAAGAACAATTGAATTCCAATCCTTATACTCTTTTTTGTAATCCTTGATATTATTAAAATATTTCCCGAAAAAAGTAAAGGTCGAATCTGAAGTTTCTAACCATTCAATGAATTCGTCAAAATCATCGAGTAACACCATAAAACATATATAGTCGTCTTTTTGGTCTGATGAGTGTAAAAGCATTTACAAATCCTTAATAAAAACCGTTCCTTTTGACGGGAACGGTTTTGATGTTTCCTTTTGGTTTGCCGCCGCAAGATGGTCTAACTCAATTCGTGAAAGGAGTAAAACGAAGAGTTACTTGCGGCGGCTATTCGTTATTAGTCCTGAAGACCCTTCTGGATATTGTACTTGAAACGGTCGCTCGTTGCAAGAACCAGACCAACGATGTCGTCGGGATTTTCGAAAGCAAACCAAAGAACCTTCTTGAAGGTAAGCTCGAGACCAAGCTGTTCAACCTTTTCCCAAAGGTACGTTACATCTTCTGGCGGGAGTGCCATAAATGCTACGATAATGTGACCCTTCCAGTCATGACGGTCGTTGTTATCGCGGTAGATTTCGATAGTAGGCAGTTCAGACATTCTATTACTCCTTGTTGAGAAAGTTAGTTCGTTTTTACGTTACAATCTGTTTTAATCTGTTTAAGTTTTCTTGTCAAACGTTTTTTACATATTTCCTCAATTCTGTAATTTGTTTTCGTTCGATTTGATTTCGTGTTGATGATTAATGTATATTCCAATTCTAAATCATCGTCAACCCTCATTTTTGCTATTTTGTAAAAAATGTTCGTAAACTTTGTATTTCTTACCAGTTTCAGTACGAATGACGAACGGGTATTTTGGACGATTGGTATGATAGGAAAGAACAACAACTTTCCCAAGAGATGTTTCGAACTCGCCACCTACCATCGGATGGCTTTGAATAAAGGTCTTCCTTTTATATTCTTTTCCACTAAACGCCTTTATGTCTTCACGAAGTGGTTCTTTGCCGGGAAGAAATTCATTCCTGAGAATTTTATAAATTCTACGAAAGAAGTCACCGTGACCGTTTTCGAAAAATCCAAGTCGCTTAAATCGTCTACCATAAATGTGCAAATCCGTTTTTTGATTCGGTAGAGAAAATTGAATTACGTGCGACATTTCATGAAGAATGAGGGCTTTAAGCCACTCGCGCCAGTCTTCGGTTGCAAACGAACCAATGCCATAGAATCGATCCAACGCCTTATATTCACGATATGCGTTAACTTGATATTTTAGGAGAGCACCGATATTAAGACGAAATGTCTGACGGCCATTAACATATCCCGCTCTACCATAATATTTGAGGTCTTTGTTAGTGATTACGGGAGTAAAATCGATTTTGATGTCGAATTCATTCTCGACAAAGGGCGTGATTTCACTCAGAAATTCGTTGATGAAATTATAAGCTTCGACCTGTGTAGGAATAGACATCTTAATCTCCTTTTGTTGAGATACATACTATTCCTATTAATAAAAATGTCAAGAGATTTTTTCTAAGCCGTACATTTCACGTAAAATGTTTACTCCCATAGCCCCTTGTTCAATGGCATCATCGATAGCTACGTGTGTATGTGGGAGATTGTCAAACCATCTCTTGGGAAAGTTTCTCTTAGTCGTATGGCTAAAAGATTTCTTTTTCAACAGTGCATACGCTACTGATTTCAAGTCAATGCAATTTGAATGACCAAACGGTGATTTTCCAACATAACGTAATAGGTAGTAATTAATCCATCCAAAATCGTATGCGGCAGGATATCCCATAAAGACTTTCTTTTTATCAAAACTTTCGATGAAATCAAAAAAATCTTGCATTCCGTCTAAGGGAGAAACCATATCGATACGGGTTGCATCATATGCTGCTTGATTCCGTTTCCAAAAATCCATTGTGTCAGGGTCTTGTTGCCCATTTTCGATTTCTTCAAAATTACGTTCGAATGTTCCAATGAGATTTTTTTCAATATCATATACGGCACAACCGAAGCTTAAGATAGAATGAACGCCATAAACTGGTCCGTTTAACTCCGCATCACAACTAAAATATAAATCTTTCATGTAATTCTTCTTTCAAAACTATAGATATAATGCTCCTATAAATACTTTAAAGATTGCTACAAGTCAAGGAAAAACCGGTGGTAACACGCTATTTTAAAGGATATTCGACTTTTCCGACTCCTCAAAACCAGAAGAATCGTGACTGGACATTGTTTGATATTGAATTAGTCAAACGTGACCTTTTAAACGTTTTTTACACGGTTAAGGGCGAACGTCCAATGATGCCTACATATGGCTCGATTGCGTGGGATTTGCTATTTGATCCATTGACCGAAACTAATATTGATTTAATTGTCGAAGATTCTAAACGTATTATTGCTATGGATTCACGAATTGAGATGAAATCCATTACGGTATCTGAATTCGAACATGGTATTATTGTTGGATTTAGTTTGTTGTATAAACCAGTAGACGTTGTTGATAGCTTCAGTATTGAATTTGACCGCCGCGCTAAAGAAGCCGATTAAGGATAATATATGTCAAGTAATATTCGTCAAAGTGAACTATTTGCTGGTCAAGATTGGACCGTTATCTATAAGTCATTTAGTGAGGTAAATCTAAATGCTTATGACTTCGATACCATTCGCCAGTCTATGAAAGAATATATTCAACGTAATTATCCTGAAGATTTCAATGACTGGATTGAATCATCAGAATTTGTTATGTTGATTGATCTTCTAGCGTATCTTGGTCAGTCTCTTGCATTTCGTATGGACATTGATGCTCGAGAAAACTTTCTTGAAATTGCAAGATCGCGTGAAAATATTCTTCGTCTTGCACGTTTCTTGTCATATTCTCCTAAGAGAAATTTGCCAAGCAAAGGTCTTGTGAAGTTATCCGAAATAACTACAACGCAGGAGATTTACGATTCTGCTGGAAACAATCTTAGCAGCAGAACTATTCGTTGGGATGACCCTAATAACCCTAACTGGTTTGAACAGTTTATTCTGGTAATGAATGCGTCATTGATTTCTACGAATCAGTTCGGGACGCCATTGAAAATCTCTAACATTAGCGGTGTTTCAACACAACTTTACCGTCTTGAAAACATTCCATTTACAACTGGTAACGTTCCATTTTCCGCGACTATTAACAATGCGACGTATGCTTTTGACATTGTTAACATCGACTTTTCTACACAAGAAGGTTTCTTTGAACGAAATCCAGACCCTAATGCTGCGTTTCATATTTTATATAGAAATGACGGAAATGGTAATCAGTCACCGAATACCGGTTTCTTCTTGATGTTTAAGCAAGGTGCACTTCTTAGAACTGACGTTGTTTTCGCAGAACCACTTGAAAATCGTGTTCTTGACATCGATGTTATTAACCTCAATGAATCGGACATTTGGGTTCAAAGTATTCTTGAGAGTGGTGCAGTTGAAAAAGACTGGACTCGTGTTGGGTATGTACCTGATGATGATATTCGTAAAATTATTATTACTGGTGAAAACGTTTCATATAATGATGTTCCTATCAATGTTCGCGATATTTACCAAGTAGTAACACGTGATCAAGATCGTATTTCCGTAAGATTTGGTGATGGCCGCTTTGGCTCTATTCCAACCGGTCTTGTCCGTGTATGGCATCGTCAATCAGCAGGCGTGAATATGACAATTCGCCCTGAAGACATGCGTAATGTTGGTATTACCCTACCTTATCAGAGTTCAAACGGACGCCGTCATACTTTAGGGATTAGTTTCTCTCTTCAGGAAACTATTTCTAACAGCGTTGTTACCGAGTCGAATGATGATATCCGTCGCCGTGCATCCGGTGTATACGCTACACAAGGACGTATGGTTTCTGGTGATGACTATAACCAATTCCCGGCATCTAATCAAATCGCTCTAAAAGTAAAAGCAATTAATCGTGTATATTCCGGTCACTCGCGTTATATTGATTTGAATGATCCTACGGGTACGTATCAAAATACAATCGTTTTTTCTGATGACGGTTGTATCTATCGCGAGTTTGAAAATACGTATCGTGAAGTTGCGATGAATAATAATTATTCAAATGAATTTATCGTTTCTAATTACATTGTTCCTGCGCTTGCAGGCACCTCATTGCGCGATTTTCTGTTTAATGAATGGCTTACAAAGGTAAACAATCCCGGTTACGATTTTGAATTTACCGGTGAGGCAGTACGTTGGGAACGTTCAACAAACTCTATCTATTCATCTACTGGACGTTTGGCACGCACTGACGTGATACCAACAACCGAGCAAGAATGGAATGACGCGGCAATTGAACTCGGTGGATATGCTCCAGATGATGCAGTTGAACGCCATATTTTACCATTGTCATTGATAAAATTCCGCGATGCAGGATGGACAACCGTTAATAGTATAGATGGTACAGGTATTTCTTTCTTAACTAATGGTCGTGGACCAGTTAGATTGAATGAATCCGTTAATACGGGTGACATTGCCCTTCAATTAATTCCATCATATCGTCGCGAGCTAAACGTCGATGAACGTAATCAATTGTTGTCAAGATTGGCAGCAAAAAGAACATTTGGAATGGGTTGGGATATTGACAAGCAAGAATGGTACTTTATGGATTCATCGCATATCAACCTTGGCGGTGATTATGATTATATTACAAAAGATACATCTGCTGATTCAAGTTGGTTAATCAAATGTGAATACAGTACCTTAAATTGGAGATTCACAACGCGTGGTCTAAAATATGTATTCGAAAGTATGAATGACGTTAAATTTTTCTTCACAAACGAATACAAGGCGATTGACCCGCAAACTGGTAAAGTTGGAACAGATTCTATTACAGTTCTTGATAGCAATTATAATCCATTAATTGCAAGTGCATCTGTCTGGAATAAAAATACCGCTTATAAGGTTGGTGACATCGTATCTGTTGAAAGTGTTGTTAATAACATTAAGCAAGTAAATTATTGGGAATGCGTTCTAAATCATACGTCTACAACCGAGTTTGTGCCATATCGCGCTACTATCAATACGCAAGTTGAACCACCAGCAGCAGTGTTGATTGAAACGTGGAGATCGGTTGCACCGGGGTTGGGTAAAGACGTAAATTGGACAGTTAATGCTAATTATACATATAACGATGGGTTCCAAGAACCACGTCGCGTTAAAATTACTTTTAATGACAGTGATTTGGATGGTCAGCCAGATAATCCTGAGGCTTTTGATGAAATCGTAAACAAAGGAAAATGGGTATTCCATAAACGTGTTCTCGATATTTACGGCTATTCATCTTATGTCATTACCGATGACGTTTTAGCGGTAAAGCAAGGATCGGCATTACCTGTCATGAAACCCGGTCAGATTGTTTTCCTTTACAACGAGGCAATGACAACTGGAACATTCTATCGTTATCTTCGCAATTCCGAAGGCGTTCCGACTCTTGGTAAGGTTAGCGAATTTGCACCAATCAACGATCAGAGCGAATACACGTATGATCGTGGTAGAGATCATTTGAAATTCCAGTGGACGCATTATGCACCGCTCGACCAGAGAATCGATCCTGCAATTAACAACATTATTGATATTTTCGTATTAACTCGCGAGTACAATAATTTGATGAGACAGTGGTATGATGCTGGCGCAAATATTTTAACAAAGCCATCACCTACATCCGAATTACAGCTTAGAACAACGTTTTCTGGTCTAGAAGAATATAAGATGTTTACGGACCAGATAGCTTGGCGTCCTGTTAAATATAAGTTGATATTCGGTAATTCTGCTGATCTTGAACTAAGAGCAAAGTTTAAAATAGTAAAATTAGCAAATACAACCGTTTCTGACGGGGAAATAAAATCAAGAATACTTGACGCTATTCAAGATTTCTTTGATGTAAATAATTGGGATTTTGGAGAAACTTTTTATTACACCGAATTGAGCGCATACGTTCATAGACAACTTGTTAACGCAATAGCGAGTATCGTGATCGTTCCGTTGAAGGAAACACAAAGCTTTGGAGAATTGTTCGAAGTTCGATGCAATCCAGACGAATTGTTCTTTCCAACCGCTACAGTTGATGATATAGAAATTATTCCAAGCAATACGCATTTGAGTTTAAGGATTAAATAATGGCTAATAAGCTTACTGGCAAACAACTGAGCCCTCAGTTTCGTTTTTCACCAACCAAGTTGACGGTTGATCCAGAAAAGAAACGAGTTATCAAGCTTCTACCGGGAGTGAACCAAACCGAAACATTGGTTAAGTTCTTCTCAGCATCTGCCGACCATTTGTTCCAGCCGGGTAAAAGCCAGCCGATCAATGGTTATATTGGCCGCAATATTGACTATCCTGAACAGAGCGACGATTATTATCTTGTCGATAAGAATCCAACACGTGAATTTTATCAATTCGATCCAGCAATGGTGTCTACCGATGTTTCCGGTAACACCGAGGCTGTTATGTTCTATCCAGATTTCATTAACAAAGTTCGCTTTCAAGGCGGTATTGTTAATAACCATAATCGCATGTTTGAACAGAAATATTATAGCTGGTGTCCGAGCATTGATCTTGATAAATTCACTAACTTCCGTGAATATTTCTGGTTGAACGAAGGCGCTCCAGCAGTCGACGTCTATGGTCATTGCAAGAAGTATGTCGGTGACGGCGTAACACAAATGTATTCGTTGACTGACGTTGTACCTTTCCCGGTAGATAAAGAACACGTTACTGTAACGGTTGATAGTATTCCTGTCCCGTTCTCTTATGATAATGGTAATATTACCCTTAATCCGGCACCTGTTCGTCTTGCTGATGTTCGTGTTTATACCGCAATCGATATTATGTCTGTTGTTGGTCTTGAAACATTTTCTTTTGCTGAAAGTACAACTCTACAGAGCAACCTTCGTATTTTCATTAAAAATGATTTGAATCCTGCAAATATTGGTAAAACCTTTATCGTTGAAGGTGTTGGAACTGGTATTATTCTTATCAACGACAGCAATCCTGACCTTACATTAGTTCCTGATTATTTCACTATTGCGCGTGGTTCAGTTGATGGAAACGATTGGTCTTCATCTAACCGTTGGTTCCATCGCTCAGTTGTTGGTAATCTGGATAAGGCAACACTCGCTGCGGCAAAAGCTAAGCGTCCGATTATTGAATTTGCCCGTGACACACAATTGTATAATCACGGCACCTATCGCCGTAACAAAGTACAACTAGTTTCTTTCAATAACAAAAATTTCTTTGAAAGCGTTTCTGGCTTGGCTTCATCAACTGTTAAGTTTGATGGCGTTACTATCACGAAGCAATGGTTTGATGAAAATAATGATAATGGTGAAATTCGCGTTCTTGTAACAGACGATTCCCGTGCTGAAGTTAACAATCGCGTATATCGTATCCGTTATAACAGTGCGAACCTAATGGTTGTTACCATGTACGCAGATGGCGAAGACCCATCTGGATATCCTATTGTTGGCGACACAATGGAAGTTCAGTTTGGTGCGACATATGGTGGAACAGACCTATACTGGAACGGAACTGTTTGGAAAATTGCACAGAAAAAGACGGCAGATAATCAAGCACCTTTGTTTACTTTATTTGATGACGATAATGTAGCAATCGATGATGAATCGCGTTACCCAAATAGCACGTTCGCTGGTTCGAAAATTTTTGGATATGACATTGGTTCTGCAACATTTGATACCGTTCTTGGTATCTATGTTAAACACGGTGAAAATGGTGATTTCATTTTCAGAAATTACCTTTCAACTGAAACATACCAGTATAAAGTTGGTGTAACAACTTACGATATTACGCCAAATATTTTCTATAAAATTATTAAAAATGGTGAAAATACTTACACTAATGATTGGTATTTGGCAGACGGCTTATCAAAGCAGTATGTAATCGACCGCTTTGTCGCCGCAAATGGCTCACGTCTCTATACTGCAAGTCAGGAACCAGCAGCAGGAACACCTTATTTCGTTTATAAAAATGGAATGAAACTCCGTGAGGGTTCTGATTATATTCGTCAATATAATCAATTCCTGTTCGTTACTCTCGAGGATGGTGACAAGATTGAAATTCATACATTCAATCCATTGTCAAAAGCAAACGACACACCCGGTTTTTATCAAATCCCTCTTAACCTACAAGCAAACCCATTGTGGCAATCAATTGAGACTGCAACTAAAGGTGACTTGTTTGGTCAGATTAGCGAGGTGATCGCTGGTCAAGTTGGTTTCAAAGGAACAGAATATTCAACGAATAACTGGAAAGACATTAAGCATTCATTGAATATCGGTACACGTATTGTTAGCAATACAGCACCTCTGCCATTGACCATGCTTCTTGCATCTAATGAGGAAACCGATTTCATTAAAGCTGTTCGCTATTCCGAAATGGAATATGCACGTTTCCGTTCAAAGTTTGAAAAGAAAATCAAGGAATATATTGTAGACGGGAAATTCAATTCTAATGATCCTATTGGAAAATGGGTAGACGCTGCTCTTGATGACCTAAGTCGCGGTTTCACTAAAGAATTTCCGTTCTTTACAAGCCGTATGGCTAATACATCATCACGTCCAGAACGTAACTTTATCCCGGTAACACCTAGCTGGATTGGTGCATATCCAATCCAAGAACCATCAGTTTACACCGATAGCATTTCTGGCGAAAGTTTTATTGTAGGTCACGATGGCTCTTATATGCCATTGTCCAATGATGTTCGCGATCAGGCTAACCTTGAACTCGAAAAGAGAATTTATGAATCTGCGCCGCAGTTTGTAAAAGATAAACAAACCGGATTTTTGGATTATAAAGATTTTACATCATCAGCATTCTATACAGGTTCTTATTCTGTTAACGAAGAAAATTACATCTACCGTTCAATGTTTGAAAAATGGTGTGTTAATTTCTCTGTTGAATATAAAAAGAATAAATCATTTAACGCTAATGATCCGTTTACGTGGAATTATTCTACAGCACGTGATTTCAACAATAACCCTGTTCCCGGTAATTGGAGAGGGATTTACCGTCTCTATTATGGAACTGATAGACCTAACACCCATCCTTGGGAAATGCTTGGTTTTTCAGTAAAACCTGAATGGTGGGAGAATAAGTATGGCGTTGCGCCTTATGGTGCAGATAATTATATTCTTTGGAGAGATATCCAGAATGGAACTATTGCAGACGGTATCCGTAAGGGTACAGATGCTCGCTATGCAATTCCTAACTTGTTGAATATGATTCCTGTCGATGATCAGGGTAAACTTCTTGATCCGGTTGCATCCGGTATTGTCAGAACTGCACCGAATCTCGATAAAGCAGGAGACGATTGGAAATGGGGTGACGGCGCACCAGCAGAAGCTGCGTGGAGAAAGAGCTATTGGTTCCCATTTGCAAAAGTTCAAGCAAGTTATTTGATGAAGCCTCCTGTAGTAATAGAAACGCTTTGGGATACCGAACGCGCTACTATCACTGAAGGTACAGCAGGTCGCGGTTATCCATATAAAGATCAATATGTTTACGGTGAAACAAATAATCTCGGTGTAACCGTTTATCCATATGGTATACAGCAATGGTTATATGACTTCATTCATAGTAAGAACATTAATATTACCGAAGTATTGGGTAAAAAAGTTCGTGGTCTTGATGTAAAATTATCATACAAAATTGGTGGTTATACTGATAAGAACAGCTTGTTTGTTATCAGTGATACGTTAGACCGTCTTCCAACAGAAAATGTCAAAGTAGAACTTTATAGAAGCCCAAGTATTCGTGAAGAATTTGTTGGTGGTATTATTGTTCAAAGTGTTGGAAATGCTTGGAAAGTATACGGATACGACTTGCTTGATCCAGTATTCAAAACTATTCCACCTGATTTTTCTGGTAAAACTACTAACGTTTCTATTAATTCAACAAGAAGAACTAACATTCTTGAATGGAAATCATCAGTATATTATAGCAAATCGACACAAGTTCGTTACAATGATCTATACTATGCGTGCACAAGAACTCATACGTCTGGACGTCTTTTCGATACGCAATATTGGCAGGCTATCCCTCGCCCATCATTTGCTAATGATACAACTGTGCCATTCTATCATACCCCTAACAAGGCTATGACCGTAGAACGTTTCGAATATGGTTCAACTATCCGTAATGTTCAGGACATGTCTGTCTTGTTGAGTGGATATCAGCTATATCTTGAATCACGTGGTTGGGTTTTTGATAAGGTTTCCAACGAGGAAGGCGATGTATATAACTGGAGAAGTTGCCTTCGCGAATTTATGAGTTGGGTTGCAAATAAGAACACTAAAGAATTTGATACTATTATCTTGTTCCCTTCAAAAGACCTTGTTAAGTTCGAAACTGAACACGGTACTATTGAACCTATTGAACAAACTGTTAATGGTGTTTATAGTGTTCTTGATCAAAACGGTTTCCCTATTCAGCCATATAATACTAACGTCATTCGTGAAGATGGCAAACTAACAGTTACGTCAAGAACAGATCAAGAAATACTTTCGGTTCGTTTGTCTGTTAGTGAAATGGAACATATCATCTTAATTGATAATACGACTATTTTTGGTGATAAAATTTATGATCCATTGTTCAATTCACGCCAAACACGCGTTCGTCTACAAGGATTTAAAACCGACGATTGGAAGGGACGTATTGACGCTCCCGGCTTCTTGATCACTGGAAATGTTATTCGACCAAACTTTGAAAAATCTGCTGACAATATTAGACGTATGTTTGATATTGAATCCGTTGAAAGTTCAGAGCTTATGGAGCGTGCACGTCTCAATATTGGTTATTATGAAAAACCATATCTTGATAATCTATTGATTACGAAAACCAACCAGTTTGAGTTCTATCAAGGCTTGATCCAACAAAAGGGAACAGTGTCTGCTCTTCATAAGATTTTTAGAAGCAACTTTATTCGTCATAATGAAAGCACTAAATTCTTGGAAGAATGGGCATTCCGTATTGGTGATTATGGTTATAGCTCTACTAACAAATCTATGGATTTCGTTCTTAAACAAGAAGATTTCACCAATAACCCGCAGCTAATCGATTTCGTCGGCGCTGGTCAAGGTGGATGGGACTTGCGTCTTGGTTGGGATGATGAACATTGGGATTACATTAATCCAAAGGAAAAGCAGACGGTTCGTTATACCATTGGTGGTATATCTAACGTCAAGGTAACTAACCCCGGTCGTGGATACAGAACTGCGCCTAGCGTTGAAGTTGTTGGTGGTGCAAATAATGCAACATTCAATGTATCTCTTGACTGGTCAGTTACCGGTATTGAAAGCATACAGGTTGTTCGTGGTGGAACAGGTTTCTTCGAAGGTGACTTGTTAAACATCAATGGTAATGGTTATGGTGCAACCGCAAAGGTTTCCAGCGTTAATTATCAATCAAGTAAAATTATCGATATTTATGTTGACGTTCCTGCCGGTCAAGTTGGCGCAGGTAGCGGCTATAAAGTAGGTGATTCTATTCGTGTATATGGTGGTAATAACCAAGCACGCGGTAAAGTGACTGAGGTTTCACCAACAGGTGCGATTCTTAAGGTTAGCGTTACACAACCCGGTGGTGGATATACCAAAACGAATCCTGTCGTATCTTTCGTTGGAACAAACTGGTCCGCGCAAGACGGCTTGAAGTTCCGAGTTTCTGGAGGTGCTATCTCTGGCGTTGAAGTAACAAGTTCTGGTCAAGGATATGATGATTCTACTTTCATTACTTTTAATGGAACTGGAACAGGTGCTATTCTTGATGTTGCAACCACAGGTGCAAAAGTTAACTTCGTTGAGGTTGTAAATCCCGGCACTGGTTTTGAAACAACTCCAGTCTTGAAACTGATTGGTGACTCTACCGAAGAGGCAACTATTGAAGCTGAAATCCAAACTGAAAGCACCAGTGGTGTGATCAATTTGGCATCTTTCAAGAGAACTAACGGTATCAACATCGAAAAAATAACTGTTAGCGTGTTTGAAGAATTTAACGGAATACAGCCTATTTTGTCAGTTGGTGACGAAAGCGATAATGAACGTTATGTCTCTAATATTTCAATCTCTGAAAAGGGAATTCATATCTATGAATTGGATGCAGAGGGGATTACAACAAACTTTGATCTTGATATTAACGTGTACGTAAAAAATGCGAGCATTTCCGGTAATGTTCAGATTGACATCGAGTATAAATTTACGCCTGATTATTATAACGAAATCTTTGCTACAGATGATCGTGACACGAATGTATTGAACATTGTTGACTTGTTTGATAATACAACAGGCCAGTTCGTATATCGTGATCCTCGTTGGATTTGGCGTCATGATACCCATAATCCTGATTGGGCATTGAAGAACGTATCCGCTTATGACAAGGGTAACTTACCGTCAGCGGGTTATGTACATCTTGGCGACGTTCAGTGGACAGCTACAGATTACAACAATTTCTTAGCAATCTATAGCGATGCGAAGACCGCAAACCCACCAGTTGATATCACTAATGATTTGACTGTTACTTATAAAGGCGGCGTCACTGGTACATCAAAAACGGTTATCATTAAAAAGCTAAGCAAGGGTACTTACCGCGTTAAGAATTTTGTTATTGATGTTGAAAATGCATTCAACGTTGATGCGGACGATATTCGTGAATTTGAAATTAGTATTGGTACACTTTCAAATCCAGAATTGTATATGTCACGTGATACCGTTAAAACTGACAGAATTTACACGCATACACAGCAAGTGTTTAATTACCTGTTTGTAAATGATGATTCAGGAAACGAAATTTTCGTTTACACTTATCAGCGTTCTGGTCTTGCAGCAGCGCCCGGTAAACTTACCGTTACGGCAAATCTTGAGGTTATCAAGAAAAATGTACTACCCGGTGATAATGCATGGTGCTATGATGTTGCAAATGGTGATTGGTCGGTATTCCGTTTAGGTGATACGTCAGCCAACGTAGTTGAAGCACGACCTGCATCGTTTGAAGGTCAGGGTTCAGTTGTAGCAACTGACCGAAACATGTTCACTGTTTTAGGTATAGAACATAATTGGTTTGAACCTATTGCAACGGCTGATGCTGCTATTGTAAATCCTAATTTCTTTAGCGATTTTACGCAGTTTGAAGATCGTATGAGTCGTGTTGTTCTTGATGGGGTTGAAACATCCAGCGGTGATGCGATTCTTGGCGGAACCTATAAAACAAAAGTTAATAATACGGCTAACATCTATGTTGATGCGGCAGAACAGTTAATTTCTGGAACGGCTACTTCAAACCAAATCGACATTATGGACTTGATTGGTGCTTCTGAAATTGTTATTAACAAAATTACAGCAAGCGTTGTACGTCCGTTCAATAATCCGGCTGGTGTGAACCCAACTGTTAAGATTGGTACGCGTGCAAATCCTTCAAGATTTATTGGTTCTGTTAGCAATGACGAGGCTATTCGTAGCGTTCGTACGGCACCAACAAGACCTACATTCTTGTATTCTAAACCGATATCTGTTGATATTTGGGATAATACAATGACCGTATTTGAAAGCGAGGAAAACGCAATTATTCGTTTGATTCGTACGGGCAATATCTTTGTAACTCCATCATCTATTGTTGTTAAAAATTCTGGATGGGGATATTCATACGATTCTATGCCGAAGGTAACCGTTCTTGGACCAACTGGCGTGAAGGCTACGGCGCATATCGAAGGTACTATTGTTGGATATACCGTTGTAGACGGCGGTAATGGCTATACATCTACACCTTCTGTATCTGTCATTGGTGGTCAAGGTCAGGGTGCTAAAGCCGTTGCTAATATTTCAAATGGTAAAATCGTATCCGTAACAATCCCCGGTGCAGGAACTGGATCATCCGCAACTGCAACTATTGCAGGTGGATCATTAACAGGAGTAACGGCGGTTGCTGGCTCTGGTTGGGAAATGGTTCCTATTATTACGTTTGAGGGCGGCGCTCCACAATCACACGGCGTTGTCACCGCGAGTCTTGACACCAATGGTGGAATTTCATCCATAACTATTGATGGCGCTGGTAGCGGCTATTTGACCGCACCAAACGTAAAAATTAATCCTTGGACTGGTATTGGTTATAAATCAAAACCAACTATCATTGTTGGTGGTGGTAATGGCGCGGGCGCAATTATCGAGCCTGTAATGATGTGGAGAGTAACATCAATAACTATCGATGATTGGGGCAAATGTTCTTGGACTGGCGAAAACGGTCAAGTATTAATCGAACCTCCATTGAATGGCGGCGCTCCTATTGCTGAAATCATTGCAGTTCCTGAAGTTCTTGAACCAACAACAATTGCACAATGGAGAAAGCGCGTAATTTCACCACCATCACATCCAAATTATGGTGTTTGGGATTATGTTGATGAAACTATAACATTTAATCCTCCTACTAATGCAAGTACGAATGAATACTGGTTGCAATCCTTCGAGTTACCTCTTGGTGACATAGAAGAGAACGTGACGTATGAAGTAAACATTCCCGATTTTGTTTCACTCGTAACCGAAACGGACGATGGTATTGTTATTGAATTAACAGACACACCGAACGTAACTAATGGTACAATGGGTGACACAGTAACCGCTTATATTAACGTTGTTAATAATGTTGCTGGTTCTCGTGATATTGATCTTAAAGTTGCAGGTACATTACCTTCATTTATCTTGAATGATCGTATCTTAGAAGATGATAAGATGATCATTTACTATGACGGCGATGGCGCAACAAACGGTCTACTAACAATTTCTGTTGACTATCATTATTTGAATGGTTTCGAATTGTTTGAACAAGATGGTACGCCGCAAATTTCTGCCTCAACCGGAACAGGCGGTGACGTATTCGCGTGGAACACAGTTCGTTTTGCAGATATGAGTGTCATGAATGAAATCGGAAACTTGCCAGTTGACGGTTGGACATATGGTACAAAGGTATGGCTTGATGATGGCCGCAACGCACGTGAAAGCGCGGTTGAATGGAAGCCTAACGTTCCTTATGCATACCACGATTTGGTTAAGGTAAACGGTTTCGTATACAGAAGCATTGAAGGCGGTTATGGTCTCGAGGCGACAATCGAACCTAAGAGTGGCCAGACTTCACTCGCATATCCCGTCATCACTAACAAGGGTACTAAGTATACGGCTGATCCTAAGGTTACGATATCTGGTGACGGTAATGGAGCAGAGGCGTCTGTTCGCCTTGCACCAACATCTCTTTATAAAATTATCGTTAAAAATCCTGACACTAACAGTGGATATGTTGGTACAGAAACTATTATCATCACTCCTAAGCATAGCGCAGGCAGAAATGCACAGGCCGTTATTAGTAGCGTTGTTGATGGTTCTATCAAGGAAGTTTCAATTATCAACAGCGGTTGGGGATATGATTCTACGCCTATAGTTGAAATAGAAAATGATCAATCGACTAACAAGGTTGAATTTGATGTTATTCTTAACCCTGCGGTTGTGAAAGATATCTTGATGGAAAATCGTGGTGAAAATTATACCACCGCGACTATGTCATTCACGGATGAACGTAACAGCATGTCTACATTTGACGAGCGTTATTGGGAATCAACAACAGAATCTGAAGCTAAGTGGAAGGTAAAAGAATTTACTAAAGTTATCAATGGCGACGATTGGAATACTATTCGTGAAGAAACTCCAATGGTAGATTCTTCTCTTATTAAATCGGCGTACATTTATGATGTTGATACACAAGAAACTCTTCAAACATTGCAATTGTTTGATCCTTATAAGGGAATTATACCGGGCTCTGTCGAAAAAGAATTGACATATATTATTGAATATGATCCTGCGATTTATAACCGTGGTCCTCTTCTTAATGAAAATTCACAAGAAAATTCTTGGAACAATATTGAGGAAGGCTCACTATGGTGGGACATCAGTACTACTCGATATCTTGATTACGAAATTGATTCGGATGATTATAAGTGGAGAAATTGGGGCCATTTGGCACCCGGTATCACTATCGATATCTATGAATGGACTCGTAGTACGGTATCTCCTGATAATTGGGCAGATACGGTATTGTTAAATCGTAATGTTATTTTCGATAGAACACAGCAAAAGCCAACTGGCGAAGTGAAAGATATCGAAAATCCGAGTTATGTTGTTCGTTCAGAATATAACAAAGAAAATAATCGTATGGAAACCGTGTATTATTTTTGGGTTAAGAACGCAACATCACTTCCAGTAAGAACTGATAGAACACTAACTGCAACACAGGTAGCATCAATACTTCAAAATCCGTTTGAAAGTGATATTCCTTGGTTCGCTGTTATTTCTGCAAACAAAATTATTGTAGGTGGTTCTAAGGTATATGTTAACAATACAAGCACCGCATTACATCTCGAATGGAAAACCGTTGATAACGATGGACTTTTCCATAAGCAATGGCAACTCGTTCGTGACGAAGACGACCGTAAGGTTGTTGACGTTACCCTATGGGACAAGATGCGTGATAGCTTGGTTGGATGGAACACTAATGTTGATAATCGCGTAGTCAAGACGACTACAAAAAATCGCATTGATGCCGAAACAACAGAAATCTTAGTTGAAGATGCGTCTGAATTTTCAAATTCTGGCGAATTTAAATTAACTGATTATTGGATTACGTATAATTACAAGGTTGGAAACGTTCTTAAGGAAGTTTCTGGTTTGGGCAACTTGTCATTCCCATCAGGTATGACTATTGAACAGACGCAATCAATTAGCAATCCTAATAAAGTACCAGACCAATGGTTGGGTGAAAAAGAACGTTACGGTAACCTTAACATTCCTCTTCAGACTTGGTTTAAAGTTGATATTGATGAATATGGTTATTTCCACCCATCAAAGGTTGCGCGTAAGGCATTTGTTGAAACTCTTAATGATATCTTCTCAAGAGACGCTATCTTGAATACTCGTTTTGAATGGGTTGATATCTTTAGAACAGAAGATGCTAAGCCAAAATCAACAGAATTCAACTTCGAAGTTGACAGCGAAGACGAACGTGATGATTTGGTTGCATTTGGTGAGATTAAAGAAGGCCAAGTTGTTCTAATGAACGGCGTAGAAAATACCTATGGTTTCTGGACTCTTTGGAAATATCAGCCAAGCCAAACTGCATCTACTAATGGTTTTGTGATGATTGATGCGCAAAATTGGAGATTGCAAGAAGGCGAACTATGGGAAGCTGTAGATTGGTATGCGGAAGGTTGGAGTTCTAATGATTTCCCAATTAGACGTTTCGAAACTATTAAGGATAGAGACGCGGCAGGAAACATCGATATTGGCCTTCTTAAGGGAACGCTTGTTAAAGTAGATCGCCGTTCTGAAACTGATCCTCGTTGGGTTTGGAATCTCTATACGAATGATGGCTGGATTGAAGTTGCTTGTGAAAAGGCGACTATCAAGCTTAAGGATGATTTCTATAAGCCGGGTACGTTTGTTTATGGTTTTGGTAATCATATCATTAACAATATTGGTCGTAGAGATGGTTCTTGGGAACTTCAAAAAATTATTGATGGCCTATGGACGAAGGTTCTAACCGATAGAGAAAGAAATGAATTGTTCTTCTCTATGGTGCAGACCGCTGTATCGCAGCATCAATATACCGATTGGGCATTTAAGACATCGTTCTTGTATATGGCTGGATATAATGAAGAATTATTGCAAACGCCGTTCAATATGAGAAATCAGACGGAAAACGTCTTGGAATTCGTTGAAGACGCGAAGCCATATCACGTGAAAATTCGTGATTATGTTCGTAGGCTTTCAGTTCCAATGGATACAGTTAATGTAACCGTAACCGATTTTGATAAGCCATTGTATTTTGATCAAACAATTAACAATGGTGCAGGTGGTTGGAGAAAACTTGATCCATCAGACCCGTTTGATGTTAATATCTTAAAGAATGATTCTAGGTTCAAATGGTGGTATAATAACTATCAGAAAACCAATTATAATCTCAATGAATGGGACGAAAATTGGAATCCTGTAAGACGTTATGAAACAACTATTCTGTTTGATCGCGTATCATGTAAGGCTATTGTCGGTTGGGACCAGCTAGAATTGCCTTGGGATGGTACGGAAACACGTTGGAAAAAGGATCAATATTTTGAAGGTATTGATGAACTTATTGCAAAATATCAAACCGACAACACGCGTACATATGAATATTTTATCGTTAAAAATTCAATCGAACGTGACGATATGATTAGAACAGACCAAAACCTTATTAATGCAGGGGAACCACCTAAAGTTAATATGGGTGATATCATAACGCAGACGGACGATAGCCGTTTCTTTATGTGGTCTGGAACCGAGTGGGTAGAATTCTGGTCAGTTCAGTGGGATAAGAACCACGGCGGCGGTGCTGCTGATCGTATCTATGAATATTATGAACCAACATTCGATATGAAGAAAAAAGACATGGACATTCTTATCAAGGGTTGTTCATATCGCGGAACGATTATCGACGGTGGTAACTTGTCAACCGGTCTTTGGGATATGTTTGAATGGGATCATAATTCAGGATGGGATAACGAGTATGCATTCTATATCGGTGATGATCTTGATATTAATCCAAACCGTGTAAGCTTTAATGAAGATTTAGATGGACCAGCGGATATTCAAATCAACGGCGGCGAACTTGCGCAACCTTGGTTTGAGGCGAACCATCCAGACGAACAGGTTAAGGCATATATTCGTTCGCCAATTATCATGAACGTATATCGTCAGGCAACGGTAACAGGTTCTATGCAGTCACCTATTCCATTGTCATTCCGTTTCTTTAAAGATTCATTTGGTGGTTGGACAGGTACTTATACACAGGATAACGTTATTACACTCGCTGAAGATTTAACATCAACCGCGAATGAAATTGTAATTATGCAATCTGGTGGATTAACACTTCACGATCCGAACAACACTGATCCTGCATATATTGAATATGTTCGATCCAAGGTTAAATTGTCGTATTCTATTGATACGTCAAGCCCTATTACTGTTAAGCAATTCAAAGCTATTTCTATGGCATTTGTATTTGGATTGGATGCTGAAATAGAAGGCAAACCAGATAATGAAGATATTACATCACTAGTGGAAGCGGCGATTGATCGTTTCATTATCAACAATGTTGAAGGTGTTGTATGGATTGGTACAGAGCGTATTGTATACACTGGCGTTGATTATAGCCAATCTGCAAATGACATATACACCTTGACTGGTGTAACACGCGGCACGAAGGGTACTTCAAGACCATTGTTGTCATTTGTTGGCGAGGAAGTAATTGACGGTAGCAGCTTACATAATCTTAAATCATTTAATGTTTATGATATGCGAGTTAGCAGCGTCCAAGAATATACTGCTAACTGGACATCTTGGATTGAAGATGCGCAAGAAGACGGTATTCCCGGTATCACACCGTAATAAATATTGTCATAAGAATATTGGATATAATATTATGGATAACGTAAAAGACGATACAACAACTAAAATACAGGGTCACGTTCTAATACGTGATCCTGAATCCGGCGAGGTTTTCGTGAACAAATCGTTACAAACGCCAAAGAAGATTAAGGATACAAAATGACAAAAAACGTATTTTACGTATATGCATTATGTGATCCACGGGTTATTTTTGAAGATGATATTTTTAAATTTAAACCTTTTTATATTGGAAAGGGAACTCGCAAAAGATGTTATTATCATGTCAAATGCGTAAAACAATCCAATTGCAATGATAAGAATGTACTAAAACAGAATGTCATAAAAGAACTTATTTCTTTAAATTTAGAACCAGTGATAATTAAAATAGAAGAAAATCTATCTCACATTGTGGCTTCTGAATTGGAAATTAATCTTATTAAAAAATATGGTCGTATTTCCTTTGATGAAAATGGTATACTAACAAATATTGCCATTGATATAAAATCATCTTTAGGTGGTGGCAAAAAAGGAATGAAGCATAAAAAGAAAAGAGATAATACTCTTAATGCCGCAGTTAGAACCGGACAAAAAAGAAGCGAAGAATCTAAAAAGTTGATGGCATCAAAAAAACTTGGAAGAATATTATCAGACGAAACAAAAAAACGTATGAGTGAATCCCGTTCAGGAAAGAAAAATTATCAATCTTGTAAATGGGAGGTAGTGACACCGGACGGAAATAAATATCAGATTGATGACGGTCTAAGACGTTGGTGTGATATTTACGGATATCATTTTTATGATGTTTATCACAGTAGAAAAGGTTTTACAACTACCAAAGTTGGAAAAAACACAGATTTAATAGGATTACAATAATGACTACATTAGATTTAAGCAAGCAAGAAATGTTCGGTCACGTATTGATAAAAGACGTAACAACCGGTGAAGTTCTCGTTGATAAACACAACCAGATAAATTATGAAACGATGAGTATCGCTTTGGCACGTGGCCTTGCAGGAAGGCCGGAAGGAAATATCCAAGAAATGCAGTTTGGTTCAGGTGGTTCTGCTGTTTCGGGTACAGGCGGTATCACTTATTTTCCTCCTAATGTAGTTGGTATCAATGCCGAACTTTATAATCCAACATATTATAAAGTGGTTAATGATCAAAGCCCGTTAAACACCGATCCTTCAAAAAATTATATCGAGGTTCGACATTTGACTGGTACGGTTTATTCAGATGTTATCATTAAGTGTACTCTCGAATATTCCGAACCAGCAGGTCAAGAGGCATTTGACGATTCTAATGATTTGGATTCTCCATTTGTGTTTGATGAAATTGGGTTAAAGACTTATAGTCCTGCTGGACCAGAACAAGGAAGTCTAATATCCCATTGTATTTTCTCTCCTGTGGCAAAATCATTGAATAGAATGATTGAAATTGTTTACACAATTAGAATCATCACGAGTTAAATACTACTATTATTACGAAATAAATATATGAAAAGCTATCAGGAGCATCTATATGGTTTATCCAGTCAACCTATCTGACGGTACATTGTTGGTAAATTTGCAAGAATTTACGCGTGATACAACGTCAACAAGTCTTAGTCTTTTTGGTCGTGGTATCGTTAATTACGGCGAGGCTATGGCTGAAAACCTTGTTCATCTTCTTGAACATTTCGCTGCACCTTCCGCACCTTCAAATCCATTGACTGGTCAGTTATGGTTCCACACCTTTGAGGCTGGTCCTCCTGTATCGGTTGTTAATAAACTTAAAGTTTTTAACGGAACCGATTGGGTTGTCGCTGGTGGAGCGCAGTCAAGCGTAAACCCGCCAACAAATCCAGAACCCGGTGACCTTTGGTATAATATGGAAACGTCTCAGATTTACTATTGGGATGGTTTCAAATGGGTTAAAGTTGGTGGTCCATATACCGGCAATGAAGGTAATAATGGCGGTGATCCTAATCAGCCAAATAACCCTCCACCAGACCCACAAGAGGGTGATTTGTGGTGGATGCTTCCTGAACGTCAGTTGATGGCATACGATGCTACCTTGGCAAATACTGGAACATTCCCTCCTAATCTAAAACGTGCGGATGAGTCGCTTGTTCCTAATGGTTGGGTACTTGTTGGTCCAGTTGGAAGCAAAACAGACAATAACTATACGCAGTATACAACTATTGTTAATCAGTCAGGTCAGAGTGTAGACGTTCTTAAAATTGTTATTAATGGCGACCTCGTTGCAGTTTGGACAAATGAACCTTTCGATATTGAAGATTCCAAAATCGATGATATGGACTTTTTGACATACACTAACGAACCGGGACAATCAGGTTCGACCGTTCTTACAGCCGGTTTGAACATGAACCATCTTCTCGGCATGAAAATGAATGGTATTGCATTCGATTCTGAAACCCTTGACGGTTTGGACTCTACCGCATTCCTTCGCCGCGACCAGTCAGATTTCCCGGTTGGAACAGATAACGTTTTTGATCTTGGTACGACTGAAAGTAAATGGCGCTATATTTTCTCCAAGCATTTTTACGCTGGCGATAGCGACCCTGATGGTCAAGACGATATTGCTACTATCAATCTACACGGACGTGCAACTTATGCAGAAAAAACAGATTACGCTGAAAAAGCAGAAATGTTTGCAAACGGTAAAAAGATTACAGCAGCAGGCGTTCTTTCTGGTGATCTAACTGATTTTGCAGCAACAGGTGCAAATGAATATACTTGGACATATTCGTTCTCGCAGGCTGGTCAAGATTCTATTAAAGATATCTCGAGAGACGTTGTTGAAGAGGTTATCGAAGAACAAATTAAAAATAACTTTGTTCCATTGGACGCATCATCAGTTCCTGCTGGTCAGTTTGATATGGGTAACAACGCGCAGCGTTGGGGTACTATCTATGCAAACGTGTTTGACGGTGAAGTAACGAAAGCACGATATGCTGACTTGGCAGAAAATTATTATGCAGACGAAAAGTATGAGGCAGGTACGCTTGTTTCTATCGGTGGTTCAGCGGAAATTACAATTACTAACGGTCATGATGATACGCGTTATTTTGGCGTAATTTCTACAAAGCCCGGTTTCTTGCTTAACTCACATCCTAAATCAGGTGTAACACTTCCTGTTGCACTTACAGGTCGAGTTCCTGTTAAAGTTGTTGGAACGGTAGTTAAGGGTGAACGCCTTGTACTAAGTTCAACCCCCGGTGTTGCGGTTGCATACCGTGGATACCTTGAGGACATTAAGGAATCCTTGGTTGTAGGGCGAGCACTTGAAGATAAGGAAACTGAGGAAGTTGGTCTTGTACTTTCATCGGTTAAATCCAAATAACAAAAGGGCGCTTTAAGCGCCCTTTTTTATAATCAGAGGTGGTAGAAAAATTCGTCGTCCGACATTGTGAGATAGTCCATTTCGGTATATCCGTTACGATCAACACCGTTACCCAATCCAACGAACTTGCCGTCGCTGTCAAAAGACGAATAACCGTATCTATCAAAACCTTCCGAATCGTAATCACCGAAATGTAGGCGCTCGTTGTAGACATCAGTTTTTGGATCAAATTCAGGAGGAATTTGTTTATCCGCATTATACTTGTATTCATACGAACGATCACCCGCGTGTGGGCAATTCGGGCTATATTTTCCGCGACTCATACCGTTCTCCTTAATGTTATTATATTTTATATAAATTACTTTACGTAGTCGCTGATCATCTTAGTAAAAACACCAAGACCTATTTTGTTAGTTTTGACGTACTGATAGATCAGAGAAAGACGTTCTTCAGGCTTTGCCATTTCAATTTTGGCCGCAAATTTTGCACAATTATCGTAACGAGGGTACAACTTGCAAACGGTATTAGCTTCATTTTCCATTTTTAAATCTCCTTCAACGTTTCGATGATTCAGTTATACACTATTCAAAAATAATGTCAAGACATGTTAGGCCAATCGCCAATAGGAGTAATCACAACCGTAATTCCTCCATTAATAAATGCGTTGGTTTCAAACTTACAATCGTTCCAAATAATTTCATTCATTACTCGACCATTAGTGTATCCGTCAAACATTTTTTGATAAATAGCAGTCACCTCAGATTTTATTACACTTGCCGCTGTAGCGTCAACCGTGAAAACTTTTCTAATTTCACCGTTAATGTCCGAAAATGAATCGGTAAATTCAACGATAAATATCATATGAAAGCTCCTTCAACGTTTCGATGTTTCAGTTATACACTATTCAAAAATAATGTCAACACATTATTTTATTGAAATCCTTATAAATCAATGGTACGTTCAATTTATAACTTGGAACTAATAACATGATTTCTCAATTCTTAACGCGTACCGTTTTAGACAAATTTGAAAGCTACCAATTCAATTATCCAGTTGCTATTGATAAAACAATATCATCAGCGATGATGAATTCTAAAGCAATTGATTATGATTATGTTAAAATCATTACTCTCAATGACGATGGCTCATTTGATAGAAGTTATAATATCCAAGATAAAAATGGCCTTATGAACCAATTAGGGTTTATCTCCGATTCTATGAATTCAGGTTTTCCTATTAAAGTTGAAAATATGGAAACTTATTCTGAAGAAATATTTTCCTTAGCGCAAGATATATCACGGCTAAATAGTAAACCCTGTAATGTTCATATGTTTGTGGGTTTTGCCGGTAAAGGATCGTTTGGATGGCACGACGACGATTCGGATGTATTCTGTTATATGGTTTCCGGTACTAAAAAAATGGAAACAGAAACGGGCGTTCATATGTTAAATGAAGGCGATTGGTTATATATGCCAAACGGCATTCGTCATTGTGCAACCAACATAACAGATACCGTTATGCTGAGTTTCGGCTATTATAATTTTTGGAACGTGGAAGAACGATATGCTTAAAGAATTGCAGATATATCTTAAAACAACCGAAACTTGCCAATTGAATTGTGCACATTGTTTTACATCCGGCAGATTTGGAAAAAAGATATATTTTGATCCAGATAAAACAATTGATTGGTTTAAACGTTTACATCACGCACAACCAACATTGCGTCACGTTACCGTTGAATTTCACGGCGGTGAACCATTTCTTGCGCCCGTTGCAGATATGAGAAAAGTTTGGAATGAATGTAAAGATTTATTCCCTAATATGCGTTGGGCAGCTTGTACAAACTTAACATATACTCTCGATGATGAAAAATTGGAATTTATGAAAGAAGCAATGTTTCCATATATTGCAACCAGTTGGGATGACGGAATTCGATTTGAAAATGAGAAGCAAGAATCACTTTGGAGAAAAAATCTAAAGACACTTGTTGATGAGGGATTTGAGGTTACCTTAATGGTTTCGTTGAGTAAGAAAACCATTCAAAAGGAACCAATCGAACTATTTAGAATGGCAGCAGAACTAGGGGTTAAATGGGTATCACTGGAACGTATTACACCCCACGGTAATGCTGTTGGTAGTCAAAATGTATTCCCGTCAAACATTGAAATGGATGAATGGTTCCTTAAAATGTGGCACCAATCTGTTGAAACAAAAGCTTGGGAATGGGCTCCTAAAAATGTCTTTATGAATGGCATCCTTGAGAAATTCAATCGAGGTCATACCGGTGGCGTTTTTTGCAGAAATTGTGAAACCAAAATGTTCACTATCAATCCAGATGGATCGATTGGAGGATGTCCTAATGATGCACCAATCAATAATTACGGCCACCTTGACGATGATATTAATACGCTTCTTTATAATCCCGGTAGAATGAAAAAGATTGCGTGCGAAGCATTTCGTAATCCTGCTTGTTATCATTGCCCTGTTTTTGATATTTGTAACGGGGATTGTCAGCAAATGCTATGGCAAGGTAATGTATGCGCGAGTCCAAAGAGCATGATTAAGCATTTGAAGACCATAAATAATTATGAACTGTTTGAAATGTTCTTGAAGGAGGACTAAATATGGCAAATCCAACCAGAGGAGAGCTAATTCGTGCACGCGAAACATCTGGCGGCGCATTAGATGATATTCTTGGAAAATTCAGAGAGGGGTTTGTCAATCAAGTAAACTCTTCCATCAGGTGGCATCGTGACAATGTTCCTACTATTAGCGATCAGTCACTAATTGGTGTATACGTATATGATCCTATGAACGCAACACCCGGTGGTGGTGGCTTTATGCCACAAAGCCCCGGTGGTGATTTCGGCGCGGCACGAAATGTTGGCTCTATCCCTGCTGCATTTGGACCGCCTAGTGTTGATATTCCTAATGGCGGGCAAGTACCACAGACCGCAGGCCAAGTTATTGAGGGTCAAACAGTATTCGCAGAAGTTAATCAGGATAATCCTCCTAACTCTGTTATCAGTACATCTAATCCTAGTTCAGTTGCAAATGCTGTAGCGAATTATACGAGTATCATGTCGCGTGTTCGTGTTATTAACTTCATTGCTCGTTTCGCGACAACTAACCAACCGTTTAATTCAAAATCATATCCAACAACGTTTAATGGTAAAGTTATGCCATTTAACGGATATAATATGGGTGATATTACTGAATGGTACACTTATGGTATTTTCCTAAATACCCGCGACTATGGTTCTATGGCTGAGCCTTTTAGGTCTGCTCCAGAATATGTTGCTATCTTGAACACCGTTTTTGGCGATCCTATTTCTGGACCAAGTTCTAACGGACAGCAAGTTGGAAAATACATTTCCGCAGATGGGCTTGTAACAGTATTCGACCGTATGAAGAATATGTGGTATCAGTCAGCAAACGTTACTGCAAGTATCGGCGTTGATTTTTGCCATTCGTCCTGTCACGCATCTTGCCACAATAGTCGTTCACGCCGTTAATTGGAGAATAAAATGATTGATATCTATAGCGTTAAAGATGAAGATATTAGAAAGACTATCGCGCCTATTGACATTGATTTGTTACGCGAAAAATTTTCAAATCCAGATATCGTTTTCTTAATCGATTATGATAACAGTCTATTCAAAGATAAAAAATTCTTAACGTACGTTGGTAATTTGCAGATTGATTGCGATCTTTCAATTACCGACGCAACGTCAAAAGAGGAACGATTTACATTACTTAAAGAGTATATTGAAACTCGCACCATTGCGCCTATTCCTGTACTAAGTAATGCATTTGCTTCAGTGTTGTGTATGTCGAAAGGTATTGATACCTATAATAAATGTTTCGATAAACCATATCTTTCAACAGAAGAAATTGCAGAATTTATAGAACAGAACCATCATTTGGTTCACAAACATCGTGTTCTTATGGATTCTATGGTTGTTTTTGCAATGTACACATCACTTGCGTATGTTGAAGCTTTCGGTGATCCAAAAGATACTGTTAACAACATTGACAATGCTAATGAATTTGGATCGAATTTTGTTCATTTGTTTTCAAATACTTTGTTTATGGAAATCTTTTATTCCGTCCCCGGTGTCGAATTCCATTATTTTACAAAACAGTTTGAAGAATTCATGTATGGTTCGAAATGCTTATATGATTACTTCGTAGTAAGTGGAAATCCGCTGGTTGCCGCATTTGATTACATCGGAACAAGCGATTACACCCTTGAAGATGCGGATAAAGATTTGATCGAAGCCCAAAGAGTAATTCTGGAAAAAATTGAAAATGAGTGAATATGTTTTTGGCAAAGGGTCCATAACTCTTTATAATTCTTTACCCGAAAAGACACAAAAAGAAGTATCCTTTGCCGAAACAGTGTTGAAAAAGAAACGTTCGACAAATGGCGAAATAATTCTTACTCTTTTCGAAAGTTGCAATCTTACTTGTAAGTTTTGCAATCAAGATCACGATAGTATGTTTGGATTTGATACCATTGAGGATAAGTTTGACACCGTTGTTAATGCTATTACTCTTCTTAAAAAAATGAGAAAAGAAACTTTTACCGTTAACATAATGGGCGGTGAAATATTCCAAGACATTTTTGATGATAGTATAATGGAACGTTATCTGGTATTGACCAGAAGAATCTACCATTGGGCAATAGAAAATAATGAAACTATTAAGTTTGGTTTCATTAGCAATCTTGTTCACGAGAAAACAGATCGAATTATAAAATTTATGAACGATTTGAAACTCGAGGGTATAACCGCGACTATTGGAACGTCATTTGATCCTCATTCAAGATTTAACAAAGAAACGTTGGAAGTATTCAGACGAAATCTTGAAATATATAAAGAGTATATCGGAACGGTTAATGTAATTCTTACTAAGCCAAATATTGAAAAGTTTTTAAATGGAGACGTTAAGTATTTCGATTATATTTACGAAAACTTTGATGTGTTTTTTGATTACTATACTCCAGAGAAAAATTTTGATTTGAATGCGCCAAAAGATCATCAATTGAAAGATATGTTCGTTTATTTGATCAACAACTATCCAAATGTAAGCCCCGTGCGAGAATGGATGGGAAATCATTACAATGCAATGTCTTGCCAAAGTACGTATACTATTATGCCAGATTCAACAGCAGGACGTTGTACTATTTTACTTAATCAATCGCACAAAGAACAAGCGCCAGAAACCGCAGGTGAAATTGAATCTAAGTTCGTAACGAAGATGGATTGTCCAAACTGTAAATATTTCGACAGATGTGGTCTTGGTTGTTTTCTACAACAACATTTCAATGGCCCGTCAAGAACTATGAACGATTGCTGGATGAAGCCAGTTCACGCGGAGATAGATATCGTAAATGCACGACTATGATAATTCGACAGTAAGATCATTGGAACAAAAAGCAGAACGCATAGGATTTAAAACATCTTATCCCGACGATAACGTTTCGTTTTTGTATTCAAGTAAATCAAACACGTATATTTGGATAAAAAGAAAACCCAATATTCAATTTTATCATATACATATTTTTGTAACAGACGGTCTTACTATAGACACCGAATATGCAAAAACGTCTGTTGATCTTTCGACTATTCTAATACAGTACGCCAACAGAATTAAGTATCATATGTTTGACACTGTTCTCTCCGATGAAGAATTGCTCGAGCTAAGCACCGAATATTTTAAGGAATTGTGATATGACGCAAATTAGCGCAATGTTTGATTGCGGGCTTAATATGTCCGAGAGGCTTGATTGGGAATTTTTGGATACGCCTCCAGCCAAAGCATGGCAAGCCGCAATTACGCGATTTGATATGGAAATATCAAATCCAGTGGATACTTATTTTTGTGATTGTGATTCGGACGCCGAACGTATATGGAACAATATTCGTGGACAATTACATAATCTAAACATAACACACAAAGCATTGGGAACTAATTATAAAAAAATAACACCCGCTGTTATTAATGCTGTTTTGTCACACGTTATGAATACATTTACTAGCGCACCTATAGCGGATATGAATTTACTGCCGTTAATAGAGGAACTTAAACATATCGGTTTCTGGATTCATAATGGTAAAGATAAAAAAGTAAGATCAAACGAATCAGTATTTGGTACAATTCGTTTTAACCATAAAACCATTGTTGAATTCGAAGAAAGCTGGATTGATTATATAACTCACGATATTCAGTACGGGCATATCTATGCAACGCCTATGTACGAAAAGCGCCCGTATTCATTCTTATCAGATTCTAATATCGATGACATAAAAACGGCAATTGTGAAAGACGAGTTTGGTCTGCCATCATTTTTAAGTGCAGGTTTCGAGATACCATTTTTTGATGAGCATACCGCAATTCATGGTAGGGTAGTTGAAAATCTAATAAAATATAAAAAAGAAATTGACTATCTTAATCCAAAATTTAGATATGATCACGCTATTAAAACCATCGGTTTGATACCCGTTGGACGATTGATAAATTCCAATGCAAATAAAAGAATAGCATTCACCTCATCAAGTGACGCGGTAAAGGGCTTGTTAGGTTCTATAAAAAATGCTAAAATACTAAAGAAAATTGAAACATACGAGGATTGAAAAAGTGGATTTGATAACAAAAATCACGGTTGCATGCAATTTCAAATGCACGTTTTGTAGTAGCACGAAATTATCTGCAAATAATGCGGCAACACTTGATATCAACGACATTTTTAGATTCCTTGAGCGATTCCCCGATACCAAGACAATTATCGTTAATGGTGGTGATCCATTAATGGTCCAACCTGAATATTATTGGAAGATTATTGACCATTTGGATACAAATGGATACGACGACACCAGTATTAGCTTTACATCAAATTTGTGGCCTTTTTATAAGAACCCTAATAAATGGAAAGATTTGTTTAAAAATAGGCGTGTTGGCGTTAACACCTCGTTTAATTATGGGCCGGGGAGAGTTAAAGGTGACCTTAGTTTGTTCACCGAAGATGACCTGTGGAAAGTATCGGATGCGATGCTTGAACATGTTGGATATCGCCCTGACTTTATTAGTGTTATTACAGATGAGAATGAACATTTAGCAATTGACAATGTGATCCTTGCTAAGAAAATGAGTAATGATCAACCCGCAAGAATTCTTGAAGACGGTACAAAAATTGGGGTTGAATGTAAGTTGAACTATGCAATGGCCTCAGGTCCGGTTGTTGTCGACCCGCGCACTGGTCATAAAATGGGTCAAGAAGGTAAACCATATCAATTATCAAAGATTTACAAAATATACGTGGATATTGCAAAGCAAGGTCTATCTGATTGGGAATTTAACACCAAACAGATGAGAAAGAGACTTGGTGGTTTTGCCACCATTTGCCCGCAGAACAGAACTTGTGATGAGGGTATTAGAACTCTTCAGCCAGAGGGTGGGTACTATAGTTGCGGTGCATTTGGCGACGATATGGACAAGGCTATCGACTTTGACGCTGAAATGAATGGTGCATTCTTTAAACCCCTACAGGAAGACTTTGAACTCGATTCTATGAAACACGAATGTTACGGATGCCCAATGTTTGCAATTTGTAATGGTTGCCGAAAAACCGTAAAAGATTTAAAAGCCGCAAACGTAGTTGAGGATCATTGTAAACTAATGAAAACACTCGCATCAGACATTTTGGAATTGAATGGACTATGACCAAAGTCTCATTAAACCCCCTTTACTGGTGTAATTTCAGGTGCAGCTTTTGCTATCTAACAGAAAAGCAATTGGCCGATACTAAAGTTATAGATTTTGATTTGTTGGACAAACGTCTTGCTGAGATAGGCCATATAACGGCCATAGACCTATACGGTGGCGAGGTTGGGTTGCTTAAAGAACATCAATGGTACGATATGAAGAACGTTATCCGCAAGCATTATAGCGGCGTTATAAACGTTATTACAAATCTATCTCGAATTCATCCCGGCTTTCTTGATGATGATGTCGATCTTTCTGTTAGCTACGATTTCACTGCACGCCAAGCAAGCGCAAGCGTTCGTAACAACATGCTTATGCTTGATAAAGATTTTTCCATTCTTATGCTTGCAGGAAAAGAATTAATAACATTCGATGTTGACAATATGATAAACGAATTGAATTTGTTTAGCAGGTTGAAAGCAGTTGAAATAAAGCCTTATAGTACCAATCAAGCAAATGTTGATGACGTTTCTTTTTCTGATTTTGAAGAATTCGTTAAAAAATGGATAGTTAGCGAAATTCCTAAAAATTTTGAATTTGTAAATGAATTCTTAATCGAGGACGTTATTGACGGACTTGCGCATAGCTTTTCAGATGACCACGTATATATAACACCGACCGGCAAATTTGGTGTATTGGAATTTGATGAAAACGATAACGAATATTTCTTGGAAATGGAAACATTTTCAGAATATGAGAATTGGACACTTATCGAAAAAGAACGCGTTTCTAAAAATGATTTTTGTAATGGCTGTGAATATTTTGGGAAATGTCTTAGCGAACATTTGCGCGACGTTAAAGATTTGACAAATTCTTGTAATGGCTTCAAACATTTAGTGGATTGGTATAAAAACGAAATAATTGGTTGACTTTATTTTTTAATGGGGTATAACGCCATTAAATGAAAATTAAAGGAGAACCAAGATGGACATGATTACCTTTCCATATGAATCGAAGAATCTCAAGCTAACTCTGGTTCAACGTCATCGTGCTCGTCAATCAGAAAAAGAACATCCAGATATTTATTATTTTTTCCACGAGGTACGTAAACACATCGAACGGATGATTACCGAACACGAAAGTGATATTATGTATGTTGATTATATGCTATATGATATCATTTTTGAAGAGCAATCCATTAACACAGATACGGGTGTTTTTGGTGAACTATACGATGCATTAAAAGAGCAAGGCGTTCGACTTGATTTCATCAAACGCGGTGAAATTAAAATCAAAATGTGGTAACAATCCCTTGACATTATTTTTTAATGGTGTATAACTTAATCATCGAAACAAATGAAGGAGATTTCAAATGGACGCTCTTAAAGCACTTAAAGTTTTCGGTGCAATGGCCGAATGTGGTATTCCGGTAACAGTTGTAGGCGAACATAAGTTTGAAATTGGCGGATTTTATAAATCCGGTACGGTAATGGTTGATCTTGAACGTTCCGAAATTACCGACCGTTACAAGGATGTTACCGCGTTCGATGACGATTCTTTTGTTTTCGATCTTGTATCTCTCCACAATAACTGGCATACTCGATCCAAAGATAGACTTTCTGATTGGAAAAACGTTCATGGTGGTTGGGAAATTTTCATTGAACGTTTGGATGGTCTCGATTTCGAAGGTCGGTTTTGAATGAGAATTTACACTTCTAAATATTACGATTTTCAATCCCTTGGCGGATGTTTTAAGCGTAATGTTATTGCATTCTATGTAACGCGACCAACATTGGAACTTGAAAAAGAACCATTGTTTTTACCACCGATTACAGAAGAAACTGTAACGTATCATCTGGTATCTATTGTTTCTCTTGAAGATAATTATATCGGTCATAACTTTTAACCTTTGTCGTCAATCGTGAGTAGTACCGGTTAGTTACTCCTACTTGCAGAAATCAGTGAAAATAGCAACTTCACGGCGGATATTAGCTATTCCGTTTTGAGTTTCACACGATTGACGACATTTTTACAAGGAGAACATAAATGGAAAAATTCATTCTTATTATCGCATTGTCCGGTTCCGGTAATGGAAATGCAACAGAAATTACAGGTGCGTCGTGGCCTACAAAAGAAAAATGTAAAGCCGCCGCCGTTGAAATGCTGAATGATATGCAATATGTTAGTGGAAACCAACCAAGAATGTTGCAAGTTAATCAGTTTTCTTGTCTTAGAGTTGAAAATTTCTAGTATTAAGGAGTTCATAATGAATACGAAAGACGTATTGGTAATCGTTGACGAACTCAAGAAAACGGTTAGTAATTTCGACAATACATTGTATAAACTCGCATCCCTTAAAGATGATGGGGAGGTTAGAGAGTTGCGCGAACTTATGAGTCAGGTTCGTTTGAAGATTCGAAATCTGGAGGAATTTGTTATTTAAATCTCAAATAATGTGTTGACATTATTTTTCGATGGTGTATAACTACATCATCGAAACGTTATAGGAGATTGTTATGACCGTTGAAAATCTTGAATTCACCAAATGGATGAACGAGGTTCGTGACATCTGGCCGACCTCGGAATTCGGTGATATTGATAATTGTGGTTTGGATTTCAAGCGTCTGTTTGAAACACAATGTTTCATTCCATCTGATATCATTGCTGATTATCGTAGTCGTTTGATTGAAAACGAACGAGATTATGCTCGGTTCGCGCAATGGTTTTCTGATAATCCAATGTATTATTATTAAAATAATGTGTTGACTTTATTTTTGAATAGTGTATAACTTAATCATCGAAACGAACGAAGGAGACTTTCAAATGTCAGCAATCGCTTGGATGAAAAAGAATGCAAAGGTTTCTACCGAAACTAAAATTCTTGGCGGTAAGCCGTTTGAAGTCACTACCCATTATTTCATTGGTAACATTCCTGCACGTATGAAGCATCAAGTGGTAAAAGAATTGCCAAATCTCGTCAATGACGACTTTCAGTTCGAACGGGTTCTTCTTGGTAATAATCATAAGCGCACCGAATACTGGCACACCACCTACAATGAAATTGTAGCAGCATAAGGAGATTATAAATGGCTAATTACCCACGCACCACTGAAGGATTTGCAACCGCCCTCGCCGCAGCAAAGTCAGTTGCTAAGATGCATCCAGATAAGGAATACGTTCTTTATGTTGATTATCGCAACCCTAATGAATATGGCGTAACTATGCGCGGACTTTTCGATCATTCTACCGTTCTGGACGGCACTGCCGCTTGCGTAATTGACGCCGAAGGAAATATGACAACTATTTAAAAAAACCAGTTGACACGAACGTAACCTTTTGATATAACTTAATCATCGAAACGGACATAGGAGTTACCAAATTGGACGTTAATCAGCTTAATGCACACCTTGGCGGTAAAGCTTTTTACGTAATGACAGGTTTTCGTCAAGAACTAATCGGTAACAACTATGTTCAGTTCAAAACAACGAAGAACAATTTGAATGCATCGAAAATGATCATTCGGCTTGTAAACGACGAATACGTAATTGAATTTGGAAAAATTCGAAAAATGGAATACAAAGTGGTAAAGACGATTGAGGGGATTCAGGCAGAAAATCTAAAAGAAGTTTTTGAAAGAGAGACAGGACTTTATACAACGATGTAAATAGAAATATGTCCCCGTGGCGGAATTGGTAGACGCGACGGACTTATGGATTAAAATTTGAGTGCTTAAAGCGAAAGCTTTAAAGTAGAACGAATCAAATTCGGTGAAGGCTTAACTTGAAGAAATTCAAACTGCTAATACCGAGCCAAGCTTCGGAGAAATCCGTTGAAGGTGTAGAGACTAGACGGTTCGGAACTAAGTAGGAAACGACGCGGATGAAAAGCCCGCAAGAGCGATTAACGCGCACGGTAAATTCCTATATGTTCAAGGTATAGTCCAGACCACAAACAAAGAAATTTGGTAGCGAAAGCTATAGTGGTATGAAAATCCGTTTCTTAATGAGTACCGGTTCGACTCCGGTCGGGGACACCAAATTAGAACGATACCTCGTTTCGATCACTCCGGTATCAGTTCCGAAAAAGCCGCCACCTCTCTAGGGTGGCTTTTTTGTTTTTATAGAAACTAACGAAAGGTAATACTATGACGAGTGTTTTTCTTTTACGTGCTGATGAAGAATATGACGATCAATATGAATTAGGGATATTCCCGTCATTGAATGACGCTATTAAAGCAAGAACTGAATATCGTAAACAAAAGCACGAATGCGGCACACCGTTTTACGACTACCATCGATATATTGTACTTGAGTTTGAACTAGGGAAACTTGATGAGGGCAAACTTGTTGATGTCTTCCAACCATCTAAATCAAAATATCGAAAATAAATCATTGAATATGTTGGATTTTTAGTATACAGTAAAAATTATAACTTAACGGAGAAACAAATGATCGATTTTGGTTTGGAAAATAGCACTAATTATCTAATCGCGACGGACGTATCTGGAGGTATTCCAGAGGTGTTGTTTGAACAAATGAAGACGATGATTGAAGAAAATCTTAAAGATATTAGCGGCTATAATGCGCGTATTGCAAATTTCGATCATTCCTTCCATTATATTACTACTGTAACCGAAGAGAATATTTCCAATTACAAAACTATTCATACCGGAATGGTCGGCGGTGGCACTGACATCAGTGTCGTTGTAGCTAATCTAATGGAAGATGAGGAACTAGTAATCCTAAGTGACGGTTATATGTATGGTATTGAAACCCTTGAAAATATTAAAGACCGGGTAACAATCGTTCTTTTTAATGATACGCCCACGATGAGTAATTATATCTTGAATAAAGGTTTCAAAAACGTTGTAGTTGTAAAATAAGTGTTGACATTATTTCATAATAGTTTATAAAACTATTATTGGAACAAGGAGATACCTATGAGCACTAAATTCACCGCAGTTAAAAGAAACGTTGCAAATGCTCTTGTTCTTCACGAAAAAATGCGTATTGCAGCGGTGAAGCATAAGGTTGTTGCAAAAACGATCAAATCGAATAAAGACATTGATGCTGAAATAATTGAGAAATATAAAAATAATACCCTTTTTGATTGATAATATGTTATGATCTCCGTAATCGATTTTACGGAGATTTTTTATGTCCCTGACGAACATTTTCAATCCATATATGAAACATTTATTAGCCGAATATCAAATCGACAATAATGGGATTGTCGAGGAGGGATGGCGTGTTACCAATGATCCATATATTCAATTGCTAAAGGCAAAACTTATTGAACTTGTGCCAACGGCAAATCACGATCTAATCAATCCGCACGACATCATTAGCATACATCCGGCTGATGGCATCACTTACGCGAATGAAACTATTGTGATTAGTTATACCGTTTCCCCTGACGACTCAGTTCGGGAACGATACATTATCCCTATGGACATGAAATTAGCGACGAAGGGTAAAGATTCGTCTCTTGAATTAGAGTATACTATAAAATATGATACGGTTACTGGTGAATCGTTTGCAAAAGTTTGTGACGCTGATTTTGAAAAATATCTTTTACCTGAAGAACTTCCTTCTGGTATATATTTTGGAAAGTCATTTGGTGTTGGAGTTCATATGACGCGTGATTATCGACGCAATTACGCGGACTTTTATTTTATTCATCCAGACCGAGAATTGATGCGTAAATTTTATGGTGATTTGTATCCAGAATATGATGAGGATTTCACCCCAACACATCGCGGATATTGTATGACAGTTGACCAAATTACCCGCGAGGTTGTTCGTATTAAACGCTATGTTTATTGGAATGATAAGGAACTAAATCACTTGGAATTGATTTGAAATTCCTCGTTAAAATAGTTTTGAACGTCAGGGATTTCACCGAGGGTAAGGTCGAAATCCCAACCAAAAGTGTCTAATATCGCGTCGTAAATATGAATAGCATCATCATATGGAATAAAATAAGGATCATTTTGATGTAGTAAATCGACATCATTTAAAACAACATATGGATTTTCACCAAAATGGTCTCGAAGAAGACGCGCATAAACAATAGCAACGAAATAACTTTTAGCAGGATATATAACTTTTTCAGGAACCCATCCTTGCATATATCGAGAAACAACCGCAATGATATTGTTAGATGAGGTTGATTTCATCATTTCGATATCATCCGGCCCATACATGTCAGGTGTAACCGGGTTAAGACGATGAAAAAGTTCTTGTCTAAATTTCCACTCTTTCATTAGTAATCCACTTCATTTTCGTGATAATCATCTGGACGCTCATATTTACCAAGAATGGTATTGTTTTTCAAAAACGTCGTTTTCTCATACCAACTACCACTTAGAATATATCTTTCAAATAAGTCATCTGAAAGATTGAAACCCAACGTTAACGTAGGACCGTTGCCGGGGACGTTATAAATTCCTGATGACCAGCTATTCGATCCACCAAAAATTAGCATTGGATTATTTTTTTCATTTTCAAGAATAGAATAGATGTCATAATCACGGCTGAGATACGAGTCCATGATTGGATGATTAATGTATGATCCTTCGAAATAGCAAAAGGTACTATCGGCAGGGGAATATCCGATAATGAACTCATCAGACGCCAATGGTGCGCCAAAAGTTAAATATCTCGATTTGATATTCGGCACTCGACCTTCTTTTTTGTATTCATCCATCCACTGTTTAGTAACAATGAAATAATATGAATGATACTTGTTTTGTTTCATTTGGTGCGGCATTTTAAACTTGTAGCTTTTAATATCAGCCGCTGTTTCCGAGTTTTCAAAATCGGAAGTTTTCATGATAAACTGATTAATAGTTTGATCTTCGATATTGTTAGTGTATACAATAACAAATTCATCTGTTCCATCAATAGGAACAGCTACAACCTCCGTAGTGGTGACGACCGTTTTTACGAATGTTTTTTTCATTAATCATACCTTTTTTGAATGGAAATTATTGTCCCTACGTCTTTCGAGAGTGAAAACTTCCAACTTCTCGTATACAAATTGTTCTTTCATTACTGTTTTCCAGCCAAAGCTGTCCATTTTTTCGAACGGCGTGTATTCAATATGGATCAACTCTTTTAATAGTTTTTTAATTTCATTTTCAATAGTCAGATTATCTTTATCTGATGATTTGAGGACGTCAATGGCTTCTACTAATTCATTCGTTCTCTTAAGAACGATACGATCATTTTCCTTCTTTGTATAAGCGATTATTTCATCTTCAGTTGTATCAAAATATTTTTCGGAAAAATAGTCGGATTCCCAAAATCCACCATAATCACTACTGGTGTCCCATATCTCTCTAAAGAATTTATAAATCGCCACAATGTTCTCCTGTTAAATTTCAAGAGATAATACAATAAAACGCAATAATGTCAATACCATAAAAAAGAGTTGACATTTTTAAATTATCCGGTATTATATCTATAGAAAGAAAGGAGCCGCGAATATGGCACACGCAGTTATCGTTAATATGTTGAAGCGAAACGACTGGCAGAAGTACCTAGCATTCTTTCTTGGCAGAGTTGCCGACAAGGATGCCGCAATCAAAAAAGTTCTAAACGTTCTTGCCGCCAGCCAGCAGATTGATCTCGTAAGAAAGGACGCACTTAGAAAAGATATTCGCGCTTTCTTTAGAGCAAGATACGGCGACCGCCTGTTGTTTGCAGACAGCCGCCTTCATCTTAAAAAGAGATAATCACTTACTAATAGGCTCATTCGAAACTAGCTCAAGGTTGCTAAGAACACCCTTGAGCTTTTCTTTGTCACCAAATACATAAGCACCTGTAATAACGTTTGGCACAATATGCCACGTTTCGCCGTCCTTGATATGATATTCTGGATCAACTGTAATTCCAGCAATAAAACCATATTCTTTTGCAAGTCTTACGCATTCGTTAATTTCATTTACATTCGCGGACAGTGTAATAGTTGTTCCGAATGCACCAGCCTCAGCGACCCATTCCATCAATTCAGTATTAACTTTTTTCTCTGTCCACGGAATGTGGATTTCTTTCCACATGAAATCGTTGGCAACGTGAGCACCTTGTGCAATCGTTTTTCCGGCCCCCATCGATGCCATGTCATTTCGACAAAGAATATAAAGATAATTAGGCATTAAATTTCTCCATTTCACGTGTTGCGTATTTGATAGCTTTATTTTTTGATATAAAGGCAATTTCTTTTGATATGGAAGGCCCGAAACCGTTTCCTGTAAGAACAAAAAAGCCTATCATATTAAGTTCTAGCCTTTCGAGTTCATTTATATTATCAATTCGAATATTAGTGTCGATAGTATATAAGCGTGGCCTGCCAGATTTTATGTTAACATTGAAAGATTTGCTGTCTTTCATTGTTCCAACAATAAAAACTTCATTAAGATTAATCAGGTGTTCCGGCATAAAAACCGCACCATCGATTTTTGATGCAACCTCAATTTTTTCTTTCAAAAAAGACGCGTACTTTGGATTTGATTTGAGAACCCGCATCAACTGATAGGACTCGTCGTAATAGTCTTTTACATTATTGGAAATCATTGTTTTCCTACCAGAATATGAGCAACCTCAATATAGGAGGTTCTTGATTTGTAAAAATTAGTAATCAATTCCTCTTGTGAGGAACAAAGAGAAACAGCCTCCTTGTTGACAAGGTGGTAATCGGCTTGAAGAACGTCAATGATACGCTCAATATATCGATTGTATAATTCCCTCATAAAAAATGCCTCGTGCTGTTTTCACATACGAGGCAATGTAAAAGGTTGTTTATGCAAAGTCAATAGGCTAATTAGCCAATAACGAAACCCCAACCAGTATCTTGGTCGATTTGTTTAAGAATTTCTTGTTCAAGGCGTTCCATTTCAGCCAAACCTTCAGCTTTCATTTCAGGACCATTAAGCGTTGAACCGCCTTGTGGACCAACGATAGTCGAAAATTTACCACGTGCCTCGCCAATCATTACTTTACACTTGGCAATAGCATAATCACGAATCCACGGTTTGGAATAGATATCTGTTAATAGCATTTCTTCAGGTTTTAACATATAAACTTGGAGCAAAACCGTTTCTTTACCACGAATATTTCTAATGATAGTCAAACGATGATTTTGTGGATTGAATGTAAAATTAACCCAATAACCAAACATTTTACCTACGGTATCAAGAAAATCTGAATATAATTCATATGTTAATAGGCTACCAGTACCACCTGAAAGACCAACGGCGGTTTGGTTGATAAATGCTGCACCAAATGGATCAAACGCAGCCCCTGTTCCAGACGCAACACCGGTCGTTCCTTGGCGATAAATTTGTTTAACCCCTATGATTTCTGATGGTAGAATATATTCCGTTTGTTCAGGTTGAAGCTCAAGAAAAGCGGCACGATCTTCTGCACTATTTGAACTTCGCTGACGGTATCTGTCAATAGCAGAATCAATAGCAAATTCATAATGATCAGGAGTTAATTCCAGATCGATAATGTTTCCGCCAAGCATCAAACGTATTTCTTTTGTAAGTTTAGCACGTAAACTTTGGGATGTAATCGGTGCAGGAATAGACATAAAATTTCTCCAAACAATCTAATGTATTTAACGGTAAATATCTATGAATACAAATGAGGTTTTGTAATATGACGCATATGTCCTTGTGGAATCCACGTAAAAAGAATGATTATAATTTCTTTGATAATACCATTAGTGAAATGTTTGCTATGGGCGCTACAAGCGTGTATTTGCATAAGTATCTAGGCGCTGTGGGCGGCGATGGCTCTGATCCTACATTACCTCAAAATGATGGTCTTGATCCTACCTTTATTCAAGATATTTTGTTTCTTGAAAACCGTGATAGAAAATATGACAAGCACATTTATGAATTACTTGGTGTTCATAACGTACAAGATATGGAATTCACCCTTAGTCAATTTGCGGTATATCTTGAGGCCGATACTATTTTTATGACATTTCATATTAATGATTCTATTCGCCGTTTGGGTAGAAAATTAATGGCGGGAGATGTTATGGAATTACCACATTTGCGTGACGATGCTCTTCTTGGCGAAAATATGCCAGCCGTTAATAAGTATTATGTCATAACTGAAATCACCCGACCTGCTGAAGGTTTTTCACCAACGTGGTTTCCACATCTGTATCGTGTTAAAGCGAAGCCAATTACTGCAAGCGATGAATATGAGGATATCCTTGATCAACCGATTCTGGATGGTAATGGTGACCCTGTAGAGGGTACAGATGGTGGTGATGGCCCTACGCTTGGAGATATCATTAGCGATTATAACAACAATATCAAAATTAGTGATGAGTTGGAAGCAGCAGCGGCTGCGAATGTTGATCGTAGAAATTTTGAAACTCAGCAATTCTATATTGTACCCGGCGACGAATTTACATCGCAAATACCAAGCGTATTCTCGGCAGACGGAATTCCGCCAAATGGTGCAGAGTTGTTAGGTTCTGGTTCTGTGTTTCCTAACTTTCCTCCAGAAGGATCATGGTTCTTACGAACCGATTTTACCCCACACGTTCTTTACAAGCGAGTCGGGCCAGTATGGCGTCGTCTCGAGGCGGATATGCGTCCTGTATGGGTATCGGCACATAGATTGCTTGAAAAGTTTATTAATAACGACTGTGAAGTTGAAATTGATGGAAAGATTGTAAAATCTAAACAAGCTATTTCCAAAGTCGCAGCTTATAAAAAGCCTGATGAAAGTTAAATAATAGTATAAATTGGAGAACTATTATGAAAACTAGTAAAGCAGGGTTTGATCTTATCAAACACTACGAAGGGTTGAAACTAACAGCTTATCCCGATCCAGCAACCGGTAGTACCCCGTGGACTATCGGATATGGTTCAACCGCAGGCGTAAAGCAAGGAATGAAAATAACCGAATCGCAAGCTGAATCCATGTTGCGTGCAGACGTTGCAAAATTTGAAAAAGATATAGATAGACTTGTTAAAGTAAAATTGACGCAATCACAGTTTGATGCATTGGTTTCATTTGTTTATAATCTTGGACCTACTAATTTTGCAAATAGTACGCTTTTGACACAACTAAATGCGGGTAATTATAAACTTGTTCCAGATCAAATCAGACGATGGAACAAGGCAAACGGTAAAGTAATGGCCGGTCTTGTTCGTCGTCGTGAATCTGAAGCTAAATTATTTGAAACAGGAAAGCTTAATTTCTAATGGCATTAGATTATTTTTATGATGGTCAAATACGTAACTATATGTTGCAATTCTTGCGTATTTTTCAAAGTATCCATTATTCTGTTAGAAACGATTCTGACGGTAATCCGGTTTTGAAAAAGATACCGGCAAAATTTGCTTTGAAAGATGCACTTGTAGGTGCTATCTTAAGTAACAACTCGTCTAACACCGCAGTGTCGTTCCCCCAAATAACGGCCTATATTGATAATTTGTCAGTAAGTCCAAATAGGCGTCAGACCCCTAATCATATCGATCAGGTTGATATAGTGGAACGTGAATATGATGCGATGAATAATTCGTATCTTAAAACACGCGGTGCTACATATTCTGCCAAACGTTTTATGCCAGTTGCATACGACATGACTATGAAAGTTGAAATATGGACAACAAACGATAATCAAAAGCATCAGATTATGGAACAGTTGTTGGTTCTTTTCAATCCATCTATCGACATTCAATCCAATACAAACGCGGTTGATTGGTCATCATTGACTATTGTTGAATTAACAGACACCCTTTGGTCTTCAAGATCAATCCCTATCGGTGATACTACAACAACCGTCGATTCATCTGTTCTAACATTCAATGTTCCTATTTGGATTAATCCGCCTGCTAAGATTATGAAATATAATATTATTGAGCAAATTGTCACTAATATTAATCATATGGATGAGGCTCTTGTTAGAGAAAACAGTGATCCACAGACGGCGGCAATGTATTGGTCTGAATCTGATTTATTAAGCAGAATCATTGTAACCCCCGGCAATCACCTTATCTCTGTTGATAATAGTAAAATTACGCTTCTTGGTGCATATGGTAGCTTGAAAACTGACGGCGGTTTGTTGCATGACTGGAATGCTTTAATTGAAGATTATGGTACGTTACGACCGGGTATTTCACAAATACGACTTAAAACATCAGAATTTATTGAGGATTTTGAAACGGATATCGTTGGTACGTTTGAACTTGATCCAAATGAACCTAACAAAATTTCGTGGGCAGTTGATCCTATGTCATTGCCTTCTAATACCCTACCTAATGTTAAAGGAGTCATCGATCCAAATAAAACATATCTCGGAACTGGTCTACCATTGCCGACCTTGGGTGATAGATATATCATTGTTGGTGAAATCCGTCCGAGTAACATTTGGGGAGATTTGACCGCAGACGCAAATGATATCATTGTGTTTGATGGAACAAAATGGGTTAAGATATTTGATGCATCAGAGGAAGAAAACGTTCAATTCATTCTAAACTTGCAGTCTGGTATACAATACAAGTTTGTAAAGGGTGTTTGGGAATATGCTGTTAACAAAAAATACCCACCGGGATACTGGAGAATTTTCCTATAATCTACCTACTTGACATAACCCGTACAATATTATAAAACTCCGTATTCCAAAGGTACGGAGTTTTTTCATGGAAAAATATAGTCATAACCCTATTAATTTCAAATGTTTTGGCGTGTCATTGTTGGTTGGAGCGAGTTTCGCAGGGGAATGTTGGGAACACGAGCCATTTGACGATTTTAATTTATATATGACTAGTGATAACACAGAATATATTTGCTTTATTAAAGTTAATGAAGATTCATTTTTATTGAGTGAATCCCCCGAGGTTTGCTACCTACACGAAGATTTTACCGACGAAGAATTGGGTAGAATGAAAGTTGAAATAACTGACTTCATTGAAAAAAATATTTCATTTGAAAAAGAAGATGAGTACGTACCTTATACAAAACCGTATAAAGTAGAATTAATGTGGATAGAATATACCCCAAAAATTACGGTTATTACTGACACCATTGAGGAAGAAACAATTCGTCACGCCGTTTCAAAATTGACGGTCGAAGAATGTGAGCTACTCGGAATTGTTAGTCATAAGTTGAAATATGCTATTTCTGGAGACAACTAACATGAAAATCACCCATCGAAAGAAATACATTTATGCTAAGATTCCAGAAAAGTATATCGAGGCCATTACAAAACAACAAGCCAATCATTTGAGTACTATGATTGGTACAGAAAAATTTTACATAATTTTTTTGAAACCTGATACCTCCGAAACACGGGTTTATGTAAGCCATAGTTGGAATGATTCATCTGTATCTGAAAAAATTAATAACGAAGAACTTTCTGAATATGTTACATCCGCACATAGGTTAATAAAAAGTCACCTTCGAAACGAAGACTTTGAAATAGGGGTTGGCTTTTTTAATTTTAATATTTCTGTTGATGATGCATATGGAGATATTGATGATTATCGAAAAAACACAATTATTGACGGTTTGACGATATACGATAGTAAGTTACTTGGACTTGAGGATTTGAAACTAGCCAGAGAATTGAGTAAAAAATGAGACGTTATAAAGAATATTCCGAAAATATTTACATTATTAATGTGAAGCCTGAAGATACAAAGCATCTAAATCTAGGTGATGACACACAATTAATATCAGATACTGGTCGTAAGCTATATCGTTTTGAGGAAAACGGTGAGGAAATGATAACATTATTTCCGATACTTACCGCTGGTGGTGATGTTAAATGTTTATTATATCCGGGGTTTGGACGTTATACAAAATTTGACAGCCCTGAAGTTTTTTTGAAAATTTCTCGGAGAATTAATCGATCATTTGAGGTAGAAAAAATTATGTTGCAATATGTAACGTGGTTTCATGACCGCCCGAATGATTATGTAGATATTTCTCATCAAATTCACGAGCCAATGCGTAATATGCTATTAGATGGTTTGACTATAACTGAATGTTCAATACTTGGGATAGACGATCTTAAATTAGCAAGGGAGTTGTCAAAAAATGGAAGTAAGTAAAAAAATCTTATATATTTTATTGGACGAAGACGAACTCTACAAGTTAAACGTAGATCACGTCGATGTTGATTTTCTTCCAAGAAAAGATGGAAAATTTTTATGCCCATTAGCTGTGTCGTATTACTCAGCGCGTGTTGTTGAAAGCGTTAATGAGGCAACAACTATTACTGAGAGTGAGGTTTTGAAAAAGGAGCGGGTGGTCAGAGATAGCTTGGCTTCTCATAGTCTTAAATTCACGCCTATTTACTATGGCGAAGTGAAATTAACGATTACGATTGACCCTATCGACACTTATGTTGATGAAATGTTAATAAAACGAAAAAGCCACGCATTGCGCAAACTTAATATTGATGATATAAAAGCTCTAGGTATTGAGGATATCGCCTTAATGGACGTGTTAATGGAAGGACGTAATGATGAAGATAACGACGATCAACTTTAATCCTGTAGTTGGTGATATTGTTAATAACGTAAACAACATGATTTCATTGGCGGCATCTGCTGACGGTAAGTCTGACCTGATCGTATTTGGTGAATGCGCCACCGTTGGTTATCTTCCAGAAGATTTGCTTTTTAGGCAAGATTTTGTAGACGCTGCCGAGAAAGAAACGGCGCGTTTTGTTCGCGAAACCGCACATTTGAAAACACCCATTATTTTTGGTTCTATTGAAAAAGCCCAAGTTGGTGCATACAACGTAGGTGTTGCCTCACATAATGGGTCTATTTTGGTTATGAATAGAAAGCATATGCGGGCGAATGGTTACGTATTTGATGAAATTAGGACGTTTAAGCGCGGCGAACTGAAAGACATTCGAACTATTTCTATTGGTAATGAAAAAGTAGGCATTGTGGTATGTGAGGATACGTGGCATCCTGACGTAATTGCAGAACACAAACGCCAAGGGGCGACATTGATTGTTTCAATCAATGGATCACCATATGAGCAGGATAAAGTTTCTGTTAGAGTGGACGTCTGTAAAAAAAGATTTGATGAAACCGGAATTCCAATTGTGTATGCGACAATTGTAGGAGGTCAAGATCATATCGTTTTTGACGGGGGATCATTTTTGTATGATGGTTGCGTTCGTGATCATACGCCTCTTTTTGCCGAGGGTTCTTTTGTTTTAGATTTTGACAATAACAACCCATTCCCTGATGTTGATGATCGTCAAACTAATTACCAAGCATCCGTTCTCGGCCTACGAGACTTTTTTCACAAACAAGGTGTTAAAAAAGCAGTTCTTGGTTATTCTGGTGGCGTAGATTCCGGTATTGTTGCTGCAATGGCGGTTGACGCTTTTGGGCCGGAAAATGTGACATTGGTTTCTCTCCCATCTGGATACTCATCTGAGCATTCTAAATCGGACGCCCTTGAGGGGGCAAAGCGTCTTTGTGCACCATTCAGGATGATTGATATCGAGCCGGTTGTAGAATCACTACGAGCAGCATATCGTTGGACACGTGTTTATGACGAAACGTATGAGGCAGAAAACGTTGAACTACTAAAAACCAGTTTGACCGGGACTGCTGATGAAAATATTCAAGCGCGTGCTCGCGGTGTAATTCTAATGAGTATTAGTAACCAAGAAGGGTCTATGGTTCTTACTACAGGAAATCGTTCTGAAACGAGCGTTGGGTATTTTACTCTTTATGGTGATTCTTGTGGTGCATATAATCCTATTCAAGATTATTACAAATCATATTTGTTTGAGGTAGCACGATGGAGGAATTCTATTACACAAACCGAGGTTGATGGTCTTGGATTTTTGGGTAAAGGTGATATTGAAATTATTCCTGAATCTATTATCAGCAAACCACCATCGGCTGAACTTAGGCCAGATCAAAAGGATGAGGATTCGCTACCTCCTTATCCGGTGTTGGACGAAATCCTTCGTAATCTAATTGATCGAAATAAATCGGTTGATGAGGTTGTTGCATTGGGAAATGATAGGGACGTTGTTGTTCGTATCAACAATCTCATTTACAGCGCTGAAGGCAAACGTCGACAAACAGCAATTGGCACACGAATCTCCAATCATTTGTTTAATAAGGATAGACGCTATCCTATTGTTAACAAGTGGAGATAAAAATATTGAATAATTAACCTTGATTTTGGTATTCTCTGTATATAGTTAAAAATATAGAGAATACCGATATGAAAAATATTGTTGGAATTGTTGGGTTTATTGGTAGCGGAAAAAATACAGCAGGGGATTTTTTTACACATTACCACGATTATAAGCAAGATTCTTTTGCTTCTCCCGTTAAAGATTGTGTATGTGCAATTTTTGGATGGGATAGAGAAATGATAGAAGGTAACACACCTTCATCAAGAGCGTGGAGAAACGAACCTGATATATGGTGGGAAAATGAGTTAGATTGGATTAATTCTCCATATAGGTTTGTGTCCGAACGGTTTACGCCGAGAGCGGCAATGCAATTATTCGGGACAGATTTAGTTAGAAAACATTTTGATGATGGCCTTTGGATAAAATCATTAGAACGCCGAATTGAAAATTACAATAGTGATGTGGTGATAACTGACGGTAGATTTTTTAATGAATTAAATGCTATTCGCAAAAAGAATGGAAAAATCATTCGCATTAAAAAAGGCGAAGAACCTGATTGGTATGAAACCGCATTGTTAGCGAATACCGGTGATTACAATGCAAATAAGATAATGCTTTCTACTGGTGTTCATCCGTCTGAATGGTCGTGGATTGGATACGATTTTGACGAAGTGTTGACAAATGATGATACAATAGATTCGTTGTATTCTAAGTTGGAGTTGCTTTTATGAATAGTGAAAATGGTGTATGTATTTCTGGTGGGGCAACAGGCGCTGATACTTTCTGGAATGCATATGCATTTGGAATAGGTCATCACGTTATTAACTATTCGTTCAAAGGTCATAAGACTTCTTGCTCAAGAGTTGTGATTTTAAGCGATGATGAATTGTCTATGTCTGAGGAAGCTTTGCAAAAAGCTAATAAAACATTAAAAAGGTCATATCCATCAAAAAGCGAACACGTTAATAATCTCCTTCGCCGGAATTGGTATCAAATTAACGGTAGCGATAAGTTATATGCAATCGCCAAATTAAATGTTGAAAAAGGAACGGTTGAAGGTGGCACTGCGTGGGCAGTTCAAATGTTCATTGATATTTTCGATGAACTATGTAATTCGATGTTTCTTTATAATCTAAATGATGATAATTGGTACATGTATACCAGTTCTTGTTGGCAGAAAATAACAAAAGTTCCTGCTCCTACTGGTGTATGGGCAGGTGTAGGAAGTAGAGATGTTTCTGACGAGCAGCTTGAAAAAGTTTTAATATCTATGTTTGATTTCTAATTATTGGTAAAAAACCGCCTCATATAACCCCTCTGAGATAAATACTTGAAACGGGCTTTCTTTGCCCAATACGAATTTATCTTAAACATGGGGTTATATAATGGCTACTTTGAATTCTCCCGGCGTAGACATCAGCGTGATTGACGAAAGCGGTTACGCAACGGCTGGCGAGGGTACTGTTCCGCTGATTATTTTAGGTACTCACGAATATAAGATTCAACCGAATGGTGTTGACATTGCTGAAGGCACATTGCCTGAAAATGCAAACAAATTGTACATCATCACGTCACAGCGTGAACTTGTTCAAACATTTGGTAATCCTGTATTCTATCAGCGAAATGGTACATCACGTCACGGTTACGAACTTAACGAATATGGTCTTCACGCAACATATCAGTATCTTGGTATGGCAAATCGCGCATACGTTATTCGTGGTTCAGTAGACTATGCACAATTGTTCCCTTCTGATTCCGAACCACGCGGTGAACCTCTTGCAGGTACATATTGGTTTGATACCGCAAATACCAAGTTTGGTATTTTCTCAGGAGTTGCAAGCACATATCCTAACAGCGCGTGGACTCCGCAGACTCCTGCTGTATTAACAAGCCTTGCTGATCATCAGGCACGCGTTATTGCGTCAAATGAATATCCAAATGCATCTGCGCCTGTAACAACAACACCCGGTAATTTGGTTATTAACGGTACTACTATTGCTATTGCTACAACGGATACGTTGGCATCACTCGTTACTGCAATTCAAACATCTGTTACTGGCGTAACGGCTAACATCTTGCAGCTTTCAGGAATGAGCCGACTAATTCTTCTTGCTAATGCAGGATACGAATTTGATTTTACTGGATCAACGCCAGCAATTCTTTCATCTATCGGTCTTAATGGCAATGAAATTGTAGAAACCGTTCCAAGAACAACTATCGGTATTTCTGGATCATTTGCAGTGTCTATTACCAATGGTAATACAATGTACCAGAAGATTGTTCCCGGTGGTGTTGCTACTATTAACGACCCACTCGCTATTGCGACTTGGCTTGAAATTGGTTCAGATATCTGGACTAAAGCAACTCCAACTCGTTCTATCGGTGGTAATCTTGGATCAACAACCGTTCCTGCTCTTAATGGGCAGTCTTTAACGATTAATGTTTCTAATGATCCTTCAACTGAGGTAAACATTGTTTTTGGTAATGATCTTACTCCAGCAGACGTTGTTAGCTTTATCAATTCTGAACTCGGCGCAGCAAATAATGCAACAAGCAATGCAATTGAAGCATTCCTTGACGCAGGTAGCGTTGTTCTCGTTAACAAACTCGGTGGCGACATTGTTCTCGATTCTGATTCAGTAGCGGCTACCGTAATTGGTATTACTACTAAATTTGGTAAATTACTTCGTTTTGCACCTAACTATCAGGTTCCACGTAGAACAGACGATTTAGGTCGTCAGGTAGTTGCAGCGGGTGAAGTATGGATCAACACAACCGAATACAATAACGGTTCTAAATGGTCTGTAAAGCTTTACAATGCTGTTTCCGGCGCTTGGATTACTATCCCCGCACCACTTCTTGCAACCGATGTTGCAGCAGACGTATTGTTTGGCGGTAGTAAGACTATTGGAACGCTTTATGTTCGCTATAACAAAACTGGTGCGGTTCCACCTATTGCTAATTTTGCAATTCGCCGTTGGTCAGGTTCCGTTTGGGAAGATTTAGTATATGCATATGGCGCAGTTGCACCGTCAACTTCTCCGGTTGAAGGTACTATGTGGTTTAATGATGATTTCCGCGTTGACATCATGGTTGCAGATGGCGACCAGTGGGTTGGATACCGCAATCGTCCTGAAAACTTTAACACTAATGCTACCGGTGTTCTTTTGGCAGGTTCTGCACCTACGACGCAGACTAATGGTAACCCATTGGTTCAGAACGATCTATGGATTGACACCAGCGATACAGAAAACTATCCTAAACTTTATCGTTATCAGGAAGCTACTCGTTCTTGGAGCTTGATTGATAATAGCGATAGCGTTACACCTTTTGGTATCGTGTTTGAAGATGCCCGTGCAGCAAGTGCAGGCACTAAGGACGCGTCAACTGCAATCGAGGATATGCTTGTATCTGATTATCTTGATCCAGATGCTCCAGACCCACGTTTGTATCCAGATGGCGTATTGTTGTTTAACACACGTTATTCAACAAACAACGTAAAGGAATGGCGTCCAAACTATTTCGCGGGTGAATTCGATCCTAATACGAACTTCACAATTTCTGGATACAATGTTGGTTACTCATCATTTGGTCCAGTTGCATCAGCAGGCCGTTGGGTTACTATCTCTGGTAATACCAATGACGGTTCACCAAACATGGGCCGTAAGGCACAGCGTGCGGTTATCGTTAGAGCATTGGGTGCAACTATTTCAAGTAATGAAGACATTCGTGCGGAATCAATTTATTACAACCTAATGGCAACACCCGGTTATGTTGAGCTTATCGATGAAATGGTAACGCTTAATACCGACCGTAAAGAAACTGCGTTCATTATTGGTGATACTCCAGCGCGCCTTAAGCCAAATTCAACAGCAATCCAGACTTGGGCAAATGTTGAACTTTCTGGTGCAGCATCAAATAGCGAAACAGGTATCACTACTAACAGCCCATATGTTGGTGTTTACTATCCTTGGGGTTATTCTACTAACGTAGACGGCTTTGAAGTAGTTGTTCCACCATCCACTATGGCACTTAGAACGTATGCTTATAACGATAGCATTGCATATCCTTGGTTTGCTCCTGCTGGTTATCAGCGTGGTCTCGTAACAAATGCTACCAACGTTGGTTACATTACTGAAGAAGGTGAATTCAAGGCAGTATTCTTGAATGAAGGTCAGCGTGATACGTTGTATCTTAACAAGATTAACCCTATTGCATTCTTGCCTAATCGCGGCTTGGCTCTTTTCGGACAGAAGACCCGTTCAGCAACCGCAACGGCAATGGACCGTGTTAACGTTGCAAGACTTATTAACAAGATGCGTTATGATCTTGACGCGCTTGCTAAGCCATTCTTGTTTGAACCTAATGATAAGCATACACGTGATGCATTCAAGATTTCAACAGATCGTTACATGACTAACCTTGTGGCTCTTAGAGCGTTGTATGACTTCTTAACTATTTGTGACGAGTCCAACAATACGCCAGATCGTGTTAATCGTAACGAGCTATGGCTTGACGCGATTATCTCGCCAACTAAGGCTGTTGAATTCATTTATATTCCATTGCGTATTGCGCCATATGGAACAGACTTGAATACGTTGTTCAATATCGATAATGGTAATGCAACACAGGTTTCTAATTCTTAATTGAAACCAGAATAGATAAAAAAGAAGCGGCTTTCGGGCCGCTTTTTTTATTGAAAAATTTGTTGACTTTATTTTTGATTGAGTTATAACTACAACATCGAAACGAACAAGGGAGTGAAACAAATGATTTATTATCAATCTAAGGATGATGTTAAGGAAATTGTTGAAATCATTCCCGGTAAGCGAATGGCAATGCGTATTCAAAAAACAACGGATCGGTGGGGAATGAATTTTTACCGTGTACAGTATCAATATTCTGTAACGGATGATATTTGGAGACCTTATACGTTTGATGATTATCGCGAGGGTTCCGAGGGTAATCGTAATAACGGATGGTTTCAGACTATTGGTAAAGCCCGGTCTGCGGCAAGGCGTCATCACCGTAACAATAATTAATGGTGATGAAGATGGAACGTGAAAAAATATCAACCAAACATCTTCTCGCGGCCAATGACAATTTTTGTCACGGAATTCGACCCCTAACGTCTGAAGAAAAAGCGTTTTACCGTAGGGAGGCGATTAGAATAATGAATAAGACGGATTTCACAACGTTCAAATAATTTCTATGGATAGCGACAATGTTGTTGCTATCCTTTTTGTTGTCGTATATTATAATATAATGACAAAAGAACAATTTTATAATGAATGCGGTATAATTCTATCCTCCCATCCTTACATTGAACCGTATCACGGATCAAACAGAGTTAATCGGTGGACAAACAGAAATCCCGGCAATGGTAGATACGAAGGTATAGGGGTTGTTCGATATTTTTCTAAAAGATTGATTCATATAATCCTTGACAAATCATCGAAAACTTATATTGTTAAAACTCCAGAAGAGGCATTTGAAATTTTACGCTCATTAAAAGGTGATGGTAATGGTTGATAAAAAGCACGTATACGCTGTTGATGATTTTGATAAATTGGATCGCTTTTTGATTCTTGGAACCGAGAATAATACAATGTATTCTACCGGTGCAGAATTGACAAAGTTGAATACAGACAACCTCATTCAATTGCTTAAGCTAGATCACGTTAAAACCATCGACCGTGTCGTTGAGGTTTCGACCCTTGGTCTTGGGTCTAAAAATGACTATTGTCTGTTCGCTCTTGCTATTGCTGCAAGCCAAGATGATAACAAGATCAGGTCATATGCTTTATCGAAGCTTAACGAAGTTGCGCGTACTGCAACTCACCTTTTTACATTTCTTGAAATTGTTAAAGGTTATCGTGGTTGGGGTTCAGCACTCCGAAAAGCTGTTGCAAAATGGTATACTACTAAAAATCCTGAACAACTAGCATATCAGGTTGTTAAATATCGCGAACGTAATGGATGGAAACACAAAGATGCATTGCGTCTTTCACATCCTGTCGCCGGTAATGCAACTACTGAATCTATTTTCAGGTGGATTGTAGGTGGAATGGATGCCGTTTCTGGTACTACTCCATATGTTAAGGGCAAAGTTGATAAGAAGGTTCTCAACCGTGCAGATTTGACCGATTATTTGCCAAATATTATAACGGCATACGAACAAGCAAAAACGGCAGATTTGCCGCGTTTGCTATCGCTTATTAACGGCAATGACGTTAAGTTGCCACGAGAGGCAATTCCTACCGAACATCTTACAAACCCCGCTGTATGGGAAGCCTTGTTGGAATCTATGCCCCTTGAGGCGATGGTTAGAAACATTGCAACTATGACTCGTGTTGGTCTATTGGGTGTTAGTAAAGAGGCTACGTATAAAGTCATTGAGCGGTTGAACGATCAAGAATATTTGCATAAGTCGAGGATTCATCCTATCAAAATGCTTGCCGCATATATGACCTATGTTGCCGGGAAGTCTTCTCGTGGATCAAGTGAATGGGTTCCTATTAAGGAAGTAACTGAAGCATTGAATACGGGTTTTTACAAAACATTTGCAAATGTAACGCCGGTTGGTAAAAAAAGTTTGATTGCATTAGACGTTTCTGGATCAATGACTACTCACGAGGTTGGTGGTATCATTGGCCTTGACGCAAGAACGGCTTCGGCGGCGTTGGCTCTCGTAAATGCCAATGTTGAAAAAGATGTATCTTTTATTGGGTTCTCGGTCGGAGTCAATGACGATAAGAATTCTAAAAAAGACGTATGGACTTATAGCCAGACGACCTCGAGATATTCTCATAATAAGGGTTCCATTATTGAAATGGAAATCGATCCTTCTATGACGATTTCGCAGGTAATGCGTTATATTGCTGGTTTTAGATTTGGTGGAACCGATTGTTCTTTGCCAATGCTTTATGCTATTGACAAAGAAATTCCATTTGAAAACATTTCTGTGTATACAGATAATGAAACATATCAAACGGCAATGAGAGCGGATGCAGCATTGTATCGCATGCGGGATAGACTTAAAGTTGATACAAAACTTGCAGTCGTTGGAATGGTATCAAATGAAATTACTATTGCTAATCCAAAAGATAGCGGTATGATGGACTTTGTTGGATTTTCGCCTGATACGCCAGCAGCAATTGCAGATTTCTTTAGAAAATGATATATTCGATTTATTCAAATGATGGCTCTCCGGTAGTGAATCTTAGTGATATACTACCGGTAGAACCTATAAATTATAAAATTACAAGAAACATAAATCGAATATCTATATCGCGTTTAGATAGCTCCTATATGCGTCGTTTTGTGTTTGTAGATGATTCTAGCTATCATTTTGATAACAGGTGGCTTTCAGTTGCAGTAAGCCATAATTATACTTATAGAGCATATAATACTATTACTGCGGTTTGTGTATATGAAACGAGTATACATAATTTTCTTAAAAGATTAGATGGATTACAATTTATGATAGTTGAGGGACGTTTATATTCTGGTGATTAGCCATCCCCGATGAGCTTTTTCTGATTTTACGTGTCTCATCATAGTTGGATATGAAAGACCATTATTCTTCAAAAATCTAGGTAAATCATACGAATCTACAAATGATATTTTTCCTGTAGGAGAAACTAATTTGTATTTTGTTTGACGCGAAATTACCTTTCCAAGAGGTTTCCCTTTTTTGGAATTACTGATCGCTTTCCTATGGGCATCAGACATTTTACGTTGTTTCATAAGTTTAGTCTCATTATCATTTTATTAATATTATTTACAACTTCCGTATAAATACTTGTATACTAACGGAGGTTTATATTAATGGCTACACTTAATAAATTTGGTGTTCCTATGGGTGGTGGTAATGGCCGTGGCGGTTTGCTACAGCTTAAGTACGGCTATCGCTTTCGTGTGCGTGTTGTAAACTTTGGACCTATTGCTGGTGGTATGGAACTTACGCAGCAGGTTGAAAGCGTTTCAAAGCCAAATATCGACACCGACGAAATCGAAGTTAACAGCTACAACTCAAAGGCATGGTTCGCTGGTAAGCACACTTGGGGTACAATTGATTTGGTTGTCAAAGATGACATTACCAACGCGGTTTCAACCCTTGTTGGTCACCAGATGCAGAAGCAGTTGAACCACTTTGAACAGACCGGTTTCGTATCCGGTACTAACTATAAGTTCGTAACTCTTATTGAAGTTATGGACGGCGGAAATGATGTTGTTCTTGAAGCTTGGACACTTGAAGGATGCTGGCTCAAGTCAGTCGATTATGGTGATATGAACTATTCACAATCAGAATATCAGACGATTACTATGACGATTCGTTTTGACAATGCTACGCAGGCAGATGGCCTAATGACGCTTCTTCCTGAGCGTATTGCTGGCGTAATGATCTAAGGATTATAGCCGTGGCATTGATGCTAAAAGATAGCAGAACAGCCGCAAATACATTCCGTCTCAATTCAACAAATTGGGACGGAGTACCTAAACCAAAATTCCTTTATTATGTTCGTTTTATGAAATCTGGTGGTTCTGGTAATACAGACAGCGGAATCGATTGGACTAAAGGAGTTGGTGTACTTGCACATACTGTTAAGCGCCCATCTATTACTTTCGAAACTGAAACTTTAAATCAATACAATAAAAAACGTGTTGTTCAAAAGAAGCAGGAATTCGATGAGATTTCGGTAACGTTTCACGATACCGTCGACCAACGTGCGTTTAATATGTTCTATGATTATTATCGTTTTTATTATGGTGAACCTCGACACGATCAAGTAGCTGATTGGTCTTGGGATATCATGTCCGATACTATGAAACAAGCGGGAAATTGGGGATTTATCCCTCCTCAGGTAGACCCTGACTATTCCTATTATTTCTCACACATAGAATTATATTACATATATGGCAAGACATACACGCAAATTAATATTATCCATCCAAAAATAACATCTATGGATTTAGATGAGTTGTCATATGACGAGGGCAACGGAACTCTAAATATTACAACAAAATTTGCACACGAAGGTTTTATTTATGTGGCGAATAATAAGGCACTACCAGCAGATTTGGTAGCTGAGATGGGCCTTGATCGCGCTGGATATTATGAGCCGGAAACGTCAAGCCCATATCCTGCATCATCCTCATCACCATACACGGCTGCAAATGCCGCACCTGTTGGTTTTGATATTGCAAGCGTGTTTAATGGCGGTAATGCCGCCGCATCACCAAGCACTGATAATAATAGAAGCGACGGATTGTCAGGACTAAATAATTCATTCAACAGCGTGTTAAATGGATTGCTTGGTGCAAACGGTAGCAATCAGGTATTTGATGCGAATGGTGCATCAAATGAAGAAAACATTGCAAATCGATTAGTAGATGGTCTTACTTAATGGCAAAACGATTTAATTCAGGTGTGTTTGTTCCTACCAATCCATCGAAATATAAAGGGACATCAAATCCAAAATATAGAAGTGCGTGGGAGCTTACTTTTTGTCAAGTATGTGATAAGCATCCGTCAATCATCGAATGGGCATATGAGATATTAACTATTCCATATCAAAATCCATTCACCGGATTATGGCACAAATATATTCCAGATTTCTTGGTTATGTATATGGACGCTAATGGTAAAAAACACTGTGAGCTTGTCGAAATCAAACCGAATTCACAGGCTGTATCAGAGGCGGCAAGATCACGCGCCGATAAAGAGGCTGTTCTGATAAATGAGGCGAAATGGGCAGCAGCACGTGTGTTTTGCAAACAACGCGGTATGAAATTTCGTATCATGACTGAACATGATTTATATACAACCGCGAAAAATAATGGTAAACCTAAAAAACCTAAAGCAGCACGTAAACCTAGAAAGCGTTAGTCTGCTTGACGCAATCTTTTTAGAACCTCGTTACGTGATGCAACATAACCATTAATATTTGGAGTTTCCCCATCGATCAGACCGCTATCAACGTTTTTCTTTGTGTCGTAATTTACCTTGTCACGCTCCATTATTGACTTTGCGACCTTGATACGTGAATCCACTTTAGACTGACTTGCTTTTAACGCAATCTCGAGCATTTTAGCCGCAGGTTCAAGAACCTGACCGGCGTTTTTTGGCTCCATACTGAAACTTAATTCAAGCATATCTTTATGGGCGCTCATCGCAACATCATAAAGATCGTCCATTTCTTTATCGTGGGTTAATAGATCAAAAGCGTCGTTACCGGGAGACGTAGTGAAAACACTATCGTCATCTTCCTCTACAACCTCTACCTCTGGAATAGGCATAAGGTTTAAAACTTCCTCAATACGCTTTGTCATAATAATATCTCGTTGTTTTTAAAGGCGAATTTATATTACGTCGCCGTGAACACTTCATAAAATTATTTATAAAAAATCGCAATTAAATTTTGAATTAAAGCCGGGGTTAATGGTACTATCTGTTCATTAAGGCGGTTTGTGGAAGTATAAATACCCTTACCCCGATCATTTAGCAACCTATGTAAGAGAACAACCATGCTTTTCGAAGAACAAATTTCCCGTAAACCTGACCTTTATCCTTGGACTAATACATTTATTGATGCGTTCTGGAATTCTTTTTGGACGCCAAACGAATTTAATTTCAAGAGTGACGTTCACGATTTCAAGGTTAATTTGACTGATGAAGAACGCGAAATTGTAACTAAGACACTATCAACCGTTGGTCAGGTTGAAATTGCGGTTAAAACGTTCTGGTCAAATCTCGGCCTTAATCTTCCACATCCATCTATTGCAGACCTCGGTGGCGTTATGGGCCATTCTGAAATCATTCACAACCGCGCATATATTAAACTTCTTGACGTTCTTGGTATGGAAGATGCATTCGAAAAGAACCTTAAGGTTCCTGAGCTTAAAGGCCGTGTCGAATACCTTCGCAAACATAACAAGAAAGTTTATGCTGATAAGAAAGCGCAGTACGTTTATTCACTTATTCTTTTCACGCTGTTTGTTGAAAATGTTTCTCTTTTCAGTCAGTTTTATATCATCCGTTGGTTGAACCGTAATAAGAACGTCCTTAAGGATACCGCACAGCAGACCGATTACACTCTTCGTGAAGAAGCACTTCACGCAAAGGTTGGTATTACACTTATCAACACACTTCGTCAAGAATATCCAGAGCTATTTGATGCAGAACTTGAAGCTAAAGTTAAGAAAGAAATTCAGGACGCATACAAGTCCGAGGCAAAGATCATTCACTGGATTTTGGGTGATTATAATGGCGTAGGTCTTAATGCAAATATTCTTTGCGAGTTTATCAAAAACCGCATGAATGAATCCCTTACCGAAATTGGTTTTGGGACACCATTTGATATTGACGAGGATGCACTCGTAAAAACACGTTGGTTCGATGAGGAAACAACCGGTAATCTTATGACAGACTTCTTCAATCAGAAGCCTGTTGAATATACTAAGAATAGCAAAGGCTTTTCTGAGGACGAACTCGGCTTCGATGACGAAGACGATATTTTTGCTTAAAATTAATGAATAAAAATATGGCGGTATGGTTCACATACCGTCTATAATCCAGATATTAAAAATTTAATAAAATGTATGAGGAAAATAATGACGTACTGGCTTAATGAAGACTCGAGATTATTCCTATCTCGTGGATATCTTAAAGAAGGCGAAACAGCAGAAATGCGTATTCGCGTAATTGCTGAAGCAGCAGAAAAGTATTTGAATAAACCCGGCTTTGCCGACAAGATCGAAGATTATATTTTAAAAGGTTGGTTATCCCTTTCATCCCCCATTTGGTCAAATTTCGGAAACGAACGCGGCCTTCCTATTTCGTGCAACAACTCCGTTATGTCAGATGATATTGAATCTATTTTGGATAAGACATCCGAAATCGCAATGATGACAAAGATGGGTGCTGGTACGTCACTTTATATGAGCCATCTTCGTCCTCGTGGGGCAGAAATCTCTGCTGGTGGCACATCTAATGGTCCAGTTCACTTTATGGGTATGATCCAAGAAGTTACCGACATTATTAGCCAGTCTAATGTTCGCCGTGGCTCTTGCGCTGTATATCTTGACGTTGAGCATCCAGATATCGAGGAATTCCTTGAATGTCGTGAAGAAGGTAATCATATTCAACACCTTAGTCTCGGTGTTTGTATTTCACGTCAATGGTTTGCAGAAATGAAGGAAGGCGACAAAAAGAAGCGTAAGATTTGGCTTCGTATTCTTCGTAAGCGTTCTGAAACGGGTTATCCATACTTGTTCTTTAAGGACAACGTAAATGATAACAAGCCACAGGTTTATAAAGACAAGGGAATGGAAATCGTTTCAAGCAATCTTTGCAATGAAATCTATCTTCATTCTGATGCAGAAACCTCATTCGTTTGTAACCTTCTTTCCTTGAACGCATTGCATTGGGATGAGTGGAAGGATACCGATCTTCCAGAAGTAGTAACATACTTCCTTGACGCGGTTATGTCAGAATACATCGAAAAGATTCGTCACAATCGATTTATGAAAGCAGCACTCAAGTTTGCAACCGAGCAGCGCGCCCTTGGTATCGGTGTTCTTGGTTGGCATTCTTATCTCCAGTCAAAGATGATACCTTTCGAATCCGCTGAAGCTAAGCGCATTAATATTGAAATGTTTAAGACAATTCAAGAAAAGACACACGCAGCTTCACGCAAGCTTGCTGTTGAATACGGTGAACCAGAACTCCTTAAGGGTTATGGAATGCGTAACGTTACTACTATGGCAGTTGCACCAACAACGTCTTCAAGTGCTATTCTTGGTCAGGTATCTCCATCTATCGAACCTGAAAACAGTAACTATTATACAAAGTCTCTGGCTAAGGGTAAATTCACGTATCGCAACCCATACCTCAAGAAGCTTCTTGGCGAAAAGGGCAAGGATAATGAAACCGTTTGGAAATCAATTCTTAATAAGGCCGGTTCAGTTCAGCATCTTGAATTCTTGTCCGAACACGAAAAGGCGGTCTTTAGAACATTCGGTGAAATTTCACAGTTTGAGGTCATTACTCAGGCAGCAGATCGCCAGAAGTTCATCGATCAGGGTCAGTCACTTAATCTTATGATCCATCCTGATACCCCTATCAAGGATATTAACAAGTTGATCATCGCTGCTGAAGAGCTTGGACTTAAGGGTCTTTATTATCAGCGTTCAACATCGCCAACCGCAGAATTGAATCGTAAGCTTGTCGCTTGCGTATCTTGCGAAGCTTAAGGAGAATAAAAAATGTACACAGTATATTCAAAGTCCGGTTGTGGTTATTGCGTTCGTGCAAAAGATACTCTTGATCTTCTTGGTGAAGATTTTGTAGATATTCGTATTGACGAACCTACCGACACGCTTTTTGAAAAGAAGGCAGAAATGAATACTAAACTTGGATACGAGGCACGAACAGTGCCTCAAATCTGGCACGGCGACGTGCATATCGGCGGCTACGATGATTTGGTTAAGTATCTTAAATGAAATAAACAACAATAGAGGAAATAAAATGACACTTGTTATGATAAGTGGAATAAAGAATCATCAACCGAGGTATGGTATTGAAATGGAAACTATACCTCGTAAAGGTGAAGTTATAGAAGTAACAAATACCAACACCAGTATGGTTGAAAGTTACACCGTTGACAAGATTAGTTATAGTTTGGTTAATACCGAAAATACATATAAACAGACTTGTGTAAATATATGGGTATCTCCCTTCGTAGAAAAGGGCGCTTAAAGCGCCCTTTAATATTTCATACAATTGATTTAGCGTTAAACGTAGTCATCCTTGTTATCAATAATAAACTGCAATTCGTCTGTTGTAAGATCAACCGCAGGTTTCTTAAAAAGGCGACTCAGCTTCTCGAATGTGGACTCTTCTGCCTGATTGAAAGTTGTTGTAAAAGAAATGATATGGATGTTTTTACCGTCAACAACACCTTTTTCTTTTTCAATTGTACTAAGTGCAACCATGTTGCGCCTGTTGACTGCCGCATCGTGGTTATCATAAACACCAATGACAGGGCTACCGTTCTCAGAGGTGTATTTTTCACGAACAACCCAAACATCTTTAATAATTGTCATTTTAAAACTCCTTTACTTAACTGTCAATTCAACTACTTCAAGTTCATCAATGAACCGGTTACGATCAAATGGATTAAGCCAAGAACCGATGTCGGGTTCGTTGTCTTTGGTAATAAATGCTGTTGCTATTGCAATGTCATTAACCACCCAAAAACCATCATCCATATTGGAGTAACCAACATAATAATATCCATCAACATCAGTATCGAAACGGATTAATTCTTGTGTATGGATGTTACGAAGTGCAAACATATCAAATCTCCTTCATTCGTTTCGATGGTTCAGTTATACATTATTCAAAAATAATGTCAACTGATTATTTTTATCAACCAAGGCGATAAGCTGCACCAAGATTTGCAAGCATTGCATTTGCCTTGGAACGATCACGTTGAATACCCCGTTCGTTATCATCCTTGATGCTTTTGAAACCCTTGTATACCTTAGCAACTTCAACCATATAGGTTTCGGCATACTGCATCCGAACGGTGGTTTTGTAACCATCTACCGTCTTCATCTTGTTCTTGAGAACGAACAGTTCCTGACCACCGTCGCAAGTCCAGAAAAAGTTCTTAACCTTGCCAGCCTTAGAAACTTCGGAACGAATGATAGAACCCTCGTAAACCCAAATGGTTTTGGATTTCCGTTCTTCTTTTGCAATCAGTTGACCAAGGGGCTTACCAACGAACTGTTCGGCTACTGCAACGTTGTCAAAAGTATTCATTGGAAAGTCTCCTTAATTCGTTTCGATGATTAAGTTATACACTACGCAAAAATAATGTCAACTGATTTTTTGTATTAAAGTGCACCGGTATATTGAAGAAATGCAGTTGTTAAATCTTTGTGGATTGGTGATGGGAATGCGTCATTCCAACGTCCGTCTGCACGTGCGGAATAAAGCCGATAGTTTTCTTGACGAATGATGTTTGCAATCACCGTGTAGGAGTGATGTACTTTATCATCATTAATGCGTTTCAATTCCTCATTATTCATTCTTTTCATCCGTTGTTCTTGGTGGACCACCATACTCTGGTGTGAGATTTCCTTCAGGAGTATGCGTACCTAATTTTACCAAATATGCAAGAGCACTTTCCGGTGTTTTACATATCTCTTCGGTATGCTTTTTAATGAATTCTTTTAATTTTTCACGTTGTTCATCATTCATAACAAAACCCTTTAAATAGAATACAATATTTTATCACACATTAATGTCAATATCAAACTGATATATAGATGGTAACGAGGAAATTAAAATGTTTATTATGTATACAATGGATGGATGTGTTTTTTGTCAAAAAGCAATCGAGTATATTCAAAATCATTTAAAAGAAAAAGTAGAACTAAGAAATGTTAAAATTAAAGAACATTTCGAAACAATTCAACGTGTTTTACCGAATGAAACAACCGTACCACAGATTTTTTATAATAATAGACATGTTGGTGGCTACAATGATTTGGTAAGAGATTTCTAAACGAGATAAATACATTAAACCGCCTATTTATATTGAGGAATACGATGAAAACTCTTCAAGATTACTTAACAGAATCTAAAAAATGTTACACCTATCACGTCAAATTCTTGCAAGAGATTGACGAGGAGATTATGGATGGTCTTGAAAAGGTGTTTGTAAAATATGACGTTGAAAGCATTGGGATGCCAACACGAAGCATTCTACAACGTCATCCTATTGGCTTTTCGGACGTACCTCCATCTTGCGTATATACGATTGTAATTACAACATCACGTCCTGCACTTGGGAGCGTAATCCAAGCAGATTTATGCCAGCATCTTGGAATGCTTGAAAAATATGTCAAAGTTCATTCTGAAAATGACCCGTTTGAAGTGAGAGAGAAGTTTCAAGAAGAAACTTTTGACATTGATGTTAAAGCAGTGGAAGATGAACTCGAGGAAGTTCTTAGCGGCTTTGAAGCTAAAACCATTGGTGAAATTCCGCAAGCATTTGGTAACGAATATAATCAGCTTCTTTTACAATACCTTGCATATCAGCAAGCTAAAAAAGCAGAAGACCCAAATAATAAAGCAACTGTTTTTGCTTGGCTGAATACCCTTAAGGCAGATAGAGCAACCGAATTTGTAGACGAATTTGGCGGAACAAAGACTGTTTCTGGTAGCACTATTGATACGTCTAAAGAAGTTAAGCCACCATTCGAAATGGCACCAGATGGAAATTTTGATAATCGCCAACGTCACGTTGTTAAAACTTTCAAGGACGCAAAAGATCAGTATATTAAATTGGTAGGCGACAGATAATATGGTAAATCGAAAAAACATAACAGGGCAAGGTGACGTTTCCACTATCAGGATAACACCCGGTACTGGCGATGTTTATTTAAAACCGTCTTCGTCACAAGATATTGTTATTCCAAATACTGCGACGTTGCAAACGACATCATACCCGTCTATTGCAGAACCAACCGTTTCATCCGAATATCTAAATTTGATTCGTTTTGACAACATGATTTCTGGTCCTAATGATAAGGGAATCTTTGCTGGTTTAGATAGATCAACAGGCTTTTATGACTTTAAATTGAAGTCAATCTCTATTGGTGACGGTCTTGTGATAGAAGAAACACCGTCATCAATTCGTTTGAGTTTGAAGCCAACAGATGAAACAATCGTATTGGTACAAGGTGGATTGAATGAAGTAAATTCAGGTGGTCTTGTATTCAAAGGAATCGACAGTAATAGTATTATGAGATTTCGTAATATTGTTGCTGGTCAAGGTCTTACTTTAACACAAAACCCTTCAACTATTACCATTGGTTTGACAACTCCTCCATCAATAGGAGATATTACCGGTGGTGCGAACGTTGGAACTGTTGGTGTTGGTGTATTCAATGATAAAACCGGAAATACGTTAAACTTTCGCAATATAGCATCCGGTAACTCTATTATCAGCACTACTCTAAACTCGTCTGGAACCAATATAGTTCTTACTGTAAATGAAAGTGCTATTAATTTAGCGAATGTTTCAGGTACTATTACTGCAAGTAGAGTAACGGGATTACACCCCGTAGCAACAACTGGTTCATATACATCTCTAATTAATAAACCAACTATACCAACTACATTGGAAACCCTAACAAATGTTAGTGGTACAGCAACTAACGGTCAAGTTCTTGGTTTCAATGGAACTGGATGGTTACCTGTATCTATTCCAGACCCGTCATCTTATATTCAAAATACGTTTACCGGAGTTAAAATCGGTAATACTACTATTTCTGCAAATACTGCAACTACTATTTTAAATTTAACATCTGATGGTGGAATTTTATTACAGCCAAATGATACAACTAAAACAGTTGATTTTAGTCTTAATGATACTGGTGTTGTACCCGGTTCATATTCATTAAGTAATGTAACTGTAGATAGATTTGGTCGTATTACTAATATTGCTAACGGTCAAGCAAGCCATTACGTTGATCCAATGACATCTATTGGTGATATGCTTTATAGAAATTCTATGAATGCAACTGTTAGATTACCAGCAGGTCAGACAAATTCAGTATTGACGATTTTAAATGGAGTTCCAACGTGGCAGGTTCCAGCAACTAACCAGTCGGTGACGTCCGTAGGTATTATCGCAGGCCCCGGCCTTCAAGTGGCTGGAAGCCCTATCACAAGTAGCGGTGATATTACCATTGGTCTTAGAACAACTGGTACACCTTCTGGAACATTTAGAACCCCGACTATATCTGTAGATGCATATGGGCGTATCACTGGTATTAGTGAAAATCTTACCATTAGCCAATCAAGAGCGATCAATACCGGTTTCGGTCTGACTGGCGGCGGTGATCTTTCTGCTGATAGAACAATATCATTGGCAAATTCAGGAGTAACCGCAGGTACTTATAACAGTGCTACGATTACTGTTGATCAGTATGGACGTGTTACAAATGCATCATCTGGTAATCCCGGTCTGGTTGATCCAACAACTAATATCGGTGACATGATTGTTCGTCAAGTAAACGGTTTAGCACGTTTGCCGATGGGTACAGAGGGACAAGTCCTTTCTATATCAGGTGGAGTCGTAACGTGGGCGAATCCAACCTCTGGAGGCGGCACTGGTAGCGGTACTGTTAATTATGTAGGGGCATTAGGAGGAAACGGAATCGTCGTCACTGGTGGCCCTATAACCGATACAGGCGTATTTAATATCGGCATGGAAACTCTTGGAGTTGCACCGGGTACTTATAATGCGGTAGACATTACAGTTGATCAATACGGGCGAGTTACAACTATTCAACCAGCTATTCAGCTTACCGTTGGTGGTAGAACCGTTGTTGATCCATCCGGTGGTTTGTATACGGCTGCATTTGAACTTGATGAAATTGAAGATGCAACCGATTCAATAAATACACAATATAAGGCTGTTGGTAAAATTATTATAGATATTACAACACCACGAATGTTGATTGCTTCAGGACCAAACCCGACCGATCCTTGGTTTACTGTTGACGGTGCAACTTTTATTACGCCACAATAAGGATTAACTAATATGGATATCGAACGTCTTAAAATCTTGGCTGGACTTGAAAATAGTAAACAAATTGGTCAACCGTATCATGGTATTTCAAGCTATACGCCGCCAGTAATTCGTCAATTCAACGTTAATAACACCGCCGATAACCCTATGATGTCTGAAACCTCGGAATCAGATATCAAGAAACTTTTCAAGAAGTTTTATCGTAACGGTACTGATAAACTGGAAGCAATTACACACGTTGCAAATGCGGTTGGTGTTAAACCAACTGATCTTATCGGCATGTTTGACGAAACAAGGGAACCAAAGACATTAAGAGAATATGTCGAACAGGTTAAAGCATCAAAAGAAGTATAAAATACTACTTTTATTATAATTATTTGTTAAATACCTACATATGAAAATTATGTAGGTATTTTTATGTCTTCTACACCAAATTTTACAAAAAAAGCAAACGCGTTAGACACGTATAACCAAGAACGCGAGGCCGAAATACTTAGATGTGCATCTGACCCTATCTATTTTATTGAAAATTACGTTCAAGTACAGCACGCGATCAAAGGTCGTCTACCATTCGTAATGTATGATTATCAGAAAGAAATGGTTAATGGCTTCACTAATAATACAAGAGTGATTGCGATGTGTGGTCGTCAGCTTGGTAAATCGGTCCATAAATCAACAGATATAACATATAACGACAAACAAGTTAAAATTAAATCTTTAATTAAATTATCTTTGAGAGAAAAAATAGTTGAAATGATAGAAGATTTGATTTTGAAATTGGTTCGTTGATGGTGAATAAAATGAATATTTTTAAAAAAACATTTGTCAATTTTTTGAAAGCCGTGTTGTGGGTTCTTGATAAAGACCATCGTGTAAAACACGAAATTGATATGGACAATGAAAAGAAATTTACTCATGCTACCAGTCATAATTTTAAGAGTGATTTTGGAACGGTAACAGACGCGTTTAGAACTGTACCGTATGATTTATGGTCATTAACAACCAGTACAAAATCATTGTTAGCTGCGGATAAGCATCGAGTCATTCGTGATGATTTTTCAGAGGCTTGGCTCGAGGATTTGCAAGTTGGTGATACTATTTTAACTGACGCCGGTCCCGAAAAAGTAGTATCTGTGAATTCTCTTGGCGTTCGTACACATATGTATTGCTTATCCGTTAGTGCAGATAATCCAGAGGATCAAAATAATAATTTATTCTATACTAATGGAATACTATCACATAATACCACCGTTGCTGCTGCATACTTGTTGTGGAAAGCAATGTTTACAGATGACTGTACTATTCTTATTTGTGCAAACAACTTAGCGCAGGCATTGGAAATTATGGACCGTATTCGTTTTGCATATGAAAATATGGAAGAATACGATTGGCTTCGTGCTGGTACAACGGAATACAACAAAGGTACTATTAAATTTGACAATGGTTCTAAAATTGTTGCTCGTGCGACCACAGAAAATTCTGGTCGTGGTTTGTCTATTTCGGTATTGTATGTGGACGAGTTCGCATTCGTTAGAAGTACAATTGCAAATGCTTTCTGGACATCTATTTCTCCTACCCTTTCAACCGGTGGTTCTGCAATCATAACCAGTACTCCGTTGAATGACGAAGATATGTTCGCTAAACTTTGGTTCGGATCATTGGACACTTTTGATGATCATGGTAATGAAAATGAAAATGGTGTAGGTAGAAACGGTTTTAAATCGGTTAAAGCTATTTGGTCTGATCATCCAGATCGTGATGAAAAATGGGCTAATGCACAACGTAGTCAGCTTGGCGAAATTAAATTTAGGCAAGAACACGAATGTGAGTTCGTTTCAGACGAGGAAACTTTGATTCACGGTCTTACATTGGCAGCAATGAAAGGTCGCGAGGAAGAATTTAAAATAGGTGATGTCAGATGGTTTAAAGACGTTGAGGCTAACCAGTTATATGTGGTAGCTCTTGATCCAAGCACTGGAACAGGAGGTGACTATGCCGCCCTTCAAGTATTCGAACTTCCATCGATGATTCAAGTTGCTGAATGGCGTCATAACAACACTACTATTAAAGATCAAATTCAATTACTAATGAACACTCTCTTATACATCAAATATGTTCAAGAAAATGACCCTAATCAAAATTTTGAACCTGAAATTTATTGGACAGTGGAAAATAACGCATATGGCGAGGCTGCATTGGTTATTATCAATGATACTGGCGAAGAAAACTTTCCCGGTACATTTGTACATGAGCCAAAAAAGCCCGGTACGAAACGTAAAAGAAAAGGTTTATCAACCAACAGAAAGACAAAAATCGCAGCTTGCCTTAGAGTTAAGTCATACATTGAAAGTAATCGTATGAAGATAAACAGCCGCGCTCTTATCAAAGAACTTAAGACATTTGTTGCTAAAGGCGAATCTTATGCAGCAAAATTAGGCGAAACAGACGATCTAGTAATGGCAATGTTGTTTTGTGTTAGGATGGCTGACATAATTGCAAGTCAAGACGAGGACTTAGCTGAACAATTAAAAGAAGGCGTGTCAACCGAATTTTTAGATGAAGAAGATGAAGATTTTGAATTTGAAGGCCCTGCCGCAATTTCATTTTAAGGTAAATATTCAATATAGGAGTATTACAACCAATGGCTAATATGTTCAGTAGCGCGGCGAATGACATTTTCAATCTATTGAAAAGTTCTGGTCGCAAAGTAACTTTGTTTGATGAACAAGGTAATAAAATTTATAAAACCAAGGATGCTCGTAAATTTTTTGCGGTTCCAGATAGACTGATGATTGTTTTGGAAGATGACAATAACGATTCTTTTATATCGTTATATTTTGGTAACAATATTGATGCAAAAGATATTGCCTCATTAATTTCAAGTCTTAGGAATATCGCGGTTCAATACGGTCTTCTTTTTGATATTCGTAAATATGGTAAAAAGTTGTCGCCTAAGGATTTTGCATATCAGGCGACACCTATTGTGAGCGAAAACAAGGAAACAAAAATGTTTAAAACAATCTCCCTTTCGAATGCTGCACAACGTGTCGATTTGCAGCGTCATATGACAAAATCGCTCGGCCTTAAAGAGGGAGTTGACTTTGCAGTATTCGGCAATAATATCGTTTGTAATGAGGGATATACCGAATCTACGAAATATCTTGTTGAAACTACATCTGCGGTTTTGCAAGAAAACAGTGACGTGTTTTTGAAGTATGCAACTGAATGGGTTAATACACGAACCGGATTAGACCGCGACGTTAACGCTAATGAAATTACAAATCTTGCAAAAGGTTTCAAAGATATCATCTCAAACAAACTTGATGTCCATATTGTAAAGCCAGCAAAAGAAGAAAAGTTTAGCTCGAATAATTTACGATTTGCATCAGAATTAGAACGTGTTGTAAATTCTAACTTGAATAATAGTGCATTGAAAGAATATATTGGGTCTGTTGTTGACAAACTACGTCACAACGAAAAACTAAATCCAAACGAACAATTCTTTACTAAGAAGCTGGTTGACATCGTGGAACATAATGCTGTTATCGAGGCATTAGACGAAGACATTGCGACGTACGGCGTAGAGGGCGACCCCGAACTCGGTCAATATATGATTGATACATTGGTCGCAATAAAGCAAGAGGCTGATTCCCGTGGTATCGATCTTACTGACGGTGTGTACTCAATGGAAGATTTGGCGTGTGCACTTGTTTGTTTGATGAAAGCATACGCAGATGATCGTATTGATACGTTGATTCCAAATCATTATGAAGATTTTGTAAAAGCGATTCGTGGTGTTTTCGGTACATTGTCATTTGAACATGAAACTCCAGAAGTTTTAGCATTTGATCGTTGGGTTAATGTTTCCGTAGTCGAAGGTAAAACCAGTTTCGATGTTAAGCAATTCTTTAAGCAATATGGCGTGGAGTTTGTTGTAGGTCATACAAAGAAATCCGAGGTTGTTGATTCTATTGCACAGTACCTTGTTGATTTTGGTGGATATAAAACAGTTAAAGACGCTCACGGTAAAGCATCCGAAATTTTCAAAAACTTCGTCAAAAAGCCAATGGAAAAAGAACTTGGATTTGTTTTTGAGAGTTTTGACGTAAATGGTTTTTTTAAAGAATACGGGACTGATTATTGGTTAGGTCGTGATCCAAGAGATAAATCTAAACGATATGAGGCTCAAGCAGTTATTCCGTCTATCGCTAATTTTCTTGTTGATATTGGTCAATACAATAATCCAATTGCTGCCGAGGAAGAAGCTGAAAACGTATTCTATAAGTACGTAAAACCTGCTCTTGAAAAAGATCATGGTTTCATTTTCGAGGACAATAATCCAGACGGTTATAAAGGATTTGAAGAAGACGAACGCAAAGCTGATTCAATTACTTTTAATGTAAGAGATTTCATTGACAAATACGGTTCTGATTTTAATTTTGGCCGTCCGTCACCTGAACAGGACGATATGAAATATTCATCAAAAGAAATTATTGACTCTATCGAACATTACCTCCATAACGAGTTTGATATTTCTGAACGTTTTGATTTGTCTGGAAAGGCTTCCGAATTGTTTAGATCAAAAGTCAAAGGTTTTCTTGAAAACCACGATTATATTTTTGAGAATTATATTGGAGAAGATGTGTCCGAGGATACAATTGTTTCATTTGCAACCGATTGGATTGATGAATATTTGTCAAAACCACAAAATATTGAAGATATCAAATCTCTTATCGACTCCGATGACACTCCCGAAGTAATTAAAGAGGTGATCCAGTCTACCGCTGATGACATTATTTTTATGGCTGGCGAGGCAGCAGATCGCGATTTTGATGTTAAAGGAACACCAAGCATCGACGTTGCATATGACAAAGGTATCAAGTCATCAACCGTTAAGAAAATTGAAAAAATTATCAAAGGCGATTTGACAGAAGCATACAACCGTGGTCAATCAACCGCTAAAGATATATATTCTTTTTTGGAATTAGTTCTTCCACAAGTTTCAGTTTATGAAAAAGATTATGAAACTTTTAAGAAACAAGTTATGGCACGCGTTCGTAAGGAATTTAGCAATTCTATGGCGTCAACTAATTTGATTTCAGGTTTGGTGGATTCTATGGATGGAAAAATTTCATCTTACTATGACCGAGTATCTAAAGATAGACTCCAAACAGGTTTCACCCTTGGTGGAGATGTTGATACCGACTTTATTAATGCAGTGAAAAGATTTTAATTAAAATTTAAAATAATATTGCAGGCCACCTCGAGGGTTTGATATAAAGGGACCAGATAATTTATTTGGTTCCTTTTTCTTTATAAATTATCTAAAAATTTATAAAAATAATATTGAAACAGCGTTTTGATGTTTGATATAAATGATAAATAGTTATGTAGATAATTTCTACAAAACACAATTTAGCACAATTAGCACAATTTACACAACTAAGGAAATATATTATGAATAAAATGGACCTCATCCGTCAGCGTCTCGCAGCAGAAAAGACAAAGAACGACCCGCAGAGCCGCCCTTCCAACGACAACGCATCTTATCCTTTTTGGGAAATTCAGCCAAACACTACCGCAACTGTTCGTTTCGTAGCTGATGCTGATGAAGACAATACTTATTTCTGGCTTGAACGCTTGACTATTAAGCTTCCATTCCAAGGGATTGTAGGCCAGTCAGATCGCGAAGTAACCGTAACCGTTCCTTGCATGGAAATGTATAAGGAGCCTTGCCCTATTATCACAGAAACACGCCCTTGGTGGGACGACGAATCCTTGAAGGATTTGGCTCGTACATATTACAAGAAGCGTTCTTATCTTTATCAGGGTTTCGTTGTAGACTCTCCTTTTGAAGAAAAGAATGTTCCTGAAAACCCACTTCGCCGTTTCATCATCGGTCCACAGATTCACAAGATCATCGAAACTTCCATTATGGACCCTGAACTCGATTATCCTTGCGATGCTGATGTCGGTACGGACTTCAAGATCAACAAGACTCTTCAGGGAACGCAGCATTCTTATACAACATCTGGTTGGGCTCGTAAATCACGCGCATTGAATGAGGCAGAACGTGAAGCACTTGAAAAGTACGGTCCTTATAACCTTCGTTCTTTCCTTCCGAAGAAGCCTTCTGAAGAAGACCTCGAAGCAATTAAGGAGATGTTCCACGCATCCGTTAATGGTGAGGCGTATGATCCAGCACGTTGGAGCAAGTTCTACCGCCCATTTGGTGTAAGCGATGACTCCGCTACGACCGAAACAAAGACTACACACGTTGTGTCTAAGCCCGCGACTAAGACTGTAACAAAGCCAGTTGTTGAAGAAACTGTTGACGAAGTTGCAGAAGAAACCGTAGTTGAAACGGTTGCTGAAGTTAAGACGACTGAAACTAAGGGTAGTAAGTCAGACGTTTCCGATCTTATCGCTCAGCTTAAGGCGCGTCAGTCAGCAAAGTAATTCCTTACTAAACCGATATAACATAGGGGAGTCATCTCCCCTATGACTTTGATAATTTAGCTTGGAGTTAGCTATGAAGCCATTTGATATTTCAAAATTTCGAAAATCTATTACTAAAAGCCTAGACGGTATTTCCGTTGGTTTCCATGATCCAGATACTTGGATTTCTACAGGGTCATATGCCCTAAATAAAGCAATTTCCGGTGATTTCAATCGTGGTATTCCACTCGGAAAAGTTAGCGTTTTCGCTGGCGAATCCGGTTCTGGAAAATCATTCGTTGTGTCCGGTAATATTGTTGCAAATGCTCAAAAGCAAGGGATTTTCGTTATCCTAATCGATACGGAAAATGCTCTTGATACGGAGTGGCTCGAGGCGCTTGGTGTTGATACGTCCGAGGATAAGCTTCTTAAGATCAATGCCGCAATGATTGATGACGTTGCAAAAATTATCAGTGATTTTATGAAGTCATATAAATCTGATTATGCAAACGTTCCAAAAGAAGAAAGAATGAAAGTTCTTTTTGTTATCGACTCAATCGGTATGCTTATGACGCCAACAGACGTTGCACAGTTTGAAGGCGGCGATATGAAGGGTGATATGGGCCGTAAGGCTAAAGCTCTTAAAGCGCTTGTTACCAATTGTGTTAATATGATTGGTGAATGGAACGTTGGTATTATTGCAACAAACCACACGTATGCATCACAAGATATGTTCGACAAAACCGACAAAATCGGCGGTGGTTCTGGACCAATTTTCGCAGCATCAATCGTGGCATTGATGAATAAGTTTAAACTTAAAATTGACGAAGATGGTAACAAGGTTACAGACGTTCTTGGTATTCGTTCGAAGTTCCAAGTCGCTAAATCTCGTTATGCTAAGCCTTTTGAAAGCGTAGAAATTCACATTCCATATGAAACTGGAATGGACCCTTATTCGGGCTTGGTTGATATGTTTGAAAAAGCTGGTCTTCTTGTCAAAGATGGCAACAAACTTAAGTATGTTGCTGTTAATGGAACCGAAACCAAGCTTTTCAGAAAAGAATGGAAGGGCAAGCATCTTGACGCAATTATGCTTGATTATCCAGAGCACGAAAAGCGTTGGGCAGAAGAACGAGCTAAGGCTGGTTTGCCTGAGGAAACCTTACCTGAACACGACGAGGACGGAGTGATCATTGAATAAAATAAAGCCCCTTCGGGGGCTTTATGCCTCTTGTAGTTCAAGATACGGCTTAATTGCTTTAAGCGCTCCTTCAACGTTGTCTGCCCAAATGAAATGCTTCGTGTGAGAACTATTAGTAATCCGTTCAATTTTTTCTTGAACCAATGTTGGATGACCAACATATGCGAATACTTTATTTTTACACACAATCATTCCGCCGAGGATTGCTTTGGTATGAATGTTATCGTCATCCAAAAGATGCAAATGGTATAAATTAGGACGATACGATACACCATCAGCGTAACGATACTTACGTGCACGATATTGACGGTCCATTTGAATCTCCTTAATTCGCTTCGATAATGTAGTTATACATCATCTAAAAAATAAGTCAACAACTTATTCTCTTTCAACAAATTGACGAATTGCAATGTTCGTATCGATTTCACCCCGTGATGGAATACCAAGACCAATAGAACGACCGTGGCAATTATACGTGTCCATTTCGATGAAACCAGCACTTACGATGTGCCGCCCAAAACCCTCAACGAAATCACGGTGCTCGATGATCTCAGGAAAAACGATGATTGATTCGCCACCAACAATGTTCTTTACACAAACATACTTGTTACGCATATCGATACTTTACACAATGTAAATGACAATTGAAGCGTCAATATCATCAGAACCAACGGTAGTCATAATCGAATGTTCAACCTTGTAAACCCGATATTCTTTGTGGTCGATTGATACCGTTTCATCAACACGCGGAACAGCAGGGAGAGAAACCTGACGGTCAAAAGACGTATGTGAAAGGCAAACCTTAATCATTTTAAAACTCCTGAATTCGTTTCGATGATTAAGTTATACTCTATTCAAAAATAATGTCAATAGAGTTTATCTTCTACGTATTGTAAAATCTCATCAAATTTTTCAAAATGTGGAACATGATAATCATAATACATTGCAGAAGTGTGTCTTCTAACTTTAAGAAGGCCGCGCTTAATGACCAAATGGTATAAGGGTTCAACCATATCGAATTTAGCGGGAACCAGATCAGTTAGGTTGGCAGATACCCCATTGTTGGTTCCCCAAAGTCCAAACTCGATATTAATACCATTTGGTGTTGACATATTGTTCGCTTGAATAAAATGTTTGCTATAATATGTTATATACATATTGCGTTGCATCCTTTTGAATGAATATCGTCAAGAATTTTTATAAATTCAATAATATTAGTATAATTATAGATATCGTATGTAAAAACAAAAGATTCTTTCCGTATCTTAACAAGGCCATTGTCTATAACAATCATGTAAATTCTATTGTAAATGTCTAATTCATATGGAATAAATGTTGACAAATATTTTGATACTTGATTGTTACATATCCACAACCCACCGGATATATCTTGATCAGCAATCGTAATAGGGAGATTCATCGTATTAAGATGCAAATTAAGCATACTTCTATATACCAGCATCTCCCTATATCCTTTTAGATGATTTTCAGAGTAGCGTCTACAACCGGACCATCCTTTGTATCAAACTGCGAACCCCAAGAAAGTTCTACGCCTTGCGTGGTGTAATAATTCATATGATTTTCGAACTCGATTGGGTACGAGTTCTGGAATACATTCATCAAAAAAACGTGGTCCGATGCAGGAACGAGCGCTGTTGGATTAATACCGCCACGGTCAAGATCATTTTCAAAATCAACATTCATATTGGCAAAAATGTTGTGTGCCTTACGAATGTCGTGATTACGCTTATTAGCAGCCATCTTTTCGCTATATGTCATCGGAATCTCCTTATCTACATTACCCATATTCATACATCCCTTACGCCGAGTAGTTCACGTTCACGCGGGGTAAGCTTGGCAATAGCCGCTGCCCGGTCCTTCTTAGCTGCATCGATAAGATCAATGTCAGGTTCAATGATCATATCAATAACGATAACTTCTTTGCGATTTACAGGGTTTAGCATACCGGGCTTTTTGGTAATCTCGCCTTCGCCACCCCACCAACCTTTATTTCGTGCTGCAATCTTTGCACCTTCTTCATTGATAAAAACACCAACGGTGCGCCCGACGCGGCCATATTCATCAATGACTTCTTTTACAACCCATACATCAAAAAACTTGCTCATATCACACACCTCCTTGTTACATAGAAACTTCAGTTACACCGTCAGGATATTTTGCAGCTTCCGCCAGAATACGCGCCGAAAAAACCAGTGCGCCAACCAGAGAACCCCAACCACCGGGAGAATCATATTTAGCACACATTTCCGGTTCACCAACCACTTCCGGTGCATCCCAAGGGCGAGAATTATGACGTTCCTCGTTAACACTCTGGAAGAAATTACCCATAATCTGAACAACCTCTGTATTAGGAGTATTGTGCAGTTCTCGAATGCCGCCACCCTTACCATTATCAGGAATGTGAGTGTAAAACAGATTGCGAACATTCGAGGTGTAATTCAGATGCTCCTCGGAACCACCTACATATACATCATAGCTCATATCATTCTCCTTAATTCGTTTCGATAATTAAGTTATACATTACTAAAAAATAATGTCAACACTCTTTTGTTAAATATCTCAAAAAAGAGATGCTTATGAAATCGGAATTAGATAAGTTTTACACCAATCCTCGTATTGCGAAAGAGTGTGTAAATCTTTTAAAGAAATATATTTCTGATGAACCGTTGATTGAACCTTCAGCCGGTAATGGATCATTTTCAACTCTTATATCGTGTACCGCATACGACATCGCACCAGAACACGATGGTATTCTTAAAAGCAATTGGTTTGATATAACGCCACCTGCTGGTTGTGTTGTATTTGGAAATCCACCATTTGGTAATAGAAACGCATTAACTAATGGTTTCATTGCACATTCATTACCATACGCAAACATTATTGCATTTGTATTACCGAGAGTGTATCAAAAGAAAACAATGCAAACTATATTTCCTGATGAATGGTCGTTGGTAGAAGACATACTGTTACCAAATGATTCATTTCTTTTGGATGGTAAACCATATCACGTTCCAGCGGTTTTTCAAATATGGATAAAAAATCATACAACTAATTTACGGGAAAGCTTAAAAAAAGAAGAAACTACAAGTGATTTCGAATTCTCTAAAAATGGTGAATGGTTTATATTTGGTGCGGCACCGCATAAAATCATTCCATCCAAAGAAAAATTATTGAATAATAGAGGATATACCCTTTATAGTAGTGAAGAAATAGTTGAAAGACTGCGAAAAATAGATTGGAAAAAATACGCGTTGAGTAGTGTTTCCGGTGGAGTTGCGTGGTTTTCTAAACAACAGATCATTACAATTTATAATGAGGTTTATTATGACAAGCAACAACGATAGCCGCAATCTGGTCAAAAACCTTGCCAAAAAGAATAAGTGGCACAAAGAATCAAAAAGAAATGTTGTTACAATCCACAATGAAAAATGGTCAGTGGCCGTTAACAACAAACGCATTGAATGCCGTCAATTATACGAGGATTGCGTTGGTTTCATTTCTATAGATTATGAAACCAAGGATACTACCCAATATCGTATTAAAGATTTAACAAAGTATAAGGTTTCGAGAATTTCACCATCTGGTATTAAAGCATACGATGTTATTATTAAAACCGAAAAGGCGGGATAATTCCCGCCTTTTTATTAGTCCCAATCATCATCATCATCATCATCATCATCGGAATCGAGGCGCTCCATTTTAGGAAGAGTGCTATTATACATCCAAGCTTCGATAGGTGATTCCTCGGTGATTTTCCTACCGTTTGAAACCAATCCGTGACTGATTGCATAATTTTTACAATCAATAGCAAATTTCAATTCACTATCCTTGCTAAAAGCAACGGTGTCTATACCAGCCGATTCCAAAATAGATTCTCCAGAACGCAAGCCAGCACTATCAATAACTTTCCACATATGCTGAATTCTACACCCGTTTGTACCGGGGACATCAAGCTGGCCGTTAATACCACGTCCATACATGTTATACCCAAACCACACAGAAGATAGGGTCACCGCGAAATATTCACCTTCGCGCATAATAACATACGTGTCAGTGGTATTCAGATCAGGATGGTCTTTTGTAGGAATACCTTTAGAAAAATCAAGCAACTTAACAACTGCACCCATTTTATTCTCCTTTCAATATCTAATCCAATGTGATCCATCATCACGCGTGAAAATCATAATGGAATCTTCTACTTCTTCTGCATCAATTTCATCAAACCATTTCATTCTATATTTTGGAATGGTTTCATCAAACATATTAGTACCAATGTATTCGATTGATATACAACGGCTAAAATCTTTTTCGTCGTCCATTATCTTTTGAACTTGTTCGATGGTGAGATTGTGCAAATCCACGTTTCACTCCTTTTTATATAGCAATCGTCTCGTATCATATGTTAATTTATAAATATGTCAATAGATTGGTTTTCACTAAATAACGAGTAAACCGATCATGGTCTATATTAATAAGGTTGAAGCAAAAATGAATGAATACTCAGAACTCGTCCTAAATGTTTGGGAATTAGTAAAAGACTCCGTATCTGCAAGCAAGCGCGAAGATGTAGCTAATAAGCTTGTTAAAGTATTTTCGAATGCTGGCGCGGATTTAGAAGAAGTGGCAAGTGATCTTCACGGTGAAGACGCTATCCTTGATAGAATTCTTGCTGATTATCGTGAAGAACCTGAAATGGATGAAGAGGAAGAATACGACTACGATTATTGATATAATCCCATTGTTAATGGTAATATTAATAAAAAGGAATACAAGATATGCATCATTGGTTTAGAAAAGTTTCAAGCAATCCAGACGATTTAAGCTCACTTGTTGATGCAATCTTGTATTTCGAACAAGAATTACAGGATGCAAAGTACGAGGTTAAACTCAGCGGTTCCGTTGCAAAAGCTGCGGCAGATTTGCCCGGTATTGTTGAACATCGTTTTGGTCAATATCAAGAGGTTGAGGCTATCTTGAAATTTGTAGAAATATTGCATACTAAGAAAAAAGGTGTAGTATTCAAAGGCTATCTTGAACATTATAATAAAGCACTATCAGCACGTGAGGCTGAAAAGTATGCCGATGCTGATCCAAAGGTCGTTGAACTTAATCATCTTATAAATGAAATCGCACTTGTGCGTAATGCGTATATGGGAATAATGAAAGGACTTGACGCAAAGCAGTGGCAAATAGGAAATCTTACAAAACTTAGAGTTAGTGGAATGGAAGATTTTTCTGTATAAATTCTCTTGACTTTATGTTTCTTTGCTATATATGTAATTTAGAAACTAAATAGAGGAGATATTTGATGACCGCAGTTGTTAAAATTCGTACCGCTGAAACTGATTTTAAAGACGTTGAAGTCGCAACATTCGGAACTGATGATCCACTTACTCTCGCTTCACTGTTTGTAGGAGAATATCGTAACATCCTTACTATCCCATACGAAATTACTATTTTTATGGATAATGAGGCAATCGCATCGTTTCAAGGATAATAGGATTTTATCTTTTTTCTTATAGCATTATCAGATACTTTGAAAAACAGACCAGTTCGTGTAAAGTTACCATTAAATTCCTCAAGTTTTGAAATTATTTCATTAACTGAGATATTGGTCAATGGTGCATCTTTATCACGGCTGGTCCTAAAACACTCTATTGAACAATATTTTTTAATATCTTTTTTATTAGTGACGTGCACCTTATTGTTGCAATGATTACATTCAAATGAATATTCCGGCTTTTCTTTCCTTTTCATATGCTCGATACTGTGGGTTTCCGCTAATTTATATATTCTAGCATAATTGCCCGCACCGGCCAGTTTTACAGATTTCAACGCGTCCGTTGGTAGAACATTTTCTTTCATAGCTTTTAAAAGCTTCTCGTCACTAACTTTGAGATTTCCGGCGTGGTATCCTCTTTTATTATTATTTCCACAATACGTTTCTGTCTGTGAATGACAGTTAGGGCATAACATTCTTAAGTTATCTATTTTGTTATTACGATTATTTCCATCTATATGATCTACGTGTAATGACAATGGTTTGCCGTTCCATTCTCCTTTAACATCACACATTACACAAAAATATTCATCATTTTTAATTTTCATTCTTTTAAATGCCGATTTTGACATTTCTTCGCATTTAAACATGTTTTTTTCCAATAAATAGTTGACACCGCAAACGGCTTTTGCTATATTTAACATATTGAAAAGCAAGGGCGCTTAGCTCAGTTGGTTAGAGCATCTGCCTTTGGCCTGATCCAAAACGGGATACGTGGTGCAAATCCACTAAGGCAACAGTAAGCAGAGGGTCGTCGGTTCGAGCCCGACAGCGCCTACCATAAACAAGGTGATGATGGGAAACTATCATCACCTTTTTTGTTGACTTTTTTAAAAAATACATTACAAATAGATTATCAAAAAAGGATTTAGATGTGAAGAGTTGTATTGGTTGTAGATTTTTGTTTGAAAAAGATGATGGCTATTCAAATTATACGGTCACTGACACTACCGTGTATTGTGCTTTACGTCTTAATAAAAAACTACCTGCTGAAAAAGCGTGGGATTGGAATAACAGTGCAAAAGAAGATAATTGGCCTAAAACGAATGATACTCGTTGTGAAGAATATCGTTATCATAAACGCCTTGTAGTATTAGATGTTGATGGTGAAGACACTATTTCATCACAAACAGATATTATAACGGCAGTCATTATCGCAACATTTTGTGAAAAAGAGGGGTTATATTTTAAACTATGACAGAATATATTGAATATACCGTTCGTTATTATGATAATCGCACAGAATGGCGTTTGAAAAATAAACTCCACCATCCTACCGAACCGGCAATCGTTTGGAAGAATGGGACGGTGGAATATTATCGTTATGGAAAGCTACATCGTGTAGGTGGGCCTGCGATCATTGATCATCTTGGTAATCAAGAGTATCATTACGAAGGTAAGAGACATCGTGATGATGGACCAGCCGTTATATGGGCTTCCGGTAAGAAATCCTTTTATCGTGAAGGTAAGCGAATAGACGAACGTATTTTCAAAATAAAGTGTTGACTTTATTTGACGATGATATATAACTTAATCATCGAAACGAATAATGGAGAACTAAGGTGACACACGTAGTTATCAAGACCAATGTTGAGGATAGTGCGAAGGTTTTTGCATCTCTGTTTGAAGTTGTTCACGCAACCATTAAATTTACTCCAGAGAATGATTACGGATGGTTCACCGTTGGGCCTATCGCCAATCATAATGTTCTTACGAACGTAATCAATCTTGCTAATGAAACATCCGAAATCGAAAAATATACGGTTGTCGAAGGTGAATAATATTCAACGTCATTCCTATCCGCGCACTTTTCATTTACCGTGGTCGGAAGGAGCAACTTCGGATGATAAGAAACTTCGAGATTGTAGTTCCTTTGTTGGTAAAGAAGTTATTGTTACCGAAAAACGCGACGGCGAAAATACCACCGGATACGCTGATGGTTATGTACACGCACGTAGTGTAGATGGAACAGGGAAAGAATATCAAAGTTTTTTCATCAAGAAATGGCGGGAGGTTTCTTTCCGTCTCCCTGACACTCTACGTGTATGCGGTGAAAATTTATATGCTAAGCATTCTATTTCATATGACAATTTGACCGACTATTTTGAAATGTTCGGGGTGTATGATGATACACGTAGATTGCATTGGGACGAATGTTTGCTTTGGGCCGAAGAACTTAATCTTACTGTTGTTCCTGTATTGTATCGTGGTATTTGGGATGAGAAAAAAGTCAAAAGTATTTGTAACAGTATTGACACTACCGCTGTAGAGGGTATAGTGGTTTCGTCGGTTGAAACGTTTGATGTTTCTGATTTCAAAGACAACGTAGCTAAATTTGTAAGAAAAAACCACGTTCAAACAGATCAACACTGGACCAAGAATTGGACCCCAAACAAATTAATTGGAAAGGATAATTGACGTGACCACATATATTAACGTTGCTCAACTTGATCGCCCTAAGAACATGCTAATTCAGCATAAAATTCCTCTTAAGACTTTGGTTGAGGTTAATCTTCACTATTCCGATCATCACGGCATTCGAGGTTATGTATGTGAGCATACCCGTGATTGCGACGGATCGCCATTGTACTCAATTTATTACTCGAATGATTTTGATACTCTTGAATATGTTCGAACTGAAAAGCCAGAACTTTATCGTTTCATGGTTTGTGATGGTTTTTCTGATGATTGCCTTGTCGTTATTCGAACGTCTGAATAATTATGGCTATTATTGATATATTTCCACATATCAAACATCGTATTGTTGATATCGATGATAGCGAAAAGTTGTCTTTGTACATGAAATATGGATTTGAGGTTGTAGTCCTTGATATTGATATGAATGGTGCACCCCACGAGACATTTGATAACAAGGGGGTTGTTTTTCGCCTAGAGGATTCTCGCCAAATTCTTGATCCTCACGGATATCAATTTCTTACGACTTGCTTGAAACCTATTAAAACTCTCTATGATATGAGAGATATTGTAATCATTCGTGATCATAACTATGGCACATTTGATTTTGTGAACAATATATGTTGGATGTTAAATGGTATTTCTTGGGGAGGTGTTGATAATAATTTCAATGAATTCTGGAAACTGACTCCTGATGATGACGAGTACCGTTGTGATACATTGAAATATTTTAATCATGTAAAAAATAAGCGGGTATCCCTTCCTCGATCTAGATTTTTTGAATTATCTAAACAATACGGAAGTAATTTCATAATTCTTGATATCTGCATCCCCACCGATTGCAAATATACAAAAATTGATGAAGGGGTTGTTTTTTGGTTTTATAATGGTAGTGGTAAAGACAAAAACGGATGGCTAGTATCTGTTAAGTCGCATAATGAAAATCACGATAATGCAGTTATTATTCATCCAAACCGTTACGGTGAATTTGAACGCAAAAAGTATGGTATGGTAATGGAGAATGTGGTAACTAATGATCCATGCTCGATTCTTGCATTCAACGAATTTTGGGAATTTGATCAATAATTAATATTGATCAAATGACATTATAGGTGGTAAAGTTTAGTTCTAAACTAAATGGAACCACCAAATGATTGAAGACGAACTTAGATACATTGATACTAGCCAATTGTCAGATTGGGAACGTCAATTTGTTAGCGACGTTCTTAATCAAGATTACTGGTCTAAAAAACAATTAGATATCATAACCCGTATCTTACGAAAACACGGATCACCACAAGCTTTAGATAAATGCTATTCACGTCAAACGCATAAGCTTATTCGCCAGAATACGATACATCACGTAGACAGGTACTCGTTTCTTTTATACTTAGCGTCAAGGACTGAGGAACTAAACAATTTAGTCACGTATGATTTATCTGGAGAATATATATCAGATTTAGGTTCATTCGCAATCACGGTGACATCAAAAAATATAGATGTTATATCTGACATGGTGCTGAAATTTGATTTCACTATGAATGATGTGACATATGACGCGCTGCGAATGTTATCAACCCCGTCCAAAATAGAATATCAAATAGACGATGAGTTTATAACGTTTGACGATGGAAATGAAGAACTGATACAATACCTATTCAAAATGGCTCGATTCGATGAAACACACGATTCCTAACACCCCTAAGAATTTAGAATTACTAACTAACATCCTCGAGATTTCTAATGGAAACCCAATACTCCCGTTAGAAATAACGGTTGAGGATATGAAAAATTCAATACGTTTTCATGACTATCACTTGTATGTCCCATTTTCGCCCAACTCCGCAACTATTGCAGCATTTGGTGAAGTATTGGAAGAATCCAGATTTAATAAAATTTGTATCTTGAGCAATGCGTCTGTAGTCAAAGAACTGTTTAAAAACACACGGTTTAAAAAAGTCAATGAATTTTCAAAAACCGATGATCCAGAATACTTTGTTGGTACAAAATATAATGTTCCAGCTTGCGATCTTGTTATAGATGATGGAAAATTAACAACGTATAGTTTTGTGCAGTGTGACAAACGCATTACCTTGCTACGTAGTTTTTCGACACTATCAAAATACAAAAAAGAGCCAATCATATCATTTATATTAAACCAATCATTAACGTTAGATCGAAATACGAAAGATTTTCTTCATGTATGCGGAATCTCTCCTTATCAATTGCATTTGATAATAAATGATCACAAGGTAGATTATGTCGATGATATAACAACACCAGATGATGATTTTTTCAAAAACAGACCACAAATGATTGATATTATTCGTGACAACTTAATAAGCCACGACCCCAAGCTTATTATTAAATTATTAACAAATATAGTAAAAGAATATGAAGATTCAGCTATAAATATTGCTGTGATTGGGTATGACGATAATATTATAACTCGTGTTAAACAACTAACACATTACAAAAACCCATCTGAAATAGGCAGTCACAAAAGCAAGTTTACATATTTTAAGTCAATACTTGATATGCAAGCGGGCGGATTTAATACGTTTCAATTGGTAATATCACCGTCGACGTTATATACTCCTAAGGAACGGTCCATTCTTAAGAAGATAAATTCTTCTTATAGTTTTACCCCGTACGCCGTTGAAAAAGAAATCAATCAATAGGTTTGTATTCACGTAAATGTTCTTGCTCGGTAATATCTTTGCCATATACATCAAGATATTGTTTAAAGCCAGAGGGGAATTGCATAAATGGTTTTGGCTGTAGATATGAATAAATGATTACACCAGAACTAAATACAATCCACGGGCCATTATCGTTGCACGGCTTGCCGTTTTTGAACCAAACTTTAACATATTCGCAATCAACAGCGGGACCGTCTTCACGATGAAGCTTCCCGTTTTTGAAATACAATACTGAACCAATGTCTGCAAACCATATACGATCAGAAAAATTCAAAATCTCATACATATAAAGACCGTTTGTGTCATTTACAACAAATCGGCCATTACGTTTAAATATCTGACGATAAAAAAATATTGCAGATTTTTTGATATTTTTTAATAGCTGCCTCATAAACATCTCCTTTAAAAAAACGGTAGCATTAAATGAGAAAACGGTCAACCCATTTTATTAATTAAATTTTGACTTAATTTGTAGAGGTTTGTTATAATCATTGAATATTGAATAAGGTTTATATTATGACAAAAACAACCCAACTTATAATTGATGACGAAGTTAACGTCTTCTTTAGAAACTTGGACCCGAAGACTCGACGTGATTGTTACGAGGCTGTTAAACACATTATGTACAATGCGCGTCACACAATGGCAGTTAGAATGGGCCATTGGGACGGAAGCGTAAGCTTGTTTAACCTAAACGGTGCAACTTATCTAAATGCATTAGAGCGTGTTCTTCCTGTCATCATTAATAATGGTTACGAAATTGAGATTGAGGATAATCGCAAGACTCATACTTTTGATTTCAAACCAATTGATGAAAATTATCTAAAAGACAACAAGCCGGATGCAGTGTGGCCTAAAGGCCATCCAGCCGAGGGTCAACCTATCATTTTACGTGATTATCAGGTTGATGCTATTAACAACTTCCTTTCAAACACACAAAGCACGCAGATAATTAGTACTGGTGGTGGAAAAACAGTTACATCAGCGACTCTTAGTTTTCTATGCGAAACGTACGGTAGAACCATCGTTATTGTTCCCAACAAATCACTCGTAACACAAACCGAAAAAGACTACAAGATGCTCGGTCTCGATGTAGGTGTTTTTTATGGTGATAGAAAAGAATATGGTCATCAACATACTATTTGTACGTGGCAAAGCCTTGATGTCCTTGCAAAAGGAAAGAGTAAGAAAGTTAAAACCAATAAGACCGATTTCAAAGATTTCATCAAAGACGTTGTATGTGTGATGGTTGATGAATGTCATGGAAGTTCTGGTCCAACACTTAAAAATCTTCTGGCAGGTGCGTTCGCTGATATTCCTATTCGTTGGGGTTTTACAGGGACCATTCCAAAAGACAAATACCTTGCAGAAATCATCGAATGCGTTATTGGACCTGTTTCCGGCCAAATTCGCGCAAAAGATTTGATGGACAAGGGCGTATTGTCAAATTGCCATATCGATATTCTACAGATGATTGATTATGTCAAATTTGCAGATTTCAAAGAAGAAAACAAGTTCCTTGTTACGGACGATATCAAGCTTGATTATATGGCAAATATGATCGACACCGTTCGCAAATCAGGGAATACGTTGGTGCTCGTTAATCTTATCGAAACCGGCGAAACTCTACAAAAGCTTTTACCAAATTCTGAATTCATCAATGGTAAAGTTAAGGTGGAAGAGAGAAACAAACATTATGCCCAAGCATCCGACAACGATGATGTTTTGATTATCGCAACATACGGCACTGCCGCTGTTGGTATTGATATTCCACGCCTGTTCAATGTGATTCTTTTTGAGCCGGGGAAATCATTTGTTCGTGTCATTCAGAGTATTGGCCGTGGAATTCGTAAGGCAAAAGACAAAGATTTCGTTAATATTTATGACATCGCGTCTACGTGCAAATATAGCGCACGTCATTTAACGGAACGTAAGAAATATTATAAGGAAGCGGAATATCCTTTCACACTAACTAAAATTGATTACACTAAGGGAGTTCCGTTTATCCCTAATAAAAAGAAGGTAAAAACAAAATGAATATTCTTACCGAAGAAAATACTTGCATGTCTATGAATGATGTTGCTAATGAAATTGACGAAATTAGGTATGGTGTTCTTGATTATACTGATACAAAGAACGTTGATTATCATTTCGTACCATTGCTTTTTCTTGAAAGCTTTAATGTTAGTTCGTTAGACCTTCGTATTGGAAAATATAGAATTCGTATGCCGTCAGATTGGCACATCATTATTGCCGATAAACATTCCGGCGAGGTTGAGGTGCTACCTCTTAAGCATATTAACGACCGCGAATTTGATGCGTTTGTTCTAAATCCGATTTCTAGTTTTTCGCCAATGTTTTATGATATCGAAATTATGAACATTTTTCCTGATGTTAAATGGTATAGCCCGAAGTTAAAGCACGGACACTTTCTTGCCGTTCCATTGACTGAGAAGCCACATTCACCGTGCGCTTATTTTATCAAAGATTTAAATAAGCTACCTGATACGCTTGACATCTCACAACTTGTTTGATATTTTGAAGATACTGGATCAAGAAATTTAATATACCACCTTGAAGGACGCTTCAAAGGTAAAGCGCTATTAATTATAGTATTATATATATAGAGTGTAGAAGCGGGTGTATTAAATTTGGAATGCAAGGGTCACTTACCATAAATAGATTATTAGTGACTTGACGGTGTGCGGTGGGGAAACGCACCTTGATCCATATATCCTCTTTTAAAATATACAAATCATTGATGATATGTGTTATATTTTGATTTTCAATGAGGATTTCTAAATGACTGAAAAAACCCACAAACTCGATTTATTTAAAGAAGTTTTGCCTGCGTTATATCGCGGCGATTTTGATTTCTATAGTAACCTTTCTGAAGAAGATAAAAAGGGTATTACCCCGGTTACATTAATGCGATGGCTATCCTCGGTTAAGTCACCCCTAAATGGAATGCAAATAGAAATCATTAACGAGTACGTTAACAAATTCTACAACAATCTTTACAAAGAACCGGATTTGATGTGGCGTCTTATGGTAATGTCAACTATGGCGTTGCGCACGAATGGAAGAATACCCCAACACGAATGGATTAGTTCTCCAAAACAAAAAAACAATCATACTCGTCTAGAAAAAACAATTCTTGAACTAAATCCAACAATCAACCAGATTGAACTTGATATTATTCTTCGTGATTTCACAAAAGAAGATTACAAAAACATGCTTAATGATATGGGTTTGGATGATAAGACCATTAAAGACCACCTTTCTGATTACAAAAAACATTATGAAAAATAATGAATTGCTATAGTCATCATGTTAGATTTGTTCGTAAATAAGAAAAAGGGTATAGAATATGGATGGGTTGTTTATGACCAATGAAAAAGCGGAGAAGCGACCACGTGTTAGCAGACCAAAAGTTGCTAAGAAAAAAAAGACGGTTGCTCCTGCGTTACATAAGTGTGAGTATTGCACAAAATCATTTGTAAATGAAACGTCCTTAATTGATCATACTTGTGAAAAAAAGCTTAGGTGGCTTCGTCAAGATGACAGAGATGTTCAAATCGCCTTTCGCGCATATCAACAGTTTTATAAATCTGTATACAAAACAAAAAATGATAAAACTATGAAAGAATTTGTAACAAGCCAACACTATACATATTTTCATAACTTCGGCAAATTTGTAATCGAAATGAATATTACGAACGCAATCGATTATGTAAAGTGGTTGATACGTGGAGATGCTAAAGTTATTAATTGGTGTTCTATGAATTTGTATCAACTATGGCTACGATATCAAAATGAAAATGAACAACCATTTGCTGCTGGTGAACGAAGCATTCTATTGATGGAACAGTGGGCAAGAGAACACGATGATGATTGGAGGAACTTTTTTAGGAATGTTTCGCCATCTCTTGCAACACATATGATAAAATCAGGACGATTATCTCCGTGGGTTCTTTATGCAGTAGGGCAAGATTTGTTTGATAGAATGAGTGAAGAACAGTTTGGTATTATCGAAATATGGATTGATCCTAACAAGTGGCACGATAAGATTTCAAAGAACTACGAAGAATTTGAAGAGTTAAAGGGAATGTTAAATGGACATTTACAAGCAACCTAATACCAGATATCGTCTAACCGAGGATGACCTCAACAGTGTTTCTGATAATGAAACCGGCGAGGATACCAAACAGAAATCTGACCTATCCACTAATAAAAAAGTTATTGACAAAATCAATGAACTTGAAGATGAAAACAGCAAAATAATCAAGAAGATTTCTCTACAAGCACGTGACAATCAAAAGAAAATTGATGCCATAGAAAAAGAAAAAACTGAACTTCGTGTTAAAATAAAAAAGCTTGAGGATGAAAACCATAAGCTTAGCAACAGAGTCAATAATCTATCCAATTCCATTAAGCATATACAAGGATCGATACAGAAACTCACAAATGAAATGCGTAATAAAGTGAATAAAAGATGATTGCAAGTTTTAATGATGAAAATACAATGGTAGCGTGGGAGTGCGATATCACAGACAGTGATATTAAAAACGTAGTATCCACTTGGTACATTGATGACGAGCTACTGGTTGGTTTATCATCATCACCAAGCTTTGAAAACAAAACTGCGTGGGCTGACTTATCAAAGGATAACATCTATACACTCATACTACATTGTTTTTCTAAGATAAGAGCGGACGATTCGGATAAAAAAATAGAACGCTTGGAAGAACCGTATTCCAGTTTTAAATTTTTAACAGGTGTTTTAATCAGACACTTAGAATTAAATGGCGTATCCGGTTTTGACCGAGTTAATATCACTCGTAATGTTTTTGGAAAACTAACCGTCAAGTTTAGTTTACAAGAGACGTTTTCTATTGATACTATCAAACCTGCGCCTGTTTTTAAGATTGTGGTAGATAATGAAAAATATACCGGATATTGACATTGATTTTTATGACCGAGACACCGCTCTTGAGCATGTTAAATGCGTAACGGCGTCAATGCTCAAAGATAAAGAATTGATTAAACATAATGTTGGTATATATCTACAAGATATACCGGTTGACCCATTTACCGGGTTCTCAAGCATCCCGTATAAAGAGGCAGAACAACGATATTATTTCAAATTTGATTTTTTGAATATTAGTATATACAAAGATGTTCAATCTGAACAGCATTTGGACTTGCTTATTTCAACTGAACCAGATTGGAAAATGCTATGTGACAAAACGGTTGTTGAAGGATTGTTTCAGTTGGGGGACCATTTTGACATTACGTGTCAAATGAGTCCTACATCGGTTGAAGAATTAGCTATGCTAATTGCAATGATTCGACCTGCTAAAAGACATCTTATTGGAAAAAGTTGGGATGATATACGCAAAGAAATTTGGGTTAAACCAACTGAAGGATACTATTTTAAAAAGTCACATTCTATTTCGTATGCGATTGCAATAGTAGTGCAGATGAATTTGATATCGGGAATTAAACTCTCTTAATAAATTCCACCTGACGTTTTTTAGGTTTTTTATTGATTGGGTTTTCGATTGGTGGACGATACCCGCTAACAAAATGAACATCCTTTGTGATGAAAGTTTTCATGTGTGGTCTAAAAATAGACCATTTGTCCTTCAAAACAATATTGATAGGGATTTGTCTATTAGTCTCCCACCACCACTCATTACAACAATTAATAAAATGCGTTCTAAGTTGTTCATTAGGAAGATTATCCATAACATATACACTGGTTATATGATTATCAGAATTTCCAATAATACCAACATATTCTTTGTCAAGGTATCTCAATACCGTTAAGAATGGGAAACTTTCTTCAAACGTGTTCATCAGCAATTCCGCTTATAAATAGGAGTATAGTTTTATTTATAAGATTTGGATTTTTGCAATGGGTTCGGTGATACTATACAAATTAAAACGTAGAATATCTCTAACACTCGAAGGCGGATACAATAGACTTAATAGGAACATGGCGATGCATGATCACGACTTTAAAGTTTTTAAAGGAACGCAAACCCTTATAGAATTTATAGTTCGCGATACTGACAGAAAGCCTATTAACCTAACTGGTGTTGAACTTGTCATAACATTGATTAATGACGAAAACCACGAAGTTATTGCAACTGTTCCTTTAGAGGTTTCAGATGCGGCGAGAGGTATTGCTCGTTTCACCGTAAACCCGCGCCTTATCCAAGACATCCCATTAGGAACCTATCGATATACCGTTTCATATTTTAACAACGGAATGCCACGTCTTCTTAATATGGATCAATACGACGACGTTCACGGTTTCTTTGAGGTTCAACTTGGTTCTCATCCTGAAAGAGTCGGAACCCAAATGTTCACGATGGAAGATTTTCACGCTGAATTTTATAACGGGATGTATTCATATTTCATAAGCCCTAATTTTAAGGGCAATATGATTAGAGGTTCAACATTCGGATTGCATACGATTGCATTTTATTTGGAAAATTTCAGAGGTTCTATTTGGGTAGAGGGTAGCATCCAGAATGATGTACCGCTTGATACAGATTGGTTCCCAATAGAATTGGCAGATAAAATAGAAACACGTTTCGATGGTTGTTCTGGAATTTGCATTTATAACATTGAAGCTAACTTGATGTGGGTTAGAGTTAAAATTTTACAGACCGATATCAACCCCGGAAAGTTGAAAAAGGTATTATTTAGAAATTGAGATTCTGATCTACGGTCTTGTATAATAGTAATATATTGATCAAGGCTAATATGAATGTCACACGAAATAACAACAGAAATTTTGAATTTTAGCTCGAGATCGCGTCAGGTTAAATTGGCGCGAACTGGATGGTATACGTTTAATGCCGTATGCTGCCATCATCGAGGAGAAAATCCAGATTCCAAAAAGCGCGGCGGTTGGAACATAACCGCAGATGGCGGTCTTGCATATTCTTGTTTTAATTGTGGTTACACCGCACAATGGCACCCCGGCCAACAATTCAACAACACCTTTAAAAATTTACTTGGATGGTTTGGTATGCCGTCTGATGAAATTAAGAAGCTGAATTTTGCCGCGTGGCGTCAGCGTGATGTTATGGCGAATTCTTTTGAATTAAATCCATTAAACAAAATGAAATATGACTCCGTTTCATTACCAAAAGGCGCACAGCCATTTTCTTACTGGCTGGAAAACGATTGTGACGACCCCAATTTCTTTGATGTTATTCAGTATGTTTATAATCGTGGAATAGATATATACGATGGGTACGACTATTACTGGACACCCGACACAATGCAGAAAAATAACCGATCAGTAATAATCCCGTTCTATTGGAAAAATGAGGTTGTTGGTTTTTCAAAACGTAACTTGGACGGTGGTAAATCACGATATATCAATAACAGTCCCGCTGATTATATTTTCAACACTGACCGTATTAACCGTGATGACAAATACGTTTTCATCGTTGAAGGACCGTTTGACGCTATTGCTATTAATGCATGTGCGACCTTAGGTGACCACATAAGCTCCACCCAAAAACAATATTTTAGCGCTTTGCCTCAGCAAAAAATAATAGTTGCCGACCGTGAAAAAGGCGGCGGGAAATTGGTTGATGTGGCTCTAGAAATGGGATGGGCTGTAAGTATGGCTCCTAAATCATTATGGGGCGAGGGAGTTAAAGACAGCGCTGATTTAGTTAAAAAATATGGAAAATTGTACGCAATACGATCTATAATAGACAATATTGTAGATAGTAAATTTAAGATACAAGCATTACGCAAGCTAACATTTGGATGATAAAGTATGACGAAAAGAGATAAAAACGATGAAAGTATTAATTACAACGAAGCTACGCAAAAACTTTATCTTGAGTATCTTTTAACAAGTCAAACAGATTATGTTCGCTGCCAATCGATCATTCGACCAGAATATTGGGATTCCAAATTCAGGCCAGCTTGCCGTTTTATTATGGAATACTCCGACAAATTTAAATCTCTTCCTAACACCGATCTTGTTTATGCAGAAACCGGTGTTGATTTGGTAAAGCATGACCCTATTGAAATATCTCAATATAGTCAATGGTTATTGCAGTCTGTCGAGCAGTTTTGTCGTCACAAAGCAAATGAACTCCTAATCCTCGAAGGACCAGAACTCCTTGAAAAAGGGTTGTATGCTGAAATTGAACGCCGATCAAAAGAAAACAATCTCATCTCATTGCAAAAAGATATGGGTACTGATTATTTGGACGATCCAAAATCCCGTCTTGAGGCGATGAAAGACCGTAAAAACCAAATCTCTACCGGATGGAAAGATATCGATAAGCAATTGTATGGTGGTTTTGAACGTGGGCAGCTTAACATTTGGGCTGGTGGTCCCGGTTCTGGTAAATCATTGTTCTTACAAAACTATGCTCTCAATCTAATTCACGCAGGGCTGGATGTTGTTTATATTACACTCGAATTGTCTGAAGACCTTGTTGCATTGCGTTTTGACGCGATGAACTCTGGAGTGGGAACCCGTGATATCTTTAAAAAGATTGATGATGTTTCTACTAAAATTGCTATGCTTAGCAAAAAGAACAAATGGGGTAAATTGACGATTAAGAAGTTTCCAGAGGCAGGAACGAATGCTAATGACATTCGCGCATATCTCAAGGAATATGAAATTCTTAATGGAAAAAAACCTGACGGGTTGGTAGTCGACTATCTTGATTTGCTACACCCAAACAGTGCAAAAATTGATGCCGCAAATTTGTTTACCAAAGATAAGTATACATCAGAGGAATTACGTGCGCTGTCAGGTGAATTGAACTTGCTCACAGCAACCGCATCACAGCTTAATCGTGCGTCAGTTCAAGAGGCTGATTTCGATCATAGTCATATTGCTGGTGGTATTTCTAAGATCAATACCGCCGACAACGTTATGGGTATCTATGCTTCTGCGAGTATGAAAGAACAAGGGCGCTATCAAATTCAGTTCCTTAAAACCCGTTCTTCATCCGGTGTTGGTAATCGTGTTGAACTTCAGTTCAACAAAGAATCATTGCGAATCACTGACGCGGAAGGTACTGGTTATTACCAAGCTCCATCAGAAAATATGTCGTCATCATCTGAATTACAAGAACAAATTGCTAAAACAAAACTAAGAAATAATCCAAGTGAAGTGGAACAAGAAAGAAAGGTCACTAAACTAATTGACGAGGAGTCCGTTGAAAAGAAAAATGACGAACCTGCTCCAGTCAAGAGTAACAACATCAAAGAGCTTATGGCTAAATTACATCGAAAGCCATAAATAACTATATAACAAAATTTCGGAGTTTTAATATGTCATATACCGGAGATTTGCGTGAATATATTCGCGCCTTATCCTATATAACAGAAGGTAATGCGCCGGAAGTTGAAGAAACCGTTGTATACGAAACTATTGAAAATGATTACAAAATTGAATTGAAAGGTCTTTTAAGCGATTTAGACGATCTTTCATTCAAGCTTTTAAATAATAGAATGGCTGATGATATGAATGGCTCTTATATTGATGGCTTTGAGGCCGCATCAATGTGGACTCACGAACGTGTTAGTCAATTAATCGCTGAATATACTAAACGACTAACGGAGTTGTCGAATGCAGAATAAGAGATTGTTTGACGAGTTGATGAAAATCGCTCAACCACACGATTATAATTACATTCTTCAACGCGCTGAGAATGCGATTGCTAATTGTAATTATGTAATGGATTTGATAGAGGAACAACTAGACGAAGAAACAGCTAAAGAATTGTGCAATCGTCTTCTTCTTTCCGTAAAAAATCGCGATAATGCTAAGTTCACTCGAAAAATGAATGAACTTATTAAGAATAGGAAGAAATCGAAATGAGACAGCTTGACGAAGAGGGTTTTAAAGATAAAGTCAAACGTTGGGATGCAACCATTGCATCATCTCTAGGGAGTGCTACCGGTAAGGGAAAGAAACAACTTCTTACTGTAAAAAAAGCACTAGGCGACGATTTTAAAACATTTTTAGCAAAAGCAAACCGCATGCCAAATACGGGGGCATTAATTGATTTTCTTATTAAGAAAGTTAATTTTTCTGCAACAAACGTTAAACACTTTTTGGCTGATGCAAATATTCCATTTGATCGTCAAGATATGACAATTGTTCAGCAGGACGCACTCGACAAGATTTTTGAAAATGGTGCGGCATTTGCACTTGAAAATGATTTAGTTGGTCAATACAAAGATAAACCGTCATCAGGCGACGTAGTGTCGAAATCTAGTAAAGGCAAGCGTTCTGGAGCAACAGGCGTGGACGTAAGCGACGAACTTGATAGATTGGTCAAAGCGGCACAGGGAAAATCATTTACCGGCAAGGATACAAAACGTGACGACTCGGTTGTGAGTTTTGATCAAAAATCCTATCAAAACATATTGAAGCAATCTGGTTTGTCAGGTGAATATTTCGAGGATTTGGTTGATATTGCAGCTAATGAAAAATCGTTTGCTGATATTGAAAAACGTCCAGACGCTAAAGAATTAACGAAGCAACTTGCGAAGCTTGGGTTTGCGATGTTCAAATCAATGGACAAAAAATAAATTTGAAACCGTGTTTCGTATAGTGTATAACATACCATATGAAACACATTTATGATCTAACTCAACAGCAGACAAACGACTTATTTATGAATACCGTTACCTTGCTGGAAAAGCTTGACGGTAGCTTTATAAAGATTGGTCGTGACAAAAAAGGTATCCGATTCGTTCAACGAAAAGATTCGGCTACCTATTACCATCTAAAAGATTGGTCTATAAAATCTTGGACTAATACATTCAGACACGCTCACTCGGCATTAGAACAACTACTCGATACAATCGAAATTGACGGCAACATTCCAAATGGAACCGAAATTTGCTTTGAAATAATCGATTGTTCACAACCAAATACCGTTGTGTATAAAGATTTCCCTAAACTAATCGTCACATCTAACACTACAGGTTTCCATATTCCTAATATGGAATTACGGACAGAATTGCCCGTAATTTTGTCTCTCGACGGAAAAACATTGTTTACTGGTAACAACGTCATCAATTGGAAGATCGACGTTAATAAACCGATTGATTTCCCAACATTTGAGTTGTTTGATTCTTTAAAGACATTCTTAGAAGAACCTGTGCTATTTGGTTCTGTAAAAATTCCAAGAAAAAATATCCTTTGGGCAAAAATAAACAAACGTCCAGATTTCGCAACCAGTGATGATTGGAAAGAGGCGATCAAAGAGGCTCGGTCTATGGAATACGAAAAATACAAAAAACACGTAAATACTGTAGGTCAAGCATTCATAGAAAGCGTTTTCAAAGATCGAGTTATTGAAGGGGTGGTTTTTGAAACTACGTTCAAAACAAAGATTTTCGATAATCGCTTTAAAAAAATGAATAAAGCAAATCGTTTGGTAAAGAACATTCTGCTTAGGAAAAGAACAAATCCATTGACTGTTGAACGGCTTGATCATTTATTAAAAAAATATATTCAATGCCGATTTAAGGTGAAAGCTAAATTTAAAAATTATACGTATTATCCGTATAAAGAAGATTGCAACAATAATAGAATTTTAAGCTTGTTTGCTGAAATTCGAAGGGACATTGTCGATGGGCGGTAGAGCATTTGATGGTACACAGCGTATCAATCGTGAAGATATTTATCCAACATTAAATTATTTGGGTAAGATAATTGATGTTGATAATTATTATCTACGAACATCATTATTAGGATCAGGTGGAAAGAAACCAACGTCCGGTGACATTGATGTTAATATGGACGAAAGAAAATTTGATCTTGATGAGATTGCCAGTCGTCTACAAGCAGCCTTGCCTGAGGATAATATTTGGGTACAAGCAGGTAATCATAGAATTTTTACTAAACTCCCAATTCGCGGCGATGAAACGCGTGGATTTGTTCAATGCGATTTGATGTTTGGAAATTATGCATGGCAAGTATTTGGCTATTTTAGCGACGGTGGAAAACATAAAGGTCTGTTCAGAACCAATCTTATTCGTGCGATGGTGGCAGATCGTGTAGACTCATTAGTATTTGAGGATGGGGAATTGATAGCTCGTGCTGGTCCCGTATTCAATAGTGATACCGGTGTTGAATGGATTTGCAAACATCGTGAATGGAAACGAAACGGCCAAGGTCGTAAAAAGCGTATGGATGTTATTACTGAAGAGGCATATAGCCAATTATACGAACCTGTTCATTTTCCGATGAAAATGAACAATGACCCGAAGTGGGTTATGAACTGGCTTATTCCAGAAGCTACCGAAAGTGCATTTTATAATTTTGATTCATTATGGGCCGCTCTCAATAAATATCAGAAAGATCGTCTCCCTGAAATTGCAAAGTTGTATTGGGATCGAATTACTAATGTTAAAGAGGAAATCCCTGATGACATCAGAATCAAAGTCCAACGAGCCATGCAATAATTTTCTGCAAGAACTTGGTCAGTTGAATGAAAGCAATGTTATTCGTCAAACTGGCCAAATCAGAAAGTATACTGCCAAAGATATTTCCGAATTGGCATTTATCCACATCCTCGTTCTCTTTATCATGTTAGACGAATTTGGATATGAGGCTGCGGGAGTCGGTCACGCTGCTCATACGATGAAGTATGGCGGGTTTAAACGTTTCAATACGGCTTCAACCGACCTATATGTGTATCTCCACATTCTATCTGGTTTTGATACGGAATTTCTTAAAGACCAGACAGCAAGCAAATTATTCTTGAAAAATATGCATCTCAATATGAATGCTATCAAAAATCGCTTACGCGAAATATCATATGGTAAACGTAATAAAGCTGGCGAAGGAGGGTTCTTAATGAATCTCGAGAAGCAGCTTAAAATTTCCAATGGTAATCTAAAATCCTGCCGTCGCATCATTTCCTCTTGGGCTGATATGGATGAACGTGAAAAACGTTTGGTCGTAACTCGTCTATTACAAGCATTACGAATGCGTACGCCAAATGCGGATATCCTTGTACATCTTGAAAAAATTGCAAAAGATCGTTCTTATGAGGACGCGCTGGTATTAAATCCAGAATCTAAAAATGCCGATAAAGCGGCACTTTTGAAAAAAACGAAAGAACTTATAAAAAAGAATGGTTATGATGTAAAAACAGCGATGAAGCATGCGCTAACAGACATCCTCAAAGAAGACCCGAGGAAAAAGAAATGAGATTATTTCAATTGTTAGAAACAGCCGAGGAAACATATATTGAAGCAAAAGCTCGCGACCTTGGCTTGTCTATTTCTGTAACGGAACGTAACGACAAAATAATTATCCATATGCTTAAAGCCATAACCCCCGGCGAGGGGACCGGCTCTATTCTTATGAAATATATCTGTGCTTATGCAGATCAAAATAACAAAATCGTATTGTTAACTCCTGAAAAAATTCAAGGAACAACCTCTGTTTCAAGGTTAATTGATTTCTATAAACGTTTTGGGTTCGTTGTCAATAAGGGCAAAGACAAAGATTTCTCAATCTCTTATGGCATGTATCGTTTACCTAAAGGGTCTATTACAGAAACAGCTGAATTAAATGATAATAATGTTGCAGAATTTATTAGAAAAAAATGTCAACCATATCTGCGTATGAATCCAGATTTCAACAACAATCCGTTGTATAGAGGTATTTCCTCGTCCGAACCTATCATTGTTTCGGCTATACGAACCGACCGAAAGCCATTAGATACTGATTTAGAAACCCATAACAAAATCGTTAAAGAGCTAAGCAATCGCGGTATAAAGGCTAATCGTGACAATTCTATATTCTGTTCAGGTGATTCGGATGTACCATATACATATGGAAATACCTATGTAATATTTCCAATTGGTGAATTTGATTTTACTTGGAACCCAAAGATTTTGGATATGACAACCAATATTGCAGGGGCATCTACTGTCATAAAAGATGATGAAAGAATAATAGTAATTGGTAGTGATTATTATAAACAACTCAGTCTTAGACTTAAAAGGGACGTAAAACACGAAAATTATCGAGTATCAACAAACGACATTTTAAAGGCGTATGGTAGTTCTGAAGATGTACCAGAAGAAATATTTGTCGAAATGGTACGTAAGCATAAAGTAAAATACAATCCAGAATTAGATAAAACGTTAGATACATATAAAACAACCGATTTAGTATCTGCTATCAAATCGGGATGCGAAATTATGATTAGCGGAAAAGAATATATCGCTATTAAATATAGCAATTATACACGTTTTCAAAATATAGCAAAGGAAATCAAACGATGAGATGGCACCAGCTAATTGAAAACGAGATTCTATTAAAAGATTCAGATGATATCATGGCATTCATTCAACAAAATTGCCAGCCATATATCAAAGAACATCCTGATTTTATGAGCTATCCTCTTTATAGAGGAATGTCTTCACGCGGTGAAGTTTCAATACAAACTATTCGCCAAGACAGAAAACCGTTAAGTTCTAATCAATATATACATAAAGTATATGATGAAGCTATGAAACGTGCTGGTCTTACGGCTATCCGTTCTAATAGTATTTTTTGCACTGGTAATAAAAATGCAGCAATTGGATACGGTGATGTATATGTTGTTTTTCCAATAGGCGATTTTAAATATTCTTATACTACGGAATATAGAGATTTATACACAGCATTCGGACGCCTTGCTCGTCGTGGCCTTTTTCGTTTTAAAAACGTTAATACTATTCTTACAAGGGTAGAGGCGAAAAAGTTAACAAATGATAATCTTCCTCCCGATATTACCGAAATTTCTTTTAAAGAACTGAATGAAAATTTTAAGATCGATTGGTATAAAATTTATGATCTAATAGATTCTAATGAAGAAAGCTTAGTGGATAAGCTTGAAATCGATATTGACCATCTCGCTGACGGTTTTAAAGAATTATATAGAACCGATAAAATTGACGATGCAATATGGAACAACACCGAAATTATGATTACAGGCGATAAATATTTGGCATTGAAGCATCACGTATATATGGATATGTTGGAGGATTTATCATGAAATGGCATCAACTTACAGAAGCCGTTACGGATGTTCAAGATATAACAACCTTAGAACAATTAACCGAATACGTCAACACTCATTGTAAAGAATATGTTCAACAAAATCCTAATTGGGTAAAGAGACCTCTTTACCGTGGAATAAAGATTGCTGGATTGAAAGACATACAGATACGTCAAATTCGCCAAGATAGAAAACCACGTGATTCTTCCAATTTAATTCAAACTCAAATAGATGATTACCTTTCTGCAAATGGATTTAAGGCATTACGCGGAAATTCTATTTTTTGTACAAGTTCACAAGGATCAGCAGTTGAATTTGGAAAAGAATTCGTTATTTTTCCTATCGGTCATTTTGATTTTACGTGGAATCCTAAATTTGATGATTTGACCGTCGACATCAAGGATATGCTTTATATTGTTCCTTCCGATGAAAAAAATATTTACGTTAGAGAGATGAGTTCATCATTAGCAGGTTATATTAATTCCGAATTCAAAAAACAAGGAATAGAAATGCCAGATGTCATGTCATCAAACGAACTAATTAAGATTATAGGTGATCGTGCTTGGAATGAAGATTTAAGAACATTTTTTCATAAACAAAATATGTTACAAGGCTCTGAACAAATGTTAGACCTTGCCAAATCATATCAAGATACTGACTTCAATGCAGCAATGGAATCTAAAAACGAAATAATGATAACCGGTAAAGAATATCTAGCAATATCACTTCGTTTGTTTAGAGAATTTGTAAAATATGGAAAGGCGATCTAATGCGTTGGGATCAATTAACAGAGGCTAATGTTACTAAAAGAAATCTTGTTTCTTTTATTAAGAAAAATTGTTCTGAATATTTACGAGAAAACCCCGATTGGATGAATAGTCCATTATATAGAGGGATATCTGATAGTGAAGACATAATTATCAAAAATATTAGAACAGATCGTGAACCAACAGATATGAAAAGGTACTTTCATGATCTATATGATGACACTCTAAAAAAAGCAGGGTTCGTCGCTCGTAGATCAAACAGTATGTTTGTTACCGGACGTAAAAGCGTAGCGGACCAATACGGATACACTATGGTAATTTTTCCTATAGGAAATTTTGAATATACTTGGTCATCATCATATAGTGATTTGCTTAATGTGTTACCAACGATATACCTCAATGGTGGTATTGCATTTAAAAATGCCGATAAGGACGTTCTAACAATTGATGATCTTGACTTGTCACCGTCTGAGCTTGGGGACTACAAAGTTCCAAAAAAGTTTTCATTTAATTATATGAAAGACGTTATTTTTAAAGAAACAGGCAATAATCTTCGTTTATGGTTTCGTGCAGATGATATTGATGAAGTTTTTCAGAAATTGGAAATAGACCAAAATGTATTAATAGATAATTTTAAAAATTATTATTCAAATAATGATCTCGAAGATGCTATTGAAAGTGGTTCCGAAATTATGATAGCCGGGACTTCATACTTAGCAATAGAACCTGATATATTCGAACAGATGAAAGAAAAATTCAAATGAGATGGCACCAATTAAACGAAGCTGGCGATACCGAAAAGGGATATTCTATCGTTAATGAAATACCTGAAAAATATCGTAGGATTGTAAAAGAGTATATAACGATGTCCGAATCATACGTTTATAGAGGTATGAAAGATACAGGAACTATCATTTTTGGTGATGGCACGAAGATGTCACGCAAATCAAAAAATACTACTAATTATTATACATATATAGTTGACCGTATTCTTAGAAGACAATGGGAAAAATTTCCCCTTAGGTCAGAAAGCTTTATATGCACTACACACGAATCAACGGCTGGCTCGTATGGCACAGTGTATGTAGTAATTCCATTAGAAAATCAAGACTTCGGTGTCGCCCCGTCTGACGACTTCTGGTATGCATTTGATGAAACTCTTGAACAAATCATTTCCAACGGTAGCCTACACTATTTCAACCAAATTTTAGGTCGACTTTATTATATTCTTAAAAAGAAAGAAATAATGGCGGCGAGCGCAGATTCATTTTTTAATTCAATGGCAATACTGTCGCAAGCCATTAAGAAAACGAATTATGATTACGACTCTTTTCCATCAACGTCAGACGACCTACAAACGTTTCAAGATGAATTTGCGTTATATAAATATTTCAAAGAAGCTGGCGACGTTCAAAAAGGATTAGCGCAGATTTTCGACCCTGTTAAAAATAAGTTCTCTTTAAGCAAGCATCCAGACGACCATGATTCTGAGGTATGGATTTCAGGAAAAGTTATGTTTATTAGGTATGAATCGATTGAAGAAATAGATTGGGATAGTTTATGAAGTGGCAACAGTTAACCGAAAAAGGTGATACCTCTAAAGCATATGAGGTCGGTGATTTCGATATTGAAACCTTACTTGAAAAGTATGGCCCCGTCATAGAACCTATTGCCAAAGGCAAACAAACGATTTATCGTGGAATGAAATCTATTGGGCCTTTTGGATTTGGTGATGGGAATAAAATGAATCGCCAATCTAAAAACACCGAAAATTACTATACGTTGATTATGGACAATGATCCGTCTTGGGAGGAATATCCTAAGCGCTCTAAATCTTTTATATGTTCAACGGAATATTCTTACGCATCCGCGTTCGGTGTTCCTTATGTTGTTATTCCATTAGAAAATCAAGAAATTGGTGTATGCCCCGCAATGGATTTTTGGGAATCATTTGTAAATCTCCCGTCCGCAATAAACCGTATGATATCTGACTTAGCAAGATTTTATTTAAAAAGACCAATTTCACAAACAAATTATAACGAATTTCATAATGATCTTAACGATATATCGAAATCTATTCCACTTGATCCGCACGTGGTGGCGGTAAAAGACTTCGAGGAAATGGGTTACAATATTGGTGATAGTCTTTATGATTTTTATGTGAAGCTAATCGACCCACGTAAAAATAATTTCAAAATCACAACAGATATATCATCCATTCCAGATGACAGAGAAGTTTGGTTATCTGGAAAAGTTCTATTCATTCAAATGATAGAATGGAGAAAAATAAAAGCATATTACGAGGATACTGCGTTATGAAATGGGAACAGTTGACAGAAAGCACTACAGCGCCTATTCGAACATATAGCGATCTATTGAAATTTGTTAATGAACATTGTCGACCATATATTCATGAAAATCCATATTTTGAGACAAATCGTTTATACCGAGGAATGAAAACACCAAGTACAATTGCATCAATTAATACAATTAGAAAAGATCGTTTACCTAAAGATACGGCGAAACAAGTCCAAAAAGAACTGGACGAAGAATTTATTTCTCAAGGTTTCAAGGCTATACGATCTAATTCTATGTTTTGCATAGGCGAGTCTTACAACGCGGAGGAATATGGCGAGGTTCACGTTGTTTATCCTATGGGAAATTTTGAATATACGTGGAGTCCTGAAATAAGGGACTTAACTGTTGCATTATATAACCAAACTGATGCATCTAAATTTGTGCCATCCGATAACAAAACATTGAATGTTGATGAATTTCCAGAATCGATTCGAATATCAATAGATGCCCGTGCTGAAAATAGAGGATTAGAAAAACTTTCTGGTCATATTTCTACTAATGATTTGATAAAGTTGTATCCAGATAATGTTCCAAAATCAATAAGTTATTATTTTTCAAAATTAAATCTTATAAGAATAGACACTAATTTTAGTGAAATAGTAAAAGAATACCAAACAACCGACTTAGTAAAAGCGATTGTATCCGGTAATGAAATTATGATAACCGGTGATAAATATTTGGCTATACCGTTTGAAAGATACACCGAGTTAAAACGTTACCATAAGGAAACCAAATAATGCGTTGGGAACAACTTACCGAGTCACTCTCATATACGAATATAGACGAAATCCCTGAAAAATACAAAACGATCATTGATGATTATATCGCATCAGGTAATTACATCTATCGTGGAATGAAAGGAACGTCCCCATATATAATCGGTAATGGTTCTACAGGAGAACGCAAATCAAAAAACACGTATAATTTCTATACCACGCTTATAGATAACTTTTTACCACAATGGAAACCATATCCTAAGCGATCTAAATCATTTATATGCACAACAGATTCAACGGTAGCATTTGGTTATGGACGATTATATGTTGTTATCCCATTGGATTTACAGCCAATAGGTATTTGCCCTGCCGAGGATTTTTGGTTTGGTTTCAAAAGCATCAACGAAATTGGTTTACGTTCTTTAAACATGTTCAATCAAGTTTTACAAGAATTACTAAGAAATACAATAGACCAATACCTTCCTGAAAATCCAAAAACCGTTTCATCAGTTATGGATATGCTTGAAACGTATGTGAAAAACACATCACAAGAAGAATTTGATGCGTTAAACCGTGATCATTGGTATGATATTAAGCAAGTAAACGATATGTTTGCATATTTCAAAAAACATGGCGTTTGGAAAGGTCTAACGTATCTTTTTGATCCAGACATAAATGGTTTCGAAGTTACAACTAATATAGATACCGCCCATTTTGGAAAAAACGAAGTATGGTTATCTGATAGAGTATTATTCATTCATAATGATAAATTTCAAGACCTTATGAATAATAAATATTCTAAAAAGGATACTTGATATGCGTTGGGAACAACTTACTGAAAAATCAGATTGGTATAGTAATTTTGAAAATATCCCAACCGAATATCACGATATAATTCGATCCTACGTTAATAAAGGGCGCTTTGTTTATCGTGGTATGAGAGATACTGGACCATTGATTGTCGGTAATCCAAAAAAACGACGCGAATCCGCTAATACATTTTCATACCCTAATACTATTATCGATCAAATGTTACCGTCTTGGGACGCATATCCTGATCGTTTGTTATCATTTATATGCACTACATCAGTTGCCAAAGCAAGAAAATATGGCGAAATATATCACGTTATACCATTAGAGGGTCAACAGTATGGTATTTGTCAAGCGTCGGACTTTTGGGTATCTTTTAATTTCACAATCGAATCTGGTGGGCAATCAATCAATTCATTTGCTCATATGTTAGCCGACGCATATACATTAATGAAAGGTATAGGGGATAAGTACGATTCACCTTGGACACTTTCACCAACCGCATTAAAGCAAACATTTTCGTTTATTGATAAACAGAAAAAAGGCGACGATACTTACAAAGAATATTTCTCAGAGGAATATCGTTGGCTCGGAACTTCAATGATGGATTATCCCGGCAAAACGTTCGAATGGATTTCCAAATTACTTGATCCAACCACTAATAATTTCTTACTTAATAGCGAAGTGCCTTCTGATTTTAATGATAATGAGGTATGGGTTTCTGGTAACGTACTATTTTTAAAAGACACTGCATTACTTGATATTGAGGGAATTTGATATGCGTTGGGAACAGCTTAATGAAAACGACTTAGATGTTTCAAACATCATAGAATATATCAATACACATTGCAAAAAGTATTTGTCTGAAAATCCAAATTTTCTAAAACTACCTCTATATAGAGGTATGCGCGAAGATTCTGAGTATTTGATAAAGAATATCCGTACTGATAGACAATCGGTAGATTCATCTCCGTTCTACCATAATGTTTTCATTGAGGGGTTTAAAGCCGCTGGCATAGAGTCGAATCGAGATAATAGTATTTTTTGTACCGGTGATCTTGGAGACGCAACTCGTTATGGGTCAGTATATGTTATTTTTCCCATTGGCGATTTTTCATTCTCGTATTCACCATCTATTCGTGATCTTTATAACTTTAAAACATACTTATACTCGAATGGATTCATAAAGTTTAAAAACGACAACAAAAAAGTTCTTACCCATGACGACCTTTCATGGTTTAATAATAACAAATTACAAGAACTACCAGAGAAATTCTCGCTAAAAGAAATTAATAAAAAATTGATTTCAACTGCATCATCAATATTGGGTTGGCTAAACAAGATACCTGAAAACAAAATTACGTCTGTTCTAAGTAGGTTGGCGTTTGATAAAGAACATCTTGCAAAGAAGATCAATGAACTATACAAAACAACTAATCTCGAGGAAGCTATTCGTTCTAAAAACGAAATAATGATTTCAGGTGGAAAGTATGTTGCACTTGATGCTGCTGTATTTTTAAAGATTCGCTCCGAATGGAATAATACATCACCACAACCGTTAGACAATGTTCCAGATTTTTTGACTAAAAACAAAGAAAAAATTAAGAAGATTGTAGAAAATGGTCCAGTTATATATCGTGGTATGAAACCGCAAGAGAACGGTTACACCATTTTTAATACCGGTGATATAAAAAGAAAAAGCCGTAATGGTCGGAATTATTATACATTAATGATCGATAATCTTCCAGAATGGTCAGCATATCCTAAACGCTCACAATCATTGATATGCGGATCATCGTTGGATGTTGTTGAATATTATGCTGAATCGGCTGGTGAAACATATGTAGTTGTTCCACTTGAAAATCAAGATTTTGGTGTATGCCCTGAAGGTGATATATGGGCATCGTTTGCTGAAATTAATGGCAACCCAATCGACATGATTAACAATATGATATTCGCTGCCGCAAATGACGTAGGTATAAAAATCAGTGAAACTGATTTTGAAAAAATGAAAGATGATTTTATTACGTTGTCTAGCTACCGCGATAACCCGGCAGTAAACGAATTATATTCAGAACTTAGTATTCCCTCCGACCAGAACATTTTCGACTGGTACGTCAACTACATTAACCCTGAACGTAACGGGTTTGAATTGACTAAAAAAACCAATATCCCGGTTGATAAGGAAGTATGGGTTTCCGGTAAACTACTTGTGTTTGATCAGAAATATCTTAATGATCTTATCAAATAAATATTCATAAAGGGATTTTTGATATGAAATGGAATGATCTTAACGAAGCAACAGGTTATGACGTTGTTGATGGTAATGGTGTTTTAAAGAAATACCATGACGTTATCAAATCATATGTGGAGACTCGTGGAGATAATCCTATATATCGTGGTATGAAAGATACCGGAGCATACGTACTTGGAACGGGTAATGAGATTAGTCGTCGTTCTGCCAACACCGAAAATTATTATACATTAATTGTTGATGCCGATCCGGCGTGGAGTAATTATCCTAAACGTTCTAAGTCCTTTATATGTTCAACCTCATTGAATAGGTCTATTGGATATGGCTCTTTATATGTAGTAATTCCTTTAGAACATCAGTCAATTGGTGTATGTTCTGAAATTGATTTTTGGGAATCCTTTGGTGATCCAAGCCCTGCTGACATTAATAGCGCTCTTTATGATCTATCACGAGAGACAGGTATACCGCTTAGCTCGTCTAACAGCAGTGCACTTAAAGACGATTTGGATAAAATAAGCAAATCATTAGTAACGCACCAAAATATCAAAATTCCATATGACATCGACTATATTGGATTCAGACGCGGCGATAATCTATGGAAAGCATATGCAGATTTTATGGAGCCTTCTAAAAACGGTTTCACGATAACTAATGACGTCGCAAGTATACCTGATAATCGTGAAGTGTGGATGAGCGGGAACGTGTTGTTTATTAAATCGGACACGTATTTGAAAGAAATCGTTCCAATGTTTTCCAATACATCCGAGGTTACCGAGGGTGTAAATGACAAGCACATTTTTAAGGCTATTTTTACTGCCGGTGGTCCCGGTTCTGGTAAAACAACCATTTCTAAAAAACTTTTGGCGCACAAGGGTTTCAAAGAGGTAAACGTTGATCGATTTATAGAATTTCTTGCCTCAAAGAATGACCTTGATCTTAAAAACATGGATTCTTGGGATAGGAACGTTAAATCAAAAGCTCATAGTCTTAATAAATCTCAATTGGATTTATACCTTGATGGAAGACTCCCTCTTGTCATTGACGGAACCGGTCGTAATTATGATAAAATCATTACCTTATCAAACGACCTTAAAAAGTTAGGATATGATACCGGTTTGTTATTCGTCAACACCGATATGGAAACGGCCATAGAACGCAATAGCAAGCGTTCAAGAACAGTTGCACCTGATGTTGTTGAAACGATATGGAAGCAAACACAGGCCAACCTTGGCCGTTTTCAGAACTATTTTGGAAACAATCTATTCATTGTTGATAGTAGCAATACGAAATTAGATTTGAATGGAGTAGCGAAACGTATAGATTCGTTTATTAATTCGCCAAGCAAATCACCTGCGGCGTCAAAATGGATTAATAGTCAAAAGAATTTGACCGAATTATTTGATACAGAAGTTGAAACAACTATCGCTACACGCGGATATGATTTCACTGTTGATGGTATTACGTACAATATTCGTCTGATTGCAGGGGATGAAATCTTATTCAGTTTGGCTGGAGATGATTCCAATAAAAATTTTGATAAAAAGAACCTGTGGAATAATTCAGTCAAGGTATTTTCTGCTGTATACAATATCATTAAATCAAAATTCACTCCTCCATATAAATTTGCGGCGAATTTAGACGATTATTCACGTGTTAAGTTATATGATGCTCTTTCAAAAAGACTTGCGGCAAAACTAAATTTGAAGCTTGATATTGTTGATAAGCACGGGGAACGTTTTTATCATTTTACTAATAATCTAAACGAATTATTTGATACGTCAGTAGATATTGATCTTAAACAAGGGAAACGCAAAGACCCCGGTGGTGGTACTATACAACACGACGAGGGTAATTTCACGTTTAATGGAATTGATTATTTCCTTCGTTTCACGCCATCACCACGATATGTAGAAGTTGATTATGGGTTCGTTAATCCAGATGATGACAAACAAGGTTCGTCATTTAAACCATCCAATACATTATTAAAAGATGCTCCCAAAGTATTAGGAATTGTTAAAAATCGCATTAAAAAATACATCGTTGATAACAAGCCTGACATGTTGTTTTTTGTAGGCGATAAATCTAATGGACTTGCAAAACTATATTCAGCAATGGGTAAAAAACTTGCGGCTGAATTTAAAGATTTAGGATACGAATTACAAGAGAATAATCTACCACGTTCTGTTTTCTTTAGACTAAAAAAAGTGCCTATTACTGAAACGTCCTCCGCTGGATCAACCGGAGCAGGTAACGTTGCTACAACAAATGGAAATGTAGGCGGTCTTGGTGTAGGCTTTGATCCAGATGGCGATTGGGGTATTTACGAGTTCGCAAAGAAACGTAAGAAAAATTCTTGACATTATTTCTCCTTCGTGTATAACAAAAACATCGAAACGCATGAAGGAGATTTTAAATGAGCACGATTTGGTCCGTATACCTCACAAAGACGCAGATTGATTTTCTGTATGTCAAAACGGGTTTTGACGTAATTCCTGCCAATACAAATGGTCTCCTTTATGAATTTCATTTCACGCCGGAAGAAATTCAGACCTATATGAATACCATTGTCAAGCTTGACCCGACAGCGAATTTCATTCAGAATGACGTGTATACGCTGTATCATTGCTTTGTTGCTGGTTATTCTTCATATGAACAGCATTTAGGCATTGCATGAAAATTATATGCGAAGAAGACCACGATTCATTCATATACACTATTCTTGAAAGTGGCTTATACCATCGCGAGGATGGACCAGCAGTCATTTGGAAAAATGGTGAATATGAATGGATCAGGTTTGATTTTTATGAAAATCCAAATGGGCCAGTTTTCGATAGTCCAAGTGGCTTTAAACGATGGCACAAAGGACGCGATTTCATAACGGAACAAGAATTTGTTAGACTTGCGAAAGGGAAAACATGACTTCTGATGCTATTAGACTATTGATTGGTTTGGCGGTAACCTCTCCGTTGATTGCAATGTTTTTGTTCTGCACCTATCGTGCTTTCTTTCCAAGAAAAGATTAAAATTTATCATTAATATTGAAAAAATTAACAAAATACCCTAATATGAGTTTTATCAACGTTGTAATATGATAAATAATTATAACGAAACAATTCTCTTTAGGAGTTTTTAATTATGGTAGAAAAAGTACATGGTATGGTAGGCGCTGGCCAGTTCGTTGGTGGTGGTTTTGACGTTTACACAATCCGCACAACCCTCGATATCCGCGCAACAGGCGTTATCACCGAAGAATCACAGAAGCGTCTTGACAAGCTCGTTCAGACCATTTCTACACGCGCACAGCCAATCATTCTTGAAGCTGTTACCGTTGCTGAAGAAACTGATCCTGCTGACATTCCTTCTGCTTCAGGTGCAGTTGACGTTTACACGCTTAAGTTCGCAATCAACCACAAGGGCGCTTGGGAAATCACTGATTCCTCACCTACCCTTGGCGAATCACTTAACGGCATCGAAGGCTTTGTTTATGACATCGCTGACACTGCTGACAACAACGTTTCTGTTACGCTAAACGTTTCTCTGTAATCCTTCCTCGGATACAGTAAACAAGGGATGGCCGGATATCATAGCGATATCCGGCTTTTCTCTTTCTAGTAATTAAAAAATATATGAATTATTCTTTGGAAGATTTTGCAATATAATATGTAACGTCACGTCCAACACACTGATACTCAACGAAGTTTCCTTCAGCATCATGTATGCGATTTGCAATAATATCAATATGACGAACGATACCGGTTCTGTTAATACGTGTTAGGATACGTATAGCGGTTGATGGGTCTTTAAGGTTACTGAAATCACCGATGAAACGTGCCAAATCACGGCTATCAATAAAATCAATAACAGAATGTACTTTTCCTTCACCAACAAATTGATCAAAAGTAACGTTTGAAAATTTCAATTCAAATTTTTCACTAAGACTGAATACCAAGTCAATAGTGTTATTCATAATAGTCGCATAGCGCTCGCGGCTAACCGTTTGCATTTTCTTCACGTTGGTAAGATCGCTAATATCTCTAATAACTTTGATATGTGCTTTTTTATCATTCCAAGTAATGATGTTATCAGTAACTGAAGCTTCAATAGAATCACCTTTTTTATTGACCATTAATATTTCATATGATTTATTTTCATCATCAGAAATATTTGACAAATATTTAGCACGGTCAAGAGGTGTAATAAAATCAACAGGTCTAAGAGTTTCCATATCTTCGTCACTATAACCAAAAAGATTTCTCATATTATCATTCCATCGAATCAATTGATCGTCAATATGAATGAACATCGCCTCTGATGATGCTTTTTCAAAAGCGCGGAAATAATCTTCGGTTTGATCTAGTTCTCTTTTTGTTTCTACAATCTCCGAAATATCTGAAATAACAAATAAGGCTTCGGACTGACATTCCAAAATTTTAGATGTATAGTTTTTCTCGATTCCATCTATTATTTTAGTAAAGTGTATTTGTGAATTATTATAAACCATCGGATTCTTTTTGAAATGACGAAATTGTTTTACTAATATTTCATCAAATGCATCTGTTATGTTCTTATCCATAAAAGAGATATCGATAAATGATCCTTTATTATGAATGCTTTTTATAACCCCTGCCATGTCGACGGTAATCAATGTTTGTGGTATAGCTGATATTATTCCATTGTTATAATTATAAAGAGTAACGAATCGTTTTTCTTGTTCAATTCGATCCGTTATATTTTCCATTAAGACAACATATCTGACAATTTTATCAGATTTTTTGAAATAGTTAACTTTTACTTTCAACGTAATAGTTTTACCATCAATGGTTTTACCACGAATATTGTGAACATCGGTATCAGATGAAAATGTTAATTTTTCATTAATAACCGTAGATATTTTTTCTAATTCTTCGGTATTTCTAATCTTGGTACTATTAAAGCTTATAAAATCGAAAATGGAAGTTTCAGGCAGAAGTTCCTCTATCCCAAATAAGTTTTTTGCTTGGGAGTTAGCACTTTCAATGATACCTGAGCGACGTACAATAAAAATAGCGTCTGGTATGATTTCAACAGTAGCACTTAATTCTTTATAAGAATCTTCAATACTATTTTTTAAAGCATCCGTAATTTCTTCTGCCAGACTAATAGTAATGTTGGCGGCTTCGACAAGCTGACTCGTACTCGATTTTATTTTTTCATCGAGTTCTTTGTTCTTAATATCTTTTTTATTCTTAAACCATTTCATCATAATTTATTCTTGATTTCTGATATCAACTGATTCAAACGTTGAATTGCTTCAGTCAAGATACTATTACTTGTATGATAGTCTTCAACCACCTTGTCGGTGCGTTCGTCTTTATTTCTAAAATCTTGTTGCAGTCTATAATTACTATAGCCTAAGTAAGCTACAATTATAAGAAGCAACGCTATGACCGCTTCTGAACCGCCACCATTCAGTACGGCCAAGACTGTCTTAATAACCTCACCCATTGCTTCACTAATTCCTGACTTGATAAAAGATATTCCTGTGCTTATTAATATTTATTTGTTTGTTCCCGGTTTAATAAATACATTCATGATACGTTCAAAATATAAATTTTACCTATTATTTGTCGTAGTTTTGACATAAAGGAACAAAAAATGCGTTATAAAGATTTGAAACTTAATGAAGATGACTTTTTCATTGAACCTACTCCTGAAGAAGAAATCGAAACAGTTGATTACGATGTAGAACTTGACGATTGGGAAAATTCAGATTTTTCAGAATATGAAGTTCCTGATTTTGATGCGATTGATTATGATGCTGTTCAGGCCGTAGACGCAATTGCACCCGTTGCAGTTATTGGTAGTTCTGCACTTGAGTCAGTGCGCACACATATTGACGAAATCATTGCTCAACTCCCAGAAGTTCCGCTTGGCGAATTTAAAGAATTGGTTAGCGAGCTTGAGCGCCTCACAGGTGTTATCCGCGAACAAGGCGTTCGTTATGTAACCGAGAGCAAGAGATGAAATTTATAGATATCGTCGGTATCCCAACGTACATTTCTACTGAAGAAACTAATCTAGTGGAAAAGATCATTGAACGTGATCTTTTCCCCGTTGATGAACTCGATGAACGAGAATACGAACTCGCTCGAAAATTATACAGCCGTCGAATAATTTTGAAATTCACAGACCAAGATGGTAATGTGTGTTTTAAATATAACGAACCGCAAGATTTTTGGAGAATGTGATATGTCAGACGATTCTATGCAATATTTTATGGATGTAATTAATGGTGGCTATGGCAGAACACCAAAAAGCACATCACCAGTGGAACGTGAAACCTCATTCGAGGATGACGGAACTGCCCAAATGAAAAAAATTTTGGAGGGGTTTCGTGGCGTAACACAAGATGCTGTAAAAGAAGCACAGAACGTTGTAAACACGATGCGTGGTGACAGTTCAATTGAAACCACGAAGACAGATTACCACCATCAAGAAACAAATAGTGTAGTTGATTATTATTCTTCTCCTGTAACTTCTGCACCAAAGATGGAAAACTATTCTCCTAATTCATTTGAGGTTCGTTCTTACCTTGTTGAGGGTAGCAATGTTCGAAAAGAATATGATGTAGTCGAACGATATTCATCAAATACGATTGTTGGTAAATTGGTTATTAAAGAAGCGGCTGACGCTATTGTAAAATACCTTCAGAAAGGCTATCCAATCCAACACGAAAAGATCAATGAAATTCTTGATCATGAAGAAAAATATCGCCGTAATCGTCAAGATGCAGTTACTTTCAAACAGCGTTACGAAAAAAGCACAGAAGCCGGTGAGCATTCATCTGCCGGTGTTTACGAATCACGTTTTCAAGTTGCTAAAGCAAATGCTATTATGGCGTCAGATCATATCAAATCAATTCTGGCGAATATTCGTCTATAATTGATATTGTTAAATAGTATATATGTGTGAACGCAATTTTTCGTGGTCATAGCCGCGAATTAATTTCGAGGAAATTAACCCATGAGTAAAGCGAAGAAAATCGAACAAATCAAAAAACAACTTGATGAGGCAGTTCAAAAGCGTGAAAAGCTTATTGAACATTCTATCAAGTCTACCCGTATTAGCGCACTTCTTGAAAACAATCTAGAACAAGCTGAACTTATTTTTGCGGCAAAAGACATCCAAGACAAGCTCCAGAGAATTGCTGGCGATATTGCTAAAATGCAAGCGGACGTTCTTCCTATTGCCGATAATATCAAAGGCTCTTTTGGTCCAGAACTTTCTGCTAATTGGGAAAGAACAACAACCGATTCCTTATTGGATAGCCTTAACGTTATTCGTAAATCAAAAGATGCAATTGGTAACGCAATCCTTTCTCTTGAAGGAAAAGAAGTCCAAGAGATTGATAACGATATGTCATCTTTCGAGGATGGCGACGATCTAGATATTTCGGTTGATGTTGAAGATGAATCCGAAATTGCTGTTGACGATACCGAGGACGGTGACGAAAACGAAGAAGACATCGAGGAAGACGACTTATTTGGCGCGGCGGAACCGCTTGGACGCGCACAGAAAGAATCCCGCTCTTTTAACAAGACCGCTCTTGTAGAATCTGTTAATCGTTCATTAGAACAAATCCGTACGATTAACAAAACTATTAAAGAATCCAAGTCAGTTGCACGTAAAGACAATCTTCGCAATAAGGTTAAAGCTATTCGCGAATCTTTGAATAACGAGGTTTTGGGTTCATATAGAAAAATTGGAACAATTCTTCTTATGACAGAATCCGTTGACTCATTGGTTAATTGGTTAAATGAAAATGTTACATCTGGAATGCCTGCTGATAAAAAAGAAAAATTAATGGCAGACGTTGCAGCAGCTAAAAATACAAATCCAGTAGATTTGGCTGGCTGGATTGGTCAAAAGAAATACGGCGCTGGTCTTTCGGCACAGCTTTTTAATCCATTGGCTAATCTAAATCCTTCTGACCTTACAGAGGATACACAACCCGTTAAGCCGGTTTCTCCTTTGAAGCCTCTTAATAATAATGAAAAAAAAGAAGCTGGTAACGTGATGGCTAAAATTGCTTCCAGCATGGAAACCGACAAAAATCTTGGCAACAAGCCAATGACTGCGGCTACCACAAGCATGACGCCTGCTGAACGCCTAACGGTAAAGAAAATTCAAAATACAATTAAAAGCACTGGTAAAACTAGTGACAAGGTATCAGATTTTATCACCAACTCCGAGCCACTTTTGCAAGAATCCCACTATCGTGATGTTCTTTCAGATGTAGCTGTTCGTGAAGCAACATTGTCAGAAAACGAAGAAGATTATAGCGATCCGTTGAAAGTTGACAATGTATATTTCACATACATGACTCCTGCTGGCAAATTCGGTCATCGTGAATTTAAAGCAATGAACCGTGCACAGCGTGAAAGCTACAAGTTGGTTGCAAATGGTTGCCAGATTGATGAAGTTCGTATTACCCGTAAAGAATCATTAAATCCGGTTCTTTCAGAAGACAATGCGGATATCACTGATAAGCTTGATATTTTCGAAAATCCAGAAAACGTATCGGATATCGTCATTAGCTATAGCACCAAAGTAGGTCGCGAAGGTTCTAAGGAATTTGGCGATATCAATAAAGCACGCAAATGGTTTAAAGAAGCTTTGGAAAAAGGTTATGAAATCAATGGTGTAACCGCTTCAAATACTTACGTATCTGAACGTAATTGCACCGAGGATATGCTCAAATCAAAGAAAGTAGCTCTTGAAAAAGCTATTGCTAAGATGGAAGAAAATGATACAGACGAAAGCCTGAAATCAAAATATTACAACCGTCTTGCAACCGTTACTGAGCGCCTTGCAGAATGCGGTCCTGAAGTTACCGAAGAAGTTGCGCAGAAATCAGATAAAACAAATGAAACTGAAAAGTATTCAAATACTGATTTTCAAAAAGTTGCTGATTGGGCAATTTCCCGTTCACGTAAAGGAAAGAAATCTTATGTGAATGCTGTTGGTAAACATTACGAAGGTTCTGAATTCTATGATAAGAAAAAGACCGTTGCTACCTTTGAAAAAGGTAAGCAGGTTGAAGGACCAATGTGGCTTGAAGCTAAGAAAGAAAAAGGCAAGAAATTAGAAGAAACTTTTAATTATCGCGCTGATTCTTTTGCAGAAGCCGCTAAGTGGGCAAAAGACGATTCAAAGAACGGATATGTTCAGCACGTTGATAAAGTTGGATCAAAATTCATCGTAACCGATTGGATGAGTGACGACACGGTTGCATCTTTTGAGAATGGCCGTCAGATTGGTGGAAGTATGGAGTTTTAATAACTCCATCTTTTACAAGGAATATAATATGAGACTTATCGATTTACTTGAATCATCTTTGTTTGAAGAGCTTGACATTAAACGTCAAGCTCAAAAAGACATTGTAAATTATATAACACCATTGATTTCAGCCGGTAAAGACAAAGTTCCGGTAGCATCAGTTATAGAATTTTTAAACAATGAACCTGAATATCAGGGTACTATCATTGATAATGATTTGATTTTATCGGTAGCGTCTCGTATTAAGCCAATCCTAAAGGTTGAAAGAAACCCTGAGGATGGCGGTGAAATGTATATCTACTTTCTAAACAGCGTAAAATCTGATCGTTACGTCAACAAAGATCAAAAAGAAGTTGAAAAAGAAAAAATTAAAAAGTCTGCAATGAATACGGTAAAAAGGAACCTTTCTAAATGATCGTATTCGAGGGTAAGGTCGTTGGCAAATTAAAATTCGATGGTCTGGATATTTCTATAGAAGATAAGGCTGGAACATACCGCTCTGGTACTAATCATCTTGGGGAAAAATGGCGTCGTAAAGTCACGGCAACATATGGATATATTTTAGGAACCAATTCACCGGATGGTGAAAATCTTGACGTATGGGTTCGTCCTAAACCAGTTGAGGGTTCTAAAGTATACGTAATTCACCAATTAACGTCTGATGGAAAAAAGTATGATGAAGATAAAGTCATGCTTGGTTTTCCTAAAAAGTCTGAAGCAATAAAAGTTTTCAAAGAAAATTGTTGGAAACCAAAAGAAATGTTTGGTGGATGCACCGAGTATGACATCGAATCTTTCAAAATTATCGCATACATGTCTTCTAACAGTAAAACAATGTTAGCAAGTCAAAAAATGTATGACGACTTCGTTGATAAAAAACTTATGCCACGTGGAATTAAAAGCCCTATTGCTACGGCTAAGATCGTCAAGGAAGGGCTTGAGATCGTTGATAACGTATTGACCGAATCTATTGTTCTTGCTATTGTACAGCCTCCTGTGGCGGTTTCTGAACCACGTACAACGTTAGATTTGAGCAACATCGTTTGGAAAATGACGAACACCTTTATTAAATACCCAAATGAACATCCAATTGATATTTTGAAATTCACCGCAGACAAATATTTTGATGGTGATGATCAATTTATTTGCAACTTTATAAAAGCAAAAACATGCTGTTCATACGAAGTTTTTGCTAATATTGTACGTGAAACCCACGTTGATAACATGTCATTTGAAACGTTTTCTGATATTCTTGAAAACACCGATACTATTCAAGGTACAATGCAAGGATTTTTAGAAAATTCGTTTAGAGTAGCGTGTTCAGGAGACTAAAAATGAATCCCCCACCTAACGCAGTTAGAAAATTAGATGGTAATGTATCAAACTGGATAATGCCAGCTAATAAAGATTCTTTTAAGTTTACAAAAAAAGAAATTCATTTATCACCAGATTCTATTTTCACTTTCACTGGTGAAAACAAATGTATACTCACCCGTAAAGGAAATACGTTTGCCGTAAAACACGAGGGTGATATGTTTCGTGACGGTATCGCTACGTTCAAACGTCCAGAAGAGGCAATTTCGTTTATTGCCGAACTTAATGATGTTTCTCCTTTTTAAAAAGTATTGACTTTAATGTAAGTTCGTGTATTATCTCCTTAGTGTTTTTTTGTAGGAGATAGCTATGGACGATTTCAGTATTGGCGATTTGGTATGGTGTTCATATTACGGTCTTGGCGTCGTATTGAGTCGCGAACATTATCCAGATGGCGATTTCAGAGGTTATATTTGCCAGTTCGTTTCTGGTCAAACTGAAATTGGATGTGATCTTTCAACATATCGCCCTTCAGAATTTATCCATCTCCTCAAATTGGAAACCGACGATACAATCATCGCGGCGGTAATGGCATTCGACTATTACAGCCTTCCATTTCACCGTCGATTTGAAGGCGATACTATCCCATTTGATCGTTTTGTTAAATTTGCTGGCGGCGGTGATGGCCTTGCATCAAAAATGATTGTTTCAACTGCCATCTTTAGAGAGGCTATCCGTCGCGGTCTTAAGATCGATTTTAAAAATTGAGATAATAAATGGCAATAGGTCGAGATATCAACGCAAAACTTAAATATCTATCCTCAGATAAAGATGACAAGATAGAAATGATTAGGCACGCATCTTGCGACGAATTTGCATTAATCGGTTATTTGAATTATTTTCAAATGGGTGATTTTGATAGCTTAGCTCAAATTCGCAAAAGAAAACTGTATACGAAATCAGATTTCTATAGACAACGTTCTGATTTTTTTGCTATTCTTGCAAAAATATCTAAACGTATTGATCGCATAAATGAAATAAAACAAGAAAGGAATTTCAGTGTCTAAGTATTCTATCGAAACTCTTATCAAGGAAGATATCGCATTCGAAACAACGTGTCTTACGGAAAAAGCATCTATCAATGCTCTTGTATTGGAGGCAGACGTTAAGAAGGCAGCACTTGATAACCTTACCAGTGCACCTGAACGTGATATTGAGGCTATCAAGATCGTATCGAAAGAATCGAAAGATGCACGCAAAAGTGCGGATATTGCAATTGAAAATCTTGAAAAAAACATCGATAAGTTTCGGCGCGGCCAGCTAACTAAAATTGGTTGCAATCCAGATAATCATCCGGCAACCCACACAGCGGTTAAACATATGATTATTAAAAATGTAATGACTGCGGAACACCAACATTGGCTAAAAGGATATGTAAATGTCTAAGTATGTTAAAAAGAAACACGGATTGACCATTGGTTCCGACAATATTTTTTTCGTTGCTGGCGATGGTGAAATGCGAGACGGGTATCGATCAATTGTAACGGCTGAACGTTATTATTTTGATCAGATCAACACTGTTAATGTATTCATTGAAACTCCAGCAAATCAAATTATATGGACTAATATTGGTGACGAACGAACCTATGAGGAACTTGATGGTGAATCTCGTAAACCATATGTCATTTCAAATCATTGTAAGAGATGGCTAGAAACGAATATTGGCGAATACCAAATCGAATGGGATACCTATTCGCGTTGTGCAGGTTGTGATAGAACGTTGTTCTTCAAACGCAGAACGGATGCACTTAAATTCATCAAGCATATAAATGATATGCTTGAAGGTATGCGTTTCGGACTATAAAGGCGTAATTAATGGCTTTGTCTCTTCCTGAAAAAATGGTTGAATATGACGTATATACGTGTGATGGGAAAGACCCACTATACGTTGCGTATGCTAAAAACAATCCATTAAAACGGGGACAACCAAAATATTCTAAAGAAAAAGCCAAAAAATCTCTTAGCAAGTTGGTAGAAGACACCGCTTTTGGTGGACCCGAAAATAACTATTGACTTTATTTTTCGATGGTGTATAACTACATCATCGAAACGTTATAGGAGATACAAAATGGAAAAACAACTTGTTGAATTCGCAATTCGTTACAGCGTTTCTTCTAAGGATTCATATGTTCTTCCTGCGTTGTTTGAACGTTCGGCTGAAAAGATTAACATGACAGCTATCGATCTTGTTAATGAAGCAATGGTCAACACCAAGCTTGGTTTTTATCTCGCGGAAGCTGCCGCCAAGGTAGCAATTGAGGATCGAAAAGAAACCGTATAACTACTAAATATTGAAAACTCAGAAATCCTTATGTTAAGATCAAATCTTACATAAGGATTTTTACATGATACCGGAAATTATAGAAAAGTTTGAGTATACCGATTTAGAACGAGTTACTCTTGAATCAGGAGTCCGACATTATGTTGACCCTGATGGTAACAATCTCCCATCTGTTACAACTATATTAAGCGCTACCTCTTATAAACCTGAACTCGAGGAATGGAAAAAGCGAGTAGGTCTTGAGGAAGCCGCAAGAATAACAAAAGAGGCAACCAACCTCGGTTCATTAATGCACGATAATCTCGAAAAAACAATGCTTAAAGAGGATATTAATCCTAAAAAAAACGTCATCCATAAGATGGCTAATAACATGGCAAATGTCATTGTAAAAAACGCATTTCCTAAAATATCAGTAGTATACGGTATGGAACGCGTCTTATATTACCCCGGCCTATATGCCGGAACAACTGACTTGGTTGGTCAATATGAATGTGACGATGCGATAATGGATTATAAAACAACAAAAAAGCCAAAAAAGAGAGAACATATCGAGGATTATTCCCTGCAAACGGCTGCTTATATGATGGCCCACGATGAAATATATGGTACGAAAATGAAAAAAGGTGTTATCTTTATGGTTTCACGCGATCTTGCGTATCAAGAGTTTATTTGGGAAGGCGTGGAACTACAAAATGCAAAGGACGAATGGTTGCGTCGTCTTGAGCAATATTATAAGGAACATTGATGAAATATATGGGTTCAAAGGCACGTTTCGCGAGCGAAATATTTGAAAAAACAATCACCTTGTTTGATGGTCGACCATATGTTGAACCGTTCGGTGGTGGTATGAATATGATTGCCGAAGTACCGGATGTTCGTCCGTGCTATGCAAATGATTCTAACAAATATCTTATCGCGATGTGGAAAGCGTTACAAGATGGTTGGGTTCCTGATTATTATGATCGCGATTTTTATCAATCGTGTAAACGCTTTGAGCAACCGGACCACATTGTTGGGTATGTCGGATTTAATTGTTCATATTCAGGAAAATGGTTTGGTGGATATGCAGGAGAAACAAAAACAAAAAATGGTTTACGCGATTATCAAAAAGAAGCATTTACCAACATTATGAAGCAAGTTAACAAATTAAAAAATGTTGTTTTCTCTTGCGGTTCATACGATGAAATGTACATACCAGATGAAGCTGTGATTTATTGTGATCCACCATATTCTAATACAACAGGATATAAGGACCAATTCGACTCTGACAAGTTTTGGAATTGGGTACGGGATATTTCAAAAACACATGATGTTTTTATTTCTGAATATTCAGCCCCTGATGATTTTGAGATTATTTGGGAGAAGACAGTTAAGTCATCTTTAAGTGCAAATGGAAAATCCGGTGGAAATAAAGAAAGTATAGAACGACTTTTTAAACTAAAGCACTAAAGAAAAAAGCCATCCCGAAGGATGGCTTTATTATTATCAATATTCAGATGACTTTAAACGAACCGGTGTAAGAACATTACCCTTAAGTCGAAGGATAATATCAAATGAACGTGGTGGAAGTTTAGCGCGTTCTGCGTCGATATATGCATCCTTTTCAGAGTCGTCGCTAATTTCACGTGCATCGGTATAAACCTTGCGCATTTCATCACTACGTTTACCTTCAGAGTCACTGGTCAAAGAGTACGTAAGATATGAGTCGCTCCATACATTAGTGTCATCTTCGCCCTTATTGAGTGATTCCCAATTAAGGTTTGTACGTGATAGTTTGTAAGAATAACCACCAACATTGATCATGTCGAGGAATTTTTCTTTAATGGTTTCAAACGCTGCATCCAAATCATCAACGTTAGTTGACTTACTAGCTTTGAATTTTTCAAGGCGTGCTGAAAGACTCTGACGCAATTCTCTTGTCAAATTCTTAGTGAAGAATGGAGAGCCACTACGTGCTGCCTGACGTTCTTTACGAAGTTCGGTCTTAGAGCCATCAATGAAGATAACCTGTGCTTCAAGCATTTTATTGTCTTCTTTTGCCATTTTGTTAATAGCAGAAACCAATTTCTTAAGCTTAGCTGAACTAACTTTTCCACTATAATCATATTCATCAATACCAGCATCTTTTGCGTATGACTTGTTTGTTCTTGAGAATGTAATGTTGTATTTGTCGTTATCTTCTTTTACCGCAACAAATAGCTGACGGTCCTCAACCATGAACACCGCTCCAAATACGGTTTTGTCGGTTAAGAGAGAATGTATAGCTGATGCCGTTCCAACCAATGTTGTTTTGACAGGTGAATCTGATGTAAGACCGGACTTAAGACCAGTGCTGCGACGGCTATAAAACGGTTTATTTTTCAATGCGCCAATAAGGTCTTTATCAACGAATTTAAGAGTACCCAAGTCTTCATTAACTACAGGCGGGTTGTAAGATTCAGAAAGAATATTTTTGTATTTGCGTAAATCGCTTGACATAATGGGTTATCCTTGAAAACAATGTTTGTTCATATTTCTATTTATTACTTTGGTAAAAGATAAATATCTATATAATAATTTTTCGAGACAAGATATGACAGTTATTCAGATATCCCAAATTCAATTAAGAACAGGACGTCGTGAAGATTTGCCTGCCACATTACCAGAGAATGAAATCGTAACTACATATGATTCTGGTGAAATTTTTGTTGGCATGCCAAATTATTCAAAGGTACAATCACGTCTACCTACAATGTCAAGTCCCGGTAGATTTCCATATGGAAATGTTAAAATTTTAACAGAGTTTGACGTATCAAGAACGTTGGTTGATCATGTTGTCACCACGTCTCCTTTGCAACGTTTCTTTTCCGCTGAAAGAACATTGTCGAACCAAGCGGTAACAGTAAATTATACCGGACCAGTTTTACCGGTTGATGGTAACGGAGTATCGACAATACGAACTGCGGTTATTGACGTTTTCAACTCAGACGAATCCGGTTCAATGCTGTATAAAGCAGAATATTCTAATGCGTCTGGATTATACAATCTTTCATTAGATGCCTTAACTGTTATTCAAAATTCCGCAGGAAATACATCTGTTCTTCTTGATCTTGATACTGCTCAAATGGATACAGTAACATCTGATGACGAATTTACATTCTGGTTTATTCCGGCAATGGAAATTGATAGATATCCTCTATCTGAAGCGGATTCTATGATTATTAACTATTCTATCAAAACAACGGTCCCCGTCAACGGCAAAACGGTTCGTAGAACCGGAACTCTTCATATTGTAGCAGATGAGGACGGCGCGGAAGTTATGGACAACGGTGTTGATATGAATCAGCAATCCGGCGTCAATTATATGAGAGTCGTTTTTTCGGTTCGTGTTATCGAAGAGGCTGATCCTATGGACCCCTCACAAGTAACAAAATATCTTTCTTTTACTTGCACAAATGCAAGTGATTATCCGGTTCATATCACCTATTTTGGTGATCGTTGGAGTAGTGACGAGCTATGAGTAATTCAACCGATCTTTATACTAATTCATTACAAGTAACAACAATCCAGTCAAATGGTGGTTTATCAGTTCCATTAGGTTCTACCGCTCAGAGACCTACTGGACTTTTGCGAAACGGAACGATTCGTTTCAATTCGTCTATTGGAAAAATGGAAACATACATTAATGCAGAATGGGTTTCAGTTATAGATCAAGATTCCGGTGATGACAGATATGTTACACAAGAAAATGGATACGTAACAACAAATCTTGATTTGCGTGACAATAAAATTGTAAATCTTAATCCACCAGAAAACCCAAAAGATGCTGTTAATCTTGCATATCTCTTACAAAAATTAGCAGACCTTGAGGGTAACGTTGATGCCGGTACATTAAAAGGTCATCCGCTATCGGACTTCGTTTTGATTACCAGAAATGTTCTTGCTGGCGAAGGAATGACTGGCGGTGGAGCACTTGCGTCTGATGTTACATTAACTCTTGGAACCCCATCGGTGATTACGTCAACATCTACCAATAGTGTTACAGATGAAACACATACCCACTCGTTGACATTAACTTCGCAAGATATTATTGATTATCTTGGTTATACACCAGCAGATAAAGACTTGGTCCCAAGTCCTGAAGAAGCGGTATATAACACCCGTCAGATTCTTGCCGGAAATGGTCTTGTAGGTGGTGGTAATCTTGCACAAGATGTTACTATTCATCTTGGTACACCATCAGATATTACGTTTAGTTCTGATAACACGTCTACCGTTGGAACGCATTCTCATAAAATGGTTCTTACAAAACAAAATATTGAAACCATTATGGGTGGTGACATTGTACCCGTTAGCAGAACGATATCTGCTGGTGTTGGTCTTGAAGGCGGCGGCGATTTAACTAACAACCGTCAAATTGCAATGAAGACGCCACAATCCGTTTCTATTCACACGCCAAATGCAGCAACAGGTGACGGTCATACCCATAACGTATCATTGTCAAAAGCAGATATTGAATCTATTACCGGTCCGTTGTCTATCGTAAATACAAGCACCAATATACAAGATATGCCGATTGGATCAATTTATGCTGGTGGAATGGACGACTATTTTGCGGTTGCATATGGTACTCAAATGTGGATCATTCCCGGTGGTTCATTAAGAAGAGTGCACTATCAGAATGAAGCCCATTTATACTTACCGGGTGTATGGGTGTCACGTGGTGTTACCAGTGTAACAACCGTTGGTACAAGTCCCGGTCAGTCTACCGTTTATTATTATTTGTTACAAAAGATTGCAAACTAATGAATGTTTTTATGAAAGATGTTAATTCAAGAATTTTCGAATGGCGTAATTTAAGAAAGTCAATAGAAAATTTAAATACGTATGAACAACTTGAAAGCGTAGTAAATTGGTGGAGTCACGCTCCATTATGCAAATATGTAATAGATTGGGATAAACCCGAAACGTGGCCGTCTCCGTGGGAACTTATTTCCGATAATATCTTCTGTGATGCATCTATTGCCTATATGATGCATCAAACGTTAATTCTTTCAGGAATTGATGCAGAATTGTTCAGGCTTGAGAAGGATGGGGATTCCGCAACTGTAGTGCGTGTCGAGGATTACATTATTAATTTTTCATATAATGAAATCTTCACAATTGATGAAATCGAGGACGATTATAAAATAACAACACGCTACAAAGTTACTGATGGTCAATATTCAACTATTTGAAGATTATGGGTCATAACCATTTGCAAAATAAAAGATTCATCAGTGGATGATATTGACGCTGTATTTCCGTCCGATCTAAAATGTATTACAAACTCAACATCATCAACGGTCCCATCGTTGATGATGTTCATCAAGGTGTATATGTCAACGATTACCGTTTTCGTCACTGCTTAAGTTTCCGTGCTGCTGTCATAACGGTGTGCTTCTTATCATATACACCATTTCCGTGAACATTAATAAAACGTTCCCAATCTCCACCATTGGTGGAAGTTTCGATATAGAACATTTCATTTTCTGTCTTGTAAACTTTTACCGAACGAATAGCGCCTTTATATTCTTTAACAATGATATCCATATTTTTCTCCTTATAGATTTTCAAAAAAGGCAATAGCCTCGTCACGGTTATTAAATTCCAAAACACTAACTAATGTGTCAGAAAAGTCTATATCTACCATAAATTTCCCATCTGATACCCAACTGGATAAAATTACTATTTTAGAATCATCAATCTTAATTAATCCAGTTTCAACCACATTCCTTTCAAAAAATACGGTAGGTTTAATGATATTAGGGATATTTTTAATAATGTCAAGTCCAACATTAAGGATACCAAACATTTCACCTGAAACGGTAGTCGATCTTTTATATGACACCATGCGACGATGAATTTGCGCATTAATCATCATTATACGAAGAGATTCACTCTCGGTCCATTCGGTAAATCCTGTTTGAAATTCCATTTTACACCTCATAAAATCTTTCAATTATGAGTAATAAACCATATCAAAAATAAGTCAACTGAATTCTTTTAAAAATGTCATCTAGTTTTGATAATGATGAAAATCGAATTCTATAAGTGGTATTCAATCCTCTAATTTCCAAACGATATAAATTTATGGCAAATGAAACACCGTGTATATAATCGACATTTTCATTATAATACCTAACCCATTCCGAACGCCAAACCCGTAAAATAATGGCATACCGGTCCATTATATCGAACGCCTCTATTTCAAAAGTAGATTCCGATCCATCTTTTTCAACTTTTACCCAAGCGGATGAATAATCCATAAACAAGATGTCTTGCGACACTATCTCCACTTCGTGATAATTTTCAAAGACGCGTTTATAGTAATCCTCTTGTTGGAGTGCAAACATCAGTTTGAAGCTGTCCTCGGCATATTCCAAATCTATTATTCTCATTGACGTTCGCTTTTGGTTAGAGTATTATACCTTCGTTAATAATATCATAAAGGACGTACATATGTCAAAAAAGGACGACGAAATCCTCAATTCTAATGAGGAAGATAACGTAGAAAATGAAAATGAAAATGAGGATACCGTTGAATTTGACACTTTTCTGTTAGAAAATGTTGCAGGACTTGCTGACCTTATGCGTGTCTTTAAAGAAAACGGGTTTGAGGTATCAACCCGTGTGTTTGATGCGGATGACGAAGAAGGCTTACAGAACTTTCTCAATGGTTTTGTTGATGCCGATGATAGCGCTATTCCAGAGGATGCAAATCCATTGAACATCTTTTATAACACGCCGGGTTCGAAGAATAATTAATATGTCATTAATTACCGAATACGAAGCTTATGAAATGTTGATTTTTGAACCATTATCAACATTTCAAATTCATTACACTAATATAAAAGATGTCTTTCCGGTTTATACAAATGATCCAAGAATCATATATCTCCGGTATGAGGTTCGTAAAAAGTTATACCAACAGTTTGAAAAATTAACAGATGACGAATTGATATTCTTAAATGAGAGTCGTGAATTTTTACAAAATGTAATTGGATTTGAATTTGACAATCATATGGATTCATTAATCTTATCTGCTTTATTGAGGTCACAATGACAACAATCATTCACGTAAACCGCAGTCATATTGGCATGAATGCAAAAGACGGCGGTAATAGGCCAGTATACACAATTAAAATTAAAGGCAAAACTAAATATGCCCGCGAAGTTCATATTAATGGACCTTCCAAACTAATCTATAATGGAAATCAATTATCGTGCGGTGCTCGTGCTTGGATTGAAACCGATTCCGAAATTACGTTAATTGACGAAATGACTTATACAGAAGCTAAAAACGCAAAATAATATACAAAATGAGGGGGTGATAATATGAGTATTCCTGTTCCAAATTTCGATAAATGGTTCTTTCATGAAAATGGAGAATGGTCTGAATATCTGGTAGTCGATAGTCGTTATACGCAATTTTTTAGAGGAGAGGGGAAAGATGGTTATGCACAATCCCGTTCAATAATGGCTAAAAAACAAAAAGGTCATAACAGAGTAGGTCTTGCCGCTGTCCTTACAGATGGAACTCGATCTATGAATCGCCCTATTGTTGAGATATCGTATGATGAAGTGCCAAAAGATATAAAAGGAATCTGGAAGCGAGAGCTTGTTAAGATACGCACGTTTTGCGAAAATGAGGACGAGGCGTATTGGAAACAAGCTGGCATTGATTATTGGAACGCATAAACATCTTCTATATACGGAACTTAAAATAATATTGCATACGCCAAAACAACCCTGCTATCTTTAGATCATAAGAAATGCAGGGCATATAAATGAAAACACTACATCATCATATTGAGGCGTCAGATATTAGTAATGCTATCAACGCTGGTAGAAGCATTTTTGTTCAAATATTAGATGGAAAAAAAGCAGGGTCTATTGCAAAAGTAATATCAGTATCACGCATTCATTTTTCAAGGCACCTATACCGACTAGCTATTGAAGGTCAACGTCATTTTTCTGAATCTGGTAAAAACCTAATTATCAGTGATGAAACAGAAACAAAGCTCGTAGCTCCTACAAGACAAGATGGTGCATATTATAAAGATTCTCTTGACCAAGAAATTAAAGTTAATGATAAACTAATTTTTTGGAAAAACAATGATCTTTGGGTAGGCGTTGCAAATAAAATTACCGAACAAGGAATTGATGTTAGTACAATTCACCCAACAGTCGGTAATCAATCAACTATCCGCCGAACATCAAAAATTATGATTTTGAATGAGGATATGGAGACTAATCTTCTTGCTAGGGTTTTAGCAAATGCGAACCAATAAAAACCCGGTTGAATTCTTCATTGCTATGAAGAAAAAGCCAGCACAGCAAGCATTGTATGATAATGTAAAAAATCTATCTTATGAAGAAATAGACAAATGTGGCCAGCCATTATGGATCAGGAACGCATTAAAGAATCTTAAAGATGGGTATATGAATGCTGACCAGATTGCTGATTTAATGGAAGTCGAAATAGAGGAAATTGAATATCCCGTGTTTCGATATAAAGGGCCTAATCATGATCTTAAGTTAAAAAATGGAACTGTTGAAATTTCCACAAACGATTTGATATTGGTTTTAGAAAAAAGTACCATTATAGCTAATATGGCATACGAGATTATCGATTTAGAGAGTTTATTAAAGAAGTCAGATTTCGTTAATAGGATGTTAAAATCTGACTTCTTTGCTATGTATCAAAAAGAGTTAGAGGCTAAAATTTAGCCTGCACCTCCGGTATACTTACACGATTGGGCAACGTTGTTGATAAACTGACACGTTGCCGTTTGTCTTGCAGGTGGCAAGAAACCATTACCCAAACCTTCAGTCGGATTATCTGTTGTCTCGCTAGAATTTCCTGCCGGTGAAAGACCGGTTGCATTATAATGGATTTTGTAAGTTCTATACTTCGTTAATCCGGTCATTATATCATATGCTCTTACATTGAACGTATATGTGACAGGAGCTTTCGGTAGGTTAGCTTCAAATTCACCACCGTTCGCACGTTTGAAATTAGCTGCTTTAGTAAAATTATCATTATGCATAATTTTAAGCTGACCCTTGGCAAAACCTTGTGGTCTTTCAAAAACCTGATCATACTTTTTCGTTGTTGGATTATATTTTCTAACGAGCTTATATGCAACTTTCCAAGCAAGAAAATGTAGATGAGGATCAAGATTTGGTCCATACGCCGGTCCACCAAAAGGAACAACCTCTTGATCAGACGTCAAATTCACATAATCCATAATTGGATATTTCTTATTATATGGAATAGTAGTCCTTACATCATCAGCTTGTGTCCAAGTTGGTGAGATATCATATCCATCAATACGCGGTGGTTGATAGATAGATTTAAATGGGCGCGAGCTTGATCCAAACGCAAACAGTCTAGAGTCTTGCATTTTAATATAGGTAAAATCTTGACGTGTAAAATCATCAATTCCCGGTATTTTTCGATATGGACCAAATGCATAAGGGTTCGTAATGTTATGAACCTTATACGTGTTGAGCGGTAAGCTAATATCAAGCTTATGTAAAATAGGACCGGGACCAATAGTATTTGACCAAGGAATATAGGTTCTATCACGATGGAAGTTTCCATAAAGCTGTTCGCCACCACCTACAATATCGAAACGAGTATAAAAACGCAACGAATAGAAGAATATGCTTACAGATTGGTTATATCGAACATAGAATTCATTAGCCCCGATCCATCCAAAATACGGAGTTGAGTATTGAATATCTAGACGTTCAGGTTCACCCGGTTCCCAATCGCCTGCCTCATTTTTAACCAAATAGTTACCATTAACAATCGCACAACCTACATTGCTCGGAACCCCACCGAGATTGGTAGTTTCAACGCAATAGTCACCTGTCAATATAACAGGGTCCATATTAGGTTCTTCTTGCCCTTCAGGCCAAGTTCCCTCAACCGCATGATACGTACCTTCACCTGAGGCAATAAACTTAGTTCCATCCTCAGATACGAATAGATCGCCAGCAGCCGCTTCACCATTTGGTTTATCTGGACTTGGCTTTGGTTCTGGCCAAGGTGTTTCGCCGGATGGAGGATTTGCATTAAATGGAATAGTAACCAATCCTTCTGGCGTTTTAAGAACAGCAATCGGTTCTTCTGCCGCATTAGGCACAACAACTACCTGACCTACTGGTTTATCTTCCATAAATTCAGCTACATCACGCGTTAAAATCTCTACCCATAGGCCACAAAGACCATTGATGGTCCATTGACCAAAAAAGTTCATTTTATAGCTACAACCGCCATTGGTATCATAGAATATTTCCGCTGGATTAGCTGGCGGTAATTCAATCTTTTTAAGAATAATACGAACCGTAAAAAAGAATTCCTTTACCTTGCCATAACCATTAGTCGCTTTCATAACCAAGACTTGGGTAGTCTTTTTGTTTTCCATAGGACATGGATTGGTAACAGTAAGACCATTACCAATAAATGTACCGTTAAATACACTTTCATTTAGATTAGCGACAACCAATGGATCAAGAGCGATAGTTTTTTCACTGAGATATTCAAACTTGATAAAATCATCATCAGTTTCTCCCTCGGATCGAACCTCGAGATGTTGCTTAGTAATAGAAATATTGGAATCACATTCATTAATTGTGATTTCAGATCGATAAATTTTAGGAAAAGGTCTTGCTTTAACTGTGATATTAAATGTGCCAGTTATACATTTATTAACATTGTTACATACAGAGAATGAAAAGCTCAAATTCCCCGCGCCCTCCAATTGGCCTTTTACACACAAATTAGGCAAATCTGCGTGACCGAAAGTATCGCCTTTTTTTAATTCCACATCATTTAGTGTTATCTTTGCCGACTTATGAGATATAATATTCGTAATAGTATACGTTATGGGGAATTTTTCACCATTTGGAGGGAACGTTTCGCCGGGAGGAAGCTCACCATAATCACTAGTATATTTCAGAAGTTCGGTTGATAAACATTTAGTTTGTTCTTCGAACAGAGTAAGACCTGCATTAACAACTACTTTTGGAATGGGAATAAACAGGACTTTTATTTTATATACAAATTCTCCCGTTGGAGAACCACCCCAAGTTACTGGAAAGCATGCTTTATGCGCAGGGAAATTAGGCAATAGAATAGCAGAACCTGACACAGGAACAACAAAATTAAATGTATCCTCAAACGATGCACCATTTGTTGTTGCAGGCGTTTTGGTGTTTTTATATTCCATATTCTCTTCAAGCAAATCTTCTTGAGTGAATACGGTTCCAACAATAGCTTTCATACCACGAAAATATAAATCCCCATAAAGTGGTACTTTTGTAATTTTAAAATATGCTTTGTCAGAATATTCTGGAATAATAACGTTAGGATGTCGTGCCATTATATCACCGTTGTACTTTCGCCATTAGGACCAAAACCAGTATAAGTGGTAATAATCTTGTATTCTCGTTCAATTGATTTTCCGGTAACCGTATCAATAGCCTCAACAACAAATGGGTATTCTCGAGGCGTCACTGGTAATACCCATTGATCCGAACCTAAATCAATTTCAGGTATGTGTGTATTTGATAACAACTCACCACGACTATTTAAGCTAACGCCATATGACAATCCGCCATCCCAATACGTTATGTTTTTATAGTTCCTGTATTGTGGTAATTTGTTCACACCCTCACCAACAGCGGTATTAGTTGTACCAACCTCATTGTATTCAGTAAATGGTATAAGATCATCATCTACTTTATATACAACACCAATAGGAGTCTTAGTAATACCATTCTTCAATACAAAAATCACATTTGGACGATTTGTTGTTATATTCAGGTAAACATCCGCAAGTATTTGTTGATATATTACATTGTCGCCAGTAAATTCAAACTTTGTTTCTACATTTACTTGTAGTGTCTCGGTAATACTTTTACTTTTACCATTAACAATAGATAATGTTATTTGTTCTGACTTTGGCTCCGAATATGTTTTAAAATATACGTTTCCTTTGTTTATTTCTTGTTGTGTGAACACATCACTTTCAACACCATTTACTATAAACGCGCCGGATGTTGGCTTAGATGCGGATATAATGATATCGTCTGCATTAAACCCATCGCTGGATGAAGAAATGATCAATGGAGTTATTTGGATACTTGAATTTGTTTCTGCATTCAAAACATTGATAACAGCAGTTGGTCTTGATGCGCCGTTAATTGTTATTTCGTATGTGTAAATACCATTTTCTGGAACGGTAATATTATACTCCGTAAGAAAGCATGATGAATAACGCGCTCTAGTAATATCACCCTCAATATCAAACAATATAAATTCAAAACTATCAGTATCAGTTGTGTCTGTAAGGTTTGATGTATGGGTGTAATAAATTTTCCCATTGTTTATATCGGCAAGTGTGAAAAAATCACCTACACGTAAACGCGTTTTATTCAAAGTTAAGAAACCTTTAGTTGGTCTCTTAACTATTCTTGCATATACTAAATGGGTATATTCTGGTAAAATTTCATACATATCTTTTATCCGGTGAATACGAGGTTCCAAGTATTTTCAGTAGAATTATTACAACCTATTTGAATATCTACTGAAACTTCGTAAACATATTGTGGAATAACGAATGAACCAGTACTTGAGCTTGTCACGCACGCGGTTGATACTAATTTATTGGCTACAATATCGGTTACCGCAACATGCACGCTACCCGATGTAACATTCAAATTGTATGCATACGTTCTACCGGAATCAACGCTTAAAAATTGAATATAACGTAACGAATCACCGACAATCTCGCTATCAACAGAATAGGATGACATTGGAGGATATGTATTAATATCACCGTCAGCATCAAGATCGATATCACACATCTGCAAACTATCTTGCGGAAGTTTTGTTGTTGATTTTTCCATAACAACCATGCCATCATTTACACATACCCACGGTGGATTAAAACTCGCATTGAAAACGATATTAAATGTTCCTGTAGCGCTAAGGTCTGGTGACGAAAGCGTGAAATCAAATGACTGCGGTTCATCATTCATTGTGTCGTTTTGGTAAGTGACAACTCCTGCTCCAATGTCATCAAGAGTAAACGTTTCGTTGACGTTCATTGGGATTCCGTTTTTCTTAAGAAAACCAATATCAGGCAATCTTGTTACCGTAAAGATTGCATCTTTTTTATCATTTTCAATCGAGTAATTGGCAATACTTAAGAAGCCTCCGGTGATAGTTCTTTCAGAACACACAGCCATTGAAAGCACGCGATTAATTAATTCAGGTTCAGGTAGAGGTATAATAGTGACTAAAACTTCTTCTGGACCGACCGGTTCATTTACTCCATCCGTTACGGTGATTTCAAATACATCGGTAAGCTGATCTTCAACCGTGTTACAATAAGAAACAAACCCGTTGAGGATGTCCTCATATGTAAATGTATCAGCCGGATTTAATATCTGGCCATTTTTTGTGAGGTTACCGTGTTGTGGAAGAGTAATCAATTGAAATACAAGTTCTGCCGCCGACGCATTATCATCATTTGCGGAGATTTCGCCGCCATTAATAATTTTACAAGAAAGTTCGCCAACGGTTATTCCATTGTTTACCAATGTAGGCGGATTATCAATCGGCGTTATAATAATTTCAAAAATAGCATTTAATGTTTCGGTTCCATTGGTCACCGAAAATTCAAATTGATCAGTCAATGAATCAGAACAATCATGTTGATATTTAACAACACCATTATTAAGATCATCTTGTGTGAACGTATTAGTCTCTATACCATTAACCGTTATAATACCACTACGAACGCTTGTGGTGATCGTATACGCGATTGTTTTTGGATCAGTAGACAACTTATTGCTATACAACAAATTAACGTCAGCGGGGTTTAATGGCGGATTGTCGCCGCCTTTAATAGTTCCCTCACCACATGCGATAACGGTTAGGGGGTTATTAATAACAGAAAATAGTGATCGTTCAAAATTAATAGTGAATATCAAATCTATTTCACAAACGCCATTTGACAATGTAAAATGAATTTCGTCAGTATCTGGAGTTCCGGTTGTTTGCTTATATGCAATAGCATTGTTCATGATATCACGAACGCTGATTTTTGATTCAACACTTGTAGGTGATCCATAGAACGTAAAGTCGCCATATTGTGGCACCTTCGTCACAGTGAATATCAAGTTAACGGGCTTTACGTCAGGGTCTGTCGCAAACAAATGATCCTTGTCAATAAGCTTCGTTTCAAGATAACGCATGGATATTGGTTCATTCGTTAGTGTAGGGCAGCCACGTGGTGGAGGTGGGAATCTGAAGAAATGATCAAATGGCCCAACATCATTCGTTCCATCCGTTAATGTAAATGAAAAAGATACTTCCTCAATATCAAAATCCTCCGTTGAAACGGTATATAGGATTTTAACGTCTTTCCATATTGATTTTTTGAATGACATTCCAACGGTAACAACAGAGCCATTATAGGTTAGCGTTCCTATTTCTGGTAATTCAGAAATAATCAAAAGAACTTCTTCTGCTGGCGAATCTTTATCGTCAAAATTCAAAACAGTAAAATCAACAGTTGTTACGCTGGTACGTTCGATTTGTTGAGGAATATTTGTTACAACATATGGGGGTTCATTTTTAACATAATTAATAATGATATTTCCAACAGCAGCAACATCATTTACACCATCAGACACTGTAAATTTAAATAAATCAGTTTCTTCCTCTGGCTTAGCACAGCCGTGTGTATAGGATAATACCGCGTTATTAACTACATCATTCACGGTTACTTTATCGCCTATTTTTGCTGGAACACCTTTAATGAACAAAGTTCCAAATTGAGGCAATTCTGTAATCGTGAAAGTAAGTTCCGTTAAAGGTTTGCCCTCAGGATCGGATATAGTAATATATTTTTTATCAATTACAACTGACTTACAATAGTCCACTGGAATAGGAAGAACGGAAACTAATGGAGGTAAATTTAGAACTGGCTTAATAATTATATTGAACGTATTATTAAGCAATGTTTCTTTAGAGTGAGAAACGTCAAATTTAAAAGAATCTGCAATAGAAATGCCACCGTCATGGTCATAACTAAGAAGACCGTTGTCAATATCCGTTTGCGTAAAAGTAGCACCTACCGTTAACGGAACATTGTTTTTAGCCAAAATACCATTCTTAGGAAGTACTGTAATTTTGTATGTAATTACTAGGTTTGGATCATCCGCATCGGACGCCAAAAGAAGTGTATTATCAATTGTTTTTTTCTCATCCTGATTAAGAACGAGAGGACCATTTTTTACCAATACCAATGGCGCGTCAAACAAACCAATGTTAATATCCACAACGCCAAATTCAGGAGTGATATTGCCCTGTGGGTCACGAGCCTGAATAATAAACTGGTCTTTATCAGCAGTTGGATTTCTATCTTTGATATGAGTATACGAAATCAACCCATTATTAACATCTGCTTGTGTAAAATTCGCCCCAACGGTTGCTTTTTTACCATTGATGTACAAAATACCAAATTCTGGCAAAACAAGAACTTGGAAAAAAATCTGTGACCATTTACCGGGGGTGTTTAAGTCATCATAATTGATGTTGTTTTGGGTTGCTTTAACAGTACCATTCTGCGCAACATTCATTGGCGACGTTGTACCATTAGGAGGAACGGGAGGAATCGAAATACGAATAGGAACTTCCACTGAAACTGCGGGTGAACTTGGATCATCCAAATCACGAACAGAAACCCCGAAATATACCATCAAAATAAGAACATTGGAATCTGAACGATAACGGATATTACCCGCAATCAAATCTGCTTGGGTAAATGTCGCGCCTATAGCTAACGGAACATTACCACGAAGAAGTTGACCATATCTTGGAAGGGAGGTTAAAGTATATTGAATTCTTGAGTTAGGGCTTCCCTTTGATGAAATCGCCTGAAGGTTAGCACCTGAAATATTCGCGGTTGCTCCTAAGTTAACCCCTTGATCGATATTTGATTTAATTGTAATTGCCATCTTCAGAATCCAGATTGTATCGCGCTTATTGATATTTATCGATACCGTTTCAAAAAAATCTATTGACTTTGTTTTAAACTGAGATATAACTGCATTATCTAAACGTTATAGGAGATTAAGAAATGGCCAGTGTTTCTGAAAATCTTACAAAGCTTGAACACGATATTCTTTCAAAAGAGGGTTATACCACTGTTGTAAAGCGCCCCGGTGATGGTTTTCTTACACAAGTTGGCACATTTTATCCAGATGTTCCAACCATCAATGTAAGAGCATATGCTTTTAATGAAAATAGCGCATATATCCATCTATTAAACGAATTTTCAACGGCAGTTGCAAATTTACCAAATAGTAATTTGATATTTTTTATCATTGACGAGATGTATAGCTGTAATGAAACCGTAAAACAAACGATACTTAGATTTATCAATGATAACCGTAATTGTCATAACATTCATTTTATTTTGGTAGATTACGAATAATCCATTGACTTTATTTTTAGTTGTGTTAAAACATCTTCATATCAATCACAGGAGACCGATATGCTGACGCCAGAACTTGAAAACATTGCAGAAATCTTCAAGAATGAGGGTTTTGAAATCCGCTTGGTTGGCGGGTGCGTTCGCGATGTTCTTCGCGGTGTAACTCCAAAGGATATCGATCTTTGCACTGACGCGCTGCCATCTGAAATGATTGCAATCGCTGACGAACATTCTATTAAGGTTATTCCAACCGGTCTTCAACACGGTACGGTTACCTTTGTCATTGACGATCAATCATACGAAATCACAACGCTTCGCATTGACGCCGAAACTGATGGTCGTCATGCGAATGTTGAATTTACTCGTTCGTTTGAAGAAGATGCTCGTAGACGCGATCTTACTATCAACGCAATGTCGTTTGATTTCAATGGAAATCTTTATGACTATTTTGGTGGCCGCGAAGACCTTAAGAACAAGGTTGTTCGTTTCGTTGGTAACTTTGAAGACCGTATTCGCGAAGATTACCTTCGAATTTTTCGGTACTTTCGTTTTGCTTCTGTAATGGGCGCTGATCTTGATGATGATATCAAAAACTTCATTGTTCAGGATGATGTAATCGAAGGTATGCGGAATATTAGCAAGGAACGCATCTGGTCTGAATTCAAGAAGGTTCGCTTTCACGATCACGATTTGATTTCTGATCTTTTCGAATTCATCAATCGCGTTGAAGACGAGGAACTGTTTAGATTTCCACAAGATGATATGTTTGATCATCTTAACGGTCCTTTCTTCGAGATTGCACGTTTTTGCAATGACACAGATCGTTTTGCTGAAATCTTCAAAATTAGTGCCGACGAAAAGTCGATGATTGCATTTTTTGGCACCGTACGTCATTCGTATCCGGTACATATTAATGCGTTCATTACAAAGTACCCACATCTTAATGAGGCAGTTACCCCGTTTGTAAAGCGTATTAACCTGCCACATTTCGAATTTGACGGTTCGAAGACTATCCCGCACGTATTCCCGGTATCTGGCAAAGACCTGATTGCAATGGGTATGAAGCCCGGTGTAAATATGGGTAAGATTTTGGACACGTTGAAGGAACGTTGGGAAAATAGCTACTTTATTATCTCCAAAGAAGAACTCCTTGACGGTTTTCAATTTTTTGATAATATCAACGAACTGGCCGTTATCACGGTTGAAGATGAAAATGACTTTGAAGTTGACACTGTTCGTAAGGTTGTCTTTGATAACTACAAGTTCATTGTCAATGAAAAAGACGCGGTTAATATGATTGTTCACGGAAAGGCAGTAAGGGTATAATGAAACACGATATTCTTGATAACCATCTGAACATCGGTATCGACATCGATCAAACCTTGATCGATGGCCCTCACTCCTATTTTCTTCAAGATTATATTCGTCATCACCAAGGCGTTAAGAAATTCCACCTTATCACCTTTAGGTATGGATATGAATTTCGGAATATCGAACGTGATTTGGCGTATCGGTGCGTTGATATCAAACTGTTTGATACTGTCAACGGTATCCCCGAGGATTTCGGAAGAAAGTATCATCAACTAGACTTGACAATCCAGAAAGCGATTAAGAACAAGCAATTTGCCAAAGTTAATCGCATTCTGGATTATCATAAAGTAACTCAGGAAGAATATGATGCACTAAAAATCCGAGTTAATAGATGGAAAGGCTTCAAGTGTAAAGAGCTTGCGTGCACCGCAATGGTTGATGATCTTCGTGCATTTGTTGAAGAGGGCTGCATCTATCACGGGGTTGAGTTTGTTGATAGTCTTACCCTTCAACCCGTTTAACGAAAAGATCGCTATAGATTTCTTCTGAAGAAGACAAAATAGCCGAACTTATTTGCATTTTCAAATCCTGAATTGTTTGTTGTAGACGAATTTGTACAATCTCGTCTACAAATTCTTTCAATCCAACAATATTAACCATATTACTATCATTAGGAGATATCATCCCATAAACGTGATGATTTGTATACAACCCATATGAATTTGCAGACGTGTAGGGATGTATATACGTAATTTTTGTAAAAAACGTATCTGCATTAATTACTTTTTTACCAATGTTATTTTCCATGACCCGCCACCATTTAAACTTTCTGCATAACGCACATATTTGTTACGTTCGATCCAGAACGGAAATTCTTTGCATATATTACCGCTCTTACCGGTGATATGCAATATTTTATTATATCCGTTTTCGTACGATTTTTGAATATGGGAATAAACAGCGTCATATGCCTCTTGAATCGTTAGATTATGCAAATCAAGGGTACTGTCGAATGGTGGAATATGTTTTACGCCGATAAACGCAGGAAGATCGGTTTGATTAACCTTTTTCCAAAGCTCCAATTCTTCTTTTGTCGGGTAGCGTGTCATTTCGATGTAATCCTGTCAACATATGATGATAATATCATACTGGCAGTAACCGCATCAACTTCTTCAGTGAGATAAATGTAAGTGGAATTGTAATATGCATCAACAGCCTGATGGCCGTGATATGGCTTAAGTCGACACGTTATTTTTATGTCTGAAATAGCCTCTTTTAATTTGTCACACAAATCGGGGTTATCTTGTATCAAAGTGCCACGAACTTTAATTCTATAATGGTACTTATTGTAGTAAATTTCGGGCTTCGATTTTTCTATTTTTCTTTTACCAATGTAATCTTGTCTAATCAACGTGATTTCTTTAAGATGAAATCCGGTAACTGTATCTAAAGCAAATTCCATATCACGTGGGTATTTTCCATACACATATATAAAACGGGTTTGTTTATTAGAAACAACTCTTAGATCATAAGGACGTAGAACTTGCTTGATTTTTTCTAATCGATCCTCGTAAAACAAAAAACTCGACATAGTTGGTTGAAAAATCATCGAGTAAACGTATTGATCGAAATACAGATTTCTAGATACTGCAAAAATACTAGACGGCGGTATTTTATCATCATCAACGAATGATGCTAAGACTTTACCAATATCTTTATAAATTGCGTTCATGGCATATCCCTATTTTAACCTATTTATTCATTTATTTTTATTGACATAAACGGATATTTTGTTAAATTATACGCAAACTACGGAGAGTTCTGATGAAAATAACAACCGCTTTAAGTCAATATGCAAAGGAAACCGGCTCATCGGTAGTCGAGAATGAGTTCACGAAAGATTCTCTTGCCGAACTTAATCAATTGGTTCTTCGTCGCAACCAAGAAATTAATGACGCTATTGAGACCATCCGCAAGAAATACGATCCAGAAATTATTGAACTCGAGGAAAGTATTGCATTGATGGTGTCTATGAGGTTGGCAAAATGACAGTTGTTCATCCAACGATGTATGTTTCAACAGATTTGAATGGGGTAACATGTTTGTTCACTCCGCGTAATAAACGTGGTGCTACGTCACATAGCTCTACGGGTAAAGCCATGTCTTTTGAAAATGTTCCATTGACCGGATTTAGAATCATCGTTTCGGAGGAGGATTTCAATGTTACAAAGCGTCAACCAACCGTTAACATTCTCGATCCACGAGGATTTATAATCCGGTGTAACACCACAAATATATTTCAATTGATGCTAGAATCTACCGTCATTGACGGCATCATAACTGATGAATGCGTGTGGGCTGTCCGAAACGGTGTATCATTGCTAATGAAGAACAATTCAAAAAGGCTGGAAGAAGCATTAAAACCAAAAACGTATATTAGTCAAGAGGACGTTCCTATTGGAAATATCGTAACTCTAAAAAACGGTACTGAATTGCAGTATGTTGGAAACTACGGTTTTTACGTTGATACAACATCCAACATTATACCTCTTTATAATCAACATACCTACTATGAACTTGATGGCAAAGATTTTAATCCAAAGCACGTTGTTGCTTCTAACAAATTTAATATTTTGCGCCATCGTTCACCTAATAAAAAGCCTGTGGAGTTTACAACTACCAAGGGTACTTATTTTAAACTCGACGGGAGAGATCGCTATTATAATGTAGTCTCACATTCTCCGAATCTCCTTTTACGAAGCAGGTTAGTAACGAAGCCTATTTCTGACTTTAAAATGGAGGATAATAGAAAAGCTCTTATCGAAGTTCATGATGACAAAATTTCCTTTTTTATCATGCCGAGTAGACGAAAGTCTGAGTATATAACCGCATTTCCTCAAGAATACGGTAAGTCTATAACCTTTAGAATTTTTGATGAAACTTTTGATATGAACCAAGCATATCGAATATCAATGAACAGTCTGCCAACGAATACTACATTTACTTACATTGAGTATTTTTTGGAAGACGAGAATGGAATGGAGACTATTGTCTAATGCAAGCGATGACGTACATTATAAATGACACGGTAGGCATACTTTGTTCTGATTCATTGGATGATATTAATGAAGAATTACAAACCATTTTAAAAGAACGAGACTTAGCTCTTATACCGCTATATGAGGAAATTAAAAAAATCAATAAGGAATATGAAAGTAAACGTTCTAAACTTATTGATGACCTGAATCAAATAGTAATATTAAGTAAGGGCGACAAATTATGAGAGAAATGTACATTGGATTTGGCGAAAGAATTGATGGTGAAACTGGTAATGACATTATTTTAGGTTTCGCAGTTGATAATAATGAAAGTGCTGCAAAAAAACGAGATATAGAAATGTGGAATGATCGTCTTATTTGCAAAGAACCTGTGGTGATTCCTAATGACTTTCAATATGGATTTAGAATTAGCTTGTCACCGGTAGAACATTTTTACAATAACAAATATCATACTCGATATCGAGTCTTTGATCCTCGTGGGTTTGCACTTGAAATATCTGATAAACATTTCAAGAACTTAGTAGACAAGGATGAATTGCGAGATGGTTTTTTGCTTGGTCAATATCGATGGGTATTGCACAAAGGAGTATTTTTAGAAAAAAAGATTTGACATTATTTTTCGATGGTGTATAGCTACATCATCGAAACGTTATAGGAGTAAGTCATGTCTGATTCTAATTTGAAAATCGGTGATAACGTCATTTTGGAAACATCCGCTGGAACAGTATCCGGTGTTGTTTATTGGCTCCCTTCGAATGGTAGTGTTCATGTTGAAAATGATACACACAATTTTCGTATTGTTCACAGAAGCATTTTTAATTCTCAAAAAGTTGCGTCCCTGAACGATGACCAATTTACGGTTCAGTGCAAAATTAAGATTGAATTTTCCGAAAATCAGAATGTAATGCTCCACAATCGTTGGAAAAATTCTGGTTCGGAATTGTCTCTTACTGACTGGATTATTTCTCTTACGGCCTAAAATAATCTATTGACATTATTTTTCGATGGTGTATAACTACATCATCGAAACGAGTTAAGGAGATTGTTATGACCGACCGTAAAACCCTTCTTTCCTACATTAGCGATGCTCACAAAGATGCATATGGTTTTCGTCCCGGTAATTGGGAATATTACAACTCTTTGACGATGGAACAGCTTCAGGCCGAAGCAGACGAATTGTCTGCCGCTGTTTGCGAAACGATTGACCGGGAAACCGCCGAAAAAGAAGCTTCGGCTAAAAAATTCGAAGTACGGGTTGCCGAAGTTATCGAGTCCGGTGCAAAAGATCGCGAGACCGCTCTTCGTTGGATTTTTGATGCCGAAGATATCACCGCAGATGTTGAAATTTATCGCGGTTCGTATGCTGCATACCATTTCAACCTTCCTTACGGGTATTTCGAAAAAGAATATCCTCAATATCAACACGAATAAAAGTGTTGACATTATTTTTCAATAATGTATAACTAAATCATCGAAACGAATGAAGGAGACAATATTATGAACGTTTATCAGAAGCTTACTAACGGCGAATACAAGCCTAATATTTTTTATGCTGACGGTCCTGAAGAATTCCGCAAAGAGGTTGCGATTCTTGAACGTCAATTCCAGAATGATCTTGCAGAAGAATTCGGGGTAGTTGATAATCCTAAAGCAGACCTTCTTTATAGCAAGGCATATGAAAGGGGCCATGCTTACAGCCTTAATGAAGTTTATATCCATTACGCCGATCTTGTTGAACTTATCAAGTAACAATAGGAGACGAAAAATGCTTATTTTTGAAACATACGATTTCGCTCCGATATGGCTTAAGGTGGCATCGAACATGTCATTCGAAGCTATTGCAGTAATTCGCGCCAGTGACAAATACAATGACGGTGAATATTGGCGGGATCGTACCGAGGAAGTTGAAAAGATGCTCGTTGGTTTTGGTGATGAAACCAATGTCGTTCACCAACAAGTTTATCGTGGAAGTGAACTCAAAGAAATGGGTTGGGATATTCAGGGCGTTCGCCTTGCACAGAATTTCAAGATCATCTGGAAGTAAAAAAGGGGCTTAAAGCCCCTTTTTCTTTTAGAATTTTTCTTTACGAAGTTCAATCAATTCGGTTTTATAAATTTCTCTACGAATTTCTTCACTACTTAAGATCAATTCGTATTCTGCGATCTTACTATCCAATTCAGCAATGTTATTAAGGACATCTTCATAATAATCTTTTGCCCAACGATATGATGATAAACCGGTGATATTTTCAATCTGGTTGTCATCCAACGGGATGTCTTTACAAATCAATCTAATAGAATCTGATACTTCTTTTTTGTTCTTGAAACCAGTAAGTTTTGCTGGAAATTTATCATCAAAGCATTTTTTGATAGCATGATAATAATTGCGTTTATGAGTAGCATCACGTAACATTTTTTCGTATCGTGTTTCGTACCACGCTAAGCGCCATTCAACGAACTTCTTGATTACTTCCTCAGCAGTATCATATTGCTTAATAGTATCTCCACCGAAGTCAACAACAACGATACGCTCCGTTTTCTTTTGCTTTAATTTTAGAAAATCAATGGCGGTATTTTGATTCCAACCCTTAACTGCACCACGAGGCATTTTAATAGTAATATCAATCGTCTTGGTACTATTATCAATGTAGGTGTTGATAGAACCTGTTTCTTCCATGGTATTCAAACGTTCCTTGAATTTTTCAAGAGATAAATCCGGTGGAAGTTCTGTCACGTGAAGGGTGCTTGCATCTTTAACTGTAACTGACCCTACAAATTCCCAAGTGTTACCTTCAACGTGATTAACACCGATATTGTACAATTCATAATGAGGAACAAGCCTTTTAATCTTTTTACCTTCCAGAACAGCAATACTCGCATCTACAAGATCACTAAACTTACGGCGCAAAATTTCTGTTGACCAACCAACCGCAATACCAGAACTGCCATTTAACAGAACAGTTGGTATAAGGGGAAGGAAGTATGCAGCCAACAATCGTGAACCATCATGGTTCTCGACAAGAGGAACGATGTCAGAATCCGTCAGGATTAGCTTTTCAAGGGCCTTACCCTTCTTTACGTACGTGTAACGTGGCGCACCGATACCGTCAACAGGTGACACGCGTGTACCGAATGTGCCTATTCCTGTAAACAACGGAATGTTGTTTACATATGGTGCTGCCATCAAACCTGCGGCAGCACTCGAGCTTGCATCACCGTGGAGGTAAAGCTCTGTTGAAATAATTTCTGAACCAAGCGCAACGGTTTTAATTTTTTCAGCTTTGCTTTTCAAGGTCCACGTTAGCTTTCTCTGAACATCTTTAAATCCATCAATAACGGACGGAATTGCGCGATGTTGACAAACGTAAATAGAATATTCTCTTGATGTTTGGCGAATAAAATCGCTTGCTGGTGTTTTTTGTTTTGTTGACATTTTATTTTCCTTACATCCCGATCCATTCTTTACGATCATCGGCGCGTTTTTCATTAAAGATAAGATCAAGGGTATCGTTTAGATTTTCATCCTTGATAATTGGAAACAACAGTGGATTATCCAATGCATACTTCCAATCCACTTCTTCAAGTGTACCAAGACCTTTAGCTCTGATAATTTGCCAACCAGAATAATCCTTAGGATCAAATTCACTATAGTTATGTGCATAAACATACTGACGTTGCTTTCCTTTTTCCATAATAATAAATGGAGTTTGGAAAATATTCAAAAATGGCTTTTCAGTATCTTCTAAAAGTTCTGGCCAAAAAGTGTTGAAAAAATTAACCAGCAACGCTGCAATATTCTTACCGTCCTCATCACTATCGGTAGCAATGTAAACTTGACCATAACGCATATTTTCACGATCAGCTTTTTGACCGATTACCAATCCTAATGATGTAGTAATATTAATCAATTCTGCATTGTTGACGACCTTTTTCAAGTCTTCGCCGGTAACGTTTAAAACCTTACCTCGCAATGGTAGGCCACCATGAATTTCTGGATCACGAACAGCTGCCGCACCTGCAATAGCCGAATCACCCTCGCCAAGAAGAAGGATACATTTAGAACGGTCCTTACCGGTAGCATCCATAAGCTTTGCAATTTTCAGACGGCTATTCTTCTTTGCAATCTTTTCAATCTCGGATGCATCTTTCTTCATAGTGCGTCGTGCACAACGTTCGAAAATAGCCTCGATCCATTCAGGATTTTTCTTGATGATGTTCTTATAAAGAGCCTCATCATCAAATGCCTTCTTCAGTTCCTTTTCAACCTCTTCATTGATAAGACGAGTCTTTGACTGAGAATCGAAATTCGGAGCATTCATAACGGTGATGTTATAAATCAGCAATCCTTCGGTTACGTCCGATCTATTAGGCTGCAACTTGCGACGTTTGCTTTCCTTCGTAAGTGAATTTAAGAAATTCGTCAAGAAAGAACGTCTAAAGGTTTCCATATGAACACCACCGTTAAACGCATTAATGTTATTAACGATAGTCGTCATAAATTCATTTTCTTTAGACCATTCAGGTAATAGCCAAAACTTAACTCTCATATTTTCATTATGATGTTCAATAATGATAGGCTTCTTGTTCGGGAACAAGTTTTGTTCTGGACGAAGCTTTACCTTAATAACTTCACCATTGTAACTAATCTTGATATCTGGATTTGCAACAGCAATTTCATACAATCGATCTTTAACGAATTGTTCTGGAAGAATACGATGTTTGTAAACTTCTCGCGATGGTTTATATTCGATGTACGTATAAGATGAAGACGCTGATTTGGTAATTTCTGGATCAAAAATCTGAAGATAATCACCAAGAACTACGTTGCCCTCGGTACAACGCTGTTTGAATTTTTTCCCATCACGAACAATCTCAAAATTAAAATATTCTGCCGTAATGTTAGTCGCTGACGCGCCGATACCGTTAGTTCCAGCCACCGCACCGCGTTCCTCAAAGTTACGGCCTGCTTTTGGTTCTGTTAGAGCCATTGTCGCAGCATACATCTGATGCTCTTCATCATAAGTGATAGGAATACCACGACCATTATCTTTCACAGAAAAAATCAAATCTTTTTCATTATAGGTGATGTCAATTCTATTACCAAATCCGTGACCGACAACCTCGTCAAGAGCGTTATCAATAATTTCACGAAATCCTGTGTAAAGAGCAGGAACCCACGTCATCTCTGCAAGAATAGGCTGGCCGTTGTCATAGGAAATGATTTGTTGTGTATGGGGATCAGGTGAACCAAGATACATAGGGACTCGTAGTCGAATATGTTGGTAGTCTGTTTTCTTTTTGATTTCAGTCATGTTACCATCTTCAAAAGTTAAGTTGTGCTAATTGTGCCAAAACAGAGGTTTAAAAGTCAAAATTAAATTTTAACCTCCGACGAGTTATTTAGCAGCTTGACAAGGTTACTGTTAAATGATATCGTTTTTCAATATTTTTAACGGAGGTGAAGAATGTATTCTGGTTGGGTTATTGATGAGAAATCGAGAAATAAAATCCTCGAGGTTTTCCCTCCGAAATTCGATAGAGTTATTGCCCATCACGTAACCAAAGAGCTTTCTGGCAATATGCCGGAAATCGCAACCATTGAAGTCATCGGTTACGCAGAAGATTCCAAAATCGAGTGTATTGTCGTTCGTGTTAACGGAACCGAATATCGCGCCGATGGGAAAATGTATCACGTGACGCTTAGCGTCGATTCAAAGTCAGATGCAAAGCCGGTTGATTCTAATAAAATCACAACAAAATATACGGCTGTCACACCATTTTACATCACAGGTGAACCATTTGTTTCTAAATAAGCAAATGGTTCATTTGCTATATTAATAAAGGTTAATAAATATATGTATAGACTACTCCTTCGTAGGGATACATATGAATGCGTGATGACAGAGAACCGTTGAAATGTTCTTTTTGTGGTAAGAACCAGTACGAAGTTAAAAAATTGATATCTGGTTCAAATGTATTCATTTGTGATAGTTGCATAGATTTATGCCACGATACAATTCATAATACTTCTACCCTTAAAAAAGGCATCGAACATACTAAAGATATTACACCAAAAGAAGTCAAGAATTTCTTAGATCAATATGTTATTGGTCAAGATGAAGCTAAAATTACTGTATCTGTTGCAGTATCAAGTCATTATAAGCGCATCAACCATAAAGTTATAAATGATGTGGAATTAGATAAAACAAACTTGATGCTCATTGGAAATTCCGGTTCAGGTAAAACTCTAATAGCTAAAGCGATTGCAAAATTATTGGATGTTCCGTTTGCAATAGCGGACGCTACTTCATTAACAGAATCTGGTTATGTTGGTGATGATGTAGAATCCATTATCACACGACTTTTAAATGCCGCAGGCGGTGATGTTAAAAAAGCGGAAAGAGGTATAATCTTTCTAGATGAAATCGACAAGAAGGCAAAAAAAGCTGAAGGCACCAGTGCTTCAAGAGATGTTTCCGGTGAAGGCGTACAACAAGCACTTTTGAAAATCATCGAAGGAACAGAGGTTCGTGTTACCCCACAAGGTGGTAGAAAAAACCCATCTTCGGAAATGACAGTTGTCGACACCAGTTCTATTTTGTTCATAGTTGGTGGGGCATTCGTTGGTCTTGAAAAAATAATCGAAGATCGACTTAGCAATGATGGTTTTGATTCATCATTTGGGTTTACCGGTCATCCTAAAACAAAGCGTGAAAAATTGGAATATGCTGGAAAACTATTATCCCAAGTTTCTACCGAAGATTTTGTTAAGTTTGGCATGATACCAGAATTAATCGGACGTTTGGGTATTTCCGCTCATCTTGAGGAATTAACAGTCGACCAACTCATTCAAGTTCTTACTGAACCAAAGAATGCAATTATTCGCCAATATCAAGAATTGTTCAAACTTGATGGTATTACTCTCACGTTTGATTACGAGGCTCTTGTTGAAATAGCCGAACAAGCAATTGATAAAAAAGTTGGCGCACGTGGATTGCGTACCATTCTTGAAAAGAAGCTAACCAAACTTCAATTCGATCTTCCTGATTTGCGTAAAAAGGGAGTTATTGAGGTTATCATTAGCAAAGACTTCATTACTAACAACGCCGATCCAATGATTATTTTAGAAAAAGATCGTTTGTTAGGTTGACACCTGTTATTCAAAGTGGTATTTCTTAATTCGTTAACAACATAAGGAGTAACATATACGTGAATAAAATTAGTACCCGAGACGACATCAAGTCCTCCACAATTCGTTTGGTTGACGGTGAAGAAACAACGGTCCTCGACATTGAAGACGCACTTGATCGCGCTTTTGATGCCGAACTTGATTTGGTATTGATCTCTGATAAGGGTGATATTCCTGTTTGTAAGATCATTGATTACGGCAAGTTCCAGTATGAAAATGAAAAGCGTCAGAAAGAAATCAAGAAGAATTCACGTAAGTCTGTTTCTGAAGTCAAGGAAATCCAGTTGCGACCTGTAACGGACACCCGTGATATTCAGATTAAGGCCAAGAAGGCAAAGGGTTTTCTTAATGACGGCGACAAGGTTCGTGTCGTTATTCGATTTAAGGGACGCGAAACGTCTCATAAGGAACTCGGCCAGAACATTCTTAACACGTTCCTTGAAAGCGTAGGCGTTTATGAAATTGATTCGCCAACCAGCGATCTTGGTCGTGACCTTGCTATGACAATTCGCCAAGCGAAGTGATCATAAATTAGGCGGGTTCATCCCCGCCTTTCTTTTTATAAAATCATTAACATTTTAATTTGATTTTAGCAATATAATGCTTTATAAATAACCTTGAGCGTTCGACCAGATGGTCGTTCGAAAAACACGCGTATATAGCGGTTTGTTACCGAACCTTATACGTGATGTATATAAGTGGAATGTTTATAAAAAACAGATCAGGTTATACCGTGAGTTGATCGATGAGGCTTATATTTCCAAGCC